GTGGATATTCTGGAATAGGTACATCAGGATATTCTGGACAAAGTGGCTATTCAGGCATATCTGGTTACAGTGGACAATCAGGTTATTCTGGTATAGGTACATCAGGATATTCTGGACACAGTGGATATTCTGGAATATCAGGATATTCTGGATGGAGTGGTTATTCAGGAATAAATGGAGCATCAGCAGGACTTAGATTGTGGTTTGATAACCCTAATAGTGATTTAGTTACACCTATAACTACTGGAACAAATATAGCTTTTGTTAATTCTGATCCTGATACTATAACTCGAACATCAGGAAGTTTTATTTCTGATGGTTGGGTTGCACGACAAAAAGTAACAGTTTCAGGGTCAAATTTTAATAATGGTGTCTATGAAATAAGTATAGTATCTGCTTTAACTTTAACATTAGCATTTACTGATACATTAACTGCAGAAATTGCAGGAGCTAGTGTTACATTAACAGTGGATAATGAAACATTAACTAGAGTGCCTGCAACTGGCATTGAGATAGATGAATCATTATCTATTACAAATGATGACCCGAACGGTGTGCCTATAGACAATTATATAACAAAAATTAATGTTCCCGGACAATTATCAATACCTGCAGGAAACTGGACTTTTAATGGATGGTTTTGGGTAAGTGCCGTAGGTGGTGGTCCAATAGTAACTGCAAAATTTGAAGTATGTAAGCGAGGAATAGATGGTAGTACTACTTCTTTGTTTATATCAGATGCAACATCTGCAATAACAGCAACAACATCTGGGACTGCACAAAATAAAGTAGTAATTTATACAGTCGTAAATGATATTACATTATTGACTACAGATAGAATTGTTGTTAGAGTATTAGTTTTTAATAACAATGCGACTGCAAGAACTGTTCACTTTGTATATCAAGGATCATCACGAGCATCTTTTATTGATACTACTTTTACAGTATCAGCTGTATCAGGATATTCAGGAATAAGTGGTTATTCTGGCTATTCAGGTGTAGGAACATCAGGCTATTCAGGTATAGGAGTATCAGGCTATTCAGGTATAGGATCATCAGGATATTCAGGATATAGTGGTTATTCAGGTATAGGATCATCTGGATATTCAGGACAAAGTGGATATTCTGGCGTAGGAACATCAGGATATTCTGGTGTAGGCACATCAGGTTATTCGGGAGAAATAGGCATAAGTGGATATTCAGGTAATATTGGAGCATCAGGTTATTCTGGTACTTCAGGGTATTCAGGACAAAGTGGTTATTCTGGTGTAGGTACAAGTGGTTATTCTGGACAAAGCGGATATTCTGGCGTAGGAACTTCAGGATATTCAGGACAAAGTGGATATTCGGGAATTAATGGCACATCAGGTTACAGTGGTATATCTGGCTATTCGGGAGGCAGTGGATATTCAGGACAATTAGGATTATCAGGTTATAGTGGTATTAGTGGATATTCAGGAATTGATGGTACATCAGGTTATTCTGGCATTAGTGGCTATTCTGGACAAAGTGGTTATAGCGGTATTTCTGGATATTCTGGACAAAGTGGTTATAGTGGTGTAGGTACATCGGGATATTCTGGACACAGTGGATATTCAGGAATATCAGGATATTCTGGTCAACCATTAAGTTCTCAACAAATTGAACTTCTATACAATGCAAATTCCACGGGTTTATTGGTTGGAGGTATTTTATCACTTGAAAACATTGCTCCTTATCATACATTTCAACTATCTGCTGGGACAGGAGTAATTGTTGATAATACTACAGATACTTTAAATCCAACAGTACAGTTTGTTAGTTGGTCAACATTTACAGGACAAACAACACCTTATAGAACAACAGATGATACTACAATTGTAGGAATTAATTCAAGTGGATCTATAGTTTTACAAGTATCTGAATTTACACCTGTTCAACTTAGAAGTATTATTAGAATAGGTTGGATAGATCATAATAATAGGTTAACACTTATTAATTGTTTGACAGAGCCTAATTTTGAACCTGACATGGCGGTTCAAACACAATGTTTTTGGGATTCATTTGGGCCATTTAATATTGATGGCAATGAATATTTTCCGAGAACTGATAGTGGAGTAAATTTAAGTATTGATCGATCAGAAGGTCATGTATGGGATAATGGTACATATTATACTGTTGACAAAAAACAACCTAATATTTATCCTACAGCTTCAGAACAGCCAGTGACGTTTCAATATTATTATCAATCAGCTCCTGGTGTTTGGGTAAATGATTTAGCACCGACAACAATCATAGATCCAGAACATTATGACACAGGGTCGGGATTGGGTCTTGTGTCTGACATTACACCTGGAGGCTGGACAATTCAAACAATGTCGCTTTATGCTCCAGAAGATGCAAATGATCTTCAATACGGTCAAGTAGTATATCCAGATTTAGCATATGCTCAAGCTGCTACAAATAAATTGATTGCGCAAAATCCTTTTAATTCAGCAGATGTTTTTAGATGTTGGATAATAGTTAAACAGGGTTGTACAGATTTAAATGATCCTTTAGAAGCTCAGATCGTTAATGCAAATAAATTTGGAACTCTTTCAGGTAGAGTTGGTGGAGGAACTGGAGAAGCAAATACTGCGTCTAATGTCGGAGTAGGAGGAGTTGGATTATTTAAAATAAAACAAGGTGTTGATCTTCAATTTAAGAATTTAATACCTGGATCTAGCAATTTTTATGTTGTAGATCAACCAGGTATAAATGATATTACATTAGACGTAAATTTGACTAATATTGCAGATGGATCTACAATAGTAGTTACTGGTGGTGTTTCTGGATATAGTGGCAAATTGACTGCAACAACAGGAGTTAGTGGTTATAGTGGAAAATCTGGTTATTCAGGAATTGATGGTACACTAGGAATATCAGGATATTCAGGTCAAATAGGAACATCAGGATATAGTGGTTCATCAGGTTATTCAGGTCAAAGTGGATATAGTGGAGTGTCAGGATATTCAGGAGCATCAGGCTATATTGGAGTTGATGGTGCATCGGGATATTCAGGAATATCAGGTTATTCAGGCATAGGTACAAGTGGATATTCAGGCACTTCAGGATATAGTGGGGTATCTGGATATTCGGGACAAAGTGGCTATTCAGGAATATCAGGTTATAGTGGAATTGATGGCTTGTCAGGATATTCTGGACAAAGTGGTTATTCGGGTATAGGAACATCAGGTTATTCAGGACAATCGGGATATTCAGGACAAAGTGGTTATTCTGGCGTAGGAACGTCAGGTTATTCTGGAACATCAGGTTATTCTGGCGTAGGAACGTCAGGTTATTCAGGACAATCGGGATATTCAGGACAAAGTGGATATAGTGGTGTAGGAATATCAGGCTATTCTGGAATATCAGGATATAGTGGAATTGATGGTTTGTCAGGATATTCAGGACAAAGTGGTTATTCTGGCGTAGGAACATCAGGCTATTCAGGTACATCTGGATATTCAGGACAAAGTGGTTATTCTGGTGTAGGTACATCTGGTTATTCAGGACAATCAGGATATTCTGGAGTAGGAACTTCAGGATATTCAGGCATATCAGGATATTCTGGACAAAGTGGATATTCTGGTGTAGGTACTTCAGGATATTCTGGTGCTTCAGGATATTCTGGTATAGGCACATCTGGTTATTCAGGTACTTCAGGATATTCAGGTCAAAGCGGCTATTCAGGATCATCAGGTTACAGTGGATTGGTAGGGACAACATTTTTCTTTGAAAATGTAACTGTTTTTCCATTATACAATAAACTTAATAGATCTATTCCATCTGGAGGACAACAAGATGATTCTGGAACTGTTGCTCCGCCTGATGATATTTTGATTAAAAATTATGTTACTGTTTATGGTGATCCTACTGTAACTTACATACCAAGTGGCTATTGGGTATTTCATGCATGGAGTTATGTAGATGCTGTTTCAACTGGAGATTTTGTAGTTGCAAAAGTTTATACCCGAGCATATCCTAGTGGAACTGAAACTCTTTTATTTGAAATAGTATCACCTGCTATAACATCAACTACTTTATTAAGTGCTCAAGAATTTGTAGTATATAAATATGATTCGTCATCACATGGGTTAAATGTAACAGATCAAATTGTTGTAAAAATATATGGACGTAGTGCAAGCACAACAAAGATTCATTTCGTATATGAAGGTAGTACATCTTCATCAATATTTGGTCCTCTTACTACAGGTCTTTCAGGATATTCTGGTATTTCAGGATATTCAGGACAAAGTGGTTATTCAGGACAAAGTGGTTATTCTGGAACATCAGGTTATTCGGGTGTAGGAACTTCAGGGTATTCAGGTATTTCAGGATATTCAGGACAAAGTGGATATAGTGGTGTAGGAACATCAGGATATTCAGGCATTTCAGGATATTCTGGACAGAGCGGTTATTCTGGACAGAGCGGTTATTCTGGAGTAGGAACTTCAGGATATTCAGGACAAAGTGGTTATAGTGGTGTAGGTACATCTGGTTATTCAGGACAATCGGGATATTCTGGACAAAGTGGTTATTCAGGAATATCAGGATATTCAGGTATATCAGGCTATAGTGGATATTCAGGGATTTCTGGTTATTCAGGACAATCGGGATATTCAGGACAAAGTGGATATAGTGGTGTAGGAACATCAGGATATTCTGGTGTAGGAACATCAGGATATTCTGGTGTAGGAACATCAGGATATTCAGGTATATCAGGCTATAGTGGATATTCGGGTATTTCAGGTTATTCAGGTGTAGGAACAAGTGGATATTCAGGCATATCAGGATATTCAGGATATTCAGGGACGTCAGGCTATTCAGGAAAGTCAGGATATAGTGGAATTTCTGGTTATTCTGGAAATGTTGGGACTGATCCATCATTTAACTCTGTTACTATTACAGGCGATGTTGCAGGAACTTCAAATGTTGTTGCACCGATTCGTTATGGAACAGGTGATCCACCATCTACTTCAGGTATTCCTTATGGAACAATATATGTACAATATGTAACTTAAAGTAGGGATCTTATGACAAAAACTCAAATAATTTCTGAAATTATAGCTTTCTTATTTAAGTAGATTGCATATACTTAGTCTATAGATTCTAAGGAGTAATATGGGTAGTGCAAATAATATGACGGCTTATAAAACCGGCGGGTTAATGTGGTCATGGGGTTGTAATTCTTATGGTCAAATAGGCATTAATACTCAACCAACATCTTATTCTTCCCCAGTTGCTGTTTTAGGCGCTCATAGTTTTATGATAATTGAAGCAGGACTTACAAATGACATTGGACTTAAACAAGATGGTTCTGCTTGGGTAACGGGTGCAAATGATTATGGACAAATAGGAAATAATACTGCAAATTCCTATTCTTCTCCAGTAACTATTGTAGGGGCTCATAGTTTTATTCAAGTTATAACAGGTGCTCGTTTGTGTATGGGATTAAAAGTTAATGGACAAGCTTGGGCTTGGGGAAATAATCAAGCTGCAGGATTAGGTGATGGAACATTTACAAATCGTTCTTCTCCAGTTCAGGTTGTAGGAAGTCATAGTTTTCGAGTAATCAGAACTGGTGGTATAACTTCTGCTAATTTTTCTGCTGGGTTAAAGGCTGATGGTAGTTTATGGACTTGGGGTTCTAATGGATTTGGTCAATTAGGTGATAATAGTATAACTGCAAAAACATCTCCAGTGGCTGTTGTTGGTAATCATAGTTTTATTGCATTTGCTTTGGGTACATATGCAACATTTGGATTAAAATCAACAGGACAAGTATGGTGTTGGGGAAGTAATTCTTATGGCGAACTTGGTACTAATAATCTTACGTCTTATTCGTCACCTGTACAAGTTGTAGGTGCTCATAGTTTTATTGATATTCAACAAGCTACAAATTTTACGACTGCTGGTTTAAAATCTGATGGAACTGTTTGGACATGGGGTTTTGGTAATGGAATAGGAAATAACACAACAAATTCTTATTCATCACCTGTAGCAGTAATAGGTGCTCATAGTTTTATTCAAATTAGAACTACTGGAGGACCATGCATATTTGGTTTGAAAAGTACTGGGACTATTTGGGGTTGGGGAACAAATACATTTGGACAAATTGGTAATAATACACTTACTAATTATTCATCTCCTGTTGCAGTTATTGGTGCTCATAGTTTCGTAACAATGCAAACAGGAATTGACATAATGATAAATATAGCAGGAGTATGGAAACGTAGACCTATATTATGGGTTAATGTTGCGGGAACTTGGAAAAGATCATTATTATCAAACATTAATGCGTCTGGAACATGGGGCAGACCAGCAAGGGACTTAAGATAGATGAAATATGCAATAGTTACATTGTGCATAGGTGAAGAAAGTGAATCATTAGCGGAATTTACACATCCTATTTTAAAAGCTTATGCTGACAAAATAGGAGCAGAATTTATTATTCTTAATGGTGTGTCTTTTTCATCGACTCCACATTGGGAAAAATTTAGAATAGCAGACCTTCTTAATAAATTTGATAGAATTATTTATCTTGATACTGATCTTATTATTCGTGATGACTGTCCCAATTTATTTGATAAAGTTCCTTATGGTCAACTTGGAATGTTTAATGAAGCTAAGTTTGTTTCTCGTGAATATTCTTTGGTAGAAACATCTCAAGCTTATGGTGTGAACTATGAAAAGCTTCGATGGAATGGCAAATATTATAACACTGGAGTGATTATTGCATCAAAATGTCATAGACATATTTTTAAAAAACCTGATTTAGAATTTTCAAGCTATTTTGAACAAGGTTATTTGAATTTAACAATTGCTCTTGATGAAGCTGGAAGAATTCCTGAAGATAAATCTTTAATGTACGATTTGTCTTATAAATTTAATCGAATGACATGTTTAGATTTTTCCGGTGAAGAAAGACATGCTTCATATATTATACATTATGCAGGTTATAAGTATTTTACAACAACAGTAGGTATTAAAGACTTAATTGGCAAAGATTTGAAAAAATGGCGAGAAGATTCTCCAAATTATGATTACAAAAGACATATAGCTGTAATTGTTTCTGGGGGAATGGGTGATCAGATTGATGCAGAACCTACAATACAATACATTAAAAAAGTTTATAAAGATGCTGATGTTAATATTTTAACTCATTGGCCCAGACTTTTTAAACATATACCATATAATGTATGTAGACATCAGGAATTTCAATCACAAAGTGATTATCCTTATTTTAGAATGTTAACATTTCCTGATCCCACGACTGTTACATATTCTGTTGTCTCTAATTTAATGTGCCATACAGTTGATTATTGTTCTTTAGCCACTATGCATAGAATTCTTCCATTGCAAGAAAAGATTATAAAACTCTCTGTAGAAAAAGAAGATGATGATGAATTAAATGCTACATTGGAAGGTTTTGATCTTAGTAAAGCTGTTCTTGTTCATCCTGGAAGACATTGGGAAAGTAAAACATTTCCAAGAGAATGGTGGCAAGAACTTGTAAATAAAATATCTACTAAAGCCCCTGTTTGTTTAATTGGAACTGATAATCAGACAAATAGAGGTGCATTTCAATTAGATTTACCAAGTAATTCTTTTAGTTTAATTGATCGCACGACTGTTGGAAGTCTTATTAGTGCTATATCTAGAGCTCCAGTTTTATTGTCAAATGATTCTGCTCCAGTTCATATAGCAGGTGCATTCAATAATTGGATTGTTCTTATACCTACATGTAAACATCCAGATCATGTATTACCTTATAGAAAAACTGAACAAGGTGAAGTGTCTAACTATCATCGAGCAATTGCACTATATAAGAAGTTAACTTTGGATGATTGTGATCAAAGACCAACAACATGGATTGAAGGTGGTGCAACCGCTGAATCTAAAGAAGGTCCTTGGAGTGACTATTTACCTGAGATTGATGAAGTTTATAATTGTATCATAAATTGTTATCAAAATTCAAAGTAAAGTAAAGTAAAATTAATGCAAATAAATATGAATATGAATATTTGATATTAGAAAATTGAACAAAAAGAAACTTGATAATGTTTTCAGTAATTTGTAGTATAAAAAATCATGATGTTTTTGAATCCGTATTATTACCATCTCTTAATCCCATTAAAGATTATTTAAACAATAATAAATTGCCTGATTTACAAGTAGTTGAGGTTTGTGGAGAGACTTCAATATGTGAAAATTATAATAGAGCTATACTACAGTGTAAATTTAAAACAAAATTTTTCATTCATGAAGATGTTGATTTAATGGATAATAATTTAAATCCATTATTTTGTAGAGTAGATTTTATTTTTAATTCTTTTCCAGATACAGGTCTTGTTGGTTTAGTAGGTACTAAAGGAAATCCACGTGGTTTTTGGTGGGAGTGTAATAGATCAGATATAGTGGGACAAGTATTAAGTGGTAAACAGAAAGAATTTTGGTTATGGACAGTTAATGAGAGTTTTGATGATGTAAATTATATTGATGGCATGTTTATGGCAACTAATACTGATTTAAAATTTTCTGAAGATATAAAAGGATTTCATTTATATGATTTAGATTATTGTAATGTAATGAGAAAAAATAATTATAAAATAAAAGTGATACCTCATTTAGTAAATCATGTATCAGCAGTTAAAGATATTTGCATAGATAAAAGTTATTATCAAAATAAATGGAATCTATAAGGAGTGGTTTATGTTTGAAGAGAAGTACATTGATTTAAAAAGAGAAGATAATTTTATTTTTGATGAAGTATTTGTAAAAAATTCATATTGTGTAGAAGAAGAAGAAATAAAAAATAAAATTGTAATAGATATTGGTGCAAATGTTGGAATGTTTTCAATATTTGCATCTGAATTCAAACCAAAGCAAATAATTGCAATAGAACCTGAATCTAAAAATTTTGGAAAATTATCAAAAAATATTGAAAAATATAAAATTAAAAATATTATTATTAGAAATGAAGCTATTAGTAATGAAATTAAGACATTATATACAGTTGGCACTGGTGGATTAGCTATTACAACTGATAAATGTGAAAATAATAGTGAATCTGTTAAAGTAAATACTTTATCTGCAATAATGACAGAATATAAAGATGAAAGTTTTATTTTAAAAATTGATTGTGAAGGTGCTGAATATGATATTTTATTGAGTCTTAAAACGGAATTTATTGATAAACTTGACTATATTTATGCTGAGATTCATACAGTAAAAGATCATTGGCCAGATGAGATTATAAAATTTCTTGATTTTAATAATTTTTTACTTATGAAAGTAAATCATTTTTATGTTTATGGTGACAAAGGTCAAGTAAGTATAGGATCAAATAAGATTTATAAATTTAAAAAGATACAAAAAACAAAGGCAAAAAATGTAGATATTACTTGTGTAATTTCATCAAAAAATCGTCAGTTTTCAACCTTACCATTAACTTTAACTGCAGTATGTAATCAAACTTATAAACCAAAGTGCATTATTATTTTTGATGATTCTTTACCGCCTGAACGCTGGAACGAACATAAAGACTTAAGAACGGATCCAATATATAGTCATATTTTTTCATTGTTTGATTTTTACAATATATCTTGGAAAGTAATATTTGGTGAAGCAAAAGGTCAAGTTTTAAATTATCACAAGTCATTGGAAATTGCAGAAACTGAATGGATATGGCGTCTAGATGATGATAATGTACCAGAAAATGATGTATTAGAAAAACTTATACGACATGTTGATTATAATGTTGGAGCAATTGCAGGACTAGTAATTAATTCTACTGCAATAAAGTATGCACCAGCAATTACATCAAATAAAATTGAAGATATTTTTCTAGGACTAAATGATCAATGGTTTTTACAAACTGATTATTTAATCAAAGAAGTTGATCATTTATATAGCTCATTCATATATCGTAAGTCAATTGCAGCTTATAATTTGAATTTATCTCCTATAGGACATAGAGAAGAAACTATGTTGACTTATGAGATAAAGAGAAAAGGTTATAAGTTATTAATTGATCCAAGTGCTAAAACATGGCATTTCTGTAATCCGGCAGGAGGAAATAGATCACATGATGAAGCTGCTAATATGGCACTTAAAGATGAACAAGTCTTTATGCGAAAGATGTTTGAGTGGAATGTAAGACCAAATGATTATTCATTTGTTGTTTTAGAAAATGGAATTGGAGATCATTTTTGTTTTAAAAGTATTTTGAATGATTATTTTAATAAAAATAAAAATAAAACACACATATTTTTTACAACTTATCCCGAAGTTTTTAATGATATAAAGAATATAAAACAAGCTTCGATTGCAGATGCTAAAAGTTTATTAAATAATATAGATCAATACAACGTTTATAAATTCATGACGGATAAAGCATGGAAAAAGACATTGGCTGAAGCTTATAAACAAATGTATAATATATGAAAACATTTATTTATGGATTAATTGATCCTCAAACTTTAGAAGTACGTTATATTGGTAAAGCAAATAATCCATATGATAGATTTAATGGTCATCTTAAGAGTAAGCGCCTTTCACATAAATATTATTGGATTCAATCTTTACTTAAACAAGGATTAAAACCAAATTATTGTATTTTAGAACAATGTGATGAAAATATTTGGCAGGAAAGAGAAAAAAATTGGATAGCTTTTGGTAGAAAATTAAAATGGCCATTAACTAATGATACTGAAGGCGGTGATGGTTCATGCGGATTACCATGTTCTGATGAAAGAAAAAGAAAAATCGGTGAAGCTAATAGAGGTAAAAAAAATGGAATGTTTGGACGAAAAGGTTTTTGGAAAGGTAAACATCTTTTAGAAGAAACAAAAACAAAAATAAGAGAAGCTAGAAAAAATCAAAAACCACCGATGTTAGGTAGACATCTTTCTAAAGAAACAAAAGAGAAATTAAGTAAAGCTTTAAAAGGTAAATTTCATCATTCTGAAGAAACTAAAAGAAAAATAAGTAAATCACATAAAAAATTATGGAAAAATAAATGAATATTAGAACTAAAAAGGTTGGTGATTTTATTATTATTAGTCCTTATAGTTTTACACCTACACATCCAAAGTCGTATCCATATTGGATACAACTAATACCATTACTTAAAACATTAAATTACAAATTAATTCAGATTGGTACATTTGGTGAACAAGTTTTACAAAATGTAGATGACGTAATGTACGGGTTATCATTTGAAAAGTTGCAACAAAAGTTATCTGATTGTTATTCTTGGATAAGTGTTGATAATTTTTTACCTCATATGTGCAATTGTATGAGCTTGGTAACTCCAGGAATAGCTATTTTTGGATTGTCTGATCCAAATATTTTTGGATATTCATATAATAAAAATATTTTGAAATCAAAATCATTTTTGAGAGTTAATCAATTTGATGTTTGGACTAACACAAAACAAAATGTTAATGCTTTTAATACAGCAGATGAATTATTTCCAATCATTGAAAACTTTTTGAAAGAATAAAATTATGAGCGATTTTGATGATGAAAATTGCATTGAACATGAACATAGTCATGTTGTACCGCCAATAACAATTGTGCCAAAAGAAAATAATATTGTTCCAACTAATGCGACGGTAAGTTTTCCTTATATTAAAAACACATTAGATATTTGTTGGGATGATATGATGCCTATGAATTCTGATATTATTGGCTATAATATTTATCGATCACAAGTTGATGCTCAATATTTACAGAATATTGTTTCACATGATTCGATAACTGCAGATCATGTTTATTCTGTAAAAGACAAAACCTTTATTAAAGTAAATGACGTTCCAGTAACGACGACATTTTATAGAGACTCTGCATTGAATGTCTTGGTTGTACAAGAAGATGTATCAGAACAATTTAAATTTAAAATGAAAGTTGACGATGCTGCTACCGATTTTCCTGGTCAAATTGTGAATGATAGCAGATGGCAAGCATTAGATCCTGATAGATTAATAAATCAATCTGGTGCTCTTCATTTTGTTGATGTATTTGGAAACAATAGACAAGCATATTTTAGATCAAAATTTTATATGAGAGATCAATTTGATATTGAGACACAATTTGAAATATTTAATTGGCCTGTGACTGATGTTTTATCTAATTCTGAGGTCGGGTTTATTGTATCTATTGATGATTATTCGTTTGTAAAAATATCTAGATATCGCACTGCTGCATTTGATTATTATGTTAGTACATTAATGGTTAGTTCACAAATAATTGATAGAACTGAGATTGTAACAGTTGATTTTAAAGGTAAATTTAGAATAAGTCGAACAGGAACTGATGTATCAACATCTTATTTTGATGGTAGTAGTTGGGTGTTAATGAGATCTTATTTAGGATTTTCTGGTATTGATTTACAAGTAAGTTTTTATGCTAAAAGTTCAGATAAACCATTAGAAGTACAATTTGATTATTTTCATATAAATGATGGATTAACATTTTTGCCATTAATAAAAGATGTTAGAGGTGATTATAATATCCAAGTTAGAAATGTTCCTATAGTTACCAATAAAACAAATACAACTACAAATCTAGATCCATATTCTGATAAACCGGCATCGGTTCAAGTTCTTGTTGATAATAGATTAGCTACAATAAAATCTGTTGATGGTCTAGCGGGCATTGTTAAACTTGAAACTGAACGAGTATTTGATAATGTTTTAAATAAATGGGTTGAACCTGTTGTTCCATTACCGACATCTGTTGTAACAATTACTTATAAGTATATGGTCAATTTATTTAGAATGAATTTGTCAGCATTACCTCATTATAAAGTTACAACTATTTTAAGTGATGGTAGTGAGACTAGACTTAATATATGTGAACCTGTGACAGCAAACGGTGAACGATTAGATTATATGTATTTAGAGGCAATAAGAAGAAATTCATGGTTATTAGATCAAGCCGGAGAAAGAGTATTATTATTTATTAAAAAGACAACAGGCAGGAAATGTGAATGTTATTTGAAAGATGAACGCACACATAAACAAGCAAAAGTTGGTCCTTGTAAAAAATGTTGGGGAACTGCTTTTATTGGTGGTTATGAAGGACCTTATGAAATAAGAATATCGCCATTTAAGTCTGATCAAAAGATAATGTGGACTGAACGAGGTATGAAACTTGAAAATATAGAAGAAACATGGACAACAATTTCGCCAACGATTACGCAAAGAGATTTTATTGTTCGTAGACGAGGACAAATATATGCTATAGGTCCTATTTCAACACCGGATATAAAAGGTATTCCGACACAACAACATTTTTCAGTTGAAAGTGTCGACATGACAGATATAAGATATGAGTTTGTGACATCAATGAAGTTAGATTTACTTAATTATAGAAATTTTGTTGGATTAAGAAATCCACATGCTCATTATACAGATGACAATGTTATAAAAGATGGAGAGCTTCAAGAAGCTGATAAGATAAGAACTGATAAAGGACCTGATTTTGATGATCCTAAGGGCAGAACTATAAATTTTGAAAATTCCATGTTTTAGTATGATTGAAGTAACTGATAAAATAAATTGTCCAATTTTTTATTATCGTAATTGGATGACAAATGAAGAAGTAATTAAATTTTGATAAATTTTCTACTGGTAAAGGAGTGATATATGAGCGATTTTATTGAATTAGGTCAATCTCGTACTGCGTTAAGAGAGTATAATGAATCTGTAGTAACAAATTCTGATGTAGATACTTTTTCTCAATTAACGCCGTTTTCACTTGCAAATGCTAGAACTTTAATGAAAGACGGATTTCTTAATAATCCAAGAAATCTTGTAATTTATTGTGGTCTTTCTCAAACAATGGTTGTTGGTAATACAATTCAGTTATTAGCATTATTGTTTAGAGAGAAACAATATTCACCGTCAATTACACCAGATGCTCAAGGTAAAGATGTTACTGGTGTTGCAACATGGTTTACAACTAATGCTAGTCATGCAACAGTTTCTGAAGGATTAGTGACAGCTGTTGCGACAGGTACAGCAGAAATTTATGCAAAAATTGGTGGTGGGTTTGAAAGTAATCATATAGTAATAACAGTGTCATAGGATTAATTATGTCAAATGATGTAATTATAGCTCCGGCAAATATTTTAGGCAAAAGAAATTTGGGTGGATCTTTAAATGATGTTGCAAATTTGCCATTAGGACCAAATACTGCAACAATAAAACAAAAGTTTAATGATGACGATATTTCAACAGAAATTGCAACTGTTAATATAAGTGATCCTGTTGAACGTAATAAAAATTATGTTGAGCCTGAATTATTTAAGGAACAACGGTCTTTAGTCGGTAAGCAGTCAAGTGAGATGCCGCAAGCTATATTTGATCAAACAGCGATGAATGTTTATAATAAAAAAAATAGTGATCGAGCAACAATTTCTGAATATGAATGGGATCAACAATCAAGGTATAATTTAGTATCATTTCCATTTACGACAGCTGAACCATTTATTATACCGCATGCACCAATTATGCCGGATCCTTCAATAGATCCTGATGTTGTATAATTATGAAATTGCAACTTAAAACAATAGTTGTTAATGATAGAGCTTTAGATTCAAAACGACGTCAAATTATTGAGAAAGTTGCAAGAAAAGGTGTAAAGATTTTTAAACATGAGATTACTAAACGACATTTAATAAATACTAGAAATTTGATTGATAATGTTGGTGCAACAATTAAACGAGATGGTGTAAAATTTGAAATTGGAGCAGATTACGCCGGTATATTGAATGATGGTGTTAAACGTCATAAAATGAGATATTTAGTTGATGCAGGTCCGATACCAATTACAACTAGTAGGGGACAAACAATTTTTCGTGTTGCCAATAGACGAAATATAAATAAATCTGGAAAGTGGGTTCATCCAGGATTTAAACGTGGCAAAGGTTTTTTTGATATATCTGTCAATAAAATTAGAGATGCCTGTATGGATATTGCAATTGATGAAGGTTTAACATGAATATCATTTTAAATGATAGATATTCTTTAACTGAGCAAATGTGGTATGAGCATATGAAGACTTTGAGGCCTGAGAATGTTAGAATTATTGGTAGAGTTGTTGGTCAGGTAATAATAAGAGATATTAATAAAATTGTTCAATATAATCAAATATTAGATATTTCTGTTGATGAAGTTAGACGATCTGCTGATTTATTAGCAGCTTATTCAAAAGATTGGATTGATGTTATTGAAGGTAAACAATATGTTCAGAAGATGTCATATTCATCTGAAAAACCAGTTATTAATGAACCTGTAGTTTATCAAGAACAGAAACCTAGTATAAATAAAGATGAAATAAAAGAATTATTTCGCGAAATGTTGGGTCAATCAACAGCTGCAATATTACAGGAATTAAAAAAGGAATCATCAAAAAATGTTGATGTTGATGAAATTGTAAATAAGATTGTAGATAAATTACCGACAGTACAACCACAGAAAGTTAATAATGAAATAGATAAATCTGTTGGTAATGTTTTTGTTAATATTGATGATGGTAAAGAATTAAAAACAAATATCAATGGTGATATTGGTGATGTAACACAGCAAAAAGATATTAAAGCTAAATCAGTTGCTAAGAAGATAAAGCAGATTAATAAAAATTAAAGGAGATTTTATGAAACAAATGAAAATTAAACAATTAAAAAGGAAGGTCAAGATGTCAACTGATGAAAAACAAGAAAAGACGGACATCCCAGTTAAACGTCAAAAAGGTATAGGTGCAGACATCGGCACAGCATTTATTAATAGTGCCATAATGCAAGAAGATGATGAAGTAAAGATTAGAACACAACGAGATGCTTTTTTTGATATTGAAAATGATAAACTTTCTCGTAATATGTTGACATTAAATAAAGCACATTATATTGAATCTGATGATGCTAAATCATTATATGTAATCGGTCAAGAAGCTCTTAATTTTGCAAATATATTTAAGAGAGAAGTTCGCAGACCTTTACAAAAAGGTGTCATTAGTACAAGAGAACCTGAAGCATTATTAATGATAAAAACAATTATTAAAAATGTTTTGGGTGAACCTATTTGTGATAAAGAAGTTTGTAAATTTTCAATTCCTGCAAATCCAATTGATGCCGATTATAATATTATTTATCACGAGAATGTTTTAAAATCATTTATTGAATCTTTTGGCTTTGATGCACAGCCCATTAATGAAGCAAGAGCTATTTGTTATTCTGAACTTGATGAGGAAAATTTTACTGGATTAGCAATTAGCTTTGGTGCCGGTATGTGTAATGCATGTTTGAGTTATTTAGGGACAGCATCAATTGAATTTTCAGTATCAAGATCAGGTGATTGGATTGATAATAGTGCTGCCATGGCAATTGGTGAAAGAACATCAAAAATAACTGCAATTAAAGAAGCAGGCATTGATTTATTAGCTCCAAAAGGTCGACATGAAGAATCTATACGCATTTTTTATATAAATCTTATAAATTATGTTATTAAATGTTTTGAAAAGAAATTGTCACAAGCTGAAGATGTTCCCGAATTTCCAGAACCTATTTCAATTGTTTTAGCTGGTGGAACATCACTTATAAAATCTTTTGATGTTGTTTTCAAAAAAGAAATTGAAAAAATTAAATTTCCATTTAATATTAAAGATATTAGAATGGCACAGGATCCCATGTTTGCAGTAGCTAGAGGATGTCTATATAGTGCTATATCCGAATATGAAGAAGAATAAAAAAGGAGAAAATATGGATAATGAACTTGAATCTAGGGTTATTGATCGATTAATGAAAGAAGCAGGAATTACTGACAAAGTTGCAAAAGTATTTAAAGTTGGTGATCCTGTGACATTAGTTGATCAGGTACAAGGTCTCAATAAGGGATCTATTTATAAAGTAACAAAGATTGCTACACCTGGAAAGATTTCTATTGCTAATTATTCACCTGAAGAAGATAAAATAGGTGATGATATTGAAGGTGAATTTCCTGTAGATAGATTTACAAGATTTCATAAATCATTTTAATGAGTATATGAAAACAATTAATCCTAATAGCATTGATCAAACAAGGTGACAGAGTATGTTCTTTCGAATCACGAACGTTGTAAAAAAAATTATAATACAGGAGTTGCAAGCTTTATTTGTAGACCATCCAGTGTTTGGTAATGGCAGTCTTGTTATAACAAACAAATTTCAATTGCCAGAAAGACCAAAATTTTCTATTGTTGTTAAAACTGCAAGTGCGCAATATGTTAAATTGGGTGCTGATAATTTTAAAGGGATTATAACATCTTATACGACATTAGCAAATTTGAAAAATAGACCTGGACGTATGATTGAATGGGTTAGAGAAGATATTCGAAATGTTGAAAATCTTGTAAAGCCGGGATTTTATGTTGTTGAAATGGTTGATAATGAAAAGTTTACAGTTCAACCATATTTAACTGTTGCAGATGAGGTATTAGATATTCAAGTTGGAATACTTGAATATCAAGTGACTCCTGTAACATATGCAGATTTAAAATATAAGAACATAAATCCAGGAAGTGAATATCTAATATCTGAAACTGCTCAAAGATTGTTACGAGATTTACATTATACAATAGATTATGTTAATGGTAGAATTATCTTTTTAAAACCGATAGAGGATTATGGACAAATTACTGCAGATTATCAGTATATTGGTGAAAAATCACAGGTAATTGAAGTTGAATCAGAAACTTATAATAATACTGCAATTCCTGGTGTAATTTTGGCATTTGGTAATTTTTTGCAAAAGGGTGGATTACAAGTTGTAGTAGTGTATCCATCAAGACAGGAAGTCGCAAGATCTTATTTGGGCAAATGGAAATTAACGGTAAATTTATCTATAACAGCACAAGACACTGATACTGAAGAACAATTAACAGATCTAACAGCAATGTATTTGTGGTCAGTGTTACAAGATAAATTAGTAAATGATGGAATATACATTGAGAATGTTAATATATCAGGCGAGACTGAAGAAGATGAAGTAAAAACATCAAATGAGTTAGCTTTTTTAGCAGATTTATCATTTGATATTAATGTTGAATGGGAAGCGTATCAACCAATATTAGGTGTAATTAAACAAGTATTTTTGAGTAGAGTTGAAGACACGGGTCGATATGATGATGCTGAATTTGGTGTTAGAGCTGCAAGATCATTTGATTCTACACAAGTCGGTGTTGATTATAAAGTAGGTCTACAGCCTGTTGATGATTTGACACCGATGCTTGTAAGACCCGTTCCAAGGTATTCTTTAATTAATTCAAAAACAATGGTGTTATAAGAGAGTGTACAATGGATGATGAAGAAATGATTGATGAAATTGTAAAAGAAATGTTAGAGCCTACACCGAGGACGATTGACAATCCTAATTTATATTCTGATGTAGATAATACGCTTGGAAAATCATTAAATTTTCCAAAGTATTTAGATCCATTGAAACAACGAGAACAATAAAGGGAGATAAATAATGAGTAATCCTGCTGGTTCATATATTGGAATATATTCTTATATTCCTCTACCAATATCAAAATTAGAAAGTAAAGCAAAAAGAAGGTATTTGTTTGCAGAACAAACAGGTAAGGCAGTATTAGATTATGAATTGTCAGAAATTTCTTATAGAAGTTTTGATTTTATAAGAAGATTTCTTGAATCAAATATTGGTGATGGTGCTATTGGTATAAATTCTTGGTCAGTATCACAAAGCGTAGTTACAACTGTTAGTAATTTTACAGTAACTGGTGGATCAGCAGATCAACCTGCAATGTTAATAGTTAAAGGTTATCCATTATTGTTATTTGGTAGTATAGAATATAATCAACAAGGAACATCGGGAACATTAGAAGATGATAATTATACTACAACAGTCATACCCACAATTAGCGTGCCAGGATCTGACCGTATAGATACAGTATATGTTGATACTTATCTGGCAGAAGTTAGTTCAGAAGCCGGTAGCGAATATCATGATACTACTATAAAAGATGCAACTTTGAATGTACAGTCTGCTAATAGATTTAGAATTGTTCAAGATGTGTTAGTGGCTGAAGGAACAACATCAATTCCAGTAGATGGTTTAGATGCTAATAGTGTTTATCATCGTTATTACAAACTTGCTGAAATTCACAGACATAGTGGTAATCCAAATATTCTTGCAGCTGACATAGTTGATTTTAGACAAGTTATTCCACAGATAGGTAATTTTTCAATTGATTCTTATGGCAATGTTTTATATAATGGGATAATGATTAATACTGGAGAATATGTTTATTTAAATGCGTCGTTAAATAGTGGTGCGTGGTTTGATTTAGATGTTAGTTTAACATGGGATAGTTTTGTAGTAGTTGCAGCAATGGTACAAAGGAATACAACTCATACGACCAGTGATTGTTTTATACCATTGCCGTATAATGATGGAACTAACATTGCCAGATATACTGTTGAACAATACACAAGTTCTCCGTTTAATATGAGAATTAATGTGTATATAACAGGAGCTTTATTTCCAACATCGCCACAGTGGAGATTCGTTTTAAAGAAAATAAATATTGAAAAAGTTTTTAATAATGTTGGCGTAGAAACAACTTGGCAAGCGACAAATATTTCTTAATTTGATTTAATATTTGTTTTATATAATGACCATTTACTGTATGATTTATAATCCTGCCTTATTGTTGTGAATGTAATTAAGATTAATTAAATTAAAATTCATTAAAATTAAATTCATTGCTGTAAAACAAAAGTTATTGTATATATTTTGTGAAAGGAAATTACTATGGCAGCATTTGTTTCCGGTTATTTGGCGCCTGGTGTGTATGATAGGACTTTGTTAGATCCGAACGTTGCAAGTTTACTTGGCGGATTAAGAATTCCTATTGTTATTGGCACAGGTCAAGAACAGAAATTGTTGTTGAATCAGGATGTTGTTCGTGGATCATCTGCTTATATCGACAACAAGTATTCTAATGAAGATGTTTCTGGACAAGCTGATGGTTTAAATACGGTATTTCAAGTTACTTATTATCCCATAGTAACTGGTGATGGTACTGGGACCATAACAAATAGAGTATCTGATGTAATTGCAAGTGTTAATAATAATCCAGTACCTGTTGTTAGAGTTGATGGTCTTAATGGTCTTGTAACTCTTCAATTACCTCCAAAAGCTACTGATTTTGTTGCAATTACTTATTATTTCAAATTGACTGATACAAAGATCAATAATGAAGATGAATCGACACAAGCTAATGGAACTAATAGAATATTTTATACATCACATAAACCAATTGTTGATGGTCGAGGTAGTGGTGTTCCAACAACAACTATTACTGATGTTGTTGCAAAAGTTAATGGTTTAGTTGTTACAGTTTCTGATGTTAATGGTATTGATGGTGTTGTAACATTTGCTGTTGCACCATTAATAACTGATACAGTAACATTGACTTACTACTTTAATCAATATGCTGATACTTTTGATTTATTGCCGCAAAGTGGATTAACGAGTGTTGTTTCAGTTGGTGATTCTCCAGATTTAGCAAACTATGTTGAAGGTGTTGATTTTGTTGTTCTTGATGGCAATAAGATACAATGGGGTGCTGGAGTGTTAGAAACTGTAATGACGCATACTTCTGGATCCATTTATTTTGAAGACCAGATTGCAACAATGTTAGTTGATGATCGAATTATTAAAGAAGATGTTTCGTCACAATTTACCGGTGTTGAAAATGTTTTAACAGTCAAATATTTACCAATTGTTGACGGTAATGGTCGCAATGTTATTACTGATGACCCAACAAAAGCAGCTGTATATGTAAATGGTACACAAGTTGCAGTTACAAGAGTTGATGGTGAAACAGGAAAAGTATATTTGAAGAATATTCCTGGTGGTGGATCTTTAGTTGAAGTGTCATACTGGAGAAGTCAGCTAATGGATGAATCTTATGCAATACAAGTTGTTATTGCAGGTGCTGCAGGAACTGGAACATATAAGATTAGTACTTCAGCTAATGGTTCATTATTTAATGCTAAGGTTACAGGATATTCAACTACACCTACACCGACTTTTATGGACGCTTCTGGTGCGCATCTAAAAGCTAGTAAAACTAAAGCAGTTGACGAAGTTGTAACAATTCAATTTTCAAGTTCGACTGTTTTTGCTGTTACATCTACTAATATTTTAGGATCTAATGGTGCCGGTAAAACAGGAAGTACATATATTGATGCTCGTACAGGATTACAATTTACTATTACACCAGATGGAACATATTCACCAGGTGACACAATTACAATTCATTGTCATAATGATGACATTCCTGGCACAAGATCTGGTGGTCCTGGTACTGGTATTGCAGGTCCATTCAAGACCGGAACGTCAGCTGTAATAACTAGTTGTCAAGGACCAGAATATGTTATGTATGGATTAAGGTTGATTGTTTCTGATACTTTGAACACTGGTGTTGGTGATGTAACAAATATTCAGACTTTTGATAGAAGTGGACGTGAACCTTCAGTAGGTTCTACATATTACATCACATATTATTATCAAAAGACAGATTTTACGCCTAAAGTATTTACACTATTTAAAGATATTACTAATGAATATGGTGCTTTGGACATTAGTAATCAAATTACATTATCAGCATTTTTAATGATGGTTAATGGTGCTGTTGCTGTTATGTGTAAACAAGTTTTAAAGGAACCTGGTCAGGATGTAGCATCAGATGAAGCATTTATTGAAGCTTTAGCTGAGACAGAAAAGCCGATTAATGGAATTAAACCTCGAGTAATTCATGTTGTTACTACTTCTGCTACAGTAATATCTGCACTTAAGACTAACTTAGCTACAATGTCATCTGAAAGACGAAGATCAGAAAGAACTGCTTTTATTGGATTTGCTGTAGGAACCGAATCTCAAGATGCTGCAGTTTATGCAAAAGCTTTAGGTTATTCTCGTATTGTTGCAGTTTATCCTGATGGTGCTGTAATTGGATTAACTGATGAACGAGGAGTTGAATCTGAATATATTGTTGATGGTAGTTACATTGCTGCCGCTCTTGTAGGATTGAATGTAACTACAGCATATGATGTTGCAGAACCTATGACAAGAAAGACAATTACTGGATTCAAACGGTTAGTTCGAGATATGGATGAGATTGAAATGGATGAAACTGCTTCTGCTGGTATAACAGTAATTGTTTCTGATAGTGGAATTTTGAAAGTTCGTCATGCTTTAACAACTGATATGAGTAACCCATTTAATAAAGCACCGAACATTGTTACAATTATGGATGAGGTTCAAATTCAGGCTAGATCTAGTCTTGATCAGTATATTGGTAAGAAATTCTTACCCAATACTGCAAGTAATGTTGCTTCTACTCTCGCTGCAACATTATCAGCTCTTAAGGAAGCTGAAATTATTTCTGATTATACAAATGTTACAGCTACACCGTCAGACACTGATCCTAACTATTTAGTAGCTGAAGCTTTCTATAAGCCAGTATTTGAATTATCATATATTAGAGTGACATTTAATATTAGAGCAAAACTCTAAATGAAAAAGTCGGCGTCTTATTATGGTAATGTTTTACAAAGAGATCAACCTCACTTAGGTGATGAAGATAAATTTTGGTCATTACCTGGTGATGTTGATCGATTTGAAGAAAAGCCGATTAAATTAGATTCAGATAATTATTTATATGATGCAATAAATACTGACAGGTTTAATTCGCCAAGACATGATTTTGAACAAACACCTGGTCAACCAAAAGGTGTTGTACCGAAAATGGAACCTGTTAAGGACATGGAATCATCTGTTACTGCTGACGAAGCCGGGGAAATGATTGATCCAGTATTAACGACATTTAGTAATGAAGATGAAAAAATGGTTGATGAAATAAAAAAGGCAATGTTAGACGATTAATTTATAATAATGGAGGGTTCAAATGGCTACTAATAGTTATATTTATCAACAAGGATCTACTCCAAATACTAGTTTACTTAATAGTCAAAAAGTAAAAGTATTTACTGCTCATCCAGGTGGAGCTGATCCTACAGCAAACCAAATTGGTTTACTACAATCTTGGGCGCCGGCACAATCAAGACCGACAGAACCCGTAAGAGGAATCGGTCATGGTGATAGAACAGCTGAACAATCAGTTGGTGTCACTGATTTAACTGGTTCTTTAAGTATTGCTGTAATGTATCTTGTAAATATTATGCAGGTTCTTGGTTATAATGCTGGTGCTTCAGGAATTATTCGGTCATTGAAACATCATCGTTGGCCTTTTGATATTAAGGAACAAATTATTGTTCCTGATTTCATTGGCACAGGATCCTATACAGTACAAAGAGGAACAAGTAAAACAGGTGGACTGACAGGTAATATTATTCAGACTTATTATGAAGGTTGCTGGATGCAAGATTATAATATTACATTTGAAATTGGTGCATCAACGATTATGCAGGATTGTGCAGTAAACATTACTGATGTTTATGATCCTGCTGCTGGTCGCGGTGCTTATGGTGATACACTTGTTGATCGTGATCCTACTACTATCAGTAAATTGATATCGTTGGCATAAATTTATATTTGAAACCTCCAAGGGCATTCATTGACTCTAAATGAGGAGAATGCCCTCAATTCCTCTCTTTTCTCTAATTACATTCACAAAATTTGTTGGTTTAAATTCTATGAAATTTAATGATATTAAAGCGTTAATTTTTGATGGTTATTTAAAAGAGACATTAACGTTCGGTAATGATTTTATTATTGTTATTAGAACGCTGTGTGCATCTGAAGAATCTTTTATTGTCGAAACATATAAAGATTTACATAATGATTACAATTTACTTGCAGCGATGGATACCGTTCAAAGATCGATCTACTCAATTAATGGTTGTAAGATAAATGATTGTAGAGAGAAAATAAAAGACTGGCCAAAACAAGTAATTATAAAAGTTTTTGAACAATATTTGAAATTAATGAATCGTTATCATAATGCAATCAAACTTATCAATGATTTCGTTAAAACTGATGATTCAAGATTATATTGGTCAGTATTAAAAGCTACTAAATCATCCCTTAATAGTGCAGTAATAACTGGTAATCCTGAATTTGAGTCAAAAGGAATATCATATATTCAACAAATTTGGATTTATTTAAATCAACAAGAAGATTTATTAAATCAGAATAAAATTGATTGGGCTAGAGTTGAATATATGACAGATAGTATTTGTGCATTTGTTAATCCAAAAGCAATGCAACAAATTCAAAATAAGAAAAGAATTTTACAGGAAGAACAGTTAGAACGTGAAGAGCGCGCAGAAATTCAAAAAAATGAAAATGGAAAAATTATGATAGAAAATACAGCAGATGAATTATTTGATGCTTTAGTGAAAAGACCTGATGAATCTATTCTTGATCGAAATAGTAGAGTACAACAAATATTAACAAAGGCGTTTGTTGAAGATGAACATGACAGAATAGTTCGAGAACATGAAGAATATCAATTCTATAAAGAACTTAGAATCAAAAAAGAAAATGTACGTCGAGCAAAAATATTACATGAGAAAAAATTATCTAACGCAATAGTTATTAATTTACCAGAGGCGCCAAAAGGAATTAACGTTGGATTTATTCAGGTATCTACATTAGGTGATGATGTAGTTGCAGAAAATATTAAAGAAGAAATGAAATCAAATAAGTATTTCATTAATGGAGTAGATTACTCAGACATTGTAACTATAACATCATTTTCAATGTTGAAAAATAAAGATAGTATATTAAATGAAGTTGCAAATGAGAGTGATGAAACTACAACTAATTTTATTGAACAATATATTAAAGAGGAAGAAGATCAAAAAACTGAGGTAATGAAAATAATAGAATCACTTAAAAATCCTAAGATTACTGATAGTAAAGAACGAGTGCTTAATATGAGGGATAGTATTTTAACAAATAAATCTGCAAAAAATAAATTTGAGAATGAACAAGAGAATATGATATCACAAATTAAACAACAAAATTTAGATGAAATTCATATGGAGGTTAATCATGGTAAAAAAGTTTGATAGTGCTTTAGATGCATTAAATGCTGTAGCTGAACTGGAAAAACGGACTGCAACTGTAACAATTGGTGATGAGTTTGAAGTAGTAATAAAGTCATTAGGTGCAGAAGATGAAACTGCTACTTTTATTGAATGTATGAATACGTGGGGACAGGCATTTGTCTATAAACATAAGATTGAAACATTAAGTAGATCAATAACGCAAATTAATGGAATGTCGACTGAAACTATTGATATAAATATTAAAAAATCAGTTATAGGACAGTGGCAACAAACATTGGTTGATTATGTGTATAGAGAATATGCAAAATTGGTTGGTGATATTGATGAATATTTTGAAAAAATAAAATTGACTGCAGAAACAAATGTTGTTGGATATAAAGAAGATCAAATTAAAAAAGAAGAACAGATTAAAAAAGAAGAACAAAAAAAGGAAAATTCAAATGAATCAAATTAAAAAAGTTGTAGATGCATTAACTGCATTAAAGTCATTAGAATCTTTTGGTTATAGTGAAAGACAAGTAGAAATAGCCAAAGTAAAAATATTACTGGCACCATTAACCTCACAAGAAACAATAGATGTTTTTGAAAGTTGTGCAAAATATAATGATGCTGATGCTGCTACTCATACATTAAAAGTTGAAACAATAGCAAGATCTATTATTGCTATAAATGATGTAAAATTAGATCCGAAATCATTTGTTGACGATAAGAGGCAAATTGTTTTATCTTTTGGTGATGAATTAGTAGAAATGCTATTTAATGAATATTGTATCTTAGATGGTAAGATTAAAAGTAGTATTGACAAAAAATTAGGAACTGAACAAACGGAGATTGTAGATGGCACGGAACAGTGATGCATCAATGACTGTTGATGTCAATTTTGGTAAAATTGACAAACAAAAAATGCAGGAATTGAGTAAACAAATAACTGAAGGGTTACGTTCTGTAGAGATTGATCCAAAATGGATGAAAACTCAAAAAGATTTATTGAAATTACAGAAAGAACATTCGACTATATTAGATAAGCAGAGTGCCATTGCTGACAATATTACTAAAACCAAAGGTAAACATAAGTTGGTTGTAGATCAGATTAAAAAATTGAATATTGAAAATAAAATGTTGGAAGTTGATACTAATAAAGCTATAGAAACTAGAAAAGCAACAGAAGATGAATTAATTAAGATTCAACAGAAGATACAGGAGCTTAAAGAAAATGGGACAGATTCTGATGAAGATGCATTAAAAATTAAAAAATTAGAAGGTGTTTTAAATAAGAAATTAACAACTGATATTGAAAATGAAAATAAATTGAAAAAACGCAGTAATGAATTAGAGGATAAATTATCACAATTAAATAAAAGTAAATTAAAAATTAAAAGTGATATAAAAGATCTGGATAAGTCTGCTTTGGATGTTTCACAAGAAGAGGAAAGATCTAGTGATAGATTAAATGAATTAAATACTGAGATGAATGATATTATAAAACAGCGCAAAGCAATGCAAGAAAAATTAGCTGAAGAAATGCAAAAAACTCATCCAGAATTAACTGAAAAAGAGAGATTAAAACGAGCAAAGCAGATGCTACCGCTTAATGAAAAGCAATCAAAATTTGAGAAAAAGCAATTTGATTTATACAAGAAAACTAGAAAGATGAAGAAAGAAGATCTAAAAGATCAACTTAATGAAATAAAGTTACATGGATTATTACTTAAACAACAAGGTATTGGATTTTTTGAACGTAAAAAAATATTGAAGGAAGAAAAACGACAAGCTGTTAAAAGCGCTGGTAGAGGAGTTGCAGCTGGTGTTGTTGCTGGTGGTGGTCCAGGAGCAGGAGCTGCAGGATATGTGGGTGGTGAATTAATGACTGTAGCAGGAAAGCTTGCGGGACCATTAATGGCATTGGGTGGAATTGCAACTGCTATTATGATGTTGTTGAATTTTAATAAAGAGATTAAAACTGCACAGAAGAATATTTTAAAATTAGCAGCATCAGGGTCTATAGGATTTGGCAAATTGGGAGATGCAATTGATAAAGGTGCAGTTGGTCAAGCTAATGCATTTAGAGAATCATTAAGAGGTCTTTATAATGAAGTTGGAATGACATATGAAGATGCAGTAAAAAATGTTGAAGCATTAACTAAAGCTGGTTTTGCACTTGATATTACACAAAAAACTGCAAGACATAATTTTAAAGAATTTATGGCAGATATTGAACAAATTGGTACAATAACCGGTCAATCTTTTGAAGAGGTTGCATCTGAAGCTGGTGATCTTAGAAATGAATTTAAGAAAACGGGTCAACAAATTACTGATACTTTTGTTATAATGAAAAATGATGCTAAAGAAGCAGGCATAACAACATCAAGATTTTATTCAAATGTCATGAATGCTGCTCAAGGTTTAGCTATATATGGCAATGATATAACTCAAGTTTCTGCTTCATTTAGAGACTTGACAAAGGGTCTTAAGATGCCGCAAAAACAAGCTGAACAACTTGCAACTGAAATGTTAAATAGTGTTAACACAATGACTGATACTCAAAAAGTTTTAGTTATGCAATTGAGTACAAATGGTGCTATTGGAAAATCTGCATCTACATTATTAAATGAATTTGAGAAAATGGATGTGGGACCGCGAATTGAAGCACAAGTTAAAGCAATGATTAAAGCAAGCGGTGGTCTTTTAAGTGGAACTATAGATAAATTTGGCAAAATTATTCCTGATAAACTTGGAGAAGCAATTGAATCACATAGATTTGAACTTAATAAATTGATGCCAACAATAGGAATATCACCTGGAGTATTACGATTAATAGAGCAATTTTCTAAAAGTGGTAAAAAATTTGAAGGTATTGGAACACAAATTGGTGCAGAACAAGCTAAGGAATTAAGAAAAAAGGAAAAAGAACAAGCTCATATAATTGAAATGGGTACAAGAGCTGCATTAACATCTATACAAGAAAAAATTTGGCAAGTAATAGAACAAATTTATGATTGGTTGACAAACACAATGGGTCCTTTATTAGCATCTGCTGCTGAAGCAATTGAAAATCTTACAAAATTTTTTGGACTTGAAAAGAAGCAAAAGCCTGTCGATATTAAAACAATAGAAGTTAATAGAAGTACAATGACTGGTCGAGAATTAGCTGCATCAGAGGGAATGGCTGCTGCTGCTCGTCCAAATACACCAGTAGTAAAAGGTGCAGGTTATGCACGTGGTGGATATACTGGTACAGGATCTGATAATGATATTGCAGGTGCAGTTCATAAAAATGAGTATGTTTTTGATAAAGATGCAACACAAAAAGCTGGCATTAATAATTTAAATACATTAATGTCTATGCTTAAAGGAGGCGGTGGTGTTGCCAAGGCTGTAGATACAAGGCCAGCAATAACAAATCATATTACACTTAATATTAATCAGCGCGACAGACAAGAAATTGAGCAAATAATCTATAGAGTTTTGTATGATGAGAAAACGGTAGGTGCTTAATGGGTATAAGTACAAGTGATGCAATTTTTGGATTACAAAACACGATAAATACTATTAGTGAAACTGATATCAGACTTAATAGGAATCTTGATCAATATTCAGGTATTCCTATTCCTAGTCAAGTAAGACAAGGTACAGTTAGAAATAAAAAATTAATTATTTGGCAAATTGGTGGATTACCAAGTAGTTATACATTACCAGATTTGACAATGAAAATTAATCCACATAATTTATCTGAACAATACAGTCAATTAATTAATCATAAAAGAACTTGGGCTGGTTTTGTTGAAGAACATTGGGGTGAACAATTAGATTCATTATCAGCATCTGGACAATCTGCAAGTTTTTACGGTCAATTAGGATTAACAAGTGATGGTCGTAGAGACACAGATAATTTTAAATCGTTTGAACAATTTGTACAGATTTATAGAAATAATGGAACATTGTATGATTCTAAAACTAATCGTATACTTGCTCAAGGCTATGTAGTAATGAATTATGACGATGCCGTGTATAGAGGATATTTTGATAGTTTTAATCTTAATGAAATTGCAGAAAAACCATATCAACTTGAATATGATTTTACATTCAAAGTAACAAAAGAAGTTTATCCCGGTAGAGTTTTATCATTTACTAATGTTACAACTGTTCCAACACCAGGTGCTATTAGAAATGATAGATCAACTCTTGATATAGTCAACATACCAACAGGACAAACAAATGGTTAATATTTTAGGATGCAAACTAGCTTCAAAACCGATGTTTTTTGAATTGGACATTGATGAACCGCCGCCTACATTAGTACTTGCAATAAATCCTGAAGAATTTAATAAAACATTTGTAAAAAAAGTAACACAAGCTAGAAACAGACCAGCAACTAGAAATAGTGCATCATATGTTTTTAACTTTGATTATGATGAACTTGATGTTATGAATTGTTCAGGAAAATCCGCAATGTTTTATGGTACAAATGGATTGACTACAGATGGTAGAAAGGATACATTAGGTTACAGAAATTTAAAAAGTCTTATTGAAATTTATCGTAATAATGGTAGAAATTATAATAGACGAGTAACAAATTCAAGTCCACTACTTACAGGTGGTGGTGGATTAATAAAATCAGTCGGTAGAGTAATTATTGCATACGATGATGTTATTTATAGAGGATCATTTGAATCTATGACAATAAATGAAACTGATCAAAAACCATTTAATTTTGAATTTGATTTTCAATTCATGATTACTGAAACTTTCGATGTTAGGAATGTATAATGACTGGAAATAATTTTTATAAACAACCAATAGTTGATGCAGTTGCACCTGATGCCATAATATTCATTGATAGCGGTAGTCAGAACAATAATAATTTGAAGCGAACAATTACAATGAAAGATGGTTCAGGTAATAATATTGAAGTTGATTTTATGAATTTTGTAGAAAGTATAACAGTTTCTAAAGGTATAGATAGAGTACCAGGTGAAGCAACTATAAATGTTAAAGCACCAAAACATATGATGGATGGTGTTTATGGCAGTATTAAAAATATATTATCTACAATGATGGAAATTCAAGTTTATATGAAGGGTAGATTTGTTCTTAATGGTGAATATCCTTATTATCCAGTATTTTGGGGTGTTATAAGCAATTTATCAGAAGTACAAGTTGCAGGTGATTTACTATCAGTCACTGTTACATGTCAAGATATGATGAGATGGTTAGCAATTACTAAAGTTAATGTTAATGCTTCTGTGTATACAACAGCTATGGTGACAGATCCAACGGCTCAGGTTAGTCAAAAAGAACTAAGTAAAGACACAGCTCATCCTTATGGATCATATTATGTTCAATTAAGTACTCCTGGTGTTATTAGAGATTTATTGAATTTTACAACTGGTGAAAACTTTTTATTGCCTCAAAATTTAGATAATAGATCAGGTAGTGTTTTGGCAAATGGACAGACTGTTAACATAACTATTGATAGTAATAGAAAATATTCTGATCAATTAATGAAAGCATGGCAAGAAAAGTTTAAAGATTTAGCTGGTGCTTTTTATGTTTACGGTTATAAGGACATTGATAAAAATGCAAATCAATATACTGGAGTAAGTGACCTTGTTTTAGACATGGATGCATATAAATATATTTATGGATCAAGACCAGTAACAATAACGAATGAAGATCCAGCAATACCTCCTGTAAGTAAAGATTTACCGTGGATGGATATTTCAAAAATGTTTTCATTTGGTGCAGCACCTTTTAATTCGGCAGAACCTCCAGTTTTTGAATCAAATTTTCAAAATAGATTAGATGTAGCCAATGAAGCAAAAGACCAGGCGCACCTTGAATTTTATCAAGATGTTGACGGCACTATTGTATTAAAACCGCAATTTTACAATATGGACACTAGAAAAAATCCCGTATATGTTATTAATGATATTGATATTGTCAGTATGAGTTCAACTGAAGATGAAAGTCAGGTTATTACTAGAATTGATGTATGTGGAACGCCTGTAAATGGATATTTATATGGTAAAGATGTGAATTCATCTTATGGATATGCTATTGATTTTGATAAATTACAAAAATATGGATTACGTATTGAAGAAGCACAAACAAATTTTTTAACAAGTCCTCAGGATGCAATGTTGTATGCTCAAAGAGAACTTGCAAGAAGAAATAGTTTAATAGTAAATGGTTCTATAACAATTGTTGGTCGACCTGAAATTAAACTAGGTTATCCGGTATATATAACTAGTAAAGATGAATTTTATTATGTAACAGGAATTGATCATTCGTTTTCTTTTGGATCATCTTTTGACACGACTTTAACTTTAACAGCTAGAAGAAAGAAAATTTTGGATCCAGACGGCAATCCAATTAAGCAACTACTTACACAATGTGAAGGTGCCGGTACTGTACAGCCAAATGTTGCAGGAAAAAATGTCGATTTTAATGAAGATAATTTACTTAAGAATATTACAAAATTATGTGATTCACAAGCTTATTTACAATTTGTAGCTGAACGACCAAATTATCATTATAAAACGCTTGATGACATTTTACAATTTCAAGGGTCATTTAAATATTTTAAAACACAACAATCACAATATGATCCCAGACAATTTCAACAGGTTACAGATAATGAAGGATATAGTTTATTAGGAAATGGATTTCCTTTTGGACGAGGATTAGTTTTGACTGAAGATTTAAAAATTGTGCCTAAAGGTCAAGAAAGTAATGAAAAAGCAGCTATAATTTCATCAATGACGATATCAACTAAAGCTGGCGAAAGACCAACATTAAGTTTTCAACAGCCATTAACATTAGATCAAATAACAAATGTTCAAGTCAAATCACAAACAGCAAAATCTATCATTCCATTAACTATGGCGCCAAAAACATAGAGGATATATGCCAAAGAAAGCATACGTACAAAAAGGTGATGATCCATCTTTAAAACAATTTGTAGACTTCTATAAGTTTTTACAAATTGGTAGAATTGTGCGCGTTGACAATGAAAGAAATGTAGTTGACATTCAATTTAGTTCAAATCCTATTCTTTCCAAAAATGTTCCTGTTACAAACCCATTTTTTACAGGTAGAGCATTTATTGGTGGAATGCCTGAAGTTGGATCAATTGTTATTTGCGGATTCATAAAATTCACAAACAAAATTGGACATCCAATAATATTAAGTTATATAGATGCTGAATACTTTAGAGCATTAAATTACATCTATACTCAAGGTAAAGCTACTGATGATGTTCTATCTATAAATGATGTTCATGATAAAATTGGATACAACATCAAAAGATTAAAGAAAAGAAAACAATATCCTGGCGATGTTGGTCTTGAGTCTACTCATGGTTCTGAAGTTTATCTTGATGAAAATATTTTATTATCTGATTCAAAACTTAATGAAATACTCATTTCGAGCATAGATAAAACCATTTATAGTAATTCGACAAACAATCATATTTATACAGGTGGTGCAAGAATTTTAAATGGATTAGTTATTAGACCAAATGCACCGACAATAGAACCAATAATATTAGAAAACGGTCAATTATTATATGTAGTTACTGATGGACAGGTAGTTGATGCAAATGGTAAAGCATTTACGGAAGTACGAACTGAAGTAAAAGAAATAGCAAATGCTGCTCTTGATATAATTGAAAAATACGATATAGATGATTTTGCTGAAGACACATCAAAAGGTCGATTATTGGTCAGTCAAATTCTTGGTACTTTAGTAGGTAATCAACGATCAGATATTGAACGCTACGGTAAAGTATTAAGACCTCAAATTTTTCCATCTGCAGATAATTCTATAGCTATTGCAGATATACTTTGTAAACCAAATGAATTGTATAATCTTGCATCTGCTTATCAGTTAAAATTTGGTAGTGGCTCAAAATTTGATGTTGACAAAGAAGGTCATGCATTTGTATATCTTGCTGCTTCATCTTCAGTGCATCCATTAGGTGCTGGTCGGTCATTAGAATTTGCATCTGATGGTAGTATTCGAATGTCTATAGGTAAAACAAATGTTGGTGAAAAATCAATTGAGCTTGACACAAAGGGTAAAGTATTGATACATTACGGATCAGATTCTCAAACATTGAGAAGTTGTGAATGGACATTAGATCGGTCATTAAGAATTATAGTTAATGGACCTGATATTGATGGATATGCAGCATATTCTGATTATACGGGAAATATGTATGAAAAAGTTAGAGGAAATAAAACTGTAGATGTTGATGGGTCATATACTTTAACTGTTAAAGGTAAGATACAAGAAAATATTTTAGGTGCTAAGGTTGAAAATTATGTTAATGACAAAATGACAAATTATGGTGGTGATTATCAAGAAATTGTTGTTGGTAAAAAACAAGAAAAATATGGTGAAGGTGTAGTTAGAGATATAGCAACTAAAGGTGATACTGAGAATATTTTATTAGGTGATAAAAAAGAATTACTGACTTTAGGAAGTAAAGACGTAAAATTAATTGCCGGTAGTAGTAAAGAAACATTATTATTAGGCGACAAAACAATATCAATAGTTCTTGGAAATTTTACAGTTAGTGTCACAGCTGGAAATATTTCAATAAAAACTTTATCTGGAACTGTTGATGTAAATGCAAGCACTCAAAAAGTAACAGTTAATGGATTATTAGGGGTTGATATAGTAAGCGCAACAACTGTGAATGTTAAAGCACCATTAGTAAAAATAGGAGGTACTGCTGTTCAAAACGGTGTTGTCACAGGATTGCCTGGTAGCGGCCCTCCTAGCCATTTAGATTATTTGACGGGACTTCCACTAATGGGCTCTAAAACTGTGAGCGCAACATTTTAATAATTAATTGATAACTGGTCAACCTTTAAATGACAATTATTTAAAGGAGAAATTAATATGTCAATTCAAAAAATTAGAGAATTATCAACAACAGATGAAGGTTTAAATTTAATTAAAGAATACAAAAATGGTTTACCAATAAGAAAAATTTCTAAAAAATATAATGTAAGTAGATCAGTAATTAAAGATCTATTACAATATAATAATATTCAAATTAAACGTTCATTTTTAATACAAAAAAATAAAAAAATTTTTGAATCAGATATTGGCAAAAACATTGTTAATGAATATCAAAAGTCTGGCAATAATTTAAGATCACTTGAAAGAAAATATAATTTAAGTAGAAAAACTATAAGTATTATACTTAAACACGCTAATATTAAATTGAAAACTTGTAATGAAGCTAGACAAGAACAAATAAAATTAGGATTAGGTGTTGGCAAAAATCATCCGAATTTTGGTAAAGCTCCATCAGTGGGAGCTGGTCAATGTCGATGGTACTTTTATGAAGGAAAAACATATCAAGGATCATGGGAATTTAAATTTGGTTTATGGTTAATACAACAAAATAAAAGATTCTATTGTCATGAACATGTAAGACAATTTACTTATCAAATAAATAATATAGATCATACTTATTGTCCTGATTTTTATTTAATTGACGATAATATTTTTGTTGAAGTAAAAGGATATTTTAAAAAATCAGATCAACAAAAAATGCAAATTATTAAAAAATTATATCCTAATGAACAATTTGAAATTTATGATAAAAACAAATTGAATGTGTTTGATATACTTGATATTGACAAAAAATTAAATATTAGACTTGATTTTTATGAATTAGATTATACTAAAGATATATCATTAAAAAAATTTATTGAAATATATGAAAAAGACAAAATAATAATAATTAAAGATTGTATAATTAATAGATTGAATTTAACAAAACTTGCAGAAAAATATAATACAACATATAGAATTATTGATCAAATATATCATTTATGGATAAAAGATTATTTAAATGATATTGAAAAATTTCGTCAGTTTGTAATGTCATATTGTATTAATGACATTATTAGTGAATATCGTACAAATTGTAGTTTACATAAACTTGATAAAAAATATAAAATAAAACGAGAAGATCTTAATAAAATTTTGCCAGAAGATGCTAAGGATGATAGAAAGAAAAAACAAATTGAAAAATATAATGAAAATTATGGTAAACATTTAGATAAAGTTAATAAAGATCATAATTTGACAATTATTACTGATGATATTAAAAAAAATATTCTGATAGATTATCAGAATAATACGTCGATTAGACAAATATGTTATAAATATAATGTTCTTAAAAAAAGAGTGAAAAAAATATTATATGAAAATAATGTACAGATAAAACAAGAAGGTTTTTATACTAAATTACGACATAAAAACAGAAATGTAATTAATCATGCCAATTAATGGATCATTGCTTGGAGCTCAAATCCAGGCACAACTTGCTTCTATAGGATTTACAGGAACAATGGTGCCACAATTGTCAATGGCTATTGGAAATGGAATTGTAACTAATGTATTGTCAACTGCAATATATAATGGGGTGTCAACTGGATTGGGATTGGGAACAGGTGCATCAATTGGTACATTATCTGGTGGAATAATTATAGGATCAACTGTTGGAAATTTGATTTTTTTGCAATGTACTGCACAAGGGTTGATAGGCAGTAAAATGCAACCAATGTCAATGGCAATTGGAAATGCAGTGGCTTCTCACATGACAACAGCTATAGTTCAAGGTGTATCAACTATAGTAGGTATTGGAACTGGTACAGGAATAATTGTTGGTATAATAGGACCGATGATGGCATCAATTATATTAGCTCAAATGGTTGCTGTAGGTTTAGTAGGAACAAAAAATTTTCAATTAGCAAATGGAATAGGATATGGAGTTGCGGCTGCTTTTCAAACTGCAATTGTAAACACGACAATAACTGGTGTTGCAGTTGGACCAGTACCGCCAGCATTTCCTCCAATCCCGAGCGTTGGGACTGATACAGGTAAAATATTTTAAAGGAGATGAGATGCCGACTTTAAGTGACAGGGATAAAGGACTAATTCAAAAACAAATCGATGATTTGATTAGTCAAAATAAACAATTACAGGACAGTATTTCATCAGATATTAAAACAGTTAATAATTTAATGTTAGTCGATATTTCTAGTAAAAAATATGTTGATGAAACTCATGCACAAGTATTTGAATTGGAAGAAGAAAGAAGAATACTTGATGGAAAAACAATTATTAATCCAGTTCAACAACCTGCTTTTTCAATAACTTCAATTTGTAGATTATTTTTTAATACTAATGATAGTAATATTATTAATTTTCCAACGACGACAATAGATCATATAATTTTTGCACCTTTTATTCAGGTATTTGATGTAACATTTGTTTATCCGAATGTAATCACTAGAGGATCAGGCAGTTTTATTCAAGATGGTTGGTTATCGCAACAAAGACTTAAAATAGAAGGGTCTGAATTAAATGATGGTATTTATACAATAACAAATGTTAATGATTTATATCTAATACTTGATCAAACAGTAATGTCCGAGGCAAATGTAAACAAAGTAAAATTTATACATCCAAATATAATAACTAGAAGATCAGGTAGTTTTATTCAAGATGGTTGGATATCACAATGTAGACTTAAAGTAACAAATTCATCATTAAATGATGGTATTTATACAGTGATAGTTGTCAATGATTTGGAATTAATTTTAAGCGCATGTACTATATTAACATATGAAGATACAGGAAAATCATTTGTTACTTTTGTTATTAACAATAAACAATTTACTGAAGGAATAGCATTTGGTGTAGAACAAGATAGATCATTTGAAATCATCAATATTGACAATAGTGGTGATGTAATTGAAAATTATATAACTGCTATAGATTTTCCTGGACGAACATTTACTAACAATAATGTTATACGTGCTGGAACTTGGACTTTTAATGGTTGGTTTTGGGTTGATTCAATAAGTATTGGAATAGTAACTGTAAAATTTGAAGTTTGTAAAATAGATGTTAATGGAATAATAACTTCATTATTTATTACAGATTCTACATCAGCTATTACTGCTGTGTCATCTTTGTCTGCACAAAATGAAATTGTTAATTATATTATTTCTTCAGATATTTCTTTGCTTGTAACTGATAGAATTTTAGTAAGAGTACTAGCATTCAATAATAGTAATGTTATAAGAACAATACATTGGATATATCAAGGATCAGCAAGAGCATCTTTTATTAGTACAACGTTTGATGTTAGAATCACTATAAATGATAGTAGATTTATAGCAACTACTCCGCCAATAAATGTTCCTATTATTTCTTCTCGAGCTTATAATGTTTCAGGTAATATAACTAGTCCCAATTTTGAATTGTGGACTAGAGATAGACATGGGTCAACAACAACATATAGAAATGTACCATTAAGTTATACAATTTATAATAGTAATAATTTCATAACTGTTAATTTTGATGGCGGTATTGATACTGATGTTCAAGTTTATACTGAAGATATTTTAAATGCTTTAAGTGGTAAATCAGATATTGCAGCTGATGCTTTAGCCGGACAAATTACATTAGCATTAGGTGCTGCTGGTTTTGCAGATGCAAAATGTATTTATAATAGTTCAGCAAAAACTTTTACAATTGCATCAAGTAATGTTGGTCCGACATCGACAGCACAAGTTATTGTAAATAAGACAATACAATCTTTTGATACTTTGGCATTAGTAGCAGAACAACAGACTTTAACTGTAGATACTAAATTAATATTTCCTGTAAATTCGATTGTTGAATTATTTAATGACGAAAATAATAGAATGGTCGGTAGTGTTGTATCATATGATCCAGTCACAGGCAAATTAATTGTTAATATTACAACTGTGATTGGTTCTGGAATGTATAGTAATTGGATAATAAATAGAAAAATATTGACAATTTCTGATTCTGCACTTACAATAAATATTGGATTACGAATATTTAATGTTGAAAAGAATTTGACAACTTTATTTGTTGGTGAAATGGTTGATATTATTTATGACAATTTGAATTTTATGAGAGGCAATATTATTTCATATAATCCTATAAATGGAGAAATAGCAATAAATGCTACAAGCATTGTTTCTTCAGGTCCTCCATCACAAGTTTATAGGTATTGGATAGTTTCAACAATTGAATTATCAAGTTTAATGGGATTTGACAATCAAAAACAAATTATCGGTAGATATGCTAATAATAAATTGAAAGTAAATATTGATGGTAATGTATATAGATTAGAATTTACTTATGGTGATATTAGAAAACCAGAATTTAACAATAATTTAGGGTATGCTTTAGATGATTTCAGTTCTGATTGGCGATGGGATTTTACTGATAGTTTATTGAAGCCCGCACAGGCAAATAATGGTTCTGCATTAGCAGTATTGATTCAAAGTAAAATTCGGGAGTCTGTACCTGATGTTGAATGTGATTATTATACTACAAATAATAAATTTACAGTGTATTCTCCGACTTTTGGTCCGACGTCGTCAATACAATTTTTAGCTGCAGAAGATCCTCTTAGAGATTTAAGTCCTTTTATTGGAATGGTAACACCAACAGAAGTAAGAAATAATGAGACATCATATGATACAATAAAAGCTTTGTATGATTTTCTAAATAGTAATGGATTTAGTTGTTCAGATTTAACAACTGATTATTGGCATTCATGTTATTCATTACTTTCAATACAAAATCCGATGATCATATCAACAGATGTTTTAAATACAGGTTTGGTTTTACAAACGACAAATGAATACGATACTGCTAGTTTAGGGCAACCAAGATTATATGGTGGAAAATTAAAAATTGATGGTGGTAATAATATTATTGATATACCTATAGGACCTTATGCATTCGCTTATGGTAATTATTCTGAATCAGAATTAGCAACATTAATTCAGGATACTATACCAATTTGTACTGTTCAATATAAACAATCATTATCAAAATTTATTATAACCCTTACAGCAGGTTCATTTTTATTTGGTTCAGGATCAAATAAAGCCTTTAGCATGGCAAGATATTTAGGTTTTTCAGAAGTTGATTTAGTAGGACCGGGAACTTTTACAGCAAATTATTCTGTAACTTTTTCTGGTGCTGATTTTTTTAGTATGTCAGAAATTCCGCAATTTGTACAAAAACAAGTATTTAATTATCAGCCACCGTATTATACTGTCAATAGTCTTAAAGAATGTTCATTTACTTTATCAGGAACACCATTGACAATAGGTTTAGGAACAAAAACTTTAATAACAGTTGATTTAGGATTAATAATAAATCCAGGACAGTATATTGTTCTAGCAAATACTAGTTCAAATGAAATGATTGGCACAGTGACATCTTATAATCCTTTAAATGGAAGTTTAGTTGTTAACATAACATCAACTGTAGGTTCAGGGTCATATGATTATTGGAATGTTTTTTATAATTTTTTAGTTTATCCTGAATTAGGATATTTACAATCTGAACATACATTATTATTATTATCTACAAGTAATACATCACTGTTAATTTCAACTGGTAGTCAGACGTTACATGTTAATTCTACTTTATCATTGTCATTTGGACAGTCGATTACAATTTATTATGATAATACTCATACAATGATAGGTACTGTAATATCATACAATCCAGGTCCTGGAACATTAATTGTTAATATAACATCTATAACTGGATCAGGCACTTTTAATAGTTGGTATGTATTACCATCATTTAGTTTTAGTAGTTGGCATACTATTGCAAGTTCAGAATTGTCTGTTGCAGGAAATGAGTTATTAGTATTGGGTCAAGAACTTTCAAATAGTATGTATGATCCGATTAATAGTGGTAATCCAAATCCTGATTTAATAACTGCTATTACAAGTGAAAATAATAATTATAGTAGTTTAGTACATTGTATGTCGGGAATGACGGATAGTGATAGAATTGCAAGATTTAATCTCATTGGTAATAGAATAGCAGCAATTAATAATTCTCCTAATGGTAGGATACCCTGGGTTATTACTAGACTAATTAATATTGAAAATTATTTGTATTTTTATAATCCAGGATCATATTATGATAATAGATGGCAGCAAGTGATAAAACGTTTGAATAAGAAAACTGGGTCTTATTATAAAGTTGGTGAAAAACAACAGAACATTGTAACAGCGACAAACATGATTTCAAATAATAATTCTAAAATTAATGAATTAAAATCAATGATTTAAGGAGATGAATATGATTAAAATTAGTCGAAATAGTTTGAAAAAATTACATGTAATAATAAATAGTTTTAGTAAAGAAAAAGTTAATACAAAATTTGCTATAGCTATTTCTAAAAATAAAGTAAGATTTCATGAAGAGATGACTGTTATAATTGATATTGAAAGACCTTTAGTTGAATTTGAAAAGAAACGACGAATATTATGTCAAAAATATTCAATAAAAAATGAAAAAAACATGCCGACTATAATGGATAATAATTATGTGCTACAAGACATGGATAATTTTGGTAAAGAATTAGAAACTTTAATAAAAGAATATTCAGTCATGGATGTGCAAGCTGCAATGAATGAAGAAGTTGAAATTGATCCATTCCTGATAGATGAAAATTTGTTGCCAGAGTCTTTATCAATAGAACAATCTGATGCATTATTGCCAATATGTATAAATGAAAAAACGGAATTAGAGAAAGCTAAATTGGAAATAGTTGAACTTAAAAAGAAAATTGCTGAATTGACAAAAGGATAAATATGGCTACTTGGGAAAAGAAAACATCATTAGGCCTTCAAGATAATATTTTAGAACCATTATTAAAGTCTTTAAAAGAAGCTTTAGTACATGAACAAGAACAATTGATACATAAGTTAGAGAATTTAAAAAAATTAGGTGTGATTCAAATTGATGATGAAATATTTAATAACAAAATAAAAGAATTGAAGTCAAAAATATGAGTGTAACACCATCATTAACTGTAATTGATTTTGACCCAGTATCTAAAGGATATTCGGCATCAAAAATATTGTCGCTATATAATACTAGTAATAATCCCGTTGATATCACTAATATAAATATTTCAAGTGTAGATTTTAATACTAATGCTGTACCTTTTACTATTGCTGCTTATGACTGGGTGCAAATTACATTTGTATATACTGCAAATACTGATCAATCTGCTACAATAACTATTTCAAATAATGCTGGTCCCGATGTTATTATCGATGCAATAGCTGTAATATTAGAACCCATTGTATCTATTGATCCAGGAATTCTTAATTTTGGAGATGTTGTTATTGGTGAATTGTTAACTTTATCAATGACTGTGTCTAATATTGCTACAAATGGTTCGATTTTAAATATAACAAACATTCAAGCATTGCTAAATCCTGATATAACTATTAGTCAAACAAGTTTTGAAGTTGTTAGCGGTGAATCTATCGTTGTTGCTGTAACTTTTACTCCTACTACAGTTGAGCAACTTATAGCTGCTCAATTAACTTTTACTGCAAATATATTGATTGATCCAATAGTTTGTTCTGGCGCAGGAATTGAACCAATAATATCATTATTTTTAAATAGTATACCATCAAAATTTGAAACAAAAGTTGGTCAAAAAATTGAGCAAAAAGTTGAACTTAAGAACACAGGAAATGTTGTAATTACAGTTTCAAACATAAATTTTAGTTTGCCATTTTCTGTAAATGAGAGTTATCCTTTTAGTATTAATCCTGGAAATATTTATACTTTAGGCATATTTTTTCAACCTACTGATGATGCATTGGTGGATCAAGATATTGTTGTACAAAGTAATTCACTAAATGATTTATCAATTCATGTCACTGGTCAAGGTATATATCCTCAAATTTTAGTTGATACATCAGATATAAATTTTGGAAATCAACCTACTAATATTGAAAGTAAGCATATATTGTCAATACAAAACATTAATAGTGTTGATTTGATTGTTTCAATACAATTAATATCAGATGTTTTTGTAATTTCTCCAATATCAGCTATTGTTTTAGCAAATAATTTCTATAATTTTGATGTAATATTCAAACCATTAGATACAGTGTCATATACAGCTAAATTAAGAATTACATGTGATGATCCTATAAATAGTCAAATTATTATTACTATCACTGGTACTGGTGTTCATAAACCAATTATTGAAGTTGAAGATAAAATATTATTTGCAGATACTAATGTTAAAACTTCAAGTCAAAGAACTGTGACGATTAATAATATTGGTAATGATACATTGAGTGTTACTAATATTAGTGTTATAGATAGTGCTTCATCTTCGTATAGTGTTGCAGGATTTATACCGACAACTATAGCTCCTGGCGGTTCAGCGTTTTATTCAATAATATTTGCACCAAGTACATCAGGTGATCTTTTAGGAAAAATTCGAATAAATAGTAGTGATATAGATCGACCTCAAGTAGATGTTGTGTTAAAAGGTCTTGGAGTTGTTCCTGAAGGTGCATGGGAATCATTTGATTTACAGTCAATGTTACCGAAGTCTATTATATCAACAGCAGATGCTATTAAAAATGTAATAGATCCAATGAAGACAATATTAAAATTAATTAATAGTGTGTTAAGTGTTGTTAAAGTATTATTGGTTGATACTGGAAGTGCATTAAAAGCAATATTGACTGCATTATCAAAAGCTATTGAACAATATGTTAATGATTTAGCTGCATCTGGTGTTTATTTATTGCCTGTATTTCCAAATATAAATTATAATGATCCGACTGTAGAAGCTGAACCTGGATTTGCAAAATTTTTGGCAAGTGTTGGAGGTGGATCTGAAGCTTTTAAGAAAAGAGTTACTGATTCTTTTGATGATATTTTTGATAGTAAACGACCACAATTTTCTGAATCAGCGGATGTAGGTGCATATATTATTGCTATTGATTCTGGAAACCTTGTTGACGTGATAAATGGAATAAAATCATTACAGAAAATATTTACGTCAATAGATTGGCAACCACAGGTTCAAGAACCAAAAAATGTTACAGCTGTTTCTGGAAGTTCAAAAGTTATAGTACGATGGGAATTGCCGGAATTTATAACATTTAGTATATCTGGAATATTTCATAAACAAAATTTAATTGATTTAGTTTCTGGATTTGATATTTACAGGACTCAACTACAATCAAATGCTATAATTGCTCAACAAGATTATTATGATACAGATAATAAGACAATAATATCTAATAGAGGTGATGTTATTGATTCTCAAACAAAACAAAAGTTAAAACCGATAGGTAGTGTGAAAGCATCTGAATATAAACTTAGATTTAGCAATTTTGCTGTTGGTTGGAGCAAAGATGTTCAACCTGCAATGCCGTTAGGATATGAGTATCAAGATTTAAGTGTTGAAAATGGTACAAATTATTATTATACTATTAGAACTACAATGGGATCGAGTAGTGGTAGTGTATTATCAAATGAAGTTGTAGGTTCATCAAAATTATTTGCAAAACCATCGATAGATTCTGTTATTTTTGAAAGATGTGCAAATTTTGCTTGTAATATTGATAAGTCACAAACAACTGTGATCAAAAAACTTAGTAATGTAATTGTAAAATCTATTAATAGAAGTGGTATTGCGAAGCAATCTAGTAATTTTTCTGTTAGTACAAAAATACAAATTAATGCAGGATTTCAACAAGTAAATACATTTACTTTTACAATTGATGATATGATTGACATGAGATATATCTCAATTAGAAATTTGAGTGAAACTATACGTAGAATGAAAAGTAATGATCTAAATTTTAACTATGATAGATTCATTGATGTGGAAACGAGCAAAATTGATACAAATGCTCCTGGATATGATCGATTTATAACAGTACTAAATGATACAAAGTTAACTTATGGTTGGGATTTGTTAATAGCTAGACAGAATAATAAAACTATATTAACAATTAGTGATATTTCAAGTATTGGTTATCAAAATGGTGATGATATATACGTAGAATATACTATAAAGGCTTATTCACCAGCTTGTAGAAAACAAAATATAAATTTTGATGAAATTTTGTGTGCTAATGGTGTCAATAAACAAATTTGTGAACAATATGTAAATAAACGATGTGTTTATGATAGTGGAAACGCATGCTTAAATGTCGGTTATACAAAGTTAGGTACTAAATGTGTGCCAAATAGATTATTTTTTGATACTGTTTTATGTCAGGATGGAACAATAGGTGGTGAAGTACAATATTATAATAAGCAATATAGAAATGATCCAAATTATTGTTTGCCAACGATAGGTAATTCATCAGGTTCTTGTGCCGGTTATACATCAATAGAAGAAGGTGTTACTGGTACATACCCAAATTGGATGAATATGACTGCACAAAGTTTATTTAAACCCGTTGAGGATTTTATTAAATCATTAGAAGCTTGGGTTAATTCAGAACTTGATGCAATTCAAAAAGGATCTGAATCTGTAACACAATTTATAGATTTGTTGACTGTTAAGATTAATACATTGGCAGATTTTATAGATCAAATTGAAAAAATTATTGATACTATAAAGACTATTTTTTCTCCGAATGCAGGTTTTTATATTCTTAGAATTGATGTTAAAACTGGTGGTGTTGAAAGAATAAAAGCTCAGGTTAAATCTGCAATTGGAGGTCCTGATTCAGGTCAAAATGGTTATACTGCTGGATTGGTATTATTGATTGGTGGACCGAATGTAGATAAGATTCAAGGCTTTTTGAATTTGTTTTTTTAATCAATTGATAAGTCAGTTATAGTTTAAGAAACATTCAAGGAGTAATAATGAAACATTTGGCTATAATTCAATCAGAATTTGTTAAAGAAGCAAGAAAATGGGATGATTTGTCTTTAGATGAACAAAGGGCTTATTTAAAAAGACATAGGAAAAGTAAAAGACGGTTAACTGCGAGACCAAAACGTGAAGTTTCTGGAGAAGACACGCAAGAACATTCTGAATCTATTAAATCATTATTGCAAAATGAGCCTGAAGGTGATGGAGATTATGCAATACGTGAATCGTTTCCAGATAAATCTAAAAGAAAATATAAAGAATTATTTAAACAATTTAATGAACATTATGGAAAAAGTAAGAAATTACCTAAAACTGATTACCATATTGGCGTCAGAACATGGAATAAAGATGGAAATGAAATTATACTTTCATATAAGAAATATAGTAAAAATACTGTTGTTAGTATTTTAACAAAAGAAAATAAAGAATTAGAAGATGCTGATCAAAAATTAGTAAAAGGTTTAAAAACTTTTGATTTTGATATGTCACATACTAGTCCTAAAAGAATGGTAAATAGAATTATTAAGTTGAAGAAGAAATATCCCAAACAATTATTTTCTGTTGGTGAGGGACCACATGGTGGTGTAGATCCTGACGGTATGACTCTTATGGTTATTCCAACAAAAGAACATAAAAAAGCAGTACTAAGATCTGGTGACTGGGGTCCTGAAATTTCAAAAGTTGACAGTTATTTTATTAGTGATCTTAAATCTTTAGCACAACATCGAGAAGGTGAGATGTACGATTAAAAATTTATAATTCTTGCTTCTTTTATCCCTCAAAGACATTCATCGACCTATTAAGGGAGAATGTCTTTATATCCTCTCAATATCGATAATCGTTTTATAAAATCATAATATCTTACAATTATGAAAAGAGACATTCATGGCATTTGATTTTTTGGGAATATTTTCAAAACAAGAACTTGAATCTTTACGTACGTATCTGCAAAGTCAACTTGATAGTGTAGATGCACAAATTAATCATATGATTTTTGAGATAGGCCAGTTACAGAAAACATTATCTGATTTATCAGATTATTCCAATCGTATGAATGTTAAGTTTAAAACTTTTGAAAAATCTTTTTTTAGAGTAGTACCTACACAAGTTGATGACATTGATTCTGCTATTTTAGTACAGAGAATAAAAGAACCTTTTTATTCAAATATTAAAGTAAGAGATAATATTGAACATCGAAATAGAAAAATTCTTGATAAAATAGAACAATTGCAAGAAAGAATTCATTTGTTACGGATTACTAAGTCAGATTTTAGAACTAATATCGAAACAATTAATTCATTGTTTGACAATAAACATAGGTATTTAAAGACAGAAGGGATTGTGACCTAATGTCATTTGATACAAAACTTTTACGATATTGTGATCATAAAGTATCTGAGGATGAATACTGTGTTGAAGATACTGATTTCAAAACAGTGACAATTAGTTCTATTGTTGCAAATCCTGATAGTATGATTGTTAGAGTTGATGGTGTGCCTTTAAATAGAAATAACACAACAGAACTTTTATTTACAGAAGATGTAACATCACAAATTACAGGATCAAATACTATTTATGTAGCATCTAAAATACCAATTTATGATGGTTCAAATAGAAAAATATTGGCATCAAGACCTTATGATGTAATTGTACAAGTAACTATTACTGATGAAGATGCTTCAGCTCAGTTTACAGGTATAGATACACTTTTAGTGACACAACATAGACCTTTAATGTCAAAATATGACATATATGCAACACAACTAACAAAAAATGATATTACAGTCAAAGTTAATTCTGTTATTGTAGATATTGATTCTATTGAACCTATATTTGGTAAAATAATATTAAAAAATGCGCCGGTTGCTGGTGCAATTGTGACTGTATCTTATATATATAGGGCGCATGTTAAGAATGTTGACGCAACAACAGGTAGAATAACAATTAAAGAGGTTATTCCAACGAATCAAACTGTTGCAATATTTTATTATCCATTATTTAAGGATGGGTGGCAATTAACATTTGATAACACATTTGGTGTAAGTAAGATTATTTTTGATCAACAAAAACAAACAAATCAATTTTTGATTCAGGATGAAGATGTGTCAAATCAATTTACTGGTATTGAAAATTATTTTTATACACAACATAAACCTATAATTCCACCAAAAGCAAAAATAAGAACAGATCCAAATGCAACAATGATAACTCAAGTAGCTGTATTAGTTAATGGACAACGTATTACTCCAGTTAATATGGATGCAATAACAGGTGAAATTAATTTAGGATTTGTACCAAAAATAACTGATACTGTGACAATTTCATATAATTATAGAGATGAAAATGTGCCGACAGATATAATATCATTAGATTATCAAGTCACAATATTAAAATGCAGAAAATGTAGAAGAACTGGTCAAGTTAATGATTATGATTATGATAAGTTACATGATGTAATTACAGTGGTTAAAGAGCAAAAAATGTTGCAAGATTTATTGAAACTTGTAACAGCAATAAAAGGAACAAATACAGCACATCCATGGTATGGAACATCATTAATATCTTATATTGGTACAGCTAAGCCATCGGAATATTATATACCGAAATTTAAAGGTGAGATTATTGATGCTGGTGAGAAGATGAAAGATTTACAAACACAACAGACACAGTATCAACAAGTTGATGATGAAGAATTTTTTAGTTTTCTTAGTAATATTATTGTTGAACAGAGTGATATTGATCCAGATTTTTATGATATAGATGCTACTGTTGTATCTCAAGCTGCGACAGCTATTCAGTTGGACACATCACTAATGTTTAACAAGCCGCTCTTTCAAGGAAATTAATGTCTATAATTTATCAAGTTAAAAATAAAATAAACGGAAAACTTTATTTTGGTCAGACTACTAGAACTTTAGAAAAACGAAGGATTCAACATTTTAAAGATGCTATGAAAAATGATGATCTTTATTTTCATAGAGCTCTTAGAAAGTATGGGTTTGATAAATTTGAGTGGAGTATAAAATGTAATACTTTAGACAACTCTACTTTAGATAAAGCTGAACAGTATTTTATAAAAATGCATAATACTATGAATCCACAAAAAGGTTATAACTTAAATGAAGGTGGTAAGGGTAAAATAATATCAGAAGAAACTAGAAAAAAATTAAGTATAGCATCAAAGGGTAGGAAATTTACTGAAGAGCATAAAAAGAAATTAAGTGAAATAAAGTCAGGTAAAAATCATCCAATGTTTGGCAAGCATCATTCAAAAAAGACTAGAAAGAAAATAAGTGAATCAAATAAAGGTGAAAATCATTATTTATTTGGTAAACATCTTTCAGATGAAGTGAAAAGAAAAATGAATGAAACAAGAAAAAACAATCCTAATTTTTATAATAGACCATGTTCTGATGAAACTAGAAGAAAAATTAGTGAATCAAAAAAAGGTAAAAAAATGTCTGAAGAAGCTAGGAAAAAAATTAGTGAGTCAAGAAAAGGAAAAAAATTATCTGAAGAAACAAAAAGAAAAATTGGTGAATCAAAAAAAGGAAAAAAATTATCTAAAATTATTAAGACATTGATTATAACAAGAAAAATTAGAAATAAAATAGTTGAAAGGACATTTCATGTCTAGACCTTCACAGCCTACCGGTCTATTTACAGAATCATCAGGAAATGCAGTCATCATAAAATGGGATGCCAATCCTGAAACTGATATTAAAGGTTATAATATTTATAATGCCACTACTTCTGGTGGTGGTGTTAGTGGATATGCTAAATTAAATAATGAATTAATTACAGTTGTGAATAGTGTTGTTCAAAAAGTGATTGATTCTACAACTACAGTACAAGTAATAGGTGGTGTAAAAACTACAACAACAGTTGAAGACTTTCAAAATATATCAATTTATGCTTATACTCATAGCGGGCTTGTTGATAATAGACGACAATATTATGTAATTACTGCTGTTAATAATGGTAATGAAGAAAGTTTATTTTCTATTGAAATAAGCGATGTACCAATAATAATAACATCAAGTATTGTTGATTTTCCTGTTAGATCTACAAGTGATGTAGCTCAAACAATGATTGGTCGAATGCTTGATAGATATCCTGATCTTGATGTTAAACCTGGTACAATGACTAGAGACATTCATATTGATCCACATGCTGCTAATTATGGTGATTTATACATTTATATTGATTTTCTTTTGAGGTCACAATCTTTTCTAACGTTGTTAAATATTGATGATCCTAATAATACTGGATCATCAATCAGTGTATCAAATTCTGTATATAAACAACAGTTAAAGGCAGCATTACATTTAACTGTAGATGCAGATGTACAAAGTTTGATTGATTTTTCTTTTGACAAACTTGCAGCAAATAGTCAAACATTTAGAGAGCCTGCAACTGGATCTATAGGTGAAGTTGTTTTTTATACTATAATAAAACCAACAGCAACAATAACTGTACCGTTAAATACTATTGTGTCAACGACAGCAACATCAACAGTGCCTGCCATAAATTTTCAAACATTGGCTGAAGCTAAAATGTTGATATCTTCAATTGATCAATATTTTAATGAAGCTACACAACGATATGAAGTAACTGCTCCAGTACAATCTGTTCAAACAGGCTCTATAACAAATGTTGATGCTGGCACAATTACAAACTCTACATTTACACAATTTCAGGTAACAAATATAAGGCCGACGCAAGAAGGATCTGATAGTGAAAGTAATAGTAATTTAGCTTTTAGAGCAATGTTGGCTTTTACTGGTTTAGATATTGGAACTCTTGACGGATATTTAAGAACAACTATTGGTGTTCAATACGTTCAAGATGTTTTAGTAGTTGATGCAGGTCATCCATTAATGCAAAGAGATTATGATATTGTAAGAAAGCAGCATGCTTATGGAAAAGTTGATATTTATTTTAAAGGATTTTCAGAAATAAGTTATACTGATACTTTTGGTTTTGTATATAATGGTGTGATTGATGAAACAGTAGTGGTTGTTGTTGCTAGTTTACCAGTACAGTGGAGAATTCAAGTTATAAATCCAGATGTTTCAATTGATGATCCTGTTTATTTAATACAAATGATTGAGAATATAACAAAAAGTAAATTATATGATTTGACAGGCAATTTTACAATTAAAAGAAATGCTGTTATTTTACCTAAAGATCAATATTCAATGGATTTAATAACGGGAGAAATGACATTTGATACACCATTATCGTTTGGTGATCAAATAGTTGCAGATTATGATTATAAAGTTGCAATTACAAATGAAACAGTAATAGTTCTTGATCCCCAAACTATTCAAACTATTAATAATCCAGTAGCATTATTTTCTGAGATAATTTATGGATCGAGAACAAATAATTTTGTAGTTGGAAATTTAACAACATCAAATACGATAGTTTCAATAAGTACAGGATTACAAACTGTAATTACAAATGATTTGAATTTGATGTTTAGTGTTGATGAAGTCATTGAACTTAAATATGATGATACACATAAAATGCAAGGAGCTGTAACATCATATGATGTGATGACAGGAATTTTAGTCGTGAATGTGACGTCTACTGCTGGATCAGGATCATTTAATCCGTGGACAATATCAACAGTTGGTTTTCCAGTATCAGTTATAACAATAACAACAGGTGAACGTCATATTTTCAGAACTGGTGATAAAGTCTTAGTTTCAAGTCCTTCAGGAATATTACCTGCTCCATTAGTAGCTGATATAGGCTATTATGTGATTTGTAGTAGATTAACAGAAACTGGAACAAGACAGTTGAAATTAGCCACAACAATAGAAAATGCATTAGCAGGTGTGGCAATTGGTTTTGTTGATGCTGGTTTTGGATCATTAGTAATTACTCCTGATACAAAAGTGACATTAGTAAAAGATTTAGATTATACAATAGATTATAGTACGGGCATTGTAACAATAAATAGTGCATTGACGACACAAAGATTTTATAATACATTTATTGCTGTTGGTGACATGTTGACTGCAGATTATAAATATGTTACAACAGTATTAAATGAAGTTGTTATTGCAAGTGCTTCTGGTGGAGAAATAACAGCATTATTAAGTCATGACAATGTTGTTGAAGCGATATTAATAGAAGCTGATGGAAAAACTATTAATATTAATACTCATAATGCTATTAATAGTACTATTGGATTATTGTCAACAGATATTGTTAGAATGACATATCGTTATCGTAAATCGCCGCCGATTATTTTTTCAAATCAACCAGTTGATACTATTGTTTCTATTGTTACAGCTAATGGGACAGTTTTACAGGAAGGTTCAGGATACACATTTAATAAGGTTGACGATATTTTAATTGAAGGAAATTCAGTAAGATCACAACGAAGTGTGACACTACTATATAATCCTAGTACAGGAATGCCTGAAGGACAATTATATGATTTTAGTGAGAATGTTGTGCTTGCCGGACTTGATTACAAGTCGTTAAATAAAAAAGGAATTGATGAGCATACAATTGTAGTTACTGATTTAACACAAACAATAACATATGAATTAAATAATGATTATTTGATATTGTCTGCAGAAACACCATTTAATTATGTTCAAATTGCAAGATCAAATACATCTTCAATATCAACGGGTCAAACAGTTATCGTAAGTTATAAATATGGTGAACAAATGACTGCAACTTATACTGTGAATTCATTAATTAAAACTATACAAGATAAAATAAATGTTTCAAGACACGTTACTGCAGATGTTTTGGTTAAAGCTGCAAATCAAATTGATGTTGACTTAGAATTTAATGTAAAATTAGCTACTGGTGCAAATACTCCAGTAGTTAAAGATCAACTTTCAACTAAATTGTTTACAATATTTGATCAAAAGAAAATGGGTGATAGAATTAGTCAAAGTGATGTCGTTGCTGTAATTGATGATAGTGCAGATGTTGATTATGTTAGTTTGCCTATGACAACAATGAAAATATCTGATGGTGTTCATATTGCAAACGAGGTAATACCAAACAGTATTAATTGGTTTATTTATCAAGTTGGAAATGCTATTGTTTATAAAACATTAGCTGGTATATTAAGATATAAGACATTGGGTAGTAGCAGTGATATTTCAAAATTTTGGAGAGTGACAAAAGATAATGTTGATCTTACATTAGTTGCGACACCAGATGATGTCAAAACTTTTGCAAATCAAGCATATATTAGTAGTGATGGATCTATCTATTTATCTGTTAATTATCAACAGGAAGTTGTTGCCGCAACTGATATAAATATAGTAAATAACACTATTCTTGTAAGTCAAGTATGGGAAACAGGAACAAAGGTTCAATTTATTTCAACAGGATCATTACCTGATCCTTTACTACCATTAACAGATTATTATGTGATATTTCTTAACAATATTTATATTAGAATTGCAAGTTCACTAGCTAATGCTCAGTCCGGAATTGCAATACCTTTTATAAATCAAGGTACAGGGAATCATACAATTGTCAGTCAGATTAGTTCAAGCGTGACAAATTTTAATGTGACTGTCGCATATAATGTACATGGAGAATCTGGTGCGAATGACATCATTGTATCAGATTTAGATTATTTGAATCTTAAATCATTAATCATCAATATTATCTAAGGGATACTATGGGAATTCCAATAACTGTTAGCAATATTTCAACACAGTGGTGTAATAGTTTTTTTGCAGTTTATTTTACAGTAAATGAACCAAGTGATACATATTATACTTTAGATGGTACTGATCCTAAAACTTCGATTACAAGATTACAATATATCAGTCCATTTATATTACAAGACGAAACTTATCCCATAGTTGCTAAAGGTTTTTGGTCGAGTAATGCATTTAATTTCACAGTAAATGGTCCAGTATCTTTTATTGCTAATATACTAACAAGCGAATTAAATGTTTTTGATTCTAGTATTTATACTGTTGGTGATATTGTAAATGTTTCGGGATTTGCGTTGCCAGATCCATTAGTTGTAGGAACAAATTATTATGTAATCATTACATCTCCGACAACAATACAATTAGCTTTAACATATGATGATGCTATTTTAAACAATTTTATTACATTGATTAGCACAGGTGTTGGAGGACAGTTAGAAACAAGTATATTGAATGTTGATATTCCTGCGAATGTTTTTGTGTGTGATAGTATAACAGATCTTTTGATTGGCAATAATTCTTATAATACTGGAGATATCGTAACTTTAACTGGTGGATCATTACCCACACCGTTACAAGAAAATATATATTATTTTGTAATTCATATTAGTAATACTTCAATAAAACTAGCAGCATCGTATACTGATGCATTGGCTAATATACCTATAGATTTAACAACTGGTGGTGCAGCAACAGCGAGTGAAATTTTATTTATTCGTGATATGCCGATTAATTTCATTTCTGATTTAGGTGATGATATATTATATTTGAATTTGTCATTAGACATTTATACTACTGGTGATATCATAACAGTTTCTGGAAATTCTTTACCATCACCATTAAATACATCAACAAATTATTATGCGATTCGAATTTCTGAAAGTTCTTTAAAACTTGCTTTAACATTTGATGATGCAAAAGCGAATATTGCAATTCATTTAACAAATAATGGATCTGGTACTGTCCGTAGTTATTCTATTACTACTGTATCTGGAGCAGGAAAACCAGTTATTCCGTCAAATTATGCCACATTGGCAGATCTTATTATTGGCGAAAATTTAAGTATATCAGATATATTTAATACTGCTGACGGGTCAGATGTTACTAGTGGAGAATTAACGACTGCAAAGGCTGCGTCACTTAATGCAGATGATGCCTTTACAGTTGATACTTTAAGTACTGTTTTATTTGATGACTCGTTACCTTCAGTATTGTCAGAAACAACTAATTATTATATCATTAGATTATCTGACACGCAAATAAGATTGTCGATATCTCAGGAAAATGCTAGAGATATTAATTTTGTTGATATTGCTTCAACAGGTATAGGACGGTTAATAACTAGTATAATAACAATAAGCAACGACAATAATTATTTTACTGGAGATATTGTTACTGTTTCAGGACCATCTATTCCAGTACCATTAGTTTCAGGTACACAATATTATGTTATTAGATTATCTTCAACAACTATAAGACTTGCGACAACTTTTGCCAATGCAGTAGCTAATAATTTTATTGATTTTACTTTTGCAGGCACTGGTGATATAACAATAACCGGATTAAGAATAAGATATTATTCAATAAGCCATTCTACTAGCGAGATAAATGATGTACAAACAGAATATGTAAAAATTGACAGTCATTCGCCTATTACAACTGTAAATACTAATATTGTACCTGATGGGTCAAATAATTGGTATTTAACATCTCCGATTATTTCATTATCTGCTACTGATAATGTATCTGGGTTAAAACAAATATTTTATTCTTGGGATGGTCAACCATTTCAAGAATATACATCATTGTTTATAACAATACCAAATATTGGTGTTCATTATTTACAAGCTTATTCTGTAGATATAGCAGGAAATAAAGAAGATGCTTTAACGCAAGTGTTCAAATATGATAATATTGTTCCATCAACTGAAATTTTAATCCCATTAACTGTTTCTCATGAACCAGTTACAATAACTTTTTTAACAACAGATAGTGCATCAGATAATACAACAACATATTATACAATTGATGGAACAACTCCTACAATTAATTCTAAATCGGGATCATCTTTTGAAATTAAAGATTCTGGATTATATGTTGTAAAATTCTTTTCAGTAGATGATGCTGGAAATATTGAAAGTGTAAAACAATCTGATCCATTTAGAATTGAGCTTGGTGAAACAACTCTACAAGTAATATTAACTGAAAGTTTTCCAATAAACGGAAAACACGGTTGGTATAGATCATCGCCTGATATTGGTGTTGTTACAAACAAACCTAACTTAATAAACACATTACAATATAAAATTGCTCCAAACAGCAAACCAACGACAGCAACCTATACTAGTACAGTTCAAATAACAAGTCCAATTGATTTATTTAATGGGTCATTAATTTCTCTTGAAATTGATCAATCAGGTCAACCATTAACAATTGACATTAGAGGTGTCGACTCTAGAAATACATCGATTCAAGACATTATTGATGGCATCAACAATGCTATTGGTACAGTTATAGCAACGCAAACTGGTGTTGATGGTTTAGCTGGAACTGGATATATTACTGTTACATCACCGGCTGCAGCAACTGGAGTTGCAACATCAGAAATAAAATTTGTTAATCCTGGAAAATTTGATGCTACTTTAACTGTGTTTGGTCTTGATTTTGATCTTCAACCAGAATATACATTTACAGAAACTTATTTATATCAGACCTATACAAATCTATTTACATTACCAAGTGATAATATTTGGTTGGTAAGTGCTAAAGCTGTTACTGATACAGAAACTGCAATAACACAAAAGATTTATTATCTTGATTCAACAAATCCTGAAACCAGTATAAGTATCTTTCCTGGATCAATTAATAATTATTATACACAACAACAGCAAATAACATTAACTGCGACAGATAATATTTCAGGCGTTGACAAAATTATTTATCAAATGGATAAGGATCCCACGATCCGCTATTATACGGGACCCATACAATTACCATTTGTATTAGCATCTAGAACAATAACATTCGTTTATTTTTCATCAGATATTGCTGGAAATATTGAATCACCACATGAAATAATATTAAATTTTGATATCGCGCCACCTATAACATCAATAAATAGTGTATCTACAAATTATATTAACGATTTTACCGATATTGATAGAATTCAAGATACTGATGAAGAAACTGATGAAAAGTGGCAAAATAATTATGGACCCATTGGCGATCATATACAAGATGCAGGATTTATCGTACCTTCTAGATATGATATTCTTTGCACATTAGCTCCTGTAGTTGATTATAATGATGTTACGAGACAATATGAAATTACATCATTGATGACGCCGTCATTAAGACAAACTTTACAATATTTTAGAACATGGACTGAATTAGATGCTTATTTGGCAACTTTAAATTTAAATTATACTCATATAGCATTTACAGCTGACTCATTAACTGATATATTAACTGTTAGCTCTAATATTTATCAAACGGGATATGTTGTAAATGTTATAGGATCTTCATTACCAGCACCATTAACTGAATCAACAAATTATTATGCAATTAGATTGTCTGCAACACAATTACAACTTGCAGCAACTTATGCTGATGCAATTGCAATTGTTCCTACACCGATTGATTTAACATCTAGTGGTAATGGCGATTTAGTTAGAGTAACGCCAGAAGCAACAATTTTTAATAGTCATGCACCAACATTATTTACTGTATCAATAATAATAGATGACACTTTAGATTTATCAGAACCTAATTATAAATATGCTACTGGAGATGCAGTAAAACTGACAGGTCTATCATTACCAGAACCATTAGTACGAAATCAAACTTATTACATTATTAAATTGTCTCCAATTGCAATAAAGCTTGCATATTCATATGCTAATGCAATTGCAAATAATGCTATTGAATTAGCATCATTAGGTTCAGGAAATATTATAACAGATTTCAGATTATATTTGTTACCTACTGATGATTTATCTGTTACTGTTACTGAATTACCGATAGATAGAGATGTTGTCAATAATATATTAACTGTTAGTGGCATTATAGACAGTATTGTTACAGTATTTAATGATACTACAAGTCAATATTTAACAGTTGACTATTTTAATGACAACAAAATTTATATATTAGAACCTTTTGGCGTAAGTGATAATATATTGGTTAATTACACATATTCTAGAATAACGTCCACAGATTATATAGTTACATATTCAGCAGATGATATTAATTTCACTACACGATCAGGCTCTGGTTTAATTGTCATTCTTGCAGATAGTGGATTTTACAATTTACAATATAGATCGACTGATATTGCAGGTAATGTTGAACCATTTGAAACATATCCTGCAAAAATTGCTATTATAAATCAAAGACCAGTAATTATAACAGACATTGTTGATAGTTTACATACAAATAATCCGTTATCTCCAAATAGTGATGGTTGGTATATTAACGGGACATCACCCGAAATAAAGGTAACATTTGAAGATCAATTACATTATGTTTTTAAAGAAAGTTCTTTTGTTGTTAGTATCAATAAATCTGTCATTCCATCATTATATGCAAATTTAACCCAATTAACGACAACTGAAAATTTATTAATTTCATATTTTCCACAAACATCATTTGTTGCAAGTGCAGCAACAGATATATTAACTGTTCCAGTAAATACTTATGAAACAGGTGATGTTGTTGAAATTATAGCTCCTATATTTCCAGATTTATTACCGACACCGTTAACTACAATGACAGCATATTATGCAATTTATGTGTCATCTACTGAATTAAAGTTAGCATTAACATATAATGATGCTGTAAATAATATCTTCATTGATTTAACGACTGACGGCAGTGGATCCTTAAACAATGCAAATAGATTTTTTTCAGGTGATGGTACTGATACAGGTGATGGAGCACTCGCAGCTGCTAAAGGATCATCAATTGTTCAAGGTGATACATTTTTTGTAACATCATCATCAACAGTTGTTTATTTAGAAACTATTTCTATAAGTGGCGCATATATAGTTACATTTGAAGCCTTTAGAGTTGATCCATTTATAGAACAAATGATTTCAGTTTCAAGTATTGTTAACACTATTCATGGTGGAATATATTCTTCTATTACTTTGGATATAAATCCTAGTAGATTTTTTGCTGCAACAAATGTTGCTCTTTTAGGCAATGATACTTTTGAAATTGATTATATTTTTACGACTTCTCAGGATAATGTGACACCGTTATCAAAACAAATTGATATTATACCACATTCAACATCTACTGTTAGTTATGTTGATGATTTTTACAATCAATTAAGTCCGCATTTATTCTTCAATGGCGTATCATATACATATAATTTTGAGGGTCAACATACTGCTTTTGTAGCAATAATTGATAAAAATAATAATCTTACAATTGAATCTACTATCACACAGTTGGTCGGATTCAATAATATCATAAAATTAGATACTTTTATTCCCGTAACAACAGATGACACATCATCAATAATTGGCTGGAATCCCGCTCCAGGTCATACTGGTTGGGTATCATCTGCTATAGTTACATTGTCAGCTACAGATTTTAATACACCGAACAATTCTGGAATTAAGAGCATAACTTACAATATACACGGTTTAGTGCCTGATGTAGTTGTTACAAGTCCTACACCCGTTGATATATTTGATGCATCAATAATACTTGATATTTCAGGTCAATATACAATTAAATATTTCGCACAAGATTATGCAGGAAATATTGAATTAGTTCAAACCGCTACAGATATTGTTCAAATTGATAATATTGCGCCAATTACAAGTGTTGTTGTAAGTCCACCTAACGGTTTAGAAAATTGGTATGTTACAAATCCAAATATAAGCTTAACAGCTGTTGATGCGCATTCAGGTGTAAATGCTATTTATTATAAATGGGACAATAGTATTTTCTTTATGGTATATACTGGCGTATTTTTAATACCATCTGAAGGCATTCATACTTTATACTTTTTTAGTGTTGACAATGTTGGAAATACTGAACAAATTAAAAGTTATGTTTTTAAATTAGATGTAAATCCGCCGACTACAATTGATAATATTTCAGGTCAATGGACAAATAATCCAGTGATTACATTTACAGCTATTGACAATGTATCTGGTGCAAAACGGACATATTATGAAATAAGATTATCATCTATTCCAGTACCAGATCCAACATTACTTTCACCGTATACTGAAACTTTTACAATAACTGTACCATTGAGCGGAATTTATCATATAAAATATTTTTCTGTTGATGTTGCTGGTAATGTTGAATCTATAAAAGTTGGTTAGTATAAAAATTATAGTATGGAGTAATACATGGCTGTTTATTATGTAAAAGCAACCGGATCAAATACTTGGCCATTTGATACTGAAGTTAAAGCCGCACTCACTTTTAATGATCTTTTTGTAGGATTGGATGCCCATAGTGTAACTTTGAGTCCAACTGATGTTGTTGAAGTTAGAGGAGTTATTACTGAATCAGTGACTTCTAGTTTTGTATATGGAATGGGCGCCTGTACAATGCATGGTACTGATTTTCATACTGATGAGATTTATTTGGGTGTAGATAATTGGTTTGAAAATATTGGAGAACTTAGAGATTTACATATTTGGACAAATGATGATACTTCAGGTGGTCTTATCATTATAGATTGTAAAGACATGAAGTATTGTAAGATTGGTTTTGTAGGTACTCCATCACAAGTATGTGATTTATTCATTCATGGTAATTATGGAAATGATTGTATAATCACAAATAATATTTTTTATTGTGATGGTGTTGGTTATGGTGATGTTCTTATAGATACTGATGCTGCAGGTGATGTCGATCATATAATAATAGAAAATAATACATTTATTAGAACTACCGACATAAATTTTGCTATTCGTGGAAATAAAGCAGTTAATAAAGTATATATTCGAAATAATATAGTCACTGAGAATGAAGTTACAACATATGGGGGAATAACAATTGATAATACGCTTTTATTTGGTCATATTATAGCTGATTTTCAACATTCTTATAATATTGTTTTGAAATATAATGGCTATGATGCTTATACTTATACAGATCATTCAGTTCCATTTTCGCCAGATATTACTGAAATACAGGGTGATCCTCTTTTTATAGGTTCTGGTGCAGAACCTTATGCATTACAAGATGGCAGTCCAGCCAGACATACAGGTCATCATTTTACTGATAGTCCGGTTGATGATGTGCTTAAAACAACTAGATTAAATCCTCCAAGTATAGGTGCTTATGAAGATTTAGTTGTTATAGTAGCAGATTTTTCTGCTTCTGTTACTTCTGGTGATGCCAATTTAACAGTAAATTTCACTGACTTAACGACAGGCGGAGCAACAATTTGGGATTGGGATTTTGGTGATGGATCACTTCATAGTGGTGATCAAAATCCGATTCATATTTATGACACTGCCGGAATATATACTGTTACTTTGATAGCTTCAGATGGTTTACATACTTCTACTGCAGTAAAAACAGATTATATTACTGTTAATATTATAACTGATTTTTCTAGTTCTACTACTTCTGGTAATGCTCCTTTAACTGTAAATTTTATTGATTCAACATTGGGAAATCCTACTAGTTGGGATTGGGATTTTGGTGATGCATCGCCTCATAGTGGTTTACAAAATCCAAGTCACATTTATAATGTTCCTGGCATTTATACTGTTACTTTAACTGCTTCAAGAGGTATTAGCTCTTCTATTAATGTTAAACCAAATTATATTATAGTGACAGTACCGATTGTTGTAGATTTCAGTGGTTCTCCGACTATAGGTAATATTAATTTAGCTGTCAGTTTTCTAGATTTGACTACTGGTGGTCCAACTAGCTGGAATTGGAATTTTGGTGATGCAACGCCACATAGTAGTTTACAACATCCTATTCATGTTTATAATACTGCCGGAGTATATACTGTTACTTTGACAGCTACAAAAGGATCATATTCTGCGACTGAAATAAAGACAAATTATATTGTAGCAACTACACCAGTTGAGCGCTTTTTTTATTTGGATGTAATAAAACCTATAGTGACATCAGTTGTTCCTGCTGATTTAGATTTTACATTATATACATATTTAACAATAAATCTTTATGATCCATTATCATCAACAGATAGTACTTGTTCTGGAATTGATGTTAATTCAGTTAAAATATTTGTTGATGACATCGAATATTCAACTGTTAAAAATTCGTCATTCTTTAATTATACTGGTGTTGGCCCAATTAATCCTGGTGGTGGGTATTACTCATTACAGGTACAAATTGGGCCAGTAGCAAATATTCCAAATTTTGATGATATTGATAGTGTTGTTATTTATGCTAAAGATGTTGCTGGAAATTTAGCAAATATTAAGACTATCAATTTGACACCGATTGATTCAAGCGCGCCGTATTTAAAAGGTTGCTGGCCTCGTGATAAAGCAGTTGATGTTTCTCGAGAAACAAATGTAATGTTTTTTATTGATGATGATGTATCTGGTGTTGATATAAGAACAGTAAAAGTTAAGATTTCAAATACTACTTATCAATTGGTTGTAAAAGACGCCTTAAGAATAGATTATTCTGGGTCATCAACTCAAGTATTTTTAACATTGGATGAATATTTATTGAGAATTATAGTTGATGGCGTTGTTATTGCTACAATGAATTTGACAAGAGATGAATTTTCAACTATAAAGAAAGTTAACAACTATATTAATACATTGCCATATTTTAGTTCAACAATTTTGAATGATAATTATGCATATTTACCAAGTATTGATTTAATAAATTTGTATAATATTGCAATTGTTAATTCATTAGTATTATCACTTGCAAGTTTTGACGATAATAAGAATTTCTTTTATATTCCAAGAAGTCGTGGATATTTGATTGCTATCACTCCTAATGAAATATTTGAAGATAAAGCTACAGTAAATGTAGCTATTGACGCAAAAGATTTTTATAGTGGATTAAATGGTCCTCATGTAATGCCGACACAAACATATTCATTTGTTTGCAGAGATATTGTTACACCGTCAAGAACGACAAGAGATTTATGGTATAAATATCAAATTGAAATTATTAGCAATATTCTGAATAATTTAGAAAGCACGTATAATAAAGATACTGAATCGACAGTATTTGATGGTTATTTTAGAATGATAGCTTCTGAAATAGCTCGAGCAAAAGAACGAGCAGAATCTTATAATAATGACATGTATTATAATGCATCAACATCGGAATCTACTGAATTATTGTATCAAAATTTGGGTTATTTATTGAAGACGCCGCCATCACCTGCATTTCCAATAAATTCTGATTATAGACAAGCATTATTGACATTAATGCAAATGTTTTTTAAAGGATCAACAATTGAAAGTATTACTGATGGATTGACAATGTTTTTAGGATTAGAACATACTGTTAGTTCATTATCAGTAAATATTACTGAATATTTCTTGTATGATATTGCAAGACAATTTACTTTTGCTGTTGATATTGACGCAAATAATAAGAAATTTACCGATTGGCAAAGTTTTAACACAAGTGCAACTAATGTGCTGAAATTGATAAAACCTGCCCATACTTTCTTTTTATTAAGATATTTGTTTTTTGAGACTATAAGAACAAAGAATATTATTGATCAAATAACAAAAATAGATTTTAAATTTTTAGGTAGTGATGATGTAAGAACTAATTGTGCAGATAAATATAAACAAGCTCAAATTATAACTGAAGATGTATCATTTCAGTTTAATGGTACAAATCATTGTTGTACAACATTTTATAAGCCAATTTTAAGTTGGAGTGAAAATACAATAACTAATAATCCGAATGATATTCAGGTTACTGTTTCTATTCAATTTACTCCAACAGCTGTGAATCTTTTGAATTCGCAAATAACTATTGATCAAGATTGGTTTAATAATGACACAGTAACATTTGAAACATCAGCATTATTACCGGCGCCATTAGTGCCAATGGTAATATATTTTGTAATTAGAATTGATTCAACACATATTCAATTATCTGCGACATCAGGTGGATTTCCGATTACATTGACAACAATTGGTGCTGGAACGCAAACGATGACGTCACAGTCAGGTAATATGTTATCTGTTAGTTCTGTTGATGGATTGTCAGGAACAGTTTGTTTTGATAGCAATCCATCTGTTGTTGAGATCGTAAAAATTATCTATAAATTTAATAAATACGTCATATATAGACAGTTAAATTTTCTTTTAAATACTTATACGGTTCAAGGTGATCATTTTGATTTGACACAACCGTATTTGATGAATCAGATTACAAATGCTAGTACAATAATTAGTTATAATATTCCTGAAGATTTACATGCACATATATGTGAATCTTTTGTAGATGTAGAATGGCAATTTGAACCATTTATTGAACGGAAATTTCCATTAACTGAGGAAACAGGTTATTCAAATTATATTGAATCAAGAAATGAAACAATTTTAACATCAGGGATTCAAGATAATTTTTATGGAACAACATTAACGATTACAACACATATTGAAATTCCTGAGGAAGTAGTATTTTCAGATCTTGTAACTGAGATAGATGAATTAATACAGACAATTGTTGATGAATCTGCTGTAATGATTGAATCAAATAAGCCTAATTTGGTAAAAATAATGTTTACTACGAATAGAGCTAATTCAGTAACAAACACAGTTAATAATTTATTGTATTATCAAATTGAGCGAGTAGTTTAGGAGAAAATATGCAAGAGAAAAAGAAAGAAAAACCAAAGTCAAAACCTTCAAATACTGAAGAATTTTCAAAAGTAAAATCAGATGCTTGTGTTAGTGTTATGAAGCATAGTGATGGAAGAATTGAAGAACGCAAATTTTAAAAGGAGTTAACCATGCTTATAGATTTGGGTAGTCGTTTTCGAATAAAAAGTGGATTGATTGTAATGGAGATGAAGCACAATAATGGTATGATTGAACATCGTGAAGATCATAATGTTATTGTTGATGATGCATCGTTACAAATGGCTCAATGGGCTATTCAAGATGATCCATCAACTGTTGCTGGAATTATGAGATTAGCAGTTGGTGTTGGTGATCCTGGTTGGGATTTACAAAATCCACCAGTTGCAACTGCGGCGCAACATACATTAGTTAATGAGATTGCAAGAGCATCGTTAACTAAAAATTATGTTGATCCTATAACATTTTTACCATCGGTAACAAGAACAAATATTGTTGATTTTCAAGCAATATTTACTGAAACACAAGCTGTAGGCGCACTTGTTGAGCAAGGTCTTTTTGGTGGTGGTTTAAATCCTAGTACTGGTTTTGGATATTCAGTTGCTAATGGTGGAACTCAAATCAACTATTATACAATGCCCGTCTGGAATAAACCCAGCACCGCTACACTCACTATTACTTGGCGACTGACATTCTAGTAGTACTATAATAGTATATTGATTTCTAGTAAATTTTCTTCATAAACGGGTTTATAATATTATTATGAATCCGTTTTTTATTTTGTATGAAGAAAGTTTTATGTTTGAAAGAAAATGCAAGACCTGTGGTAATGTTGTCTTGGTTGAATCTAAATATGTTACAATAGTTCAATGTGAAGATTGTCAACAAAAGTTAGGAAAAATACCTAAAGGAAAAAGAGATTATGATACTGAGGAATTTATTTATTGTCGTATATGTAACATTGTAAAACGTCGATTGGATTTTCACATTAAAAAGATGCATAATTTAACATTAGATGAGTACAAGAATAAATATAATGCACCTGTTTTTGCTAAAAATAGTATGAAATTAAAATTGAAAGATGATGAATGTCGGCAAAAGATGAGTAAAGCAGCAAAAGCAAGTTGGTCTAATGAAGATGTAAGAAAATTTAGATGTAAGTCAATGCGGGATAGTCTAAAGATAAAAGTGTTGAGTGAAGAACATAAACAGAGAATTTCTGAAAGTCTTTATAAAGCAGGAAAAAAACGTCGACCATTAACATTGGAACGACGAAAGAATAAAAAACGAAATAGTAAATGTCAATTGAAAGAGTTTGTGGTTTGTCCATTGTGTTTGAAAGAAACAAATGATGAAATTTTATCTAGGGTTGGTTTAATGACAACTAGTCATTTGAAACGACATAATTATACTACTAAGCAATTTAGATTAGAATATCCCGAAATTAAAATTAATAGAGATGATAAACGATTAATTTGGGAAGAAGAATTTGATATAAATAGTTATATAGAAATAATTAATCAATTTAATAAAAGCAAATTGCAAGATAGTAACAATAAAATTTATTGTAGATATTGTTTGAAATGTGTTAAACGAATGTCTGCTAGACATTTAGATAAACATAAACTTACTATTAATATGTATCAGAAAATATTTGTTAATGCACCATTAGTTACAAGAGATGTTGTAGAAAGATCATCTTTTACTGCAACTAAAACAATGTTAGACACAGACGCACTTATATTTCAAAATAGAGGTTATTATGGTTTTAGAAGAGATGTTGGTCATTTTGTTAGGAGTACAATAGAAGCTAATTTTTGTAGAATGTTAAAATTAAATAATATACACTATGAATATGAAAAAGAGATATTTAAATTAAATGATAAAGATTTTCATGCTTATATTCCAGATATTAAATTATTAGATAATTTTGAATATTGGAAATTAGGTACATATATCGAATTAAAGCAAACTATTGGTGATGAATCATTAAGAAAAATAAATGTTTTTAAGTTATGTTATCCAGATAAGATAATTAATGTGTTAGAACAACGATCAGATATATGGAGAAGATTAAAACGAAAGTACATGCATTTAATACCATTATGGGAAACTGGAAGTCAAAATATTAAAGTAACACCGTCATTGTATTGTAGGGATTGATTAATGATTTATAAGTGTGTAATATAAAATGGAGGATATAAATTGAAACATTTTGATTTAGTACAAAATGAGTTTATGACAGAGTTATATACTCGTAAAGATGCAGCTACTATTAAAACGCCTCGTGTTTTATCGCCCAGTAAAGGTGATCTTGGTAGTTTTTTGAAAGAAATGGGAGAGAGAGAAGTTAGAAATCCCGATTTAAAAGCTAAAAAGCCACGTATCAAAATAAAATCGTTAAAGGGTTATGATAAAAATTCTCCTCAACAACGATTGTTTAGAGAGTTGTACAAACAGTGGAAAGGCACAGGCGTTTCAGGAGTAAGTTCTGTTACTAAACGAGAAGATAAATTAACAAAATTGCAGGAAAAATTAAAGAAGCAAAGAGAAGAACTTAAGAAAATAAAGCGAGAACAGAAACAGCCTAAATTAAAGGAAAAGCTTGATGCTAAAAAGACAGAATTAAAAAATAAACCAACGGATAAAGCAATTAATAATGAAATCAAGAGTGACAAAGTTGAAGAACAAATTATTAATCAGAAAAAAATAGAATTAGATAAAGCAGGTGACAAAACTGAACAATATCAACAAAAAAATGATAGAATTAAAGCAAATGAAGGTAAATTAAAAAATGATATTAGTTTTTTAAATGATCCTCCGCCACCGTCAAAGGGCAGTATAGAAGAAGTTGATCATTCAGTTGATGCTATTCGTAGATCATTTACTGCTGCAAACATTAAAGGTTCTAATATAGCCGAGGCAACTAACGCACCTAATTCTATGACATTTAAAATAAAATTTGATGATGATGTTGCAAAAGTTAAAGGTACTAGATGGTTATTAAGTAATGATGGAAAAAATATTATTAGTTCAATGGTTGGGAAAGATCGAGATGTAATCATATCTGAAGATAGAAAATCAGGAATGGTTAATATTGAAGTTCCAAAAGATGATGCAAATCGTGATACTGTATATTTGAAAGATATATTAACAAGTGACAAGTTTGTTAATGAGTCAAGTAATCCTAAAAAATTAGTTGTACCTTTTGGTAAAGATGCTAATGGTGAAGTAATCATACATGATTTTAAAGTAAATCCTCACATGCTAGTTGCAGGAGGAACTGGTTCCGGAAAATCAGTATTTATTAATTCTATGGTTAATTCATTAATGGCAACGCAGGATTCTGATCATGTTAAATTTGTTATGTTAGATGTTGCAAAAAAAGGTAATGAATTTGGTTTATATGACGGAAGTAAATATTTAGCTGATCCTGTTGCAAAAGATGAAAATAGTGCAATTAAATCATTACAGAATTTGCACAAGGAAAGTGGAAATAGATTTAAGAAAATACAAGAATTAAGCAAAAAATCAGGATTAACATTCAAAGATACACAGTCATTTAATGCATTTATTGATAAAAAAGATAAAACTGAAGAAGAAAAAGTAGCATTTGAAAAATTAGCACCTGAAGAAAGAAAAGTTATACCTCAAATATTTTTAGTTGCAGATGAGGTTAAAAGTTTATTAAATCCAGAAGTAAATAAAAATGCAAGTAAAATTAAAGGTTATATAGATGACATGCTTGCTGTTGCAAGACAATCGGGTATAAATATTATATTGGCAACTCAATCACCTGCATTAAAAGCAATACCTAGACAATTACAAGCAAATTTAGGGTCAAAAGTCATATTACATTTGAATCAACATGCAGATGCTGAAAGTGTAGATTTACCAGATGCTACTGATTTATTAAGTCACGGTGATGCTTTTTATGCTGCTGAGGGTCAACCGAAAAAGAGATTTCAATCAGGTTTTGTTTCTGGTAATGAATCAACTAAATTTAGTGAAAAGAGTCAAGGAAAACAAGATCTTTTGCAATCCATAAAACCAAAAGAAGAATCAACTACAATACCAAAAGAAGAAATTGAAAAACAAGAACCAGAAGATGAATATTCAAATATTAAAAAACAAATTGAAGCTAGACGAAAACGAATAAAAGAAATACTTGGAGATACTGGAACTGAAGAAGAAATTTCTAAAAGTGATATTACTCAAAAAGAAAGAAATGAACAACAAAAAAGACGTGAAGAAGAAATTGCTAAAAAAGAAGAAGAAAGAAAAAAATTATTAAGTGAAGAACCGGAAGTTGAAGAACCAGAAGAAGAACCTGAATCTTCAGTTGATGATGATACTCAAAAAGAAATTAATGAATTGTCAAGAACAGTGTCAGCTGAAGATGTTAGAAAGAATATGCAAACTAAAAAGAAACATTTTTTGGACAGATTAAATTTATTAAAAGGATTATTAGGTAAATGAAACATTTACAGCAAATACAATCTGAATTTGTCAAAGAATCAATAATCAGGAAATGTCCACAAAAGGATAAGAAAAAAGGCAAACCAAGTAAATTTTGTTTGTATGACAGTAAAGGAAAAAAATTATTAGGTCGACATCCTTCTAAAGAAAAAGCATTAGCTCAAGAAAGAGCTATTCAAATACATAAACACGGAGATATCAAATGACGACCGATTATGGTTTAACAGTATCTAGAACATTACAGCCAGATAATAGATCTTTTGACACCATTATTTGGCAACATGGAAAACCTGTAATGGATGCAGATTGGAATTTACATTTTGATATAATGTCTAATAGATTACAAAATTATATCAAAAGTAATTATCAAAGTGGATTCTACAAAGTAGATTTATTTACATTTGATCCATTAAATGTGTCTTATTCTAATATGTTTGTAATGTCAGATGATGTTGCAATTGTTAATGGTTGTCAAGTTAATGTTAGTCCCGTGTTTAATAATACACATAATAGTATAATTCTTCCAGCTGCTTCAAGTTCTGAAAGATATGATTTTGTCTTTCTTGAAGTATGGAAAACAATTATTAGTGGTGGAACAACAACACATAAACCATCATCTGCAGGAATTTATAAAGATGGAAATGTACAAAACACTATAGTTTCTGAAATTTTACCTGATGATATTATTGATCCTGCTTTATTACCAACACCCGGTGAATCAACAAAAAGAGTGCAGATTCAATATAGAATAAGAATACAACAAAATGTTACAGTTCCAAATAAACAACGTACTAATATATTTGATAGTCAAACATTTGGTCAAGGTGCAGCTATTTCTCCAATTGGTTCATTTTTGTATACTAATATGGGAGCAGCAATTGGAGATTATGGCTTATGGAGAGCAGGAAATGGTGATTTTGCATCAAGAACGCAATTACAAACCATTGATGGATACACATATGCAATACCTATAGCACTTATTTTTAGAAGAAATACAATTGCTTATAATGATGAAACGAACCAATTTGGTTCTGGTATAGCTATAGGCGGAGTATCAGATAGACCTGATGGATTATTTTATAATTCAGTTGATGAAACTGATGTTATTGATTTAAGACATTTAGTACTTAGTAGAGATTATAGTGCTAATGAGATTTTAAAAACTGCAGTTAATGATTTATTAATGGGTAAAAATAAAGTTCGTGAACGAGAATTATTGCAATATGATGCTATTAGTAATACTAGTATAACTAATTATTCAGTTATTAGTGTTTGTGATAGAATTAGATCAGCATGGAGTGATGATACATCAAATGCTGATATTGATAAATACACTAGTTATTTTTCTGGCATAAAAGTATTTAGATTAAATATTGGCGATATGGATTCTTCTCAAGATTTTTATAGAGTAAGTGGAGTTGGAAACTGGACTGCAGGTAATACAATTAGAGTTAAAGCGCCTCATGGGTCACCGGTAGGTACAGTAATTCAATCAACGAGTGTGGCAGTTTATTTTCAAAATATAATTGGTGGTGGTTTAGTAACAGTTCAAGGAGCATGGGCAGGACTTGACACAGCTGCAGCTACTTTTACATTAGGAATTAATGCTTCATTAACAAATCAGGAATTGTGGATACAGTTTGATGTACTTTATCCACAAAATTATGGATTAACATATTCGCCTGATCAATTATTAAAATTAAATTATATTAATGCTTCATCATATCCAACTGTATCTGCTGCTTATTTTCCGCATACTGGTGTTTTAAGAATGCCAAATATTGCAGGAGAAGTTGATTTATTGAATAAATCAATACAATTAACATCAAGACATACTAAACAGTTAGATTTTAGTCATATGGGAAATTCTACTGTTTTTACACCTCCATTTTATTTATCAAATTATAATGTTGATAATAGAAGTAAAACAATAAATATTCATCCATTAATTTCATCAACGACAACTATTGATGGAACAACTCGAACAATATCTGCTAATAATTATGATGCAGCTACTAGATTAGTATGTTTACCATTTAGACGAAATCATGTGTGGTTTATACGTGGTATTTATGATGCTGCTAGTGGAGGAAATGAAGTAGCTACAACATTGCCTGCAGCAGAACATCCAAGTGCAATAGTAAGTAATGTTTTTGTTCATCCTACAAGTGGATACTCTTTTGCAAAAATTACATCTGTTTTAGATCCAACTTCGATTGAATTATTATATGGTAGCGGTGGTTCATACGTTCCAGTATTTAGACAAACTAGTGGTGGACATGTAAATCAATTTATTCTGGTTCATTATACAACTGGAACTCAATATATTGCAACAGGTATTGCAAGTCAATATAATATAACTCATAGAAGTATATTAACTTCTGATGTTAGTGTATATAATGATTACAATTCAGATGATTCTGATCCTACTACTAATACAATTAAATTAAGGTCAGGAACCGGTGTTGTTACGGGTCAAACATTATATTTAGATTTAGATTATATTGGAGTACCTCATAATGGTGCGTTAATTAAAATGATTTATAAATATTTACCATATCAAGGTTTTGTTGAATTAGTACAATTACAAGGTGTATTAAAATCAATGATGGGATTTATTCATACTGATGGTACTGGTGGAACAGAATATTCACAAATTGGTATTGATGCAATTAAGTATCCAAGATCTATAATTTCTTATTTACCAACACCATTAGGATTTGAATCATCAGTAAAACGGGCAGATGTGCAAGGTCAGTATGATCCAGATGCAGGAGTCATTTTAGGAGCAACTGGTGATATACCGGTATGTTATTCGTTTAGAAAAGTTTTTGATGCTTCAGAAATTGGTGTAGCAACACCATTAACTGAAGGTGATATTGTTACTGCAATATATAATCCTGGTTCATATTCTGTAGAACGAGGCGGAAATCAAGCAACGACTGCAAAAGCTGCAATGTTACAACAAATGTTATATGGTTTGTTTGGACCAACTGATTTAAAGCAAGCTGTAATTTTTGGGCTTGCAACTGCTAATTTTGGTTTACAAAATGAGCTGGTTCTTTATGTTTGGACATTAACAACTCATGATTTAAATAATAATTTTGTACCATCAAACGATACATTTTATCCAACAAATGCAGTAAGCATTGCAGTGGATTTCTTTTTTATTAACAAGAGACCGTTGATAAAAAGTTGAGGACAAATGACAAAAAATGCAGCACAATTAAAACATTTTTTAGATAAACAGATAGATGAAATAAACAGATCAAAATGGATTGAAAGTGAGAAAGCTCGTCGTGATTTAGGAAAAGATAATACTGGTCATGAAATTGAAACCTTTTATATAAATTGGATAAAAGATCATGCTTCTGAATTTAGGGAATTATGGGAAAAATCTTGCTGTAAAAACTGTCAGTGCTATGGATGTACTGCAGAACCTAAAATAGATTGTTCAAATCATATTGACAGTTTAAGAATTCGAGTAATTAAAAATCAACCTGATTTAGTTGATTTTGAAATTATTGACATGGATAATAAAAATATTGTTAATAGATATTATTTAATTCCCTCGCACGATAAAAATGGTCATATTGATCCTCGTATTTTATCTCATGGCGCATCAAGACCTATGGATCATCCATTGCGTAATTTAATATCATCAGTTTTTTTTCGACTAAAAATGGCTGTGACTAATCATAAATAAAAAAGGACCCGAAGGTCCTTTTTTACTTCAAATCTTTTTCTTAAAATCTTGTAATAATTTTTGCAGTGTTTGAATTAATTTGGATACATTTTATTGAGGATGTTTTCATAACTGTTGGTAATGACCGACCATTAATACTGAGCATTTTTATTATTAGTTTTTCATGATGTTGCTGAATTGAATTAGTGTAAAGAACTTCAGTCATAGTAATTGGTTTGAGTGTGCAAGCGATACTTGCATTTATGGAATCACATGTTACAATCATATTATCCGTAATATTTGAAGTATTATCAGTTTTTAATCTGGTGATGGTAATTTCTCCATGATTTGCTATTGCCGACATATAATTGCTGGAAAATTTGATTGTCATTGAATCAGTTGCAAGTCCTGCATAATTACCGTATTTGTCATATTGTACTATGTAAACTTTGCCACTTGTTTGAAAAGTATGTACTGTATCCAATTTGCTATTGATTGGTTTGATATCAAGACTGTCAGCTTTTGAGCTTCCAAAAATTATTGCTCGAAGTGCAGTTTTTCGTAAAGTATCGGCTTTGAAACTCATTGTCGTCGTCTTTCCAGCTTTTACTTTTACAGTATCATATGATTTATAATGAGCAGGCGGCGGGTTGTAAGCGCCTATAAATTCTATAAGCGGGTTATTATTGACCATATAAGATTTTGTGTTGTCATTGTCGTAAGATTCAGTGATTACATAGGATTTTGAAATGGTTGCTGAAATCCAGCAATATCTTGTTGAATCAATTTTGCAAATATGACAATTTGTGTCATTTACTTTCCATGAAATATTTTTGTATGATGACATAAGTGCGATTGTTCCAAGTTTGACAGAATCACCGGCAGCAATTTCTTTCTTTGCGGGAGATAATCTGGTGGTGTCAACATTCTTTACGTTAATTGTATCATATCCTCTATAGTGCATCGTAGTAGTATCCCGATAAGTGTTACCGCCATTTATCGGTCTGATGATGAAAATTGTTTTGCCATTGTTTGGGCAATCAAATGCTTCAGTAATTAAATACGATTTTACAACTTTTGAATCCACGCTATAATAAAGGTTTGTGTAATCCGTAAATAATCCTGAAAGAAAGTAAGTATGTGTTGATTTGTTGTATGTATATAACGAAGTGTCAAGTGCAACGAATGAATCACTGTTTACTTTATTCAATAATGTAATATGACAATTTGTGTCATTTGAGCTAATGGTTCTTGACCATCCATTAGCTAAAAGCACATTTTCAATGTACTCGTTTATTTTCGACTGAAGAATCATTTTGTAACATGTGTAAACTGTTACGGCTTTGCCGTAAACATTTGTTCCGGTTGAATCACATATTACCCTATCATAAAATTTCATCGTATCATTTGATGATGCGATGCCCGACATACAAAAAAGACTGACAATTAAAAAAACTTTGTACTTCATAAATCCTCCTTGTTTATATTATATTATATTATTATAATCACACTAATTAACAAAAAACAGGTCAAAAAGTGGTTGAAAACCTATATGATATAATCTTAACAGAATCAACTAGTTATAAGTAGTGTTGATACTATGGTTTTTGTTGTGATTATTTAACTTGATAAAAATTAATAGGTTAAGATTTATGATTATGATGAATATTGGAAATATTAATACTTCATTAACTGGTGAAGTGTCGATTTTTATTATAGGTAAACTATCTGAAATAATGAAATATGAAACATTGGAATATAATGGATTTGATTTTGCAACTGTCGAACATAATCTTTTTAACAAATTGAAACAGTCCTTTCCCACCGGTTTATGTTCAAAAGCAATTGAAGTTTTTGAGGAAAATAATATAAAATATGATGTAATTGATAATCGTGTAGAACCTCAAAAAAGACCTTCACTAAAACTACATGTCGTCAAACCATATAATTTTCAAAAATTAATTATTGATAATGCTATTGAACGAGAAAGATTTATAATTCAAGTAGCTACTGGTGGTGGAAAAACTATAATAGCAGCAGCAATACTTGCAAAATTAAATTTAAAATCTATATTTATTGTTCATACTGGTGATTTGTTTGAACAATCATATGATGAATTATCTAAACTGTTAAAAATACCAATTGGTCGAATTGGTGGTGGATTATGTGACATTAAACAAATAAATGTCTGTATGATTCAAACAATTCATGCAGCTTTAGATAAAAAATATATTCCATTTGATGATGATGAAAAAGAATTAATGGAACACGATGAAATAGTAAGGAAAAGTTTTGTTAAATATAACGATCTTAGAAAATTTATTGAAGAAGTTGAATGTGTATTAATTGATGAGTGTCACCATTTAAGAGCCACTGGATATGTAAATGTCATGAAGGCTTGTAAAAGAGCATTTTTTAGAGGAGGATTATCAGCGACACCTCAATCTGGTGACGGGCGCGATATGATTTTGCAGGCATATGCCGGAAGTATAATAGGTAAAGTAACAGCTTCTTATTTGATAGATCATGGATATTTAGTGCCGCCAACGATTTATTTTTTACCTGGATTACCATCAACTAAATATTTATATAAACGTCAAAGATATAGAACCTTATATAATAAATATATTGTAAAAAATGGATATAGAAATAATTTGATAAAAGATTGTGTTTCCAGATTAAAAGAATTGAAAAAGTCTGTATTAATAACCGTTACGACAATAAATCATGGCAAAATTTTATTGAAGTTAATTAAAGAAACTGGTATATCAGTTGAATTTATTTATAGTCATGTTGACAAGATGGTTAGAAAAAAATATATTGATCAAATTCGTGACAAAAAATTGGATGTGATTATTGGGACGACATTGGCTGATGAGGGTCTGAACATACCGGCTTTAGATTCACTTATATTAGCTGGTGGAGGAAAGTCACCGACAAGAATGATTCAGAGAATTGGTAGAGTATTGAGATTGTCACCTGGAAAAAAGGATGCTATAGTTATAGATTTTAGAGATAGCGTTCGATATTTGTTGGGTCATTATAAAAAGAGACGAGAAATTTGTGAAGGCGAAAGACGATTTAAAATAGTAGAAAGTTTTAATTAAGATTCCATATTAGATAAATATGAAATAAAGTTTTTATGATCTGATTGACTAAGAATAAGTGGTGAACATGCTGGATCTATCTTCTTATCATGCAATGTTTCAATATAAATAAAATTGCTTCCTTTGTCATTTTCTTTATATTTAGATTTAACACTTTTACAGAATGAAAAGAGATATTTAATATCTTCATTATAAGAAGACGTTAATGTTCGTTGAGATTGTGATACATCATACGGATGAATATCTGGTATTTCATAAAATTGTTGTGGATACATTTCTAAAATAGTTTGCAATTTTTTATTATCTTCATTTAAAAAAAATTCACCAAATTTAGGATGAACATGTTGTTCAGCTATTAATTTTCTTAATAAGTCTTTTCCTTCTTCTAATGTTCTTTTTGGATGATAAGGTCTTTCTGTAACAATAGCATCAAAGCAATCTGCAATTCTTGCAATAGAAATATGATTTTTTATTTCTTCAATCATATTTTTACTCATTTTTTTAATGTCATGTTCAGTACCAAATTTTAATTTAGCATTAAGTATATCATCATCTAAATTACAAAATTTTGTATGATGAAAGCCCGCAATGAATGGTGGAATGACACCTTCATCAAATCCTGCTAACATTTTATAGCCGACGACTTCGTGTGTAGTTCTGAGGTATTTTAATTCATTATTTGACAAGTCACTTTTTCTTTTAAGTAAAGAGTCCATGACTGCAATTTTGCCAATGTCATGAAGGAGACAACCTTTTTTTAATACATCACATTGACCTTGATAGTCGGCTGCAATAGCTAATAAAACAGCAAACTCACCGACTCTTTTGGAATGACTATGAGTATATCCATCTTTGCATTCTAGACATTCTAACATTGATAAAACAACAGACGTGAGCTTTTTGTTTTGGTGATTCAGTATTTTATTTTCTCGGATTAATCCTTCATGCGTAGAGTCCATTATATTCCTCAAAGTCGTTGACTGATTGTACAAGGAAGCCATTTTTGAGTATTTGTTTTAATTGTGAGGCATATAGTAGATTGAGAGACTTTATACTGTAAGGGGTATATCGTTTTCTAATATTTTGTGACTCATCATGTTCATGTTCAAAGCTAATTAATGTTCTTGGTCCACAAACACTATCATATGCTACGGAAATGAAATGCAGTGGCATTCTTTTACCAGCGTTAACAACAACACCTTTATCAGGATGTTTTAATAATGTTTCTAGAAATGTATTATGTCCATTTTTCATCATGACATAATTAGCAGAAGATACAATAAATCTAAATTTTTCTTCTTTAAGTCGGTTTTTAATCATATTTATCATTCTTTTATCACTGTTAAAAACATTATTGTGGAAAGAACCGACGTTTAAAAACAGAAAAGAATTTGGACATGATAAATATGAAAGTATTTTTTCTATTCGTTCTTTAGTATCTTCTTTACATTCTTGTAAAGACATAATACCGTCACTAGATTCATGTCGTTTTATGATATTTACTAGATTATCCCAATCATCATCAGATTCTGGCATAACATTAATTGGATTATTACGAATAGATAAGAAGTCTTTTAGGTTAACCGGTTTTTTATCAAAATATTGTGTAAAATGAGGATAGGAAAAATGTTCTTCACAATCTGAAAAAATCTTATTAATATGATCTTTTAATTTTATCGATTGAGTCGCAGCCATTAGTGTTCCTATCTCTCTAATCATTTATGATAAGTAAATTGTATTTTCCGCCTTCACTTAGATAATGCCAACCATAAGTATCTTCTCCGGTCGAATCTTTGTCGACTTTATATTGAATAAATTTTTCAGATGTATTTGTTTTTGGATTTCTTAAAGTAATTACTTTAGGAGCAGAACCAATATTAACATCTGATAATTCGAAACTAAATGTTCGAGTTTTTGCATTATAAAATTCAGGTTTAATGTCCACAGTATCTGTAAATTGATCAGCTATTGTTTTTTGAAAATCTGAACTAGGTGTAGAAAGAATAGGACTATGAAATGGTGGACGCCATCCTTTATTTTTTAAATGACATTTTTTAGTTCTTGAACCACCTTGACCACAACTAGGACAATGATATCCTTCCCAAGTACCATGATCTTTAATTCTAAGTTGACTGCCACAATTTCTACAAGTTTTAGGATCATGTGTAGTTGGTCTTAATTTTGATTTTTGATGTCGTCTGAGATATCGCTGTTGTTGACTTTCAGAATAATCGTCCCAAGCAGCATTTTTAACAAATTCTAATTGTATTTGAGACAAATGTTTCATATTATTTTGCCTTGTAAAAAATAAATTCAATTTGATCTATATTATCTTCATCTTCAAATAATTTCCAACCTCTATCTTTCATTTTTTCAATATAATCATCTTTTACATCTTCAATATCTTTTATTATACTTTTAAATTTATATTTTTTTGAATCATATAACTTTTTTAATTTTTCTTTTGAAGTATCTGACATCCATATTTCTGCAGCGCTATTATGTTTTTCACTAAAATCTGTAATGAATCTATCTAGTTCATCGTCATCATCTATAACATTAGTTTTTGGTTTTGATTTAAAAGTTAATCTTCTTTTAGATTTTGGATGTCTTTTTAAATAAGCTCGTTGTTGTTTTTCAGATAAACTATCCCATTTGCGAGCTTCTTTTAAAAATTCAGACTGAATTGTTGCTAAATGCTTCATTTAGTAATCCTTATTTTATTTTTAAGATATTGCCATAATAATCTAACGCCAAAACCTGTAGCATAATGAGGATCTTCACCATGAGATAAATGTTCTGGTGCATCGCCTAATCTTTCAATGTAAGCTACACCTGCAATATCAAGATGTGCCCATGGAGTTTGTCCAACGAATTGTTTAAGGAAAGCAGCACCCATAGCAGATTTTGCTTGTTCATATTCATCAGAATTTTTTAAATCTGCAAGATCACTACGAATAGATTCTTCATATTCTTTATATAATGGTAAACGCCATAATTTTTCATTGGTTCTTAAACCGGCTTCTATTAAATTTTTAGCTAAATCATCATCATTACTAAATAGACCAGCAGCGATTTTACCTAATGCAGTTGAAACGGCTTTTGTTAATGTTGCAACATCAATTATCATTGTTGGATTATAATTCTTTTTACAATAAGCAATAGCATCTGCAAGAACTAATCGACCTTCAGCGTCAGTATTATCAATTTGAACTGTTTTTCCATCATATGATTTATAAATATCACCAGGAAGATATGATTTTGCGTCGACTGAATTATAAGATAATGGCATCACTCCAGTAATATTTATTTGCATTTTTAATTCGCAAATAGCTTTCATTAATGCAGCAACTACTGCACTGCCAGCCATATCTCTTCGCATATATTTCATATTTTCTTCTTTGAGATCTAGTCCACCAGTGTCAAATATGATGCCCTTGCCTATAATAGCAATATTTTCTTTTGATGTAGGATTACCTTTATATTGGAGAATAATTAATCGAGGAGGTTTTGGTGAACCACTACTAACAGCATTTAAAAGACCTAGTCCTTTTTCTACAATTTCTTTTTCTGTTAAAATATTAATTGTTACATTGTATTTTGAAAAAAGATTACTAATTTCTTCGGCATATTTCTCAGGATATTTATCACTTGCATTTCTGTTTGTAAGATCTCTAGCATAATTTGTACAATTACAAATTATTTTAATTTCTTCCAATTGTTCAGTGGAAAAATCTTTATCAACAATTTCTATTAAAATTTTTGGCTTTTTTATTGATCTATATTCATCAAAAATATATGACCCAAGTAATGTTCCTTCTATACACGCATATTTATATGTATTATTAAACCACGGTGGAATAATAACAGATATTTTTTGCCAGTTTAAATGTTGTGCTTTTTGAATGCCGAATGATGTAGCACTACGAATAACATGTTGAGTGATTTGATTTTCATTACCACAGCCAACATATATTATTGAATTGTTAGCATTATGTCTAACGTTTAATTCATTTTTTTCACCAATGAAATCATTGAAATGCTTGCTTTGTTCTTTAGTAAAAAACATTAGTTGATTTTGAGAAGTAGCCACTACAGACAAATTTATATCTGCCTTGGTTAATGCAGATTTAATAAATTCAGATTGTATTTTTGCTAAATGTTTCATCAGATCTTTTCTTGTTGATTGACGTACGTTTTTTTACTATGTAAATATGAGCGTATATAAATAAATTATTCAATAAATAAAAGTTTGATTTTTCTACTAATTAAAACATTTAACAAGGATGGGTGTATGGCCATTATTATTGGACAAAAAGCATTATCGACTGCTATTAATGTTGACCGACTTGTTGTATTATCAGATTTATATGTTAATGATCCATCATATCCTGATGGTAGTGGTACAGATTGGATGATAGAAGCATTGGCTGGAAGTCATTATACAATATCTTTTGCATCTGGCGTGCTAAATCAATTTGATGTTATTCCGACAACAGATTTTGTTGGTGATTTAACAGTCCCTGTTAGAGTAAGTGATGGTGGAGTTATATGGTCTGATTATTTTAATCTAAGTATTACTGTGATTTCAATGCCGCAAATTATTGGACAAGTAAGTGTGCCAAAATTATATGTAGGATCTTATTTAAATATTAGTTTAGCAAACTTAATAGTCACTACAGATAAAGTATATCCAGGGTCATTTTTGTTATCTGTGACCGATGGTGTAGGATATAATATTATATCAATGACTGATACTTCTGCAAAAGTTATTATTACTGGAAGTTCAAATACTACTACACGAAATATTTTTGTAACAGTTAATGATAGAATAAGAACTAGTAATATTTTTAGTTATTTAGTTAATATTGTTCCTCCTGTTAAGGCAAGTAAGCCTGTTGGATATAATGTATCATCAATAAAACGAAGTTAAGTTTTCATAATATTTGAAAGGATTATATGTCAACTTTTTATTTAAATGCTGCAGGCGTTGTTCCATCTGGTCTTACTCCTGATGCCGGCTTTCATTCCATGTATGATCTAATACAATCTATTATAGGAGATTCAATTGTTGATGGAACTATTATAGAATTGGTAGATAATGGAGTGATTGATGATTCAGGTCATGTAATTGAGATGCCACCTTATTCAATTACAATTAGATCCTGGAGCGGGAATACAAATAAACCTACATGGAAACTTGCAGGTAGTGATGGAAGTTTTGCATCTTTGTTTTTTCCTAAAGCAATTAACTTATATGATATACGATTTGAATCTACTATTGGTGAAGGTAATTTTTTCTCATTAATACAAATTGCAGGATTAAATACAATTGTATCCGAGATTAGTAGATGTCATTTCAATATTACTACTTTTCGATTTGACTGTTCGACAGATGTAGAAGCTCTTGTAACTAATAATATATGTCAAGACCTTATTATGGGTGTTAATTTAATTGAAATCGCTCAAGGAGCGGGTGTTACTTTTTATGGTAATATTTGCAATAATGTTTTTTATGGGGGTGCTCGTGGTATTTTACAAACAAGTAACGGTCATGTAAATGGAAAATGGTTAAATAATATATGTTCGAATAATACTAGTGAGTGTTATAGGATAGAAACACCTGATACATGTAATTTAATTATTGATTATGGTATTTCTTATAATTATGGTATTGAAGAATTTGGAGCAAATGCAGGATTATTTGTTGGAAGTCATAATATACATAACACTGATCCTATGTTTACAAATCCTACAGGAGATGATTTTACTTTACAAGATGATAGTCCATGTATCGGGAGAGGTATTAATCATGCAGCAGAATCTGTTGTTCCGACTGTAGATTATAATAATGTAAATAGAACCGGACATGCAGATATAGGATCTTATTTAAAAGTTATATTATCTCAAGCTCCTGAAATTATAGTACAGCCTATCGATGCAAATAAAATGTTTGGTGATACTGTCATGTTTTCTGTGACAGCTACAGGTGTACCGACAGTATCTTATGAATGGAGACGAAATCATACACCACTAATCAGTGGTAGTAGGATATCTGGTACAAATACAGCTGTATTGACCATTATTAATTTAATAGCTAGTGACTCTGGTAATTATTCTGTTAGAATTTTTAATGGTGTTTCTCCAGATGTGATATCTGACAAGGCATTATTGATTGTAAAAAAAACAATTATAGGAAAAAAAGTACCTATAACCGCAGGCGTTTTATCAAAACCAGAAATTGCTAGATTTGATGATGTAAAATTTACTCAAGCAGAGCCTATAGTAACCACATCAACAAGAACTAACAACGAGATTATTGGCACTGCTGCAGGCGTATCTATTTCTATGTTTGGTACGTCTAAAGAGGGTGTTGATCCAACGGCATATGATATTCGATAACTGCAGTAAAATTTAATATAAATTAGTAAATAAAATAAATTAAATTTAAATTTAGGAAAATTATGTTATACAAAATTATTGTACCTCCAGGAATTGGTGATTTTCATTGGTTATGGTGTAAATTATCTACAACACAAGACAGTTATTTTGTTGAATATCCAGATACAGGCCCTGATAGATTAGGGCCTTATTTGACTCTCCTACCTAAAAATAAAATTGTTGGTTATAAGCAAAATAAAGCTTATAAAGCTCAATTTATTCTTTCAAATTTGGAAATGAAAATAATTCCAGCTGTGCGAAAAGCATTCAATTATAGTGATTTGTTAGTAAATGAGCAAACTTATGTCGAAGCAAATACACATTTGGAAAATGGTGGTCGTATTGAAGTATGGATGCCAGAATTAAAAATAGATTTTCATTATGAACTTAATGGATTGCTTAAAAATCCTGTTCAACAAGATCAATTTATTGTTCATCTGTCATCATGGAAAATGCAAAAGATTTGGAAAACATATGATGTTCCTCGATGGTTAGAAATAATATATGCTGTACAAAAACAGACAAATTGGAGACCAATTTTTATTGGTGCTGATTATGATGATTTTGCAAAAGCTGTTTATGATGAATATGTAAAAATAAATGCAAATGTTACCAATTTTATTGGACAAACAGTAGACGTATTAAGTGCCTTGCATCAAATTCAATGTAGTAAATTCTTTTTAGGTTGTGTTAGTTCCGGTATGACAATGTTATCTAATTTGGTAAGTATTCCGTCAGCGTCATGGTGGCCAAGACCGCAATTACCAACCAGTTGGAGTGATCCAAACGTTCCTTATAAATGGTTTTTATGGTCTGATTATAAGCAAGACATTACAGCTTTATGTAAATTTGTTAAAAGTATATATGAATAAATTCAAAGTAATTAGTTTTTATACTCCTGGTAGTTATGAACAAATGGCAAATGACATTCTTTTACCATCATTACAAAGATTGGAACTTGAATTTGAGTGTAAAAAAGTTGAAGATCAAGGTAGTTGGCTTGCTAATATTGCACACAAACCAACTATTATTTTAAATGCATTAATTGAAAACAAACCTAAAAATATTGTTTATCTTGATACTGATGCTGTAGTGCAATGTTATCCTAAATTATTTGATTCAATTCCTGAAGAATGTGATATTGCTTTTCATGTATTAGACCATAATGTTTGGTATAGAACTAATACAAATAAAAAAGAAGTTTTTAATGGAACGATATTTTTTCGAAATAATGATAATGTTCTTAAATTTGTAACTGAATGGAGAAAGAAATGTTTTAGTTTAGATACTGGAGAACATATATGGTTTGAACGATTAGTAAATTCTACTAATTTAAAGTGTTATTATTTGCCTATAGAATATTCATATATTTTTAGTTTACCAGATGGAAAAGAACCTTATATAAAAGTTGAAAATCCAGTAATAATACATTATCAAGCATCAAGACGGTTTAAAAGGAAACAGACGGCAAAGAATCGTCTATAAAAAGGAATTATGACTAAAGATTATATTGTAATGATTTCAACTGCTTGGGAGTTTGATGGTGGAGGTAGTAACTTTATTATTGAAGGTATTTTTAAATTATTACCCGAATTACAACAAAATTTTGATATTATATTTTCATCAAAAGTATTAAAAGACAAAGGGCCGACAGTTTTAGAAACCTTAATAAAAAATGCAAATTATGTTATTATACCAGGTATACCATCATGGCTTGATATAGAACATAGATTATCTTGGAAGTATTGTATTAAATATAAAAAAAGGCTAATGTTACTTGGCGTAGGATTAACAGTTCCATATAATAGCGATTTTTATTATGGTAAAGAAGAATTAATTGAATTACGTGATTCAAAACTTATTGATTTAGTTGTTTGTAGAGATAGATTTTGTTATTGGTGGTTAACAGTAAAGAATGGATTTGCATCTAATATTACTCATATTTTACCTTGTCCTGCTTTTTATTCATTTGAGCCAAAATCAGTAATTAGTAAAAAAGATATTGTATTATCAATAGCTAATCCTTCTGAAGTTGGTTGTAGCACTGATGATACATTTAAGAATTATTTTGAAAAAATGAAATATATAATAGATGAATTTGAGAAAAGTAAATATAATGTTCATTTAATATATGAGAGGAAATTATCAAATTATCTTGGTTTGCAAGAATATTTTACAGAAAAATTGTCAAAAACAATTAATTGGTTTGATACATTTAATAAATTTTGCAATTTTTTTAATGATAAAGATGTTTATATAGGCATTCGCAATAATGGTGCTTTGCCATGTTCAGGTAGTGGTATGCCAAGTTTATTACTTGGAACAGATTATAGACAATTTTTGGCAGATGAAATACCTTTTTTATCTAGAATTGATATAAGTCATTGTCCATGGCAGCCTTTTAATATTCTTGATTGGTGCGATTCTTTATCTGTTGAATCAATTTCAAAATCTCTTATTAATTGGAGAAAAATTACACATAAACGATGGAGATTAACTTTTAAGTCAATATTAGATACATTACAAGTAAAAACTATTGAACAACAACAATCTGAACAGCAAGAAAAAGAAATCAATTTATCAAAATTAAATATAAATAGGTGTAATATGAAAATTACTATTGCAATTCCAAGTGTTAGTATAGCAAGTCATAGATTAAAAGCATTATTACCACAATTGCAAAAATTTACTAATGTTAAAGATGTAGAATACATAGTATCTGACGATGGAACACCGTTACAAGATGAAGTTGAAAAGAAAAAAGTAATTTGTGATTCTTTTGGGGTTAAATTTATTGTTAATGATACTCCTGATTTATCTAGTAATTTAAATTTTATTTTTAAAAATTGTGACAATGAGTGGGTTGCAATAATAGAAGATGGTGTTTTACCATCTTTTGAATGGTTAGATGCTGCTTATATTTTAATAAATAATGTAAATAATGTTAAATTAAATGGACCTCAAGGACCTGTTGAATTAGGAATGTTGGGATTGCCTCATATTGAAGCGCCATTATTAGCATTAGTTGGATTTATACCAACAACTTTGGATCCATTAAATTGGATTTTTAGATATGAGATAAATGATTCAAATATAGATATTTATTATAAAATAATTGAAGAATTTTATAAAGATGATGCAGCATGGAACAATGGTAATTTAACATATAAATTATTTTTTGATTATCTTGATGTGTGGAAAGAAAAAAATAAAGAAATCATCTTTTCTGATCATATTAATTTACCTGCTAATTTTAGTAGTATGTTGACTCATTCTGGGTTTCCATATATGGATTTAATTAAAGGTAATAGAGAAAAACTTTTGAATAAAAAATTGGGATTAGCTTTTTGGCCAGGTGGGCTTATAATTGTAAAACGAGCTTTATGGGAAAAAGCTGGAGGATTTTTACCAGGATTTAATTTTTATGAAGGTTGGATGGGATCAAAAGCTGCGTATTTAGGGTATATTAGTTTATCTGTGCCATCAGGACCATTTATACATTTGAGAAGTCAAGGTTTTATGGGAAGGACACTTTATACTGAAAAAATTGATTCAAATAGAATAACAGCATTAGATACACAATTTGCATTTACAAAACATTTTGGTATGAATGCTGAACGATTAGGATATCATATAAATCATGCTTTTTTAGATTATAAATTAGGTGAACAAGTTAATGAATGGAACAAATTTATTGAACCTTATATTAGGAGGCAGATATCATGAATCATCTAGTAACCGGAGGATTAGGCTTTTTGGGTTCTCATATTGTTGAAAATTTATTAGCAAATACAATTGATAATATTGATATTGTTGATAATTGTCAATCAAACGTTATTACTGAATCATTCTTTAATCAAAATCAAGTTACAATAATTAAACAGGATATTAATACATTTGTTACTAGTAAAAAGTATGATCATATTTATCATTGTGCAAGTGTTGTTGGTCCTGTTGGTGTTTTAAAGTATTCAGGTCAAATTGGTCGTAGAATTATTGAAGAAACAAGCAATGTTATGAAATTATGTATTGAAACTGGTGCAAAACTATTATATGTTTCAACATCAGAATTATATGGACCGTCACCAAAAGAACATTTAGCAGAAACTGATAATAAAATAGTAATTAGTGATTCAAGTGCAAGACAAGAATATGCTGTTGGTAAATTATTGGCTGAAATTAGCGGATTGAATACTAGTTCAGTTTTAGATTTGAAGATAAATATTATAAGACCTTTTAATATTATTGGATTACGACAAAGTGCAATCCCAGGAGGTTTTGTTTTACCTCGATTTATTAATGCTGCTTTAAGAAATGAACCATTAACAGTTTATTATGATGGTAAAATGGTTAGAAGTTTTACTAATGTAAAAGATATTGTTTCTGGAATTATGCTTATACAAAATTCTGATGTAAATAGAGAAGTTTTTAATGTTGGTAATGAATTAAACAAAATTACTATTTTAGATTTAGCTAAAATGGTTTTAAAATTATCGGGAAGTAAATCTGAAATTCAATTTACAGATCCTGTTAAGTTACATGGATCTGCATATAAAGAAGCTTTTGATAAAGTTGCAGATTCTAGAAAAATAAGAGTAGATTTAGGTTGGTATCCCAAATTTTCTATTCAAGAAACAGTTATTGAATGTCTAGAATATGAAAGAAAGAAATTTTTAAATGCAAAATGATATTGAAGAATTAAATAAAAATATGACTGGAATGTCTGTAGAGTTTGAACTAGGCTATTTATTATATTATTTTGTCATATCTAAAGCTAAAAGCAGCAATAGAGTAGGTAGAGATTCAGAACCATTTATTATTATAGAAACAGGTACAAATAAAGGATATTCATCAATATGTATGGCATTGGCTTTACGGGATGCTGATATAAATGGTAAAATATTTACAATGGATGTAACTGATTTTGGGACAAAATCGTGGATTGATAAGTTTGGTCTAAATGCAAAATTTGAATTTAAATTGGGAAATTCTTTACAATTATTGCCGGAGTTAATAAAAAATATTAAGTATTGTGATGTTTTTTTTCATGATAGTCAACATTCTTTTCAAACTGCAGTAGCTGAATTTGATATAGTTAAAGATAAAATATATCATGAAGGAATAGCATTATTTCATGATATTTATACAGATCATAGAATGATGCATATATATGAGTACATGAAAAGTTTAAAAGATTGGAATACTGTAATATTTCCATCAAATAAAGGTCTACTTTTGAGTGTAAGAAAATGAGATATTTCAATTATAACAGAAATTTGCTTCCTAATGAATATCTAAAAATTTTGGATGATGTTCATGATAATGGTGAAGCGTTTTTGAAAAATGGTTCATCAATTGGATACCCGGCATGGGGATTACTATATTATTGTATTATAGGTTGTTTAAGACAAGGTGAAAATCTTTTAATAGAAACTGGAACGAATTATGGATGTTCGTCAATTATTATGGGTCAGGCTTTAAAAGATTCTGGTTATAATGGCACAATTTTAACTTGCGATTCTTCCCTTGAAAAAGTTGCAATAGCATCAGATAATATAGCAAAATCAGGATTAACCAACATAAAGATTATTTGTAATAATAGTATTAATTTCTTAAATGAAATTGATGTAAAAATAAATTTTGCTTTTTTAGATAGCTGTCATGAAAAGGATTATGTTGTTGAAGAATTTGATATAATTTATAAATTAGGCGTTGATACTGTATATTTTGATAATGTAGGAATAGGTCAAGTAAAAGAAGCCATTAAACAAATAATGACAAAATATAATGGTCATATCATTTATTTTCCTAATTTATCGTATAATCCTGAAGGTCAAGCTATTTGGCAAAGAGAAAAATTTTATGAATAAGAGAATCTAATGTGAAAATTCTTTATATAACTTGTCAAAATTTTGATTATGTCGCAGGAACTTTGTGGTCAGGATTAATTGAATTGTTAGGAGCAGATAATGTCATAGATTACCCAAATATTGATTATATGCGAGGTAAAAACACACCAATATTTACTAAAGTCAATCAATATCCTACAGCGTATTCTAAATCTAACATTTTGTCAATGATAAACAATAATGAAATTTCACATATCATCATAAATTATTGTTATTTTTGGTTTTTTAAATGGGATGATATTGAATGTTTTTTCAATAAATTTAATGGTGAAATTATTTATATAAATGGATCTGATGAAGCTGCATTACCCAATTTGCCGCCTATAAGAATTCATAAAATATTTCAAAGAGAAATCATAAAAGAAAATGAAAAGAAAATAGCTGTTCCATTGTTTATGTCTGCAAATAAGTATATGTTAAATGAAGAATTTATTAGTTTTGACAAAAGACCAATTGATATATTTTTTTCTGGAAATTTGTCTAATCAATTACGGTGGGATGTAGGAAAGATATTATTTAATATGCATAAACAATTTAAAATTGTATATGCTACTGATACATTTCTAGATAGAGATAGATACTATGAAATATCAAGAAAATCTAAATTAAATTTTCATATTAGAGGTGCTGGTTGGGATTGTATGAGATTATGGGAATTATTATCAAATTATAATTGTGTAATAGCAGATAAACCAGATATTGAATTAGAAGACCAATTTTTTAGACATGGTGAAAGTATGATATTTTTTGATAAAAATAATTTAAAAGACATAGTTTATTATTATTTAGATCATTTAAAAGAAATGGAAAATGTTGCTCTAAATTCGTTTGATTTGCTTAAAAGACATCATTTAAACATTAATAGAGCGAAAAAAATTTTAAATTAGATAGGAGTCTATATGATTCACAAAATTTTGGTGCCAAGTGGTATTGGTGATTTTAGTTGGACATGGAGTAAATTTGTAACAACTGGTGATCAATATCACATTGAATATGCCGGTGGTGAACCTGACAGAATGAAAGCCTATCTAAATTTATTATCTAAAGATAAAATTCTTAGTTTTGGTCCTAATAGTCAATATCATACAATGTGGAATAAACATGTTAAACCTATAGAACTAATCTGTAAATCACGTAATCCCTCTGTTTATTCTAATCGAACAAAAATGGTTAAATATTGTCAATTAAATAATGGTGCTTCAACATTTGTTGAATCAAATACTTTTCTTGAAGATGGCAATAGACTAGAACTTTGGCTTAAAGATGAGATTCCGACAACAGATTTCCATTATAAAATTGAAGGTGCATTGACTAAATCTACAAAAGCAAATTATTTTATTGTAAATTTTTCTTCTTACGGCACTAAAAAAGCTTGGGGATATTATGATGTATCTATTTCGGCTGATGTAGTACAAGATATAGTGAAAAAGACAAATTGGATTCCAGTATTTGTTGGCGGATATTATGATGACTATACGAATGATATACACGTTGAACTTTTAAAACGCAACATACAAGCTATTAGTTTAGTTGGACGAACACCTGATTTATTATGTGTAATAGCACTTCTTCAACAAAGTAAAATGTATTTTGGTGCTTGTAGTGGATTAATGGTTTTAGCTAATGTGCTTTATACACCAGTTTGTTGTTATTATCCACCATTTAATGAACCTCCTGGAAGAAAATTGGCAGGCACTTGGCATGATCCAAATATTCCATATTTATCTTTATTCTGGGAAGGTAAAGAAACTGATATTGAAAAAATGCAACAATTCCTAAAAGATATTAAGTAAGTCTTCCCTTGGACCTTTATCTCCTTCCTGTCTTATAAGGATAGAAGATGATAATGAATAATAAACTTGTAATAATTGGTGGCGGACCAAGTATAAAAGAACTTGACTTTAAAAAATTAGATAATCAATTTACTTTTGGAACAAATTTTGTTTGTCATTTTTATGAACCAACTGCTTTGATTTGGGTTGATAGAGAATTTTATGATAAACAAAAACAATTTATTGATGATAAAAAATGCATAAAAATTACAAGAAGTGTATGCAATGTACCGTCAGATATTATGAAATTACAGGATTCTGATGTATTTTGTGGTGGTCAAGGTTTAAAACAAGGTTTATATAGTTCTTTTCTAGTAGGATTATTTTCTTTGTCGTTAGGAATTGCTTTAGATTTTAAAGAAATATATTTGTTAGGTTACGATTGTGGGTTTGTAAATAATGTTAGTCATTTCCATGACATTCCACATAGAGGTCGAGAGAATGAACGACCATATACAAAGACTTATAAGTTCAAGATTTTTTCAAATTATAAAAATGTTTTTAATGTGTCTCTAAATTCTAATCTAGATGTTTTTCCGAAGATTTCATATAGTGAATTTTATGATAGAATAAAAGATAATACTGTAGATCAGATAGAAGCAAGACAATGGTTAACGAGAACAATCTACGAAAAACAACATGAATAAATAAATATCCTTTTTATTTTTAGAAAATAGATAATATGAAACTTTTTCTTGGAGGACAAAATGTCGTAACAACTAATAATTATTTTTATTTAATATTTATGATGTTATATTTAATTTTGTTATGTTATTAGACTTATATGTCTGCGCAAAAAGGTCGTTGTAATAAACCCTTCAAACTAGTGGAGCTCATTGAGCAATGAAACTAGATGCGCGCGGATTGTGGAGAAAATCCCAATCAATTATTAGAAAAAATGATGTTATTAGAAAAATTGATTAATTGGTAAAGAATTTAGATTTTAATTGGTAAAAGAGTTAAATTTAAAATTGGAGGATGGTCGGCTAGGAAGATTCCAAGCCGACCATTTTTATTTTCTATAAGTTAAATTTTCCTTCATATCAATGCATATTATATGATTATATTAAATATGATACAAATGAATGGAAAATATACAAACGCAAAAATAATGATCGACAATGTTGAAGAAACTTGTGTCGGTCAAATCACTCAATTTATCAATAATCCAGTGTTTACAAATCCTGTAGCAATTATGCCTGATACTCATGCAGGTAAAGGTAGTGTTATCGGATTTACAATGGAATTAACTGATAAAATTGTGCCGAATGTTGTTGGTGTTGATGTATCATGCGGTATGTTGACTTGTAATATTGGGAAAAAGTTAGATATATCATTAGATGAATTTGATCGAAAGATTCGTCAGCGAGTACCATTTGGGCAAAATGTTCATGAAAGATCTGTAATTCATATGAAAAATGATTTTCCATGGCATGATGCCAATGTATTAGCACAGAAATTTTTTGCTGCTTTTAATAGTCGTGTGGGTATTACGTATGAATTGGAAAAATATGATATTGACTGGCTTACTCAAAAATGTAAAATTCTTGAAGCTAATTTTAAAAGAGTTATTGATAGTGTTGGAACATTAGGCGGTGGTAATCATTTTATTGAAACCGGAGTGTCAACAAAAGGTGATGTTTGGATAACAATACATTCTGGTTCAAGAAATTTTGGTAAGAAGGTTTGTGAATATTGGCAAAACAAAGCTATTAAGAAATTGAAGAAAACGACAAGAGAAGATATACAAAATAAAATAATTGAATTACGTCAACAATATAAAGGTGATGAACTTTATCATAAAATTCAGGAAGCAAAAAAAGGTGAACAACCTACAATTAAATGTCCTGAAGAATTGATGTGGTTAGAAAATGAAGACATGGCAGGATATTTGTTTGATATGATTTTTTGTCAATTATATGCTCATACTAATCGTTTATACATGATGAATATCATCACTGATATTTTAAAGGTAACGCCTTTAGAAATGATTGAGACCATACATAATTTCATTGATTTTAATGATTTTATTATACGTAAAGGTGCTATTCGATCATATAAAAATGAGAAGATGATTATTCCTTTTAATATGCGTGATGGTATTTTACTTTGTGAAGGTCAATCAAATCCTGAATGGAATTTTTCGGCACCGCATGGAGCTGGGCGTGTGATGAGTCGATCACAAGCTAAAAGAGAACTTAATATAGATGAATTCAAAAAACAGATGACAGCTGTATTTTCAACATCCGTTGGTAGAAGCACTTTGGATGAAGCTCCTAATGCTTATAAGGACGCAAGAATAATTGAAGAAGCAATAGCGCCAACAGCTATTATTTTGGATAAAATTAAACCAATTCATAATATGAAAGATGGAGAAGGAATTAGTATTGATGGATGATAAAATGAAAAATCAATGCCCATATGGTTACACTGTGCCAACTGAGTTTTTTATTCGTGGTGCTGAAGAATGTCCATTTGTACAATCAAGAGGCAAATATGTTTTAGAGTTAACTGAAAATCAGGCAAGTGCTATGGTTGCCGCACTAGAAGCTTTTATGAGATTGGGTTTAACTCAATTCAGTAATGCTATAGATATAGCAATGCCTGCGTCGAAATTAAAAGGATATGATCAAGAAGTTGAAGATAGTTTGAATAAAGTAAGAAAAATTTTATTTGATTTGTTGCCGAATCAATCTTATTCAATATGTTCAAACAATGTGACTGAGATGGTAAAAATAGCTCATGATATTTTTGAAGTCATTCGACATAGATTATCCCATGATAAACATCCTGAAGGTGGATCTGGAGTCAATTTTTCAGATCCATTTAAGACCTCAAATACTGAAGACTTACCTAAATTCACTTTACAAAAATAATATCTTTATAATGTCTGTTTTAATATATAGAAAGGCATGTATATTGAAACATTTAGCTCAAATACGATCTGAATTTAAAAAAATTGCTCGAACTTTTCCAGATAGATTTATTGACAATATGGTCATTAATTATCTGAAAATGTATCCTAGTCCGACTGATGATGAATTCCATCAGTGGACTAAAAGAATGTTTATTAATACTAAAAAGGCTGAAGAATCTGCATATAGATTAGCTACTTTATATGCTAAGTCACTTTAATCCTGAACGAGATTAATGGTAATTAACTTCAAAGTTCAATTTGTTTAGTTAACTGTCGCTGTCGATATTTCAAATATTGATCTTTATATACTATTACTTCACTTAATAAGCCGGTATGCCCGCATATAGAACATCCTTGTTCACCAGGATATGTAGTAAGTTGTACTATTGATGATTCAAATTTGTTAATTGCGTGAACTTTTATTGCACAACCACGGCAAATTAGTATTTTTATTGCTGCAATTCTTGTCATAGCTTAATAATCACCATTGTTTTCAAAGTATAAGTAAATTGATTTAGTAAAAAAATAAATATTTATTAATATGAATATTGAGACTGTATTTTTTGAAAAATATATCAATGATTTGAGTAGTGATGCTATTAAAGTTTTATTAAAAATGCTATATTTGAGTAAGTCATCAGATAGAGACGTAAAAATACTTAGTAATAGAGCATTAAAACGAGCAATTGGAACTACTATATTGTTTGCAAATAGTGTTTTTAATGAATTAGTACAACATGATTTAGTGATAAAAAAAGAGAAAAAACACAAAACGATTTATATTTTAAATAGTAACAAGATTAAAAATGACAATTTATTATTTGATAATCAACCTATTAAGTTGCGAAGATTAAGAGTAACAATTTTTAGCATTAATCATGAAAATAATGTTGATGTAATTAATTTGGACAATGATATTATTGAGAGAAAAATACGACAGATATTTGTTGATATTGATGATAGATTATTTAAAAGCCTGTGTAAAACAGTTCAATTATTACAACAATATCATATTGAGAGAGAAAAATCTTTTACATTATCTAAATTAGGCACTTTTTTAATTGGTCTTATAAAATATAAAAATAGTGTTATTAAAGAGGTTTGTAAGAAGTATAATAATGACCAAAAAATTGCCGGTTTAAGAGGATTTAAATATGTGCTGAGAATCGCCCAAGGAATGGACATGGAACATGATTTTGAACCGGATGATGTATCAATAAAAGAAGTTGAAAAAAATAAAAATGATGGTGAAAGAAATTTTGCAATAAAGGTAGCATTAGGCAAGATTGAATCAAGTATAATTTATGCCAAATTACTAGAAAGTAAACAATTTGATAAATTAAAATCTATTTGGCATAAAGGTGAAGAAATATTGAAACAAGATAGTAGAGAAGATGAAATTTTTCATAACTACGAATGGTTAAAATAAAAGTCATTTTTGAAAAGGCCTTTTGTAAAGGCTTTTTTATGTTTAAAATTTTAGTTTGAAAAGGTATATGATTTAATCATGAACCAGAAGAGAAAATTTTTAGATCATTATTTTAGAATGTATGAAATGTCTGAATTAGATGGTTCAAGATACATGTTAAAAGATGAACAGAATGAGGTTAAACGGCATTTAATACTTGCAAATATACCGGCTAATTATTATAACTATACATTCAAGAGCGTATTAGAGACTTGGAGTAATGATATTGCTAATGATGAAGCCATTGAAAATTTTACATTATATTATAATAATATTGAAAAGGCTGCTCGAAATGGAACTGGATTGTTTATAACAGGGATGTATGGTTTAGCAAAAACAACAGCAGCAATTGTTGTACTTAAAAAAGCAATTGAATTAAAGTATACTGCTTATTTTATTTCAATGAATGATTTAGTTGATTTTGTGACTTCTGGATGGAAAGATTTTAATTTAAAACTAAAGTATCAATATATCGTTACAAATGTCGATTTTTTAGTTGTTGATGATATTGATAGAAATTATCATACACAGAATAATAATCAATCAACACAATTTTTAGATAAATTATTTGTGACAAGAAGCAATCAAAAGAAAACAACTATTTTAACATCTAAATATGGAATTGATTCTGAATCTGATACTATTAATGAATCTTTACTTACATTATTTAAGTCAAATCTGATTGAATTGAAAGTAGTTGGAAAAGACATTAGAGAGAAAAAATCAAAAGAATTAGTACAGCAATTAAAAATTGGGAAAAAAGGTAAATAAATGTCGGCTCTTTTTGTATCTATAAGAAGTGAAAATAAATTATTCAAAGGTCTCTTAAATAATGAAAATTTATCGCAAGAACTTGTAATAAGAAATATTGAATTAACTATAAATAGTAATGTTTCTCCGGATTTCTTCACATCTGACTTTAGATCTTGGTTATATACTGCTATAACAGAACATTATTTTTCATATTCTGCTGCTTTAACAGTTGATTTATTACGTCAGAAAATAACTAAAAAATATAAAAAAGATCAAGCAATTGAAGATGCTAATGCCTTATTAGAGAAGATCTTACAAAAAACTTTTGAACAAGAAGAATTATTACCCTTAATTGATGAACTTAAAAACTTACATCAATTACGAAAAGTATTTGATACAACAACAGATGTTTTAAACACATTAAAAGCTATAAAAGAAGGTGCTGCAAGTGTAAGTGCTGTACCATTAATACAAAAATTAGAAAACACTATTGAAGTAGTTAATATTCAAAATAGTAAAGAGCGTATAATTCAGGAGGATGCTTTTGCAAATGTTCCTAAAGATATTGATGAAATTAGAGACATGCATAATAATCCTGAAAAATATAAAGGAATTGACACTGGAATAGAACCCTTGACTTTGGCAACTAATGGTTGGCAAAAAGGTGATTTAATAACTGTTATTGGTAGAACAGGTCAAGGAAAATCAATTGTATTATTAAATTTTGCATATTCAGCTTGGATTGCAGGCAATAATGTTTTATATGTTTCAATTGAAATGCCAATAAAGCAGCAAAAGAGACGATTATATTCTAGAATGACAGGTGTTAAATATTTTAAAATCAAAAATTCTCAACATTTATCATCAGAAGAATTAATATTTTTTGAAGAGAAAATTAAAGAAATTAAATCACAATATGAAAGTGATTTTGTCATTTTAGATGCGCCATCAAAATGTTCTGCTAATTTTATTGAAAGTAGAATTAATACTTATGAAAAGGCGACAAAAAAGAAATTTAATTTAATAATTGTTGATCCTATCTATTTAATGGTACCCAATCAAAGAAATGATGATGATCCTGTAGGTGAAATTTCTTGGGACCTTAAATTATTAGGACGAAAATTAGATGTTCCTGTGATAACTGCAAACCAAATTAATAGAGAAGGTCACAAGAGACATTTACAAGGCAGAGACATGGATGCTATGGATTCTGCTAGTTCTGATAGGCTTGGTCAAAATAGTGATGTAATGATAGGTATTATTTCTGATGATCAGCAATGGTTGAAATTGACAATAATAAAATATAGAGATGGTAAAGGACCAACATTGTATTTAAAAAGAAAATTTGATGTTATGAGAATAGAATATGATCCGGAATCTAATGAAAATCAAGATGTGATGGCACAGATTGTAGGTGAAGAAGAAGATGGAACAAACTGATTATAGATCAAAAAATCAACAATTATTTGATAGAGATATGGTTCAAGATTTAATAACTGCTACTGTCGGTCATTATTTGAAAGATATTGCGGGCTATAAAAAAGTGTGTTTTCAACGAATTTTTAAATTTGTTAATGAAAATTTTGATAACATTTTAAAAGAAGTGTTGGAAGTATTAAATGCCGATAACGACGACGGAAGTTGAAGTCTTATATTACTACTTATACAACTCTGTTCTACTTGGCGAAAGTAACAATGCAAAAATGTATTTGAGCATGTTACGAGATGATTTTGAAAACAATCCAAAAGCTTTTAACATATTAGGTGACAAATTCAGTCATTTAAAACAATTAGGTTATATTGTTGACAATAACTTAGTTGTCAAAACATTCAATTATGAAAAAGATAGTCAAAAAATTGAAAAAACTAAAGAAGATGATGACAGAGCTGAAAAAGAAAAAGATTTAGTAAAAAATATCGTAACAAATATCCATTTACTCAAAAAACTATTTAATGCCTCTGATGAATTCTTTGTTTATAATATAGAACATCCTACGCAATTCGGCTTTGTCGACATAGTTGTAAAAGATAAAACTACAATGTATTTGATTGAAGTAAAAAAGAATGAAGCACGTTATAGTGTTGTGTCACAAATTGATAAATATATTCTCGATTTTAAGTTGAATCTTATTTTGAAAATTTGGGATGAAATAATTGGTGTTGTTATTGCTAATAGTTTTCTTGATCAAGTAGCTAAAGAATTAACAAAATTAAATGTTATACCTGTAAAATATAACTTAAAAGATGAAGTATTAAGCTTTAAACGCATTATATGAAAAAAGTTGTTATAATTCCAGAATTGTTTGAAATAGCTAAAAAGTGTAAAAAAGATAAAAATGTAAATTATACGAAGCCAACAGTTAACAATAATAACAAAAATGACAAATTAGCAAAATTTGATTTCTTATGTGGAGGAAAAAATGCAAGTAACTCTGACAAAACAAGCAACGCCGCATAAATTAAAATTTATTGCAGATGCAACTGTAGTAAAAGAGTTAATGGATCAAGAATACGACAAAGTAAAATCCAATATTGAAATTCCTGGTTTTAGAAAAGGTCATGCGCCTCGAGCTGAAGCAGAAAAACGTCTTGACAGATTTAAACTATATCAAAATATTTTTACAATTCTTTATCAAAAAGCTATTGAAGAAAAACAATTACCTGTTGTTGACGCATATGATTTTGAAGTCCTTGGACAATTTGATGATAAAGTACCTTTAGCAATTCAAGCAACTGTGTTTTTGAAACCAAAAGTATTATCATTTGATATTGACAAAGTGAATTTTACTAAGAAAGTTACTGAAATCACTGATCAAATGGTTAGTCAACAAGTTAGCGCTATTCAAAGTAAAGATACAACATATACAGTAGTCGATGATTCATATAATTTAAAAACTGATGATGTCATAACAATGGACTATGAAGGACGAATTGATGGAAAATTATTCCAAGGCGGTGCATCTAAAAATTTTAGATACGTCATAGGTCAAACAAAATTTATCCCTGGATTTGAAGAACAATTACTACAAATGAAAATAGGTGTTAGTGGTATAATTAAAGTTCAATTTCCTCAAGAATATCATAACAAAGATCTTAATGGCAAATTTGCGGATTTTACAACTACAATTCATAAAAAAGAAGCTACTATTAAAAAATCAATTGAAGAACTTGCTACTGCAAATTCACAATCTATTGATGAGTACAAAGCTACTATTAAAAATAAATTGATAAAAGATTATGAAAAAATTGATCAGGATAATTTTGAATCTGGAATAATAGCTGCATGTATTAGTAGTTCGGAAATTGAGCCTTTACCCGAGGTTATGATTGGTCGAGAATTAGATGGTGAATGGAATCAATTTCTGTATCGTATGTCAACAAGTGAAGAAGAATATTTGAAAAAATTTAAAGACGCAAAAAGTACTTTTTATGCTCAAACAAAACGTCGTGTAGAAAAGACTCTTGAATCAAAAATATTTTTAGATCATATTTGTGATATAAGAAATATTACTGCATCTAAAGAAGATGTTGATGCTTTTATTCAAGACAGAACTACAAAATTACAAAAGTCTGAAGAAGAGAAAAAGTCAATTATTGCAAATCTGAAAAAAGAAGTTAACTATAAAGCTAGTGAGACCGCTGCAAAACATGAAAAAGCAATAAGTTATTTGACTGAATATGTACAGTCAAAACAAAAATGAAAAAACTTCATTTTAACTTATCTGCTTCTACAATCAATAATTTTTCTACCTGTCCTTGGGCCTTCAAACTAGACAAAATAGACAAACGTCAAGTTATTAGATTACCAAGTGTACATCTAGTTTTTGGTCAGGCTCTTCATAAATTACTTCAAAAATTTTATAATACCGGTAGATTTAGCAATACTAAAACATTATTTGAGAATTGGCCCAAATTTTTTGATATTGAAACAAAACAACAACAAGCAGAACAATTAGAATTAAAATATAGTAAAGCTACTGGATTTACAATGATCAAAAACTGGGTAGCAATGGCCAAAGAACATGATTGGTTACATGAAGTTTATCTTTTTAATGACGGCAAAAAAGGAATTGAATTAGAATTTTTATTACCATATAATAATAAAAGATTTGAAATAAATATGCATGGGTTCATGGATTTAGTTATTGAGTCACATGGATGTCTCAATATTTTAGATTGGAAAACAGGAAAACATGATGTAGAGAAATATAGAATGCAAGGATTAATTTATAGTTGGGCCTTGTACAAAAGGTATGGTCTTGTGGAAGAGAAAGTAAGATTTGTACATCCATCTAAAAAAGAGAATAAGATTATAGACATTGTAGTAAAAGATGAAGATTATATGATTGTATCAAATGAAGTAGAAAAGATGTTTGATGCAATTGAAAATAATAAATTTGAGAAAAATAGAGGTGATCATTGTAAATATTGTAATTGGGTTGATTGTGAGAATAATATCAATGAGTCTTTAAAGTCATTTTTAAAAAAGGATCGTTGATATGATAAGATATTTTTTAGTTATTGAAAAAATGAATGATCAAAATACTGCACCATCTCAATATGCAGTTCGAGAATTTGAAAATGACGTGACTGCTATAAAAGAATTTCGTACACAAGTAAGACATGATTTACTTAAATTATATAATAGTGTTCATTGTACTATTTATAAAGGTGAAGGTCCTGATAGAACTCAAATTTTTAATTTTGACGAACGACGAAATTCTCCTCGATCTAATACAATGAAATTTCTTAATCGTATTGATATGAAATGAAAAAATATGGACTACAACCTCAGCATCCTGCAAATATGCCCGATAATCATCCTCCAAAAGGCTATGTAAATTGGTGGGAAAAAGAATACCACAATGGAAAGTCAAAGAAAAGAGCTAGAAGATTAGCTAAAATTGAGATTAAAGACCAATCTTCGACTTTTTATTGAATATAAAAATATAACGGCGGGTAGCTCAGCTGGATTATCAGAGCACCTCTAAAACATGGAGGAGTGCGGTGGTTCGAAGCCACCCCCGCTGATTTTACCACAAACCAAAGGATAAAAAATGAAAACTTCTTTTATTCTCTTGGGAGTCATAGATTATCTCTCTTATTTGATTTTTGATAAATTCTTTTATAAAAAGAACAAAATCCAATGGCATTTGCTGATTATGGATTAACCTGGTCAAACCTTATTACTTTAAAGAATAATGGCAAGATTGAAAAAACTTCTAAAAAAAGAGGAAGTGATTGGAAAATTATAGAAAGTGATTCGAAGATTGATTATAGGCCATTCTTCGATAAATAAGTGATTATATAAACTATGGAACATTTATTACCAACAATAGAAGTAGTCAGCTTTGTTTTATTATGTTGGATTTATATTCCTACAAATAATTGTACAAAATAGTTTTTTTATATTATATTTATAATTGCGTAAATTTTGAGAGATTCGAAAGAATCAACCTACTAAGTCGTAGGGTATAAGCTGAGGAAAATGGCGCCCAAAGTAGGGCGCCTTATAATAAAACCATTTAATAACATCGAATTTATTCTTCAGGTTTAGCTGGCGAAAATGAAGATCACAAGTCGATGTTGAATATGGGTCGCCAGCCAACTTTAATTTTAAGAGGAAATAATGAAAAACTACACCAAAACATGTAATAATAACATGTTTAGTAGTTTTTGCTTTAATAGCAAAAACGAATTGGTGGAGTTTGCTTAAATAAATAATCGGCGATTATTTATAAAAAGGCTCCACCAACAAATGTTGATGGAGCCTTTTTTATTTTGAGTATAAATGATCTTTGAAAATATGGGTGTATTGCCAACGCGGACAAGGCGGAAGACTGAAAATCTTCTTATCTCCGTTCGACTCGGAGTGCGCCCACCATATTATTTTCGAAGTTATGTTCTTTGAAATTGTACAAATTACTGGCTCGTAGCTCAATAGGCGGAGCGACTGGCTGTGGTCAAACGCAGCTCTAAATAGAAATATTTAGATGAACTCGCCGCTAAGTCGGGGAAACCTAAAGAGAAATCTATGGCAATCCCGAGCAAGAGAACTAAAAGTTCTTATGTGTAGAGACTTTACACGGTGCACCTAAATTCTAGAAATAGAAAATGGTGAAGAGAAAGTCCACGCTATATAGAAATATATAGATAAGTGTAACCAGTAGGTTGGGGGTTCGAAACCCTCCGAGCCAGCCATTATATAAATGTAAACTTAGAGAGGTTAAATTAATTGCAATACAATTGATTATGTCTTTATAACTTCTATAATTGGAAGATAGCCGGATAATGGTTCGCCGGGGCTGTTTGCTAAACAGTTGTCCAAATAAAAATTGGACTGGGAGTTCAATTCTCTCATCTTCCGTTTAAAGGAGTTATAATGGAAAATTATTTTTGTGATGAATGTCAATTGCCATTTAGTTCATCATCTTTATTTGCAAATCATTTTAGATGGAGACATAAACAGAATAAAGATTATAAATGTGATAAGTGTAATACATCGTTTAAAGATAAATCAAGTTGGTCAAATCATGTAAAGTATTGTAATGGTCCAAAAATAAAAAAACTTAAAGAAATTTTATGTTCTAAGTGTGGAAATTTTATAAGCAGTAAAGTATATAAGATACATTATAATTCATGCAATGGTTTAGGTCCAAGAAGATTAAGACGAATAAGAAAATATAAAAAAGTCGACTTTACACAATATAAATCCACAAATGGATTGTATATTTGTGATAAGTGTAATCATTCATTTCCTGCAAATATTTTTGTAATGCATATTGAAAAATGTCATTTAACAACTGAAAATATTAAAAAAATAAAATCACTTTATTATGATAATGTGCCGATAAAAATTATTAGGCAACAAAATGGTTTTACAAAGAGAGATTTAAATCATGTATTAAAAAATTGTGAAAAAAGAAATATGTCTGATGTTATTAAAAGAAGTCATAAAGAAGGTAGAATGTGCAAACGACAATTTCACGAGTCATTTGCAGAAAAATTTTTCAATAATTTTTTACAAACATCAGGTTATAAATTAAATAAAGATTATATTCGTGAGTATAGAGTGTCTTTTTATAGAATTGATTTCTTTTTTCAAAATTTAAATGTAGCAATTGAAATTGATGGATCACAACATTATAGATATAATCATCAAAAAGAAATTGATAAACGAAAAGATGAATTGCTTAATAATTTGGGTGTTGAAGTAATAAGATTACCATGGAAAGTTGTTTGTAATGAGTCTAAAAGTGTATTGAATGAAGTTTTAGAAGTACTTAAAAAAAGAACTGTTTGTAGTTTTAATGAAAAATTGCAAAACAAATTATTACTATTAAATAATCGAAAAAAAGAAAACATAAATCAAAAGAAAGAAAGTATAACAACAACAAAACAAATAAAACGAAAAACAAAAAAGCAAATAGAAAAACTTATTATTGTATTGAATAAAGTGAAATCATTTAAGATTCATAATCAAAGATTACAAGACTTACAAAATATAGATTTAAAAAAATGGGGATCTATTTCAAAACTTGCTAATTTATGGAATGTGTCTCATACTCAGGTTAGGCGTTTTATTAGAGAAAATACTTAATGACGGCGTGGATCGAGTTGGTCGAAGATCGCAGTCTGCAAAACTGCTGAGCGAAAGCTCCAACGTGGGTTCAAATCCCACCGCCGTCTCCATTTAAGTTGTAATTGAGACAAATATGATATGTTTATCAATGATAGAAATAGATGATTGTAAAGATGGTTGTCTTTATTTTATTTATGCTCGTTGGGCCAAAATAGGTATTTATAATAAAATTGATATAGGATTCATAATTAGTAGACATAAATTTGGTGGTAATTTTTTAGATATAGAATATCATTATAATATTGGAAATTTACAACCTAATATGAAACAATATGGTACTGTAATACCATTAAAAGAAATTGAATTAGTGCCAAAAATTGATGATAAGTCAAAACTTGTATATTTAAATCAGCAATGGGAAAAATTTAAAGAAGAACGACAAAAATATTGTTGCGTTGTACCAAACGAGTTAGGGTAAAATGTCATATACATTACAAGAATTTTTGGAAATGATGGATAAAGGTACTTTAACTATAGATGGTGATAAGTGTTGCAAGTGTCAAGTACCGATATCAATGGTTACTGGAAAATAGAAAGTACTAAATGGTTTTATGTGTGATGATTGTTATTATGAAACTATAGGCGATGAGTTAGAAAAACATCCTTTAAGACCATCAATAAGAAAAAGAGTATGAAACTATAGGCGATGAGTTAGAAAAACATCCTTTAAGACCATCAATAAGAAAAAGAGTATGAAACAGTATATTTCAATAACATCTACTCTTAGATATGGATCTTATGTTTATGCTTTTGATAAGTTAGATGGATCAAATATTCGAGCTGAATGGGAAAGAAAGAAGGGTTTTTGGAAATTTGGTAGTCGAAGACGATTGCTTGGGACAGATCAAGATTATATTATAGATGCGCAAGATCTTATAAAAGAGAAATATGAAGAAGAGATGAATAAAGTTTTTGAGAAACAAAGATATAATAGAGTAGTAGCATTTTTTGAATTTTATGGAGGTAGTAGTTTTGCCGGATTTCATATAGAAGAACCTCATAATATTGTTCTTATAGATGTTAATCCTTTTAAGAGTGGAATAATAAATCCAGATGAATTTATTGATCTTTATGGTCATATCGGGATACCGAAGCTTGTGCATAAAGGTAATTTCAATCATGAGGTTGAGAATCAAATACGTACAAACCAATTAGCTGGAATTACATTTGAAGGTGTAGTATGTAAGATGAAGAGTCAGCACAAACAACAACATCCTTTTATGTTTAAAGTAAAGACTTTTCAGTGGTTAAATCGATTGAAGAAATTGTGTAATGAGAATAAAAATTTGAGTTATAGTGATCTTTTATAAGAAGGAGGATATGATGGCTTCCAAACGAACGCGCACTTAGTGGCGCTAACAAAAGGAGTCATTATGCCGCATCCTCAAAACAAGAGGGATCATTTTCTTGTTGGTGTTAAGAAGAGTCGTAAAAGAGTGTCAAATTTTTATTATTCTGTAGATGTTAGAAAACAACGAGAGATTGCAGCAAGATATTTGAGAAATACTACTAAACGATGTTCACAGTATTGTTGTGGCAATCCAAGGCGTCATTATAAGGGTATTTCTAGATTGACGATACAGGAAAGAAAGTTCTTCAGTTAGTCTTCATTTTAGACGGCGTGTCCGAGTGGTTGGCAGTCTGCAAAACTGCCTACGCAGGTTCAATTCCTGTTGTCGTCTCTCTTTTCTAGTTTGAAAGTTGATGTTAAAGAAGACTGGTTATTCATTGTCTTTAAAATAGAATATAGTAATATGCAAGATATGATTGTACCAGTACATTCAAATTTTATGTTAGTTCTTTTTAGTTTTACTTTTGCAGTAGGATTAGCGATCGGCATTATTATTGGCAAAATAAATGCTAAATATAATCCTTTTTATCCAAAGAAAAATGTCAAAGAAAAGCCTCAAAAATAATCTTCGTTTTAACATTTAAACCCAAAATCTACGCCTTTTTTGATGACTATATTATATAGGAGGAAATATGAAAAATAACAAACCAGAGATTGCCAGATTAGAAAGCGATATTAGGCTGCATCGATATCTTTATTATAATAAACAACCGAGGATTTCAGATGCGGCCTTTGATGCTTTAATGGAAAGATTAAGACAGTTAGATTCAAATAGTCAAGTATTATTAGAAACCGGTGCTCCTACATCAAAAGATTCCGGTTGGCAAAAAGCTCCTCATTTGATGAAAATGTTTTCCCTTCAAAATGCGATGTCAGTTCCCGAATTTAATGATTGGTGTAAAAGGACAGGTGTTGTTGGAAGGGTTTGTGTTACCGAGGATAAATTTGATGGATTGTCAGTGGAGTTAATTTATGATAATGGTAAATTAGTTCAGGGATTAACTCGCGGTGATGGTCGGACCGGTGAAGATATTACCATTAATGTTTTGAGAATGAAATATGTTCAGAAGGATATTCCTGAGAAGATAAAGGCTAGTGTTCGTGGTGAAATTATTTTATTAAAGAAGGATTTTGAAACAATCAACGCATTACAAACCACTGATAAAAAATATGCAAATCCTAGAAATGCGGCAAGTGGTATTTGTAAAAGGTTTGATGGCGAAGGTTGTGAGATGCTTTGTATTGTAGTTTATGATATAGTTTCGGATGATGTGACATTTAGTTTTGAAACAGAAAAAATGGATTATTTGTCACATACTTTAAAAATGGTAACTGCTAATTATAAATTAATTTCCCCTCAGGAAGTCATCAGAGTTCGAGAACAATATACGACATCAGATAGAGAAAAATTGCCATATAATATTGATGGTTTGGTGATAAAACTTAATAGTATTCAAAAACAAAAAGATCTTGGACTTCATCCTGGTGGTGACCCAAAAGCACAAATTGCCTTTAAATTTGATGCAAGAGGCGTCGCAACTACTCTTAGAGATATTATTTTAACAGTTGGTCGAACAGGAGTTATAACACCAAATGCAGTAATTGAACCTGTGAATATTGATGGATCGATGGTAAAAGCTGCATCGCTTCATAATTTCGATGAAATTGAAAGATTGAAGGTTGGTATTGGTGATACAATATTGGTGATTAAAGCAGGTGAAATAATTCCAAAAGTTACGGAGGTTATACAGTCTGCTGGTAAGCCGTATAAAATTCCTACCGAATGTCCGATGTGTCATGGACCGGTTACTAAGGTAAAAAAGGATGATGGTTCCGAAGGTGTAAGTCTCATATGCACAAGTAATGAATGTGAAGGAAAAGAATTTCGAAAAATAAGGCATTTTGTTGATGTACTTAAAAAGCGGATGGGTATGGATAGTTTGGGTGAAAGTACAATTCAACAATTGTTTGATAAGAATATTATTAAGGATCCTGCAGATTTCTTTATTCTTACGGCGAATAATATCGCTGGTTTAGATCGAATGGGAGAAAAATCAGCAAAGAAAATTACCGATGGATTGGATAGATGTAAAGAAATGGATCTTGTAACTTTTTTATGTGCTTTGGCAATTCCTTCTCTTGGTGAAACTATGGCTGAATTGATAGCTGATGAATATGATTTAGGAACATTAATGGAAGAGGTTACAGTTGATGATTTAGCCAAGATTTCTGGAATTGGTTCATCAAGAGCGAAAGAAATCGTTGAAGGACTGGAACAACGACAACCACTTATTGAAAAATTGATGGCAAGTGGAATTAAGATTAGGAAAGCTCAAGCTGTAAAAACTGAATCCAATAAATTACAAGGAAAATCATTTCAGGTTACTGGTGCTTTTTCAAAGGTAAATCCAAAGACCAATAAGCCATATAAACGAGAAGAATGGTATGAATTGGTACAGGCTCATGGAGGAACAATAAGTCGAGTGAATAAGGATTTGAATTTTCTTGTGGCTATAAAATCCAATAGCAATAAGATAGCAAAGGCACAAACACTTGGAATTAAAATGATATCAGAAGATGAATTTTGGGCAATGGTGGACTAAGATGAAAAAATTAAAAATTGGAATTGATGCAAAAGGATTTCCAGTTACAGGTTATTCTGGAGGAGGAATTGGACATATACATAAAGAACGAGTTGGTCGCCGGAAATTATTATGTCTTATTAGTGATGATTTAACATTTTGGAGACCAAATTGTTTACGACAAGTTGCTGATTTTATAGATTCGCAAGAACATTCAAAATCTAAATCTAAAAAAAGAAAACGTTTCTTTATTGATAAAGATGCTGAAATTTTTCGAATTGCCAGAAACGGTAAACGAGCTGTTGAATGCGGATTATTACCTTCTGAAATTATCAAATATTTTGATGATATTACAAAAATATTTGCTACTAATTGCTACTAAGGAGAAATATGAATTTTAAAATTTTGTTTAGTGATTCATTGCCAGTAAGATATAAGTTACAGGTTAAGTTTTTGTGGTTTTGGATTGATTGTTTTATTACTAAGGAAGATGAAGGAAACGAGTTAAAGTTGTGGCATTGGACTTATCAATCTAATGATGAATGTAAAAAAGCAATTACTTCGTATAGAGAGGCTCATCGAAGAAAGTCTTGGAAAGAAATATTGTGAATACTTTAGAAAAATTGAAATACAAAGCAGAAATTGCTATAGATAAAATTAAAAAATGTCAAGGATCAAAAGAGGATCTAAAAATTGTTCAAATTTATCTCAGTCTTTTTTCAAAAAAGAGTGGTCGAGCTGGAAAAAGGAAAATAATTAAAACAGGTTAAATACGGCAGACGCTTCCTGTACAACCGAAAGATGGTTAGTTATATTGCAGATAACAAAGCCGTATTGAAAGGAACTAATGGCGACAATTAAAGTTCAGTTTAATGTTGAAGGTAAATGGTTTACATGGATGTTACGGCATTTATGGGTTGAAGGAAATGAAGTTAAAGCCATTAAAGTATGGATTGATACATTTCCTGATCATATCTCTCTTAAAAGTTTGAATGATTATTTTATTCCAATAGTTTCAGGTAAGAAAAAATTTACAGGTTGGGCTGCACCTGATGGATTTGATATTGTAAAAGATAATCGTCATTATTGGGACCCTGATCAAAGTGGTAAAGACAATCATAAATCTTTTCCGCTATTAGATAGCTGGAAAGATGTTGTGTTATTGAAAAAAACAAAATTATTTGTATCTGAATTGTATTTGCGACAATTTCAATTATATCGACGATTTCCTTCTACCTTTGAAGGTTGTCAAAGTAATGCATATTTATGGATAAGAGCAGTTGAAGAAAACAAAACAGAGAATTCTATTCGCAAAGAAGTAAATAAATATTGGTTAGATATTAGGAACATTTCAAATCAATTTGCAGTTGAAATATCATTAGACATGCTGCCTACAGATGAAATTCCTTTACGTGAAGGACCTACTGGCAAAGACAAAGACAGCATTAGTTCTCTTCAAAAATGTTATTCAGCTTATGAAAATATTATTTCTTATCTAATGCCTGTAAAAGTGTATTTTGACAGAAAGTATGGTCCTGATCATGTGTATATTTATAGTGATCATGAAATTAGGAATTTGTGTTCAATAGAAGACGACCATGATCAACTTGTACAACTTGTACAATTTGCACAGCAGTCAGATATGTCAAGTACTGCTTTATTGTCACGATTATCTATTGAAAAAACTTTAGCTGATGTAATGGGGCTTTCTGGTGTTGATTTAGGTGTTGAAAATTTTGTCAAAAACATGATGATGGATAGTAAAAGAGAGACCATTAACAGTGAAGATATAAGAAAGACAAAATGGCAATCGGGTTATATAGATCTTGATGGTCACTTTTATGGTTGTTCTAATTTAAATCACAGATATTTTGCAGATGATTTATGTAAGAAGTTTGGATTTAAAACTGATGATGGCCAAATTACTTTGGATGATAAAGGTTGGGTAAAAGTATCAATGAATAGATTTTTTTGGAAGAACAGTGATAGAAAATTACCCGAGGAACAAAAAGTTGCAATCCATGATTATATGACAGGTAAGAAACTGATGAAGGCAATGTTTAATACTTCACTTAAAGATTATGCAATAACTTTTAAAGAACAATTTGAACAAAATGAAGTCGAAGGTGTGTAAACATCGATTTAATAAAATTGAAAATACTACCTTTCAATGGTGTCAATATTGTGGTGTTGTTTATTATAAGTATCAAATAAACAACGATTTTTTTCAAACTTTTTTTAATCCTACCAATATACGAGATTTACAACATAAAAAACATGAATGGTTTAAATTGTCTTCGACAAATTATTGGTGTGTATATTGTGGAACACTTTTAGTAATTAGGTTGACTACATCTGGAAATTTAAAGGCCGGTTATTTAAAGCCATATATTTCTGTAGCTCATAAACAAATACTACATGAAGCTGGATTATGTAAATGAATATGCAAGTTGTTGATAATAATTTATCTAACAATACTTGTATTTGTTGTGGATTGGTACCTTTGAAAGAATGTGATCCTCAATTTGGAATGTGTCCAACTTGTCTTAGAGGTGTTGTTTTAAAACAAGATGAAGTGGATTTAATTTATTTTAAAATAAGGAAGCATAATGAAAAATGAATATGTTAAAAAAATGCTACATTCTGGATTCTCAAAGGTATTTATAGATATATCAGGTAAAGAAGTAGTAGAAGTACCTGATTGTGTGGCTGTTTTGGTTTATTTAAGGGATCGAGATAGTGTTGTTTTAGTAAAACAAGAACGGACAGCTTTGAGAGAAAAAATATCATCAGGAACGCCACTTTTAGTCGAAGTGCCTGCTGGTTTATTTGATACCAAAATAGGTGTGAAAGAATTAATTGTAAAAGAATTATGGGAAGAAATTAAAGCTTCTGTTACAATAGAACAAGTCAATTTACTAAATAATGGACAGCCGGTTGCAGCAGCACCAGGTATACTGACATCATGTGCATATTTAGCTTATGTAATTATTGAACAAAATCAATTAAAGGATGGGACAATTTTTGGACTTGAAGAAGAAGGTGAGAAAATTGAAAGAATAATAATGCCTGCTGATGAATTTATTTCAATGACTCATCATGACATGAAAACTCTTCTTTTGTCAAAATATGTTTCTTTTATACAATTTTTCTGTAAAAATAAAATGTTATAATGGATGCACAAGATTTAAAACGGCTTCAAGTTATACAAACTCAATTAGAATCAGATTTGCTTTTTCTTCAAAAAGATTTTGATCGATTGAGGCAACAACTCATTGATAAAACTCGACAATTAGAAAAAACAAGACGGGAAATTAGAGAAATTTCGAATAGAAAACCAGTAGTATCAGAACACGCATTATTGCGATATTGCGAAAGAGTATTGAAAATTGACATTGCTGCAATTTCAAATGAAATTCTGTCAGAAAAAAATGTAACACTTATTGATCATTTAAAATCTGGTAAAATTCCATGTGGTAAATATAGGCTTATTGTAAAGAATAGAGTTGTTACAACTATTGAGGATTTTTAATTTTGATTAATAAAGAATTGTTAATAAAAAAAATGATTGAACGGAAATTCATGCCGTACGATCACGGCTTTATCAGAGAGATGACATTAGAAGAATCATGGTTTGAATTTAAAGGTGAGCAAAATATTCGTTGCGTTGTTTATTCAGATCATAGATTTTCATTTTCATTTTGTACTCCTAATAATAACCGTTTATACATGCCTTTTGCTACGCCAATTGAACATGATGAATTATTTACTACATTATTTACGAAGTTTTTAAAAGATGTTAAGCATTTTAATTGAATCATTGATAATTTTTGCGACTATATTTATATGAGTTAGAATTGTCAGACTTTTTAGAAAGAATTTTTAAAATGAAAAAGATTTTAATGTCAATGATTGTTTGCGCGATCGTATTTTATGCTTTTCCGTATAGTTATTCTTGTTTTCCCATGATGTCAGGGAAAAGAACAATTGTAGCAAACCCATATGCCTACGTCTATAATTTTAAATCTTCAACAACAGTTGGTGCCGATTTACTTGCTGCAGTAGGCATTACCGATAATATTGATGTCTGGGCTAATGTTGGATCAATAACTTTTATTCCGGATTTTTCATATAATTCTTGGTGGGGAATGGTTCGATATGCAATTACAAAAAATAATCTTGCAGCAATATTGGCTAATGATGAATATATTTCATTACAATATCATGGCATGTTTTTTGAAACTACTCATTGGTACATGCAAAATAACACAGGATTGAATATTACATATAATTCTAATGATCTTTCTTTATGGACATGTATTACACCAGGATACAAATTTAATAGTAAATTCGATATTTTCTGTGATATTATTCCTATTACTGGATTTAAACAACACACTCAAACGCTTAGATTAGTTCCGGGTATTGGTATAAATCTCAGCAATAATTCATTTTCTCTTGGTATTATAATGGATGATGTGACAAATAAGCCTGATTATTCAATTGGTTTGTGGTGGTATCATTCATGGAATTTTTAAAGTTGAATATTAAAGGAGAATGTTATGTTAAAAATAATGGTGGCACAAATCAATACTTCTGTTGGTAATTTTATACAAAATTTAAATAAAATAAAATCCAGTGTGATGATTGCAGCAAATAAGAATGCAGATATTGTTGTTTTCCCAGAAGCTACAATAACCGGATATCCACAAAAAGATCTTTTATATAATCAGGCTTTCATTGACGCCAATACTAATACTTTTGACGATGTTTGTGTATTATCCAAAGCTTATAGTAATTTAGTTATTATTGTAGGCCATGTTGTCAAGGTTGGGCTTCATTTATATAATGTTGCAAGTGCGATTAAAAATGGTAAAGTGAATCGATATTATAAGCAACTTTTGCCGAACAAAGTTGTATTTGATGAACGGCGATATTTTACTCCTGGAACGTCCAAATTGATTTTAGACGTAAAAGGAACGAAAATCGGTTTGATTATTTGTGAAGATGCTTGGGATGATGATTATGATAAAAAACCAGTATCAATGTATAAGGATACCGATCTCATCATCTCATTAAATGCATCACCTTTTTCAAAAGGTAAAGTTGGAATAAGAAAACAAGTCCTTACCAAACGAAGTACGGAAGTTGGCAAATCAATTCTCTATGTCAATCAGGTCGGTAGCCAGGATGGATTGATTTTTGATGGTGCCAGTATGATTGTTAATGGTGATATTGCTGAAATGATTGCACCTCAATTTACAGAAGCAAATGTTATGGTACAATTTGAAGACCATCAACTGAAACATATCGAAGGCACAGTAAATGAATATCCAAGCGACACTGTTCAAATCAAAAAGGCTTTGGTTTTGGGAATTAGTGATTATTTTTATAAAACTAAATTCGAAAAAGCAGTATTAGGATTATCTGGCGGTGTTGATTCTGCTTTGACTGCTGCACTTGCTGTTGAAGCTTTAGGTGCTTTAAATGTACATGGTTTATTGATGCCGTCGGCATATTCAAGTCAGGGAAGCATAACAGATGCTCAAGATTTAGTTAATAATTTAGGGATGACGTCACAAATAGTAAATATTGAGCAAATATTACAAGTATATAATATTGCATTGGGTGGAATATATAAATCGGATGTTACGGAACAAAATCTTCAAGCTCGAATTCGTGGTTGTTTATTAATGGCTGTTTCAAATGATGAAGGTCGATTATTATTATCTACTGGAAATAAATCAGAAATGTCAGTAGGTTATTGTACACTTTATGGTGATATGTGTGGTGGTTTATCTGTAATTTCAGATGTCTATAAAACTACTATTTATAAAATATGTGAACTTTATTTGCAAATACCTAAAAATACAATTACAAAACCTCCTTCAGCAGAACTAAAACCTGAGCAGAAAGACACAGATTCACTGCCGCCCTACGATATTTTGGACGGTATTTTAAAAAGATACATAGAAAAGAATATGTCGGCTGATGATATCATCGACAATGGGTTTGATTATAAAACTGTAGCTAGAGTAATTCAAATGGTTGATAAAAATGAATATAAAAGACATCAAGCTGCTCCAGGATTAATCATATCAGAAAGGGATCTTATTATCGGTCGTAGGATGCCGATTGCTAATTTGTTTAACCAATTCCAAGGAAAATGATGCATATAAGTTCTATTTCTATTGTTCCTCAAGAAGTCGGATGTAATGCAAAATGTAAATATTGCATAGCTGCTATGACAGCAGACATTCGTAAAGATTTGAAAAAACCTGGAATTAATTTACCCAAACTGGAAAAATGCATTAAATACGCAAAAGACGGAAATGCTTCGACTGCGATTATAACATCTTCTGGAGAAACATTGTTAGGCAGTTGGACAAATATTGAAAATATTTTATGGCTTTGCAAAAAATACTTCGGTCAAATTGATCTTCATACAAATGGTTCTGAAATTCTGGCAATGCCTTCTTTTGGCCGGGATTTTTCCCAAATGTTGGCTCCTTATATCACTAATTTAACAATGACAGTACCGCATTACAATACTGATAAATGTCAGGAATTGTATGGTTTGGAATTGGATTATGTTCAATTATTTAAAAAGTTAACTAATTTAGGTCTTGCAGTTAGATTAAGTTGTGTTGTATGCAAGGCCGGAATAAATTCAAAAAATCAAATGATTAGTTATATTATGCATTACAAATCACTTGGTGTAACATCTATAGTTTTTAGAGAATTATGGATACCAAAAAATGTAAAGCACATGGATAATTTTTTGAGTTGGTGTTATGACAATAGAATAACTCAAGATCAAATTACTCAATGGTTGGATGATATTGTTGTTGAAAGTGATGGCGATAAATTGAATTGGTTTGGAAATGGTCAACCCTATGATATTAATGGTGTTACTGTATCAACTTCAACTTGTACACAAAATAATACTGCTTCAAGTATAAAATCTTTAGTTTACAGACCGGATAATTCATTATATACTGATTGGGATTCTAAAGCAAAAATAATGTAAATTATGAATGACGAGTTAAAAGATTTTTATGTTTATATTTATTTAGATATAAGAAAAAAAGGTATATATAAGTATAAAGATTTTGAATTTGAATATGAGCCATTTTATGTTGGAAAAGGTCGAAGAAAACGTTATTTACATCAATTAAAAAAGAGTAAAAAAAATCAAAAACTATTTATAAATGAAATTAAGTTATTAAGGTTACAGACTATTCGTAATATTTTACAAATAGGAAAAGAACCAATAATTTTAAAAATAAAAGAAAATTTAAGTGAAGAAGAAGCTTTTGATTTAGAAACATTACTAATTAAAACAATTGGTAGATTGAATTTAAATGTTGGACCTTTAACTAATCTTTCTGATGGTGGAGATGGTGCAAGTGGTAAGGTTATTTCTAATGAGACTAGAGAAAGAATCAGCAAAAATAAAAAAGGTATATCATGGGGACATCATTCTAAAGAGACTAAAGATTTATTAAGTAACATTAAAAAAGGAATAAAATTTTCCGATAATCACAAAAGAAATTTAAGTAAAGCACGAAAAAATAGAGTCATAACATTTATTACAAGAGAGAAAATGCGAAATTCAATGTTAGGAAAAAATAGAAATTATAGGATTTTTATTTTGACAAATATTGATGGTAAAGAATTTACCACAGATAATTTGCGTGCTTTTTGTAAAGAACATAATATTAAAAATATTTATAAAGTGATTAGAGGTGAAAGAAAGTATTCAAGTGGATACACAGTTAAAAGGGAGATACTATGATTTCATCAATGCTAGATACTGATTTATATAAATTAACCATGGACATGGCTATTTGTCAAAAATATCCAAAAGTTTTTAATCATTATAAGTTTATAAATCGTGACAAGAGAGAATTTCCTGACGGATTTGCTGAACAATTACGCAAACTTGTTGATGGTTTTAGAACAATGAAACTTAGTAATGATGAAAAAGATTTTTTACGAGAACGATGTTATTATTTAAATCCCGTTTATTTAGATTTTCTTGCAGGATATCAATTTGATCCTAGTGAAGTTAAAATAGAACAAAAAGGTCCAGATTTAAGTGTTGATATTATTGGACCTGCTTACAGAACTGTTTTATGGGAAGTACCATTAATGAGTACAATAAGTGAACTTTATTATAGAATGACGTGTAAAGAAATTAAAAATGATATATACAGTATAGAAAAACGGGAACAAAATAATCGGGACAAAGCAGAAAAATTAGCTAATATGAATATTTACTATTCAGAATTTGGATCTCGAAGACGATTTGCTTATCACGTTCAAAATGAAACCATAGCACATTTGAAAAAATACGGCAATGGTCATATGTTAGGAACAAGTAATATTCATTTTGCGATGTTACATAATCTTATTCCTATGGGAACAGTTGCTCATGAATGGTATATGCTTCATGCAGCTTTATATGGATTTAAAATGGCCAATGATATGGCCAATGAAGCATGGGTTGAAGTATTTAATGGTGATCTTGGAACAGCATTACCTGATACTTTTACCACCGATGTTTTTCTTAAATCTTTTAATACAAAGTATGCAAAGCTTTATGATGGTATGCGTCAAGATAGTGGACAACCATTGATTTTTTTAGATAAAGCAATAGCACATTATCAAAAACTTAGAATAAATCCTCTCAGTAAAATGTTAATGTTTTCGGACAATCTTCATTCCATGGATCAGATTAATGTTATTCATGAAGCTTGCAAAGATAAAGCAATTGATCGATATGGTATTGGTACATGGTTTACAAACGATGTTGGTGTAAAACCACTTAATATAGTCATTAAATTAATAGCATGTAATTTTGGTAATGAATGGATAGACACAATAAAATTATCAGATGACGCTAAAAAATATACTGGTAATATTAAAACAGTTAATCTTTGTAAACAAACATTAGGAATAATGTAGATTTAATGAACTAAGGAGAGAGTATGAATAAAATAAAAAAAGTACTTCAAAGTGCAGGTCTTGCAGACTTTGACGATGAAAGACCAAAGCCGCAAAATCCAACACAGCAAAAGTCGCCGTTACCATCACAATCATTTCAAGTGTCAACGCCAGCTGCGCCAGTTTCTGTTCCTGATGTTGATTTAGCAAAGTTTATCGAACATTTTGATTCTCTTTTAAAAGGTGCTAATTTGCCAGGACCTGATTACTATGAATTTGCTCAGGTTCTTGAAAAACTTTTACCGACTGTTGCGGATGAAAAGTTAGCATATACTGCGGCTTTTGCGTCATTGGCTCTTAATGGTATGACAAAGGATAAAGTAATTCAAAGTGCAAAAACTTATATGGAAGTTATTGCAAAAGATAGGGATGGTTTTCAAACTGCTTTGAAAAAGAAGATTGACAATGAATCGAATTCAAGAAAATCAAAAATATTAGAAGTGACACAAACAATTGAAACAAATAAAGCTGAAATTGACCGACTTTTAAAACTCAATGAACAGCTTGTTAAGACTGCAGAAAGTTTACAAACTGAAATTTCAACGGCAACTATGCAATTACAAAAGAATGAAGGTGGCTTTTTAGCTGCATGTGATACTTTTACAAAGAAAATTGAAACAATAATGACAAAATCTCAACAATATATCTCTTAAGGAAAGGATGATTTTTATGAATTCATATGCTATGATGCAAGCCGGTGATCAAAAGCTAAAAGCTTATTGGAATCGGCCAGGTGGTAAAGTTAAAACCGTTGTTGCTCTTGGAGGCTTTGCAGTTTTAGCAATGTGGGCATTTCCAATGCTGACTGCGGTAATATGGAATACAATTAATGTGGGCATTGCTTGTGTAGCAGCCCTTTTGTTTTTATTCCTTGTGACAAATAAACCTTTACGATTACGACTTCAGGCTGTTTGGGATATACTAATGAAATATACGGTTGGTCTTATTTTTGAATGGGATCCATTTGTTTTGGCTGAAGATCAAATCAAGGATATGGTAAAACAACGAGAAAAAATAAATGATCTTTTAGCAAATGATATTGGGCTGGAAAAAGAACGATTAGAAGGCACATTAAAAGAGAAACAAAAAGACCTAACGAAACAGAAATCAATAGTTACCACAGGCTCTGGCAAAAAAGGTTATGAAGATCAAGTTGCTAATGCTTCTGCGCAAGCAGGTCGTCTTAATTCATTCATTCAATCATTAATGCCAATTTATGATAATTTATGTAAAACATATAATTACTTGGATATGATTTACAAAAAGAGTGCCTTTATGATTGATGATGCAAAAAATGCTCTTGATTTGCAAAAACAATTATATAGGTCAGTTACAGCCGGTAGTAAGGCACTAGGCGCTGCTCAAAGGTTCTTTAATGGTGATCCTGAAAAACAATTAATGGTTGAACAATCATTGGATTTATTAAAGACTGACATTGCCGGAAAAGTTTCAAACATGAAACGTGCCATAAGTTGTACTTCCGAATATATGAAATCAATTGATCTTGAAAATGCATCGGCTCAACATGAAGGTTTAGAATTCTTAAAAACATTTGATGAAGATAATACATGGAAGCAAATGGAAAAAATGAAAACACAAGGAATTCAATCGATAAATGCAGGTGAAGTTCCAACTACTGATGTTTATGATTCATTATTAAAATAATTGGTATCCATTAACCTTAAAGAAAGGAGTGATCTTCTATGAAGATCAAGGCTAGAGGTCAATTAATGTTGGGCATCATTGTCATTGGTGCCATTCTTGGTGGCAAAACCTTATGGTATGACAAATTACCAAAGGTTGCAAAAGCTGCCGCAGTCGTCGGAAAGGTAACATTACCTGATGCTCCGGAAGCATCGTTCAGTGGCAACGCACAAAAACTTGCAATGCCTTCAGATCAGGAAAGTGGTAATGGTGCGGTAAAAGTTGATTGGAAAATCATGGCATGGAATTCGCAATTCGCTCTTATGTATGCCAATGGCGGTCCGGTTACAACAAAAGGATCATTGATCGAAAAAGCTGGACTTACAATTAATATTATCCGTCAGGATGATTGCAGTAAAGCATGTGCGGATGTTGTTAAATTTGCACAGGATTACAAAAATAATCCATCAACTAATGCTGTATTTGCATCATTTATGGGTGACGGAATGCCGGCATTTTTCCAAGGTTTATGTAAGGAATTAGCACCTCTCGGTCCTGACTATCAACCGATGGGATTCTATCCAATGGGAAAATCCTATGGTGAAGATAAAATTATGGGACCTCCAGAATGGAAAACAAATCCCAAAGCTGCTATCGGAAAATGCGTTGCCGGCGTTCTTCGTGACGGTGATATTAACATTCTTCTTAAATGGGCTGGTGACAATGGTCTTTCAGTCAATCCGGATGAAACCACTTATGACTATAATGCCATTAATATTATTGCTGCCAGTGATTTTCTGGACGCTCCAAACAAGTACATCTCGGAAATCAAAGACAAACGCAAACTTGTTATTAATGGTAAGAAGACAAACAAAGACACTTCGGTTAATGTTGATGCTGTTGCCACTTGGACACCTGGTGATGTCAATGTAGCAACCAAAAAAGGTGGATTGGTTACTATTGCTTCCACAAAACAATATGCATCGCAAATGCCGAACATCACAATCACAATCAAGAAATTTGCCAATGATCATCGATCAGATATTGAAAGTTTGATTGCAGCATTGGGAACTGCAGGTGATCAAGTTCGGTCTTTCAGCGATGCAAAAATGTTTGCGGCAAAAGTATCAGCCAAGGTCTATAATGAACAGGATCCAACATATTGGCTTAAATATTATAATGGAATGAAACAAAAAGATGTTCAAAATTTCGAAGTTGATCTTGGCGGTTCAATGGCTTTTAATCTTTCGGATGCTGCCAATATGTTCGGCTTAGGAAAAGATGGTATCGATCGATACAAAATCGTTTACAATACCTTTGGAACTATTTTAAGCAAAATGTATCCGGAAATAATGCCAACCTATCCGGATTATTCCAAGGTAATTGATAAATCATTCCTAATGTCTGTGGTTGCAAACCATCCGGAATTAATGGAAGGAAAAGCTTTAGCCGTAAATTATTCCGATCAAATCACTACTAAAGTTTCATCAAAATCATATCAAATTCAGTTTGAGGTTGGAAGTTCCAAAATCAGACCTGAATCCTACAGAGTACTTGATGAAATATTCAACTCTGCAATGGTTGCAGAAGGTTGTAAGTTGGGTATTTATGGTCATACCGATAATACCGGAAATACTGAGAAAAATCTTGAACTTTCCGATAATCGCGCAAATGCAGTAAAGGATTATTTACTAACAACAAAAGGAATGAAGCCCAAAGCTCTTGAGGCTCAAGGTTTTGGTGATACAAGACCAATAGCGGATAATTCAAGTGCTGCAGGTCGTGCAAAGAATCGTCGAGTAGAAATTGTCCTTGGTAATTAATTAATAGGACTTGGAGATGTTTAGAGGCTTGGCTACTGGCGTGGTTGATCTCTTTACATTTTCCAAGTCTTTCTTTTTTAAGGGAAAAATAAAAATGAAAATTCCAATGTTTGAACCTTTTGCGACACTTCCAAAACGAGCAAAAACTATTGTTATTGTTTTTGAAGTAATATTAGCTTTTCTTTGTTGGCATTTAATTTGCGGCAAAGAAAGTTTAATACCTGGACCATTTATTGTGGCTCAGAATATTGCTGCAATTGTCACTGAACAAGGCTTCATTGATAATTTGTTTAGCAGTTTGATGCTAACAATTAAAGCAATGCTTTATTCAATGGTAATTGCATTAATATTTACATATGCATCAGTCATTCCTATAATTCGACCAATTACAAATTTTATGACTCAATGTCGATATTTAACACTTAATGGTTTAATATTCCTATTTACTTTGATGTCAAAAGATACGAGTCAATTAAAAATCAGTCTTTTGATTTTTGGTATTGTACCATTTTTTATTACTTCATTAACATCAATTTTGGCACAAATTAACAATCAACAATATGATTTATGTAAAACACTTCGCTTTGGTAAATATGAAACATTATATGAAGTAATTATTTTGGGACAACTTGATATGGTTGTTGAAGTCATTCGACAAAACTTTGCAATATCTTGGTTAATGATTACAATGGTTGAAGGTTTAAGTATGGCAGAAGGTGGTTTAGGCACAATGATCATAAAGGCCAATAAGATTTTGAATTTACCAAGAGTGTTTGCGGTTCTTATGATTATATTCTTTTTTGGTGTTTTAATTGACATAAGTTTAAGATGGTTACGTCGTTGTTTATTTCTTTATTCAACATTACAGGTGAACAAATGAATAAAATAGATTACCAATTAAAAAATGTTCTGTTGTCGGCAAAAGATGTTAGCCTTCAATATACGGGTCGTCAAATTCTCCGTGACATCAATTTTGAAATTAGGGATGTGGTTCGAGCCAATGTTGATCAAGGACAAGTCGTTGCTCTTGTTGGTCGCAGTGGTTTGGGAAAAACTCAATTATTTAAAATTCTTTCTGGATTAATGAGGCCAACAACAGGTCGCGTTCTTATAACAGAAGATCAGCATTTAGTTACTCCAGGCGAAGTGGGTATTATTCCACAAAATTATATACTTTTTGATCACAGAACAATTTACAACAATCTCAAAAGAGGATTGTCTCATTGTGGAAAAAAATACGATAGTACAACTGCTGATTCTATAATACGTAAATATGCTACTGATTTTGGTCTTTCAGAACAATTAAATAAATATCCTGCACAACTTTCGGGCGGACAAAAACAACGCGTAAGCATTATTCAGCAAATTCTGACGGATAATAAATTCATTCTTTTGGATGAGCCGTTTTCTGGTTTAGATACATTGATGAAAGACAAAGTGATTGAATTATTACTCAAGATTTCCGTGTTAAACGAATATAATACATTGATTTTGGTTAGTCATGATCTTGAAAGTGCAATGGCTATTGCAGATACAGTTTGGTTATTGGCTAAAGAACCAGATAAAGAAGGGGCAACAATTACCAAGCAATATGATCTTAAGGAAATGGGCATGGCTTGGGATCCTAAAATCAGAGAACGATCTGATTTTCAACATTTTGTTAGAGAAGTTACAAATTTGTTGTGATCGACATTATAAAAGTTGATAATTCAAAAGTAATTGATTCTATAAGTAGTCTAAAAGATTATTATAATCTTATCCAGCCTCAAATTGAACATCGACTAAGTGAATTCCAAGCAATTGGTTCTAGTGGCGATAGGTTAGCACTTTTCAAAGAATTAGTTTTTTGTATTCTTACCGCAAATGCCAGTGCAAAAATGGCGCTAAGATGTATTGATATTCTCGGTGACACTATTATAACCGATAATGAAGAAACCATCAAAAATAAATTAAAACATAACCATCGATTTCCAAACGTAAGAGCAAAATATATAATTGAATCTAGAGATTATCTTCAACGTAGTTTTGGATTAAATTTATTCCGAATATTTGAAATCATTAATGATCAATTTGCTCTTCGTGAATTTCTTAAATTAAACATTTTAGGAATAGGTTTTAAAGAAAGTAGTCATTTTTTACGAAATGTAGGATATCAAGGCTTTGCTATTTTAGATAAACATATCATTTCTATGTTAAATTTATTTAAAGTCAAAGTTTCAAAGCCAAGAAATGGTAAAGAATACATTGAGATTGAGCGACGTATGATGAACTTTGCAAATCAAATTGATATAAATATTGACCACTTAGACATATTGTTTTGGTCTTACAAAACAGGTGAAATCATAAAGTAGAAAGAAAGGAGATTAAGTATGAGGTATCCGATTGATAAACCTACCACTATACCTGGCAGTGGTAGTGCAGTTTATTTGTATTTGTTAGAGACGGTTGATATTCCGGCTCGTTGTCCTCATGATATTTGGTATGAAGGACAAAAAGCTAAAATGGATGATCTACATAATCCATTTAAGGGTTTTTTTCCGGTAGGAAAAACTCTCAAAATTGATTATGCAGGTGCAGGAATGAAATCCTATACATTTACTGGCAAAGAACAAAATGCAGTTTATGTAAAGGACCTGTCGCCTGAAGCAAGATTACAATTAGGAATTTCAACCGATGCAAATCCCGCAGACAAAGTGTTTAATCCCAATTTTGTCACATTCGATGAATTGCCGCATGGTGCAAAAGTAAGTAATCAGGCAACAACAATGTCATTGGCAAAAAGTATAAGTGCTTTTCTTTGCAATAAGTCAAGCATTCTATATTCCGAACAGGATGTCATTGACATGTTGATAGTTGCCATAAAGAACGTTAATTCGATAGAAATGATGTCGATTCTTCATGGAAATCATGTGGCGTGGTGTTCTTTGGCTTTTATGCGAACTGGTAAAATGGAAGAAGACATTAAACGTCAATTTTACGGCCAAAACAATATTGATTTTTACATAAAAGACATCGGCACTATTATGCCATCAATACTTTATACTGTTGCCATTTTAGGCATCGATCCAGTTGAATTATTGAATGATTTTCAATTGGACATTTATGGTATTAAGGATGTTGCCGTTAGGATGCAACGATATATGGCGAAGGATAAAGCAAAAGCAAAAGCAGCATAATCCATTTTTAAGAAAAGTCCAGTATAAAATCTGGACTTTTCGTTTTAACCCGGAGAATATAATGATTTTTTCTTTAAATAGTGCAATTCATATTGGTCATGATCATATTTTTGAAAGAAAAAATTTGCAGGATTTTTGCAAAATAGCTACAGCAAATAATACTATTTATGGTATTATTTGTGATGGTTGTTCAGAAGGAACAAATTCTGAAATTGGAGCTAATTTGTTAGGAACATTTATTTTAAAAAAATTACAACAACTTAATGCGCAACAACAAATTAAATCAGATTTAGCTGCAATTTTAACGCATAGTGTTTATACTTATATTGATGAATTCCTAAGAAATTTAATGATTTTTGATATATCAGAACAAGTTGATTTTATTAAAAATAATCTACTTGCAACGTTCATCTTTTTTATTATTGATGATATAAATACTCTTATAGGTCGTTGTGGTGATGGTGTAATAGTTATCAATAATGATGTCATCAAATTTGATCAAGATAATAGTCCTCATTATCTTGCATATGGAAATATACCTGATAAATATCTTACACAATCCAGAACAAAATTAAGTGGTATAGAAATAAGAAATTACTTAACTGTAAACGTCAAAAGATTAATTATCGGTTCTGACGGACTGACACCACTTATAAATCATGATAAGTATCATATAAGTGATTTGTATGGTACTAAAGGGCGACAATTACAACGTAGAATTAATGTATGGCAAAATGAAAAGTTATTTAATGATGATGTGTGCTGTGTGATTTTTGAAACATTATGTGCAACATGTAATAGTCTATTAACAAATGATGCAAAGGAAATATGTAATGTTTGTGCAAGTTGTGCAGAAAAGCTTACAAATATAGAGGTCAATTAAATGCAAGTAATTTATCAAGGTACACCAATTACTATTGATCCTAAAAAGAGTATCGGTAGTGGTGGTGAGGCAAACATTGTAGTTCATGGTAATGTTGCGTTTAAAATTTATCATCAACCTACAGCGGAAAGAGCAAAAAAACTACAGGATTTTTTATCACATAGATTTGCTTTTCCAGTCAATGTAATGGCGCCGATCGACAATTTATATGATAATAGAAATAAAGTTATTGGTTTTGCAATGGGTATTGCAGATAATTGCAAAGATATTAGAAATTTATCGGTTACAAAATTTCGAAGCGTACAGCAAATAACTACTAATCATGTTGTGGATTGTTTTACTCAAACAAAAACAACTTTGGATTCAATTCATGATTTAGGTATAATTGTTGGTGATTTTAACGATCTTAATATATTATTCGATATTACTACTTATGTACCGATTTATATAGATGTTGATTCATTTCAATTTGACAGTTATCCATGTATAGTTGGAACAGAAGATTTTATTGATCCTAGTTTATATGGTGTTGATTTGACAAAAAAGCCAATGTTTACACAGCAAACAGATTGGTATTCTTTTGCTGTAATACTTTTCAAAAGTTTATTCTTTGTTCATCCTTATGGTGGAATTCAACAACAACATAAAACATTGTTTACACGAGCACAAAATAATGTCTGGGTTTTTGACAAGAGTGTTACTTATCCTGTAATGGGAAAAAAACCTGAAACTATAAGTGATGAACTTTTAACATATTTTTCAGAAATTTTCTGTCATGGTCAACGACCAAATTTACCCATTACTTTACTTCAATCATTGCAAAATTCATTCATTGAATGTAGCGCTTGTAAAACATTTTATCATAATTCTAGAGGTACCTGTCCGCAGTGTATGCAAGTTACACCTCAAATTACTGCAAATTTGTCAAAAGTAAAAATGACAAAACAGGTTGGAAAAGAGCAATGTGTGGCTTCTACATTATTTCAAATTGAAGGAACAATTCTATTTACTAAAGTGATTAATGATACAATTGTTGTTATAAGTTATGATGGCAAAAATACTAATTTATCATTAGTTACAAAAAATTCTGAAAACACAATTACTTTGTGGCAAGGATTTCAAAAGGATTTCAGATATGAATACTTTTTACTACATTATCTTGTAGTTGCTCAAAACACTAAAGTATTAATATTTGATGTTAGCAATAAAAGCATTAAGCATGTTGGTAGTACATCAACAATGTTGTACAGGAATGAACCAGTAATTACTTGTGATAATGATGGTTTTTATAGATTGACTAATAATACAATAATGAGAGGTTCAATTGTTGGTGGAAACAATTTCATTGAAACAGATATAATGTCATCAATAGAGAATCAAACGTGGATTCAAGCAGGAAAATATCTTAATTTTGGTTTTTATCGAATATTTGAAAAATATCAATTTTTTATTTTTACTCCAACTGTTCGTTATGAGATTAAGTTGCCGGATTTACCAGGTCAGGTTATAGATATGGATGTAATTACTTCTGTTAATAGTGTTCTTTTATTACGGAAGAATATACATAATGGTCGGACATATTCTCATTGGCATATTATCGATGATAAGGGAAAAATATTGGAAACAAAATCTGAAGAATCAATAAGTTCAGAATTATTGTCTAATATTTATGGAAAAACGTTTGCAGGATCTAATTTAATTCATCCTACTGATTCAGGTATTGCTATTGAAAAGCATGGTAATGTATCAGTAAAAGCATCGACTGCTAGCTATGTAAATGATTCAAGTCAGTTGATGTTATACACACAAGGAATTTTATCTATTTTAACAAATAAAATTATTTACTTAGAATTAAGTTGATCTATGACTGTCTGATTGATTATAATAACATAATTTTAGAAGGAGGAGTATATGACATTTAAGCCGTCGTTTTATGATCCAGCAAAAGTAGGAACACTGTTTCTACCTCGGTTGTACAAAAATCCGGCTGGAGTCGGAATTGTTGAACAGGAAGCCGATGCAATGTCCATTCCGGCATCGGTAACAGACAAAGAGAAGATTGCATTGATGATCATCGATATGCAAATCGATTTTTGTCACAAGGATGGATCACTATATGTTGATGGAGCTGAAGAAGATATTCGTCGAGCAATTACTTTTATCCTGACAAATATGGATAGAATAACGACGATCTTCGCTTCTTTGGACACCCATCTTATTTTCCAGATCTTCTACCGGTCATGGTGGAGGACACTGAAACAGCAAAAACCGGATATTTATTCCATACTTGAGAAAAAGTTAATGGATAAAGGTGATTTTCAGGCAATCATCGATCCGGTAGGCAGTATCGAGTATGAAGCAACATTGGAAAGAAATTCCCAAAAGAAACTGATGTTGTGGCCTTATCATACAATGCTTGGAACGCCCGGCAATGCAATGGATCCTTCTCTGTTTGAAATTCTTGCGTTCCATGCTTTTGCAAGAAAATCCCAACTCAACTTCTTGCAAAAAGGTCTCATTCCACAATCAGAAATGTACGGTATTCTGAAGCCCGAAGTACCGATTGCAAAGCACAAACAAGGCGGATTCAATACGGATTTCTTGAATCTGTTGATGAAACACGACAAGGTCATCATCATGGGCCAGGCAAAGAGCCATTGCGTGTTGGAAACTGAATTGCAAATCTACGACTACTTTGCCGTTGTCGTAAAAGATCCGGATGTTTTGAAAAAGGTATTCATTTTCGAGGATTGTATGAGTTCGGTTAAACATCCTCTAGTGGATTTTGAAGCCATCACACAAAATGAATTCAAAAAATTCAAAAAGGCCGGAATGAACATTATGAAAAGCACGGATTTTCAGTTTTAAAAAAAGAAAGGATAAAACATTATGGCTGGAAGCCAAAATAATCCGGTAGTAGACTTATCTACAATACAAAACCTTATTCAGAGTGCAAGTGCATCTGCTGTCAATCCAATTAATTCATTGGCTGGAAATGTGATGATTAACAGTTTGGATGACACCAATATAATAGGTTGCACGGGCGTTGGTGCTGAAGATCTGGTGACAGACACAGTAACAATTGCATCTCTTATATTGGATGCGTCATTTTCAATGAAAGGCAATGAATTAACGGTTCGTGATTCATTTGACGAATTGGTCATCGATGCAATGAGGAAATCAAAACAAGCAGATTCAATGCTTGTAAGTACCAGGACGTTTGCCACAAAGGAAGACATTTTATACGGTTTCAAAAAGGTCGGCGACATCGGCAAAATTGGCAGTCAATATATTGCCAATGGTGATTCAACGCGATTGTTTGACACAATTGTCAGTGCAATTACTGGTATGCGTGTTTATGCAAAATCGTTGAATGATAATGGAATTCGCACAAAATGCATTATTGCAGTAATGACGGATGGCCAGGACAATGATTCACAAGATTTTAAAGCAAGTGATGTTAAAGTGCTTGTAGATGATTGCCACAAAACGGAAATGTTCTACTTTGTCTATGTCGGATTCGGAAGTGGTGATGCGGATGCAAAGGCAATGGGATTTCCTAATGCTAAAACATCCGGTAGCTCTGCTCACGATATTCGAGAATCAATGGGTCTCGTCAGTCAGTCAATCATTCGGAAAAGCCAAACCGTTGTAGGTACTTCAAATTCATTCTTTACTTAAAAAGTAAGGATATGATATTTCCTTAGGGGAAAGAAAAGACCGATGATCTCGGTCTTTTTTTTATGACCAGAGACATTACAAATCTATTTAACTCTCATTACTGCAAATTCCGTAGCAATAGCAGTTACAAGACCTGTAATAAAAGCAATATATTTGATGTTTTGTTCAAACCAAGATCTTTTTGCTTGTTGTCTAAGATCTTCAATTTGATAATTATATATTAGTTGAGCTTGTTTAATATTTTTATCATAATGATAAAGTATTTCTTTAGCTATTAAAAGTCGTCTATTGACATCTGTCATAGCAATTCTATAACAAGCAAGCTCATATGCAGTTCTATCAGATATCAATAAACCTGCAGGAATAGTAATCTGTTTTTCCTTATTACAACTATCATTTGCACAAATTTTAACGGCGCCACTATTAATTGCAATTGATTTAAAATCACTATATTTTGCTGAATCTTTGAAGTAATCTGTTTTAATTATTAAAAGACTATCTAATGCAAGTGGTTTTTCAGGCATAAAATTATATTTTGTTGTATCCTCAGGTGGATTATCAGAAATAGATATCTTTACTGCAGCAAAAATATTTAAATAAAGCAAGAACATCACAATTATTGTTTTCATGATTTATCCTATTAGTTCTGCTAATTTTTGACGACGAATATTTTTATCTTTAATTTCAGTAATTTCTTTTAGTTTCTTTATATCAGCATCTCTTTTTTCATCTGCAAGTCTTGTTTTAAGTGATGCTACATCACTGGCTTCTTTGAAATCATTTTCAATATCATCTATTGTTTTACTAATAATTGGATCTGGTTGATTGTTTTTACTTCTTTTAAATATTACTAATCCTAAGATAACAAAGATTGCAGGTATTAGAATTATTAAATATTTTCGATATTTTTCAAGTGTAGGTGATATAAAAGATAAGGCGATGAAAGTAATGAAAACAATGACACAAATAGATACAAATAAATTGAAGTTCATTTATTTTTCCTTTGAGACCAAAAATTAGTTAGTAGGCATTTGTGGTCCAACTAATGGAATTTTTCGTCCAAATTGATCTGTTTGAGTGCGTTCTTTTTCTTTTTTCTTAGGTTTGACTAAATAATCTGCAAAAGCTTCTGCAATTTTATCTTCTGCTATATTTTGATCCAAGAAATATTTTTTTAATTGAGGATTTGAATTTATAACATTTTTTGCAATATCAAGTTCTATTCCGTCTTGTTCTTTACCGGCGCCTTTAATATCTCTTCTAATTTTTCTACCAAGTCGTCGTACTTGACGTTCTGATATTGGTTTTGTTTCTTCCTTAACTTGAAAATTACCAAACATTGTTGCATTAGCTTTAGGATCAAATTCACCTTTTTCAACATTTAATTCTTTATTTGCTCTATCTTCACTATATTCTTCATATTTCATTAAGTATTTTTTCATTGCGTCTTGAGCATTTTCTGCTCTTACACTACCACCTTCACCAGGACCACCCATAATTGTAAATTTTTTCAACTTAGTTTTTTCCTCATCTCCATCTTCTATATCATCTGTTGGATCATCTTGTTCTTGTTCAAAGTGTTTTTTTTCTTGAGTAAAATGATCACGAATAGATTTTTGCTGTTCTTCTGGGAGTTTATCAAATGGAGTTTTTTGATTTGTTTGCAAGTTCATGAATTGTTTGTCAAGAATCCATTTATCAAAATCTAAAGTTTCTGGTTTTGCTGTGACTCGACGTTTTGTTTTTGGATGCTTGCGAAGATATCGTTTTTGTTCTGTGAGCGATTTTTCATCCCATTTGCGAGCATGCTTTAAAAATTCAGATTGAATTGTAGCTATATGTTTCATTAGATACTCCTTTTTGTTCATAATCAAACTATTTATTGTAGATTCTTTTATAAATCTATTATAAAAAGAGGAGGAGGAATGAAGCATTTTTCATCATTGCAAATTGAATTTGTTAAAAAAGCAATGTTGTTTGAAAATATGACTAGTTTGCAGCAAGAGAAATATTTAGCAGATCATCCAAAATCAAAAAAACGACTGGATCAAGTTGGTGAAAATGTTGCTGAAAAATTGGGTATTCAATATGTAGATTATTGGCCAGATATGAAGACATTCATGTTTAATGATTTTGTTACTGAAACGACTTTTACAGCAAGAAGTTTAGAAGAAGCAGAATTCAGATTAAAAGAAAAACGAGATTTATGGGATCGATTTAGAAAACAACGAGAAAATATGGTCCATGCTGCAATAATTGATGAACAATTTATACGTTTAGCAAAAGCTAAGGCTGTACAACGCAAGAAATGGTTTAGAATGCCTCTTTATCGACAACAAAAATATTTGGATGAACATCCTGAATCTAAGAAACAATTGACAGGAAAACAAAATTTTAAACGCAAACATAAAGAATTGATGAGAATGCCTCGAAAACCAAGAGTAAGACGATTTAAAAATATAACTACACAGAGACATTTACTAAATCAAAAACAGCATTTTACAGAAGGTTAGAATTTAAGGGAAAGGTGGAGAATATGGCGGATATGACTAAGGCACAAATAATTGCAGACATAACAGCAATGTATAAAGATGTAGGAACTCCTGTTCTTGTTTCTTCTGTGGATGATACTATCCTCACCAATACTAAGTCTTATAGCATGATGGTTTTGGAAGTCGGATATTCAGAACAAAATAAGAAGCCGATTTCGCAAACCAAAGAAATAACCTTCAAAGTATATGGGGAAGGTACAGGCGGGGAAAAAGCATATTATGTTCAGGACGAGCCTGTAAATGATATGGATAAAGATGTTACAATTGTTACTTCCAATTATATTGTGATTGCGGATTTGTACAATTCCGAAGTCCTTCAAAGAAAATGTTTGACTGCGGTTATAACTCAAGCTGCTGCCGTGTTCTTGGAAGATCCTGGAACTACGAATCATGCCAACAGAATGAAGTTGATTGCATTCGCTTTGCCGGATATTATGGTCGTAGTTATGGAATTCATGTCTGCGTTAGCTTTGAATGCAACCGTTCAAGCCAATGGAGCTCTTGTCGCCGATTCTGTTGTTCAATCAATTATTACAAATTCCTGGAATTCTTACGCCAATCTTTTAGTTGCTTAATAGGAGATATATATGGATGTTTTTAACCAACCGCCAAGAGGAAAAAGTGGATGGTCAGGTCGTTCAGGTTATTCCGGGGCAGCAGCAGGACAGTCTGGTTATTCCGGAAAAATAGGGACAAGCGGTTATTCAGGTTTATCGGGTTATAGTGGATATTCAGGTGTAGGAACATCAGGATATTCTGGAGTAGGTACATCAGGTTATTCAGGAGCAGTTGGAGTTGGTTTATCAGGATATTCTGGCATATCTGGATATTCAGGTATAGGTACATCTGGCTATTCAGGATCAATTGGAGTAATAACTACGAATACTGTCGCTCCAGCAGCAAATGTGACTATAGCAGCAGGGCAGTCATTATATATGCCGTTTTTATATGAAATTGTAGCAACATTTACTACGGAAATTGGACTTGCAAGTTATTTTGAAATAGGATAAGAAAGGAGAAATTAAATTATGAGTTTTTTAGTACTTAACAAGACAGCAACACCAGGAACACCATCTACAAATAAAGCAGCAATATATTATGATACTGCTGATAGTAGATTAAAGGTAATACTTGATTCTGGTGAAATTGACACGCTTACACCTGTTGGATTGAGAGATGCTAACGTCATCACAAATGGTGAATTTGATTATGCTCAACGACAAGTGCCAACGACATTGACGACTTATTCAAGTGTAGGTGGTAGAGTTTATGGTCCTGATCGTTGGTGGATATCAAATGAAAATGCAAGTGTGAACTTTCAAGTAGTTGATACAATGACTACACCAGAGACAAATTTAGCAACTAGGCAATATGGAAAATTTAAGAAAATAACGAATACAGGTAAGTTTGCTATCGGACAGGTAATTGAGACAAATGACATGGCACATCTTAGAGGTCTTACTGTTAGATTTCAATGTAAGATGAAATATTCAGTTGCATCTTCGATGACTGTTCGTCTGGGCATTGTTGCTCTTGGCAGTGGAGGAACTGTTGATACAGTGCCTTCTGGTGCTGCAGGTTACATTAGTGCGTGGGGTGCAGTAGGAACTGATCCTACTTTGACTGCTGGTGCAAACTTAACTTATATCACGCCAGTTTTAGTTGATGGTGGAACATTAGTAGGTAGTGGTATGACTTGTGTTCTGACAACAAACTGGGTGCGATATTCAGCTACTTTTATTATACCTTCAACTTGTAAAAATATTATACCAACAATATGGACTAATGGACAACCTCTTAATAATGATGAACTAAATATATCTGAGGTCGGTCTATATCCAGGTTATGAGATTAGGGATTGGTATCCTAGAAGTCAATCATTACAACTTATAAGGTGTCTTAGATTTTATCAAAAGACGTTTCCTCCACTTATTGCTCCTGCTCAAAGTGGTGGTGTTGCAGGCGCTTTAAGGGGAATGGTTGCAATTGCTGCTGCTGTTACTACTTCTTCAACAATGCAATGGAAATTTCCAGTGCAAATGAGAGTTGCACCAGTCACGACTACTTTCTACAATCCCAGTGCTGCTAATGCTTTTATGAGAAACGTACCTGCTGCTACAGATGCAACAGCTACAGCAGCAGCGAACCCATCTGCAGACGGTATAGATATTAACTGTACAGGTCTAGCAGCTTGGTCAGTAGGGCAAGAAATAAAAGTTCATTGCACAGTGGATGCTGAAATATAGAAAGGAGTAATTTATGACACAAAGAGCAACTTGTTTTAAGTATACTCAAGACATACCTGATCCTCAGATACCAGGTAATATATTGGTTTCAATGGATGCATGGTACACAGATACAGCAGGTGAAACGCATAATATTGGATCAAATATCTCACTTGACCCAGATAATTCTCCTAGCCAATGGCATACTCAAATTAAACAAGCTATTTTGGATACTGGATTACAAAATGGATATCCAAATCTCACTCTAGCTAAAATATCTATCTTACAATTTACTTAATTCAACGCTGTGCAATGAATTTTTTAAATGAGTGACTACTGCTAAGGCTTGTTAGATTTTTTTAACAAGCCTTAGTTATTTTATAAAACACTTGTAAAAAATAGCATATAATAAAACCTATGCTATTAAATGTACAACAATATTTAAATGAAAAATCTTTAGAAAATCTTAAAATTGAATTTGGCGTTGATTATAGCGAATTTGAGTCCTTAGTCGTCTTAAATTATAATCAAATTGATTCGCCTAAAGATCATCTAATTGTTTTAGAGTGTCGAGGATTAGTTCTAGAAAAAAATTCTTGGAGAATTATATCATATCCATTTCGACGATTTTTTAATTATAGTGAAGTTCCTCGAATAACAGATACATTTGATTTTACAAAAGCTGTAGGCCTTGAAAAATTAGATGGATCATTAATATCTGTCTTTAATTACAATGATAAATGGTTAATGTCAACAAGAGGCATGATTGAAAATGAATCATGTGTAGGTCTAACATCTATTACTTTTAAAGATCTATTTTATAAAACAACAGAGAAATATCCAAATTTTTGGAAAAATATTAGTAAGTCATTTATATATTGTTTTGAAATAACATCACCAGAAAATAGAGTTGTTACTATTTATAAAGATAGACAACTTCATTTATTAATGATGCGACGGATTATTACATGGGAAGAACTTCCATTAAAAAACTTAAAAGAGTGGTCAATAGAACTTGGTATTGATTTACCAAAAATAGAAACATTTGCTGACAAAAATCAATTATTGGATTTAGTCAAAAGTCTTGCAGCTTTAGATGAAGGATTTGTTGCTGTTGATTATACAAAAAATGATGATGATAACATCAGTTTTAAAAGAGTTAAAGTTAAAAATCCATCATATGTTGCAATTCATCACATAAAAAGTAAAGTAGGTAGTAGCTTAAGATCAGTAATTAGTTTGGTAATTGATAATCAAATTGATGAATTTTTGGGTTATTTTAGTGAATTTACTGAAATAGTAATGGATGTTAAAGCTAAATATGATGCTTATATTCAAAGAATTAATTCTGAAACAGAACAATTTAAAGAATATTTTTCAAAAAGTCGAAAAGAATTTGCATTGGCTGTAAAAGATTGTGCAAATCCATCTTATATGTTTCAATTATATGATAACAAAGTTAAAACAATACTAGAATTTTTTGATAATTTAGAAAAAATGAAATCTCGAAAATATCTTGAAAAATATTTGGTTGAAAAACTAAAACTAAAAGACATTACTTTTAGTGTTGAGTTATAATGTGTCCGATTATTATTGGATGTACAAATATGAGGAAGAGGAATTTGATGAAGTGTCTTTATTAATTAGAGAAAAATTCTGGGCTCGAATACGATCAGGATTATATAAGAAAATTTGTAAAGGACCTGGTGGATATAATCAATGGGCTTATATAACTGGTAGAAAACGTCATGATAAGAACAGTGATAAGATATTTTTAACAGATAAAAGTAAAAAGTTACTTCAACAAATAGTAGATTATTTAAATACAACAGAAGGCCAAGATGATTTAATGAATATAGGAATAACTGAACCACCAGATCATATAGACACATTAATTGATTATGTTCAAAGTGCAAAAACAATGCAAGAAATAAAATTAGAGGAATTCAGAATGTATTTGAAAAATCGTGATAAAATTTTACAATATCTTTTGAAATAATAATAGAAAGAAAATTTATGCTTAAAATCCATTATTTAATAGGTGATGCGACTGAACCCATCAAAAAACCAGCTATGATAATTCATTGTTGTAATGACATAGGTGGTTGGGGTCGAGGTTTTGTTATTGCTTTAAGAAATAAATATCCAGAATCAGAAAATGCTTATAAACATTGGTTTACAACAGGTGATCCTCAACTTGGAGAAGTTCAATTTGTTCAAGTGACTCCTGATATTTGTGTGGCCAATATGATTGCACAACATGGAATTCGATGGGCAGGAAAAATCGCGCCTATTCGTTATAAAGCTTTAGACATGTGTCTAAAGACAGTGTATGAAAAAGCTACAGAAGATAATGTCATTGTATGTGGACCGAGATTTGGTTGTGTATTAGCAGGTGGAGAATGGAAAGTTATTAGTCCGATTATAGAAAAACATATAAGTGTTGAAACATATATTTATACGTTGGATAGTCAAAAAAATCGTTGGAATGACGTTTATGAGAATGAGGGGTAATAATGGAGTTTATTAATATTCAAAGCAATTTACAGGCAAAAGTGGATCTTTTACAAAAAACTATAACGAACGATGAGCAAATAAAATTGTTAGAAAAAACAGCAAAGGTTGTTAATGGTTGTACAACAATAGGTCAAATTAGATCAGCTGAAGAATATGTTAGTCTGGCTGAACAGACTTTTTTTAGATTAAAAATTGAGTAGATGCTTTCGTGTAAATTTGATTAATGATTTAGCAAATAATAAAGAAAAAAGGAGATATATTCAAATGAAAATTGTAAGAGCAATGAAAGCAGTAAAAAGATTACAAGGTGAGGTAAAGGATTTGCAGCATCGACTGCAAAATTGTGTTAGTACTTTGGAGGAAAATGATTTTCCTGAAGATTTCAATGAACTTTTGAAAACATTGATTGACAAAAAAGCAAAAGTTATTGAATTTAAAACTAGGATTATGAAAACTAATATCAAGTATAATATGTTTCCAAAAATATTAGAATTGGGTGAATTAAAATCTCACATACAAATTTTAAAAGAATTAAATCCTGTATATGGTTTAAAAGCAGTGACAACTTATGGTGATGAAGGAAAAGCAACAAATAAATATAAAGCTCAGATGACTATAGCACAGAAGAATAAGCTTATAGAAAATTGTCAAGGACAAATTAATGAGATTGTTGATGGATTAGATGAATTTAATTTATCAACAGTTGTTGAAGAACTTTAATTGGGTAGGTGTGGTTAACTAGTTTTTTTATGTTTGTATTATGGGTCGAAAGACCGTTAAATAATATGGACATAAATTTTATACTTGTCTAAAAGATAAATTATTTTAAGTTGTTTGTCTTTTAGTTTTCAGTTTTTAGTTTTAGGGATGGATAAAGAAACATCTTTCTTTTCAGTTTTGGTAGACTGCACCTACTTTTAATAATATGAGAATCCTCATTAAAACATTAAAACCATTACATGATGATGAATATACAAAAGAAGCTAAATATCATCGTAGATGGGGTGTACTTGGTCATATAATAGATAGTCATGATGCTCATGGTTTATGTTATGATGTACTACATCATGATGATAATACTATAGGTTCATATGATCCTGATGAATTAGAGTTAATAAAATGAGATATGAAGATTCACCTGAATTATTTGGTGTTGGAGTAGGCACCGGAACATGTGGTGATATTACATGTGACATTTGTGGTGCAAAATATAATGAAGGTGAAGATGAACGAGGTATTTATGATAATGATTCAGTAAGTCATACTACATTTGCAGGATTAACTGTTTGCGATTGTTGTTTTGAAAAAATAGAGGATGAAATTATTTGTAGAATGTCAGATATTCTTAGTTGGTACTACAAAATTATTAAAAAACGACTTGCTAATGATAGACAACGATTTGATAATGTCAAGCTTGTAAAATTGTTAGAAGACTATTCAAAGGATAAATGTTAAACAACATTATCGTTATTGGATGTCGCGTTTTAATCGCTCCACTTAAAGAAGAAACCACAGCCGGCGGCATAATACTACCTCAGACTGCTAAAAAAGATATTGCAAAAGGCTTTGTTGTCAATATTGGTCCTGGGTATGCAATTCCTGATTTTAAAATTTCAGAAACAGATGAAGAGTGGAAACCACATGAACAAGCTCCTCAATATGTTCCATTGCAAGTAAAAGAAAACGATATTGCAATTTATTTAAAAGATCATGCTATAGATGTACAAATTAATGGTAAAGATTATGTAATATTACCTCATGATGCTATATTATTTGTTGAACGATGAGTCATTCTGATATTTTTGATGTTAATAAACCTCTTGATAGACTTTTTTTAAGAATCCATTATATTTGTAGTGCTACTAACCAGACTTTTGCTTTAGGTTATCAAAAAGTCAAAAAAGAATATAATCTTACGATTTTTGGTAAAGACAAAAATGAATTATTTGAAGGTAATTTGGATGATATAAATTTACAACTTACAACTGTATATTCATGGCATTATTGTCCGGAATGTAATAGATATTTTAATGGTGGTTATTGTATGTGTCAAACAGCTCTTCTGTAAAATCTACAGCTTTTATCTTGATTATATTTACATGAACATGAAATACAAAACGTCACGTGCTCAAAGTAATGGCCATGGTTATCAAATGAGAGAAGGAGAATTAATAAAAGAAAATGATTGGATGTGGAGTTATAATTTACAAACCTACATTCATCCTCCTAAACGTCTTGTAGGAAAGCCTATTAAAAAATCAATGACTATTCGACGACAAAAATCTACTACTAATAATTGAGTAATCATATACAAGAAATTAATTATGATGATTATAATCGTGGAGAAGAAAGATTCTATTGTGAAAATTGTCATGAAGAAGTTTTAGGTAATAAGTGATCATTTAGCTTCTATAAAAAAAGCCTGTGATGAATATCTGTTTTAATACGAACCATATTAAAAAGTCAAAGAAAATAATGTTATTTATCTATGATTTAACAAATCTACGACTTTCCAATTGATTATATATATATGGAAAATCAATTGGTAGCAAATGCCTTACGAGATATAGCTACAATAAAAAAAGCAACCGGATCAAACAAGTTTTCATTTGGTTCTTATCTATCTGCTGCTTCATTTGTTGATCATTTAAATGTTGGGATAGAAAGTATAGATTTAGATAATACTAAAGGTATTGGACCGAAAATTTCTCAGCATATAAAAGAGCTTCTTGAAACCGGTAAAATTCAATATATCATTGATAATCAAAGGTACCTTCAATCAACAGTTAAAATTGATGAATTATTAAAGGTTGAGGGTATTGGTGAAAAAACTGCTCTTCAAATATACCATGAACTTGGTATTTCTACAATAGCTGCTTTAAAAGCTGCAATCGTTGACAATTCCATAGCCAACATTTTTAAAAACAAAACCATTGAAAAAATTAAAAAAGGAATTGCTTATTTAGAGACCACTAGAGGACGAATAAGGTTGGATCAGGCTATTGAATATGTTGTCTTAATAGCTCAATATATGAAACCTAAGGTTAATCGGATTGAATTCTGTGGGTCATTTCGTAGGTCAAAAGAAACAGTTGGTGATGTTGATTTTGCGATCACGGCTGATGATAAAGAAGCAGCCTTAAGATATTTTGAAAATATGCCTGGAGTAAAAGTCATTGATTCTGGTGAAAAAAAATCATCAGTTTGGTTAAATGGTGTAAAAATTGATTGCTATGCTTTTGATGAGGATGTTTTTGAATCCGGTGTCATGCATTTGACTGGTTCGGATGAACATAACAAAAAGATGAGGATATTTGCAATAGCAAAAGGTTGGATTCTTTCTCAATATGGTTTATATAAACGGGATAAAAATGATGAAAGAACTGGTCCTCGATTGGACAATGGAACGGAAAAGGATATTTATCGATTATTAGGATTTGAATGGATTCCTCCGGAACATCGAGAAGGAGCAATTGAATTTCAAAAATATGCGTTAGGTAATGACATTGATATTATTGAAAAAGATGATATTGTTTGTGACTATCATATTCATTCAACTTGGTCAGATGGTACTTCATCAATTCGAGACATTGTTGAATATGCCAGAAAGATTGGGTTGAAAAAGATAGCAATTACAGATCATTCTCAGTCATTGAAAATTGCAAGTGGATTAAGTGTTGAGAGATTAAAACAAAAGATAAAAGAAATTCATCAATTGAGGACAGAATTTTCCGATATTGAAATTTTAATAGGTTCAGAAGTCGACATTAGAACTGATGGCACATTAGATTATCCAGATGATGTTTTGGACGAACTCGATGTAGTCATTGGTTCAATTCATTCAGCGACAACAAAAGATGTAACTGAAATATATAAAACGGTAATTCAAGCTGGCAAGGTCGATATAATCGGTCATATTACTGGTCGATTAATCAACGAAAGACCAGGTCATGAAATGAATATTGGTGAAGTATTAGATGCTTGTGCTGCCAATAATGTAGCAGTCGAATTAAATTGTCAACCGAATAGATTAGATGCCAATGAATCAATATTGAAAATGTGTCAGCAAAAAGGTGTGAAAATTTCATTTGGTTCAGATGCTCATGAAAAACATCAATTAAGTTATGTTCAAACTTTTGGTGTTTGGATAGCAAAAAGGGCTTGGTTAACGAAAGAAGATTTATGGACCAATTAGCAATAATAACTCATAAGCGAATTGAATGGAATTGTCGTCGTTCTGATATGCAATATCATACAGTTTGTGGATTAACTACAACATCAGTAATGGCTCATGATTCTACGATAATTGATGATACTAATAACATAATATTGGTTTACCATTGGAAGAAAGTAACTTGCCCCCACATGTTTGAGTAAAAAGCCAAAAGTAACTGAAATAAGTGAATATTGTAAAACGTGTGGTCATATCAAACTTGATCGTCAATGTTGTAGTCTTGGAATGTATCAAAAAGTCAAAAGTCACTGTTCTTCACATACAAGGCATCGACAACAACGACAAACGAATTTAGTTCCGGCTTCAATTCAGTCAAGTCAACTAAAAGAAATTAAATCATTGATGCCTCAAGTTGAACGATTTATTACATTATGCAAGGAGCATTTTCAATGAAAGAAGATAATGATGATACCAAAGACATACTTATAGAAGACATACTTATAGAAGACACACTTCCAGCCGCAGATGAAAAAGGTCAAGGAACTGATTACTATAGTGAAGTTATGTTTGGTGAATAACACAGATGATTAAATGCTTAATTTGTTCTCGAGAAACTCCTGATTGTTATAGAGAACGACATCATTTAACGCCACATTGTAAAAAAGGAAAAGATACAATTCCAGTATGTATTGATTGTGCTCATCAAATTCATGAATTATTTTCAATAAGTGAATTAACACATCAATTTAATACTTTAGAAAAATTACTGGCAAATGAAAAAGTTCAAAACTGGATTAAATGGATTCGAAAGAAAAAAGAATTTGGTTTTTGTATGAAAAGAAAGAAGAAAAGATAGTTTCACAATTTAACTTAAAGGAGTGTTTGTATGTCCAAAAACAAAATTATTGGTTTGGTGGCAGGGATCGTGATCGTGGTCTTTGGATTCATTTTAATTGCGATTTATTTCGCTACCGTAAATAATGAAGCAAAACTGCGCAACTTAGGAGATGCGCAACAAAGTGTCTGCAAACAGGTATTTGATAAAACGTGGAAAGTTCTTGATCAAAAGGTACAAGTACTTGGTGCTTATAGGGAAGATTTCAAAACAGTTGTGCTTGGTGAAATGACTGCACGTTATCAAGGTGAAGCAAATGGATCACCAATATTCAAATTCATCCATGAACATAATATTGCAATGGCTACGGAGTTATACAAGGACGTTATGGATGCTATTGAGTCTAATCGTGCAGAATTTTTAACGGCGCAAAAACGATTAACCGATGTCAAACTTCAACATGACAATATGCTGGTTACGGCACCCTGGAATATGTTTTTAGCCGGTAAAAAACCATTGGAGATCAAGATCATTACATCTTCTCATACTGAAGATGTATATGTAAAAGGTAAAGATGATAATGTTAATCTTGGTCTTGGCAAGAAGTAAAGCTGGTAAAAATGTATACTAAAATGGGACATTGATATAAGGTCAATGTCCCATTGTTTTTTAATAGGAGGTTAATATGTTAATATGGTTAATTTTATTAATTCCACTTGCAGCAGTTTTAATACTTGCAATATTCTTTACCAAAAAAGTTGTAATATGGGAATATATTTTGGTTTTTGGTATTCCTTGTATTGCAGTTATTATAGGAAAAGTAGCTTCTGTTGAAAGTCAACTAAATACTAAAGAAATATGGAACAGTTATTTGGTCAAAGCAGCTTATGAAGAAGACTGGGATGAATGGCATCGTGAAACTTGTTATAGGACGGTCAGTTGTGGGAAAAATTGTACAACGACAGAATCTTATGATTGTTCACACAGAGTTTATCATCCGCCGATGTGGTATGTGTATGATAATATTGGAGAACGTTTTTATGTTACTCAAAATTATTTTGAGGATGTTTGCAAAACATGGGGAAAAAGAACATTTGTAAACATGCATCGACATTATTATACGCAAAATGGTAATGCATATACTTCTATGCTTGATACTTCATTTCAGCATATATATGCAGTCTGTAAAACACACATTTATCAAAATAGGGTAAAGTGTGCAAAATCTGTATTCAATTTTGAAGATATTGATTCATTAGAAAAAGCAACATTCAAATTATTTGATTATCCAAAATTTACAGATTATCCTAATAGTTTTGTTAGTTTAAAAACGCATGATATAATGACTTATTATCCTATTCTTGGAATTAATAAAAGTGATAGTGCTGGTATTAAACTTCAAAAGTATAATGCATTATATGGGGCAACTAAAAAGGTTCATATGATGATTTTAGTATTTAACAATCAACCACGTGAGGCAGCTAACAAACAAGAAGCCTATTGGAAAGGTGGAAATAAGAATGAGTTTATCTTGTGTATTGGTACACAAGGTAAGAAAATCACATGGACAAGAGTAATTTCTTGGACTGATAAGGAGCAACTCAAAGTTAGGGTTGCTAGAAAAGTTAAAGATATGGATACATTGAATCTTAACAATGTAGTTGAGTATATGCAAGACGATGTTAAGAAAAACTTTGTTAAGAAAAGTTTTCATGATTTTGATTATTTGACAGTAGAACCGACATTTGCGGCAATTATAATAACATTTTTTATAACATTAGTATTGACTATTGGTCTTTGTATATTTGTTGTAATGGATGACATTGATGTTGGTGGACAAACAAATAGATTTAAATCATATTAATGTAAAAACTGTAAATGAAATGATATATAAGATTATACATTAAGGGAGAATTATGAAAAAGAAAATTGGAATTATCGCAGCTATTATTCTTGCAATTTCATTTACAGTTTTTGCTGTTTTAAAAATCATTAAGTCATTAAAGAACATTGCACCACCAGACAATGATTGTATTTGAACTCAATTTAAGTGCTGCCGATAATCTACAATATTTCTAAAAAATAATTTTAGATCTTGGATTTATTGTTTGACTATCCGAAAATAGGATAAAAATTTTTATTAGTGGTATAAAAATTTTTATAGTATAATGGATAAAAAGTTCTACAGCAAGAAAGAACTGTCAGCAATCTACAAAAAGGTTGATATTTTAAAGTTCCTGGATCATTACCACGCAAGGATGGTAGCATCACATGGTGATGAATTAAATTTTTGCTGCATACTTCCTGGACATAAAGACTCATCACCCTCAGCAAGTTTCAATGTTAAAAAAGGTTTATACAACTGTTTTGTTTGTGGTGGAAAAACAATATTTAATTTAGTAAAAGAATTAGAGAATTTGCCATCATTTAGTGCAGCTGTTGAGTTTATAAAAAAGCAAGTAGGATATAATTCACAAACTAATGAAATAGATTTATTATTAGATGAAGCTAATGAATTACGTGAAGATGTTGATAGTGCTGATGAAAAACCTCAGTATACAGAAATTAATTTAAATTCCTATCCTGAATTTGAACCAGCATTTGATCATTTTCTAAAAGTAAAAAAACGTGTTAGTAAGCGAATGATTGATTTTTGGGGTTTAAAATATGCAATAAGTGGCTATTATAAGGATAGACTTATAATACCAATAACAATGTACTCTAAAGTTTATTCATTTGCCGCTAGGGATATGTCAGGTAGATCTGCAAAATGGTTAAAAATATTAACACAAGCAAAGAAGGATAGAATAACAACAGTTGATTTAATTGAACTTAGAGACAAATATGAATGTAAGAAGATAATTTATCCGCCAGTTTTAGAACCTGGTGAAGAAAAGAAAAATATTATTTATGGTTCATATACAAAATTTTTATTATTTAATTATGATAATGCAATTAAACAATCAAATTATGTAATATTGGTTGAAGGTGTTTTTGATGCGATGAGATTACATATGTTAGGTTATAATGTAGTTGCTCTTTTAGGTACTAAGTTGAGTCAGCATAAGAAAACACTATTGCTATCAAGGTTTGATAAAATTTATACAGCGCTTGACAATGATGTTATTGAAGGAAAAGATAATGCAGGTCAGATTGCAGCTGAAAAAATACTTAAAAGTTTTAATGGTGAAGTTGAAGCGTATAATATACTCTTGCCGCCAAATAAAGATCCCGATGAATGTGATGAAGAAGAGTTCAGACAATATTTCAATCAGGCAACAAAATACTAATATTTTAAGTAGAAAAAATATATATGTACAAAATTATGTAAGTATTATATATTAATTTATCGTATTCTTAAAAATATGGAGATAATGCAATGAATGATTTAATTAAAACAGATGAAGAAATCATATTGGATTATCGAAGTTGTAAAAGTTCATCGCAAAAAACGAAGTTATTTAAAAAATTACTAACAAGAAAGCGAGGAGACCGCGATTGTTGGGAATTTGTTATTAAGAAATATGTTAGTTGGCGGTTAATGAAGTCTAGAAACACATTTGATGTTTATAATAACGATGATTTATATCAAAGATGTTTATGTTGTTTTTATAAAGCTGTTGCAGTAACATTTGATCATGACAAGAACACTAAATTTTCAACTTATATGTATTCAGCTTTGAAAAAGACAATTAATAGAGTAATTAAAGAATTAAGAAAGAAAAAACGAACTGTTGAGATTGAAGTTGAAGTTGATGTTGTTGATGGTGAAAAAAAATTAAAAAAATTAAAATTAAGTCCAAGAGTTTTTACTGATAGTTTGCAATCACCTATAAATAAATATGATGAAAAATCAATTGTTCTTGGTGATATAATATCAGAACCAGAAGAAGATATTAATGCTAATGATGAATTAATTATTGAATCAATTTTACAAAAATGTAAAAAATATATGTCTGATATGGAATACGATATTTTTATTAAAGGTGACATTCAAGGATTACTATCTGGAAAAGATCTAGCAGAAAAATATGATAAGTCAGAACCTACAATTTCATCTATCAAAAAACGCCGAATCGCTCGCACAATAAAAAAGATTCGACAAGAAATTTCAGAAGAATTTAAAATAAATTGTAAATAATTCTCGAGAACTATGTTATAATTTATTCATGACAATTAACAAATGGTATGTATTATTTGTTGTTCAAGAAAAAGAATTTTATGTAAAAGACCGTATTCTAAATTCACCTGATTTAGATGGAAAAATTACTGAGGTTTTATTACCCACCATAAAAGAAGTAACAGAAGTTCGAAAAAGAAAAATAATTCGTAACATTCCTGTCTATCCAAGTTATCTCTTCATTAATACAAACTTAATAAATACAAACGTTAAAGCCTCGATTTATGAAATAAATTATGTTATCAAATTTTTAGGAGTAGATGATAAACCTTCAACATTGCGTAATCAAGAAATTGATATTATAAAAGTATTTGCTGGTGATAACAAAATAAGATGCTCATTTCAATATAAAATTGGTGATGTTGTTGAAATTCTAAATGGTCATTGTAAAGGTCTTTCTGGTAGAATTGTTGATATCCCGGATGTAAATAATCTCAAAGTTGAAATACAAATTTTCAATCGTGCGATTTATACTACAATAAGGTTAGAAGATATTAAGGTGGCTTAATATGGAATTTTTTATGTATTACATCATTTTTGGCTGTATATGTGTCGGAATATTTATTGGAATGATATTACAAACAATACTTTCAAGAAGAAATAAAATTTATAAATACGTTTATACTGAAAAAGCTTTTATTGATGAATTTTTTGATAGACAAATAAAAATACAAAAAATCTTAGGATATGATTTCAAAGATATATCTATTGAAGAAAGAGAAAGATATACAAAAGATACATGCTTATATCTTTTAGAAGAGGTTCACGAATTATTACGTGAAACAAATTTCAAATCACACAAAAAAGTTCGTCATCCAGTAATTATTGAAAATATAAGAGATGAAATTGCTGACATACAACATTTTGTAATAAATCTGGCTATAGCATGGAACATTACTGCTCCCGTTTTTATGGATTCATGTCTAAATAAAAATGACAAAAATCTACGACGAATTCAAAGTTCAGATTATTAAAAATCAATGATTTCTAACATGATTATAATACTATGAAAATAGCTTATTCAGCTTGGGGCTTTATTGGTGATGGATTATTGGATTCTCCAGATGGAGGAAGACTAACAAGAGCTTTATTTATTGAACATCTTATTAAAAGAGGTCATGAGGTTATTTGGGTTCAAAAAAATAGAGATATTGATCACAATAATGAACCACTTTTTGGGTTTAATACCCAAGGCACTTATGAACATTTACAGCAACAAACTCTATGCTTAATCAAATATGATGACAAATTTCCAAATGTTGATATTTTATTTTTAGAATGGCGATGGCCAATTGAAGGCCGAAATTGTAATGTTGACAAATCAGACAAAAACTATACACCTGATTTAGATAGACAACAAGAATTATTATGTCACTATTTAAATACACCGACTAAAATAATAATTTGGGATAAAGATGAAAAAATGACATCTGATGATGAATTATTATTACTAAATAAAAGATCACAATTTTCTTGTAAAACATTAAAATATGATAGTAATGTAATTAATTTTAATTGCGATCTTATAAGTGATATAAAAATTTTATCACCAGCTCTTTATCCAATAAAAAATGTAATTACTAGACAGACATTATTATTTCCATGTGATTTGGAAAAAATTAAAGGTACTAAAGTTAATGAAAGACTTGATTATCTTATCGGATATATTGGTTCACAATATGAAAGAGACGACCAAGTTTACAAATATATTAATCCATTTGCTGCAGAATATCCAGAAAAAGTAATATTTGTCGGTAATTGGATGAAATATTCCAAAATAGCTAAAAGAAATATAGTGAATTTTCCTTTTATTTGTTTTGCTGATCGTATTTTACCAAAAGATATGAATTTAATCTATAATAGATGTTTGACGTCAGTTTTATTATGTAAGAAAAATTATGCTGAACATGGTCATATTACTCAAAGAATACATGAAACTGCAGCAAACGGTGTAATTGCTATTGGATTAGCAGAGCAAAAAGGAATTGAACAGTTTATTTGTCCTGAAAATATAATTACTGATGCATATGATTTAGTAGAAAGAATTGAATATCTAAAAAATGCCAGTGTTAAAAAAAGACAACTTATTCTTGATGTACAAATTGAAGAATTAGAACCTTTTGATATTAAGAATGTTGTGAACAAATTTGAGAAAATTATAAATGAATGAATCCCAGGTTTGATAATAAACAAATAACAGATTTTTTCCCCAGACCATCATATCGTAAACATCAGCGCGAAGTCACTGAAGCCATTCAGACACATTTATTAAATGGTGTAAAAGATATTATTGTTGAAATGCCAACAGGTTCTGGAAAATCACCTGTAGCAATCGCTGCTGGTCTTTGGTCAGACCAAGCATATTGTTTAACATCACAAAAAATCTTACAAGATCAATATTCTAGAGATTTTGAAGAAGGTACACAAATTGCTGTTATGAAAGGTAGAGGAAATTATGAATGTACTTTCTTAGGATCACCAGCAATGTGTAATGAATGTTATGAGGCTGCAAGAAAAAATTGTTATAAAAGCGGAACATGTTTATATCAAAATGCAAAACAAAGAGCAGCTCGATCAGCAATTGCTTTAATGAATTATTCATATTTTTTAAATGTGATTGAATGTGATCCAAGTAATCTCTTTAAACCGAGAAACTTATTAATTTGCGACGAATGTCACTGTATTGAGTCAGAATTGATGGGTCAAACAGAATTCTTACTATCAGAATTTTTATTTAAACGAGTTGGTTATCCTGTGGAAATACCAAATTATGAAACATTGGATGAATATAAACTTTGGATCGAACAAAATATAAATGAATTAGCAAAATTACTTGCATCAAAATCAGATGAATTAAATTCATTAAATCGTCAAAGATCAGATTTAAATCGAATATCAAAAGAATTTCTTAAACTATCTGGTGAAGCTACCGAATTGATATCACAAGTTGAAGACCTTGATAGACTTGTACGTCGAATGAATTTATTTTTGAGGACGCTTGCAACAGTTGAATGGATCTTTACTATTGAAAAAACTGAAAAATTAAAAATGAAAAAAGTTGTATTCAAACCATTAACAGTCGATTTATTTGCTGAAGAATCTTTACTTAGTTTTGGCAATCAACGAGTTTATCTATCTGCTACAATTCTTGATAAAAATAGTTTTTGTAAGAGTCTTGGTTTAAATGCTGATAATGCTATTTTCATACAAGTACCTTCAACATTTCCAGCAAAGAATAGAAGAATATATTTTACAGATACTGGTTATATGAATCTTGCAAATATTGACAAAACTTTAGATAACATTGCTGTTGATGTAAATAAAGCTCTTAATTTTCATAAAACAGAAAAGGGTTTAATACATTGTAATTCCTATAAAATTTCAAATTATTTAGAAAATAATTGTGGAAACAATAGGTTATTATTTCATACGTCAACAACGAGAGAAAGTTCATTACAAAAATTTTTGACGTCAAAAGAACCATTAGTATTAGTATCTCCATCAATGACTGAAGGCGTTGACTTAAAAGATGATCTTGCACGATGGGAAATAATAGTTAAAATTCCTTATTTGTATATTGGTGATAAACAAGTTGCTAGAAGAATGGTCGTGGATCCTGAGTGGTATATATGGCAAACTTGCTTGACATTAGTACAAAGTTATGGACGAATATTTAGATCAGAACAAGACTGGGGAACTGCATATATTTTTGATAGTGGTGCTAGAGGTTTTATCAGGAAACATAGAAAAATTTTGCCTGGATGGTTTTTAGAAGCATGCATGTTTTAAAAAAATGTTGTTTATTTTTATTAATTATAGCGTCAATTGTTTGTAGCTTTAATGATAATATTGAAGTACGTTCTGCAGGCACTATAATAGATATAAAATTAATAGGTCAAAATGGTGATCAAAATATTTATTGGGTAAATACTAATAAAAAAGCTTATTATATATGTTCTATGAGTCTTTATTTAGAAGTCAATGATTCTTTAATAGAATATTGGGTAAATTATAAGTTTGCTGGCGTTGGCAATTCTCGAGGCAGATTCTTCTATCCAATTTGCAAATCTGATTAACTGTCCCAAACGTAAAAATTAAATTTTGAAAAGTAAATTATAATAACGTAATAGTTATTGTTTGTTTTCTGAACGAGAAATACAATGTTTATAAAGAGGATAACATGTCAGACGATGAGGATAAAAAACAAGATGATACAAATGACGACAATGAAGAGGTTGATATTGATCTTGTAGAAAAAGAAAAAATGATAATTCAAAGAATAAAGAATTTAAGTCATACCGTAGGGCGTGATAAGTGATAAAAGGTGCTGGCGATAAGGTTGGCGCTGGAATTATAAAGATTGTGCAATTTCACGCTTAATCGCGCACTCGGTTAAAGTATACAAATATCTAAAAAGGAGTAATTATGGCAAAAAGACCTGTTGCTGAAGATGACATTCAAGACTCTCAAAAAGTGGCAGTTAGTGATGTTGGTGGAATTCAATTACCTAAATGGGAAAAACGTGATTCTGACATTAAACCAATTGTATCACAATTAATAGAAAAATTTTCAGAAAAATTAAGTCATCTCAAACCAAGTAGAATTGGTTATCTTGGCTTTTCAAAGAAAAAATGTAGCTATCAAGCAAAAATCTACGGTATGAAACCTATGTATGGTTTATTTACCGATCTAGATTATGTACTTACTGTACACATGGAAAATTGGTTAGTTATTGACATGTCAACAAAATATGTATTAATTTTACATGAGTTACTTCATATACCGCCAGGCGGCTTTGATGAATTAAATAAAAAAGAATTTAGAAAATGTATAAAACACAATATTCAAGATTTCGATTTTATTCTCGAACAATTCGGCATTAACTGGCAGGATTCAGATAAGATATTAAAAAAAATTGATATGACTGAAAAATCGGAACATGAAGCCTAAAAAAGAAGAGTTAGTGAAAAATATAGAGATGAAAATAGTTTGAAGAACAAATATAATTAAAGAGAGATGTATGAGAACAACTATAGATATAGATAGTGATGTAGAAGAGTTATTAAAAACTTTTTTGCATGAACATAAAAGATTTAATTGTCATACAAAAAAATCAGAAGTTATTAACAATGCTTGTCGTCAAGTAATACCTTCATTAATAGAACATTTGAAATATGGAAAAGATAAAGATTGGGTTTTAAATTGTATAAAACATTTACAGTCTTCTTTGACTACAATAAAGGATGTTGATCAACGAATTGAACTTATTTCTAAATTAGGTAGAATACAACTGTCGGCATATGCCAATGGATATATAACAAAAATTCAACCACTTCCAGATTTAGTAGTATTATAATGCGAACGGTTTTAATTGATGCGAATCATCTTTTAAGTCGAACATTTCATGTTCCATCCTTTCAACATTTAAAATGTATTGTTGATAATGAAACAGTATTTGTTGGTGCTACTTTTGGTTTTCTAAATTCATTAAGAATAATTGCATCAACATATCCAAGTGATATAATGGTAGTTGTTTGGGATGGTGGAGGATCGAATTTTCGAAAAGAAATATATGCTGAATATAAAGCTAATAGAGAACCACGGTCAAATGAATTCATTTACCAATTGCAATTAACTAAAGAATTTTTAACTTTATTAGGTGTGAGGCAAATTCAAATATCTAATACTGAAGCAGATGATATAATTGGTGTTCTTACTAAGAAATCTAGAAAATTCGGCTACAAAGTACTTATTATTTCTGGAGATAAGGATTTCAATCAGTTGGTTAGTCAAAATGTGAACGTTGTTAATCCTCGACAAGGTGAAGATGGTGCTGATAGGATTATGACACCAGAAGTAGTAAAAGAGAGATATGGCATTCCGCCAAGTTTATTTGTAGATTATTTAGCATTAAACGGTGATTCTACCGACAATATTAATGGGATTGATGGTATAGGAAAAAAGACATCAAAGGAATTGATACAGTGTAATGGAAATATTGAGGATATTGTTAAAGTCGATATACATTACAAATTTGCTTCTGATGGTGTTAAGAAGCCTATTAGTAGTAAATTACAAGAAAAAATAAATAAGCATAAAGAGCAATTGATATTAAATAAAAAATTAGTTACAATTTGTACAGATATGGATATTACAGTAGATTCAAAAGTAAAACCTGATTTTCTTAAATTGAAGACTATGTTTAAGAAATATGAGTTTAATTCTTTTATTAGAGAGTTTGAAACATTTGTAGCAAATTTTTCATAGGATTCTGAAAGCAAATGTTAGAATTTAGTCCTCCACCATGTAATAGTTGTCCTGCAAGAAGTGCAGGTTGCGTAGGTGGTCAATTACGAAATAGTCAATCATGTATTGACACATATGAAAGAATTATGGGTAAAATAATGTATCCTGAAGTTGTAGCTAGATGTTTAACGAAAGCGATAACTTATCTTGATGATAAATCAGATCTTGAGAAAGAATTGATTAACTGTAATGATGACAAAACAATACTTGAGTATCTTGTCGGTAAATTTCAAGATTTGTTAGATGATTCTGAAGGTATAATTGTTCAAGTTGAAAATGAAGATGGTAGATTAGAAAAATTTGCATTATGGATAAAAGATGACCAAGCCATAATTAATTCCATTAAAGATGGTGAGGACGGATTACTTCTTATGGTTTGTGACACAAAAGAAGATGCAATAACAAATGCTGCCTTAAATGGATTTGAAATTTTAGAATTATAAAAATCTTCGATCTTCACATTAACACCTCATTATTTCTTAAAATCAATGAATTTTGAATGCTGTAGTAAATGCTATCTGTAGCATTTTGTAATTATACAACTGTGATAGTACATTAATTGAGGTAAATTGTAAATTTTAAAAAAAATCGAGTATAGTAATAATATGTAGTTTAACACTTTAGATTGATTTTTAGTTCACTTAACTTTAACGTATGGGAGGATTTTTATGGCAAAAGACAAGGCAGCAGCCACAGAAAAAACTGAAAAGACGACGAAGAAACGTCGTGCAAAGAGTGATCAGTTCAGAATGCCGGATCTTATTTCAGTCGTGCAAGAAGTAACGGGTCTATCCCGTAGGGAATCCAAAGTTGCAATTCAAGCAGTTGTATACTCAGTCAAGAAAGGACTTCTTGAAAAAGGCTATGTGAAGATCCCTGGTTTTGGAAAATTCGTGAAGCTTCACAGAGAAGCACGGGATCGTAAATCCTTTGGTAAAATGGTCAGTATTCCTGCCAAGGACGTCGTGAAATTCAGACCGTTAAAGAATCTCAAACAGCTGGTTAATGGCGTTATCGAACTTGAAAAGTACGTCGAAGATTCAGCTGAAGAATAAACAATTCTTCACGTGATTACTAAAAAGGCTGATGTCAAAAGCATCAGTCTTTTTTTTGTTTATTGTAAAAGTGACGACAAAAAATATAAATAAAAACTATTATGAAAAATGAACAAATTTTTATTGAAAATGCTTTATTGCCTTTTTACAATAAAATCAAAAATAATGATTTTGTAATAGACAAAACAGGCGTCAAAACAGTTGAAGTTCTTGGTTTGAAAATGAGTCTTGACCCTACACAAAAATTTCTTGATTTATTCGGTATAAGAAAATCACCTGTGGAATACATACAACATGAAATTGAATGGTATGATAGTCAAGATCTTTCAGTAAAAGAAATAGCCAAACATGCCAAACTTTGGTTAAATGTTTGTTCTAAAGATGAACAACAAGTAATAAATAGTAATTATGGTTATTTAGTCTACAGTAAAGAAAATTTCAATCAATATGATAGTGCATTAGCAGAATTATCAAAAAATTCATTTTCAAGACGATCAATAATAATTTATAATAGACCTTCAATACAACAAGAATATAATAAAAATGGAATGTCAGATTTTATCTGTACATTAGGTCAACAGTTTTTTATTAGACATGATAAATTAATCTCATTGGTTGAAATGAGAAGTTCTGACATGATGTATGGATTCTTTTCAGATTTTCCATGGTTTGCTATAATTCAAGAAAGAATGTTGCATGATTTACAGATAGTATATCCTTCTTTAGACATTGGTGAATTAATTTGGATATCTAATAGTGGTCATTTATATGAAAAGCACTTTGATTTAGTACAACGAATTGTCGATCATTTTTTATCAAATACAAACTTACATGTATGAATCTAATTGGAATAACAGAACGTGGAGATCCTGTATTTGATCATGCTTGGTTACCATGGGTCCAAGACAACAAGCCGGCAATCCTCATAACTAAAGATCCTGATAAATTATTCGACATTCTTGAACACACTCCAAATTCAAAACAATTTAATATAATTATTCATACTACTATTACTGGTCTTGGTCAATCAATATATGAATGTGAAGTACCTCATTCTAATGAATCATTAAAAGGATTTGAAAAACTTTGTGATTATTATGGACCAGAACGGATTGTTTTGCGAATAGACCCAATTATTCCAACTGATATTGGTACTAAATTAGCCGAACAAGTACTAGAAAAAGCTCAAAAAATTGTTAAAACTAGAGTAAGAATATCTTTTATTGATCAATATGATCATGTAAAGGAACGATTTGATCAATTAAAGATACGTTTACCATGGAGTACTTTTCATGCTCCACTAGAATTAAGAAAGAAAATATGGGAAGATTTTGGAAAACCAGAGGTTTGTGGTGAACCTGGTTTTGAATGTACCGGCTGTGTTTCTAAAATTGATTGTGAAATTTTAGGTGTCAAATTTATTGATTTTGCAAAAGGTCAACGAGAACATTGTGCATGTTTAGCAAGTAAGAAAGAATTACTAACTCAGAAAATAAGATGTACTCATAAATGTTTATATTGCTACTGGCAAGGATGAATTATGAAATGTTCAAATACTCTTTGTAGTGAATGGTTAACAGTAGGTTGCGGTAATGGTGCTGATCCTAAACATTGTTTAATGAATTTAGTATTTAAAAAGCTTGATTCAAATTTGAAAAACCAAACAGTTGATATTTCTACAATAAAAGTTATATGGGCGCATATTAAGAAAAATAATCTAAAAGCCGCAAATAGTTATAAACGTCAAATACCCATTAATATCAACATCAAATATGAAGATGGTGAATAATTGTGATGATAGATTTTATAGAAGAATCATGGTTTAAATTTTTTGAAAATGAATTCAATAAGTTATATTTTAAAAAAATGGAAATTTTTCTTGAAAATGAATATAAAACATCACAAATTTTTCCTCCTCAAAATCTAATATTCAATGCATTTAATCAATGCTCTATTGACAAATTAAAAATAGTAATTTTAGGTCAAGATCCTTATCATGATGACGGTCAAGCACATGGTTTATGTTTTTCGGTGCCACAAGGAATAAAAAAACCACCAAGCTTGAGGAATATTTTTAAAGAATTAAAAGATGATTTGAATATTGAGAAAACATCAACTGATTTAACATCTTGGGCACAACAAGGCATTCTTTTATTAAATACGGCTTTGACTGTTGAAGCTCATAAACCAATGTCGCATTCACACATTGGGTGGTCAATATTTACAAATAATGTCATACAATTAATTTCTAGTAAAAAAGACATTATTTTTCTGTTATGGGGTAATCACGCACAAAAGAAACAGCAATACATTGCTGATGGAAATCATATCTTGACTGCAAATCATCCATCACCGCTGTCAGCATCAAGAGGATTTTTTGGATGTAAACATTTTTCGAAGACCAATGAATTATTGAAGGAAATGGGTAAAGAATTAATTGATTGGAGATAAAATGCATTGTCCTTTATGTGGATTTGAATTAGAACAACATTCATCAGTTTCTCAAGAACGCATTGATGAATTAAATAAAAAACCTGATGAAAAGTTATCTGATAAAGAATGGGATGAGCTTGAAGGTATTCATCCCAAATATGGTCGAGCTGTTTTATGCACATGTCCGAAAGGATGTTTCAAACTTGATTTTCCAATCCTTTATCATCGATATGATAATAGATTTGAACGTCCTGGTGATTCTTGGTCTTTAACTTGGATCAAATAAAATGATAATAAATGATAAAATAGTAATAGATGAATTGGAACGATTGTTCAAAGAATACATGGATTTATCAGAAAACAGACCTCAATCTACTTGGAATAAATCTGTAGTTGGATGGACTGCACTTCCACCTATTAGTGATGGCGAATTTGTATTTTATTTTAGTCATCAATTAGAATATTTAGTAATAGAATTTGAAAATAATAAATTATCATTTACATGTGGTACAAATGGACCTAAATGTTCGTTACAAGGTGCTTTTTTCGGACAAGAAGATAAGTTAGAAATTATAAGAAAACGACTTGAGTCTTTTGTAATTAGTAATCAAATAACTGAGCACACAATGTTTTATTGCTTTAATTGTGGAGAAGAATTAAAAGAAATAGGATTAGGATTTCTTGAATGTCATAATTGTGCAAGTAAATTTCTTCCATATGCTAGTTCAACAAGTAAATCGACTGATAAAGAAAATCAAATAATGGAATGTGTTTGTAATGGAAAAGACACTGTAGTCTCTCAAGAAAGCTTGTTAAGATAAATGGAATTAGAAGAACTAAAACAAAAATTATATGCATCTGGTGATAAAAAAGATTTTATTCACTTACACCTTCATAGTGATTTCTCTCTCAAAGATGGTATTGGAAAACCTACACAATATGCCAAAAAAGCAATTGAAATAGGAATGTCAGCTCTTGCAATAACTGATCATGGTAGTATAGGTGCTCATCCTTCTTTCTTTATGTATTGTAGATCTAATAATTTAAAACCAATTGTTGGTGTTGAAATGTACATGCAAAATGAACGACATTTGGTTAAAGAATTAGAAGTTCAAATAGATAAAATAGAAAGCGTGATGAAAGTCGTTAAACAAATTGTAAATAAGAAAATAAGTCAAAAATTAGTGAATGCTAATATTGCAATATTTGATCATATAATGGGTAAAAATAATGTTGAAGAAATTCTTGAATTAGATTCTTCAGAAATAAAAGAAGCTTTTGGTGAAGAACTAAAAAAATTAAAACAACAACAAGAAGAATTATCAAAACAACGTGATCATCTCAAATATAATCGACATGTTGTCCTCCTGGCAAAAAATGAAAAAGGCCGAAGAAATATCATTAAAATAGTATCTGATGCTGCAAGAAATGGATTCTACTATAAACCTCGGACAGCATTCAATTTTTTAGCTGAAAATAAAGAAGGATTAATTGTGTCATCAGCATGTCTTGCTGGTTCAATAAATAATGCTATTTTAAGGAATGAAGATAATAATGTTGACAGTGCTAAAAAAGCGGGAATTGAAGTTGCAAAACAATTTAAAGAAATATTTGGTGATGACTTCTATATTGAAATCATGATAATTGATATTGACAAACAACGATATGTCAACAGAATTTTAATAGATATTGCCAAAGAATTAAATATCAAATACATCATAACAAATGACGTTCATTATTTAGATAAAGAAGATTCAAAGGCGCAAGAAATTTCTCTAATGTTGGGATCAAAGGATGATGGTCAACAGGTCACAATGAAAGATAAAAAACGAATGAATGCCATTGGAGAAATTCTAGATGCTATTAAAGAAAAATGCGGTGAAACACAAACAGAAAGTTGTGTCAGACAAATACACAGCGATTTTATAGAGTTGGATCGATTTGCTGAATTTAGACTAACATCTTATAATAAAGATTATGGGATTTCATTTGAAGAGATATATGAAATTATTACAGGCAAAAAGAAATTTAAGAGAGTATGGGAATTTGCTACAAAGGATTTATGGTTTAAAGATCGTCATCAAATGATAGATACATATTTGGATGCTGGTCATAGTAAATATATGACACCAGATGAATTAATTGAAGGATTGAATAATACTTTAGAAGTAGCAAATAAAGTAAATATTTGGGATTGGGATTCTAAAGAGAAATTGCCGAGAATTGTGACAAAAGATAACCAAAGTAGTTATGAGTACCTTGTAGAAATGGCCAGAGAAGGTTGGGAAAGAAAAGCAACAGATTTATGGGATGATGTTTATATAAAACGAGTGAAGACAGAATTGAGTGTTATTCGAAAAACAGATATGGCAGATTATTTTCTTATTGTAGCAGATTATATTAAATTTGCAAAACAGAATAACGTTCTCGTAGGATCTGCTAGAGGGAGTGCTGCAGGATCTCTTGTTTGTTATCTTTTAGATATAACGAATGTTGATCCAATAATACATGGACTATTATTTGAGAGATTCTTGAGCATGTCTAGAAGTGTTGCAATTTATGATTTTTCAATAAGGGATTTTAATATTGAGAGTAAAGTGTTAAAAGAATTAGATTATGATCAGGATGATTTTGATAAGTGGTATGAGAATCGATTGATAAAAGAGGAATAATTTAGTGATGAGGAGGACGATAAATGAAAGTTATTAGAAGTTCTAGAGTAATAGGTGAAATAGAAAGTGTTGGTATTCGAAACAAGTCAAAAATATGGTTGATAAATTATAAAGATAATGATCATTTATCGTCAATACCACATTATAAAATAGAAGTGATAAATTATATTCCTCAACCACCATCGTATAAATTTTATCCGAAGACTATTATTATTGTCATTCAAAAAGAACTCATAAAAGGACAAAAGGCTGAAGATATAGCAAATAAAGCTTTAGATGAATTAGAATTAAAATTAGCTTCAATGTTAAGACAGAAAACTGTTCATATAACATTAATGGGACGATTAATTAATAATTTAGCTACCGGAAAATTTGTAGATGGTGAAATTAAAAAAATACCATTTGTACAAGCAAGTCGTGCAGTTTGTATATATTCAATTGAAAAAGATGTTTTAAAACAATGTACATGTAGTTGGCTTAGTAAACATCGACGCGTTAGATCAGAAGATTGTCCGATACACAATGTGAAAATTGCTTTACATATGAGGATAGATGCAGATGTACTTGATTGGTTCAAAAAACAAGGTAAAGGTTATTCTACAAGAATGAATTCAGTTTTAAGACAACACATGGAAATGTATTGAATAGAGGAAAATATGTTATTTGAAACTGTTGAACAATGGTTAGATGCAATGACAAATCATAATTGTAGTAATAAAGAACTTGTACCTGCAGATGACCCTTCAAATCAAAAAATAGGATATATGTGTAGCAATTGTACTAAAGGTGATCATTCTGAAAATTTTGAAATTGATTTTAAAGTAGTAAAGACTTTTGATGATTTACCTAATGAAAAGAAAGATTTAGTGAAACAATTATTACAAAGTACAGATGGTAGAATTAAATTGGGCAAATCATTATCAAAGAAGAAAATTGATGTTAGAGAAGTTCATATTCTTGATCCACAATTAGTGCGAGAAAAAACTCCTGTACCTGAATGGATGCCAATTTGGTATGTGACATATTTTGGCATACTTCAAGAAGAAGCTCGAAAACGAGGATATGCTTTAGCTGTTCATGGGTCAGTTAAACGCGATTTAGATTTAATTTTGGTTCCTTGGATAGAAGATCCAACACCACACATAGATGTGCTAAATGCATTTTGTGATATTTTGGATTTTCATTATGGTCCTAATAATCAGCCATATACATCGAAAGAAGATAAACCGCATAATAGAGTTGCCTATACCGTTCCTGTTGGATGTGGTGGATATTTAGATATTAGTGTTATTCTTTCAAACAAGGAACGACATGTTAGTACTAAAATGTGACAAATCAGTTACATTAGTCGATCTTATTGAAATATCAGTTAAAAAGACCAATGTTTGGTTTGATTATTTTCTACAATTATTTGCGACTAAAATGGTCAAAATAAGTGATTATAACGATGCTATAATGTGTATGCATTCACATTTAGATCCATCCTTTATTGGTCCAAATGATACATGGTTAACAATGCCGAAAGGTGAAGTTATTAAGAAGTTAAATGATATTGGTATTGATGGTAATTTCTTTTTAGAAAATATTGCATATTTTTTCTATAATGACACTATTCAAAATGTTGATTTTGAAAAAGTTTTTAAATCTAAAAAAGTTAAAATCGTATCTATAAGTTAGCAGATGATACCTATTAAACAAACAAAAATTAGCACTCATGATGGATCAGTAACAGGCAATTGTTTTGCTGCCTGTGTCGCTTCTTTACTTGAAATACCGTTTGATGAAGTACCTCAATTTGAATTGGATAAAAATTGGTTTCCGCCATTTAGACAATTTTTGTTAAAAAATGGTTATGAATATATGGGTCATGGAAAACCTGAAGATTTAAATAAATATGAAGGACTTGATGGATATGTAATTGTTCATGGTGACAGTCCAAGGTTATATGTAAAAACGGGTCATGCTGTTATTTATAGACATGGAATTTTGGTTCATGATCCACATCCAAGTAATGATGGTGTTCTCAATGTACAAGGCTTTTACATGATTGAACGTGCAGAGTTTACTAATTTCAATCATGAAAAATGTGAATATTGGCCTTGTCATGATCTTAAAAAAGTTAACTGTTTATTTTGCTATTGTCCTTTATATCATATTGATGATTGTGGTGGAATTTATAAATTAAAAAATGACATAAAAGATTGTTCTAATTGTACATTACCTCATGATCCTATACATGGATATACTTATATAATGTCAAAGATTAAAAAATGAGTACAATTCCTGGTGCAGAAGAAGAAAGAATATACAAAAATCGAACACTTAAAAATACTATAGGCTGTAGTAATTGTAAAATTAGAAAAGAATGTGATGATTTATGTTGTAGACAAGATATAAAAGGACCTATAATACTCGGATTTGGCGTTAGATCATCACATGCTTGTATTAGATTACATTCTGCGCATTCACAAAATGATCTTATTTATGTTACATAATTAACTACCTGTAATACAATAGCAAAAATTGGTAAATAATGTACCATGGCCGAATTAACCAAATTAAATTTTATTCAATATCTTTGCGAGAAACATCTTACAAAGTTAGGTTTACAGCAAGATCAGCGATATATTCTACAGCTTGAAAAAGAATTGTCAAATATTGAAGTTCAAAACAATATAGATTATGTTCTCAATATTTTAAAAACTGAAACAAAAATTGAAAAACATGGATCATTAATTTATTATCTTCTTGGTATCTCTCAAACAGATCCAGTCCAATCAAACTTGCCGTTAGTCATTAAAAAACAATCTTCATTTCCTGATATTGATAGTGACTTTAGTATTAATGAACGAGAACAAGTTATAAAATACTTTATCAATAAATACGGTAGTGATCATGTAGCACCTATTGGTTCTTATGGTCAAATGAAAATGAAAATGGTTACTAGAGATATTGCCAGAATTTTTGATATTGACTTAAATGATACTAATGATGTTGTTAAAAATCTCGGTGATGATGTTGATCTTTTATCTGAAGAAGATTTTGATATTTTAATAGCTAAAGAACCAGGTGATAAAGAATTCAGAAAAGATCTTTATGATTTAAGAAAATATTTTGATCGACATCCACAAATAAAAGATATAATTTTCAAATTAAAAGGTCAGCTAAGACATCTAACAAAACATCCGGCAGGTGTCGTTGCGACTCCAGATAAAATTGATGAATCAATACCATTAATGAGACATAAAGATGAATTGATTACAAGTTGGGTTGATGGTATCATTAGGAAAGATTTACAGTCTTCAGGATTTATCAAATTTGATATTTTAGGTCTCAAAACGTTGACCATTGTAAAGGAGATACTTGACTTAATTAGATTAAGAAAATCTTACAATAAAGAAGCAGATTTTGACATTGAATCAATTGATAATGGACAGTTAACATCATTGTTATATGAAGAGTTTTCAGCAAAATTGCCATTAGATGGAAATGATCTTGTATATGAAAGATTTAGACAGACAGATACTAATGGTATTTTCCAGTTTGAGTGTATTGGTGAAAATTCTTGGATAGGAAATTATAGGATTGAAGAGTTGTATAATAAATTTGTACAAGATCCAGAATCTGTAAATAAGATTGGTTGTGTTGATCTCAAGAATAAACGGAAGATACGACAAAAAATTCAAGCAATGCAGAAAAAACAAGATCATGTTTTTATTCTTATACTTGAAAATCAAATGTGTATTGAATCAACTCAACTACATGAATATTATGCTAAAAAGAATAGAAAGATAGATTGGTATCAACTTAAAGATTTAAAAGTTGGTGACAATGTATTAATTGATCAAGAACGTGAACGGTCACAATATTATTGTGAATCTTCTCGCGCAATTGTTGAACAGTGTCGCGTTGATAATATTTGTAAACAATGCATCAAAAAAAATTGTGAACCAAAAGTTCTTGGTAAATTTAAAAAATATACACAAAGATATAAATTTATTAAAATTAAGAAATTTATTTATTCTGGATTAAAAACTGTTTATGATATTGGTTTTAATACAAAACAAAAACATAATTATGTTGCAAATGGATTTGTTGTCCATAATAGTAGTTTGATGAAATCTTTACTTAAGGAAATAAAACCGAATTCATTTGCAGACATTACATCAGCAACTGCATTAGGACGACCTGGACCGTTAGATATGGGAATGCATCATGAATATGCAGAAAGAAAACATGGTAAGAAATTTGATTTTGGATCTGCATTAATTGAAAAATGTCTTAAGGAAAGTTATGGCATCTTAGTTTATCAAGAAGATGTTATGAGATTGTGTCATATTGTAGCAGGATTTCCATTAGATTTGACTGATACTGTCAGAAAGAATTTAATGAAATCTGTTAGAGATACAGATGCTAAAGACAAAAGTGCAAAACAACGAGCAGAAATTAAAGATAAATTCATTAAAGGCTGCGTTAGCAATGGATTAACTTCAAAAGTAGCTGAATCTTGGTGGGATAACTGCGTATCATTCACTCGCTATGGGTTCAATAAATCGCATGCAGTAGCATACACGATTCTCAGTTACCAAATGATGTGGTTTAAGATGTATTATCCACTGGAATTCTTTGTAGTATTGTTTTCAAATTCATTAACAGAGAAATTTCCGAGTTATTTTGCTGAAGCAATGAATAAAGGTATTAATATTATACCTGTTGATATTAGGACAGCAAATAGAGGATTTACAATTCATGAAAATAACATTATGTTTGGAATTGAACATATTGTAGGTGTAGGACCGGCAGCAGTCAATACAATAGTTACATCGCAACCTTTTGTTTCTTTTGAAGGTTTTTATAGTAAAACAGCAGAGATTAAAAAGATTGGAAAAGGTGTTGTTGTTGCTTTGATAGATGCTCATGCTTTTGATTGTTTTGGTACACAAAATGAGATATTACAAAAATATTTTGTTGAGATTAGGAAAGAGAAAAATTGGCAACAAGATGTCGATTACAATGATAAAAAATTTGAGCATGATAGATTTGTGGAAGCTTATGGTGTTGATTGGAGAACAAAATTAACAGATATTCAAAAACAGAAAATAAAAGATATAGGTGCTAAATCATTAACAAAATTTACGGAGCCAAGATTACATCAAAAGCAATATTCTTGGGGAATAATAACTGATATCATTAAAAAGACAAGTAAAAATGGAAATGCTTATTATTATGTTGTATTAACTGATGCAAAATTTAATATAGTGAAAGTTAGATTACCAATATATAATAAACGTTGTCAAAAGGCATTAATTCCAGTAGGCGATAAATTTAAGAAGATACCAATATTAGATGTTATTAAAATAGCAAATATAATTGCCGGAGAAGTTGAAACTAGTCAGTATATGGATCATATCTTCATTGATATGTATGATGTTTGTTGTGTTGGTAATGTATATGAAAAAACAGAAGAGCAAAAGGAAAGAATGGCAAAATATGAAGCGATCGCAAAAGAAGTCGAAGCTTGAAGAGATATTCGAGTCGTTTAAAACTGATGCAAATTTTGATATGACCATTGATAAGGATTTTATAACAAAACCGAAAGAAATGGTCAAAAAATATGAAGAAGCTTTTGGTTTTGAATTAACGCCGACTTTGTATCATCCAGTTGAAGTGCATTGGAGTATGAAAGGTACTGGTTTTGGATCATTTTCTTTTTATGTTGAAGATGGAAAACTGCATTGTAGTAATGAAATGATGGGTAAAGATTTTGTTAAAGCAATGCTTTGTTTACTTGTTGAAAAAGCTATTTTTGATGATGATGAAGAGACAGAATTTAATGAATTGGAAGGTGGTTAGTAATGAAAATATATACGGTTCATAATGGTTTACAAAAAAATACTATTATGGCATTTTTTGTTAAAAAAGAAAATGCTGAAAAATTTTTGAGACCGATGAATACTGCAGCATCAGGACATTCGATTATTGAAAATGACACTTGGGATGAAATATTAATGAAAGACCCAAAAGAAGACATAAAAGAATCAGAAATACATTTTCCCAATATTGAAAAAGCTTTAAAAATTGTTGTAGAACGATCTGAGGATGGATATCATGCTGATGCAACAGTATTACCGGGAACTCCAATTGTTGGTCGAGGAAAAAGCGAAGTTGAAGCTAAATACAATTTAGTAGTGAATTTTTTATATATAACCGCAAGAGCATATCGAAAAGGATCTGATTCTGCATATGCTAAAATTATTTTAGATTTGTTAGATGAAGACATGGAAAAGTTAGGTGAAAAAATTGAAAGATAAATGTATGAGAATTTTTATATTAGATGACAGTGAAGAAAGGCTTATAATTTTTCGTAAGAAATTTATTGGTCATGATGTAATTACAGTTAAAACTGCTAAAGATGCTATCAGTTGTCTTCAAGGACGTGAAAAGTTTGATTTGATATGTTTGGATCATGATTTGGGAGATAAATATTATGAACCTTCTGGTCCTGGTACTGGATATGAAGTTGCTCAATGGTTAGAAAGAAATGAAGATAAGCAGGCAAATCATATAATAATTCATAGTTTTAATCCTATTGGTGCTTTAAATATGGCAAGAATTATTCCTAATGCTAAAATTATTCCTGGGTTTTGGAAATATGATGCCATCTAATATGAAAAAAATGTTTGTAATAAAAGCTAAAGTAGAAATACATCCGCAAGAGTTAAATTTGCCTGATGAATTTCCTATTAATGAATGGCATCGTTTAGCATATCTATCAAATTTAAAAAATTCAAAACGATGGACTAGAAATAAACGTTTACGAAAACGGTTTTGTAAGTATCCTAAGAGATATTTGCCTAACTGGGTTCTTAAGAATTATAGTATAATAAATGGAACGGTCAAAAATGTTTACAATCCAATAATTAAAACAGCAGCAAATGAAATTAGAGTAATCGAAGATAAAATTATTTTAGAAAAAATGAAGAAAATTGCAAGTAATAAAGAATATTTTTGGTAGGAGAAATTATGTCAAATACTTATGCAAAATTACAATTTAAATGTCGCAAATGTGGAGTGATTGAAGAAAGTATGCAAACAACTATAGGTCAAGCATTTGAAGCTTTACGTGAACAATGTAATAAAACATATATTCATAACTGTCCTGATGGTAGTCATGGTATTTGTGAGCTTGCTGGTTGTGTTGAAATTAAAAATTAAATTATGGAACTTATTATTTTTGTAGGAATTCAAGCATGTGGAAAATCGACATTTTTTAAACAACAATTTTTTGATACTCATGTAAGAATCAATCTTGATACATTACAAACTCGTTATCGTGAAAAATATTTATTTCAAGCGTGCCTCGAATCAAAAACTAAAATTGTAATTGACAATACTAATCCTCTCAAAGTTGATAGACTTGTTTATATTGAACCTGCAAAAAGAGCTGGTTACGAGATCATCTGTTATCATTTTTTATCTAATGTAAAAGATGCAATTTTACGTAACAAACAACGGACTAGAAAAGTTCCAGATGTTGCGATTTATAGTACTGCAAAAAAATTACAACCACCGACTTATTCAGAGGGTTTTAACAAAATTTTTTCGGTTAGTGATGATTCTTTCAACATATCTTTAATTCAAAGTTAATTTTTGCATATCTAATTATCATGATGGGGAAAAAAGGTAAAGCGCCAATTGAATTTAAAGTCTCTTTTAAAGTTTATGATGAGACTATTGATGTTGACATCAATCAAAAACTGTATATACCCTCAATAGATATTCTCACTCCACAAAAAGCTTGTAATATGATGGCTGAAAATCCATCACTACATGCACGGTGGAATGTATTGGCAAATCAGGCTGCAATTGAATTTGATAGAGAAAAAATTTCTTTTGAGATTTGGGAAAAAGAAAGATCAAAACATTATAGAGAAGAGTTGGCTGAAGTATCTGGAAAACGAGTGACAGATAAGATGGTTGATGAAGCTGTAATGACTGATCCAGAATATAGAAGACGATATTTTGAGATGTTGAAAAAGAAAGAAGATGCAGCTAATATTAGATCTGTTGCCTTTGGTTTTGGTGAGCGCGGTGATAGATTGGTCAATATAGTTTCTATGATGAAAATGGAGAAACCGACGTCGTCTCTCAAATCTGATAATTCTGATGATGATGTCAGAGCTTTCACTGGTAAAAGTAAAACTGAAGAGGATGAATAATATGATGATATTAAAATTAGGGATATTATCATGTATTTTACTTTGTTTAATGATGATTACTGCAAAAGTAAGTTTATTAACAAAGTTTAAAGAACCAAAGTGGTTTAAAATAATTTGCGGAAATGTGGCTTTAATTTCTGTAATTTCAATTATTGTTTGTATAATCATAGCCGTAATCAAATATTTATGAATTTGCCTCGACAAGAATTGACAGTTTTGCCTGCTGATAATCCAAAAAAAAATGTTGGTTGGACAATAGAAGAAACTGTTGGAATTGTTGTCGTCAATACTTGGGCAATAAAACCTTGGTATAAAAAAATGTTTTATTTAAGATTTTGGCGTGATTTAAGGTTTAAATTATTTCATAAAAAAGTTAAAAAAACAACAATGGGATACTTAAAATGACAACGACAAGAATTCAAAGATGTGAACATTGTAAAACTGTTTATTCATATCATCCAAGTGTTTACGGTCACGTAGAATTTAATGATGAAAGATATTGTCCGTCTTGTACTCAAATTATCGAAAATACTTTAAAAACTATTCCGGTAAAATTTAGAAAACAATTTATACCAAGTATTGATTATACTCGAGAGAATTTAATTAATGCACAAAATATAAGATGTAAAACTGTATCTACAAGAAGATTAATAATACCATTATTTGATTTACAAGATTCAACTAATACTCAGGATACTGTATGTGAAATGATGGAAGATCCAGTTACAAAAAAGATGGTTTATTATTCTGCTACATGGTGGTCAAAAACACCAAATTATGTTGAAGTTAATAAAGAAGTATGGTGGGATATTGAAAATAATTGTGTTGCTAAAGATCAAGAAAGTTATAGAGGATGAAAATGAAAGATATTCCTATTTTAATTGCTAGTGGAAATAGTTTGGCAGTTGCTTATGAACAGGCAATATGTACATTGTACAATAAGGGTATTCGATTAAAGACACAATATGATAAACCTGATGATCCCTTAAGTATTGATAGTACAATGAATATAACGATATATGAGCCCGAAAGTGATCCAATGATTCATTTAGCTTTTCCAGGCGGTGTTGAAAATCTTAAAGAGTATGTAATGGAATTGAAAGGATTGAAAGATCATTGGGTTAAAAATATTAATGATCCGTCAGATACAAGATGGGAATATACTTACCATGGTCGATTAAAAAATTATGGAATGTGGAAAGAGAAACATCCATATATTCATTCTCCAGATTGTGAAAAAACTATTATTGAAGAAATACAATCAATCAATCGTGGGTATTTTAAAATTGACCAAATTGAATATGTAATACAAAAATTAGTTGAACAGCCATTTACCAGACAAGCACAAATGATTACTTGGATGCCAAATTTAGATATAACTTGTTATGATCCGCCTTGTTTACAGTCATTATGGTATCGAATTGTAGAAGATGAGCAAGGTATTTATTGGTTAAATTGCAATATTAGATTTAGAAGTAATGACGCATGGGGTGCAAGTTTCATGAATATGTTTGGATTTATTCAATTCAATAAAGAAGTTATTGCAATAGAAGTAGCTAAACGAACAGGTAAGACTGTCAAATTGGGTCGTCTGAATTGGCATGCAGATTCATATCATATTTATGGAAAAGATATTAAATCCGCCGAAGGAATGTTAATTAACCGGCTAAAATCTACAAACTTCGAAAGTCGAACATACAATTTTGGTGATGAATTTATTCGACAAATGTATGATGATGCTGAGATTGCAATAATAGACAAAATAAAAGAATATAGCTTAAATCATTAATGTTAATCGGCATATTATAATAATAATTATACTTTGTCAATTTTAGTTGTAAATAAAATTTAGCAAAGGAGCTGTTAATGGACGAGAACTTATCTAAGGCTCATGACGCGAATCCCTGGGCTCGAGAATATGAAGAAAATTCGCAAACCAGGCGATCAGACATTGTTGGTATGACTTGGGAAGAAGGTAAAGAACATACAATACGAGTCTTGCCGCCAACTAAAAAGGGAGGGTTACCATTTGTAAAGTATATGATTCACTGGATTCCTGTCAAAACAGGAATAAAGGACAAACCCATTGTCCATAGTGTTGATAAGAAATGTACTGTTTGTAAATTTGTCAGTTTGTTATGGTCAGAAGTTTACAGATTAAAAGAAGAAGATGGAATGACTGATAAATCTCCTGAAGTAGTAAAAATATTAAAACAAATCAGTAAACTTCGTGGTAAGAGAACTTATGACATGAATATCATTCATCGCCAAGATGAAAAAACTGAAGATAAAAAAATCAAAATCAAAAGGTTGGTTGCCGGACCGTCAATTTGGAAGCCTATTATTGAACTTGGTAATAGTTCTAAATGGGGAAATCCATCGGATCCTGGAAAACGTGGTTATGATTTGACTGTAACTGTTGAAGGTGAAGGTCTCAAAAGAGAATATACAATTCTTCCTGATCCGGAAAGAAGAGCTTTAACTGATGAGGAAGTTGAAGCTATAAAAACTGCTTATGATCTTGAAAAATGCAGAACCTTTACAAGTGATGATGATTTATTGGAAATATTGGAAGTTGCAAAACCTCCTCTTGATGGTATCAATCTCAAAAAATTAAAAAAACAGTTAAAGTCTAACGGCAGTGATGATGACGATGCATCTACAACTGCTCAAGACGATGATGACAATCTCAAAACAACATCATCAAAGAAACCAGATGATGACGATGATGATGAAACACCACCTCCTTCAAACACAAAACCAACTGATGATAAAACACCGCCACCATCAAATAAGAAACCGACAGATGATGATGACGATGATAATAATAATGAAGATAAAGAAGCACAGCAAAAAGAAAATAAAGCTTTTGCTGCATCACCAACTGAGGAATCTGAAGATGAAAGAAGTGAAGGTGCATCAGATGATGATGAAGATATAGTATTAGCAAATATGGATTGTCGCGGAACATATGATGCAGATGATGTTGGTTGCAAAGATTGCAAAGTTTCAGGTGATTGTAAGACCCTTCGGAAAGAATTCAAACAAAAAGTGGAACAACTTGAAATTGATACATCTGGTTTAACTACCGGTGCGGAAATTGAAGCAGCAATTAAAGAAAAAGAAAAAGCTATTGCTATTGCTGCAAAAAACAAATCAGGTAAAATGGGAAAAGCCGGTACAGATAATAGTGGTGCAAAAAGAAAAGTTCCTTTTTAAGAAAGGTTAATCAATGGAAGATTTTATCAGACTAAATTTAAATGCTACTATATGGTCAATAGCATTCTTAATAGTAATATTCATTATTTATGCTATTACTAAAAAGAATGTTGAAAAGCAATATAGAAAATATGTGAATTACAGTCTTTTTGGAATTTTAGGCATATTTGTATTTGTGGTAATATTTACTTTGACATCACAAGCTTCCGTAAATAATTTGCCTAAAAGCGAAATTGATCGTAGTTTCACAAAACAGTCACAAAATGATTATGAAAATAAAGTTCTTGAAAATTCAAAAAAGGATGTAAAATGAAAATGCTATTCAAATTAATAGTTATTGCAAGCATGTTTTTTGCAATTGGTTGTACAAATATAGTTCGAGAAATTCCTGCAGGTTTTGTAGGTAAAAAATTAACACCTTCAGGTTGGGATAAAGGAATTCTTGAAGCAGGTCAAATTGATATTGGTCAACAGGCCAGTGACGGTACTTATACTACATTAGTACTTCTTGAAGCAACATCAGTTTCTACAAAAGAATCTTTTGGACAATCAACAGAAAAAGAAGGTGAAGATCATCGAATTATTGTCGGTCGTACACCAGTTACTGTTGATGTTTATGTACGTATGATGGTGCCAAAAGAAGCTGATCAACGAAATGCAATTTTTGCTCAAATAACACCCGTAAAACTTGGTGATGCTAGTAATAGAGTTAGTCAAATTACAGTTAATGATATTTATGGCAGAATGGCTCAAATGGATGTTCGGTCAGGTATAAGAAGTATCATACAACAACAGACAGATGTAAATTATATGTATGGTCATTTTAAAGAACTTAATGACCAATTAGGTGCTATGGCAATTAGCATGTTTAAGCGCAGTGGCGTTCCTTTATTAGTTCAAAATGTTACATTATCAAATGTAAAGGTTGATAAAACAGTTTGGGAAGCTGAAAATCAGAAAGCTGCTGCACTTGCTCAAGTTGAAGCTATAACTAAAATTGGATCTGCTTTGAGAGCAAATCCTGAATATGCATTGTTTAAGAAGTATGATACATATGAAAAGATTAAGGATAAAATTGGTTCATTTACAATTATTGAAGGAAACCCAAACGGTATTGTAATTAAATAAATTTAAATGCATATAAATTAAAATAGAAAAAGGGTACATGAAAATGTATCCTTTTTCATATCTGAACCTAAAAAGGAGATTTTATTATGGCTGAAGAAGATACCACAATTGAAAATGAAGAAGATGACGATGAAATTGGTACTAAAAAGAAAAAGACAATTACTGTAAATGCAGCATCACTTATTAGGAAAAAATTTGGCCGAAGTATTGAACCAGCTGGTGAGAAATATAAAAGTTTACCTGAAGGAATATCAACAGGTTCAATTTTACTTAATAGTGCCATTGGTCCTTATGGTGGTTATCCTGTCGGAGCTGTTATTGAAGTTTTTGGCTGGGAGGGTGCTGGTAAAACATTACTTCTTTATTTAGCTTTTGCAGAAGCTCAAAAAAGATGGCCTAATAGACCATGTGTATTGATTGATGCTGAACGTCAGTTTCAATTTCAGGCAAGATGGGCAGCATCAGTGGGAGTTGATATATCGAAATTGATTGTGATACCAATATCGACTGCTGAAGAAGGTTTTGATATTGCTCACAGTTTAATTTTAGGAGAACATGAAGTTGATGCAAAAACAGGCAATGTTGTAAAAGTAACAGCACCTGGAAATTATGCTATCATCGGTTTTGATAGTGTAACACAAATGGTCTCTCAAGTTGATGCCACTAAAGGAATGAATGAAACAAGGCAACGCGGGACACAAGCTACTGCAATTGGATTGGGCTTGAAGAAAGTGTCATCCGCTATGGCTCGATTTGATGTTGATTCAAAAACAATTCTATTCTTCATCAACCAACTTCGAAAAAATCCTAATCAAATGTTTGGTTGTATGCATGCAAGTACAAAAATTCATACTACTAATGATATTTATTCATCTAGTAGTTTTGTAAAACATAAAATAAAAGAAACTATGGTTTCTTATAATGAAAAGACAGATACATTTGACGAATTCGAACCATTAGAATATTACAATAATGGAATGGCAGATAGGTCAGAGTTTATAAAAGTATGTTTTGAAGTACCAACTCATAGAATGTATCAAAAATTAATTTGTACTAGAAATCATAAAATTTTTACAAAAAATGGTTGGGTAGAAGCTCAAAATTTAGCAATTGGTGATGAATTATTAAGTTATTGTAATAATCCATTGTCAAATGAAGAAGAACAAATTTTAATAGGATCAATGTTAGCTGACGGATTTATGCAAACTAGAGGATGTTTATCTGCTTCAATTTCATTTGCTAATTCTGAACAACCTGAATATTTAATGTGGAAAATTAAACAATTAAAATCATTAAAATTTTATTCAATAGGAAAAAATTCTTTTAGAACAGAATCAGAAATGTTTCTTTTGAAGTATTACAAACATTTTTATGAAAATGATTATAGTGAAAAATTATTTAAAAATTCAGGCAAACATTATAGGTCTTTTACTTCTGAGATTATTGACAAAGTTGATTTATTAGGCTTAGCTATATTTTATTTAGATGATGGATCTATTTGGAAAGAACGTCAAAAAGCTAGTATTTCAATGAGAAGATTCGATTATCTTGATACTAATGTACAAATTAAATTGTTTGAGTCATTAATTAAAAAATTTAAACAATTTGATGTTGATGTTGAATTAGATACTGAAGGCCATTTTAAACTTAAAATTATTAATATTGATTATTTTAGTAAACTAATTTGTCAATTTGTTATTCCTGAAATGCAATACAAATTATTAGATGAACATATTAATAATTATCAAGAATTAAAACATATCGAAAGAGTTAAAAGAGATAAAATTTATACTAAAGTATTGAAGATTTGTGAAATATCTGATAAAGAAGCAAAATGTTTAACTAAGTACGACATTCAAACACCAGTAAATACTTATATGGTTGGTTCCAGTAGTGATTTTTCGGGAGTTGTTGTTCACAACTCGCCGGAATATCGTACTGGTGGAAATGCATTACCATTCTATAATACAATTGCTCTAAAAGTTGCTAAAGTCTGGAAGTCTGAAGTAAGAGATGAAGTTGGCAATGTACTTTCACATGATGTTAAAGTCACTTTTGATAAAAATAAAGCAGGTTCAATGCCTGAAGATGCAATTGTCTTTACTTTGAGACATGATGGATCCGGTGTTAACAATGAACAGGAAATGTTCAGTGTTGCTCTGATGAACGGTATTATAAAAGAGTTTGATGTAGAAAAAGATGGAAAGACAATAACAAGGTATAATTTTGTTAATACTGCTGGTGAAAAGATGTATGATGATATTAAAGATTTTGGTAAAAAGAAATTTTACACTATTCTAGAAGAAAAGCCAAAACTTAAGGAAACGGTTGAATGTTTGATCAAAGATGGAAAATTCTATACAAAGAAAGAAACTATAGAGGAAGAAGTTCCAGATTCAGCAGTTGCAGATCCAAATGAAGTTGGTGAAGAAATAGAAGAAAAAAAAGAAGCGGATGATAAAAAAGATAAGAAAAAGAAAAGTTTGAGGATGTAATGGATGAATTTGATACAATAGTTAGTAATATGAAAAGTTTGATGATGACACGAGGTTTTACTCTGCATAGTAGTAGTGGAACAGGAATTATTGCTTTGTTTGATTTTGTAGATGAAAACAATATTCATTGTGATATAAGTGTTGGTGATGATAGTTTTTGTTTCACTTTCGTGACGCAATTATTTCATAAGTTGTCATCTGGTAGAGCAAGTCCTTTTACTAATGATAAGCATTTTGATAGATTGTATAAAAAGTTTCTTATTGATGTCGTCAAACTGAAAGAAAACTAATATGCTTAATTTTTTGCAAAAGGTTTTTGGATCAGAGTCTATTAAACAAGAACGTCCAAAAGAAATTGCAAAAGGATATACATGTCATGGATGTAAGTACCTTGAGGGTCATATGTCCATGACACTTTCTTTATTCTTTGCAAGATGTGGACAAGGAACTTGGGAAGGTGATAGAATTATAAACATTGGTCAAAAACTTTATAAACCAACAACATGTTTGCCGACTTGGGAAATGTCAGTTGCTCCAGGTTCAGAACATAATTGTCGAGGACCTAATGGTGTGAAAATCGTAAATTTGATGTTACTCATGATGATTGTATGGAATGTTGGGATGAAGTTTTAGATAATGATTATAATAAAAATCCTGCAAATATTTTAAGAACATTGATTGAAAAAAGAACAGGAAAAGAAGCAGAATGTCCGAGAGCAAAATCTGAAATGACACCTTGTATTTGTCGTGATGGTGCATCTGCAATGGCACAAGATAATAAATGTATAGGCTGTGGAGCAGATGTTTTTGATTTATTAAAAATGGAAAAGAAATGAGTATTAATGTCAAAACCAAAAGCTATTTATTTAATTCGTCATGGTGAATCTGAAGGCAATGTTGATGAATCATTATATAAAATTATGCCTGATTGGAAAGTAAATCTTACGGAAAATGGAAAAAGTCAAGCAATTTGTGCTGCCAAAGAATTATGTAATGATATTGCAAAAGATATAGATCCTGGTGCTACTAGAATGGTTGGATATTCTGGATATCCTGGATTTCAAATACAATCTGTAAAACCAATGTTTTATATCTCACCTTGGTATAGAACTAGACAAACTGCTCAATTTTTAAATATATTAGGTGGAACAATTTATGAGGATCCCAGATTAAGAGAACAAGAATGGGGCAATTATGCTGAAGATCATTTAGTTTTAAAAATTGAAAAAGAACGAAAAAGATTTGGATCTTTTTATTACAGAATGCCAAATGGTGAATCCGGTGCTGATGTTTACGACAGAATAACAACTTTTATTGACACTTTACATAGAGATTTTGAAAAAGAAGATTATCCACCTTATACTGTAATTGTAAGTCATGGATTAACAATTAAAGCATTTTTAATGCGTTGGTTTCACTGGCATGCTGAGGATTTTGACAAATATAAGACGCCAAAAAATTGTGAAATAATAAAAATGAAATTAAATGAAAAAATGAAATACGATTTAGTGACACCTCTAAGAGTAAGACCGGACGATGTATGAAACTTGCAACATGTATTGAATCTATAGATGAATATCAGATTGGCTCATTTGTTGAATTTGAGACTGCTTCTTTTGATAGTAATGTAATACTTATTGTAAATGAAATCAAAAATTATGATCGTAAAAATTTGAAGAATGGTGATATTTTTCGTACAGAAAAAGGTACTGCTTTAGGAAAAATATTATTTGATAAACATTTTAAAGTAATGGAAGATTGAATATGACACAAAAGAATCCATTAAAATTAATATCGACTAAAGTTGGTAGATGTATAAATAAAAACGATATTATTTCAGTGACTTACACTTTTCATAATAAAAGTTTTAATGAAATAGATTCAATAGTCATTGATTTAAAAGATGGTAAACAACTTGAATTTCATGCTGCATTGGAAATGGGACCTTTACGTATTGAACCTCACATATATATGAAAGAAGGCAAAACAACATGAGTGAATTAAAAGAATTACTTTCAGAATTGAAAGATTTAGAGTCAAGAGTGAATGATATTGAAGTTGAATTGGAAGAAAATTTCGGATCAGGCACTGTTATTGCTGTTCAACCAAAAGGTAATGGTGAAGGCTATACAGCAATTATTATTAAAGTACCTGGTCATGGATATTCTATAGTAAATATGTCTGGTGAAGTAAATTCAGAACTTTCATGTCCAAATTGTAATGAGTCACAATTGTTAAGTAATGAAAAAGACGAAGATGAATTTGAAGATGATGATAGTGACGATGATGATGAAGACTTAAAAGATGTGCCAAAAACTTATTTGTCATTAATTGAGTTATATGAAGATATTGATTGTGAGGTAAAGGGATCGTTGCTGAATAATCTGCATATTTAATCTGTTTATAAAAAAGGTATATATGATACATAGCTTTGGCAACTTTACAAAGTTTAGTAGATGATCATGTTGGTATATCATATCATGAAGCAATTGCAGAAGTTCGGACTTATATTACTGGACATCCTGACGCTGCAACTAAAACGTGTTGCGAGTCTGCTAAAAAATGATGGATTTATTACGTTTATCAAGGCTAACAGTAGACTATAATTGTCCTATTTGCGGAAGTAAATTATGAAATTCTTTAAAATACAACCAAAACGACAACCTATAACAGAACTTATACAAGAACAATTACTATACAGATGTAAAAAAATTACATCAGAAATTGAACTCGGTATAGTTATTGATTATATTGGTGTCAAAGTTACTGTAGTTAAATATCATCAATATATACCTTCAGTATCTCCCGGCATTTGGGTTAATTGGTTTGATAAAAAATGATTGTTTACATGAGAAATTTATATCATATGAAGAACTTATTGCATTAAAAATTTTGGAGAAAACAACATGTTAAATGAAGCATCAAAAGATCCAATTGAAAGAAATGTTAAATATAATTTTTCAGCGGATTTAACAATTTGGGCAAAAGATATTGATGATATTCATTATCAACTTTCTGAACATTTTAAAGATGTTAAAAATTCAAAAATGAAACATGAAGGAAGTATAAATGTTCATATAGATGAAAGATGTTAAGTATGACTAAAGTTTTTTCTTTTAATGGGTTTGATAAAGTAAGTGAGAAAGAAATTATTTGTTCTAGAAAAGCAACAGAAGATTTTATTAAGAAACATCATTATAATATAATAGAAAATACTGAAGAAGTAGTAGATGATGATAAAATTGATGGTGATGGTGTTTGTAAGAATAAGATTCAAGAACAGTTATTGTGTCAGATGGAATCTAGATTTTTAGAAGTTGCCAATCTTAAGGGTGATCTTTCTCTAATTCCTATTTCTAAAGAACATCATTTACAAGTTATTACAAATAAAGAAAAATCTGATAAACATGGTGAAGTTTTTACACCTTTATGGCTTGTTGACGAAATGCTTGATCAAATATCTGAAGATGAATGGAAAAAACCTGAATTAACAACTCATGATTTATGTGCAGGTTATGGACAATTTACAGTAAGGATGCTCCGTAGACGATATCATTATCTAGGTGAAGATTTAGATATTTTAAAAGTATTATCAAATTATCATTTATTTTCAGAAATACAATTAAGCTCTTGTTTTAAGCTTTTATACATTTTTGGTACTAACATACGATTACTAATTGGTGATATTTGTGAAATTGGAAAACTTTCAGATGATGCAGAACGAGGTATATGGTATTGGAATGAAAATAATAAGATATGGAACAACATTACTAAACTTGTCTACGTATTTTTCTCTGAATATAATAAAAAAAAATCATCTATCACTGCTAATGCTAACATGTTTGAAAAAGATTTACTTCGTAAGTTGAACGAAGTATTCTAATCTATGATATTTTTATAACTCCCATCATCATTTTTCACTACCACATTTAGACGAACATAATACAATACGACAAAACGAAAAATTTCGTTTTGTCGTATTGTCGTTTTAATGTGGCCAGCTATGCTGTTTTACATGATAATTCTAATAGGAATCATAAATTAAACTTTAGGAGGAATAAATGAAACAGAAAAGTGTACAAAATCAAGCAAACGTTCTTATTTTGTCTGATTCACATTCTAATCATATTGGTGGATTGTTGACACCGCAAGATGATATTATACCAAATCCTGGAAGTTGTGTCAATGATTTTTCAAAACAAACATATCCAATACGCCGTAAATTATGGGACAAATTTATGGAACAAATTGGTAAATGTAATATGGAATTTGATGCAGTAATTTTATTAGGAGAATTAATTGATCTTCCACATAAAAGAAATGCACAAAATACTGTTCATCCAAATGCTCAAAATATGGAACTTGTAAAATTATTTATTAATGTAATAAAATTTCTTCCAATAAAAAAAGGGGCTACTTTTTATGGTTGTTTGGGTAGTAGATTTCATGTTACTATGGCCGATGTAATTGATGTAGAACGTGAATGTTATGCTGCTCTAGAACGAGAAGGATTCAAAGTAAATCTAAACTTTTGTCAAAAACCAGTAGATTTTGCAATTTTCAATCATGTTATCCGTGCGTGGCATAAAATTACTGGTTCAGCCGAAAAAAATATTGAAGGTAATTTAATCAAACAGGCAACAAATAGAGAAATTGCACCAAATATTATTTTTAGTGGACATTGGCATAAAGGTGAAACATATCAAAAGCAATATATGAATAGTGTATTTGATTTTATAAAATGTCCTTGTCTTTGTTTGCCCTGTGGTGATTTAACAAGATTAACAGGTAATAATGAAAAAAATGAAGCTAATTATGCTATTGGATTTAGAACATTAACAGTCTCACGAGATGGAACTATTTGTCATAAAATGTATTCATGTGAATGTCGCGGACAACGTACAATTGAAAGATTAATATAACAATAATAGGAGCATAGGGATTTGACTTCACAAATAAATAAAAAACTTAACGGTGGGAGAAACAATGTCTATAACTTTAAGTGCGCTTAGGAAAATAATACGACATCAAAGCAAAATAATTCAAAATAAAAACGAAGAAATTGATCAACTACAAACTGCATTACATTATCCTCCTGTACATGAACAAATGACAATTCCATCTCAAATCAATGATCCAATCTATACTGATGAAATAATAAATGATGAAGAATCAGAAATAAAAAAAATCAAGTACAAAAAAGCACAAAAAATGATTAAATTAAAAGGAAAAAGTACTAAACAACAAAAAGCAAGAGCAAGAAGATTTTCAAATTATGAATGGTCTAAACTAAAATCAGAATTATTTGATGTTTTAAAATTTCGAGGTTATACTCTTACACAAATAAAATCTCTATTTAAACCCATTCAACTAAACAATCACTCTAATATTCCAAATTTTACAAATAACAATAAACATGTAAATATGCACGAAGAAATTGAATATTATATAAATTATATAATAAAAGACGGTTTACAAGAACAGTTTACACCAAATGAAATAAGTAATAAAATAAAAATACCAAAAAATACCAAAAATATTTTAGTTTTATTTAATATTGAATTTCTAAATCGTAATACTAAATATTTTATAACAGATAGTCCAAAAAAATTATTAATTGCTCGAGCTTATTTTCCAAATACAATATCTTGGTTTTATAGTAAAGAAAATTGGAAAAATAACGTAGAAAAAATTATAGAAGATATTAAAATGAAAATAAAAACTGCACCAGATCTTATCCTCACAAATCCACCTTATACTCGTGGCAAAGATTTAAAAATTATTTTAACCCTTCACAAATATTCTCTCATCAAAAAAATAATTTGCGTTCATCCTTCAACTTGGGCAATAGATCGAAAAAGAATTGATCCTACATATAAAATTTTTCGTAACATATTTGAAAAACATATTTCAGATTTAATATTACTACCTAATGCAAATGAAATTTTCGATATTGATCTATTCGGCATTCCGGCAATAATTACAACTATTAATATGAATTCTCAATATTCAAAAATTAAAGTATTTGAAGCAGACAAAATGTGGGAGGTGTCTTCTCTTGATGATGTTACTATATTTGGAATAAATTGGACATCATTTGTTAAACATTTCTTTGAAAATATTAAAAATTACTGCTCAGAACATGGTAGTATTGACGATAATCTTATAAGTTATTCTGAAGCTGATCCCAAACAATATCATATTCAATTTGCAAAAATTGTTCATTGTTATCATAAAGCTTTACTACCAAAAAATGTAAACGTATCAAAAGGAATAAGAAAAAAAACTGGTGGCAAAACAATTCTACAATTTATCACTCAACAAATGCGAGATAACTACATTACATATTTTCAAACTGATTTTGTAAGATTTTGTCTATATTTATTAAAAGTAAATGGTCATATAGATACTCACGATACAGCTTTAATTCCATATATGGATCCCAATAAATGTTGGACTGACGACAAACTTTTTTCAGAACTTGGTTATAATAGAGGTGATTTAATACGAGACTTTGTCAAACAATTCATCAAAAATGACTACCACAATTTATATCCAAATGGCAAAACTTACTAAAAGTAAACTTCTTACTAAAAGTAAAAAAATGAGACTGAAAATGGTCTCATTTTTTTGAAGTAATATAACTGCCACTTTTTGACCATCTGTTTCATCTAAACGATCAATCATACTTGATTATTTCAATATTCTTTTAATTTTATAATTTTATACATACAAAAGGAGAGAATATGAAACATATTGTACAAATTCAGTGTGAATTTATAAAAAATGCTAAACGACAAAAAGGTCATGCAGAAGAAATGCTACAACAAGCACGTAAAAGAAGAGATCAAGGTGCTATTAGATATTGGGAACATATAATTGGTACAGAAAAACAACTACATCCTGAAAGTAATAAAGGTTTGTCGAAAGATATTCATGAAATAATTGATACTTTTACAAATGCTCCTGATTATGAACATATTCCTACATCTATTTATCTATCTAAAAACAAACAAGATGCTATAAAGATTGTTAAAGATGAAGTAAAACGATTGCAAGAAGAATCTCAGCACATAAAAGATATCACAAATGATGAAGCTAATAAAATTGTAGATTTCTTAGTTCATGACTATGAGACAATGTATCACAAATCACCTAAATGGAAATAAAAAAAGAATAATGAGAGTATTCTCATTACAATGCTTTATTTATTGTAATATTTTATGAAAATATTGATAAGCTCAGTGGCAAAAAATGTAGACTGTGGTGAATTTTGTTCCAAATTAATATCATTATAAAACATTACTAGCACATTATGATCTTCAGCCTTTATTGGTCGATAATCAAGAATAAAAGTTGCTAACTGTTGTTTCTGATTAGTTACATTAATTTTAGCAAAAATATTATCATTTTGTTGTTGTCTTATACTATTTTTAATAGAATAAGGTTCGATTTTGAGTTCAAAAATATTTTTACAAAAATCTATTGTAATACTGCTATCTATTTCTGCAATGTTAAATCCTTCAAATCCTTCTTTTTGAAAGTATATTTTAAGGTAATCTAATAGTTTTTTGTTAACATCTTTAATTAATTTGAACGTGTTAATTTTTTGTTTTAAAATTTGTGGCATTTCTTTTGGAAAATGGTTATCTGCTTTAGGATAATCATCTTCAATAAAATTGATAACATTAACTATTGTCATAAAAAATCCTTTTTAAAAAAATTATAGAGATGTGAAAGACTAACTGGTTAATTATTTACTGAAATCTTCATTAATTTTACATTTTGTAATACAATTTTTATAATACAGTATAAATATGGATACAAAGAAGATTCGAACTTTATATACATGCAAAAGATGTACTTATCAATGGTTTTCAAAAAAAGAACCTACAGTATGTGCAGACTGTCATAGTCCTTATTGGAACAAAGAAAGAAAAATTAAACCAAAGGATAAAAATGAGTAACTTACCAAAGGATAAAAATGAGTAACTTATTACTTCTTGAAGATAAAAGATTTTATGTGTATGCTTATTTAGATCCTAGAAAACCCGGTAAATTCACGTATAATGAATATCAATTTGATTTTGAACCATTTTATATTGGTAAAGGAAAGAAACAACGACTATTTTCTCATTTAAAACTTGCAAAAAAATATAAGTTAAATAAAATAAGAAGAAGAATAAGAAATTCATTTGTGCTTAACAAAATTCTGAAAATACAAGATGAATCACATAAAAATCCAATTATAATCAAAGTAAAAGAGAATTTGAATGAAAAAGAAGCTTTTGATTTGGAACAGTTGATTATAAGTAAAATTGGTCGAAAAGCAAATGATGGACCATTAACTAATATAAAAGATGGTGGTGAAGGTGCAATACTTTCAGATGAAACAAAAGAACGAATAAGAAATACTTTAAAAGAATATTATAAAAATAATCCTGTGACAATGGAAACTAAAGCATTGTTAAGTGAAGTTCATAAAGGAAAGCCATTATCTGAAGAACTTAAACACAAAATGAGCGTTTCAAAACTTGGTAAACCTTTAAATGAACAGCATATAGAGAGTTTAAGGCACGCAAGAAATGAATGGTTGAAAAATGGTGGTCAACCATGGAATAAAGGTATACAATGTTCTGAGGAAACAAAAAATGCAATAAGTTTAGCTAATAAAGGTAGACATCATACAAATGAAGCAAAAGCTAAAATAAGTAAAAATCATGCTAGATTTAATAAAGGTAAACATTTATCAGAAGAAGTAAGAGCAAAAATAAAAGAAAAAAGAAGATTACAAATATTTTCAAAAGAATCACTTGAAAAAAGAAGTGCTTCATTAAAAAGAGCTTGGGCAATAAGAAAGGGTTTATTAAATGAAAATAATGGGTGTAGACATCTCGTCGCGTAGCACAGGGTGGAGCATAATTGAAGATAATAAATTGCTTGTGTATGGAAAAATTATGCCATCTGGTAAGACTATGACAAATGCACAAAAAATGTATTTGTTTCAAGGTGAACTCAGAAAAATTATTGATGACAAACAACCAGATGAAATAGCTATTGAGGATGTTGTCCAGGTTCGAAGTGTAAGTGTTTTAAAATTGCTTGCAAGATTTAATGGGATAGCAATAATAGAGGCATATAGATGTATGCAAAAAGAACCTGAACTTTATGAACCATCTCGTTGGAAATCTGCAATTGATGGTTGTACCGGTAGTTCGAAGAAAGCTGAGGTTCAAAATTCAATTTGTAAAAAATATAATAAATTATCATTTGAAAAATTTTCTATTTATAAAAAGAGAATTGATGAAGCAAAAGAAATGATACAAAATTCAGGAGATAGTATTAAACATGAAATAAAAGATTCAAAAAAACAGTTGAAAAAAGCTAACAAAAATAAATTACCTAATAATGAAATTTTCATTATAGAACAGAAAATAAAATCATTACAGGAGAAATTAATAGCAAATAAAAAAAATGATAAAAAAGGCATATCAGATGCTTTTGATAAAATTAGCATTGATATTTATACCGAAACTGGAATTAATGACGACATAGCAGATTCGATAGGTGTCGCAATTGCACATCAAAAACAATTGGAGAAAAAATGATAATCGATTATGATATATTTTCAAAAGTAGGTATAATTGTTGGGGTAACAAATTCAATAACTAAAGTGCCGACTCATTGTTTTATAACAATTAAAGATAAATCAGGATTATTGGGAATCGAATTGACACAAAAGATGAACAAATTGGATATTAGTAAAATTGCATCAAATGATTTTGTATTTGTAGCAAAACCTCCATTTATTGAAGATATACAAGATAAAATAATGCAATATCTTCAGCAGGCTTTTATTTTGAGTATACCATTTAATGTTTTAGAAATGTACAAATTTTATAATGCTATATCAGATTTTTCAGAATTTTGCTGTTCACGATTTGTATCTTTATACTTACAATGGTTATCTGATGAAACGAAATTATTTGAAATTCCTCAAGAATGGAATATACGTACAAAAGATTGGGCAATTACGCCGACTCAACTAATGAGTTGGTTTAAAGGTAAAAATTGGCTAATTCCATTTACAAATGATATTGAATTAAATGTTTGTGAAGCAGAACCTGCAAAATGTCAAGAATGTACTGAATCAAATAAATCTTTTTGTGACAAAAGGATGTAATATGAAAACAGTATTTGATTTTACTAATTTGACAATATCAGGAACATGGATGTTTGGTACAGAAACTTTCAGTCTTATTTCAGCAATCATTCGTGGTGCTGAAGAAGCTGAACGCAAAAAGAATCTTATTGCTGGTTTAGAAGCTGTGGCAAATCCTAAAATACCATCTCATACAATTTTAGTTCAAGAGACAACATCGTCTGGTAATATTGTTTGTTCAGAAATGACATGGCCTTATGCAGTTGGAACGTCTAATCGTGGAAACAATAATTTTATTTTGACAGAAGAATATGGATTAGATAATCTTGGTAATCATATTGTTGGTGTTTTTCGATGTCCTGCTTTAGATGATGATGAAGAATTACAGTTTAAAGCTAAGATGTGGATGCGAAGTCAACACCGTAAAGGTTTGGATTATGGTATTGAGAATTTGTTAGCTGATCTTGGTATTGGGAAAATTAATAGTAATAAAGAAGTTTGTATTCAATATGGAATTGCTTTTCATATTTGGTTACAAAGTCAAACTAATAGTTTTTCATTACCGAAAAATTGGATAATTGACGGAAATAAACCAAATGTAATTTCTTTAGAAGAAGCAGTTGAATGGTGTATTAGTCAAGGTTGGAGTCAAAGGTATACGAAGCAAGTTCCCGATCAATATGATCCACATGAAGAGATAATTGCTCCAGTAAAAACAGATTTTTAAAGGATTGTTTATGAATGATAAGAAGATTAGTCGTCGAAGTTTTTTAAGATTTGCTATTTATGGTACGGTAGCAGTTGCAGTCGCTCCATCACTTTTTAAACCAACAAAATCAAAAATATTAACAGCTGCTGAAAAAGAAAAAATAATTGGTGATCTTTTAAAAACATCAGCAGGTCGAATGAAACTTGCAAGAGCAATGCAACAGCCAATACGTACTCGTCTTGATTATAAAGGTATTTTTCGCAAGGTTTGTGTTGTAGAAAGAATATAATTATGTCTTATAAGACTTTTGAATCAAAAGAAAAAGAATATCCAATAGCTTTTGAATATTTTGATAGTAAACGTCGACGATGTACCAAATTTGTTGGTATGTGTTTTTCAAAAAAAATTGCCGATATTTGTGTTAAAGCTTTAAATGATAGTTGTTATGAGCCGCCAAAAAAGAATGCTACAGAAATTGATAAGTTATTTGAAAAAGTGACTGCCAAAATTTGCCTCAAGTTTTAAACGTAATTCAATTGATAAATTTTGCCAATAAATTTATCATGAAAGAAATTTTTAATCCTGAAGCTCCCATTCCTTTATTTACAAGTGGTATAAAAGCAAGATATGCCTCAAGTGAAATTAATACTAATTGGTTACTTAACAAAATTTTAGGTACAAAAGATTTGCAAATCACAAAAATATCACAGGATGAAGTGCTGAAATTTTTGGGAATCTTGTATGAGAGCAAATTGCAAATGCATGATGGATCTGACTCATTATTATGGTTAAAGGAACGTATCAGAAAACGATTCGACCAATCTACATCACAACGAGGACAGTCATGGGAAGACATAACGCGTAGATATAGATATATATTAGAACAAATTGACATGCTTCTGGTAATGAGATTAAAGGAAAATGATAAAACTTAGTTTACAAACTATTAAAATTTTATTTATTTATTCATATAGTTATGGGTTGGAAAAAATTAATACCTCTTTGTAAATGGAGATAAATTAGTAACTATGATTTTCAAAACATCACTTGCAAAAGAGAATTGGGAGAAGAAGTATCAGTATAAAAATGAATCAGAACTTGAAACTTTTATAAGATGTGCAAAAACTCTTGCATCTGTTGAAAAAGATCCCCAAAAATGGTACAAGCCCTTTTTACAAACTCTACTAAAATTTGATGGCGATTTCGATGTTGATGATAATGGTTATCCTAATAAAGAACCTATGGGTCTTAAAGTGACTTTAGGTGGTAGAATAACTGCCAATTTAGGAACAGATTATAAAAATGCTACATTAATGAATTGTTTTATTAATGGACCTGTTTCTGGTGCATCAATAAAATATAAACGACAAACTGAAGATAAATCTGTAATTTATGATGTTGATATTGAAACAGATGATAATCCAGATGATCTCACAAATATTTTCTTGACAATAATGGAACAAGCCAAAACACTGGCTTCTGAAGGCGGTTATGGAATAAATTTAGGTTTTATTAGACCTCGAAATGCAGTAATCAAAGGCACTGGAATTAGACATCCAGGTGTTTTATCCTATGCAAAATTATGGGACACAGTTTCAGAATGTATGGTTAAAGGAACTGATGATGGGTATGTTGACAAATTAAAAAATCATTTAACTGTACAACAATTTGATGAATTAAAAAACATAATGAAGAGGCAGACACGAAAAGGTGCTATGATGGGCGTCTTACCGTGTCATCATCCTGATATTGAAGAATTTATTCGTGTAAAACAATCTTCAGGAGTTTTAACAAAATTCAATTTATCAGTTTTAATTGATGATAAATTCATGGAAGCAGTTGTTGCCGATGATTTATATGATCTTCATTTTAAAGGTAAAGTTTACAAAAGAATTAAAGCAAGAGAACTATATGACTTGATAATGCAGTCAACATATAATAGAGCAGAACCTGGAGTATTATTTGTTGACAACATGCACAGAAATAATCCGCTAGCATATCTCGGTAAATGCGACACAACAAATCCATGTGTAATTGGTTCATCAATAGCAGCTGTCGCTGATGGAAGAAATGGTGTGACTTTTAAACAATTAGCTGAAGAAGCTAAAGATGTTCCTGTATATTCAAGAAATTTTTCTACAGGCGCTGTTGAAATTAAAATGGGTCGAAATCCACGAAAAACAGGCGAAAAGAAAGAAGTATGGAAATTAACATTAGATGATAATTCTTATTTTATTGCTACTCCTGATCACAAAATATGTTCTAGTAAAGGTACTGAGATTAATCTAAAAGATTTAATACCTGGTGACAGTATTGTTCCTTTTGATTCTTATATAAGTTATGGACATACTACTTATAGACAAATAGCTCAGTCATCAAAATTAAAAAAATCTTCAGGATTATGTTTAAGCAGACGACAATATAGATTAATATATGAATTTTACTATCCTAATGATTTAATTGATTCTAAATTACATAGAATACATCATGATGATTTTAATCATTATAATGATCGACCTGAAAATTTGAAGAAAATGACGGTTGAAGAACATGATATGGTTCATGATATTAGTGGTAAAAAAAATCCAATGTATGATTTTCCAAAAAGAATAAAAGATCCCGAACGATATCATAAAAATATGAGTGAAGCTGTGTCGGGATTAAAAAATGGTAGAGCTGCTAAAATATCTAATGAAGATTATTTCAATAAAATTATAGAAATAATTAAAAATTTTAAAATTAAATATAAAAAATCACCATGCAAACGAGAAATAATACAAAGATTAAAAACTAATAAATTACCAACATTTTCAAAATATAGACTTGAAAATTTAAATTATGCTACAATGAGTAAAATGTTTAAAGCAGCTGAAAGAATTGCTGAAGCTAATCATAAAGTAAAAAGTATTGAGTTTTATGGTTATGAAGATGTTTATAATATTACAGTTGATGACAATCATAATTATGCAGTTATTACATCATTTGATGATGATAGATATTTACAAAGTAGTGGCATATTTGTTAAAAATTGCGGAGAAATCGGCGGATTATCATCAATTACAACTGTCTGCCTACTTGGATCATTGAATATTACTCAATATATTTATATTGATAAAGATGGGAAACCACAATTTGATATTGATCAGTATGCTTATGATATAGGCATTTTTGCAAGAATGTTAGATAATGTTAATGATTTGACTAATTTGCCATTACCATCATATGAATATGTTGTAAGAAATTTTCGTCAATTTGGTATGGGAATTAATGGTTTGGGATCGGCATTATTTATGTTGGGAATGTCATATAATTCAAAAGAGGCTATAAAATTTACAAAGAAAATATGTGAATTGAAGGAAAATCTTGTATGGCAAGCATCGGCATTGTTAGCAAAAGAAAAAGGAACATTTACAGCATATAATACTGAAAAATTTCAAAATACAGAATATTTTTTATCTGACAGATTGTGGAATAAAACAAAAGAATTAATAATTCAGCATGGTGTACGAAATGCTAAAACGACCACAAATCCACCATTAGGAAATAGTTCTATAGTTTGTAATAATGTGTCAAATGCTATTGAACCAGTTTTTTCATTAGAATATGAACGTATTGTAATATGTGGTTTGTGGCCTGAAGGTTTAAGTGATGATAATGTAAAAGATGTTTTGAAATATCACAAAAAGAAAGATTTTGAATATTGGAGAGGGTCTTATAACGGTAAAATATATTATTATGAACCTCATAATAGAGGATTATGTGAAGTAAACATTGTAAGAGATTATGGTTATCAATGGCTATTAGATAACTTTCCAGATAAAGATCATTCTGCTTATTTAGTAACTACAAAAGATTTAAAGACTGAAGATCATCTCAATATTCAAGAAGTTGTTCAATATTATTGTAATCAGTCAGTTTCTAAAACCTGTAATGTACCTCATGACTTTCCTTTTGAAAATTTTAAACAATTATATATTGATGCTTGGAAACGGGGATTAAATGGTTTTACGACCTATAGAGACGGTTGTATGGAATCGGTAATCTCCAGTTTAGAAGAAGCTAACAAAGAACAAAAAATCATTAAAAGAGACATTAAACTTCCAGAAGTATTTTTAAATGGACCAACAAGAATTATAAAAAGAGAAGGTCAAAAATTCTACATACATTTTAGTTTCTTGCCCGAAGATACTGACATGAAATATCCAATATGTTTGTGGATATATAGTAATAGCAGAGAAATTGGCCAGGTTAAAGTTTGTAATAAAGCGTCTAGAAAATTAGCACAATTAGCAATTGAGAAAGGAGTTGATAATTCAATAATTCAACAGTGTATTGACAAAGCGAAAGTAGATTATTCTTACAATAGATTGGGACGCATGATTTCACTTTGTTTAAGACACAACATCAAACGAGAAGATATATTAATTGCATTGCGAAACATTGAGGGTGACAATATTTCAAGTTTGTTGACGGCTGTTAGAAAATTCATATCGTTAACAATAAAAGATGGAACAGTAATTAGTATGAAATGTGAAGCTTGCGGAGCAGAAAATTCAGTTATTATGGAAGGCGGATGCTACAAATGCCTGCAATGTGGAGACTCGCGGTGCGGGTAAATTAATATGAAATTAAATAACTTTATATAGAAAGAAATTAATATGAATCTGACATTACCTACAATGAAAGTGAAAAAGTTATTTGCAGATGCAAAATTGCCCGTTAGAGGTGGTCAATTTGAATCTGGTGCGGATGTTTTTGTATATAGATTTGAAAAATTATTTTCAATTCCGGGTGCAATAAATAATGATGATTTGCAAGAAGAAGAATCAATCACTTTAGATTCTATGGATAGAGTATTAATTAATACTGGAATATCTGCTACGGTTCAAGAAGGTTTTGAAATTCAAGTTCGTCCTCGTAGTGGTAATGCATTGAATAGAGGATTAAGCATTGTAAATACGCCGGGTACAATTGATGCATCATATAGAGGGCCTATTGGTGTTATTATTATTAATCTTAGTAATAATAGACAACAAATTAAAGTTGGTGAGAAAATTGCTCAATTGGTTGTATGTCCTGTAGTTTATTCGGAAATTGTTGAAGTTACAGATTTAGATGAAACTGAAAGAAATGATAAAGGATTTGGTAGTTCAGGAAACTTTTAAAGGAGTTACATATGCCTAATTGTAAAAAATGTGGTAATGTATACCAGACAAAAAACGTTGACGATCATTACTGCTCAGACGAGTGTTGGGAAGCTGATAATTGTTTACCACCTCAAGAAATTGAGGAAACCATGTTAGTGGAGGAAATATGAAACGCTGTCTTTTTATCTTATTAGTGCCTATGTTTTTGTTCGGTGAAACACAATTTAGAGGATTAGACTTTTTTCTTAAGCCAACATCATTTAAGCTTGATTCTACTACAATACAACGTACATTGAAACTGACGACGAAGGTTGATTCAATCTTCAAAGGTGCCATTGTATCTTTTAAGCCAAATGTTTTAATAAGTGGTCTTGCATATGATCTTGTAAATGGTGGTGCACCTACATCATTTCAAGCAAATGGGCTTGGAGTTTGTATATTGAAACAAGCACAGGAAGAAGGAAAAACGAAAACACTTTGGTCAGGCGATTTAGATTTTATTTATCGTAATGCGCCTGAGGCAAAAAATCAAACTGAAATTGGCGGAGCTCTTTCTGTAAGTGGATTAGGTGGTACTACTATATTTTCACCAACTGTGGGTATTGCAGGGATGTATAAACAAGTTGATGGAAAAGCTGTAAAAACAATACTTTTTTTACTCGGAGTTTCAATAATTGCAGGACAATAGCCTGAAAATTATTTTTGTTTCGAAAAGGTAGTTATTTTTTGATAACTACCTTTTTTTTGCAGTAAATCAAATCATTAATTATGTATATAGAAATTATTATGAAAGAAAAAAGACCATTTTGTGGTTTATCTAGTTTACTATTAAACCATAATAGACTTTATGTTGAACGATATGATGAAGCTGCTCAAAGTAAAGACAATCCTAATGAAGTTATAGTTTCAAATTTAATATTAGTACCATCAGAAAACTCTGTAGTAGAAAAAATTATTTGTAAAACTGCAGTGATAGTTGTTAAGGAATAAGATGAAATTTGCAATTATTTCTGATCCACACATTGGAGATTATTCTTACGGTTCTATAAATAAAGAAACTGGACTTAACACTAGATTATTAGATGTGTTAAGAAATCTTGATTTTTCTATAGAGTATAGTATACAACATGAAGTAAATGTTTTTATTATTGTTGGTGATATTTACCGTATAAAACATCCCAATTCAAAGATTAGACAACAATTTGCAAGAAGAATCAGAAAATTAGTCAATAATGGAATCAGAGTTATATTATTAACTGGCAATCATGATATGACGACAACGTCTGATGGTGCTCATGCATTATCTGAGACACAAGAATTATGTGATTTGATTGAAGATCTTGAAGTATATTCATGGCCGAAGGTTGAGAGAATTGGTGATATAGAATTATATATGTTGCCATTTGTTAATAGAGGTAGAGAGAATTTATTGACAGCAGAAGATTTTTTGAATTATCAGAAAACCAAGATTAAAGAATTTAATGAGCAAACAAAGAAAAGTAAAGCAAAGTATAAATTATTTTTTGGTCATTTTGGGACAGATAAATCTGTATTAGGAAATAGTTTTGATTTAGATATGTCAAGTAATGAATATGAAAATAAAATAAATGTGTCTGATTTTGATGACGGTGATTGGACAGCAATTTATTTGGGTCACATTCATAAACAGCAAAATTTGAGTGATATTGCCAAACATGTTGGATCACTAAGTAGAATTGATTTTACTGAAGAGAATGAAGAAAAAGGTTTTTATGTTTTTGAAGATGGTAAAGATGAATTTATAAAAGTGAATGACACGATATTTAAGACATTTAGTTTAAGGATTACAAAAGATGATGATAGTCGTGAATGTATAACATCACTTATTAACAAAGTACAGTCAGTTGATGTTAGTAGAATGATTGTAAGAGTTAAAAGTGATATTTCATCAACAAAGTTATCATCTATCAAATTTGATGAAATTGAATCATATCTTAGGAAGAATGCATTATATTTTAGTGGTACTGACATTAATATTTTGAATGATGAAGTAGTTGAAGAGGGTGAAAAAATAACTAGTGTTGATTTGCCGAATGATGCACTTAAAAAGTATGTTGAGAAACATGTTGATAAATTTAAAGATATAAGTGATAAAGTAATTGAGTATGGAACTGATATTTTAAAACAGATAAAATCAATATGATGAATGTAAGACTAGATCGGTTTAATATCAAATGGTCAATAATAATTGCACTTATAAGTGCAGTTGGCGTTTGTGGATCGGCTTTAAAGACATTATCCATTACACAAATAATTGTAATATTTTTTATTGCCTTTTTTAGTATATTAATCGCTTGTTACATATGTATGGATTTAAATGAAAAACGAGTAAGAAAAGAAATAGAAGATGATATTTTAACCAAAATCGAGGTAGATATGGATACAAAAGCAAATTTAAGAGAAAAGCTTATAGACGTATTTAATAATCATAAGTCTTTTGGTGAACTTGCAATTATTGATGATCCAATGAAATTATGTTTTATCTTTACAGATGATTCTAAGGAATTTCTTGTTTTGTCTTTTAAAGAACTTAAATGTTTGCCGCAATCAATACAAAAATTCTTTTTAGTTGCAAATAAAAATGCTAATGATATTGTATCATCTTTACATGAATTTATAGGAGAAAAATATGAATAATGTAAATCATCCGAAGCATTATAATGAGCATCCGTCAGGTGTAGAATGTATTGACATTGTTGAACATTTTAATTTTAATGTTGGTAATGCTATTAAATATATTTGGCGTGCAGGATTGAAAAGTGAAAATGCTGTTGAAGATTTGGAAAAAGCTAATTGGTATATAAAAAGAGAGATTGAAAGAATATCTAAATTAATTCAAAAACCACAAGAGACAAAATTTGATGAAGAATTTTTAAATTTGCAAGATACATTTAGAGATGAAGATTTAAAAGATTACAAAAAAGATTATAATAAATTTAAAAAAGCAGTAACATCATCGCCAATTGTTGGTATATCAATGCCAAAAATTCAATATAATAAACTTAGAGATTATTTAAAAAATAATTTAAAATTTGATTGTTTTAACTGTCGTGGGTTCAATAAAAAATCTAATGATGCATTTAAGTGTTGTATTAAAGGTTGTTGTCCTGGATTAGATTTAATAGAACAACATAAAGAATTACTTTTAAAATCTATTGATGCTTCTACAAAAAAAACTATTGTAGTAAAAAGTATATTTGGAACATTCATATTAAGTAAAAACAAAATAACTCATATACCAGAAACATGGACTAGAGTAGATAAGTCAATTCTTGATGAAATTTTTGCGTCATCACCAAAAACAAAAATTCCAGAAATAGCAAAAAAATTCCGAAAATAGGGAGATAGAAATGTCAGTTTTAACGGGATCTGAAATTATCAAGCAGCACAAGCTTGGAAATATTTTCATAAGCGATTTTGATAAAAGTCGTGTTAATCCTAATTCATATAATTTGAGACTTCATGATGAATTAGTGTGTTACAAGAGTAGGTATTTGGACATGAGACGGCCAAATACAATGACGACAACAATAAAGATACCGGAAGATGGTTATATTTTGAGACCAAATATTTTGTATTTGGGTCGAACAATGGAAATGACAAAGACTGTTGGTTTTGCTCCTCAGATACAAGGTAGAAGCTCTATAGGTCGTTTGGGTATTGATGTTCATAAAACTGCTGGCTGGGGAGATAATGGATTTGAAAATTACTGGACTTTAGAAATAGTAGTAACAATGCCAGTAAAGATATATCCATTTGTTAATTTTTGTCAGATTGTTTACATGACATTATCCGGTGATCAATCTATTATGTACAAAGGTAAATATCAAAAAACAAATACCGTTAATATTAGTAAGATTTATGAAGAATTCAAAAAATAAAAGTTCTTTAAAATTTGTAAAAAAAGATAAACGCACTTATTATGCACATACTGTTGAAAAACGAGGAAAAGTTGTAGGATATATTTGCAGACCAAATGGATTTACTGTATTTACATATCATGACGCTGGTGAATTTAAAGATTGTTTTACAAGTGTTCTTAATTCAAAGGAATTAAGAGAAATTTCTGATTTTATGAATTCATTGGATAAATAAATATGATAATTGAATCACTTCGACTTAAAGGCTATTTAAGTTTTATTGAAGAAGAATTTGTTGATTTTACAACACACCACATTTTGCTTTTCTCTGGTAAAAACGGTGAAGGAAAAAGCGCATTACTTGAAGCCATACCTTTCTGCTTTTGGGGTGAAGGCAGAGGAAAAAAATTATCAGACTATATTAATGATCATTGCGACACATTGCGAATTGAAGTTATTTTTATATCTGAGAATGCAAGATACAGAAAATTACGACAGTACGGCCAAAAAGGAAATATAAATGAATTGTATATAGATAGAAATCAAGGTAACTATTCTGATGCAAATTGGAAATTATTGTCTGATGATACTAAAAGAAAGACTGATGAATTATTATCATCAATTATAGGTCTTGATTACAGTCTATTTTGCAATAGTGTGTTTTTTGGCCAAAAAGAAGCATCATCATTTATAGAAGGTGAAGCTTCAGATAGAAAAGAATTATTGTGTAATCTATTAGATATTCAAATATATGAACAGGCTGAAGAAGAAGCAAAAAATAGAATCAAAAATATTGACAGTCAATTACAGTCAAGAAAGATTGTTTTGGCTGACAAAAAACGAGTGATTGAAAGAAATAATATTGTTGATCTAGATTATAAAACTGCCCTGAAAAATATTAAAAAATATAATGAAGATATTAATAAATTACAAATTGATGTTGAAAGTTGTGATCATAAAATTGAAGAATTAAAAATTGAGCAGGCTAGTAATGAAGCTAATAGAGAAAAATTAGCTGATATTGCTACACAAATGTCTAAAATTGAAAGTACGACATTAAAGCTAACACTTGAATTAAAAAAGATTGATGAAGAAATGAATGAAAAGATTGATGAGGGTATAAATGAAATTGAAAAATTACAAGATCTGGTTGATAAAGAAAAAGATTTACTACAATCAAAAGATGATTATGAGAAAAAGCTAAAGACTATTAAATTTGAAAAAGATAAAATACCTTCTATTAAAGTAAGATTAGAATCCTATCGTGGTGTTAAAGAAAAGTGTCTACAACAACAATCAGAATTTTCAACTATTCTTAAAACATTAAATGCAAAAAAAGAAAAAATTAAAAAATCTGGTGCTGTCTGTCCTATTACAGAAGAACAATGTGATAAATTAACAAAAGAAAACAAGGACAGAATGATAAAAGATCTAGATTTAGATATCGATAAGAATGAATCTAGTATTAGTCGAATACAAAAAGAACTTGAAGAGGCTAAAGAAAAAATAATTGAATTTAGTGGTGAAATTGATGCTATTAGTAAACGTACTGAAAGAGAATCATCATTAGCGTCATCATTAGCGAAAACAACAAGTGAATTACAGCAAGTTGAAACAGCAAAAGAGTTATTACCAAAAATGAAAATAAAGTATCGAACTGCTGTTGACAATTTAACTAAATCAAAAGAAAATTTGGAAAAAACAATTAGTGAGTCCAAAGAAGAATATGAGATGTTTGTTGAAAAGAAAGAGAAATTATCATCAAAATTAAGTACCAATTATTCTGAAAATATTAAAAAATTGAAGAAACAATCTGAAGTTATTTTACAAGATATAAAAGATCTGATTGAGCAAAAAAATGAATTTATTGCTGAAAGTGGTCGGTTAAAAAGTGAAATAGAATTAATAAAGCAAGCTGCTGAAGATGCCAAAACAATGCAGGAAGAAATTAGTAAGTTAGATGATGATATGAGAGTGTATACAGAATTAAGTGTTGCATTTGGTAAAAATGGGATCCAAAAAGACATTATTGTGAATAATGTGCCGATATTAGAAGAGAAGACAAATGAATTGTTAGCAATGTTTTGTAAAAATAATCATTTGTTAGTTAAATTTGATTTAGATCCTATAACAAGTTCTGGTAAAGCAAAAAAACGTGGCGGTCTTGATATTATAATATATCAAAATGGAAATATACCAAGACCGTTAAATATGTATAGTGGCGGTGAGACAGTTAGGATTGTATTTGCAATATTATTGTCATTATCATATTTGTTGACAAAAAGAGCTGGTAAGAACAGTCAGACATTAATTATAGATGAGCGAGTTGCAGCATTAGATCAAGAAGGAGTGAATCAATTTATTGAGATAGTAAATTTGATTAGTAGTCAGTATAAGAAGATATTTATTGTGTCACATATTTCTGAATTGAAAGAAGCTTTTTCAGATGTGATGACAGTAAGAAAAGATGCAAATGGAAGTAAAGTTACAATAAACAATTAACTGAGAGGTATTTTATGAATGAATTGAAGGTAAAACCCGATTTGGAATTAAAGTTTGATGCTCGAGATGTTATTGATGTTTTGGTATCAGAACAAGAACAAAACATTGAAGATCAGGTTAACAATTTAAAAGCAAAATTGGAAGCGACAAAAGAAGAAGCAAAAAAGAGTGATGATGATATTGAACAATACAAAAAGGAATTTGTAAAAGTTATGTTTGGCGGTAAAATTTCATTAATGTCAAAAACTTTAAAAGATATGGGTTTGAATGCGGCAGTTGATTTTGAAATCATGGAGGGAAATGATTTACCTACTTCAGTTCGAACAGGTCGACACAGAGTTGTGCTATCAATGAATCCAGAACATCAAAGTAAAGAGAATAAAATTATTGTTGCATTAGTAATTAGTAACAAAGAATTTGATCGCAGTACAGTTGACAGTTCAATAACTTTTCATATGGAATCTGATTATGATGAAAAGTTAAAAGAATTGAAGAAAGTAAATGAAGATCTTCTTGCAATAATGAAGCAAACAAAAGACAAAATTGATGAGTTAGAAAAAATATTGTCAGGAACTGATAGGTTAGTTCGAAAAGCTAAAGCTGCAGTTACGAAAAAAGCATTACCTGAAGATATGACCGTTTTTTTAGATGATTTCAAGAAGAATTTGTCAGATGTGAATTTGAAACAAATAGAAATTAAAACAGACAATAAATAAATTAGAATTCAATTCTGAAAATTATGATTGATTTTGTTCGATTAATGGATCCAAAAACGATTCAGATAAGTAAGTCTGACATGTATTTTGATGATTCAAGTTGGACATTAGAACAAAAGATTAATGGTCGCAGGATTCAAAGTTTGATTGTTGATGATGTATCTTTTGCCGGTCGATATGCAAGGGATGGAAAAGAGAATATTAATGATTTCAAATATAAGTTTTTTAAAATATATAATGATTTGAAGAAAATGGGTTTGCCAAATGGTACATTACTCGATGGTGAAGTTTATTTACCAGGAAGACCTGTATCACAAACTTTTCAGATAATCAATTCAGACATTGATGACGCCGTTAGGTTACAAGAACAGTATGGTTTTTTGAAATATGTTATATTTGATATTATCTATTTGGGAAATAAGTCATTAGTAGAAAAGACATTGTTATATCGACGACAGCAGTTAGAAAAAATTGTTCAGTCAACTTTTAACATTGAGTTGATAAAGGTTATAATAAATAATAATGACAAGCGACTGTTTTGGAAAAAGATTTTAGAATCAAGAAGCGAAGAAAAAGGTGTATTATTTAAATTTGATGAATCAGATTATCAGTTTTTAAAGTCGAAATTTTGGAGAAAATTAAAAAGTTTTGAGACATATGATGCAGTAATTGTTGGTTTTAAGTTAGATGAAAAATATCCTGATGATTTTGTGTCATCAATTAGAGTTGCTCAATATAGGAAAAGAACGTTAGTGCCTGTGGCAAATGTTAGTGGACTTACTAGAGAACAGGCAGATGATTTTCGGTCAAATATGAATTTATATATGGGTAAAGTTATTCAATTTCGCTCAGATAGTAAGACAACAAATAGTTATAAAAACCCGCAGTTTGACTATCTGAGACCGGATAAGTTACCTGAATCGTGTGTTTGGGAGGACTAAATGTTTACCAAAGTTGGATCACCACAGCCAATGAATGTATTAAGTAAATGTTGTATTTGTGGTAATGATGCAAAGGTCAAGAAAAATGGTCAATTGTATTGTGATGATTGTGCCAGTAAAGAACAAGACTTAGTTAACGAAGTGAATGGGACTAATGTGTAATATACATCATGAACCAAAAATTCTTTGATGACCTGCCACAAGATTTGCTAAAAGATGTAACGTCAGCATCAGATGCAATATTTGATGCTTTTAATGATTGTATACCTGATGTTAATACTATTAAGACACGAAATAATTATGTAAAGTCACTTTTTAAATCTGCCGGATTCAAAAAAGAAATTAATGTTGATAATAGTTCATTATCGACATTTTTTTCTTCGTCTGAAAATGCTACTACTCGTTCCCAAGGTTTTTATACTGATGATGAAGAAGAAAAGTTAGTTGAGATAAGATTTATTATTCACAATTTGTTGCCTGATTTTGAGCGCGATATAATGGTATTGATATTTGATCATAGTAAGATTCAAGAAGATATTGGTGTAATATTAGGTCTTTCTCAGGAAATGGTTAATTATTATAAAAAGCGTGCAATCAGAAGAATACTTCACTTTTATCAAAATAGAAAAATTAATGTTGACGATATGAGAGAATGTCTTTTAAGACATATGTCTAAGAGGCAACTTGAAGCAATGATGTTGTATTTTTTTAAACATAATCAAAGAGTTGTATCAAAAGAATTGGGTATTTCGCAATCAGCTGTTTCTGCCAGATTGAAGCAAGGATTAAAGAAATTAAAGAAGAAATCTAAAAATGATGAGAAAGCTTTAGAGTATTATAAGATATTTGATAATTTGACAAAACAAAAATCATTATATTGTTCGCAAACAAAGATGAAAGCTGTAAATGAAGTTGATAATTATGTTGAACTTGATAAAGATCAAGTAATTGTATTAAAGACTCCAAAGAAGAAGCGACTTAAGAAACTTAAAATTAAAAGATTATCTACTGGTAAGAAGCCTCACAAAAAGATTCAGTTCAATAGGACTAAATTTAAGTCCCTCCGCAATTTTTTCAAGAGATAATTAAATATTTGTTTTATTAATTAATCTATCAATGTATTAGTAAGTACATTGATAAAATTACATAGGAGGATAAATATGTCAGTTTTAAACCTAAAAGATGGAAATGTGGTTGAAGCAATTATCGAAGCAATCGTTGCCGGATATCGAGATGATCTTATATTAGAGGAACTGGCAAATGCGATTGAAGATGAAAAGATCACTAAAGATCAATTTGAAAATGCTAAAAATGCTTTGGATCTTTATGCGGTCAGATTTAGTGATTCAATTCAAAACGTGTCTAATTCATTAGGTCAATTTGAATTTAATGACAAGAAGACAATTCTGAAGAACAGACCGTTGAATTTGGCACAGCAAGTCATGCAGGATGTTCAAGGCTTTAATGATGCTTCTAAAGAATTTTATAATGATGAAGATGAAGAAAAAGGGGACAAAGAAGCAGATATTAAGAAACCACAACCTCAGGTTCAACAACAACCACAAAAACCACCAGTAAAACAGCCACCAAAAGAAGAACCAAAGAAAGAAGAAAAGAAAGAAATACCTAAAAAGGTTGAACCGAAAAAACCTGAAGAAGATGAAAATAAAATTAAAATAAAGTAAGGATATCATGTCAATAATAGATAGAATTGCAGAAGAACATTCATATTTGTTAAAGGATGCAAACATATCTGAAGATATGCCAGGAATGTTTCTGTCTAGAATGATTGATGTTCCTGAATCTAATATTGAAAAAATTGCATCATTTGTGCCTGGAAGAATAAATCAACAGGCAGATTTAGAAATGCATCAAAATGATGAAACTAAAGATTTTTGGATAGCTAAACAAGGAAAAATAGTTAGAATTGTTTCAAACATTGTTAAAGGATAAGGAGTTAATTATGATTACGTCAAGACGTCAAGGTAATTCCAGTTTTCTTGATTCAATTGTAGAAAAAGAAGAACAGGCTACGGAAAAAACTGCCGGAATGAATAAGACGGCAAGTGTTGAGGAAAAGAAACCTGAAACTGAAGTTAAGAAAACTGCAAGTGTTGAGGAAAAGAAACCTGAAGTTAAGACAGCCAATGTTGAAGAGAAAAAACCAGAAGTCAAAACAGCAAGTACTGAAAAGACAACAATGTCATTGTTTGAAATGAGACAAGCAAGACGTACTGGTTCCTTCGTCAAAGTTGCTGGTAAAGTTGATCTTTATCAAAATTCAGCAACAAAAGATTTTTGGAAAATTTCAGAAGATAAAAAATCTGTTGTAAGAATATTTAATGAAGCGCCAGTAAAATAAATAGATATTCCTTTTTCCAATAGGTATTTTTTAGAATTTAAAGGAAGAATTATGAAAAAACAAGTATTTGACGACCAGCACCAACCAATGTCATCATGGTTGGATAAACTTGCATCTGATGAGTTCAGTAATAGTGGTGACTTAAAAGATGATCAGGTCGTCGAACACAAGCCTGTTAAATATGCAGGAACGTCGTCGACTTGGAATAAAAAGAATTTTCAAGATCAACCAATAATGTTAGATGATTCTACCAGAAAAATAAGTCAAATTATTCCAAAAGCATCGACGGATAGTATTGAAACACAGGCCAGAAAACTGTTAATGTCTGGATTAAGTATTGAAAAGATGGCAACAGTTCTTAAACAACGATATAGTAAAAATGAACTTTCATCATTCTTCGAACAAAAAACAGCGTCTTTGGAAAAAGAATTTGGTAAATTAGGTTATATCTATTTAGATGCATCCTTAGCAGATAATTGTAATGATCTATCTATAATTCAAAAAACAAATAATAAAGTAGCAAGTATCGCAGTTAAATATATTAAAAAAATAAGTAAATGTGATGATTGCAATTTTAATAAGAAATCACATTGTTTAAAACTTAATTTAAGTATTACTGAAAATCCTCAAATCAAAACTGCTGCAGAAGCAACTGCTGTTATTAAAAAATTTGCTACATTAAAATATGTTAATTCATATCTTGTAAAATCAAGTGATTTATCAAAATATTATAGTAGACTTGCAAATGAAAATCCTGAAACTGTTCTTAATAGCTTTTTATCAGATTTAAATGATAAAAGAACTGCAAGTATGACAAGCCTAAAAGAAGCTTGCATGGGTAAGATAAAAGAAAACATTGAAAATAGAGTATCAGCATCTAATCATAATGAAAGACTACAAAACAATGAACCCATAAAAGTTAGCAAAGTTGAAGAACCAATTCAGAAACTTGGTAAAGTTGATTTAGATGTTGGAAATGCTTTCAAACAATTTTTACTGACAAATAGCTCAATTAGAACGGCAAAAGCTGAAATATCAAAAAGATATGGTAAAGAAAGAGTTGATGCTTATTTTAAAGAAGCAAAAACCGATATTGTAAAATATTTGAATTTTGTTAATAAAGCTAATGCAACTATTTTAAGCCGACTTGCTTCAAAAGAAACTTCTAATAAAATTGAGAATAAGAAAGCAGAAATGGCTGTAACAGTTGAAGAAGCTAAACTCGCAAGTGCTATTAAATTAGCATACTCTTTGAAATCTGGGCATGCACCGATTGATGAAATTAGAACATCAGTCACAAAGATGTATGGAGATAAAGTAGCAAAAAGTGCAATTGAAAAATTAGCTGCTGATAAAGAAGCTCAATTGTTAGGATTAACATATATAGATTCTAGTTTATATGCTAATACTAGTGAATTAAAGAGAGCTTATGATACAATATCCAGGAAAGTAAATACATTATTCCAAATTAAAGCAGGTAATATTTGTAAACTTGAGGATAATTCAACTGGCCTGTGTCCTACTACTGGACTAAAGATTGTAAAATCTGCATCACTTGATGGCAGAAAACAAGCTCTGCAATTTGTAAAATATGCAAAAGTCAAAAAGATCGCCAATGAGTTTGAATTGAATAAATTAGAGCTTAAAGTTGCTGAAGACGGCAATTCAACAATGATCAAGGCTTTTATTAATTCAAATCATGAGCATAAACGTATTAATGCTGGAATAGTAAAGCAAATAACTGATGTCGCATTGAAATATGCTACAGATATTGGCACTGTTCGCCGTGTAGGTACTGTTGCTTGGGGATCAGTTAATAAATTAGTTGAGGCTTTAGAACCTAACATTGTCAATAAAATAGCATTTAAAGATGAACTTAAGAAAGTTATGGATCGGTCAGCATCTGATGCAAATCAGTTTTTGACACAAGCAAATCAATTTAATTCAAATATTTTCCCTGAAGAACAACCTTCTGATGTTTCGTTAGGAAATACAATATGAAACACATAGCTCAAATTCAATCTGAATTTATTAAAGAAGCTCGTAAATGGGAAAAATTGTCTTTAAAACAGCAAAAAGCTTATTTAAGACGACATCCTAAAAGTAAGAGACAATTGACGAACTTTTTTGGCCGAGGCGGTGGTAGTGGTCGTACAAGTATGCCTGATTTTGAAAAGGGTCAGAAAGTTCGTCTCAAAGCAAATAAAAAAGAAGGATGGCCTGCAGAAGCTGGAAAAATTGTTGATGTTGAAGAAGAACACGGTGTTATTATGGTAAGAGTTGATAAGAAATATAGAGATAAAGGTGATGATGGTTTAAGGGAAGTTACACCTGAACAGATAGAGGAATGAATGCAACATTTAGCTGCAATTCAATCTGAATTTATTAAAGAAGCAAGAAAATGGAATGATTTGTCTTTTGATGAACAAAGAAAATATTTGAAAAAACATCCAAAGTCAAAAAGACGATTGACTGGTAAAGTTTTAACAGAAAATCAAGCATATCATAAAAGGAAAGTCACTAATACAATTAAAGCTGAGAAAATAGCTACAGAATTATCCAATATTCCAAATATTACAAATGTTAAATCAAGTGATCATGGTGTTAGGCTTAAAATAAAAGGAAAATGGTATTTTATAGAATTTGTTTTTAATACTGAAAAATATTTGTTTTTTAAATCACATGAAGATTCAAATGAAGATGACAGTAAAGAAAGTAATAGATTATTAAGTAAAACAGATATGATGAAAAAAATAAAAAATTTGAGTGATTAATATGAACTACAAAAAACTCGTAATTGAAACTGATGGTAGAACTGCAAGAACCAAAGTCTTTGTTGACGGTCAACAACTTGGAGGCGTTCAGAAAATATCTCTAAGTGCTGAAGTGTCAAAACCAAATATAGAGTTAACAATGGATATAAAAAAACAAGCTGACGGTGAATTTATAAATCAAAGAAAACGTTTATTATATAATGACGGCAATATTGCTATGATGGGTGACAAGGTTGAACACGAAGGAAAACCTGGAAACATTGTGAATTTAGACCGACAAACAGTGAATATAAAATATGATGATGGTTCTGGAAAAGATAATGTGCCAATAGAAAATGTAAAAAAGATTGCAAAACATTTTGCTACTATTCAAGGTGAATTTATTAAAGAAGCACGAAGTTGACATGATTTATCTATAAAAGAGCAAAAGAAATATTTGAAAAAACATCGTAAAAGTAAAAGGATGTTGACATCAGAACGTGCAAAACGAATTTTAGATAGAGCAAAAGAGGAAGAAGAAATTGAAGATTTGCTTAATAAAGGTTATAGATTTTAAGATTAAAATAAAAATTCAGAGGTATTATGCGCAGGATAACTGCGATTCCATCTAAAAGAATAACCTTTCATAATGTTCCTATTTCAGGACTATTTTTCCTGAAGAGAACATTATATAAAAAAAATAGCGTAAGAGAAGCTAGCAAATATAATTGTAGCGATCCAATATTTTTTGCACCGAATGAAACGGTTAAATATATAGCAAAACAACATGAAAATATTGCTATTGATTTATATGAATCAAAGATAAATGATGACGAAAAATTAGAAATTAATGATATTATAGAAATTATTAGTAAAGAATCTTGTGGTAGAATTGTATCAATGACAGCAAAAAATTGTTGCACAGTACAATATAAAGATAAAGATACTAATAGCATTTGTTATAAAGAGTTTCCAATGAATGATTTAAGAAAGGTAAATAAATGAGTACCGAATCATTAATACCTTTAAATTATCAGTTATCAAAATATATTACTTTTGGAATGTTAACAAATACTGAACATAGAGATTTGTTAGATATAAATGTTGAAAATGCAATGATGTTTATTGATAATCTAACTAAATTAGCAACTGATGTACTTGATCCTGTATGGGATCTAATTGGACCTTTTGTTATTACATCAGGATTTAGATGTAAACAGTTAAATATAGCAGTTAATGGATCACTTACGTCTCAACATTCTGATGGTGAAGCTGCTGATTTGATTGTTGCTAATGGGAAACTTAAAGATATATTTAATAAAATTGCATCATCAGATGTAAAATATTCGCAATTAATATTTGAATTTGGACGATGGGTCCATGTAGGATTAATTGATGAAATTTTGCATCCAAACAAAATACATCAAAATCTCGTTGCAGCGACTGTTGTAGATGTTGAAGCTACAAAAATAAAGGGTCAGACAGTTTATAAAACAGAATATAAAATTGTTAATTTATTATGAATGTGAGTAAAAGATGCTTGAAATTACAAAAGTCCAATTAGCATTTCCGAGCAAACAAAATCCGCAAAATATAAAATTTAAATGTTTTGCAAATATCATTTTTAACGATGTTTTTATTGTTAAGAATTTGAGAGTGATAGAAGGTGCAAAAGGTTTTTTTGTTGTAATGCCGAATACTAAACATACAGATGGTAGTTTTCAGGATATAGCTCATCCATTATCTAATGAATTTAGAAAAGTCATTGAGGATAAAGTTCTTGAAGAATATGAACTTGCATTAAAAAATAGAAAAATAATAACATAAAATTATTATTAAGGAGGAGCAAATGAAAATGAAAATAAAAACTGCGTGTCTTTCATTTGTATGTCCTTCATGTAATAAGCAATATGAGATATTTTTGAAAAAATCACCTGATATAATGATAATTAATTGTATATCTTGCAAAGCATTGATTTCAATTTATAATGGAAAAGTTGTTCCAATTGATGAAGAAATGGTAAAGAGAATAAAGACTGCAAAAAATAAAACAGATGCAAAGTATATTTATAAATTGTTTGAAAATCATGTTAAGACAATGGGTGAAGCTATTTCAGTTGACGATGTAATTGATTTAGCAGAAAATTTAGATAAATGTATAACAATTGACGATGTGATGAAACTAATATGTCGATAAAGTCATCAGAGGAACAATTTTTTAAAAAACGATTATACGAAGAACAAATTGTAAAGAAAATTGTTTCAGCAATGGTGATTGACGCTATTGACAAAAAAATAACCAAAAAAATGGTTGGTAATTATATAAAAGAAAATTTTAGTCCAATTGTAAAAGAGTTAATAGATGCAAAATGATATACGAAGATATCATGTACTGATTGAGCAAAAAATTAATATTTTTATTGATATTTGCAACAGAATAATTACTGAAAAAAAACTCAATAAAAAAATCTGGGTTTATAAGGATGAATTAGGGTCTGCTGTAGGCATTGGTGATCCTGATAAACCATTACAAGGAAAAGATTATGGATTTGTATTTTATTATGAGATGATTTTAGAAAAAGATTTGGGTGATGCTGTAAAAGAATTTGAATTCAAATTAGATCATTTTATTAAAGTAGCAAACACATCAGATAAATTTAAATCATTTAAAACAAATAATGGATAACGATAACGACCTTAATATGGGTATTGATTTGCAGGAAGCTGAAGTACTTGAACCTGCACAAAATGAAGAGTCAGAACAAAACGAAGAAAATATTGAAGAAGAAATCGTCAAAAAGACCGATAATGAAATAATTGATAATTATCTACGACCCAACTCTCGATGTATTCTTTGCACAACTCCTATCTGGGCAGTCAAACTAAATAAATCTTTCCTCGATGGTGAATCCTATAGCAAAATAATTGAAAAATACTCATCGAAATTTGAGGAAAGAACGGGCAGATCTCTAAATAAATCATTACTTCATAGACATTTTAATTCACATTTTGATGTACGAGCTGCTGCTATTGCTGAATACAACAAACAAAGATTAGCTGCAATTGATTTAGAACCATCAACAATACAAAAAGACATTTTTAAGCTTGCCAAACAAAGATATATCGATGAATTAGAAATGTTTGATACTACAGCAAAAGAATTGATTACCAAGTATGGTGAATTGGAAGAAATGATTCAAGAAAAAAAGAATAATGGTAAATCTTTTGGTATTGATGAGCTAATTATAAAACAAGCTCAAATTTTAAATGTTTTAAATAAACAATCAATATCGAAGTTCAAAGCTTTATCAAAAGTTGATCTTGAAAGTAAACAAGGACAATATTTAACACAACTTGGATTTATAACTAGTAAAGCAATATCAGGATCATTTGGCGATAAAAAATCATTAGTTAGCCCAAAAGATACTGAAGAAATATATCTTAATGTTGTCATTAAACAAATATTAGCGAGGATTGACGATTCATTAAAGTTAATGCTTCCGACAATAACCAAAGATCAAAAAGCATTATTCTTTAGGGAATTGAAAAAATCCACGGAGGGAATACAAGATGGCATAAATGTAGATTTCGACCGACAGGTCAAAGCGAAACAACAGAAATTAATTGTAGATAAACAGGACTCACAACATTAAATAGGAGGATCAAATGAGTTGCGAAAATAAGATTCAAGAATTAACAAGTGCTATTGCTGAATTCAACACAGAATATGCCAAATATAAAACAGAGAATATCAATGCATCAGGATCAAAAGCTCGCAAAGCACTACTTGTCGCAAAAAAAGCTATTAAAGCTATTCGCGAAGATGTATTAACTGACCAGAAAGCAAAGAAGGCTGCACGTAAAGCTGCAAAGAAAGAAAAACCGGCTGAATAATTTTCTTATAGAAGTGCCAACAAAGTTGGCACTTCTATACAAATTTAAATGAAAAGAGTATATATGATTATTAAAAAAGTTGGTAATGTTGGGCATTTAATTGTTTTAGCTCAGGATAAAGTTGGTAGAGCTGATTCAAGATTGGTCGTAGCTCTTAGCAGAATGTCAAGAGAATTAAAAGGAAAATTTAATTCACTCTACCATTATGAAGATGATTTTAAACATGATCGTGAAATTGGCTCATTTCCAATAGAATCAAGTAATATAGTAACCAGAATTGTTAGACAAAATGGTTTTGAATTAAAAAATGAGTAGAAAACATGAAAGAATTTAACGACGATGATTTTTCGAACGACGATGGTAGTATACTTGATGACGAACTTGATTTTGATAAAGATTTGTCAGAAATGATGCAAATAATGGATGAGGATGACTTAACTAGCAATGATGATGAAGAAGAAAGTTTTGACGATATCTAGAAGAACTGACATACGAAAAGCATTTGTTAGTGCTGAAGACGTTGTCCTCAGAATGAATTTGACTGATGCAGTTATTACTAATCAAAAATTAATTCTTACAACTCTCCTCGACATTCGCGACCTTCTAATACATAAGCGATCACGGATTATTTACAAAAATAAAATAAAAACTTAATAGATTCTCTTATATTATAGCAATAATTGTGTCAATTTAACGTTAAAGGTTATATGACTAACTTTTTAAAAATAAATCGTGAATTTATCAAAATTGCGCTTTCGTGGGATGATCTTACGCTTCGACAACAAAAAGATTATTTAAATAAACATCCTCTTTCAAAGAAAAAACTTACAGGTAGACCACGGTCAAAAACCAAAGAACAACAATCAATAAAATTGTTAAGTTCAATTATTAAAGAATCTCCATTTGCAAATCATGCATTTCTTGCTGGCGGATTTGTTCGCGATGAATTATTAGGTAAAAAATCTAAAGACATTGATATTACTGTCACAGCTTTAAATGGTGGAATTAAACTTGCAGAATATATCAGCAAAAAACTAGGTATTAGAGAACCCGTTATATTTCCAACTTTTGGTACTGCCAAAATACAACTTAAAAATAGTGTTGAAGTTGAATTTGTTCAAACAAGAAATGAAGAATATGCAAAACATAGTCGTAAACCAAAGACTTCTTTTGGTACAATACAAGAAGATGTAGAACGTCGAGATTTTACGATAAATTCTCTACTATATGATCTTACTAATAACAAAACATTAGACTTAACTGGCAAAGGTTTAAAAGACTTAAACGACGGCATAATTCGTACACCTCTAAATCCCAACATTACATTTAATGACGACCCGCTTCGCATGATGAGAGCTGTACGTTTTGCTGTTAAATACAATTTTAAATTTGCCGATGATATTGAACCTGCAATCAAAACTAATGCGCAAGAACTTAATTTTATTTCAGCTGAAAGAATTCAAGATGAATTTAATAAAATATTATTGACAAACAATCCAAGCAGAGGTCTTGAAATATTAAAAAATACTGGATTATTAAAACAATTCATGCCAGAATTATTAAAACTTGAAGGTATCGAACAAGGTAAATTTCACTATGCTGATGCTTGGACTCATACAATGGATGTATTGAAGCAATCAAAACCAACTTTAACAGATAGATTGTCAGCAGTATTTCATGATATTGGTAAAGCAGATACAAGAACTGTTACTGAATCAGGTACTCATTTTTACGCTCATGATGATGTATCAAAAAATATTACTCAAGATGTAATGAAAAGAATGAAATATCCGAATGATATGATAAATATAGTTTCAAAAGTTGTTGAATCACATATGAGAACAAGGGATTCAAAAACATGGTCTAAAGCTTCTGTTAGACGATTTATAAGAGATATGGGACCTGAATTAGAACATGTGTTGAATTTGATTGAAGCTGACAGAATGAGTCATGTGGCTGACCATACTAATATGGATGAATTTATAGAATTGAAAAATAGAATAAAACAATTACAGGAAGAAAAACCTATAGAGCAAATAAAATTGCCAATATCTGGTAATGAAGTTATGCAAATATTAAATATACCACAAGGACCAGAAGTTGGTAAAATACTTAATTATTTGAAAGATCAGTTGATGCAAAATCCAGATATGACAAAAGATGAGGCTATTGATTTAATTAAAAATAATTGATAATGGTATCCATCTACTAAACAATGTTATGTATACAATAGAATGAGTGAATTATCATTAAATGATAGAATTTATAAATGTGAATGTGGGTTAGTGGAAGATAGAGATATTAAATGAAGTACCTATGGAGAATAGGAATTTTAAGCTTGTGGAGAATGATATCTCTAATTCTTTAATTTTGGTTAAAGAATCAAATGTCGTTCATTAAAGCAAGAAGTTGATTCGTTTCAATATCTCATTTTAAAACTTTTTAATTATTACTTTATAAAACTACAATATTGTAGATTTTTAATAAAATTATTTTATAAGGAAAGATAAATGAATCATTTAGCTATCATTCAATCTGAATTTATTAAAGAAGCTTGTAAGTGGAAAGACATGTCTTTAGAATTTCAAAAAGCTTATTTAAAAAGACATCCCAAAAGCAAAAGACAGATAGATGTTGGAAAACGTATTGTTGTCGAAAACAAAAAGAAAAACTTTGAAGATTATGATTTTGCCAAAGATGCAGTAAATGAAATTGATAATCAAGTAGATGATATAATAAGACATGATTATACAGATAAAGATAGTATAGAACATTATACAGAAAAAATATTTGATTCAATAGCTGGAGATGTTTCCGATGAAGAAGCTGAATATTTTGAGCAAAAACAAGATAAGATTAGAAATTTTATTAAAGCTCAATTGAAAAAGAAAATAAAAGAAAAATTTAAAAAAGATTATTTTTTGGTAAAATTAGATTTAAGAAAAAAAAATAAAACGTAAGGAATGATATGAATCATTTAGCTATCATTCAATCTGAATTTGTTAAAGAAGCCCGAAAGTGGAAAGATATGCCTCTAGAGTTTCAAAGAGCTTATCTAAAAAGACATCCAAAAAGTAAAAGACGTTTGACGCCAAGTGCAATTTCGAGAGGTAATACACCCAACGAAGAAATAAGTAATCGTCTAAAAAGAATTGAGAAGAAGACTAGAAATGAGATGTTATTTAATAAGTTTGTACACAACATGGAAGGCAAAAAGGTAGAAGCCTTTGGTAGTTCATCTCACGGAATGTGGGGTGGATCTGATGAAAAGCAAGAATATAGAATATCAAAAATTAAGCTTGAACCTCATGAAGATCTTGGTGATCCTGATAATGATGATAATTATGCACATATAAGAGTTTATCTTGACGGTTATCGTCCGAGTAAGACTGGTTTGATATATACAGATCCAAAATTTCTAAAATCAATTAGAGATATAATGGAAAAAAAAGGTTATAAACGAAATTCGCTCGACTATACTGAGCAAGGTATGCAGGGCAATAATTATGTAAGTATGGGATTATTTTTGGGTAGGTACAAAGATGCTGGTAATAAAGGTTGGCCTTCTAAAAATCCACCTTTAGGAGGTAAAGAATGGGAGAGAAAAGAATTAAAACGTTTAAAGGATAAAATATGAAGCATTTAGCTCAAATTTCTCTAGAATTTTTGAAAATAGCTAAACCATGGTGGATGGGAAAAAAGTTTCCCAATCCTAAAACCAGAAACATGGTTGTCTTCAAATCATTACCTCCTGAAGAACAACGTCGTTTGAATGCTTTGCATAAAAAATACAATGAGTTAGATGATGTAATAGAAAGAGGTGATATTAAATTTGATGAACCTAAGTCTAAGACAAAAGGTAAAAAAGAAGACATTAAATCTAAAAGAAAAGAAAAAGCAAAAATTACATTTAAGACTCATCCTGAATTTTTTACAAAAGACGGCAAACGTCTTAATACAACTCATGGATTTTATTCAGGTGTTAAGGTTGAAATTAATCCTAAATGGAAAAGTAAAACTGATGACGTTTATTATGCAATTCAGCGTCATCCAAAGTCTGGCAAAAAGCAGCATTATTATACAGAAAATTATATTAAAAAGCATAAGAAAATTAAATTTGCAAATAATCAACGTTTTGGTCAATTATTACCAAGCATAAGAGAAAAATATAATACAGATTTAAATAGTACTAATGTTCGGTCGAGAGTATATGCTACTGCAATTGCTTTAGTTGATCAATGTGCTATGAGAGTAGGTAATAAAAAGAGTGAACAGAATGATGTTCGAGGTCTTCATAATTTAAAAGTAAAACATATGACTTTTAAAGACAATAATAAAATAGAATTTAGTTATACTGGAAAAGATGAAATACCTCAAAAACATACAATAGAAGTATCTGCTCCTGTTAAACGAAATTTACAGGAATTAATTACTAGTAAAGGACCAGAAGATTCCATATTTACTTTCAAAAAAGGAGAAAAACAATTTAGGATTTCCCCAAGATTAGTCAATAGATATTTAAGAAAAAATCTTGGATCGAATGTAACAATTCATCATTTCAGACATTATCATGCATCAAAAATTGCCAAAGAATTTTTAGATGATATTAATGTTGTTAAATTTACAAAAAAAGATGCAAAAAATTCAGTTAAGAGAGCCTCAAATGTTGTTTCAGAATTTTTGGGAAATACACCGAAAGTTGCAAGAAGGCATTACATTGATCCAGCTATTTTCCAATTGTTCTTCGCAAAAGCCGGGTTTAAAAACCTAAAAGCAGGCGATACAAGTATGAACAAAACTGCTAACAATTCAAAATATTTTTCATTTGCTATGAAGTCGGACTTGAATACCTTAACAGATAGCGAGCAAAAATTCAACGATGACTTATGGGCAGTGAAACTTGAAGATCTTCAACCTTTCGAAGATATTGATTTTGCAGACGAAAATTAACCCACCCAAATCTACGGTAAGTATAATTTTATATTAGAGATATGTCCATAAAAAGTACTAACTCCCAAAAGGAGGGCCCAATGAAACATTGGCACGTAAATTGGATTTTAACAATTATTGTTCTTATTGCTGTTGGCATCATACTTTATGATGTCTATAACATAAGAACATACCAAGAGAAACAGGTCATCAAACAACAAGAGACCAATCAGTTTCTCTATTCTACATTTAATGTAGAAACGATTCGGCAAAAATACATCTTGTTTATGAGGGATAAAATTATTGAACGTTGGACAGAAATCAAAGCATCAGGTCGTCGAATTCCTATCAATTATGAAAAAGCCTATAAAATTGCAGATATAACTCATAGAGAATTTACAAAATATCCTTGGGTTCCAGATCCTTTATATTTATTAGCCATTCAAAGACATGAATCAAATTTTGGTATTGATACAATAAGTGAAATGGGTGCTAAAGGATTATATCAAGTAATGGATTTAACAGCGAGATCAATATGCTGTTTTCTGGGATTATCATTTTATCCAAGTTCCTTATTTGACATTGATGTTAACTCGAGGATTGCTGTAAAAAACCTTGATTTACTTTATTCATCGTATCCTCAATTAGACCTTATTTTAGCCGGTCATAATGGTGGTAGACAAATTGAATATTATAAAAGAAAACAAGATCAAAGACTTATGGATGAGACAAGAACTTTTGTTCCCAATGTTTTAAAACAATGGGAAAAATATAAAAATGAATTCAAATTATATCATTGTGATACATCAAATACTGTTATAAACAGTCCGTCATTAAATCCATTAACAATTTTGGTAAATAATAAAAAATAGAAAGTTCTTCGATCTATAAGTTGATTTATATGGATGGATGAATGAATTAAATTAAGGAGAATTCAATGCTTGCTTTCTTTGCTTTGTTTGGTATTGGTTGGTGGGTTGTTACAATTGCTTTTGCAATTTATGTAACTGTTGCATTAGAAAAAGATCATATTTTTTGGCCAATTCTCTGTCTTGTTTTATATATTCTATTCATTCAATATATTTCAAAGACAGATATAGTAAAGTATATGATCCAGCATCCATGGGAACAAGTGTTTTATTTTGTTTTATATTTAGTTTTTGGATTTTTATGGTCATTTATAAAATGGTGGTTACATGTTTACAAAATAGCGGAAAAACATAAAAAAGAAAAAGAAATATTTAAAGCTAATTGGGATAAAGATAGAAGTCGATATAGTACTGCAGATGCTGAATGGGCCAAAGAAGCTGCATTAAATAATATTGACAAGCCTCTTATTAGTAAACATAAAGGCAAAGTTACTTTATGGGTAATGTATTGGCCTATATCTTTTATATGGTCATTATTAGATGATCTTATCAAAAAAATCATTCGTCAAATAATTACTCATATACAAAAATTATACCAGATGATATCTGATAGAGCTTTTAAAAATTTATAAAATTAAATCAAATTAAAAGGATGAGTTATGGCTGCAAAATTCAAAGAACGTAAAGTGAAGCCCGGAGGTTATGATTATGATCCTCAAAAATGCGGTTTTACAGAAACTAAAAAATTCAAGGTCTTACATTGCGGCAATGTTGAGGGCAATAACAATAAATTCTATTGCTTAGAACTTCAACATAATCCAAAAATAGGTTGGTATCGTTTATTCTCTCATTATGGTCGATTAGGATTATCAGAAGTCTTTGGTGTCAGAGACATTGATGAAAATACTAATAGACCGATCACAGATATGTCAGTTGTTGAAAATGAATTTGATTCAATTATAAAGAGCAAACTTCGAGGAAAAAGTATTAAAGACGATAGAGGCTTATCCGATAGCCGTAGAGAAAACTACGAAGAAGTGCAAACATTCTCTCCTAAAGTAGGTTCTTCAAACATTCGAGACAAATCTGTACAAATTACTTCAACAAAAAAAGCAGCAATTGATACATCAACTATTAAAAATCAAAAAATTGTAAGAATCATTGATCAAATTGTTGAAGAAAATATTCACAATATTACATCTTTAACTACATTGACATTAACATCAAATGGATTAGAAACGCCTTTAGGACCAATTACAAAAGATCAAGTTAAAAAAGCACAGACTGCTCTTGATTCTTTAAAAACACAATTGAAAAATAGTAAATTAAATAATGATTCACAAATTGTAAGAACTAACAACAATTTATATTTTTCATTAATTCCTCATCAGTTTGGTCGCAAAATTCAAGAAAGTGACTGGATTTTGGATGATAATAAATTAATGCAGGAATATGATCTTCTTGAACAACTTGAATCTGCTGTCCAAATGGGTGCTGCATTAAATAAAAATGCTTCACAAAAATTAAATGCAATAGGTGTTGAAATTGAAGAATTAATAGATACAAAAGAATTTGAACGAATAAAAACATATGTTGAAACGTCAAAAGCCCGAAATCATCAAGGAGCTGATGTTTGGTTCTATAAAATAAAGAATATCTTTAAAATTAAAATACCTCATGAAAGAGCAAGATACGAATCAACAAAAACAAAATACGACAATAAAAGGGAATTATTTCATGGGTCTAAAAACTGCAATATTCTTAGTATTATGAAAAATGGACTTATAATTCCTCCATGCAATTGCCCAACTTTTAGTGGACGAGCTTTTGGCGATGGAATATACTTTGCAAGTGCAAGCACAAAATCATTAAATTATTCTACAAATTTCTGGAATTCATCAAATAGATCAAGAAGTAACAATGTGTTTCTATTTATTGCAGATGTTTTATTAGGAAAATTTTATGAAGTTCGGTCATCTTGTAGTGGAGTTCCATCCGGTTTTAATAGTATTTGGGCTAAAGGTGGATCATCACTTTACAATGATGAATTTATTGTTCCCAATTTAAATCAACAAACTCTTACTTATTTAATTGAAATGGATAAGTAAATGAATTTTTTCAATTTAAAATGTCCAGAAACAATAAAACGATTATTTGAAAATACTTATGAAATTGAAATTAAGAAACTAAAAAATGAAGTCTCTCAGTTGGCTAAAATTAATGTAAGACAACATAAACGTATTTTACTTTTACAAAATGTACTTACTCGTCGCACTGCACAGGCAAGACTTGATTCGAGATTTAAGAAAATTGTTAAAGAAAAAAATCTTCCATTATATAAAGAAATTGCTAAAAATTTAGAGCAGGAGGATAAACCAATTGATGATGAAAAAATTGATAAATTAAGATTTATTATTAGTGGGAATGATAATAGTTCATATGTAAAAATTTATTTGCGAAAATTAGCTAAAATAGAATATGAGAGACTTCTTGCAAAAAGAGCAAGAGCGAATCAAAGAGATTTACAAGATAAATCAAATGCGTGATAAAATGATAGTAGTAATAGGATTGATTATTGCAATTACAATTCTTAATATTCCAATAGTAATATGGGGCAAAGGCTGGAAAAAAGTTCTTGCTTCTTTTTATTTGGGTTTTAATACTTTATGTTTGATTTTATGGTTTGTATAATTATATTTACATTAATGAAAGGATGATGCTATGTGCAACTTAACGCAGGGCCAGATTGACATTGTTAAAGCAAAGGCGACTGAATTTTTGATGCAGTCAACAGCATTTACATCAGTGCATCTTGCAAATGCTATTAAAATGGATGGGAAATGGATGAGAAACACTGATGTTGCGGATTGGCTGAGAAACAGTATGGGTTCTTTGGTTTCAAGTCTTTCATTAAATTACACTGCAACGTTGATCAGTGTTAATGGTGGAAAAGATAGGGCATATTTATATCATCCAGTATCATTTAACGTTAATTCATTTACAGATACAAATATTAGTGCAATGACACCGGATGAATTTCAGCGACTTCATGGTGTTGATCCTTTAACTGGGACCAAAGTAGCACAACCGACGCAAGCCATGACTACAATAAAAAAATCATCAAAAAAGATCGTATTACTTAATGCTGTAAGTGCCGACAAATCTGATAGGTTTTATATTCCTGCAAAAATTGCAAGAGCAATTGGATTGAGACCTCATCAAAAAGTAACGGATAAGAAATTTGCTATTAAAAATATTCCTGCAACATTAAGAGTTCATGCAGACGGTCGAATCAGTATTCCCCGGTCCTGTACAACAGTCAAAAAAGGTGCTGTCAAAATATTCATAAAAGATGGATTCATTGGATTTGAAAAAGTATAGAAAAGGTTTTAAATGATTGATAAGTTTCAAGTCGGCGACACAGTTTCCGCTGTTGTCGTCGTTAAATCAATTGCAAAACAAAAAACAAAAAAATTAGAAGACTTCATTAAATTAACAATTAATGATGGTCAAAATGATATAAGTGCCTTTATTTGGGATATTCAAGTTTGTAGATACGACGACGGTGATGAAGTTCAACAAAATGATATTGTTTTATTAAAAGGCCATGTTGGTGAATTTAATAACAATCGCAAAATTGATGTTATCAAAATTTCTAAAACAGAAAAGTCAATTAACCTTCCATCAATAACAAAAGAAGAATTTGAAAATCTGAAAACTAGATATTCAAAACTTTGCAAATCTATTACTGATGAACATTTTAGTTCTATTATTGATAGTGTAAATTATAATGTGTTTGATGATTTTATAAAAGCACCTGCAGCTAAAAGTAATCATCAAGCACATATTGGCGGATTGTTTAAACATTCTATCGAAGTAGCTGAATTATGTTCATCAATACATAATTCATCACCTGAAAATTTAAATTACAGTTTACTAATTACTGGTGCTTTATTACATGATATTGGCAAAATAAAAGAATATACTTATGACAAATCTTTTGATCGCTCAACGCCAGGTAAACTTGTAGGCCATACAACACTAGGCATCATCATCATCACAAAACTTTTACCTGATAACGTTCCACCTAAGAAATTTGCAGAATTAGTTCATTTATTATTATCACATCATGGTAAAAAAGAATGGGGAGCGCCAATTGAGCCTTTAATGAAAGAAGCAGTAATTTTGCATTTTAGTGACATGATTAATAGTTATTGTTCACGATTTGATGAATTAAAACAAAGACAAAATAGTGAATGGTCTGATTTTGACACAGCATATAGTAGACAATGGTATTTTAAATCAATATGAATATTGCAAAATTAAGAAAAATCTTTAAAGAAGCTGTGATACAGAGTTCTGAACATAAAAAAAATATAGAATGTATTTTTAAACTTTTACGAGAAGCAGTTGACAATGAATTTACTGAAGATAATGCTCCGAGTCTCGATACATTCATGCTTGAACTTTTTGAAAAATCTCAAAGTGTTTATTATAAAAAATCAAATTCATAAAAGGAGATTTATATGAAGAAAATTGCCGGAACGTTGGTCAATGTTCTTAATACTGACGAGATGCAGTTGATTATCGATAAAGGCCAGTCAGTAAAACCTGTTATTGAAAGATTGACTGATTATTGGAGTTATGATTTATTTACACGTAAACCAGGTGCAGCTTATACAGATGATGGTATTTTTGTTGGAACAGACCTTGACTTGGCTGCTTTTTTATTTGCTCTTGCAGAAAGAGGAGCAGTCATTAATATTCCACAATACAAAAGCAGAAGGCCGGCGCAAATAGCAGAAGGTCAAACTGTTGTTTCAAAAGACAATCGACATGGAAAGATTTTAGGTCTTTCTGCAAACAAAGAAAACTTTTCATTTTCTATCAGAATTAATGACGCAAATGTCATGACAACAGATTCAGTAGGTGATTTTCGAAACTTTATGCTGGTTGATATTGATGGAAAATGGTATGATGGTTGGAAAGCGGTTGAATTTGTGCCAAATGCAAAAGAAAATGATTTTTTGACTAATAATAGTCTTTGGTCAGGCAATTCAGTTGTTTTCAAAAATTTTGTTCACCCAAATCGTTGGGTGTCTCTCTACGGTCAGTATTATTTTATCACAAAAGCTTTAATTGATCGTTTAACCGAAGAAGCAAAATTTCTCAAAGACACTGCAGAAATGATGAGGAAACGTGGTGTTAAAATCGGCGGTGGCGGTGCAGAAAAGAAAGAATGGCCAAAAAAGACTGTTGTCGGCAAAGGAGAAAGTATTAAAATAAAAGCTTTTGAAGCAGAAGTTGATCATCCGGATATAACAGGCGAATTTGTTGTTTCAAAATTATTCTCCGAAAAAGATCAATCATTATTATTAAAAGCTGTTGAAGATACTGCACGGTCATATACATATTCAATTATTCCAAAATTACGGTTTGCTGCAAGAGCAACTGAATATGCATTCTTTCTCAATAGCAATGACGGTGAAAAAATGCCGGCTTGGATACAAAATGCTAAATGGGAACGTGGTTATATTCTTCCTGGAAAGAAAAAAATCTGGAATAGATTGGTCATTGCGAGAGGAATAGCCTTACGTTACAGAGTCTTTGACAAATCAGAAATAGTTGCAGCTGAAGATTAAATGATACAAACCTTAGAAGAACTGATTGCAACGATATGTAGTGTTCATGTATCGGCACAAAAAGCATGAAGGCTCTACCTGGGAAATCTATGGAGTGAATCATGGCTATACACATAGCCCAGGTGCATAGAGAGAGTCCAGTTCTTCTAAGTTTTTCAACTTTAAATAGTAAGGAAAAATTATGAGCGGAAAATCTTATGAAGATTACAGCTCGTATTTGAGCAGAAGTAGATCTAGTTTAAGTAGTGATAGTGATACTTATTATAAAGAAAGAGCCAAGTCAGTTAAGTCTGCTCGTGATGAAGTTCATATTAAATCAGCAGAACCTCGAGAGAAAAGAGAAACTGATGATCTTTATGATGAAAGTTTAGTTACAAGAAATATTACGAAACCTGATGCAAATGTTGAACGATTACATATTGTATTAATTGACAACTCGGGATCAAATGCAAAAATTGCCCAACATCTCAGAGAAAGCTCAGGTTACTTGATAAGTGTTCTTGAACAATTAGATGCTTCTTCACAAATTGCTTTTATGTACTGTAGTGATCATGGAGACAAAGATAAATTCATTCAATCGATTGATTATCTCAAGCCCGGAAAAAAAGCAGATAAAGCATTATACTCTTCATGCAAAAATGTATTACCTGCAAATGGTTATGACGGAGCCGAAGCATGGGAATGTGCTCTTTGGGATGCTTGTGGTTTAAATTTTGGCAATGCAAAAGAAAAACATTTATATTTGGCAACAGATGTTGTTGGTCATGGAATGGGCATGGAATCTGATGACGGATGTCCTCATCAACGTGATTGGAGAAAATCAAAAGAAGCGGTATATAAAACTTTTACTACATTTACTGTCATTGGTTGTGGTGAGGATGCCACTAATGGTAAATTACAGACACAATTTTTAAAAGATGATCGTGTACCATTCGATCTTATTGATCTTTCATCAATCAAAGAATTTGCACACAGAGCTGCTATAACAGGTAATGCTTTACTCTTTCTTATCGCTCGAAATACTGGTATGCAAGGTGTTGAATTATTTCTGTCATTTCTTTATGAAAAATGGTTGAAAGAACCGATTTTTGGAAATGAAACTGATCAACGAGCTCAGGACATGATACAACGATTTGGGAAATATATTGAAAGACCTCAAAAAGAAATTGATGCATTGATGAAAAAAATATTAGTAAAATGAATTATAATCAATGGTGTAAACTTCACAATATTTCTTTAATTTCTGTATTACAGCAAAGCTTCGAAAGTGTTCATGAAAAAAGGTCGACTGTTTTATTAATACGTGACACAGATGGTATTTTCAAAATATTAAAAGAAGTTTATAATTACAAAAAAGATCTTCGAGATTATTTAAATGAAGATGAATTATATGAGTATTTAGTAAATCATCCTGTTCCACTCTTACCTCAATATTATGGTACTGTTGATATTGACGGTAATAAGTTTATTAAAACTTCTTTTACATATGGTCAGTCGTTGGCAAACTATTGTCAACCTGATAATTTATTGTTACCAAACGATGTATCTTTTATTTTAGGTACATTAATTTTAAAAATAGAATTACTTCATAAAAAACAAATACTATATTTAGATATAAAGCCTGAAAATGTTTTAATTTCTATTAGTAATGTGTATATAATTGATTTGGGTCTTACTCAATTAAAAACAAATGATACTGAACAAATTGGTATAATTTCACATCCTCGATATGCTGCACCTGAAACCGTATTTAATCATATAGTTAGTGAAAAATCAATAGTCTTCCAACTTGGTATAATTGCACATGAGCTTTTTACAGGTATACATCCATTTGATACAACACCATTTGAACCTAGAACTATGGATTTGTGCGAATGTGCCGATAGACATTATCCAACTTTATCGAAAGAAGCTAATGTAAAAGATGAATTTGTAATTATTTCAAAAATGTTAAAATTAAATCCTGTTGAACGACCAACACTTAAAACGTGTACAGAAGTATTTACTAATTCATATTTAGAAAATCAAACATATCGATATATCAAACATCGAGGAATAAAATCTTCAAGTGACAAATATGTTTTATTCCCTGCACGGATGGGTATTCCTCATAGTGGTCATATTAAATATATGACGCGTATTCTTGATTTGGGCTATAAGCTCATAATTTCAATACAACGATCATATACAATAACAGATCGTGATCCAATACCTAAATGGCTAGTGATGAAAATGGTCGCTCAATCTTTGCTTGAATTAGGTTATTCAAAAGATGATTTTAAATTTTATTTGACACCTTTTTACAAAACTGAAAAAGAATTACGAATGCATTTTGCTATGATGCCCGAAAAAGAAAAATTAATAACTGTAGCATCAAGTAATCCTGATGTCCATGAATTATTTTCAGATATGGAAATGCCCATTATAGAACAAAAACATTTATTTTGTACAGAGTATGATGGTATACCCAAATCATGGGGAGAAATAATTAGGAATTCTGTCAAAAATAATGATTATCGTACTTTTCAAGATTATGCTGCTATGGGAGTTGAAAAGATTCTGTCATTTGCAGAATTACGAATAATGTATGGTAAACCAAACATTGAATTTGTTCCAGGTATAGTAAAAGCAGTTCTTTTATTAAATGATGATCCATCATGTTTTAAGACATTATTATATTCAGTTCATGTAACAAGATATTCAACACCTGAAGAAAGTTTAATTCAGGCAATTAACGACACTGATGATATTTGCAAAATAATAGATCCTTATTCAAAAAACACAATTGTACAATGGAATAATAATATAGTTCAATTTTCCTATAATAAAACAGAATTTGATGGTGATGATGAAATAATTTACTTTAAACAGGAGGTTGTATGAGTGAAGAAATCAAAGTGCCTGAAGGTTGGGACACAAAAGTTGGTGCTTTTGCAAAAGCAGTTAACAAGAATTTAAGTGATGTTAATGAAGCATTATTAACAGTGGTAGGCTCTCCAAGTGATGATGCTTTGATGATATTGGCTGATGAAGAAGCTGCATCATTTGAAGATATTAAAAATGCGCTTGCAGCACTCAAAATTCCGAGTGGTGTTTTGAAAAAGAATGTAAATTTACTACGTGGACCAAAGGCTGTTCCACCGATAGCACCAACATCGTCAGCTTCTTTTTCTTTGGATGTTTTGCCGTCATTACCTGATGATGAGAGTTTTATTAAAGCTCTCAAAACAGGTGGAGAATTAAAAGTTGGACCAATGGAAATAATTTGCGCAATGAGATCGGCAATTGCAAACAGGCTTGGCTTATTCGATATCATTGATGTTATCAAAGATAAAATGGAGAATTTTGCTGAAAGTAACGAAATTCCTTGTGGCACAGAATATTTCACTCTTCGTAATTTAGTCATCAAAAGGAACTATGCTGATGTATTATCAGTATTAGGTATTGAAGGTTCTTTTGTAACACAAACTCGAAAGAAAAGTTTCTTGACAAAATTGGATGACAAACTTTGGATAACACTCAGTGATTTTTACAAACAACTTTCAGCTTGGCAACAAGCATGGATACAAGGTGGGTCTAATCCTGCTGCAATAACCAGCGCAATTATGGCAGCTCTTTCTCCAAATAATTTAATGGCTCCTATGATGGCACCACCCGATGCTTCAGCTGTAAGAGACTCTGCTGAAACTGTTATTAATGTAATTAATAAAATCTTTGCCGGTTTTGGCATTCCTATTGCAAGGGCGCTTGCATATGAAGCACATAGTATTAAAACAGTTTTGGAAAATACTGCACTTCCTGCCGCTCTCGGAGCTGTTAACCGTGATCAAATGCTCAAAATGCTAAACATCGATATTTCGGCAGATTATGTACGACTTGAATCAAATATCACTCGATTCATGTTATCCATCATTGATCTTCCGAAAATAACAGCAGGACCTCAAGAAACAGTTTATCTTGGAGCAATGCTACAACTTGGTCTTTCAATTCAATTTGATAAATTACTTAATACTTCAACTTCAACTTCAGTTAAAAAGAACGATCCAAAACGGTTTTAATGGATTATACAATGTATGTTATTATTGGAATTGCTATAATTTTATTTATTTGTATATCTGCAAAGTTTGTGTTAATAGAAAAACAGCTTGCAAATTTAAATAAAAGACTCAAAGTGCTTGAACAATTATCAGGGGTTAAAATTGATGATGACAACTTATTTTAGTTTTATTTTATTTTTTCTTATTACAGTATTATTCATTCTTGCAATTATAAGTACGTTTTCAAAAAATGTGTGGTTTTGTAATACATTTGGATGGCATAAAGCACCAACAGGCATTGGTTTTGATGGTTGTTCAAGAAATGGTGATTGTCGTCGTTGTGGCAAGCATGTTTTGCAGGATAGTCAGGGCAATTGGTTTAGTTAGTATAAATAATGTATGAAATCTTTTTTATGAAGCATAATTAATGGATATTCCTGACAAATTATATTATTTTTACATTGCTTTATTATTATTAATAGTAGTAATTGCAATAGGTTATCAAATTTCGGTGCCGGTATCGAGGCAAGAGAGGGTTGTGCCTCAAGTAATTGAGACACATAACATAAGATTGTATTTAAGGCCATAGACCGTTAAAGTCGACTTAACAGGACCTTCTCTAATTATATGTCCGACTGCTCGAATATAGAGTCGGACATATTTTTTGTGAAAATATAGAAAAAAATAACATAATTAATTATATGGGTAACAATTGTTTAAAAAATTGAAAGAAAAAAATGAAAAAACGTTGTATTAGATGTAATAATGAATTCAATTCAAATGAAATGATAGTAAATGATGATGTTTGTGATACATGCGATGCTATGAATTGTATTACATTTTGGTATCCTAGACTTTACAGATTAAGTTTTCCTATGCCAAAGACAATAATCATTCATACTAATGTTCAACTTATTGACTTGTTTGACAATAAGAATCCTGAAGGCCTCGGACAGTTTATGTCCGATTTAAAAAATGCAGTTATTGAGGTTGGATTACCTGCATTTTTACGAACAGGACATTTAAGTAATAAACATGATTGGAAAAATTCTTGTTATATTAATGAAAAAACTATTGAAAATGAAAGTACTTTATTAAGTCATACATCTGATACTTTACTAAATCACGTGCACAATCTACTTTATATGAGTTGTATAGCTACAATTGATAGAGTAATTCCTTTTGATTTTTGGGCTGTTCGTGAATTTATTAAAACTGAACCATATTTTCATTATTTTATAGGTGAAATGCCTATAACGAAGGAACGAAGATTTTTTGTACGTAATGGTAAGATAGAATGTCATCATAATTATTGGGATAGAAAAGCTTTTGAAAATGATATAGACGAAAAATTATTTGATGAAATGGCTTCATTATCTAATGATGACGAAAATGAACTTATTAAAATGGCTACATATGTAGCTAAATTATTTAGTGGTTATTGGTCATTAGATTTCTTAAAAGGTGCAAATGGAGAATGGTATTTAACTGATATGGCAATTGGTGAAAAAAGTCATCATCCTGAATGTAAAAAAATTAAACAATCGTTGGAAGAAATTAAGCCTTGTCAGAATAATAAATGTGAATTTTATGATAAACGTATAATAGACAAAAGTAATTGTCAAATATCTTTTATTCGTCCTACGACTGGATGTAAACGATTTATATGATGAGGAGTTATAAAAAACCAGTAGAACTCAACATACAAAGAGAAAAAATCTGTGATAAATGCAGGCAACCATTTTCAACTGTAATAGAATCACAGACTACTTGTAATTCATGTTTAATTATGCCCACACATAAAATAGGTACTTTTGCATTACAACCACTTGAAAATATAGATTCTCAAAAGGAGGAATCAATGACTAAAAATGAAGAATCTTCAAAAACAACAATTTGTGTAGATTGTCAAAATCCATTTGAACGTAAAGGTAGACAAATACGATGTGATACATGCAATGCTATCAAATATCCTTATAATAAAAGAAAATCTAGTGTGTCAAAAAGTCCAGAGTCTAAACAGCCAAAATCTAACAAAGTCAAATCAGAAACATTACCAAGTTTCAAAGAATTCTCATTAGTTGAAGATAATCCAGAATTGTTAATTGCCTTTATTGGAGCCGCAAGAACTGTTTTAACAAAATTTAAAGCACAATCAATGCATTTGGAATTTTCAGACATAAAATTATCAATTGAAAAAAAATGAATATGTTAAATGAACAAAGAGTTAAGTGTCCAGTATGTAATTTTTTTGAATTAGTTAGTACTACTACTCAATGTCGATATTGTGGTACTTTATTATTCGCTCATAGAAATTGGTATAGTATAAATGTTATAAATGATAATATTTATGCAGGAGTAAATGGACATATTTTTAAAAAAAATTGTAAAAATGAATTTGTAGAAGTCTTTGATAAAAAAGGAAATTAAAATGAAAATTAAATTTTATGGTACTCGTGGCAGTTATCCAGTTCCAGGACCCGACACTGTACGATATGGTGGAAATACTACATGCGTGTCGTTTTCAGAAGAATATGATGGTAGGATTTACAGAATTATTGTTGATGCCGGTACAGGTATAATAAAATTGGGACAAGATATTATATCCAATTTTTTTGAAAAGAAAGAACTTTTATTTTTTCCAATATTCTTTACACATTTACATCCTGACCATACGCAAGGTTTTCCGTTTTTTGCTCCTAATCATTTTCATGGAGCAAAAATTGACATGTTAGGTATGGAATCTCTTAATGAAAATGTAGAAATTATTTTATCAAAAACAATGTTACCACCTCAATTTCCAATCGAATACAAACATCTCAAAAGTGAAAGACTCTGTAAGATTATGAATGATGGAGATACTTATACTAGAAAATCAGTTTTACAAACTAATTTATTTACTGTAGATGTGATGCAAGCATTTGCACCGTCTCATCCACAACAAGGTGCTTTATATTATAAAATAAAAAGTTTAATAACAGATAAGACTGTTGCTTGTATTTGGGACAATGAATCAAAAATTGGTGGTGACAAAGCTGTTATCAATTTTGCTAAAAATTGTGATGTTATGATTCATGATACTCAGTATACAGCTGATGAATATAATAGTGATAAAATGATTGTGCAAGGATTTGGTCATAGTTCGTATGCTATGGCTATAGACAACGCTATGCAAGCAAATGTAAAGAAATTATATTGTATTCATTATAATCCAAAACATACCGATGATTTTTTAGATACTATTCAAAATTGGTGGAATAATAGACTATATGAAAATCTAAATATAATATTAGCTAAAGAAGGTATGGAAGTAGAACTTTAAGTAATTGCCGCCTAATCACCACACAGTTTCTACGTTTTACAAATTGATTAAACATATATGCTAATACGAATAACTAATGCATGTAGAATGAATTGTTCTCATTGCATGATAAATTCTACGCCTGATGGTAAACATATGTCTGCTCAAACATATATAAAATGTTTAGAATTTGTTATGAAATTTGATCCAACAATGATCTTTTTATCAGGCGGAGAACCTACAGAACATCCACAATTTTTAGATTTTGTTAGTATTGCTAAAACTTATATTGAAAGTAAAAAAATTATAACATTGTTAGTAGCTTCAAATGGAATGTTTTTGAATAATGAAGACTATTCAGATGAAATACTAAAATCAAATGTTACTTTTCAAATTACTAATGATTCTAGATATTATCCTCAACGTATAAAATTTGTTAATAATGAAAATTTAAATTACGTCAATAATTTATTGCTTGTATCACCATTTGGTCGTGCATTAACAAATAATATATTATGTACAAGACAAAGTCCTTTATGTTTTAATTTGCGGTCGCTTATTCATTATTTTGACAATTTTAAAACTGCGATAATGTATTTACGATTTAAAATGGCAAAAATGTGTGTGCCGTCAATTAATATTGATGGTTCAATTGTTGTTGGTGAATGTAATAGTTGTTATAAAATTGGTGATGTTGATTCGACAGATCAAGAATTAGTATCAAATATTAAATCTATGAAATGCGGAAAATGTAATTTGTATAAAAATCTGACAGGCAAAGCACAACAAAGTTGGGAAAGTTGGGAAAAATAATTAGAAAGGACGGTAAATTATGAATTGTTTTCTTTGCGAAAATCCTCATTCAAATAGCAGACTTGCATGCAAACTGTGTGGAGGAAAATTGCGTCATTATATGCGGACAATTCCAATGTTTTTAATAACCATAGCACTTATTATTTGTATTTGCTGTGTACTTTATATGATTCATCCTTTTGTCTTATTCGCTATTTTAATAGGCATGGTCTTAACATGGGAACAAAATTGTAAGGTTCAAAAAAATGTATAATGAACCAGTAAAGTTTAGTAAAACAAACATGTATGGTAATGGTCCTGAAGATGAAGATGATGTTTATACTGTTAAAGAGTTTTTGGAACATTGTGAATGTGATAGTTTTATAGATTATGACGGTTTTGGATATCCCGTTAAAGACAATTTGGCTGATGAATCAATATTGATAAAACCATCTACTGCAAGTGCAACAATACCTAAAGATGCAACACATATCGTTTGGTATAATAGATAGAAAGAGGGGTAAAAATAGTTACCCCTCTTACTTTTTTATAAACCTTTTGCGCGACTAACATACCACATATCAGATGCTAAATTCCGATTTGTTACATAAGCATAAGGCAAGTAAAAATATCCTTTACTACCCCATGATGTACCCCATGAATTTCTGACAATGAATCTTTGATTAGCATCATCATAACCTACAGCTAAAACTGCATGACCACCTAATACTTGTTCACCGGGTGCAGGCATAGGAACAATACCTGTTGCTGCAACTTGATCACTTTCAAAACTTTCATAAACTGTAAAACCAAAAATAAATGGATAACCAGAAGCTAAACATGTTTTCATATCATTTAAAGTAATAACTCTATAATAACTTTGAATAATATGTTTTACACCATCTTTATAACAAATTGTTGATGGTCTTAACTCAAATCTAGGAATAATATAAGGCCATTCATTTTCAGCACAACAACCTTGTTTTGCCAATGTCTTAATTCCATCACGAAGAGCAGCGCCGCTATCAGATCTAATTGTTCCTTCAAGAGCTCTTTCATTATAATAAATAAACAACCTACTCATATTTACCAACGGCAATTTGTCTTTTAATTCAAGAAATTGAAGAGCGCCTGCAAGCGCATGTGCAGTACAACTACCTAAATCACCTTGATCTTCGATTGGAGAATCGTGTGGTCTAAGATCAATAAGTGCCGGCAAAGTAACTGTTTTTCCGAGCGAAGCAAAAGTAAAGTCTCGTTGGTCTGGTAAATCAGGCTTAAAACCATAACTTCTCTTTGATTTTTTATTAACTACTACATTATTAATACCTTTTACATTAATACCATGACTTACCAAAACAGCAGCAATTTTTTCTACTTTTTGTTCAAGTAGACTTATACGTTCTTGATCTGTCATATGTAATCCTTTCTAAAAAGTTGATTAAACCAATTTCTATTAATTGAATTATCAATTATGTAGAATACAGTGATCTACGATTTTTTTGATGATTATAATTAACATGCATGATAATAATATTATCGAATATCATTGTCCAGAATGTAATCTTACTTTGACAAATGATAAGGCTGTATGCCCATTTCATAATAAAAAAGGAAAATTAAAAACTATTAAAGTGAACATTGCAATTTGTGGTAAAAATAATTGCCCTAATATAGGCATTCAATGTATAGGATGTATTGAAAATCCTAATTGTTTATTATGAAAATTACAACAAAACAATATCCCAATATTGTCAAATTAATGAAAAGTATTTATTCAGATTATAAAGGTCGTAAATTTTTTGTAATTACTGAAGAAAAACAATTTGACGTCACATCATTTTGGGACGGTGGTTCTCGGACATATTTTACATTTGTCCGTAATGATGGAAAAACTTTTTCATTGCCGCATACTCCACCATGGATTCAACAACATGAAAATCGAATAGCACAACTTCAACCAGGATTAGCTTGTATAAAACATTCATTTTTCTGTGGTCATGACTGCGGACTAACTCTAATGCTACATCCAGATGATATGCCAAAATTTATTGAATATAAAGAGGCAACATGAAAATAATTACTATTACGGTAATTTTATTATCACTGTCAATTTTATCTACACTTTTCTTCTATCAAAGAAACGTAAACATACACAAAGCTACAATCAACACATTTAAAAGTTTTTTAATTTCTGTTTTATTAGTATTAATTTTACTTTTTACTTTTGTAATTGAAGTTGTTATTTTTCTTTATAAACATAACATTTGATTATTTTTTGTTATTTCAATTGTTTCTGTTCCAAGACCCATTTCTCCAAGTAACTTAATAAATGGATTCGGATCTAATTCCTCAACATTTACCATTTTCATTGGATTCCAGATTTTTTTAGCTAATAATACAGCTGCAGTTGTAATAGGAACACCTGCGGTATAACTAATCCCTTGTGATTCTGTTTCTTTAAAACATTCTTTGTGATCACAAATATTATATATAAAATATTCTTTTCTTTCATTATTTTTTGTACCATTAATTAAACAACCGATGCATGTTTTGCCGGTATAATCTTTTGCTAATGATTTTGGATCAGGTAAACAAGCTTTTACTACCTTAAGTGGAATGACTTCAATACCTTCAGCAGTTTTTACAGATTTTTCAGATAATAATCCAATATTTTTCAAAACAGAAAAACATTTTATATAGTGATCACTAAAACTCATCCAGAACCTAATTGTGTTTGCTTTTATGTTTTTATGTAAAGAATGGATTTCATCATGACCGGTCAAATACATGGTTTGCTTACCTACTACAGGAAAATCATATATTTTCTTTACAGCATGCATTGGATATTTTGTCCATACACGATTTTCCCATTCCCAAGCATCACCAACAAATTCTCTAAAATTAATCTCAGGATCAAAATTTGTAGCAAAATATCGACCATGACTTCCAGCATTAACATCTAAAATATCAATGGTATCAATCTCATCAAACAATTTATTTTGTGCATATGCACAATAAGCATTAACAACACCAGGATCAAAACCAATACCCAAAATTGCATTAATCTTAGCCGCATCACAACGATCTTTTCTCTTCCATTCATAATTTGCATACCAAGGAGGCGGCTCGCATATTGTTGCTACACGATCAGGTTCTTCATGGATTGCAGTGTCTAAATAACTTACACCTGTTCTAATACAAGCTTCAAGTATTGACATATTTAAAAAAGCTGTGCCTAAATTAAGTACAATAGATGAATCAGTTTTTTCAATAAGTTTAATCGTATCACTTACATTAAAGGCATTCAATTGTTTTGAAAATATTCGCTTTTTTCTATTTTTAATATTGTTTTTTCGATGAACACTTTCTATAATTTCATCACATTTATCTTGGTGTCTAGATGCAATACAAATATCACCTAAGATATCATTGACTTGAGCACATTTATGTGCTGTAATTTTTGCTACTCCACCCGCTCCAATGATTAAAGTATTCATATTACACCTTCTTTCTTCTATTTAAATACTATTTCTAAAATCATTATATGTAAATGTTCTAATAATTTCAAGTGAATCATCTAATCTTTTTACGACTATTGACGGCATTTGTAATCCGTTAAACCAATTTTTCTTTACTATAGAATATCCTAATGCATTTTCAAATCTAATTTCATCACCTATATTCAATTTATCTTTAAACTTGTACGTACCAAAAATATCACCAGCAAGACATGACCGACCACATACAGTATATTTGTATTTACCATTTGTACTAAGTATTGCAGATTGTCTGTAAGTCAATAAATCTAACATATGCGCTTCTATTGATGCATCAACAATAGCAAGATCACAGTCATTATTAGTAATATCAACGACTGTTGTGACTAATTCACCAGCTCTATCAATTATAGATTCACCTGGTTCTAAATAAACTTGTACATTAAATCTTTTACTAAATGATTTTATTTTTTCACAAAATTTCTGAACAGGATAATTCTCTTTACTAAAATATATACCTCCACCTAGACTTACCCATTCTAGATCTTTTAATATTTCTGAAAAATTTGTACTAATATAATCTATCATTACAGAAAATGCATTAAAGTCATCATTTTCACAATTAAAGTGAAACATTACACCATCCAACATATGTAAGACATCAATGATGTCATCAACATTACCAACACCAAGTCTTGAATTTTTTCTTGAAGGATTGGCTAAATCGAAATGAGAATAACTTATATTGGGATTTATTCGGAGTCCTACAGATTCCATATCTTTACTGTAAACACCAAACATTTTTAATTGTGATATTGAATTAAAAATTATTTTATCAGCATACATTTTTATTTCATCAATATCTTCTTTTGAATAGCCGACACAATATGCTACTGTTTCTTTACCAAATTCTTCAGAACCTAGTTTTGTTTCATATACTGAACTGGAGACTGTGCCATCAAGATATTGCTTCATTAAATTGAAAACTGAAGGGCAGCAAAAACATTTTGTAGCAAGAAGGACTTTGGCGGTAGATGCTTCTCTAATTAGTTTAATTCTTTGCAAGTTTTTTAGTAATTTTTTTTCATCTATTAAATAATATGGAGTCTTAATTTTCATTTCATCATCGCCTCGATTTTTAATATGTTACGTTTATGTTACAGTCATGATAAAAATATGATTAAGTTGATTGTTAATTTACCAAATTTCTATGATTATTTTTATGATTACAATTAAAGAAATGTGATAGAAGACTGTCTTATGATAAAAATTATTCATCTTTATTAAAAACTTAGATAATAAAAGTCCTTGTAGTTATGTCGTCGTCGTCGTTGTTACTCATTTACATTGATTCAACCACAGGAAACAATTACAATGATACCCTGGAATGAATGTAGCGGTCGAGCCATTCCTTGGCATACTACGTTTTTAGGTAGACCGATGCAACACAATTATTGGTTGTATTTCATTATTGATGATGTGATAATGCATAACCAACAAATCAAAGCCATAATCGAAATAGGCACAGGTTATGGTGCTATTACAATAGTATTGGCTTTATGGGCATTGAAAATGGAAATACCCATTTATTCAATTGATTTAAATGATACTTTAAATGATGGAGTTTTATTACATAAACTTAGAGTGCAATATAAGAAGATGGATGAATTTGATTCTAATACAAAAGAAGAAATCATCAAATGGGCAAATGTAGGTCCTGTATATTTGTATTGTGATGGAGCAAATAAGGCGCGTGAGTTCAATACATTTGTGCCTTTGTTGACTTCAGGTTCTGTAATAAGTGTTCATGATTGGGGGAATGAATGTACATATCCTATGATTCAAGAAACAGTGAATAAGTATTGTTCTCCTTACAACGAAAGTCGATGGTTAGAAATGAACGTGCAACTTGCAGTTTTTAATCGTATATGAAATTCAATAAACGTTAAAAAGGAGTTAATATGATTAACAAAACATCTGATTTTGCAGATTTATCACGTAATCTTCTTGATAGTTTTTTTCTGAGAGAAGATCAACAATTAATACAGAATCTTCGTACTTTGCAAGCTCTTAAGAAGTCACAAGAAGAGCTTGCAAATGTTTCAGGCATTAAAAATGAAGAAATTCTCAAAAAGCTTGTACAACTTGATATTCGTCCTGAAACACTTTCTTCATTATCAATTATTCCGTTAATTGAAGTAGCATGGGCTGATGGTGATGTAGATGAAGTAGAGCGAAAAGCAATTCTTAATTTTCTTAAAAAAGATAGTCCTGAATATGGAACAGTTGCTCAGTGGTTAATTCGAAAACCCGATGAAAAACTCTTTGAAGCTTGGGCTGCTTATATTAAAGGATTATGCGAACAACTATCAAAAGATGAGAAAAGAGCATTTAAGGCATCATTAATGCAGCGAGCTCATCATATTGCTAGTGCTAGTGGAGGACTTCTTGGTATTGGTAAAATTTCTACAGAAGAAAAAGATATGTTTAAGAAACTTGAAGCTGTATTTGGTAAATAATAAACAAAGGGAAAAATCATGGATCATAGTGCAATAGCTAGTCGCATGAAGAAATATGAAGCAGTGTCTTCGGCTGTATTGCCTCGACGTATACCGGTAATCATACGCATCGACGGTCGAGCATTTCATACATTTACACAAAGAATGTTTGGAAGAAAATGGTCAGAAGTATTTGTTGATACAATGGTAAGTACGGCTATTGCACTTTATCATGAAATTCAAGGATGTGAATTCGTTTATTCGCAAAGTGATGAAATAAGTTTTTTATTGACTGACTATAGAAAAATTACAACAGAAGGATGGTTTGGTTACGAAATTAATAAAATTGTTTCAATATCTGCAGCAAGAGCAAGTGTAGTTTTTTCATCAATATGTCATGAAAATGTATGCTTTGATAGCAGAGCATTTTCAATGCCGCAAGATGAAGTTTGCAATTATTTTTTATGGCGTCAACAAGATGCGACACGAAATGCGATACAAAGTGCAGGCCAAGAGAATTTTTCACATAAGCAACTTCACAAAAAGAATTGTAAACAAATTCAGGAAATGTTATTTTCTCAAAAAGGTATCAATTTTAATGACTATCCGGTTCATAGAAAACGCGGTTGGTGTGTTATAAATGGTGAAAAAGATTTTAATATACCAATTTTTTCCAAAGATCGACAATATGTCGAACAACATGTCTTTATTAGAGAGGATTGAACATGAATTCAAATTCATCAGAATCAAACAAACTACAAACATCAGAAGTTGATGCTAATGTCATCAAAAAAAATGAATGTCGAGATAGACAGGTTTTATATACTTACGATGAGTAGATATATGAGTTGTCATTGTGGAATAATTAGATCGTTAAAAAAGTTATAAAGAGTTTCTGCAGTAGGTTCCGTTATCTATGTCTATAAGACAAGTAAACTACGAGTGCATATACTTTACGGTAACAAAAGGGCCTACTGCAAAAGCTCTAATTTTAGGAGGTTAATTATGGCTTTAAAGAAAAATAAAACTGGCTCGAACATGTATCCTTGGGTCACGCATATGCATGAACATTTAGGCGGCGAATGTCCACACAAATGTAAGTATTGTTATGTGGATCATCCAGTTTCAGGAAGACCGTCAAAATATTGTGGACCTCTGTCGTTGTTTGAGCATGAATTTGAAGTCTGTTATGGAGGATTTAAAGACACAAAAACGATTTTCATTGAATATATGAATGATTTATTTGCAAATGCTGTATCTGAAGCATGGATAAATAGAATAATTGCTCATTGTTGCGTATGGCCTGAAAACACTTATGTGTTTCAGACAAAAAATCCATCACGATATTTAAACTATTTGGATAAATTTCCACCAAATAGTATTTTGGGCACAACGATTGAAACAAATAGAATTATTGATGGCATTAGTGAAGCACCAATACCTGAATCTCGATGGTTGTCTATGAGACATGTTAGTAGTAGAATGCCAATGAACTTCAAATTGTTTGTAACAATTGAACCAGTTTTAGCCTTTGATGTTAAAACTTTGGCAAGTTGGATTGGTGATATTCATCCTCATTTCTTAAATTTGGGTGCCGATAGTAAATCACATAATCTTCCTGAACCCACAGTAAAGGATGTTATGGATTTGGTTGAAGAACTTAAACAATATGGTATTGAATTGAGAGAAAAACACAATTTAGCAAGGCTAAAACAAATATGATTTTCATTACAATAAAAATGTTTCTTTATGCGATTGTTGGTGTTGCATGCGGTGTGCAAGGTATCAGTCAATGGAATAATACTCCATTATCAATGGCTCTTGGTGGTGTTGCTATTTCAATGTTTTATATTGCTAATGTTGAACTTGAAAAATTATTAAAAATGCTTAAACAGAAAAGACAATAAGAAAATGGATCATAAATATGTAGATAAACGAACTATTTTTGAAACTGTAGTTGGATCACAAGCCTACGGCACAAATAATTCTTTTTCTGACATTGATAAAGCCGGTGTCATGATTCCAGGAAAAGAATATTTCTACAGTATGAGACGTTTTGAACAATTTTCTGATTATCCCGACGAAGACAAAACTATTTACGATATCAGAAAAGCTGTTGCACTAATCGCGGACAACAATCCAAATATGATGGACTTACTTTGGATGCCTGAACGATGCATCATCAGAACAACCAAACATTGGGACCTGTTACGAGAAAATAGAGATTTATTTGTTAGTAAAAAATGTAGATATACGTTTGCAGGGTATGCGATCGCACAATTAGAACGTATTAAAACACATCGGAAATTTTTGTTAGATCCACCAAAAGAAAAACCTGAAAGAGTTGATTTTGGATTGAAACCGACATCAACCTTTCCAACAGCTCAATTAAAAGCTATTGTATATTCTACTATAGGTGATTTTTTTATTGCAGATAGTAAAGAAGATTTTTTAGCTGAATTGGACGGTGTTTATTCCGATTATATCATGCCATTGTTTACAAAATATATTATTGAAAATAAACGTAAATTGGCTATTGAGTATTTACAGGTTGGTGTTAAATCTCAAGCCAATACTTTACGAGCATTAGGACCTTCATATATAAAAGAAGAATATCTTGCAGAAGCAGAAAAGGAACTTTTATTTTATCATGCTTCAAAAGAATGGGAAAGATTTGTAGACTGGAAGAAAACAAGAAATGTTAAAAGAGCTGATTTAGAAGCAAAATTTGGGTACGACACTAAGCATGCAATGCATCTGATTCGTTTATGTCGCATGGCTCTTGAAATCATGGAAACTGGAAAAGTAAATGTTGATAGAACAAACATTGATGCAGAGGAACTGAAAGAAATTAGAAATGGTTCAATGCCGTTTGAAGAGGTTGAAGAATATTCAAGAAAAGTTGATCTTAAATTAGATGATTTGTATAAGAGTTCAAAATTGCAGAAAAGTCCGAAGATTGAAAAGATTATTGATTTATGTGTGAAAATTTGTGATAATTATTTAAATAGAATAGATATTCTTACGATTTTTATGCATGTTATGAATAAAGATTTTCGTTAATTTCCCGCCTTTCATCTCAAATAGCAATCCAGGAAGAAAATAATTCTTGTTTAATTTTTTCTTTGTCTGCAGTATATTGATACATTCCTTGTCCTTTAAAAAAATTAAGACATAATGGTATTTTTGCAAATGGATTATGATAAACAGTATTAATAAAATCATTGTTTCGAGTTTGTTCTAAAGTTATTATTGCACTTAATGATTTGCAATGATTTGATGTTGTCCGTCTTCCTGGTCCAAATTTTTCTCCAATTTTACGTATGATTTTATTTTTATAATTACTGGCCAATACAATTTGATGAAAACCAAACATTGCAGCTGAAACATCTTCAGCTGTAATCGAGCTAACAAAAGAAGGTTGGTTTGTATAAATTACTAATATTCCAGGATAAAGATTTTCACATTCATTTTTTATTTGTTGATAAGATGAATCTATTTTATGTCGAACAACTTTGCCTGCTTTTTCCCCAGCATATATCAGTGTAGTATTATTCTTTTCAACATCTTTAACTTCAGCAATTACATTTATTGAATTTTTCGATAAAATAAAATCAGCAGTACGTTTACTTTTTTCTGTTATTTTTTTAATTGAAATTTCGTTAACAGTACAAAATTTAATAAATTGTAATTCGCCTAATGTATCTGATTTAATTTTATTTATTTTCATTTTTGTTCCTAATGGTGTAGGTGATCCATGACTTGCTAATATAGCTTTTTGCTTCATTGAATATAACTTATATTAACAAATGGTGAACCAATTGTTAACGTAGAGGTTATATTCTCCACAAACTTAACATCCCTATAGTCCATAGGTACATTATACTGTTGCTGCTGTTGTCCTAAATATTTTATAGTTTTTGCTGCTTTAAGATCTCTATCTTCTTTTAACCCACAACTACATTCATAAATTCTTTGTGACAAATTAATTTTATTTATTTTACCACAACAATAACATAATTTGGTTGAAGCGCAATATTTATTGATTACAAAAGTATTATTTGATCGTTTCAATTTAAATTTAACTCTACCTAAACAATTGTATTGTACTTTTTTATAATTTTTTTGCCAATCAGATAATTGTTCATCCTGTATGTAAATTCTATTATAATTTGTCAATAAATAGTTAATAATCTTATTTGCAGCGTCATTCTTTCTATTTGTTATTTTTTCATATTCTTTTTGAATTTTAGTTTTTGTTTTGTATCTATTGTTAGAACTTTTAAGCTGTCTTTGCATCTTCTTTTGTAACAATTTAAGTCGTTCTGTTTCTTCAATAGATATAACATTAATTACTTTACCATTAGATAATGTAAAATTATTCTTTATTCCAAAATCAATCCCTATATCTTCTCCTTTCCGTTCAGATTGCGATTTAAGTTCATAACAAACTAACTTTATATAATAACCAGATGCTTTCTGTATTAATTTAGCATTAGCTATTTCATAATTATTTTTTACTTGATTTAAACCATATACTATTATAGGTTTTTTAATACCATTTATTTTTATTCGATTATTACCAGTTATTTTATGTGTATGACCATATTGCGACAGACCAATACAATTATAAGAAGATTTAAATTTTAATTTACCTACTTTACAGCCTTTATTTTTCAATTTAGAAAGCGCAGTAATGTTTTGTCGAATAAGATTTAAAATATCTTGTTTGTTTTTAGCTAATAAATAACGTAGTTGTTTTCTAACTTGACATTTGTTTTTTAAAATGACAACAGTAGAAATTTTGTAATCAAGTTTAAAAATATTATCTTGTGAAAGAATAAAATTATATAACCATTTAGCTTCAACAAAAAACATTTTGAGAAATTCTTTTTGTTGTTTGTTAAGATTTGAATAATCTATTTTGAGCTCTACACTTTTACAACGTTGTGTTTGACGTTTTAGTTTTGTTAATCTCAATGATTCTTTTATTTTCTTTTTTGTACTATCATTCATATTCATATTTCTTTTTCTTTTTATTATATAAATATGCTAAAATAGAGATAATATTAAATTGTTGGAAAAGGAAAAAATTTTTATGCCCAGTTTAGCTGAAGACGGCATCGGTGATCCATATAAAAAACAAGGTCCGGGTCGAGGAATGAATACTGGCATCGATCGAGGCAATATGTTACAAAATAAAAAGGGACCTTTTACACCAGCTGAATATTTGGAGAAAGATGTTGTTACTAAATTTGATAAGGAAAGTAAAATGAAACATTTAGCTGTGATTCAAATAGAATTTGTTAAAGAGGCTCGTAAGTGGGAAGACTTGTCAATAGAATTTCAAAAAGCTTATTTAAAAAAACATCCTAAATCAAAAAGACGACTAACTAGTAAAGAAAAAGCTGAAACTGATAATGTTAAACTTAAAAATTTGAAAGAAAATATAGACAAAAAAATACAACATTATAAACAATCAGAAACGTCTCACGATTGGGATATTACAGATAAATTGAAAAAAATACAAAAAGAGGTAAAAAACATTTCTACTGTAAAAGAAGCAGAAAGTTATTTAAATAGAAAAATAGCGATTTTTTCCGATTCCAGTCATTCTATATATAATACAAGATTAACTGCGTTTTTAAATGATTTAGTAAAAAAATTAGATGTGCAAGGACCTGACTCACCAAAACAAAAACCAGATTTTGAAAAATTAAATGCAGAATATAAAAAAGCAGTAGAGTCAGATAAAGCTGAAATAGGACAAAAAGCTAAAATAATGATTGAACAATATGAAGCAAAAACAGGTAAAAAATTTGATTTATATGCTGTATATGGTTATAAAGGTGTAAGTCTTAGAGGATATAGGTTAGTTAGCATTCTTTCATCTAATTTAGGTTTTTTTGATGTTTAAGGGGTAAAGTTGATCTTCTTATGCCGTTGTCGAAAATAGACTAGAAAACGAATTGAGGTAGTATGGTTACTGATAGATCTAAAGAACAATTGTTGTCATTGTTTAAACGTAGTGATCGTGAAGCTTTTTTGAAATTGCTTTATGATAAATATGAAGAGCCAATGAATGGTGGATTTGCAGATGGAAAGCATCCTAGAGAATTCGATCCAAAACAATTGTTGATGGGCATTAAAGTAGAGTTTGAGCATGGTAAGCAAGACGTTATTAGAGCAACAAAAATTTCAATGGATCATCTCATGGAACTGCCTGCATCATACTACACGAGGCTAGATGCTATGGAGGAAGAAGCGAAAAAAGAAGGCGAAAAACCATTCAACAATGAAGAAGAAATAATTGATGAGATTAAAAAATCTTTTGTAAAGGAATAATTATGAAGCATATTGCTCAAATCCAGAAAGAATTTTTTAAAGCAGGTGCATTATTTCCATCTCAAGAAGCACTAAATCTATATCTTAAAAAGCATCCGGATGCTGATAGGTCAAAACATCGAGTAGTTAAGTCTATTAAAGGTAAATCAAAAAATAGGTTAGAATTTGTTAATTATGCAGAGCTTAAAAAGAATTTTGATGTTCTTAAAAATAAATTAGGTGATGACGTTTATAGAGAACCTGATGATGAAAAGCACATTCATTTCGTTAATAATAAAGCTTTAAAAGATGCACAAAAAATATTAAAAGATAAAAAATTAGATTGGTCAGTGTCAAACACATATACAGATTAATATGAAAAACACTATAATATTGAGGATATTAAATGGAATTTTTATGGTCATATTTGATTTTAATGGTTGTTATAGCAATAATTCTTGTTCTTGTTTTGATAAATATCAGAAAAATTATACCGCCATGGAAAAGGGGCGGAATGTTTTTTGGTAGAAATAAGGAGAAAGATGAATGAAACATTTAGCTGCAATTTTATTAGAATTTATTAAAGAAGCTCGTCAATGGATGAATGTTCCTTATGATTTGCAAATTGCATATTTACACCGTCATCCACAGTCTCGTAGGAAAGTAACAGGAAAACCACCCAAAAGATCTGAAACTAGTGGTCTTAAAATTTATGATCCTTCAAGATCTCAATCTAGTGATACTTTAGATAAACTTAGAGCAGCTATTGGATCTACAGGAAATCCTATTTTCAGAAAGTATATTACAAAACGAGAAGGACCCAATAACAAATTTCATTATTTTGTGATAATGCAAAAGGATGACGGTACTTATGCAGCTGCTAACGCTTATGGTCGTATCGGATATCCAAATACGACAAAAATAGCTATTATAGATGAATCACCGAGTTTAGAGCAGGCTAAATCTTCTTTAGAAGAAAAATTAAATAGAAAACTAACTAAAAGGAACTATAAAGAAACTAAGCTTTAGAATTTTTCTGCTAAATTGTTAAATTCTACTTTTTTTCTGCATATAAAGAATCATGTTTACGTTTATGATTTAATCACTTATTTTAGGAGGGTTTTTGTGAGTAAGAAGCTTTATGTCGGTAACATCCCTTTCAGCACAACGGATGATGAACTTAAACAATGTTTTGAACCGTATGGTGCTACATCTGCAAATGTTATTATGGACAAAGCCACAGGGAGATCACGAGGTTTTGGTTTTGTTGAAGTCGCAGATGGAGAGAAAGCAATTGCCGATCGCAATGGTTTTAGTTTTAATGGTAGACCGCTAGTAGTCAACGAAGCAAGAGAAAGAGAACCTCGAGAACGTAACTTCAACAGAGAGCCGCGAGAACGGAACTTCAATAAAGATAGAAGATATTAAAGATTAATTATTTGTTTTTTGTCTGGCTCTTGTGCCAATATTTTGGAGCACAGTATCATGCTGCTTTTGCTCCCAACGACTTTTTATCATATTTTGCATGGAGCTAGGTAAAGAATGAAATTGAACTCTGTTTCGAGTTTGAGGATGATAAAAAAGTTGTCCTCGAACAAATGATTCAAATGTTTCATAAGGATTAAAATATAGTGCGTTGTAATAAGATTTTTTTACAAATTCTATTTGTAATTGTGAAAAATGTTTCATAATATCCTTTCCTTAAATTGGTTCCTTAATAATGAAATAATAAATAAATTATTAATTTAATGTCGTTGATCTGAAGTATATTATGAAACAACTTTAGTTTGTGATTTGTTTCTCAGTGAAAAATAAAGTAGATGATTCGCTGAGTTTTTAATCTTTATGCACATAATAAAATAATGTAGTATTAAACCTGAAATTCTTAGTTAATTAATTTGTTGAACAAAAGATTGATTAGGACATCTTCTTGATAAGGTTTTTCTAAAACTGCTTTGACTCCTAGTTTAATGAATTTGTTTTTTTGATCATTAGAAAGAAATAATCCAGTTGACACAATCATTTTGATTTCGGGTCGGTATTTTTTTAATTCTTCAATTAATTCTTCACCTTGTATTGACCCTTCTAAATTAAGATCAATTATAGCCCAATTGTATTGGTTTGAACATACCAATTCTAAAGCCTGTAGTGAATTAGTGCATGTATGCACTATAATGTCGTACGACTGTAGTAATGTCGATAAATATTCTGATGTGTCTTTTTGGTCTTCAACAATAAGTACTTTCATAAAATATCCTTTAAAATAGTGAAAAAATAAACAAATTATAAATGTTTTCTACGTTTTTATGGCACATTCTAACAAAAGTACATGATTATATCTATATGACAGACCAGCAAAAAATAAAGGTAATGAAATCATTAATCGACATTCCGAATCACAAAATCGTTTATATCATCCGTTTAAAGAATTATGTTGATGGTTTATGGGGAAATTTGGAGCGTTATGGTATTGAGCATACGCAAGAAAACCATGAATTATTTGTTGAAGTTGTTCAAGCAAAATTAGTAGGACCACATATTGAACGAGAGTGGACTGAAGACGAATATGAAAATTTTGTAAAATTTGAGGTAAAAGATGCGCAAACGCCGATGGTTGCCTGAATATAAATGTGAAAAAGTTGGTATGTATATTTTGGCAAAACCAAAATGGTGTAGCGAAGAAGGACCATGCGAAAGTTGTCAATTTAATAAAGGTTTCAAAACTAACGACGATTTAGTCTTAGATGAACAACGAAAAATTCAACATAAAAAAGATCTTCGTCTTCGACGAAAACAACGTCAGCAAGGAGTTTTGATATGAATTTTAGTCAATTAGAAACAAAAGCGAGATTCCTTAGCTTTGGCTTAGTACAGAATAATGGCAAAATAGTGGTAACTGTTCCCAGGTCAAAATTCAATGACGAGACAACCAAAAGTTTTGCTTCAAATGATTTCGAATTAAACATCACCGATGCTCATCAATTCATGTGTTTATGTGAAGAAACTTTTCAACTCAGAAGTGAAATCAAAAAGAAAGAAATCGAAGAATTTGTTCGTGGCAAACTCGCATCAGATGATCTTTGGGCCAAAAAAGCATTACTTTTACTTTTTAATCATCAAACTGTCGCTGAGCAAGATGCCGGTGTGACAATTGTTCACAATGAAGTTGGTTTTTCTGGTTGTGATGGAGAGTATTTGTCATCGTTATCAGAACAATTATTACGAAACATGCACAATGTGAAAAAATTTGCACCAAATATTTCGGAAAATGAACAAATCAAAAGAGCATGGATGTCACCTAAGCAATTGGTGTCTCTTAAAAAGATTGTGAAAAAATACTGGCGCCAGGTTGCTGACGCCAGTGATCAATTAAAACTTTTGCGAGCCGTCAAATCTGCAAGAAATGCCCAACAATTATCTCTTACTCTTTAGTATTTACTTTTCATTTTAACCGTTAAAACATAGAATTTGCTGCCTGTAACGCTTTTTATTGTATCAACTTTTACAATACTGTCATTTAATAATTTTGGTCTCACTGATTCTACACTTTCAGTATAGATTTTATATCTATCTTTTGCGAGTTGTTCATCAATTGTTTCTTTAATATTAACATAAGTCTTATTCAACGGCGCGCAAAATAAAAGTAGCATAAGAGCAAATGTTATGTGTTTCATATTATTTACACCCATATAAATGTTTGAAACGATCTGTCAAAATCAATGTCACCGTCAGCGGTGTTTTATCTATGAACCACGATTTGTTATCAGTTGACATGCACGTATACAATGTATAATATTTTTTTACTGGATATGATCTACCAATTTGTATATAATGCACGACACCAATATACAAACGTGTAAATGTCACACTACTTTTTTCTATAGTTCTATAGAAATTTATTAAATCTGTTAAATATATTACATCTTTAGGATTTTGGGACATAAACTTGTCTACAACTTTATCCTGCAAGCAAAACAACGGAAACAAACTTATTGGATGAAAGCTGTACTCATAATACCCAGAGCCTCTATAGTTATGTTGATTCTGGTTTTCCAAAGCATCAATAAACTTAAACGCATGGATGTAAGTTGTGTCCCTATAATGTTCTTTGCTGTAACACAAACAGATGCTTAATAAGATTAAAAAGAACATTTTCATAGTGACCTCCTTTCCTTTCTTTTTTTATTTAATAATAGCGAAGTTATAAGGAGATTATTAAAAATTTTACACAAGAAATATGATTGTATAGTAATAAGGTAAACCGATTAAATTTCTCGATGTAATTTTAGCCCGAATTTCAATAAAACTTTGACAATATGATTATTTTAATATATTATTTGCTATATATTTTTTCATTGATCTGACTATCGTAAATTAAGGAGTAAAAAAGGCATGTTAATAATACTACAACAACAGAAAATTATATATAAACAAAATTTTAACAGGAGTGTTTTATGGGAAAATTACATGAGCTAGTAGCGGTAGAAAAAGATGTCAGAGGAACTGCAGGTAAAATTATTGCTGAAACCAATCAAACTTTTACAAAAAAGGCACACTTATTCAGCACACACGCGAAGTTATATGAACCCTTTGCAGATTCAGATAAAGATATTCCTGAACAGGAATTACCAACTCCAATTACAACAGTGGGCGACAAATTAACATATTTTGAAAAATCGATGACCAGACTGTTTGATATCATTTTACAAAAAGAAGATGCCAACACAAAAGCAAAAGGTGATATTAATATTAATGGCGAAGATGGCAAAGACTTAACAATTAAGAATGTACCGGTTCAGGCATTAGTACAACTTGAAAATCAATTGGAAAGTTTAAGAACACAAATTTATGATGTTATTCCGACATTGGATCCAGCAAAGAAATGGCTTCCTGATACCGAAGCCGGAAAAGGTCGATTTAAAACCGAACCGACATCAAGGGTCAGAACAAATAAAATTGCAAAACCTATTACTTTACATCCAGGAACTGACAAACATCCTCCACAGGTTCAACTTATTAATGAAGATGTTCCTGTCGGTAATTGGAAACAAACAAATTTCAGTGGATTACTTTCACCTGCACAAAAAAGTGATATCCTTTCGAGGATTGATATTTTGATTGCAGCCGTGAAAAAAGCAAGAGCAAGAGCAAATGATACTGTTGTTGATAATTCACTCAATATTGGCAAATATATTTTTCAATTTATTAATGGATAATATGAACGTATCATAATATTTATATTCATACTTATTAGGGCTCACTTGACACTTGTGATGGTCCTAATTCATAATTATGCGAGTGAACGTTCCATACTAATACTAAAAGCCAATAATTATGGAGAATTTGTCATTACTATTCCAGTCACTGGTTCAATTCCAGTTCGACCCTCACAGTATTTTTTTAAAAAAGAATACTACGAGGGTCGATAGCTCAGTTGGTAGAGCAGGGACATTATGCTAAATGATAAATGTCGAAGTAATTAGAAAGCATCATTCTATCTTGTAATTCATACAAATAATAGAATAATAAAGCCGTGAGCGAAGGGTATTCTCTCACGGCCTTTTTTTTGTAAATTATTTTATAACTTTAATATTAAAAAGTTATTATATTTAATTGTAAGGCTATATGAAAACAAAAGAACAAATCCGCAAAGAAGTCGTAGACGATTTTAAAAAAATGCATAGTCAATGGACTATACATATGGAAAACGAAGAAGTCAATCGTCGAACGACCGAACAATCAAAAACAAAATAATTCTATCTATGATATAATTAATGATTATATATATAGGTAGAGTTATGCTTATAAAAATTTGGAGTAATGATTATATATATAGGTAGAGTTATGCTTATAAAAATTTGGAGTAGTAATAATACGATCAAACAGAGAATCCTGAATACTCCTTTATCTCTGTATGATGCAAATGAAAATCTGTTGAAGGAAGAATGGACCTTTAAACAGATTGTTACTACTCCATTTTTTTGAGACAATTATGACACAATCATTATATTTTGATCCAATATTTGATAGCGTTGAATTACGTTTTATAGCATATCCAAAAGTAGCCAGTTTACCAATACAATCTTTTTATATTACAATGTCACCCGAAAAAGCAATTGAATTTTTAAAAAATCAATTAGAAAAGGAGAAATTATGAAAAGTGCTTTAATATGGATAATAATTGGTGTTGTTTTATATTGGCTTGCCAGTACATGTGATAATCATCCAAGTTATGTAAGAAAAGCTGCTCATGTTGAAATGGGTATGACAAAAGACCAAGTTATTTCTATAATGGGATCTGACTATAAAATAGAAAATAAACCCGGTGCTGATGGTGAAGGCAGTATTCCTGCATTAAGTGATAAACAAACAGATTTAATATGGGACGGCTTTCAAAATACAGCAGGTGTAAGATTCGATAGTTTAGATCGAGTAATAAATATCTTTGAAATTAGGCATGTGCCTGATAACGTAAAATAGGGACATATTTTATGCAATGGTATTCTGTAACTCCTATAGCACTAATTTTATTTGTCCTTGGTCTTGTAATTGGTTGGCTAAAAGGTCGACATGATTTTAAAGAAGAACCACATGATCATATGCCTTCTCCTTGTGGTCCTTGGGAAGATGATTTATGATTTGTCCTAATGATCAAGCTTTTGCAAATTGGTTAGGAGTTCCTTTAGAAAGCTTATGAAAGAATTTACTATAAAAACAACAAAGACTACAGAACTTACACTTCTTGCATTAGGGTTTTGTATATTCCTTACTGGTCTTTTTGCCTTAAGATATAATTGGGCCTTTATTTGGCTTATACTTGGTGGAGTGATCATAATGGGAATTGCAGGAGAAAATCTTAAGGAGATTAATAATGGACATTAAAAACTTATCGAAAAAAATTTGTATACAATTTGAAAAGTCTTTTGGACAAACACCTTTGAGGCAAAGAAATGAAGATATTTTTAAAGAAGCTCTTGAATTAAGTCGGTTTACATCAATAGCTAATATTAAAGAAGAATCTGGTGATCTTCTTTGTACATTATTGGCTGGCATTCATGAAAATGGTTGGAACCCTGAAGAACTAGTTAATGCTACTTTAAATAAAATTAAAAGACGTCAACATCAATATCATGCATACGGAAGAAAATTATACACAGTAATTTTAGGCGGTGCTTTTGATCCAATAACACCTGGCCATGTAGAAGTTGCAAAATTTTTACTCGATTTCAGTGAACAATTTGATGATGTTTGGATCATGCCTTGCTATAAACATATTTATGGAAAGAGAATGGCAAGTCCGGAACATAGATTAAACATGTGTCGACTTGCAACAAAACATGATAGACGAATAACAGTGTCAGATTTTGAAATAAAACATAAACTTGGTGGTGAAACATATCATTTAGTCAAAAAACTTCTTAGTGAAGATTTTGCAAAAAATGAAAGAGATTTTAGTATGGCAATTGGAATGGACAATGCCAATACTTTTAATAAATGGGTAAATTATGAAGACCTAGAAAGAATGATTAGATTTGTAGTCATTCCTAGAACGGGAGTAGAAATAGCTAAAAAAAGTGGTTGGTATCTTAAACCTCCGCACATGTTATTGGTGCCAGAAAAACCTTTATCGAAAATTAGTTCTACCGATGTACGAACTTCTTTAAAAGAATATTGGCAAATGAATTTTATAGATGGTTTAAAATCATCTACAAATTTAATACATCCTGATGTTTTCCAATACATTAAAGATAATAATTTATATAAGATATAAGGAATAACTATGGCTAATAGATGTCTTTTACACCGCAGTAAATTAGAAGATTTAAAAACTTGGCTGAGTGATAGAGCATTAAAGCCAGTAGGCCAATGGGAAGTTTTACGGTGGAAAGGACCACAAGGTCAACCAATGCGAATTATATATGATAATGATCATTCTTGCGAACATTTATCATGTAATGATGCATCTGTGCATGACGTAATGAATTTTATTCGATATTACAAACAAGTTGAAGATAAAGCATTTACAGAAATTTAAACCTTTTTGAAAGGAATTAATATGATAATGTTTATTCTTACACATTTTTTCATACCTCTTGTTTGTTCTTTTCTTGTAGCATCTTATTTTTTCAAGAAAACAATTTTTAAAAAGAAAGCATAATTTGCAAAAATATGCGACGATTATTTAAAAATAAAGAATATACAGTAATTATACGTAAAGGACGGTCATATATAGCTATAGAAGGTATTGAAGCAAAAACAAGTCGTGGAGCTATTGCACCGGCATTTAAACGAATTGGTCATCATTTTGAAAATTGGAAAGTTCATGCTATAATTTTAAAATAAGGAGAAAAAATGGTCTTAACACTTTCAGAAGAAAAAGTCGGCATTCCTTCAGCACCAACTGAATGGGACAATAAAAAACAAGCATCTGTGCCTATTCCTTATAAAAACTATTTTTTAAAGCAAATGAGTCGAAAAGTTAAACAATCGGATAAAGCAGAATATCGTTGTGATTCAATAGGTGATGTTCAACATTATCATACAAATTATTTACATTATCTTGAAAAATGTTGGGCTGATCATTTAGGTGTTGTTGTTACACCAGATATTATTTGGTATACTCTTCTTTGTGAAATGACTCTCATAATTAAAGCAAATCCCAAAAAATTTCAAGATTTATTTTCAACAACTGATAAAAAACAGGACATTGTTATTCATTGTGATGATATTGTTTTAATGCCATTAGATTCTTTATGTGATGTTTTAAGAGATCGAATACCAATTAATACTACTGATTTCTTTCCAATATTTTCAACAAGAACACCAAAAAGTCTACATGCATTTCAGGCAGCCTTTTGTGATATGTGCAGTCCTTATTATAATTATTCAATGTTAGCATGTAATATTCCAAAGATAGATGTACAAGGAACACTTGATGATTGGAAATATTTATTAGATAAATGGAACAACCTTTGTAAAATTGTTTATTCAGACTCATGGACAACGACAGTATCACACGTTTTAACGACATTAATTGATAATTTTGGTAATAAAGAATTTTGGAAAACAATTTTTTCTGTAAAACGTTGTGGTTCTGGCGGTCAAATTGAAATATTAGGTTGGTTTGTGAGTTTATTTAAAAAGCAACCAGGATTAAAATTTGTTCAAAACTATTCCACTCACATTTCTGTAGTGAAATATAAACAACTTAACTTTAATATAAATTATGAAATGCTTGTAGGAATGTTTGGCAGTAAAAAAGAAGATGATTTTATGGTACCTGATTTTAGCTTTATTGTCAATGAGGTATAATACATATGATTGAACAACATATAACGGATTTAGATAGAATTAAAAATTTACAAGAACAAATTGAGTTATATAAAGAAAAAGAAAAGGTCTACAGATCATATATTACAGATTTAGAATTTATAATTCAACAATATAAAAATGTTGAAGCTTTACGACGATCTTTTCAATATTCAATATTGCCTTTGCCACCGTGGCCTTTATCACCTTTTTTATAGGAGGAAAGAAAAATGAAAAAAGAACACATAATATTTTTTATAATGATAGCAGTCTTTATAATAGGCGTAATACTTTGTAATGTTTTACCTGGTTGGTACAAATTATATAGTAGTCCATGTCTTATAATTTACATCGTTTATCAAATTCGATTATTAAACAACGAGACGAGACGAATAGAGAAAGATATCATAAGTAAAGTAAAACAAAGGTCTTAAATGGATAGTTTAAAGGATGCATTATTAAAAGCCGGTGTAATTGATCAGAAAAAGATTGATGAACAAAATAATCTTCAAAAAATAAAAGAGCAATCAGAACGACAACAAGTTGAACTACAACGGCAACATAACGAAGAAAATTTAAGAAATGAACGACAAAACCACGAAAGAAAATTACAACCTTTTAATGATTTATATATAAATAAAAAACGATTTATTGCTCATTTAGTATATGCTTTTTCTCCTGCTCGTATTGCAAGACGATATTGGGCTCATAATTCTAAAAATTGTGTTGTTTGTAATAGACAAATTTTAACAATGAATGAAGCAATGGATTCTGAAAAAATTAGAAGTTTTGGTGAAATATATCTCAATATAATGCGAAAACAAATCACACAATCATTATTAGGATTAACAAGTGATTGTGAAGCCGATATAGCACAGTTACATCAAATATTTCAAGATCGAAAACTTGGTGTTTGTAGTCATGATTCAGATAAGATTTTATGTCAACCATGTTGGGAAGTTTTTCAAGAATGGATTGTATTAAAAATATTGTGGGGAGATTCATATATAGTAAATATTATCCATCATAAAAGAAAAATATACAATGAAACCTATTGAATTATATTACACATATCCAGAAAATTACGAAATTAATATGATTCAAAAAGTTGTGTTTCCTGATGGTACTGTTATTCTTAAAAATGGTAATTACATTAATTTACAACAATGTTTAAAATTTATCGGACATGAAGTTAAATGCTTTTTTCCTGATGGTGATTTCTTTTATGAAAATCCTTTGACACAGTTTACTTTAACAAATGTAACTTTAGATAAAACCAATACATTAAAAATAGGTCAACCAGTTTATTGTTTGACAGGTAATAGATCCATACACTTAGTAGATCATTTTGCAAAAGAAGTTATTCATCCTGTATGAAGAGTACTATTATTGGTTTACTTATTTTTGAGGAATTATCTAATCTACAATTAGAGCAATTGTCAAAAATATTGAAACAATATAATGATCAGCGAAGAAGTTTTCTTCATTGTGACCATGGATTTGATATACCTGCATGCGAAATAGCCAGGAAATTTGGTTTTTCAATATGTTCTCATCCTGATAATCTTTATGAAGATAGAATATTTATTAATAGTCATGTGACACATCATCCAAAAGATTCGTTGGCACGAAATTATGATATTATTGATAAATCAACTTTATTAATTATGACAATGCCGTTACAAACAAATAAAATTGGTGCCTTAACTATAGTTTATGCTTCAACACTCAACAAAGATATTAGGATTCTAAAAGAATCAAAACAGCATTGTCCGACATGTTGTGGAATACATGATGGTCCTTGTTCACCAGGAAATTTTAAAGTTATTATTTGCAGTTGTGGAAATGAATTAGTTATGCCAATTGATTCAATAAATGCAGATTGCGTATGTGGTAAGAATAAATGGACAGAAAAAACTGCAACTATTGATGATATGATAAAGCATCATCCTAATTTATATAGGAGAACTTAAACTTAAATGATTTATCTATCAACAAGATTATCAAAAAATTATGCCTGGGAAGTAAATTTCTTTCATTTTGTTAGAAAGTTTTCTGATGGTCTTTCATTGTTTACTATTGAGATTAGTGGTGATTGGTTTAAAGAAGAGCACAATCCACAATTTGCTTTTGTTTTAATTTTAATTAATACAGTAATTGTAGAATTTAGAATTTACAATATAAATCATATAGGAATTGAAGATGTCAGATAAATTTTGTGAGCATTGCATTTTTTTATCAGATGAAAGTAATGTCGGTCATTATACTTCTATTACTTATCGAAATAACCGAAAATTTAAACTTCAGCATAATATGCATATTTGTTTAGTAAACATGGAGGAACATGAATATGAACAATTAGAACCAATACAAAAAATTAGAAGAAGAAATATTATTGTTGATGATCCTATAGTTTTGAATGAAAAAAATAACTGTGAATTTTATGAAGAAAATGTTTTTTGTCGCATTATGGCATTAATTCTTAAACGACAATTCTTTTGGGTTAAACGACAAGAAATGAAGTCAAATAGGTCTTGTATAAATTGTGCTTTTGGCAGGAATGGTGATTGTGTTGATGGTAAATCAGATAAAAGTTGTTTTACGGAAGATATATGAGAGTATTAATTATTGATGAAGAAGCAAAAACTGAAATTAAAAAAGTTATTGATTATGCTGAACAACATAAATTAATAGCTGACTTAACCCGAGTGATTATTGATGACTCAAATGCTGTTGGTAATGACACAAATTCTGTTTGTTATCTTGTTGATGGTTTTCGAATAGCTTACTCAATAGAAGAACAACCTTGTGGATGGTGTAGACACATATCAATTTCAGTATCACCTAAAGATGGCAAACAATTGTTGCCCAGTATTCCTGCGGTCGAAATGATAATGAGAGAATTTGGATTGGTTGGCACTATTTATGATTGTGAAAATGTATCAATAGAAGAGGACATTTGCACTATTGAAGGTGCAACACAGGCAATTAATATTGTTCAATTATTAAATAAGGAGCTTTAATATGTCAAATAGACGAATAACAATTATTTTATCTTACAATGTTCCAGTGAACAAAGCTAACGACAATGCAGCAGACGATTTGTATGCATCATTTCAAAAACAATTTGAAACAAGTATGCCTGAAGCTACAATTTCACATGTATGCATTGAAAAAACACTTATAAAAGATGAAGAAAAAAATAGTGGCCTTATTTCTTAAAAGTATAAAACTTCTTACAAAATATCGTAATTTAAAACCATTTAGTTTTGATTTCAAGGATGGTTTGAATGTTATTGTTGGTGAAAATGGTATTGGAAAATCAACACTTTTAAATTTGATTGCTGAACATAAAAAAGATTTAGTTAAGTTAAGTATTAAACCTGGTACTGTTTATCAGTTTTTTGACACTGAAAAACAAAATCCTCGAATTAAAGCACTTAATGAACATGAAAATTCTTTATTTGAATTTTCAATTGCTTCTCGTTTTGCCTCTCATGGTGAAGCAATGTTACCAATAATATTAACAGCAAAGACTTTTAGTGATACATTGTTAATGGTTGATGAACCAGAATCAGGTATTTCATTAATGAATCAAGTTAAAATAATAAATGCTTTTAAAAAGATCGTTGAAGAATCAAATTGTCAAGTTATAATAACAACGCATTCCTATGTGATTATTAAAAATGTAGAATATGTTTTTAATATGGATGTTATGACTTGGATAAAATCAAAAGATTACTTAATAAAAATTTAATATGAATACAGTATACGTAAATGAATATGTAATTATTAATGGTTGGCAACATAGATGGTTTGAGCCATTGCAGAAATATGTTCCGTTAAAGAAAGAGTATTGGATTGATTTAGAACCTATGCAAAATAAATCTTGGAGATTATTAGCAAAAGCCCTCGGTGAAAAAGCCTCCACAAGTGACAAAGAAGCAGACAAAATAGCTTTTATACGATTGTGCATTATTTTAATCTATGTTATTACAAATCTGGTAATTGTTGCTGGTGTTATAAGACATTGGTCACATCCATAGGATAAAATATGTCAGTTTATTTGTGGAAATGCGAAGAATGTGGTGATACTAATCAAAGATCATCATCAAAGGAACCAAGACGTTGTACAACCTGTGGCAGTCACAGCGCAATGACTTTTAAAGGCACATTACTTAGCGCCTTAGAGAAAGAGAAAGCTCAACAAAAGAAGAAAAAACAAGGATCAATGACGCACAAAGAATGGTGTCAACGACAACATTGTTTCAAACCTGGAACATATCGACATAAAATCAAATTTATGCCTTGCCGTCAATGTGAAGTTGCTTACAATGCAGGAATGTCAATTGTTGCTGGCAATTGTACTGTTGCAACTACAAATACAAATATAACAACAAAAGGACGAATTAAAGAATGGCTTGAACAAGGAAAGCAATTAAAAGCAACTCATGTAATTGTTGTTTGTGACACATTTGAGCATGAAGATTATCCAGTGTATGTTATGTCAAATGAAGATGTGCGAAAAAAAGTAGACGAATATAATAAAAAAAACATGCAAAAAGTTATGGAAGTTTATAATTTAAAACTTAATATTGAAAAACAACTAGAAGAAACTCGAGCATTTCATTATGACGACAAAATTTAATAGTATTGATGAGGCAAAAGGATTTGCTGCTTATCAATTAGGAATTGAATTGGGTGAAATGATACTGACGCCTGATCTTCATGCTGGTGGAATTGAAATGACACTTTTAGATGATTCTGATACATCGGATGAAATGAAAAAAGCTATTCAAAAACGATATGATGCTCAAGTTGGTTTTACAGTGCTTAAAAAAGTTAAATCAACTAAATGCAATGAATTTGAAATAAAAACGATTAAAGTAGTCATTGGACCTTTTCGTGACGGATATGATTGTTATTTACTTTCGGAAAATGGTATGGGATTTCGAATATAAAAGAGGAGAAATAATGAAAAAACGAAATGATAACTTTTACAAAAACAAAGAGTTGAGACGTAAGAATCCGAATATTAGAAAAATTATCAATGGTAAACCATCTTCTTTTTGGGACAAAAAAGTCGAGAAATCAAAAATTCCTAATGGTCGAAAAGTTATAGATTAATAGTGAAAGCTCGTACGCATAAATGTAAAAGATGTGGTAAGTGTTGTCGAGAAGAAGTTTGTCTTGTTGGAATAAAAGTATATAAGGATGACAAACCACCATGTAAAGGTTTAAAGAGAAAAGGCACAATATATGCTTGCGAACTTATGGACATTGTTTCAGAAGAAAAGCAAGCATTTTTATTTTTATTGATGGGTGTCGGAATAGGTTGACTTATTGGACACCAAATAAATGGAATACATTATGAAACGAATATTATTATGCATAAGTACTTGTTTACTTATCATTTTAGTTTTTGGTACATCACCACATAAATTTAGTGATTCTTTTCTTCCATTAGTAGGCTTCTTTGTTGGCATATTACTTGCAAATATGGGAAAACGACATGGCTAGATTATTTAACAAAGTATATTTTGACGGAGCCGGTGAATGGTCAATAAAAGCTCATAAAAAGTTACATGAATTGCTTGATGAAGCCCTTTCATTATTAAGTGCAAGTCAACAGACTCCAATGTCAACAGAATCAGTTGAAGCCTGTAAAGATTATGAAAAATTTGTAAAAAAAGCAGATCATAGGATAGATGAAATTGCTGATGATATTTATTGTGCTTTAACAGGAATAAATGGAGTTAAACTAAAATGCCCTTATTGTAAAGGCACACAAATTGTACTACTTGGTGCTGCTGAAGATGAAGACTATACTAATTGTCCTCACTGTAAAGGTCAAGGATTTTTTATTGTTAGAAGTAATAAAGATAAAATACCTTTAGATTGTGATAAATGTCCCGTTGATGTTGAATTTTGTAGTTTTAAACGAGGACAAAAACATTGTAAAAAACACTTGAAAGAATTATATGTTTGACGAATGCGACACTTTAATTGTTTCTGCTGCGATGGCTGTATCTGGTTATCCCAAAGCAATAGCAGCATGGCAAAGAATGTTGGACGACATTATTAAATATCGTTCTATATCACTTAAAATGCACGAAGTTTTTATTAGAATATTAAAAATAAAGATGCCTGAACATTGGAAAAATGAGGGAGCTGAAGACCCTAATACAATAGCAAGAATTAATGCAATATTAAGTTGTGATGAAATTTATAAATTGTGTGGTCTTTTGCCAAGTCGAGTAGATTGTACAATAGAAAACGGTATTTATTTGGTATTTAAACTCGATAGTAAAAATTTAATATTAGAAGCTTATAATACTAACGAGATTGGAGTTATTATAACAGAAGGTAGGAAAATACTATTTAATGAAGATATTATGAATTTCAATTTTTCTAATTGCATTAATAAATTTGTCAATATGAGAAAGAGTTTATGAAAGTATTACTTAGAGATGGTGAACAAATTCAGAAGAATGATTATATTTATTTTCCAGAAATAAATGATTGGCATCCTTGTCGAACAATTATGGGCCTTTGTTTTAATGATACAATGAGTCCTATTTTTAGAGTTATTAAAAAAGAAGAATTAAAACCACCAGCATTAATTTTACTTATACCAGATGTAGATATAGTTATGCCAACTGATGAATTTTATAAAAAATCAATATGGACAAAATGTGAAGGTGATGTAAATTGTGGTCATTTTTATACAAAATTTATGTTACCAATAAGACGACTTATCAAACAATAACATTTTTTAATTATGAAACAAACAATATTTTTTATTTTCCTGTTTTTATTTTGCACATCTTATACATCAACATTATCAAAATTCAATTCTATTCCTACTTGTTTCAAATGTGGTGCAAAAACTAAAAACTGCAAAAGAATACTTATAAAACAATCAAAAGATTGTTCAGTGACACCATGCGCGACAATTCCTGAACATTATGATTGTAAATGTGCGTTTTGTGGTTACACCTGGATGGAGGCACCGTAATGAATTATTCACAAAATGATGATTTACATCTTGATTCAGAAGAAACAGAACAATCTACGCATAGAAAAGATATTTTAACATTAGCATTACAATTATTTCTTTTTTTTATAATAATTGTTGGTCTCATATATACTATCGGATATTTTTTCAATCGATTTCTTCCTAAGGTTATTAAATGCATGAATTAATTGCAAAAGCCAGAGCATTTGGCCTTAAAGCTCATACAGTTCAAACATATTCTGACATTTATCCATATTATAAACATTTGGAAGATGTTTATAATACGTTAGTAAGATTTGGGTTTAATGAATCTTATAATCTTGATTTGTTAGCTGCTGCTTTTTTACATGATGTTCTTGAAGATACAGCAATATCTTATAATGATTTGAGGAAAGAATTTGAATTTAAAATCGCTGAAATGGTTTATTGTGTGACTGATGAGTTAGGTCGTAATAGGAAAGAAAGAAAACAAAAAACATATCCCAAAATTAGATCAAATTTAGATTCAATTGTACTTAAAGTCTGTGACAGAATTTCAAATGTTGAATTTGCTTTTTTACAGAAATCACCACAATTTGAAATGTATCAAAAAGAACAAAAAGAATTTGAATTTAATCTGTATGTTTGTGACCATATTAATTTTTTATGGGAATATCTCACAGAAATTCTTTTTAAAAATGAACTATACGATTGTTGTCATAATTGTTCTCATAAATCTCATAAAGTACAAACAGGTTATTTTGAATGTTCTAAAATTTGATGGGAGGTAATATGTTTTTATGTCCCCGATGTTCCGGCGAAACATTAGTCACTCAAGTATACCATCACATTTTAGATGCTACAAAAAGACGACGGAAATGTACAAAATGCAAATTTAGATTTAATACATTTGAAAAAATTGTTCATTCAGATTGTTTGTTTTCTTTCAAAATTTCTACTAATTGTACACCAGATAAAGCATTAAAATGTAATCATGCAGTTAAATGTGGAAAAGTAAATGATAAATGTGTATATGGTCGTGAAACTTCTGTCATGTGTACACCTTTACGAGCAAATGATTGTGGTCATTCTAAAAAATGCGGAAAAGAAAATTAATAATAATTGTTTTGGAACAAAAACCAAAACTTAAATCAAGACCCAAAATTCATTTTATAACTGGATCTGTGAAACTTTGTACAGGTCACAAATTACGTGTTACTAGGGTATTTTTTAAAAGAGCAAATAATGCTACTTTTCTCAGAGAACATGTTACATGTAAATTATGTAAGAACAAATTAAGGAAAATGCCCAAAAATATTCCATGGTGGTGGCCAAGAAACTGTTTACAAAAAACAATAAAATAAAGTGTACATTAGATGTCGAACAATTTATATTATATTCATGCAAACGACGGAAGCAGAAATAAAAGGTTTTATAATTAAATGCCCTACTACTAATGAATTGTGTCAAATATTTTTTGTTGATGATAATGTTAATGTAATAACAGAAGATGATGACGTAGATGGTGTAACTACTTTTGACTGCCCTCTTTGTGGAAAAACTCATACAGCGATAATTGCATTAGCAACCTGACTACGATTTAATTATTGATTACAATATCATGAAGATTACTAAAAATTTTCTTCGTTATTGTTTGGGTTATTCGTATGATAAAAGATCGCAGACTTTTTTTAGATCTGCAATTAATACTCATTATCCATTTAATCACCTTAATTTCATCGTTGAAAAAGGTAAAATAAAATTACAAACAGGTCATACTAAATATGATTGTGATTCTATTATTAAATTAATAGCATCTATTTATTTTGCCGGTGTCAATGATGGTAAATTATATCCAATTGAAAAAAGATTTAAGAAATGATCACGTTTTCGATTATTTGGGGCATGGTCCATGGATTAGGTCTATCTACTTTATGGATAGGTATAGCGATGCTCGTTGATATTTGTATCGTCGGTATTTGTGCCACCGGTTATATACAAGGAGCAAAAAAAGAATGAATATGAATTTGCAGATAACTTTAAAAGATGTTGAATATATGAATTCACAAATAATAACTTTAAACGACATTAAATATTTAATGGTTTATTTTGGTTTTTTACAAGACAGTTTTGTTATAGATGAAAAAAATGAAATTGGCTATATTAGAATATTTTTTATTAAACAGAGGTTACGATTTTTGTGGTATAAAAATAAAATTAAAAAGATTTTATCCGAAAAAACACCTGTGTGTCTCAAATTTACTTTATACTTTTCGATATGAAAACAATTTGTTTTTTAGCGTGTTTTATTTTAGTTTTACCAGTAGCGACAACGTCAACTTTAGTTTGTAAAGATTCAAGTCTTCAACAATTTCAGATTCAAAAACAGTCATTTTTTGATAAATTTCTTAACGATTTTCTTCCAAAAAGATTTTTACCGTCATTCGTGTTTGTTGCAATATCGATAATTTTCTGTGTTACATGTAAGTCTCGATTTTTGACAATATTTTTAACTTTGCTTTCTATATTAGTAGTTATTGCTTTTATGACAGAGAAAAATTTATGAGGTTGCTTTTATGCAAGGATTGATTGCAACGATATGTAGCCATGTTCATGTATCGGCACAAAAAGCATGACGGCTCTACCTGGGAAATCTACGATGATCTATAAGCTATTAATAGACAGTGAATCATGGCTATACACGTAGCCCAGGTGCATAGAGAGAGTCCAATTCTTCTAAGAGCAACCTTTTTAAAAATTAGGATAAAATGGGATTATCACTTACAATTATTAGTGGTCTTATTTTAACATTAGGCGATATTTTGATGAAAAAATGGCTATCATCATCGAATATACGATGGTGTTTATTCGGTATTTTAACGTGGTTGTTAGGATTGATTTTTCTCGCATGGAGTTTTAAATTTAAAAATATCGCTATTGCATCGATGCTTATCGTCGACGTCAATATCATATCACTATTGGTCGTCAGCGTATTATTTTTTAAAGAATCCATATCATTGCAACAGACTATTGGAATATCAATTGGCTTTATCACCATAATGTTATTAAAATAAAGGAAGAATTATGACTGTTAAAGAAAGTATCACTGTTCAAGATGCATGTGACTTATTAAACGAATTTTTAAGACTCGATCCGGAATGTGCTAACGAACTGATAAAACAGAGAGAGAATTGTTGTAAATCTGTCGAAAGACATCCGACAATCCAAGTTGATCACCACGAGCCACACATCGTATCAAAGGTTGGATTTCTTGGGCTTCTCAATGGAATGTTTGGCGTTCGTGATGACGGAATGGGTCCTATATGTTACGAAGAAAAGAAAGGCAAAATAATCAAATTCAAGCCAACACCATCAAAAAGAAAGAAAAAGAATTGAATAATTCTATAGAAAGGGTTTCTTTTATGACAAGTGAGCTCATTATTAGAACTATGGAAGGTGACGCCGATGACTTCCATGAGACGATATTCATTTTTAATGAACTTAAGAGATACCTAGTAGATGAAACAGATGAACTCAGAAATTACATCGTCGCTTGCGAAATATTAGCAAAATCTTATCCGAACGGTCGCGGTGGCGGCGATAACTATGTAGGACCCTATTGGAGTTTAGTACAAGAAGGATGGTATCATAACGAAATGGGTTATTCAGACTCATATGATGGTTATTCACTTATTTATTATGATGAAAATTCAGAACAATTTGATTGCGAAGTTGTTTTGGACGATGAGATGAAAAAAGAAATAGCAGGTAATACTGCAGAAGCAGATAAATAATGATTGTCTGTGAAAAAGAAATGCTATATTTACCAGAACTATAAAAATGAAAACTATAAAACAAAATCTAGTTAATATCTCATACCGTTGCTGCTACAACTGTCGCTCTTTTACTATAAGTCTAGATAAACCTGATCATTATTCCTGCAAAAGAAAATGTACTATCAAAAACGGTTTCAGATACTTCAAACTCGATCCCATCTTTGACGGTGAAATTCCAGAATTAAAATCTATCCAACACATTGAAACTCCCAAAGAATTTAAAATACGCCAAAAAATCATTAATCAACATCTCAAAGGAGTCAAAAAATGATTGAGATAATCGGTTCATTTTGCATCATCCCAACTAGATACATCATCCTCGAAAAAATCAAACTTATCCGATTCACAACGGACACAAAAGATTGGGCATTCAAAATCATCTTCCTCAGCAAAAACCACAAAGTGGCTACTCGCACTTTATTTGCCCCTATCTATCATGATAGGACGAACTCACTAGAAAAATACTATAAGCTAATCGAAGACGCCTGCACTCTAATGAAACAAACAAATTTAAAAAGAAAGACTTGCTCTTCTATCTTCTTCCTAGAACATAGCAAAGGTCGTGATCGCCTCGACATCATCAGTCTCTCGGATGCGCTACCAATCGACCATAATCATACTCAAATAGCAAGCTTACGGCTACGCAAAAATCTGACTGACGAAATACTTGCACCCGTCTATTTACTTGTCGGAAATGAGAACGAAATACAAGACCAAGCTATCAAAATGCTAAACAATTTAAAACGAAAAATCACAAATAAAAATCAGTCTTTCCGAAAATCTTAAACTTAAATTACAAAAGAGTCTAAAAATGAAACTGGAAACATCTAAAACAAAATTAATGGAACGACTCAAATCTAAAAAGGAACTACAATCTTTTGTGGATAAGATTGAAAATCTCTTTATCTGGGCAAATGATAATCCTGAAAATAGTGACAACAGGAGGCACTCAGAAGACAAAGAGACAGTGCGTGCCCATTTGGCTGCAGCCTGGGAAGGTATTTAATATTCATTTCAGAGGAAATTTATGACACTCGATGACATTAAAGCTATAGAAGAAAGCATTGAACATTGGTGGCAGAATATACAATTAGTCATGTTATACTACGCTGCAAAAATACCTGTAGACGAATGGTACAATATCGAAATTGATTGGAAAACTTGTCCATTATGTCTTATATATACTCCTATCGTCAAGTATCGTACAACTAATTGTGCCAGCTGTCCCATCACTAAATTCGATAATAAATCATCATGCAATTCTCAAAAGAATCCTTGGAGTAAAGTCGCTTCTAAACTTAGTCATCCTTTTAGTACTGAATATACGATAATGACTGCAGAACGATACCGTCAATTATATCTTGCTGTAAAAGCAGAAATTTGTTTCTTATACGACTTACTAGAATTCACAAAAAAAAGAATCCAAAATCCAAAAGTAATATGCACTAATGAAAAATGTTCACACAAATTCACCGACAATGAAAAACAATGCTCCCATCTCAAACCACATAAAAAAGCGGCAGCTTGTGTCACGAGATGCTATAACGGGACGACTTGCAGCTCTATATGATCTTCACAATAGGTAGAATCAACTTAAAGGAATAAGATGCCAGAATTAATATGTGACAGATGCAAACAAAACTACCCTATCTGGTCTACGGACAATGAATCATGGAACGCCGTCATCCGCGACAACCCATCAAATTTCATATTCCATTTCCTATGCCCTACATGCTTCTGCTTCTTAGGAACACATGAGAACAGATGTACGTGGACTGTAACACCAGACCGTGCTTTCAAAGAGCCATCAGACGAAAGGTCAGGATAACATCATGTTTGGCATATGCCCACACTGTCTAGCCCTAGCTATTTTAGGATTGATCTCGTTTATCCCGTTCATTAGACCGTTGCTTCGACTTTTAGGAAGAAAATGTAAATGTAAAAATGAAGATAAATGCGCCTGTAAATGATACTACGATAATCAAAAACTATGCATTTTAATATGATTATATACATGAATAGGAGAATATAATGAAACTTTCCGAAAACTTCATCAAGATTTCAAGATTCTATATTTTAATTCCTAAAGATAAAAGAATTCTTGGATTTACAATAGTAAAAATAAGAAAAGGTTTCCGATCCTTCTATTCAAAATATCTTGAAACAGGTTCAATTAAAGATATGCTTCCTGGTGGCGAGTTTTTTTTAGGATATAATCTGAAAGATATTAAAAAGAAATACGGAATATAAATGAGCCTTCGCAAATGAGTAAGGAGAATTTTATGGCCGTAGCTAAAAATCAAATCCAAGAAGTTCTTAACGTAATACTAAAACATGTCAAATCTATAGACGTGTTAACTGAACTAAGAACTACAGAAGCTTACACACACAATAAATCTTTCGCTGCTACTATCGACAGATTAATTGAAAATTTTTTAAAAAATAAAGAGCCAACAAAAACGCAATAGTGAAGTTCACAGTAAGAAACTTATGAACATCTCTCGACAAGTCCTAAAAAAGATCGACAAATATAACCCCAAAGGAGGATTATGCCACACGGCAAAATTCTTCTTAGCTCTATGTGAAGTCAATCACACGTCCACAAAAGGTCACGTCGAACGTGTCGCGCTCCTCGCAGAACAGACAGCAAAGATCCTAAAAAAAGATAAAAAAGCCGTATTCTTTGCAGGAATATTCCACGACATCGGAAAAATACTCCTACCTGCTAACTACTTTGACGGACACGAAATAAGCCAAGAAGAGTACGCTTACATAAAAACACATGCCCAAGCAGGATTCAAAGCACTACGAAAAATTCATCTCTTCACAGCTCTCTGCGCGGGCCTTCACCACAATCTCTACCAAGCCGGATACGGAATCAACCAGGACGTCTTTCCTGAAAAATGGTCACCGGCGACGATTAAGAAAGTATTAGACATCTCGACAATCATCTCTATCTGTGACTTCACAGACGCGGCCCTAAATCGGGATACCAAAATAAAAGACGACTCTACTGAGGAAAAATCCCTAAAAGAAAAACTTTACAAAAAATATCAGGACGATCATATGATCGTCGATATCGTATTAAACATCGCAGCTAAAAGATAATGATCTCGTCAAAAACTTGGCCACATGAATTCTAGACAGACTTCTCTGAAAGGAAATGGTAGTGAGACTAGGGAGAGGTTGAATATCTTATGACAAACTCTAAATCACCAAAAGAAGAAGAAATCTCTAAATTAAAACACGAATTATTTCAACTATAATTATTAAAAAATCAAATAGAATTAGATAATCTCAGATTTCAAAAACTCAATCTTGAAATAATGCGCCAACAGGCGATGATCCATCTTATGAGACCTCTATACAGGAATCTCTTCTTCAATAATGAATTTATGTTCTTATAAACAAAAAGGCAACAAGAAAATGAAACTCACAGATGCTATAAAAAAATTCAGAGAATACCATCCCGATACGAGCAAATACATATGGGGAAAGGCATTTGAAATCATCTGCTCAAAAGCTACCAAAACACAGGATCCTACCGCACAGCCGGAATCATATCCGACGCCTTGGATCCACGCGACAATACACCTAAACCCTGAGACCGGAGAAATGCACAGTGACGGCGACCACCAAGTACGACACTGGATTCAAGATAAAATCCACGCTTCTAATATCAAAAACCCAGACCACATCAACGAAGCCCTATCTGCAAAACAGTAAACCTCCTAGAACAAAAAGTATCTATCCTAAGAGACCATTTAGATTTTGGAATCACAGGCAAACGCGGCTTCCGAGGAATCCCTGACCCTAACAATGAGATAACCTACACAAAAGATGCAATCGCAAGAATATAAACAACGATTATAAAAATAGCAGTATGAAAAAACAATTGATTCTGGAGCAAAGAGCTTTAATGGAACCAATCACCGTTCAAGAACTACCTGCATATCAATTAGCTGTGCTTTACGATATTTTTAATGGCAAATATGATGACTGCGTCCATCTTTTTATTAAAGGCAAAATTGTGTCTGTCAATGTAAAAATTAATGATGATCTAACTAAGGAAGTACAAAACTAAGGAAATTAAAAATGGCTAAACCAATTACTATCAAAAACTTTCACGGACAAAATACTCACAAAAGACCCGTCAGGAAACTACATCAACCTACCTATAGAAGAAGCATTCATAGCTAATGCTCTACCACAATGTCCCTTAGCCATCACAGTCTATAACCCACACATCAAAACTCTCTACTTTGACCCTGATGCTATAATTGAAATAACAGATTAATTTCTAGCACACAAAGACATTTCTCAATGACTGATACAGTCAGATATCGTAATAACTACGTTTAGTGTGGCATATAATTAATCTAATACCATAACATGAAAATTTAACAAGGAGCACAAAATGCCTGAAACACGCGAATCAGATCTAGTATTAGCACCAAATGAATTTGCTTTTGTCCTTGATCAAAACACAGGAGCTATTCAGCCCGCAGTCGGCCCCACAAAAAGAACTCTTGAAAACACAGAACGAACAGTCCTATTAACTACCGACACAGGAAGATTCGTAGAAACACCTGCATCAATGGCAAAACAGATCTTCATCAAAGCCGATGAACGATCATACATCATTCTTGAAAATCCCTCAAACGGTGACAACAGAAAACATCCAATCAAAGGCCGCGACAATCCCATGCCGGAACTCTCTTGGGGCAAAAAACAAAACCTTCCCGGTCCTGTCATGTTCCCTCTATGGCCCGGCCAAATAGCAAATGTCATCAAAGGTCACCAATTAAGATCAAACCAATATCTCATCTGTGTCATTGACAATGCCCAAGAAGCAATGCAAAACTGGTCACAAGCAATCGTGGACAAAGTACAATCTGATGAGACAGATGAGAAAAAAACTACAGTCGACCTCCGCACCGGCCAAATACTCATCATCAAAGGATCGGAAATCAGCTACTACATACCTCCCACCGGAATTCGTGTCGTACCTGATGAAAATTCATCATATGTCAGAGATGCAGTAACGCTTGAACGTCTTGAATATTGTATCTTATTAGATGAAAATGGCAATAAACGATTTGAAAAAGGACCTTCTGTAGTCTTTCCTCAACCCACAGAAACTTTCATCGAAGTCGACAATAACCGCAAATTCAATGCTATCGAACTCAATGACCAAATGGGCCTCTATATCAAAGTGACAGCGGACTACAAAGAAGGCGACAAAACATTTCTTGCGGGCGACGAACTATTCATCACAGGCAAAGAACAAAAAATCTACTACCCTCGTCCTGAACACTCTATAGTCAAATACGGAAACAAAACTCGCCACTACTCGGTCGCTATCCCAAAAGGCGAAGGCCGCTACACGCTTGACAAAATAAAAGGCGAAATCACGACTGTCAAGGGCCCAGCCATGTTCTTACCAGATCCAAGAAAAGAAGTCATCGTCAGAAGAATTCTTAGTGACAACCAGGTGAAACTATGGTTCCCGAACAATATTGACGCCCTCACATACAACCAAACACTCGCACAAAAAGCCAACGGTGAAAAATTCTACAAAGACGAAGATGTCTCGCGCACAAATGTCATGTTCATGAATGAAAGCCAGTCCAGAGGATTCAGAGGCATATCAGGCTTCTCCGGCATTCCCGGTAGCAGAAATGAAGAGTCTATCTACAATGACACATCTGTAGTGAGTGACCGCATGAATCGCGGCAACACCTTCACACCTCCAAGGACGATCACGCTCGACACAAAATATGAAGGAGCGGTCGTCATCAACGTCTGGCCCGGCTTTGCTATCCAGGTCGTCAACAAGACGGGAGAGCGTGAGATCGTCATCGGCCCAAATGTAGTCGTCCTCGACTATGATGAAGACCTCGAACGCATGAACCTCTCTACAGGCAAACCAAAAACAGATCACAACCTGATCCAGACAGTCTACCTCCAAGTCAAAAACAACCGGGTCTCAGACGTCGTCGAAGCCACCACAAAAGACATGGTCAATATCCAAATAAGGACAAACTACAGGCTCAACTTCGAGGGCGACCCGAAACTATGGTTCACTGTCGACAACTACGTCAAATTCCTCACACAAAACCTAAGATCTATCATACGCAATGAGATCAAGAAACACAACATCCAAGAAATCACTGACAACATAGCCTCTATCATCCGCGACCTCATCCTCCAAAAACCCCCGAAAGAAGGAGACCCAAGACCAGGCCGCACATTCCCAGAAAACGGGATGCACGTCATCGACGTCGAGATACTCTCACTAGAAATAGGCGACGAAAAAATCAAACTACAACTCCTCACTAACCAATACGCGACTATAGAAAACGCTATCAAAATAGCAAACTCTAACCAACAACTAGACCTCACAAAACAAATCGAAGCTAACAACGTACAAAAACTAGACATCGAAAAAACTACACAACTGACAAAACTCAAACAAATCAAAGAGATCACTACACAACAGAGAGACAACGAACAAACAGACGTCACAAAACAAAAAGAAATAGCATTACTGCGCGACACTATCGAACAAATATCCCTTGACCGCAGGACAAAAGAAGCTGCCGCCGCTCTCAATGAATTGACCGGCAAAACAAACGTAGACACAGAATCCTTCGAACGCCAAATGAAAGCCATCCAACCACAACTCATCGAAGCCATCATCACTACCTCCACCCACGACCTAACAAAATCCTACGTGGAAAACATCCCAAAATCAGGCGGCAACATCGGCCTCTTCCTCGGCCAACAACTCATAGACAACATATGCGCCCTGGTCAAAGGATCACCCATAGAAAAATCTATCAGATCTCTCGGCACAAAACCATCTACTAAAGAAGATTAAACTCTTTATAAAGGCCTCTCTAATAAAGAGGCCTTATCTCAACTCACTAAATACCATGATATACCGCCTAAAATTTATAACATTCAATCTAGCAGCCAAACCAATCTATCCAAAAGAAGAAAAAATAGAATACTGGATAAGCAATTTATGGGACAACAATATAAACTGCCCTATCTTTACTTCAAATCCCTTACACGCTAAGAAATTCTTCATCACTAAAGCAAAAAAATTACTTACTTCATTCCAAAACCTAGAAATTAAAAAACTTGAACAATGGTTCGGCACTAATGTCTATACGACACAACCTTATAAAGACAACACTATCCTAGCAAAATTACTAGGAATGAACTATATCGTACCTTCATGGACAAAAGAATGCATATTATGGCAACTAATAACTGAATGAGAATTCTAATAGGAGAAAAGAATGAATACAAAACCATCTGACATCAAAATCCGACAATTCAAATACCGAACTGATCCCAAGACGGCAGAGAAAATAGACATTGAAGCCCTCATACTCAATCCCAAACTACTAGAAAAAGCTGACGACATATGTCATGAACTATCAATGTTCGGCGTCTGCACGCTCATCACACAAAAACTCAAGAGAGACAAGAGAATAGGGATACTCGATCCTGAAACACTAACTTCTCTATCAAAAATTATCATGAAGACTCGAAATATGACACCAATGGCATACATTGAATGTATTGCGTTTCGCATCACTAAATTTCAAACATACATCGCAGACCTCGACAAAAAAAATTGTAACACAAAACACGCCAAAACAATCAACACTATCTATAAAAAATTTCAAAAAATATTCTCAGGCAAAGAAGACGACAGCAAACCGTTCCATACTTTCCCACAATACGATCCATCACTTCTATTACTACCCAGAATAAAAAATAATAATAAAATGACAGACCTACAATAGCGATGAATAAACAAAGACACGACAGAGACTGCCTACAAACTTGCCTATCTGAACTACTACACATAAACTACTTGGACATCCCTGAATTCCACAAAATATCTCCAGACAAAAACAGACCCTGGTCTGACGAAGAAATAACGACCTTCAAAAACACCTACGACAACTTCCTCAACTCCCACAACTACTTCAGGATCACTATCGACACACCCTTCATCCCTGATAAAAACTGCGTCAAAATGCCTTACCTCTCCCTCAATAACTTCAAATGCATCGGCATACTACAAAAACCATCAAGACACTACTCACACTGCGTCTTACTTGAAATCACTAACAACAAAGATATATCTCTACTCGACCCAAAACCAAACTCGGACTACGAACTCTCGGACATAACACAAATAGAACTAATCTTCAAAATATGAAATCAACAGACATCATAAAAAAAATCGAACAGGATTATCAAAAAAAATATCCCAATGATCTCCACATGAAATATTGGACAGCTTGGTATGCCGAGGGCCACTACGATTGCATTTTTAATGGTGGACACTGTGACGATGGAGATGAGGGTAAAAAAGCAAAATTTCTATACGGAATAATCAAAAGTAACCTAAAAAAAGCTCTTTTAAGTAAATATGATTACATTAAAACTTTCGCTCAATTAATAAATAATAATAAAGACGCAAAAATAAAAAAACGCCGATTTGAAATAGGCGATGTCGTCGGAACTTGTTCCGATTGCATGGCAGAATTTAAAATAACCGGATTTGAAAAAAAAGGATATAAAGCTAAATGCATATCATTACATCATCCTAATCCAAAAAAATCTATACTAAAACTTAATCAAGAATATTTCTTAAAAGATTCACAGATCATCACTAAATTAACTGGAAAACAATAATAAATAATATATCCACAAAATAAAAGTATCGACTCCATAGCTTTCGGATTCAGAATACCCTAACTAAAAAATATATCACTATCACAAGCCTCACGATTTAGCATAGCAAGCACATATTCTACGTATTTCTACGTGATTATAATAACATGAATAAAATTGACATTGATTCATTATTTGATGATGACGGTAATCGTATTTCGCGTAATGAAAATCAAATTTTTGGAAAACCCGGTAATCGAGTTCGAATTAAAAGATCTTTTTGTATTGATGATTTTGACAAAACAATTTCAATTCCTCAACCATCAATACCCGGTCAACCACTTATATTAAAACCTTGGCAATTAAACTGTTACAACAAATTACTTAATAAAAAATACTATTTAATTGATGCTCCAACTGGCGCAGGAAAAGCTGTTGAAATAGCTATTCTAAATTATAAAAAATTACAAAAAAATCCAAAATTATTCAATATCATATCAACACCACAAAGACAAATTACACGAAGTTTCAATCCCATGAAAATAATAGCACCTGATAAATCTCAAATAAATTGGGATGTTGAAATTATTGGTATTGATAAATCAGATTTATCAAATGCTAAAAGATTATTAACTGCAATTACATCTTATAGAAATAAAGATCCTTTAGATAGAATAATAGTATGCTGTAATGCTACTTTAGTTCTAGCTTATGATTTAAATCCTGAAGCTTTTACATACATACTTTACACAATTGATGAAGTTCAACATTTATTATGTGAAGAATATGAAAATGAAGATTTAATAACTTTTAATAAAATGGGAAAAATTGTCCATGATGTACATTCTTTTCCTGAAAGAAATAATGAATTAGGATTAGTATCAGCAACACCATTCAGAGGCGATAAATGGTCACTGCTATCTAAAGAAAATATGGAAAAAGTAACAACATTTAAATATCCATACGACGAACATTTAAGAGATTGTAATTTTGATTATTTTGATTACAATTTTGTATTATATGAAAGATCGTATGAAGATGCAACAAATGTAATACTTAATAGAGATTCAATGTGGGAACCATCATTGATTTATGTACCTGATGTTAATAGTAGAGAATCAACTGGTAAATACAATGATGTAAATATGATTTTTAAAATGATAAGTAATAGTGATAATCCCGAAATAGAACATGATGGTATTTTAACAAGAATTAAAAGAAATGGCAAATGGCTAAAAGGAATTGAATTAGTAGTTGAATCCGATAGAAAAGAAAAGTACGATTATACTGAAAAAGTTCATAATAGTGATAATAATGAAATGTTAGATTTTGTAGTTGCTTTAAGAACATTTAGAGAAGGTGCTAATTGGAAATATTTAACAAGAATATTAATACCCGGAGTGAAAAATATAACAGATGTCATACAAAGAATGGGTCGAGCATTAAGAAAAGCTAATAATAAAAATCATGCAACTGTATATCATATCTTACCATATACAATGGAAGATTTAGATAAAGAATTATCATTAAAACGAAAAGAAAATTATTACAATTCTATAGTACTTTCAATGCAATTTGAACATATTTATGCACAGTGTAAAGCTGTTAAAAACGATAAAATTAAAAGAAAAAAAAATAAAGAATCTAATAATATAGATTATTATAAGACATTGCCTGCAAATATAATTCATAATATTAATGATGATATCATTCAAGAAATGAAAATATGGACTGCAGAAAACCCACAATTAATTACAAATAGACGATTAGTTAAAAATCAATCAATACAAATAACGACTGAAATAATTCAAGAAGAAATTGAAAATAATCATCTTACAAATATTGATGTTACAGTATTTACAAAACAAATTATAACAAAATTATGGAAAAGAGCAAAAGAAGACTTTATAACATTTGATATTAATAAATTAAATAGAGGTATTGTAAGAGAAAATCCGGCATTTATTTACTTAAGCGCAATGAATGCTTTTGAAACATTTGAAACATTACAAAAATTTAAAGAATGCGTTGAAAGACTTTATGGCGATATATGGCCAATTGATAAAGCTCAAAAAATAGTCAGTAAACTGGGTTTCAAAAATAATCATGAATATGCTAAATGGTGGAGACATCCTAAAAATAAAGAAATATCATCACATTTACATAGTCGACCTCATAGATATAAAGATTTTGAAAAAAAAGGTGGCTACAAATGGTTCTTCGGTAAAAGTTATACTGATTTGTGGTCTTTAGATAAAGCTCAAAAAGTAATTAGTAAATTAGGATTCAAAAATAATCCTGAATATGTTAAATGGTGGAAAAATCCTAAAAATAAAGATATCTCACAACTTTTACATAGTCATGTATATAGATATAAAGATTTTGAAAAAAAAGGTGGCTATAAATGGTTCTTCGGTAAAAGTTATACTGATTTGTGGTCTTTAGATAAAGCTCAAAAAGTAATTAGACCATTTAAGTTTTTTAATCCTTATGAATATCTTAAATGGTGGAAAAATCCCAAGAACAGAAAAATTACATGTCATTTATACTCCCGTGTTCACAGATATAAAGATTTTGAGAAAAAAGGCGGCTATAAATGGTTCTTCGGCAAACAATTCAATATACGAATATTAAAAAAACGAACAAAAAAAACTTTAAGAAATCTTACTTCTGATTTGTGGCTATTAGATAAAGCTCAAAAAGTAGTCAGCAAATTAGGATTCAAAAATAATCCTGAATATGTTAAATGGTGGAAAAATCCCAAAAACAGAAAAATTACATGTCATTTATTGCTTAATGTTTGGAGATATAAAGATTTTAAGAAAAAAGGTGGGTATAAATGGTTCTTCGGCAAACAATTTTCAAAAACAAAAGTGTCATTTATAACAATTTCTTCTGATTTATGGTCAACTGATAAGGCTCAAAGAATAATTAGTAAATTAAATCTTTCAAGTAATACAGAATATATTAAATGGTGGAAAAATCCCAAAAACAGAAAAATATCCTGTCATTTAAGAGGAGCACTCGGTAAATATAAAGATTTTAAGAAAAAAGGTGGGTATAAATGGTTTCTAGGTAAAAGTTATCAAGGAAGATAAATGAAATTATATTCTAACGACACCAAAAAAACTAAATCTCGAGAAATCATCATAAACACTTATCGAGAACTATTCTACCACACAATGCCCAAAAACAAATCATTCATTTCTCTATGCTCTCCACAAATCGGTGAAAACTGCGAAACTGACCAACTTTTCAAATCAGGCCTCATTACTCAAAAACAATATTTCGGCATTGACTACGATTCAACAACTATTAACATTAACAAAAACAAATTACCTAACTGCAATTGGTTTTGCGGTCACATACAATACATCTTTAAAAGACCATTCAATCCCGGCATTGTCAACCTGGACACATTATACATGCCAGAAAAAGCAATTAACCTCACAACAGAAATACTAAAAATTCTCAATCGCAGACAAATAAACGAAGTAATGATCGCTATCAACATCATCTTAAAAAACAGACATCAATGCTGCCGACACGATGAAATACAAAAAACAATAAACTCAAATGAACGATTCTGCAGATACATTCATGAAAATAATTGGCAAACAAACAACAATATCTATATGTATAACGGCACTGGCAATAAAAGCAAATCAATACTTGGAACAATCATCCTCTATAAAAGATAGTATGAATATTGTAGTTGAACTAAATATAATGGGAAATAATTGTCAACCAAGATGCTATTACTGTGTAAATGACAATGTACATCAATTTCAATACAGTGATATTGATATCAAAAATATGAAATTTTTTAAAAATTTACCTCAATCAAGTCTTATTATAATCTCAGGCGGAGAACCCTTTGATAACGTTAACATTTATAAAATAATTGAATATATTCAACAATGTGGTTATAACTATATAATTAATACTAAACTCAGTGAACAAAGTTATAATTATGATGAAATTAAAAATGGCAATCTTTATGTGTCATTACATCTTGAATGTCGGAACATTAATACTCATGAAGAATTATCAAAATTTTTAGATAAATTTATTAATAATATAAAGCAATTTAAATCTAGAAATGTCAATATTAATGTTACTCAAATTATCACACCCATTTTATTAAATGGCCAAACATTAATAATAGGTCGAACAAATTTAGATGTTTATCACGAAGTATTTGATATTCTTTCTAAACATGACATTTTTATAATACCACGATGTATAAAAGGACGTATGTGTAAGACTGTAATTAACGCCGACGGATCATATCAAAATGACTACTTATTAAAATATAACAATCTTTTCAATTTATGCCCGGATTTTATAAAAACTAAATTTCCCATTGAAGAAGATATTCCAAAAATTCGTAAAGGTGAAAATTGTAATGCTGGATGTAATTTTTTTATTGTTTCATGTGATAATAATAAAGATTTCGGCAAACATAAAATTGTAACATGCTGGAATCAAATTAGAACAGGTAAGTTCATTGTAAAAGATTTTGATTTAGGAAATTTATTAAAACAACCACAAATTTGTCCCTATCCAGAACTTTGTGAATGTAAAGTCTTGTCTAGTAAAGAAAAGTATCTAAAAATATAGATACTGTCACAAGCCTCACGATTCTCTTAGTGACATACCTACATATATAGACCTTCTACTGACCCTTTATCTATACCATTCATTTATTGTGGTTTGTTGTGGTAGGGGCCAACGCGATAGGCTCTCGCAAGACTTCTCCGGCACCCGACGCAACGCGGCATCTGCTCCGGGTAGGTATCTCTTGTAAATTTACTTATGGCAACGTAGCTAGTGCAATTACGTGTATTTACAAGATAAAAAGCGTCAAACCCTTCTCTCTATAATTAATTGATATTGCGCGCGCGTATGGTATATTTTAACTTACTAAAATCTATTCTATCGCCCACTGATTTAAGGTATATGAAATATAATCTGTATGTTTACAGAGGGTAATATTTGTTGAGAAGAGAGGGCCTTAGTATTTTAGAGGATATTTCACGTAAGTTGATGATGATGTTTTGAATGCTTTTTAAGTAAGTTTACAGAGAATAATGTTAATTTATCTCCGTCGATTGAGAGATAGAGACGAAATTGAAGAAAGTAAAGGCCATTTGGGAAAATAGCTATATACCAGAGGAAACACTGAAGAGAGATGATGAATGTCAGCAGCCTTCATACGCGATATGACGACTGATAATGATTATTGTGTAATAGAGTGATGGGAAGTGATGATAGAAGATTATTGAGGTTGTTTACAAGTAGTAATATGTGACGTATATAACGGTAGTGTGATGATTGATGAAAAGAAGAAATCTATGATAATGAGATAACTGCCACATTTTGAGGCGAGAAAAAAATTATATGAGGTTTTTGGAGTTTAGATATTTTTTATAGAATTCTGGAGGGTGGTTAGAAGTGCAATTAGAGTTTTTGTGGATATTGCCTGATTTGAAGACATTGCAAGTAGCGATGTTGTTGTTGAAAGATAGGTGAGGACATTTATGAATTTTGAGACCATTGATTTCAATGAATATTTCTTTGTCAAAAGGAATTTCAAAGCAAGGGCTGGCAAGACAGCAACCGCCGCAACGATTGCATTTCATGATACTTCGCTTTCGGCTTTCCATTCACGTTCAGATTCTTTATAAAGTTGACGGATTTGTCTTTTTTGGGATGAATTGAGTGAGTGGTAGTTTTTGTGGAATTGAATTTTTGAGATGTGATCGTATTTAGATGTTTTGGGTAGTTTGATGAGTGTGATTCCGTCAGAACGTTGACGAATGAGGTTAAGGATTTGGGGAGAGACGATGAGGCGTGTTGGTTGTTGAAAGAGATTGATAGTTTGTATGGCAGAGTTTTTGACGTTTTGTGTTTGACGTAGTGATTGGTAGTGAGTTTTGGCTTTTTTGCCGAGTGAGTCGACTTGTTGTAAGAGTTGTTGGCAGTTCATAAAGAGTCCTTTCTGCTGAGACGTTTCAATTTCCTTGCGGCACGAGCTTTCTTACTAAAATATCCGGGATGTTTTAATTTATATTTGTAATATTTGTAATGTTCACATTTCTTACAATTCATTCCGTTCTTTTTTAGACAACCGTATTTGGCGTGACAGTATTCCGCGCTCAATTTGATGTAGTAATGTTCTGCACTTAATTTGACATTATAGTGATTATTTCTTGTGTCGAGCTTCCTGCTGATTTTGATTCCTGTCTTTTCAGACGCGTATTCGATTGAGCGGTAAGCGAAAGATGGTATTGATATTTCTTTTTCCGGATGTAGGGAAAGATATGTTACGAGTTGGCGCCAAAAAGACGAGCATATTCTTGGCCTTGGGAAATCAGTGTTTTGTATAGTAAATTGGTGGTTCATCTTAATTGAGTTTTTTAAGGTTTGGGAAAATGTAATGGACGTGTGTTTGATTGAGTATGATGTCTTCAATATTGATGTTTTGATAGCCACATTTTTCTAATAATGCTATTGTACGAGGAATGTCGTGTTTGTTTCTGTAGACAGTTGTTGATCGTTTTTCAGAAGAGCCTGTGATTTTGTATATTTTTGTCATCATTAGTTAATACTCCATTTTCCTATTCCGTGTATAGCAAGAGGTAATAGTTTGTATTCTATATAATCAAGTCGTTGTTTGACGATGGCCACGATTAATTGTTGAAAGTCAAATGGTTTTTCAAAACTGGGTAGTTGTGGATCAAATGGTAGGGAGTAGCCGTCAGTCATGATGACGACAGGTAATTTGTTGAATGGGACGTCAAGTTTTTTCGAGAGAAGGTGAAGAGTTTCCCAAAGAGAGAGGTCGTAGTCTGGTTGTTGAGCGTTGATGATGTAGAAGTCTGCAGTAGAAAGATAAGTAATGATGTCACTTCTGTGAGAAGCGACAGCTATTCGATTGAAGTTTTCATTGCCGATGTTGAGTTTGACCATATCGCGGATGTTGGGGTCATCATCAATGATGACAATGTTGATAATTTTCATAGTTGGTCCTTGAGAGTTTTGACTCGGTCAATTTCTTCTTGAGTGTGAGGTGTGCCGCCAGAGTTCATGAGTATGTACCAGTTGAGGACATCTTTTCGTGTTTGGAGTTTGGCCACATTAACTATGAAATCAACATTGTATGGCATTTTATCTTCGTAGTCTTCAATAAGAGAGCCGAAGGCTGGGATTTTATTGTGCATGAAAGCTTGGACTGCAGTAATGCGTTGGAGACCGTCAACAAGGACGAATTCACCTTTGAAGGATGACATCCATCCTGGATGGTTGAAGTAGATATTGCGACCGGAAGTGCCGCCGCAAAGCATGAATTCGACGTAGGCGATTTGTTGGTCTTTAGTCCAGACGTGGCCGCGTTGAAAGTCAGGATTGATGTTGAGAGAGGAGAGGCCTTCTCTCTGACTTTTGTATTCACCGATATTCATTTGACGAGCAAGCCAGTCGTCAAGAGATGACCATGAGAGGTTGACATTGTAGTAGATTTGAGGGAATTGTTTGATGTCTTTGAACTTCATTTGACGAGGACTCCGACAAGTTCCATGTATTCATCGTATCGAGAGAAAGTTTCACGAACTTCATGGAGGATTTTTAGAGCAAGTTTGACATCTCTTTCTTCGAGAAGGAGGTCAAGTGAATCAATGATACATATTTCTGTAGGTATTATCGGTCGTATGGAAATTCGGCCTTCTTTCTCGAGTTTGTATTGAAGTTGGTAGAATGTTAATTCGCCGCCGGCATTTGCCACAGCTTCTTCGTTTGTGGCAGCTCCGGCAATTTCCATGATTCTCCGGGCTGTGTCAAGATCTGCTTCTTTTTCCATTTGACCGAATGGGCTGTTACCGATCATATATTCCTCCTTTTAAGTGCACGTTTTTTGAGAGCTTCAAGTTCGTCCGCCATGTTATAATTTCGTTTGCATTGATGATATTGTTTACAGCTAAATTCACATTCTTTGTCAACGAATTCGCCGCCGCAATCAGTAACTCGACCACCGAAATATTTTTCAATGAAGTTGATAAGATCGATAACGATGGTTTCCATGAATTATAAATCCTCGGGTTGTAGATTTCCGTTTTCGTACATTGACATCATCATTTCCTCGTTTGCGGCTTCTTCCAGAGCTTCGCCATTGGTGATCATAATGTCATCATTGACCGTAAGAGCTTCTTTATCGGTGTTTTCATTGGTCAATTTTTTGGATTCTTCCAGGACTTTTTCAGGGACCGTTGACCAATCATCTTTGCGGCTATAATCATCACCCATATAAATCATAAATCCTCCTTTTCCTATTAATATAATCATCATATTCCGTGAACGCGGGTCAAAATGTGGTAGTAATCTACGTGAAAAATGGTTAGGTTTGTGGATAGGTTGAGACAGCCACATTTGGACGCGCAATAACGAGAATTCATGATTATATAAATAGGAGGAAAATATGAAAAATGAAGAAGCCTTAAGTCAAGGATTACATTTTACAGGACTTTATAAGACTTATGATAAAGACAGCGTTCTTGCAGAAATTAAGGCTGAAAGAGTTAAATATCCGAAAGCCAGGATTGTTATTGTCAAGGAAAGAGTTAGTAAACTTTCCCGATCAAATGCTGGAGCTCCTGGTTATTCCGCTTACGCCGATGCCGTTTATTTTGCTCTCAAACAAAACGAGAGGATCGGCAATCCAGACATAAATCATGATAATTGTCTGAACCAATTGAAATCAGAATATGAGACTAAGGTAACTGCGGCAAACGAACGTTGGAGGATTGAACGAGAACAATTCGCAAAAAATCTACAAATCATTGATGCGGCTTAGGAGATAAATTTATGAGTCTTATTCAAGAAGATTTTGATGAAATTCAGTCTTTGGCAAACACCATTGAGTCAGCAATGAATGATCTTAGCAGTGCTCTTCGCAGACTTGATCCACATCTTTATGAACAATGGAAAGCTTACGGCAAACAAGTTACTAATGAATTTGTTTCAATGGGACCGAATCTTTTTGATGTAGTGGAAAAACTCAAACTGCAAATAAATGATGAAGAAGAATCAAATGTTTGCGGAAAAGAAGAATGTCCACATTCGGAAAAAAACTGCGAAGATTGTGAGGAAAATCATGAATGAAAAATATGAGGAATTAGCAAGGAAACATTACGGTCGTAGCTACGAACATTTAAGCGACGAACAAAAAGCGTCAGTTCGTAGAGTTAGTCAAAGGGTCGAAGATTTTCAAAAAAGACGAAACGGTCATTGAAAAAACTGTTGATTATATTAACAAGGAGACAAAAACGATGTGTGGAATATTTGGATGGATTAAACCAACAAAAGAAACGACAACTGATCTTGATTTGAACTCCCTTTTTGTTAAGGGTTTGATAAATACCCAAGAACGCGGAGAGCATGCTACCGGATATTATTCCCTCGGAACTGGAATTATAAAAGCTTCCATTTGTGCCAAAGATTTTGTCAATGAACATTTCGTCAGTCCGACAATTGGCAATGAACGATTTGTAATCGGCCATTGCCGATATGCTTCATCTAGTCTTGCAACAATCAAAGAAAATCGAAATGCACATCCATTTGAATCAAAAAATTGGGTGTTGGTGCATAATGGAACGGTCCATTTAGATAAGTTGGCAAATTACCCATATACAAGTGATGTCGACTCAGAATCGATTCTCGCTTATACGGAAAGAACGTCACTCAAAAATGCAATAGCATCAATTGAAGGGTCAGCAGCTTTGGTGATGTATTCGAAATCCCAGAAGAAAATGTATTTTTATACCGATGGTGGGAAACCGTTATGTATGGCAATGTATCATGGGATAATATTTTTTGCTTCCACAAAGAAAATCATGTTGAAGACGTTGGGAGTGAAAAATGAAATGGGAATATTCCCGAATATCAGTTTTGCGACCCTTTATGAAAGGGAACTTCTGGAATTTGATGTGGTGAAAAATAAGTTCTCGAGGAAGGGAGTTATAGAGGAGAAGAAGAAAAAAGCTGCGACAATAACTTATACCTCCGATGAAAGCGATGATTCTCCCTTATCCTCAAGTCAATACGATCATAATTATCGGAAAGTGACACAAGCAAATCGGCCGATAGGCATTACATCTTTTTCAAGAGAGTCAAAGCCGACGATAGTTCGAGGATGTGGATCAAATCCTAAGGATCCTAATTCACCGAAAATAGTCCGAATCGGAAGTAATGGCACAAAACAGATCACTTACAAAAAGGGAAATAATTAAATGAAGTTCGCCGGTGCTCATTCAAAATATACTATTCCTAGCGGAACAATTCTTCTCAAAGATTTAAAGACAACTTTTAAGCAAGAAGTATCCGATAAAGCTACTGCGATTGAAGTACCACGAGAGCAAGATTTGGTATTCTCTGGCTTTTGGGTGGGTATTAGCAAAAGGCTTGTCTCCAAAAGATGCACGTGAAATTGCCTTTCATTTCCGTTATGAAACTGATTTAACCAAAGGGATTATATGAAAGTTATTATCGTCATTTTACTTTGTATTATTACAGTTACTCTTTTGAATATTAGTGTTTCTGTGAAAAAAATTGAAAGAAATCTCGACAAAATTCAGATACTTCTTGTGCCACTTCCAAAACCAGTGACACCTAAACCTCAATTTCAATTTGATTCTACGGGAGTTCATGTTATAGACACTACAGATATTTTTAAATAATTTCCTCCTCCTATTTATTAAGGGACTTGTCTTCTCAAGAAATTGAAGATGAGTCCCTTATATTATATAGGGGGAGAAATACTTTCGAGTTCAAACTGCCACTTTTAGGCGCGTAGAAAAAATAAAAATCTTCGACGTAAATTAATTGTTGGTTGACGCATAAAATAAATCAAGTTCCGGAGGGAGAAACACATATCTATCTAAAGGAATCAAAATGAGTACCTTTGCTGTTGAAAGAAAGAAATTGTCGAAAGTGTATCCTCATCCAAATGCAGATAAACTTGAATTAGGTCAAGTCGAGGATATGACATATCAATTTGTAATACCCAAAGGTCTATATAAAACTGGTGACGAAATAATATATTTCCCTATAGATTCTTTATTACCTGAAGGTTTTATCCAACAACAAAATATCAAGAATTTTTTGTCTGGAAAAGATCAAAATAGAATCAAAACTGTTCGCTTACGTGGTGAAATAAGTCAAGGACTAGTTACATCCATAGATAGTGTAAAAACATATTTAAAAACTGATACTTTACCAACTGATTTGACAGCAGCTATAGGAGTTACTAAATATGAAGCGCCAGAGATAATTACAAGTACAGGTAATTTGATTCAGAGACCTGAGATGGTTTATAATTATGATATTGAGAATTGTGAGACTCATATTGATATTGTTGACATATTGATGAATGAATTAGTGTGGATAACAGAGAAGATTGAAGGTAGCAATATGGCTACTTTTGTTGGTATAGATGAGACAATAAGTGTTTGTACACATGGTCATGGAATAGTTAATTTGCCAGATCATGAAGATCATTCTTTTTGGCAAGTAGCAAAAAATGAAGGATTAATAGTAGCCGCTCAAATAATACAATCAGAATTTTATCCAAATTGTGCAGTGACTATAAGGAGTGAGTTTATAGGGCCTGGAGTGCAAGGTAATCATTATAATTTAAAGAAGTTTACGACAAGGTTGTTTGATATAGATATAAATGGTCGGCCTTTGGGTTATAATGAACTTCAACCTATATTAGATCGAACAGGTTTGAGAGCAATATGGGTGCCTATAATTTCGACGTATATTTCATTAAAGGATTGGTTGAATGGACGGACATTGCCTGAAGCTTCTCATAGTCAAAGTTTTATGATTGATAAATTGAGAGAGGGAATAGTGATAAAGCCAATGATAGAAAGATATATTGTTGGTTTTGGCAGATTATTCTTGAAACAGAGAGACCCAATTTATCTTGACAAAACTGGTCGCTAAAAGTGGTTGTCATCATTTCAAAAAAAATTGAGACCGAGCATGCATTCTCAGTCTCAATCAGTTCTTCAAAATCAATTTAAGTTTTCTAGTAAGTGAATGTAATTGATGTTTCTTCAATTACCAAGTGCGTAGCTAACTTCAATGCTTAATAAGCTCCGTTAGTTTTGAAGGGACAGTTACGTCGACCTTTCTACGCCGGATAGTTCTTATAATATTTTATCATATTATATTTTTGTTTTCAACATGTGGTAATATTTTGCAGTAGTTCTTTCCACACTTTTTGCTTTCCCAAGAAGGAAGGACACATTTTGAATCCTCATTCCATTCGGGACAAGGAATCAATTTTGTGTCCTTCTTTTTTCTTTTAGTGGCCATGACGGTTTATGCTTCCGCTTTTTCTTTCTTTTTGGGAAGAAGGTTGTCATTGACCATTTTGACGACGGCTTCGTCGACGATTGTTTTGAGATCGGCGCTGCCGGCGATTGCGGCATCGATTTTCCGGTAAAGGCGTTCGGGTATTTTTTTGACCTTGGCGCCTTTGAGGCCCTTGATGGCTGATTTCAGGGATTTCTTCGCAAAGGCTTTGATTTTCCGTGCCGTGCGATCGACTTTCGCGACCTTGATGGTCAAGCGAATTTTTGCCTGCTTTTTGGCCTTTTTCTTTTTGCGTTCGATCTTAAGCGACTTAAGTTTTTTTGTCGCCATATTCCCTCCTTTGAAGGTTGTTATTGGTTAAGGAAATTCCGTTCAATTGAATTGGCCGTCCAGGCGCCATTTAGGACGGCCGTTTCTGAATTACTGATTATCGTCGTGTACCGCCTGTTGGGCCATTTCTTTTTCGGTGTCCAGGATACTGAATTTGACGGAAGAAGCGCCGATGGCCTTGAAAAACTTCGTCAATAAATCCTGCACCTTTTTCGTTCCGGTCCGACCGTGACGCAGCGAATGCGCCAAAAGGATGTCGCTGTTGGCCTTGATTCCGATCCAATTGAGACCAACCTTCGAAAGATTCTTCGACTTTTCCTTCATGCCGAAGGTTTCAATCGTTCGTTCGTTGATATGAACGATATTGGCCGGTGCATGACGCCATTCCCCGAGACCTTTGATTGAAAGGACCGAGAGACCTTGAAGGTTAATCGTATTTGGGAAATTGACGGTGCCGGTCAAGTTTAGGCCTTCATCATCATTTCCGAATTGAAGCATTACTTCTTGTGCCATGTGATCCTCCTCTTTTTGTATATGTTTATAATCAACAGTTTTTTACAGTTTGGCCAGATTTCTTCATTTTTTTATGACTGAGCCGGTATCAAATTTGCATCAGCTTTGCGAAGCTTTTTCCTTGCACCGGTTTCGAAAATTGTTATTACTTCATTCAAAATGTTGCTGTTGCCGGTTTTATAAACCACAGTGTTGTTGTCAAATTGGGCAAATTTTACTCGGAAGTGATGCCCGCGTTTTACCTTAAGATACGGTCTCAAATTTTTGCTGATGTAAATTGTGTCATCCTTAATTCGGGACCGGAAAGCATGATGATAATTAAATCTCTGTGCTATGATTTTTACTTCAGGTACCGCAAACCGCAAAACTTTTACGACTGATTCTGATTCTATGCCGTCCTGATTTGTTATCAATTTCATCTGGCAAATTTGCAACGCAATCTTCTTCGACATTCGATCGACAATTTGTGCGATTTGAGAACCGGATAACCATGTGTCCAAACAATTGGCATTGTCCATTCGGTATGTTTTCGAAAAAGCTATTCGCTTAAAAGCTGCAACTTGTTCAGAGTAGTAATTTCTTTGATCACCAGAATTGGGAATTAAAACTCCATATTCTTTTTTTCGGGCGATGCTTTTGTTTCGGTTGATGATTTCATCGAAACATCGCGGATTTTCTTTCCACATTTCCGCGATCCGATATGAAATTGCCAAAGTGGATTCCGTCAATTGCGGATCGGATAACCACGATGGTGGTGTGCGATATTCGAATCGATCCGTTCCTTTTGATTCGATGTCAGATAAACGACCGTAATTTGCTGATTTTGGTCGTTGTCCGCCGTCAATTTTTTTCAACCGACGACCGAGATAATAATCGAGCATATAAACTAATTTGTGAACTGTCCTGGAACGATCAAGTGTTAAGGGTCTCACTCGTCCGCGATTTCTTTGTCGTGTGCAAGATTCGTAAGTATGATCCAATTGTACTCCACCAAAGTGAATATGACCACCGATTGAATGACCGTATTTTTCACCGCCACCGGCAGCAATTTTATCGCGAGGAGTTTTGGTGTGAATGATTCGAAAAAGTTCCCGAATATTTTCGGTTACCTGACGGGGCGTTCCATACATTGGCCTTAATTCTCCAACCGATCCACCATGATCGGTGCCAATATTTCCAGCGGGACAACTGTGACCGATGTTGAAGCCTTTAACCATGTTATCGGGCCCGAGTACTAGGAACTCTGGGTCACATCCGATTGTTATCATATAATCATTCCTTTTTTATTGTTTTCATTCTCCTATTTTATATAATCATATCAATCCACTAATTGCGGTCCAAAAATGGCAGTCGTAGATTTGTTTTTTTCTACAGCCACATTTGGAACGCACAACACGTAGTGACATGATCATATATAATAGGAGAAAAACAATGAAAAAAATTAAATTGACGGCAAAAATTCCGGAAGTAGCTTTTAAAACAAAAAGATTTTCTGTTAAAGTTGAAGTACTTTATGATCCCTTTCCAGATAAATTTTATAGAAATTATTCTCAAACAACAAAATCTGCTGAAAGTCGCTACCAACTATTTGATATGTTGGTTGATCACGCTCGTATTATGAAGCAAACAAAAGATGTAATTTACTGCACTCCTTTGTTACAATTCCAAAAGACCAAAAAGACGATAAGGAGAAAATATGCATTATACGGTAATAACTCTCAACGAGATGAATGTTGTAATGGCAAATCTTTTTTTTGAAGAAGCTACTGGACCTTCAACCACCAGAGAATATGTATATGAAAAAATCTTGATTGAGAATCCAAAAATTATTATAAAAGTATATTCATCAATTTCAAAACAAAATGGTAACGGTCGCGGAAAAGGTCAGGATGCAATTCGCATATGCGCGGTAAATATCACAGATAGAATTGGTTGGATAAGGACTATAAAGGTTCTCAGAGTAAATGGTTGGCGATCAAATTTACTCAATGCGATTTATCGAGTTGAAAAACAAGCTCGACAACGGTTTGAACGATATCAACAATCACAGCATGACTGGGCATCTGGTAAAGTTTGGAGAAAGATACAATCAAACAGCAAACCTGGACAAGTATGGGAAACAAATAGAGGAAATTTACAAATAAAAAGAGATGAATGTCCGGCTTGTGGTAGAAAATATGCAAAAAAAGATTTGATAACTGTTAAAATAAAAGACGAAAACGATCCCACATCAATAGAATATTGGTTATTTCGATGTCCAAATTGTCGTGCATTCTTAAAAGTAAACAACGCTTGAGGAGAGCAATATGAGAAAATTATACAAATTCATCTTTGGTGTCATTTTATCATCGACTTTTATTTATGTTCTATATACAACCATTCAGATTCTTCTAAAACATGGATAACTAAATAGTTAGGTCGACAGCCACTTTTGGAACGCGGTTTGTGAAAAATGACTGATTATATAAATAGGAAAAGGAAATCACTTTTTTAAAGGAGAATATATGAAGAAAAAAGCAGCACCGGTCGTAATTGAAGATTTGCCTGCCATTAAGTTGGCTGGTAGCAAAAAGAACCAGAACGACCGCAATAAGGATAAACTTATTATTGAAAGTCCCATTCTCGATGATGATTGCACTTTGGTAACCGAAGATCATAAAGGAAAAAAACCCTATACAGTCGTCGTTGATCAGTGCATCGAAATTTCCCGGAACATCGAAAACTTGCAAACGGAATTAGTGGAGCTCGAAGATGTTCTGAAAAAAGAGGCCGCAAAAGCAAAAGAAAAAGCTTTCAACGATGATATGTTTTACAAAACGGTTTACATCAAAGGTGCCGACAAAGATGATGAAGAAAATTACAAACCACCCCAGATGCAGATTCAATTCCGCGAATCATATTCCGCGATGGATATCGCAATGGAAGAACCTTTGAAGAAAATCTTCAAGGAAAAATTCCAGATCATGTTTACGGTTGTTGAAACCGCAACCCTTCGCCCGGAAAAAGTTGAAGCTTTGAAAACGCTTCTCGCTGATCGATACAACGATTTTTTCAATGTAGTCAAAACGGTGAAACCCTCGGAAGATTTTTCGTACAATTACTTCCAGATGCGGAAATCAATCGAGGAAGGTCAAAAAGAAACGGTAGAAAAAGTCACAACCGCTTGCAGGTATCAACCGGCGGTCAAATATCCGAAGTAAAAAAAAAGTTCACAGTTCACATTTACAAGGAGAAGATATGGCGACGAAACAAATCGTATCAAAAAGCGGAATCGCGGATGACCCGAACCTGCAAATCATCAAGGCCTATAGGATGCTCAACAAAGCCATTGGCCAGCACAAAGTGGAATTTGCTGAAGCTGACGGTAATGAAGATACGCAATCGGAGATCAATACGAAGATCGAGGAAAAATGCTCCAAGCTACGCGTTCTTTCGAAAAAGGCCGATGCTGCCGGCTTTCATATTTGGGTCAATGAGGATGGCAAAACCGGTCACACCTATACGAAAGATTATAAGGTGACCAATCCGGCGCAAAACGATTATGAAGCGTATCAGGCGATGGTTTTGGAACGGCAACAGGCAATCGATGCTTTGATTTCGAATTTGCCGGCCGAAGAATCGCAAACCGCTAATCCCGATGAATTAAACTGAGGAAATCATGGTAAAACGATTTGATGTAAAAACTTGCATGATGCAAGAAAACAATGGCAAATACGTCAGCTTTGAAGATTATACTTGCATGAAACAGGAATTTGAAAACTTCCTGAAATTATGCGAGCCCATCGTCAAAGCAATTGCTATCGAAGGTTCCGAAAAAACGACCATTGAATTGCCCATTGGAGTTTGGGAAAATTTTTGCGACTCTTACGGACAGTTCAAAGAAAGTACGGCCACATTATGAGCGACGACCTTGCGACAATATTCGACAAAAAAATTACATTTCACACTCTCATTCAGGAAATCGACGGCTTTTACTGCAAACTCACGCAAAGGGTAAGTGAATTCGGTCAAGGCCATTACTACGGCTACATTGAAGATAAAAATGACAATGTCATCGCTGCTTTTCAATCTCATGGTGGCGTTGTACCAGCTTTGCGAGCAGAAGAAGCTACGGAAATTTTCAAAAGATCAATCAAATCTTATTTGGAACAGATATGAGTATCAAAAAATATCTTCTTCAAATTATGGGTGTTTGGGATCTTGCAAAAGCTGGTCATATATCGCATTCAACAGCATTAGCTTTGGAAACATTTCTTCGAAATCAAATGATGGAGGACATCAAAAATGTCAATATATCTTTGTCGTGAAGGTCATAAACATCGGTCACAAGAAAGTGCCACAAATTGCGGTTATTGTAAGGCCAATGATCGAAAAATCTTTCAAAAAAATCGAGATAAAAGTATGAAGAAACTCGTCTTTGTATATGGGACTCTTTTACGTGGATTAAGTAATTATCAGGTAATGGAAAATTCTAATGGCAAATTTATTTGTAAAGATAAAATCCGAGGTCGAATGTTTAATTTTACGGTAGGATTTCCCTTCATTACCCTTCAAGATCCTTTCAATTATCTTGTACATGGCGAAGTTTTTGAAGTTGACCACTTCCAATTCTTGGATCGATTAGAAGGTTATGATGAAAATCGACCGGGCAATTTTTATTCTCGATCAATTGTAAAAACGCTTTCAGGTCTTGATGTTTGTGTCTATCACATTGAAGGTTATCCAAAACCGTGCAATTGGATCATCAGTGGCGATTGGAAAGAATGGAAACATCAATTGGTTCAAGGAACAGAGTCTAGGTTCACTACTGAGAATACTCTTTTCCCACTTCCCAAAAAAGGAACATATTTTTACGTCAAACTTTTAGACTTTTTGGAAAAGAATGCCATGTATGGAAGTATTGCAGTTCCTCCATATGCATATAGGTCAATTGAATACGCTTCGGAAAAAACTGGCATCAAAATACACCGTCAATATAGCAAAGAATACGGCTGTTATTTGATTTCAATACCTCAAGGCGGAACAATTTCAAAGACTACAATTCTTGATAGGTGATTTCCTTTCCGTCGTCAAAAAATGGCGGTATTTCTACGTTAAAAATACATAGAAAGAACGGCCACATTTTGAACGCAGTACGCGCTGTCAACATGATTATAATTAATAGGAAAAAGGAAACAATAAACCATAAGGAGCAAATATGAACGATTTAATGAGCAGGATTCAGCACACAGCGGTCGAGGTTCTTCCGGATTCAGATCGTTACAAAGTCAGATTCAAAGTCCGGTCGTCTTCTTCCAATCAACTTTACATGGTTTCTTACGACAATGCTCCTGGCGCCCAATGGTGGACTTGTTCCTGCCGTGGAAATATTCGTCATGGCCACTGCAAGCACCTGGAATCTATCGGCGTTCAAGGTAGGAAATTCGGTCGTAGGTCCTTGGCTTCCTACACGAAACAAGCTTTGGTTCATGCTTAAAAAAAAAAGAGGAAATTATGAAAAACAGCATTTGGACATCGCCTTCAAAATACGGAACCTGTTCACCGAACACGAAACCGATCAGCAAATCAACGGCATATCGCTGGTACAAAAAGGATGAGCGGACTAAAACCAGAAAATCAAAAACCTTAGTGATGGCGTGAGGAAATCATGGCTAAAAAAGCAAAGGTTGAAGTATTCGTAACAAAGACTCGAAAATTTCGGGTAAATATTACGGAATCGGATGATGATGGTGGAGCAAAATACGCCGTTACAATCGGCGGTGAAATGTGGAATCAGGGAAAAGGCGCAAATCACAAAGCTGTAATCATGAAAAAAATGGCATCTATCATCGAAACTCTCAAAACCGAATATGCAAAAATTGATAGACAACAACATGATAGTTGCGAAGGCGTTCCGGTTGAAATCATTAAAGCAAAATAGGACTACCACATTATGACACTCGATGAAGCCATCAAAAATGCTATAGAAAATGTAAGGGATCCTATCGGTGCTGCATATTTGAAGGCCATTCCTCGAGCAATCGATGAATATGGAACTGATGGATTAAAAACGCAAATACTTTATTCTTTGGCCAATATGTCCCAATGGCATGGACCTTTAGCTCGGGAATCAAAAGAAGTCATGAAAAAATTCGCAATCGGAACTCGTGAACATGCATGCAGAGGAGTTCGATAATGGCTAAAAAATCTTCTATCTGGTCATCACCATCAAAATACGGTACATATACTGGTGAAAAAGGAAATCCCAATCAATGGGCCGGTATTTTTAGTGAAGCTCTTAAAAATTCAGATTCTGCTAAAAATCTAACTGCGACATCAGCCTTCACGGTAATTGGTGTATCACCAACGGCAACAGAGGATGAAGTAAAAACAGCCTTTCGCAAAATCGTAAGACAGTGTCACCAAGACAGTCAAACTGGCCAAAACGATCCAGTAAAATTCCGGACAGCGACCGAGGCTTTCAAATTAATTCGAGAAAATCGAAGAAAAGCTGCAGAAAGAAGGGAAGCACCTGACGATGACATCGACATTGGATTCATCCCTCAATTACTTACAGAAACTGATGAAGATGACCTTGCTCGATTGCTTGATGACGATGATTTTTGTGCTCAAGAAAAAAAGGACGGTAAGCATCTTTCTCTTCATTTGACCAACGGTATTTTAACTGTTCGAAATAAAAAAGGAATCGGTTGTGAATGTGATTCGGAATTCAAAGCATCGCTAAGTAATATCAATCCCAATATTCTCATCGATGGTGAACAAGTCAACGGCATTTTTTATACTTGGGACATCCTCGAACTCGGTACAATGAATTTGCGCATTTTGCCTTATCTTCAACGATATCATATTCTTAATCAATTACGATTCGGTCCCAAAATCAAAATCCTTGACATCATTGTCGGCAAAGCAGCTAAAGTCGCTTTTTACAACAAACTCGAGGCCCAAGGAAAAGAAGGAATCGTCTTCAAGAAAATGTCAGCAATTTTCTCTCCCGGAAAAGGTCTCGATCAATTCAAATTCAAATTTTATGCCGAATGTTCAGTCATCGTCGTTGAAGGTCGTACTGGAAAAGCCTCAATAGGAATGGAACTTTTCAATGGAGCTGGTGATCGAGAATTTGTCGGCTATTGCAGTTGCAGTCGGCACCCACCTATTGGATCAGTCGTCGAAATTAAATACCTTTACGCATATCGAAACGGTTGCTTATACCAACCAAGCTTCAAAGAAATAAGAGATGACGTTGATGTAAGTGAATGCAAAATGACCCAATTAAAATATAAAAGTGAGGACGCATGAATATCCAAGGCGAAATCAAAGAATCTTTACTTGAAAAACTCAAAAGAGCTTTACAACTCGCAAAAGGAATAATTGATTATTGTGGTGCTGATGCTTGGGAAATGGAATGCACTGCAAATGAACGGGCAGAATTTCAAACAATTTATGATGAAGTATTTCCACCTCTGCAAGAACCGTTATACGATCCCAAACATGAATTTTATTGTGATACTTGTAAAATATCAATGCCAAAAGGAAATGCAGAATCTCATCTTCATGGAAAACGGCATAAAAGTGCAGTGGCTTTATTATTGCCTCATGAAGGCTCTATCATTAAAAAACCAAACTTTTTCAAACCAATTTTAAAAATTGTAAAATACAAAAAGGTTCTAAAAGGATAAAGGAGTACTTATGGAACAATGGGAAATCCCTAAAAATGCTGTTTTAAATCCTGAATTCATTAAAAATCGTGCACAATCAAATCAGGAATTATTGCGCACAGATCCGATAGAGTACGTTCGTCGACTCAGACTCAAAGCCCAAGAATTAACTGATCCTTTAAGGTCACATTTTTTAGATGCAGCCAGAAAAATCGAAATTGAGCGCGGTTTATGATACAGTTTTTTTATCCGCCACAACCAATTCGGCTATGGCCCAATGCGGACTACTTTATCAAATTGAGCAAAAATCCACAATGGGATGCCGAAATAAAATACAATGGCTGGCGTTGTCTTATCTTCAAAATTGCCAACAAAATTCAATTATTCAATCGACATGGAACAATTATTGATTTTAATTCTTCAGTTTTTGTCGATGCTTTTAAGAAAATTCCAAACGACACAGTTTTTGACGGTGAATTAGTCAATTTCCGGTCGACAGATTTCAAAAACATTATAGTCATTTTTGATACGCCTTATTACAACGGAAAGGACCTGAGATCATTACAATTGGTCGAAAGAAGGAAATACTATAGCCACTTTTTGACGGCACCAGAGATTATTTCTCCATTAAATAAGAACCAAGTATTTTCCATTCGTCAATATACTGACAATTTCCTGGATCTATATAACCTAATCATCAAAAGAAATCTTTCAGTTGAAGAAGGCATTGTCCTTAAGAAAAAATTCAGCATTTACAAATCACATTTAAGTCGAGGCATCGATGTTAATGACTGGATCAAAGTCAAAAAAGTAGCGTAGATATGTGGACATTCTTTATGGAATTAATTGATTATAATAATAGGGAGTGAGTATGAATTTTTTTGATCGACTTAGTGAAATGTACGCAGAAATGTCAAAACAAATATCAGATCAAAATCCAATGAGTATAATATTTGCCGAAGAACATGCGAAGTTTTTAGACGGACCAAGAATCACTACAGATGATGTCCTTGATCTAAAAATTTTATTGGAAACGACTCACTCAGTTCAAGAATTTTTGGAAACGTTGAAATGTGAATAATCTACGACTTTAATGGTGATTATAAAAATATGCTAAAGAATGTTACAAATAAAAAAGACTCAATTCCTGATATTTTTGCAAAATTAGGGGATAAGTCACAAATCATCATTGAAACCAAGCAAAGTAGTCAAGTAACTCAATTTGAAATTTTGCAAAGGTTAGAAGCTTTAGAACAATCGAATGATATGACTCGACATAATATGGGTCTTATAAAGGAAATCTTAGAAGCGATGAATGATATCCCCTTATTCCGGCTCATTCTAAAACGAGCTATTAATCGGCAAACATTAACCAGTATTCAATTTGGCATCTTACCTCGAAGAAAAAGATATTTAAAAACAATTCAAAGAATGAAGGGTGTACCACCGGCAATACGACAAACTTTCATTGACCGCCAAAAAGAACTCATCAAACAAGCTATCAATATTATACGACATCGAAGAAATTTCGATCAACGGATCAGAAATCAAATAGCACGGTTTTTATACTTCTCCCACACTTCAAATAGGAGCTACCATGCCCGAACTCAATGACGTCATTGACGACAAAAACAAAACTGCTTCAGAAAAACCGGAGAAAAAACCGGTACCGGAAAAAAAGAAAAAGGAAGTCGTAACCACTGCAACAACCATTGAAAAGAAGCCGAAAAAAGATGTTGACGAAACCAAGGTCGAATACAAACGGCCTCCAATGGAACAAATCGTAACGGACTTTGAAAGCCATCTCTTAACCCTTACAATCGACAATAAACCTCTGACCAAACTCGGATACAAATGCGGCAAAATCATCTTTGGCCTCAAATCCGAAACCGGCAAAGACTTCCGTGTCATCGCTTTCAAGGCCCGGAAAAAGAGCAAATCAGTCAATGGCAAAAGCCGTTGCATATTCTACTTCGGCATCGACAAAACATTGGACCAAAAATTCTTGGCCACATCTGCTTCCAAATTCGGCAAATGCTCGGTCCAATCAAAATCACCTGTGGAATTCATCCTGGACAAAAAATCTTTTACAGAACTTTTCGAAAAAAATGACTCCAAGGTCCTCGACGTCTTAAAGAAACTGGCCACTATAACGGTTGCGGAAAAATCCAAACAATACATCGAAAAGAAAAAGAAAGCCGACAAAGAAGCAAAAGAAAAAACCGAAGCATAGCCACTTCCATCGGCCAAGAGAGAAAGAGACAATTCGACTGCCACATTTTGAGGGAAATAATTGCACATTTATGGACTTTGAAAAACATCCTATAAGAACAACCATCATCATCGTACTATTATTCATAGGTCCAATAGTCTTTGTCAGCTGGCTTTCCGGCAAATAGAAAAGGTGAATTATGGCAAAAAGTATTACCGTTAAAAAAAGTATTACCGTCAAAGATGTCTGCGACTTGCTAAATGAAATCTTAAAACTCGATTCGGTATGCGCTAATGAATTAATAAAACACAGAGAGAATTGTCGCAAAGCCCTCGAGAGACATCCAACAATCCAAGTCGATAATCATGAACCACACATTGCTTCAAAAGTCGGATTTCTTGGAATTCTCAATGGAATGTTCGGTGTCCGTGAAGATGGAAGAGGTCCTATATGTTATGAAGAAAAAAACGGTAAAATAATCAAATTTAAACCAACACCTTCTCAAAAGAAATAATATGCACGAAACAATTCCCTTATGGCGATATCTTGTAAGTGGCGTCGGTTGCTGGGGTCTTATAGGCTACTTCTCTGTAATTGTTATCCCTCTAAACGCATTTACAAAATATCGTAAAATATGTATTTTCATTACCGGTCCCATAACTTGGATCTTTGTAGGAATTCTCACACTTTGGAGAAAATTCCATCCATCATCATACTACGCATACGGTAAGGCAGAAAAATATTTATTATAAAGGAGTATTTCTATGTCACTTCATCAACAAATGCTGGAATATATCCAATCCAGCCCCGATGGTGTCACCAAACAACAACTCATGGATCGATTCAACATCACATCGAGTGCTGTCTACACTCACATTTATCATTTACGGTCCAAAGATAAAGAACCCATTGTTACCAAAAATTTCAAATACTTTTACAAAATTCGCAAAGGCTTTCATCCACCAGCGGTCATTCAACATCACCATAACGGTCATCAAAATCCGTTGACCTCTGTAGCTAATATTCCTGACTTCAATCACAATAAAATCATCGAATCTTTCAAGGAACTTGATCCAGCAGAATTAGAAGACGCTCTCAAAAATGTCAGAAATTCCGTCTTCTATGCTTTAAGTGCACAAGCTGTCGTCCAGGCAAAACGATTTTCCAACAAACTCAGGGACCAAGTCAATGCTTAGGTATTTATAAGGTATAAATAATGACTAAACAAGGAATCATTCGCTATCCTAAAGCTACCGTCATATGTACTGGCAAACGATGTGCTCTCATTGTAGAAACTGACACTCTCCAATCAATGGCATCTTTCCTCAAAAAACACGACATCAAAATGGAAAATTCTACAGAATCTCCAGATTTTCCTACTCTAACAGATACTATAAAAGCTTACTTAAAAACAGTACCCAAAAATGGCCCAGTAGAAATTCGATCACCATCAAAAATTATCGCTTTCACTCACAAATACCTACTCAATCGGAGGTCCTCATGAAAAAACGTAAAGGCTTCACTCTCATCGAACTCATGGTACTCATTGTCATCCTCACTATCCTCGGCATAACCATTGCTGGTGTCGTCGGTCACGTAAATCACCCTAACCAATCGGCACCCTATGGCAATCGCCCCGGAATCAATCCATGACAACACCAACATTAGTCACATTAATGGATGAAATCATCCGTCACATTGCCGAAGGTCGACTACAACAAGCTATAAACAATGCTGAAATAGTCCGTAACCAACTTCGCATTAAAAAAACAGATCTTATTCGAGACGCTATTGCCTTCGGATACAATCACAGCAAAGGCAACGTCACTCTGGAATTCATTACCGATACATATCTCAAAGCTAATGACTTATTATAAGGAACATTATAAGGAACACTATGTACTCACAATCGGACATTATAAAAACTCTAACAACGCCGGATATCATACCATTCCAAAAACAAATCACTGACATCGACTTCACAACAGAAAAAAATGCAATACGCTTTACATGGCGTGATCACCAATTCAGAATTTCTGCTCATGGTGGCGTAGAAGAGGTCGAAGAAAGCACAAAACATCTTAAAGGATCTGAACTCTCCATACTCATGGAACACATACTCAAAAGAGCACTATCATTACACAAACCCTGCCAAATTCATAAAGAATGCACCTTCTTCCTCAAAATGTACTGTGAAGAAACTCCCGAACGATTCTTCTGTCATTGCTAAAAAAATTAATGGCCATTTCTACGCTATCTCATGATTATACTAATATGGAAAATTACAACATATTCGCAATAGCACGTATCAAACGAAACATTGCTCGCTCTCATCTACATCCAAGCAATCCAGACTATATGGAACTCCCGGATGACATGGATGAAGAAACAATTCTCAAAAATCTCGAGAACTTCTGAGGTACTATGAACTCAAGAAACAAAATTCTCATTATCATAGATTTCTTCTTTTCATCAATCATCTTTATAATCGGTATTCTCCTCACTCTAATAGGCATCATATACCACTGGCTAATAACGAGCATCATATATCGTCCTCTTTCACTCCTCATCATCATTGGCCCTCTGCTTTGTCTCCTTAGCGCTATTGTCGATAGAATCATTATAAAAACTTCAAAGAGGATACATCATCCTGAATTAAAGAAAAACGAAATATTCATTGGCAACTACACTGAAAAAAACTTCTCAAAAGTCGGTTGGCCATCAAAAAGAAAAGGCACAAAAGCCTACGATACCAACAACCAACTACTACCTGAATTATTCCCAGTCTTCGTCCTCAAATCGGACTTCAAAAAAGCCGGCATCAAACTCTACTAAAATCTTCTCTACTCACTTATTCCCTATCTTCTCCTCTTTGTCGAGCGCCTAAATGTGGCAGTCGAACAGAAAGCACTCTATCTCTACGCTCTATCTCGCGATATCACTACTCTACACACTACTCTCTCGAGTGAGATCCTTCTCCATATAGCTCCAAAAATCACGCTCTACTGAGATCTCTAGATCCCTCTACACTAGCTCTCTAGAGCGTACCGTGCTATCTCTGCTCTCTACACTCTACTCTATCTACACTAAGAGCTCCAATCCGTTTACTTCATGGCACTGAGTCTAATTTTATACTGAGTCGGATCTCAAAAACTCAACTCGACAGAGCCGACATCGATTCGAATTCTTGAGATCCGAGACCTATGAGATCTCGGAGGAGATCTCTTTACTTGAGATCTCTGTTGCCTTAATGCTGAGATCCCAGAGGTGTTATGGTAACCGCCACAATTAAGAATCGTGCGAATTCGCAGGGTTATCCTCGAAGGGGTACTGTTAGGTGCCAGCGAGGGCCTAGTTAACGTCGTTGTGAAGATTCGTTCACGGGCCCGCGCATGTGGTATACTGAGCTTTAAAAATAAGAAACAGGTAGGTTGTATTTATAGAAAGAAATAGAAAAGAGTTGATGTCAGCAAGAGCCCGCAGTAGATTTATTTATGAAGAATTAGGACTTGATGTAGGTATTAACGATTTTTTAATAAATTCCTAAGAAGTTGCAAGTTATCTGTATGTGTAACAATAAAAGCTGGATCAATATTGAATTTGTTAGATATTTTGCAAATAAGTTTTAAAGATGGTCTTTTCTTTTTCTTTTCAATGAGGTTAAATGAGTAGCGCTTATGCCAATTTTTTTAGCAAATGATTTTTGAGTGAGGCCAGTTGAACCTCGAACCTTTTAATATTTTCTGCAATTTTATCCATTTAATTGGGGTAGTGATAGCCATTGGTTGTGGTGATGTATGAGGTAGATGTTATTGATAGAGAGGGATATGTTTTTGCAGATGATTTCTTGTTCTCGAGTAGAGTGGTTGATTCTTAGTTTGATGTTGGGAGGGATGATGTTAGTGAGAGATGGTAAGTCTTTGTAGAAGTCTTCGATGTTGATGAGAATATGATTTGAGTGGATAGATTTTTTGAAGATGATGTGGAGAGTGGTGTATGGATTTTTTAGTGCGTGTTCTTGTGCGATTTGTAGCGATTTGGACCAAGATGAGATTAGTTCAGAGATTTTGAGGTTATTGAGGTTAGTAGATTTTGGTAGAGAAATTCCTCTATATAGAATTCCGCCATGTTTGTATTTAATTGGTATGTTGTTGATTGTGTTGTAGAAGAGGAGTTTGTCATCTGGAGTGGGATCACCGTCATCATGTTGGCCTTGGAGTCCGCCGCCGACCCAATCATCGATAGTTTGGATAATGTCGTGAAAATTCATTAGCAGAGGTATCCGTCAGCTTCGATTCTTCCTTCGATGTCTCGAGGATGTACGTTTAATTTAGCAATAGTGATGTTGCTAGTTTCACCACCCCAGCCGTTAGTACCTTCGAATTTTGTATCATCTTCTTTAGTGTTGGTTTTGTCGAACCAGACCCAGAATTTTAGTTTTTTGACTTTGATGCCTATTTTGAGTGTGCTCATTTATTTGCCTTTCTAGAATATTAGTTTTCTGCATATTCAAAGTCGTTATTGTATATTTCTTCTATTTGTTTGTCTTCTTCTAGTGCCATATCATCCATTTGTTTGACTGTATAAAGTAATTTATCGATATTTTTAATTACCCACATTGAAAATCTTTTCTTATTAACATAAAAAATATGATCATTAGATTTTATCAATCCAATATGATTTTTCATATAGAGATTTTGTGCTTTAGATAAATCAATATCTCTATCGATATTCTTATGTAATTTGGACAATACATTCGATATAAGATCAAATAATGTACCACACCATACAGATTTTTGTTCGGTGTCTATTTTATGCATTAAGTAAACCGTATTGCGATGTTCGTGTTCAGTGTAGATATTATTGATAGTGTTGATTGATTTATTACATCTTTTGATGATGTTAGTTATGTAGTGTTCGGAGAATGATTTTTCAGTTACCATTCCAGTGTTATTGCAGTTAAAACATGGATATTTAGATTTATGAGTCCATTCACATTTATATGGAATTATTAATTTGCCTTTGATTAGGTTATCTCTTTCTCCATTAAATTTACCATAACGGACAATTATTTTAGTTATAACAACATCAAATTCTGGTTTATTAATTATTGTGCTGACATTGACATGGACTGTATCGCCGACATTAAAATAAAGTTTACTCATTTGGATCCTTTAAAGAATTTATCGACAATTTTTTTAGCTTCTAACTCTTTGCTAAAATGGCCTAAATAGAATTGTTTGCCATTTTTGACTGGTTGTGCTTTCCATTTTTTGATTATTCTATTCCACGTGATGTATGCATGTTTGCTTTTTCTTAGTGGTGATAATAACATCGTGTCTATGTATCGTTCTTTTGTAGTCCGGAAAGGAATGCTTATGTTATAGCAATTTAGATTGTTTCTAATTAATGTTTTCTTTAGTAGTTTTAGTTGTTTAAGATCTGCAGATTCTTTTATGATTTTTACTCTAAGAGATTCAGGTCCATATTTGTTGAAGTCTTTTTGTAAGTTTTTGTTTGGAAATATTTTTTTTAATAAGCGGCTATGATATTCTCTCCAACGTAAAAAATTATGTGCAGTGACATAGTATTTCTTATTTGTGTTTTGAACAAAGTATATACAAAACAATACTGAGAGTAATTGTGATTTAGGAGGTCTAGCATCTATAATTTCTTGTTTACGATCGTTCCATTTGTTTGTTAGGCCTAAGTATTTTATTTTGAAGCTCATGGCTTGTCTGCTCATTTTGAGTTGTGTGGCGATGCTCTGTAGGGTGTTATGGGATGGAAACATTTTGAGGAGAATTTTGCGTTCTATTTTGTATCTTTGTTCTTTGAGTCGTTTATCCATAGTAGTATCTCCGTATTGGTGGAGGGTTATACATCACTTCAGTATATTTACCCGTCCAATTACATGATCCACAAGTCCACTGATGTTGACGGTGTCGATTACCTTTTTGCATAGATATTAAAGATCCACAATTAGGACATTGTTGTCTATTAAAGACGCCATGCCGTTTAAGTGAGTATTTTCTCATATAGATATAGTCAGGTCAGGAGTCGTAGACAATGAATAATCAATGAGGTTTTAGATTGAGAGCGTTGATTTTTTTGATTGCTATGATTGTGGTTTTGTTATATTAGAGAGACGTTTATACAGCATTTTTTGAATTTTTTGCCGCTGCCGCAGAAGCAAAGGTCATTTCTTTCAGGACCTTTGATTTCTTTGCGAGAGCCCGATCGAAAGATTAGGGAGATGTTAGTGTCATTTATAGATATGTAAAATTCACTTTTGTGTTGGTGATATTTAATGTTGTTTTCAATGACAGTTTTGATAGTATGTGCAAAGATTGGATCTGTTTCGTCGACCGTTTGCATAGTTAAGTCATTTGGGAGGTTTTAAATTGAGAGCGTTGATTTTCTTGATTGCTGTAGCTATGGTTAGTCTGCTGATATTGAGGTGTTTTGCTATAGTGACGTATGAGTAGTTTGTGATTTGTTTAATTATGTAGATAGTGAGGTATTTGTAAAAGGTAGTTTTTCTGTTTATAGTATTGAAATTTAGTTTGATGTTAAAGTGATTTTCTATAGTTTTGATGATTGTATTTATAGTATTTGATATAGTTAGTTGTTTATTTATTTTAGTAACGATAGATAATTGATGTTTTTGACATTTAAGTAATTTAATATTTTTTTTGAGAACATTAATAGTATAATGACCATAATTGATTTTGGGTAAATTTGGTAATCCTCCGAGTAATATTATAGCAGATTTATAGTAGCGCAGTGTAGGATAAAGTTTAGTAATGGTTTTGTGTTTTGAACGCCATATAGATAATGATTTTCGTTTTTTGTCAATGTGAGAAAGCTGGTATTTTCTAACAGTCTTTTTGAAGCAAGCTTTACAGTCTGGTCGGCGTATGCCAGAGCAAATATAGAATTCTGATGGTGATTTGGGTTGATTACATTTAGTGCAGATTAGCATGAAGAATTAGTATTCTTTAGTAAAAATATATAGTGTATGATTTTGTAAGGAATATGCTTTGTATAGTACTAATAAATGTCTTAAAGAATCTAGATAAATGCGATCGCCTGTTGTTAAATTTCGTAAATTTTCTGCATCAGTATTTAATAGGTCTAATTTCACTTCTGTGTCTCCTATAGTAGGACCTATAATAATTTTGATCATGGAGTGTCCCCTGAAGAGGGTTTATTAAATATATAATTTTTTATAAGTAAGAATGAACTTTCTGATATATTGATGATGAGAAAAAATGTAGCAGCTTCTACCCAGCCGAAAGTGATGGCGTAGATAATATTGTTAGAGTCAATAAGAGATAAGAAGGAGTCGACGAAGAATACTGAGATTGTAATGATAGTAATAGATTGTTTGGTGTTATTGAGTTTAGTATTGAGTAGTTGGAATACGAATATAGAGAGCATAGCGAAGATGATTGGCATAATTATGAATATTTCTATAGAGTTTGGAATGTGATCAAAATGTTGTGCAAATAGAAGTGTTGGAATGATGATGAGGAAAGAGGAGAGGGTATAAAGAATGCATTTTAGAATCATAGATATATAGTCAATAGAGAAATCGAAGATTGATAATGTGTTGATAAATATAGTATAGGTGAGGGTGAGTGTGTATATAGAGACCTCCAAGGGCAGCAATGGAGAAGGGCAAGGAGTTCCTGCGTCAACAGGGACTCCTTTTTATTGAAGGTGATTCTTATTGATGAGATGATTCTTTGTGTTGTGACTCCGCCTGCGCGTGTAGACTTCGTCGTCGAGAATTAATTCATTTTTTATCAAATTCACATAATAATTTTTCCAAGCCATCAGTTACAGGACCACAAACAACCCACGCGTGGCATTGTTGTAGTTCTTTTAATGCTATTTGTAAAGAACGTCGATTATCAAATGTAGCTTGTGTTTTTGCTGCACCGTCTTTTGTGAGTAAGATAGATGATAATATGGTGAGGATACATTTAAGATAATATTCATTATCATTTAGTCGTTGTACTTCATCTGCTAAATTTAGACATTCGGAAAGTGGTGCTAATGCAGCGTGTCTTTGTAAAAAATTTAATACTCGATCTCTATGATTAGTCATAAAATCCTCCGTAGTGTTATAATCAAATTAAGATTCGAAGAAACGTCAAGAACGCGCAGGGTATTTATATAGGTGAGTTTAAGACGTAATGTAGGTACTATTTTTGAGGACTTATAATGAATTGATTAATAGTGTATATGTAGAAAGGGAAATATGAAATATTTGAACGTAATACAGTATGAGTTTGTAAAAGAGGCTCGTAAGTGGGAGGAGTTGAATGAGAAAGAGCAAAGAGAATATTTGAAGAAGCATCCAAAAAGTAAGAGAAGGATAGTTATGAAGCGAAAGAAAGTAAAAGTAGATGATGTAAAGAAATATTTATCTAGCGATTATAATAATTGGAAAGAATTTGTTGATAGTCAGGAGATGGGTGACTGTCAAGGTATAGCTCATGATATAGCTAGAAGGTTTGGATTGAAGAGAGTATTTGGCGAAATTGATGTAGATGAGCCTTATATAGATGATGATGGCGAAGAGCAGAATAAGGTGACACATCATTGGATAGAGATGAATGGAGATATATATGATTTTGCTAAGGGATCTTTGAGTGATTATGTTGAATTTATGGACAAGTATGATCCAGAGGTAGATGATGAGAGTGTATATCACGTAATAAACAAGGAGGGATGAAATGTTTAGTTTTGGTTTTGATACAATAGCATTAGTTCAGTTTCAAGAGAGCTGTGAACAGAAGTATAGGAATGGACAGAGTATAACATCAAGTGAGATGAGTCAATTGAAAAATTGTTTGTGGGTTAGTTTAGCAGCTAAATTGGCACCGTGTAATATAGTGATTCGACAATGGGCTTTGATAGATATATTTAGTAACGATAGTAGTCATAAAGATGGTATATTAAGGATATTAGAGATATTATCGTACGGTGACAATGCTAGTGGTATGAGAGTATGGGCAGAGGGTTATTATTATTTTTGGTATACAATGTGTATATTACAATTATGGATAGATAAGTTTGGTGATGAAGATGTAAAGAGAGTAGTTGGTGAAGTAAGGAAGGGATTGACTGTAGTTGGATATTATAGAGATGGTATTATGTATGGAGCTCCATGTGGAGACATAAGAGATGTACCGTTAGATAATGTAGTTGAAATGGATAGAATGCACGATATAGTGATAGGTAATATAGGTAGAGTTGATATGGCGGATAGAGTGCACTATAAAGTGCAGGGTTGGCCGATAGGTTTTAATTTGCATGTGCCGAAAGATGATTATGAGATAGATGTGATAAGCGGGATACCGATAGGATTTAAGTTTTATGATGGATGGGACAAGAAGTATAGTAGTAAATGGGCAGAGATGATGGATATGTTGAGTTGGAAAAGAGTAAAGAGTTTAGCAAGTTTATAAGGAGGATATTATGGATGAAGAAGTAGTGATGGGAACAGAGTTAAGAGACGACGCTGATGTTAAGTTTGAGTGTTACGAGACGGGAGATGAGATGGATATTGATTTTAGGAATGAGAAGATAGCAAGAGAGTGTCTTGATGAGTTGCAAAAAATTGATGTAGATTCAATTTTAGCAAGGAGGTAATATGTTTAAAGATAGTACTGGCGCAGTATCAATGATGAGAGTTTGCATGTTTTTGATTGTGACTGTTGTGTTGGCTGTTTATGTTGCACAGAATATAGTGTCAATGTATCATCATGCTGGTTTAGTGTCTTTTGGTGTTCAAGAGATTGCAGCATTGGGTTTAGTATTTGCTGGTAAAACAGTACAGAATTTTACTGAAAATGCTTACGCAATGACAATGCAAAAGTCTATGGGACCTTCAATAGAATCTGCAGATAAGCCGTCGTAAATCACATCATCTTGTTGTCATATTTATGGTATGAGGTGAAGTGAATTTTGATACCTAAAATAATGCATCAAATATGGTTAGGGAAAAATAAAATTCCAGATCAATTTTTAGTTTGGAGAGAGAATTGGCGGAAGCTTCATGTTGATTGGGAATATCGATTGTGGACAGAAGAAGATGTTAAAGATGATAAAACCTTGAGTTTGATGAGTAAAGTTATGACATTATCATGTAAATCTAATGTGCTTCGATTTTATATTATATTACAACATGGTGGTGTATATTCAGATGTTGATTTTGATTGGAATAAAAATATAGATGAGTTTTTAATTAATAAAGCTATTATTTGCAAACAAACACCTGAAAAGTATAATACTGCAATTTTTGGTGCAGAAAAGGGAAACGATTGGGTATTATTTGCTTATAATTTGATAGAGAAGAATTATGTTTATAGAAGACCGCCATGGGGAGCACTTTTAGCTACACAGTCAATGGAAAATTTTAATGATGTGACGATTTTACCGACTGAGTATTTTTATCCTTATTTGTGGAGAGAGGCTTATAAAGATGCAAAATTATTTCCACAGGCTTATGCAGTACATCATTGGAATATGTCATGGTCGCATGATGTAAAATTTAAAGTATGATAGTTACAGAATTTGTAAAATATCAAGGCTTGGGAAATCAATTATGGTATTATACTGTTTTAAGGACCTTAGCGTTTAATTTAGGATTTGAATTTGGAATAGGAAATGTTGATTTATTTTGTGGACAACATTTCATGAATTTAGACTTTGGTAAGAAACCAATCAATATTTTGCAACACTATAAAGAAAAATTTGTTTCACATCCTTCTTATACACATTGTAATATTTCCAAAATTGATAAACTTTTATTGAATATTTGCGATCATACGAAAATTTCAGGGATTATGCAGAGTGAAGATTATATTTATCAGCAAAAGGATAAAATATGTAATTGGCTTAAAATAAAAGCATATCCTTCAAATTTTGATGTAGATAATACATGTATAGTTAATTTTAGAGGTGGAGATTTTATGAAACTACCTCGTTTTTTAAATAAGGATTATTATACGAATGCAATTAATTATATGAAGTCTTTGTATTCTCGTCTTAATTTTTGTATAGTCACTGATGATCCAATAAAAGCCAGGCAATATTTTAAAGATTACAAGATAATAGGACGAGCAAGCAATGGTATATGTTTTGTCCGTAATAATAGTAAAGTTGGTGATATAGGAATTGATTATGCTATAATAAATTCTGCTAAATACCTAATCATACCAAATTCGTCCTTTAGTTGGTGGGCAGCTTGGACGAATAAGATTGCAAAAATTATAATAGCTCCTATGTATTGGACTGCATATAATTTTTCAGATGGTTTTTGGTCGAGTGAAGATATTTTAACAAGAGAATGGCTTTACTTGGATAGGTATAATAAAGTTAGAAATTATGATGAATGTTTACATCTTAAAACAGAATATGAAGATAAAAATAAAAATTTATGGCAATGACTGGACTTAAAGCTGTTTTTGTTGTTACGAGATTTAAAGAAGATGTTTCTTGGATTAAAAATTATACTGACAATTATGTTATTTATAATAAGGGAGAATCTTTAGGAGAAGGTTACAATGAAGTTCTTCTTTCAAATGATGGACATAATCAGAAGGATATTTTTGAGTTTATTTATAGGAATTATGAGAATTTGCCAGATTTGATAGCTTTTTTACAAGGTAATCCTTTTGCACATTGCTCAAGAAAAGATTTTAATTTATTAATAAAAAGTGAAAAATTTACTTCATTGGAAAGTTACAAAAATAATGTAGTATCCGGTCGAGTTAATTCTGAAGGATTCTATATAGAACATAATAATAGAATTCATTATAAGAATTCAGATGGATTGTATACTGAAAAAAATAATAATTTCTATATTGAGTGGCATCAGAGTTTGAAAAGGAGTAGAAGCCCATGTATATTCAAATCATTTGATGATTTTATGCAGTCTATTTTTGAAAATTATGAACATCTTGAATGGATAACGTTTTGTCCAGGATCACAGTATATAATTGAAAGAGAACGAGCCTTATTTTATCCTAAAAGTTTTTGGAAGAAACTTATGAGTTTTTTGAATAATGGATTTGAAATGACTGAGGCTCATGTGATAGAGAGAGGTGTTGGATTAATTTTTCAGAACAAATATAAACACAAGAGAATGAAGGGGAAAGAATGATGGTAAATCAAATATTTGAGTTTTCTTGGTCATGGTATGAAGAGTATTGTCCTTATCTTTTTTATCATGAGAAAAAGACGTTGAGACAGTTTGAAAGAGATATTAAGTGTTTTTTAAGGAAGTATGGTAATCAATATATTAAGCAAGAAAAATCTTGGATAAGTGCTCATGGTTGGATTGAGTTTGTTTGTACAAAATTGACAGAACTTGGTTATGTACCGATTAGGCCAAATAGGTTTAATATTTTTGGTGCTTCTATTATCGATAATAAGAAGGACGACGATAATAAAGCTTTTGGAAAACTTATAGGGTCTGAACTTTTAGCAAAAGCCATTAAACGCAATAAATTACTTCGTTTAAAACTTGACAAACGATGTAAACAAAGAACTAAAGCAAGATCAAATTCTACCTCACTTGAACACTAATATTTCTTAAATCTACGATTTTTAGTTTGATTATAATACTATAGAATAAGGATATGTCAATGAATTTTGAAGTATTGATGCTTTTTTGTTTTGGAGTTAGTTGGCCTATTTCTATAACAAAAGCTTTACGTACGCATGTAGTGGCAGGAAAAAGTCCAGTTTTTATGATGATTGTGATGTTAGGATATTTAAGCGGCATTGTGAATAAACTGTTTTTATCTTATAATTGGGTGATAGTACTTTACATAGTTAATTTACTTATGGTAGGTGTTGATTTATTACTTTATTTCAAATTTTCTCGCAAAAATGAGTCTCTATAGTTGTGTATGTAATGAGTCCCAAAAAAGCAATGCTTCGACATTTGTCGATACAAAATACAGAGTACCCGCTATCTGAGGATTGTGCATCTGCATGCAGGGACTGGTATCGTAGGATATGGTAGTAATCTTACCTTTAACAGAGAATTATAGAGACTCTTTTTTCATGGAGAATCAATGGAAAAAACTATATGTAAACGGAAGCCAAATTGGACAATAGATGAAATACTTGGTGAATTTAGTCAGAAACCAAATTGGGCAACAAAATAGATGATTCGCAAATCAATTTATTCATTAGAAGATATTTTATCACTTATTGATACCCAGCCAACTATTATTCTTGATGGTGATAAAGTTAATTTGTCATCATTGAGACTTCGTAATTTCAAATATCACGGTATTACTTGTGTTCATTGTGGTTTACAAGGTACTTTTTTTGCAAAAGAAAAAACAAATAAAGATATTTGCTATCATCTTAATTTGTATGGTCATCGTAATGGTAAGGATGTATTGTTTACAAAAGATCATATTGTGCCGATATCAAAGAATGGTGCTAATGTTCTTGAAAATTTGCAGACTATGTGCGCGCAATGTAATTGTAAGAAGGGCAATGTTTGTCCTTCATCTGTTAAGTTTCTTCGTGATGATAAATATCTTTTGTCTCTTTTGGCAATGATTCCTGATCAAGAGTTAAGAGATAAATTTATAATACATCTTAATAAGTCTTTTTGTAGTACAATAACTTGTAAGCCTTTGAGTCCTATTTCACCTCTTGAGGATATTAGGAAAACAGATGCATTTCATTCTAAATTTATTGATTTGGGAGTAAATGTTACAATAGCTTATAATATTGTGGATTATACTTGCACTAATTTTTATATATATAATAAAAGTTCGGGCAGTAGAATGCAGGTTGGTATTAATAAACCTCTTAAACTTTTGTATCAACATAAATTAATATTTAGAAATTTAGGTTTTTGTATGCAAAAATTGTTGTCTTTTTGTAGAAAAGGATTAAGGAGGTTGTATGATAAAAGAAAATAAATTGTTTACAATCATGTGATTATGATGTATCCGCCATAGACCGTCGTTAATGAGGCCATAATATAGCAATGTAAGCTATATAAGAGATGAAGAGTAAGAGACCTTCTATTCTTGTTATTTTCATACCTGTGATCATAACTGGTATGATCATTAAAGTTGTTCCTACCATAAATAAGATATCAATTAGTCTTATATTGACGATTTTGAGTGGTGTTATTAAACTGCTAATTCCGAGAATAGCTATAATGTTGAAAATGCCGGAGCCGATAATATTTCCTGTTACAATATCATCTTGTTTTTTGATTGCTGCTATTATAGATGTAGCAAGTTCAGGAAAGCTTGTGCCGGCAGCTACTATAGTTAAAGCAATGATTGCTTCACTAATATGAAGTAGTCTGGCAAGATTAACAACGCCTTTGACTAGTATTTCTGATCCAAAGACAAGTAATGCGAGACCGATTATGATGAAGATAATATCAAAGGTCATATTGCCTTTGATTTTAGGTGGTATTTTTTCTTTTTTGTGATGTTTGATAGATCGAAGTGTGTAAAAAATATAAAATAGGAATAGAATGGTCATTATTATGCCTTCAAATCTTGAAATGTAATTGTCTTTCATAAAGAACCAAAGTAGAAGTGATATTAAAGTAAGGAAAGGAATATCAAATTTAAGAACACTTTTACTTACTTTTATTGGATAGATTAATGCTGTAAAGCCTAAAATCATGCCAACATTAAAAATATTAGAACCAACAACATTTCCGACAGCTACATCTCCTAAACCTTTTAATCCACTTACAATGCTTACAACAAGTTCTGGAACACTTGTTCCAAATGCTACAATTGTGAGACCAATGATGATTTGAGGTATGCCAAGTCTAAGGGCAAAGTTGCTGCCACCTCTAACAAGTAATTCAGCACCGATATAAAGTAAGAGAATGCCAGAGATGACATAAACAATAGTCATTTAAGGTCCTTTGATGAGATATTGAATGCGAAGTAATCATTTTGGGTAGTCTGGTTTGTAAAAGCAGACTTTACATTTTTGTCCGATTTTTTGTGGTGTAAAAGTCTCGCATCGTAGATGTTTACCACACATTGTAAAAACTCCATCACCATAAAATGGATGTTTGCCTTTACATATAACAATGTGTGTTACACGACTATGGATTGATTTAATTAATCACATTAAGTCTTTTAGGATGTTGTTTACGCAAATTTAATTCTTTAAAACACATTCTAATACTTTTTGTGCCTTCACCATAACTGCCAATTCTTAAACAACTAGATAAAGAATTGAGGCTTGTTTGAACTTTATCTAAATGATGAAGACATTCGTCAATGATTTTGTTGCCTTTATTATATCCATTTGGAATGGATAGAATTGCACGCAATGAATCTATTTCAGAATAAATTGAAAACATTTATATATTAGCCATAGATAGATTTGAATTGATACAGATGATAGCGTCAAAGATCATTTTTGAAATAGATATTGTAGTGATTTTTGGGTTATTATCTACTTCTGGGCGCCAAATAGTGTCAGTAATGTATAGTTGTTTTAAAGGTGATTCATTGAGCATTTTAAGAGCATCTCCGACAAGAACACCATGAACAGCAAAAGCCGATACATCAACAGCTCCATTTTTTAAAAGATTGAGTGTTGCCTTGAAAATTGAATTGCCTGTAGCAATTTCATCATCAATGATGAGGCAGGATTTGTTTGAAACATCACCAATAATAGAGCCAGAGATCGCAGATTCTGTGTCATCAATTCGTTTTTTGTCGACAATTGAAAGTGGAAGGTTAAGTTTTCGTGCATAATGACTGGCCATTTTTACACTACCTGCATCGGGAGCTATTATCATTGTGTTTTCTTTAATGACTTTATTTGTTATAAAGTATTCACAGATTGTTTTACTTGGTAGTAAATGATCCATTGGAATATCAAAAAAGCCTTGTGTTTGGGGTGAATGAAGGCAGACGGTAATAACATGATCAGTTCCGACTGATTGAAGAAGTTTGGCAATCATTTTTGCTGTGATAGAAATTCTATCATGTTCTTTTTTGTCGGATCTAACATAAGGGAAATAAGGCAAAATAGCAGTAACTTTGCTAGCACTAGCATTTTTAAGAGCATCAATAAGGATAAGTACTTCAAACAGTCTATCATGTAAGTGTGGATAACAAGGCTGTATAACAAAGACTTCAGAACCTCTGACACAATTGTTTATTTTAACTTTGATATTATCATTTTTGAATTTTACTATTTCAGCCGGAATGACAACGGGCGTAGTGCCTATGGGTTGTATTGTATGTTTTGTTAGTCTGTCAAAGAGAGGATATTTTTCTTGGCCCGTGATGATAGAGAAATTATTTATCATATTAGAGTCCTTTCTAAATGGTTTTTGATGATATATTCACCTATTCGACAATTAGAATTTTCAGTTTCAAATTGAGTATGTTGACCGCATGGTGTTTCTTTAAACCATTCATAATGATGAATTTTACAAGAACTTTTTCCTGGTATTCCATCTAAATGAGGACATTTTATTGTTCCATTTAAAACTAAAGCATTTCCTTCAATAAGTCCTTTTTCTGGATCTTTAATGACAACTACCAGATATTTTAAACAACAATAACTGCATCGTAAACAAATCATTGTTTTTTATTCATAAGGTGATAATAATTCTAGACGGCCAATGGGATTAATATTTTTTTCAATTAATTTAGCAGCAGCCACAACTGCAAAACAATTATCACTTGAGTGAAAATTTTTGTAGAAAGTTAATAATTGTTTTGGGTGAACAACTTGCCAACCATCAATGACTTCAATTTGAAGGTCTTTTTTGACAAAGAAATCAATGATTAATTTTTTGCAATTGAGAAAATATTTTTCGTAGCGTCTAAAGTCATTTTCAAGACCGTCAAATCTTGTATGAATTTTTTTGAAATTGAATTTTGTAAGTAAATTGATGACAGTAACGACATTTTCAGGTAAAACAAATATATCAACATCCTTGTGATCATGAGCATGTTTATATTCAATATGAGGTGGTGACATAAAATGCCAAGCCCAACCACCAGAAAAAATGACAAGTTTTTTGAAGGGTTCTAGTTCCTCTTGGTAAAGACCGATGAGATGGCAATCCCATGTTTCACCATAACGATTTTTATTATGAGGATTGGCCATGTTTAATCCATTTTGTTGCAGCAATAATAAATTTTGGATGTGCATTAGATAATATTGTTTGCCAAGGTTTATCATGTAATGGTCTTAGATGTAGTGCATCGCATAATAATGAATATCGTTTTGGTCTGCCGAGCTTAAGTAAATTAGGATTATTGATGAAAAGTTTAGTAGATTCTGATAGTATTTCACCAGCATTGGGTTCATATGAAGAGACGGATGGTTCGTCAATAGTTAATGATGTGATTTGTCTGTTAGTAATGTTGAAAATATATTGTAAGTAGTGACCAATTTCATGTGCAGTAATTCCAATTGGAGTGAGATCAGCTTTATAGCCTGGATAAGACCAACAAAAGCCGGGAGTTTTTGTTGGCGTTCTGGCATTTTTGAGATTTACTATGATAATATTTGGTGGATTGAAAAAGCCATGAGAAGATATATTACGATTCATATATCTAGGAATAGAAATATTATTAAGATGTAGAAATGATGTACATATATTAATAGCTATAGAGAATAGGTCTTGCTTTGTTTGATTCATGTAGATATAATCACAGTAGAAGTTGTAGATTTATTTCAATTATTTTGATAATTTAGTATATTATATGAAACATTTAGCATTAATACAAACAGAATTTTTACAAAATACTAAAAGAGATTATTTATGGGATGATATGTCATATAGCGCTCAACGACAGTATTTACATGATCATCCTAAATCAAAACGACATATAACTCGTCATCGGGATGATGATGGTAAATCATTAATGGATATAGAAATTCCAAGGTCAACTAATGCTTTAGCCGAAGTTTATAATATACCTAAAGATTTTACTAAAGAAAATTTGTTACCAAATAATACTTATGGTTTTTTGATTTACGAAAATCAATATGAACCATTTGCCAAAAGATGGTTAGATATAGTAAATAAATATAATTTACGTAATTTAATGTTTGAATATAATCAACATGGTACAAATAATGAACGAAAATTGGAAATAAAAGATGAGTTTCAAAAAGCAATTGGAGGATTTGAAGATACTTTTACTGTAGATGAAGCAACGCGCATTTTAGAACAATTTGGAAAACGAATTAATCCTAGTATAGGTCGTAGACTTAAGTATGTTAAAGAAGGTGAAGCAATAAAATTATTAAAACAAATTGGTAGAGCATCAGGTAAAACTGCCAAAAAAGCAATTACTGATAGTGTAGTTGATGCTATTAAACATCAAGTTCCTAATGTTCCAATATATGCTTATATAATTTATCAAGGATTACATCATTTATTTCCACATTAAACCGTCAATCTCTAATCTAATGATTTACGCCATGAAATCTTAGAATACTCCTTTGACGGTAGGGGAGCTACTTAATGTAGCTCCCCTTTTTTGTAAGAAAGCGCACACAATAATAAACACGTTGATAATGAATTTGAGGTAGGTATCATTGATATTAGAAATGATTAAATTACTAGGCGTCATTGATATTAAAAATGATTAAATCATTATGAATTTATTAATTACAATTTTGGGTATAATTATAATGTATGTGACAGTTTTCTTTGTCAAGACATCAATAATATCAATTATTGGTATGATTCTTGGAAACTTCATGTGGATTTTTGGATTAATCAAGTTGTATAAAAAACGAAATTACTTTTAGGTTTAATATTGAGAATATTATTTGATTGGCATGAAAAGCCGCAAAAGCATATTGATCATGCGACAGTAGTTGAGGTAATTAATGCAAGATTTAATGTTAAGTATTAGTTGTGACGAAGAAATATTTATGATGGTTGAGAAAGAAATTTGTAAAGAGATAGAAAGAATATGCATAAAACATGCTTTTGATGTTAAACGATATATGATGTTTTGGGATACTTGTGGGATGGGATGGGTTTTGGACAAGTTAGCTGGAGATATTTATTTATCAGGCATATATACGGATGAAATATGTAGAAGAAAAATGGCTTTAATGAAAGTTGTTGATGAGATAAATACAAAATATAATAATATATTATTTAAATTGAATGAAAGAATAAAAGTTTTAGTTACGGGGTCTGAATATGATAAACTTATTGATGACCGAAAAAAGATAATAAAAAGAATATTAGAAAGGTTAACTATATAATTAGAAGGAGTAACTAATGTTAAAAGAAATTGTTGACATGGATGAATGCGTGAAATGTTTGGCTTTTGAAGTACCTGGAGAAGTTTGGCGAGATGTAAATGCAATATGGAAAAGATTAAGAGTTAAGTTATGTCCCATGAATGATATTGATTTACGAAACTTAGTAATAGGTGAATGCAACAATTTAAAAGTAGAAAAAGACGCTGCTTGTGTAAAGGAGAAATGATGGGAATAATTTATGAATGATTTATTTATAAAATTGACTCATTTAAACGATCAGTATGATGCTTTTATACGAGATGCCTTTTTGGAATTTGGTTGTAATTATGATCATGATATTATGTTAGTAGATAAATATCAATTGAGTGAATTACAACCAATTATTAATTGTGAGAGTAAGAAAAAGATGCCAAGAGTTAGATTTGCAAATTATATTCCAGACGGGAATATAGCAATATTTATTAAGGATGAGGATTTAAAGAAATTTGAAATGTTTTTAAGTTAATCGTGCAATTCTTGTAGTAAAATCATTTTCTACAGCTTTTTTAGCTTCTTCTATTGTAGGATATGGTCCAAACATAATGATGTCATCAAATACTACAGAATTTCCATACCAAGAATTATTGTCTTTGAAGACACCACCGCCTCGCGATTGTTCACCAAATAGATAAGTATCTAAATTTTTATTATAAGACCAATCAATTGTCATAGAGTAATAAATCATGTTAAAAGTCGTAGAGTATTTTTAAAAAAAATTGTCATACTGTGCAAGAAAGTATGATTATATATATATGCAATTTACTGATGATGCAAAAGACTTCTTTTTACGACAAGATTTTGAAATGGTTTATTCTTGCTTGATGTCAGATTCAAAATCAGAAATTGCTATTATTTTGAAAGATATATTTGATCAACGACCGAAAGTTTGTCATGTAAGAGAATGGCCTGAATATATTCAAATAGATAATGTTGATATTACAATTCTTATTAATGGATTGATATCGAATTGTGGTTGCATACTTGTTCAGGAATAATAATTATGGAAGATATTAGAAGAGGTCTTGTTTATTTTTATCTCTTTCAACAAGCTCGATTTGCAGCAGTGTCTGTAACAAAAAAGAATGCTATTGAATGTTCAATATGTAATGGTTCTGCTGATCTTCATGGAAAAGTGGGAGAACCTGACGCTTTTTATCACTGTATTCAATGTGGTGCTTATGGAGATACTTGGGTTGGAATTTTTGAGGATTTGTCATTACCTGAAGATTTACATGGATTATTGGAAGATATTAAAAAGGAGAATAAATGTTACGAAGATTTTTAATTAAAGTATTGCTAAAATTATTAAAATGTGAAGTTGAGCCGTCAAAGTGTAAGGTATGTATTAATGAATCTTGCAAAGTAGTACCGATAAGTGGTAAATGTGAATATGATCCTCGATATGTACCAATTAGTGAAGAAAAATAAAGAATAAATTTTTAGAAAGGTTTAATATGAGTGGACCAAGACAAAATTTTTATGTAGCAGCAGATGGAACAACAAAAAAATATACATATTGTGCGTGCTCTGCAGGACCATTTAAAGAGGAAGATATATTTAACCCAAAAACGGGCGAAGGATCTTGCATTGTATTAGGACTGCATATTACTTATTGTTTGAATTGTGCAAAACTTCATGGAATAGCATTTAGGAACAATGACGATGATAACCAACTTAAGAAAGTACGAGGTAGTAAATTGACTGAAGGACTAATGAGAGGAAATGTGAAAAATAAAAAATCTTTTCGATCACCGGTGAAACCTCCATCGGGACCCAAGAGGTAGTGTAGTTATGGTAGCTCAAACTCAAGAAATAAAACCTAATTTGTGTCCAATTTGTTTTTTGCCAATTATATTTAGTGAATCTGATAGAAAGTATAATACAATTCGAGCTTTAGATCAAGCTAGTTTTCGAAAAAAGGATGAAGTCTTTCGTATTAAATTTCGCGGAACTTGCTCAAATTGCGGAACAGTGTATCTTGATAAAACTATTAAAAATGTAAAGGTTAATAAATGAAGCGCAATCAGGATGTAAAATCAATTGTTCATCGTTTTATAGATGGTGAAAAACAGTTATATCCTATATTGGAAGAATTTGCAAAAAATTTAACAAATGATGATGTTGATTGTTATAGTAATTATTTGAGAGCTTTTGTAAATGGCAAGGATGAGGAAATGTTTAAGCAAAAACAATTAATCCTTAAAGAATATAAGAGACCTCAATTAAAAAAATCTTATGAAACGAAGAAAAAACAATGAAATTTGCAAGTATTGTAAAAGGCCAAAAGGTGACCATCTTGTAAATACTTTACGCTGTCCGCTATCTCGAAAATCAGTTGCTGGTTATCCAACTTATCATAAAACGCGAATATTTAAATCTAAGTAGACGGCCATATTTGGACGCAATTTTGGTTTGTTTGATTGATTATATACAATAAGCATAGAATGGGTTTATGCTTATGTGTTTCAAACTTAACCAAAAGGAGGAAAATATGAAAAATTTCATATTTTCAATGTATGTTTTGATGGTGTCGGTTTCGGTGTCATTTTCTTCTACCACAATTGTTGATACATTTTTCACAGGCGAGTATAAGCTTTGTGAAGGAGTGTTGTCATCAGAGAAAAATTTGTCACCAACTTTTGCATATTTTTCAAAAATGAATAAATATGCAAAAGACTCATTAACAGGGTATGGCGAAATTACATTTTATGAAAATTTGACAATGGGCGGACATTTATGTTGTCCTTTATATTTGGATGAATCAGGAACATTTTGGTCAGAATCAACATGGACAACTGCTGGATCGATTGACACAAAATCATATCGAATAAACGACACTCTTAATTATCAAATGCTGGTTGTTAAAAAAGACATCATTCAAATTCAATCTTCAAAATTTGTTGTTCCTAATCAAAATACAACTTGGACAGGCACATATGTGTTTACGACACATATTAAAAATTGTTGCATTCCAAGTACAGGAATTGGTGGCAGCGGCGGTGATCTTTTGGTAAATAAATACAATCATAACATATTAATTGGTGCTGTTATAGATGTTAGCGTACTTCAAGGTTTACAATTATACAATTTAGATGCACAACAAAAAACAAAAAGTCAAATAGGAAAATTGAATTTTTCATTGAAAGATATTTCATCAATTGATTCAATTGTAATAAAAGATGATGGTACAATTTTAGCAAACAATAGAGCAAATGGAAATATTTTATTAAATGTAAATATTTCAGCAATTCCATTTGATTCTATTGATTCATTTAAAGTTCAATTCAATAATTCCAATATAACAGTTTCATGGAAATTGATTCAAAATGACACAAGTGATGGAGTTGTTGCACAATTGTATATTGGATGTGATTCTTTGTCAATGTTGCCAATTTCAATCAATTTATCTGAAGCATCCATTAATTTCTGTGATACAATTTTAAAATCTGAATTGACGTATCTTCAGGTAAAAACAAAAAATTCTATTGGACTTACAAATCAAAGCAATGTGTTGACAGTTTCAAAACCAAAAACTTCGATCCTAAATCATTCCTTTAAAATGATCAAAGTTACAAAGTTAACTAACATGGTTTTTGATCTATCTGGTCGCAAAATAAATAAAATGTCAACCAATAAAATGTTTTTAATGTCTAATAAAAAAATATTGATAGTGAAATAATCTACCACATTTTGACTGATTATAACTATGGGAGGAGAAAAATGATTTCATCAGTTCTTGAAAATATCATAAGTAGTGAATTTGAACAAAATGTGGGAAAAGGTCAAGTCCAAAAATCAGGTGTAATAAAAGAAAAATATGCAATGGAGATAGTCATTGCAATTAGTCCTATTATGATCATGGCGAGGATGGTTATAGAAATTTGCATATTCGACTTTATGCGCCTGGTAATTATGTTGCGGTTCTTGTAAAAGAGGACTGGACTATTATTCATGAAAGTGACATTAATGAGAATGGTGAAGGTTTAAAACCCGGAAAAGATTATAATGAAGGTGATACCGGTTGGCTTGTGGCCTGCTACCATGATTCTTGTTGGCGTTCAGAAATAGCAACAATAATTCGAGCATACGAATATCGTATGTCTGTGATTAAAGACAGTTTTTGGTATAAGAAAATCAGAATGACTGATGATGATTGTGAACTTGTTTCAAAAATCATTGGTAAATATGATCATGATGATCGAACTATTTTGTGGACATCAGAAAGAATAGTTCTGTCACCTTTTAAAGAGAAAGTACAATGAAAGATTCAATGGGCCATGAAATTCGAGCGCATGATATTATTGTAAGTAGTCGAAGTCCTTTTACACAAGATTTAACTTGCAGAATTGATGGTGAATTTATTCATTTGAAATTGGCGCCTGATTTTCGAAAAGAAGAATCTAAAATGACTCAAAATTCTTTGATGATATCTAGTTGGATTGTAAAATATTTGTATCTTGCTGATTTGTTAGAGAAATTACAAGCTACAAAGAACGAAGGTCGAGGAATATCATGTGTTCGCACATTAATTTTTTATTTACGGCGTAGAGAGATAAACAAAGCAAGACTCGTATATGACAACGACGGTGATAAAATTTGTACCGTTTATCCCGACATTGATGAGATTATTTGTAAAGGATTGAATATAAAACCACGATATGAAAATTGTGGATGGAAATAATGAAAATTTATTTGAACATTTTATTTTTTATTAGTTTTTTATTTGCGCAAACTTTACCGATTTTGCCTGATAGTATATTAACTCCTGGTGATACAATTCAAGGTGCATTACAAAATATTTGCAAATCACATTATACTGTAAGTATGAGAAAAGTGTCAAGATCATTAAAAAAGCGAATATTTGAACGTTATGGAATTTTGGATTATAGTCCGAGTGATTATGAAGTTGATCATTTAATTTCTTTAGAATTAGGTGGCAGTAACAATATAAAAAATTTGTGGCCTCAATCATATAAAACACAACCTTGGAATGCTCATAAAAAAGATCGATTAGAAAATCGATTGCGACGATTAGTTTGCATTGGAAAATTAACGCTTCAACAAGCTCAATATGAAATTTCTCATAATTGGATAGAGGCGTATCAGAAATATATTATAGAACCTGTAAAAAAAGCGAAGACAAAATAATGCCGTATTTATTGTCATCTGAATTGTTTAAAACTTGTAGTCGTTTATATAATCGCATTCATGAACGATTTCCTCAAGCTGCTCTTGCAATAACTTGTGACAAACTTATTTTAATTGCTAAAGAATCTGACCATACAATTTCTTGGATTAAAAGACCAAATTATTTTATAAGAATTTCGGCATGGATTATTATTATCATTTTGATAGGCCTTTTAATAAAATCTTGGATTGCTTTAAAAATAACTTTAACAGGAATGAATGCTGCTGATTATTGTCAAATGATTGATGCAGGATTTAATATTATTGTTCTTCTAGGTGCTGCCGGAATATTTCTTGCCACATTTGAAATACGACGAAAAAGAAAAAGAGTAATAACTGCTGTTAACAAATTAAAATGTATTGCACATATAATTGATGCGCATCAACTGACAAAAGATCCTCAAAGCATGGCTGAAAAAACAACTCAAAGTTCACCTGAAAGAGAATTGTCGGCTTATGAGTTAGGAAGATATTTGGATTATTGTTCGGAAATGTTATCTGTGACTAATAAAATTGCTTTCCTTTATGTACAGGATTTTGATGATCCAATTGCCAATCAGGCAGTTAATGATTTAGAAGCTTTAACTGTAGGATTTTCGCAGAAAATTTGGCAAAAAATTGTTATGATTCAAAGAGATATAGGAAAATAATTTCATTTCTTCAATTTAACCTCAATAGTTGTATCATTTACAACTAATATTTTAATTTCAAATTTTGTTTTTGGCACAATAAGTGTTATAGATTCATCTGGCGATATGACAACTGTTTTATATGGTGTGCAATTTATTAATAGGACAATAATACTTATTATTTTTTTCATAAAGAAATTATTTTATATCTAATTCTCATTAATGCTTTGCCTAATTCATTTCTACCAATACCATTGCAAACGCCCCAAAAGTGGTCGTTCCAAGTATTACCCTCTTCTAAATAAGCATCTTTTGTAGCTAAAAGCTGTTCACGTAATGTTTTGTCAGCAAATTTGAGTTCTAATAAATCATGCATAATATTGATTTTAATCTTATCCCAATTTGATCGTAATTTAATTGATTGACCAAATTTTTTGGATTCACCAACTTTCATTGTTGCTATTTGCTGTCGTATTTTTATATCAAGTGTTTTTGCAGCTTGATATGCATGTTCCGAAGAAGGATAAGTGATGTCTTCATACACAATTGTATGCAAATAGAAATTTGAGAGAAATCTATATTCATTTCTAAATGAATTAATAGGGGGTAGGACAGTTGATATCCTACCCATTTTGCCCCAATTAAGCATATTGTGCTATTCTAGATTTTGAAGATGATAATTCATCACGATCAATATTTAACATTTTGCAAATTTCTTTATGATCAATATTTTTCGACAATAACTCTAGAATTTTAGAATCTAAATTCATATTGTCAAACTCTGTCTTTAAAGTCTCCATAATAGCTTCCATAGCATTATCGGATTCTATTAATAAACCACCAGTGAAATTTGCTAAAACTTTAAATGATTTCTTAGCTTCTTCTGAACGGCCTAAAACAATAGCATATATTGCTACTTTCTTTTCTTGAGTTATAGTTACTGCCTTTCCCCAAGTTTGACCGCATGTGCAACATACTTCGCCATCAATTAGGCCATGAGCAGGTGCGTCACCTATTAAAAAAGCTATTCTGCGACTGCCATCTCTCCATGACATATCATTGACTCCATCAATTATTCCATCTAAAACAGCTTCTGCATCATCACCGCCGCCACCGACATTTATTTGATCAATTTTCTCTTGAATATCTTTAACATCCATCAAATTAAATGTTACTGTCACAAATTCATCGCCTTGTGATGGATGATCTCGATATAAGCTAAGTCCGACTTTTAAATCCATTTGAAAATCTTTAGTCAATGATTCAAGAATAGACTTCATTTTTTTCTGAGCTTGATAAATAAGACTGCCCATGGATCCTGTAATATCTAATACAAATAAAAGATCTACTTTATTCATTTTTTGCCTCCTACTGGTAATTCACTCATATATCCTTCACGACTGCCTGTTAAATTATTTAATCCATCTTGTACATATCTTTCAAATTCTTCTCTAAATACAAAATAAATACGAACAATTCCTGATGGTTTGTCACTCCATTCATCAATATGTCGTTTATCTTGTGTAAATGTCTGACGAATTTTATTGCCAGCACCGATGCCAACATCATTTGAAGTTCGAATTCTACGAACTTTTTCCTCAACTTTTGCTCCAATAGTAATTGGTTCTGCTGCACAAGCAGCGCAAGCCACTGGAGCTTCAGAATCAAATGGAACACTGGATCCCGTGTCACAAAGTAATGTGTCTGTAGTATCTGAACTTAGATCTGCGTTAAAAAAATTAATAGAGGCAGATTTAGTAGCAGATTTGGAAACATCTGATTCTGAACATTCTGAAAAGTCACCTATACTCATTCCTCTAGCACCACCGATGCCTTTTGATCTATATGATTTAAGAGATCCAAATGAACCACTTAATCCTTTTGTTCCTGATGGTCCTGAAAAACCACGAACTCCGGTGTCATAACTTTTTCGATATAAAACATCACTTCTTGCAGGAGGAAGACTAAAACTATCCATTCTTAATGATCCTCGACTGCTAATCATATTTTTTGGAAAAACATTTTTGATTCTATTTCCATTCTCATATTCAATCTTTGGTGTATTCTTAAGAGTATAGAAACAAAATCCAAATGCCGGAACAGTATCTTCTTTTCCTATAACTAATTCTGGTATTGACTTGGCCATATCTTCTGTAAAATAAAATTGTCTGACCGAGCCATCAGCAGTTCTGAATCCATCAAGATAAAAAGGATCAGGATCAGTTATGTAGTTTTGATCAGGCCATTTGAAATTACATTCTGTGCAAAATTTACCATGTTTGAATTCAATATCATGAATGGGACATTTGTTTTTATATTGTTCAAGTTTTTGATCATTGATTCTTGCGCCCGTGATTGGATTCATGCCTTTTACTGATGTCAAAATAGATATATTTCTGTTATTCATAGTCCAGTTGAACCATAGTGCCCAATCAGATTCTACTGGGCAAACATAAGATCCTGGACCACCGACCCAGAAATTTGGTTTATTTTTTAAATAATCTACAGCCATAACAGGAATAGGCATACCCAATGGCAAACCATCATGATCTTTTTCTTTTTTTTCTGCTCTCATTATGGATGCATAATATCCATTTATTTCCATCACTCTTCCCATATTCTGAGCAACAGAAAATCCTAAAATGTCGCGCGAACTAATCATATTTCCTCCCTAAATGAAAGGGGAGACTTTCATCTCCCCTATTTAAAAATTAATATTCTTTGTGAACTACTCTGAAAGGATCACCTTCGCGAGCTTTTGAAATTCTGCGTTTTAATGTAGGCAATTTGCCTTCTTCCTTAAGTGCATTGAATTTCAATAAGATCTTCGGAAACATTCCAATTAAATCCTCAAATGATTGTTGCATGTACATTTTGAGAGTAATAGGCTCAATCCTTGTGGTTTCAGATATCATCCGTAAAAACACATTTTTGTGTAATTCACTATCATCTGTTGACCACTTTTGTCCACAATCCTCACAATATCCATTTACAAGAAGAACATTTGAATGGATGGGACATTCATACATGACATTCATTGGGAATTCACCAATTTTGTATACTTGGTATAGTTTTTTATCTACCAAGTAAGTACTTGGCGTAGGACAATGTCTCGCTTCTCTGAGTAATATTAGGGAGATTTCTTTATTTATAGAGGCATTATCTTCGTTGAAAATCATACATGGACGATCTTTTGATCTTTTTGATAATTCATCTTCAACTTGCATCGGACAATTTTTACCATATTGTTCAACAAGTTCAGCGTCTGACCATTGACCAATAGGCTTTAATTGTTTAACAACTGCTGTTATATCTGAATTACTAGAAAATGTTTCAGTGTTTTGCTCGGGCATTTTGAAAGGATCTTGACCCTTTAAAATAGACCAGGCAATTTTGAGTCGAGGTATAGGAATAGCTACAACGCCAGTCCAATCTGATTTTTGAAAGTCGTCAAAAACAGTTGATGACGCTTCTAAAATTTTTAAACCAAAATCATCATTAGTAATTCCCATGTAATTTAATACTAATGCGATAGTTTCTTCAGCTGATTTTTTAGAATCTTTGAAATATGAGTTTAAGACGACTGCAGCTTCTTTAATGCGGGTTTCTAATGTAGACATTTGATTCTCCTTTGTGAACCTTTTATTTCGGTTCGGTTGTGTTATACCGTTCTTACTTGGTATAACGATTTTTTTAGACCTTTAATTCAGTCGATTGTCAATCTTAATCTTTCTAAATATTTTCTCCTTTCTGGTGAAAAAAGTAAATCAAGTATAGACATGAAATGTTACAGGATGTAACTTCTCCTTTCATCGATTTCTCTCTAGCAGAACATCTCCAGGAGCTCTTCAGGTAATTCCTACCTTGTTTAAAAGAACAATAAAACAATTATTAATTTGGTTATCATTAATAATTAATAGATTTTTTACTATTGTTGTTAAAAAGTTTACATTTTTCTTTTTTGAACCAATCTCTAAGATTCATCTCGACAGCGCCTTTGGCTATTGCTTTAATTCTACGTGACGGAGTTAAATCAAAATGTGTTAATGTTTTTGCTTTTTGTAACCATTCTTTTTTAAGGCCAATTGATGTTGCAAAATTTATTAATTCATCAATGTCATCAGCCCAAAGATGACACCATTGATTATTCCATCTTTTGCCGACTTGTTCTGTGTGTTTGTCTTTAGGTGGAAAATAAAATAATTTATCAATGTAAACTGTCATCTTGTACTGCCAGTGGGAACATTTACATCATGCCAAGGATAAACTAAACTAGCTGGTGAACTTTGACATTGTTTATCATTATCATCATATGATGGTTTTGGTTGTGCATTATTGAAATTACAATTTTTAATAGCTTGTAATGTTTTCTTATGAGATTCAATTGCTTGTTTGAAAAAATCATTAAATTGTTTTTTAGTAATTTTATTCCAATTAAGTTTTTTGTCTAATACACCCATTGAGATATAAATAAAGATTTGTTCAACTACAGCATTTGTTATTTCAGCTTGTGTGAATTCGTATTTTAAACATTCTTCTAATAGTTCTTTAATATCAGTTAATTTGGGTATTGAAAATGTTGATTTGGGACAATATTTTTGTTTTAATTTATTAGCTTTAGATATCATTACTTGTAATATTTCTTCAATTGTAAATGGTGGTTTTATTTCTATTACTCGATCAAATCTACCTGGACGATTAATAATAGAGAAATGTACTCGACTTGTGTCATTTATAGTGACAATGATGATGATGTTAAGATCATTGTTGACATCATCTATTTCATCTAAGAAAACACCAGCTTTTGAATTTTTTTCATGTAAGTCGCAAGAGTCTAAGTCTTCAATAACAACAATACTTTTATTTATATTTTTAATGATATTAAATCTATCTTTAATTGTTGCTGCTGTACTAAGATCATTTGGTGTTAATTTAAAAAATACGTAATCTGTCATTATTTCTTCTAATTTTCGTATAATAGTAGATTTACCAGTGCCAGGTCTACTAACAAATGCATAGGCTCTTTTTCGACCACAATTTAGAATTTGTTTAAGTTCTTTTGCGAATTCTGGTACATCAAATTGATTTATGACTTCATCAACTTTTATTCTTTGTTCACTTTTAATTGATTCAAGATGATCAAAATATAAAATATTTTTTTCAATGTTTAATGTACTAACAAATTCATATAGAAACGCTTCTCTTAACTTTAATGAAAAATTATCATTTGTTATGGATGCTGTTTGAAATATTGCACCTTTAACAAAAGAAAAAGAATCTCTTACAAGTAATGTTAGATCTAAAACATATTTAATATCATTATATTTGAAGAGAATGCCGATATCAAATTGACCATTACCAGATAGATTAATACTATCAATTTCAGATGTGTTTTCAAAATTGTGTAAAGATAATATTTTAATATTTTTGGTGTTAGGCTTGTTTAATAACCACAGAATTATTTCTGGTGCGAGGATACAATCAATATGATTTAGATTTAAGTAATATGGACTAGATTCTTTAACTTCTAATACTTTACAAATTTTTGCGATATGTTTTTGAAATGTTGGAGATTTTTCGTCTTGAACTTCTCTTAAATAACTTCTAAACGATAAATAGAATTTTGAACCATGTAAAAAAGCTGGTATTCCCCATTTAATAGTATTGATTGCAAATTTTAGATTTTTATTTTTTGTATATTTTAGCAGAAAGTCAAACACTAAAAAACTATTGACACTAGTTAATAATTCTGTTAAATTATTATTGTAGGAATGATTTATGAATGAAAATAGATGCCAAAGTTTACTACTTCTATCGATTGCTAAAGCTGATGATTCTCCACCTCTTGCGGGAGAAATTTCATCTCGTGATCGCATTATTAGTTAGTTTTAGTAGAGTTAAATTGTTAATTCTAAAATTATTCCAATAATAGATATTGCAAAAAAACTGTAGAATAAAAATCGCAACAGTTTTTTGAGCATGATTTTTTTTATGTTATTAATAAGGGTTTATTTACTTGCGATTCTTACAATGATTTTCCATTTATAAAAAAAGTATTATTTAGCCAAAAGGAGACTTTATGAAACATTTATCGACCATTTTTAGTGAATTTAGTAAAATAGCTATTGAGTCTGATTGGTGGAAAAAATTAAAACCCGATCAACAGAAATTATATTTACAGCAGCATCGCAAAACTAAGCTACGTCCAGGACCTGCAACTTCAGCTCAAAGATTGTTAGGTCAGTTGCCGAAGAGATGGAAAGAGACAATAATGTATAATGGATTAGGAGCTAATTCTCCGGTTGAAAGTATAGGGGTTGCTGAAAAAACGATTAGACAAGCTTTTGATGACAATGCTATAGCTGTTATTGGCAAATCAGGTGGTAAAGTCGCTTTTATGATAAGACAAGACGGTTTTACGCCAGGAAAATATCGTTTAAGTATTATAGATCCTTCTATTTTAAAGTCATCAGTTGATAAACGTGATGATAGTAGTGGTGATATTTTTGAGACAGAAAGAAAATGGAGACGTGGACATTCATATGATTCAAGAAAATATGATTTTAGATTAAGACCATTATTGGACAAAATTAACTTTTTATCAGTTGGTGATGTTTTAATGGTCAAGCATGATGAAGAGCGATCAAAGTTGAAACAACAAAGATCAGAGAGTCAGTCTGGTGTTGCTGAGGATCTTGCAAAAAAGAAAATGCTAAACGAAACTATAAAGCCAGTGTATGATTTTTATAAAGCAAAAATTGAAGATGCGCTTGAAACGTTAAGAAATGCTTCAGTCCCATCAATGGAAGATGTAATGGCAGATAGATTTGCTACTGAAAACATGAGTAAGGCAATGCAAAGTATTAAAGACAATGTTAGTAAAATACAGTCAATTCGATATGATCTGCCTTATGAGATAAAATATCAATCTTACAGAAGTGATCCTTTGAGAAGTATGAAAGATCGTAGAGGAGAATCTAAAGAATTTCTTAATAGTATGAAAAAAATAAAGGACAGATTTTCTGAGGTGTATAATGAAATTAACAGAGAAAAGATTGATGATATATCACATGATTTATATAGTCTTAAAAATGAAGAAAGTGGAATGCAGGCTGAAAAAATAAAGCAAGACATACTTGATGATTTTGATGATATTGGTTTTAAAAATGATGAAATAAGGAAACTAATAAATGAATTACAAAGTCCACAAAAATTAAATATAGTTGAAATTATACAAAAAATAAGAGATGATGTATTACATAAGCAAGAGGTAAATGCTTAATATGAAACATTTAGCAGTAGTACAATCAGAGTTTTTGAAGATAGCAGTAGAGAATGAATGGAATAATTTGAGTATTGAGCAACAGAGAGATTATTTAAGGCGACATCCAAAAAGTAAAAGAAAGATAACAGCAAAGCCAAAGGATGAATTAAAGAATAAATTAGAAGATAAACGACATCAATTAAATAAGAAATATGATGTTTATGATCCAGAAGTTAGTAATGATTTGCCTAAGGAAGGTCAATTAGTAAAGGTTGGAGATTTGAATTTTATCGGCACAATTAAAAGCGTGTTAAAAGATACATATGTTGTAACTAATGGTAAACAAGATGTTGATGCTATACATGAAGATTTTGTAAAACCGAATGAAGATGAGATAGATTTGTTTTCAAAAGGTGAACAACCAAAATCTGTTCAAAAAAAGAAACATTCAGGTTATAAAGCAGAGCTTTTAAGTGATAAAATAACTATATATGATCCAAAAAATGGTGTAAAATCAAACCAAATTGCTAAATTAGGAGATAAACATGTTAAAATTATTAATGTCGCGGGTGATGAAGCTACAGTTTTGAATAAAGATGGTGAAAAACAAAAAGTTAATATAAAAGACTTACAAAAACCAGATGATTCAAGTTTTGATATTTGGACTGATAGTGGTTACGTTACATTTTGGTAATCAAAATTGAAAGATGGAAAAGAAGGTTAATGTGATATATCAAGAATATCCTATGGATAAATTACAAAAGGATTGATATGAAACATTTAGCTAGAATTCAAGCTGAATATTTAAAAATTGCAGGCAGATCGTTAAATTTTCGAGGTGTTGTAACACTTCAAAATGGTGAAAAAGGCTATATTGAAATGCCTAAAACTTCTTTTGATTATTTACCGCCTACAAGTCCAGTTGAAGTTTGGTTTCCTGAGAAAAAACATAAAAAATCATTGACATTCGGTAAGAAAAAGTTTATAAAAAGCTCTTTAACATATGTTAGTGATTATGATGATACTACTGCTAAACAAGAAATTAAAGAAATTAAATTTAAACATCCAAAATTTGAAAAGATGTTTATTAATGATGTTTTGGATGTTATTGGAGATAGTGATAAGAAATTTTCGATGTATGAGATATTAAAACAATTAGTAGAGAGACGTAGATGGAAATTTAAAGGATATGATTTTAAGCCAATATTTGAACATGCAGGATTTAAAGTTGATGATAGTGGATTATCTGGAATGTTGGCACAAGTTTCAAAAGGACATGCAGTTCGACAATTAGGCATTACTGATGAATGGTGGGAAGCTATGAGTCATCAAAGACAAGAAGATTATTTAGGACAACATCCAAAAAGTGAATATCATTTATAGGAGCAACAATTATGAAATTAAATTATCAGTTAATATTATCCGCTTTTATTGGTGGTATTGTTCTTTCTTTAATTGAATTAACTAACATGTTTAAACAAAAAGAAAGTCCAGACATTTTTTTCTTTGGTGGTTTATTAATTGCAGGAATCATTGGCATTGTAGGATATTTTATGACTGGAGCAAAAGATGTCAGAACTGCTTTTGTTAGCGGAGTATCTGCTCCACAATTACTAGGCGGAATCGTAAAAATTGGATCTGCTGGAGCTCAAGCTGTTAGTTTATTGTTTGCACCGATGAATGCATATGCACAAACACCGACAATTGATACAGTTAATGTTTTAGTTTTGTCTCAATTTAATAATGTTAAAATCAAAACAAATGACACAGTATTTGTTGTCAATGACTCAAATAAAATAAAAATGAAATATCAAGATTCAATTACTATATTTGTAGATAATATACCGAAAAAAGTTGAATTGCAAAAAACTTCAAATACAATTACAATTAAAAAATCTAATTCAAACTTTAGTAAATTTTTTAGAGGCATGATTGCGCAAAAGTCTATTGAATCTGATAATTCAATAACTATTAAATAAGGGTCAAAATATGAAACATTTAGCAGTAATTCATTCAGAATTTGTTAAAAAAGCTCGAAAATGGAAAGATCTAACTCAAGATGAACAAAAACGTTATTTAAGAAAACATCCAGGTAGTAAACGTCGATTGACCGCAAAACCAGGTGCTACTAAACCTGAAAAATCACAGAAATTAGAAGCAGTGAGAGGTGTCAAAAGGATTTTAAGACGAGTTAGAAAATTAGATGCTTTGTCGACTAGAGCAGAGAAAAAACATGTTGATTTAAATCGTCACAAAGTATATTGGAAATTAGAAAAAGCAATAATAGAAGGAGAGATGCCAAAAGGTAATGATCCTTATAATTTAAATCCTGGTAATTATGATTGGAAACGAGAAGACAGTAATTTAATAACGAAAAAATTGAATAAATTAATTTTTAAAATAACAAGTAGTACAGATGATGTTTTAGAAGCATCAGCTAATAGACAAATTAAAAAAGAATTACGAGAAGGTATTTTAAAATATATTAAGAGACATTATTTAGTTGAACGCAAAATTAAAGAACCAAAAAGACTTGAAGATTTAAAGAAAGAAATTAAAACAAAAGTAAAAAAAGTAAAAGTACCAGAATATATTGGTGTAGGTGATAGAGTAAGATTAAGTAATGGTATTGAAATGACTGTTACTAATGTTAAACATGGTCATAAATATGTAACAGTAAATGGTGATACTGATGAAGGTCAACATTGGCATTCAAAACAAAGAGGCAGTTCATCATATAGTAGTAGTAATTTGAAATTTTTAGGAAAAGTATCACAAAAAGATAAAGAGAAATTTGTTAAAAATAGACGAGATTTTGATAATACAATACAAAATGAAGATTGGAAACGTAAAGTTCAAGGTCGAAGCAAAATTGATGAATTAAATATTCAACCCGGAAGTGTAATATCAATTAAAGGACCTCACTACAATTGGAATGCAACTGTTATAGAAGTTGATCATCGTAAAGGTGGCGTTCGCATAAATCAACAAAGACATAGAAGACAACGTCCAACTTTTGGTGGTTATGGTTTCTTACCAGGTAATGTTACAACACACTATAGATTTATACCAGCAACAGCAATTGTTAGTAAAGTATCATGAAACATTTAGCTACTATACAGATTGAATTCTTAAAAGAAGCTCGTAAATGGGAAGAGCTATCTTTAGATGAACAAAAAGGTTATCTTCAACGACATCCAAAATCAAAAAGAAAATTAACAGCTCAGTCAGAGATTAAAACAGAAACAACTCCTGAAAAAACTGAAATATTAAAAGATCAATTAGAGACTAAACGAGAAACTTTTAATAGAGATAAAATAATAAAACAAATCAGTCCCAATCAAAAGGATGCTCGATCTTTAGCAAATGTTCCAGATGAAGCAATCAAACAAGTTTATGATTCTATTAATGACTCTCTATTACCCTACGGTAAATACGGCCAAACAATGGTCAAAGGTGTTCAAACAGATCTTATCGGGGAAAAATTTGATGAAGATACATTTGCTGACTATGCACCCTATAAAAGAAAAATAGTACTTAACTCTGATTGGTTCAGCAAAAAGAATTATAACCAAATGCTAGATGATATAAAACAAGATGTTGCTGAAGGTTATAGTCCTGTTGGCTGCGAGTCAGTAAAAGCTATAATAGATCATGAAATTGCTCATGGACTATATGAAAATCTTTACGGCAAAAATCCATTCAAAAAACAAATTGATCAATATCTAACTACTTTACAACATAATGATGTTCTTAAAAACTTAAGTGAATATGCTACAGAAAGCAAAACTGAAACTGTAGCCGAAGCTTGGACTGAATACAAAAATAATAAATCACCAAGACTCATAGCTAAAACAATTGGCGATCTTTTAGACAAAGCTGCAAAATGGCAAGGACAATTATGAAATATCTAATACTACTATTACTATTTTCTTGTTCGCCAACAGTATATACGCATGGAATTCCCAATCTTGTCAAAGTTGATACTAATGTTTGGAGATCAGGTCAACCAACTGCAATTGATCAATGGCAATACCTAAAAAGTCTTGGAATAACACAAATTGTAAAACTCAACTTTACAACTGAAGGTAGTGACAGTATTGCTTCATCTATCGGCATGAAAATACATACATTAAGCATTCAACCTGAAGGCGACAAAAATCTATTTGATAATATAGCAAAATCTTTTGTCCGTCCAGATACAAAAAAGTTAGACACAGCTGAACAAATTATAGAATCTGGTGTAGGAATCCTTGTCCATTGTACTCATGGCCAAGACCGAACAGGTCTAATTATAGGTCGATATCGAGTAATTCATGACAAATGGACAAAAGACTCAGCTTACTCTGAAATGCTAAAAAATCATTTTCATCCAATACTTCATGGATTAAAAGAATCATGGGAAAATTTTAAATAATGAAACATTTAGCAATTATACAAACTGAATTTTTAAAAAAAGCAATCAAATGGGAAGACTTGTCTTTAGAAAATCAAAAAGGTTATTTATTACGTCACCCAAAATCGAAAAGAAAGATTACAACAAAATCTGAAAATACTCCTGAATTAAAGAACGAAACAAATCATTTAACAAATATTCAAAAGAAAGTATTTTCTATATGTGAACCATTAATTAATGATTTACAAGAACAAGCTGTAAATTATTACAATAATAAACTCGAACAATTTGAAGATGCTAAAAATAAACAAACAAACAATATATCATTTGATGAATTTGTAAGACAATATTCTAGAAATAATCCTGATCTTATTAATTTTTTAAGCAGAGTATATGTTAATAAAGATACTTATAAGTTTAGACCATCACTTAATGATAAACAATTAAGTAATGAATCTAAAAATCGTTTTTATACAAATTTAAAGGAAATGATACATGAATATAATATAAGCAAATTATCAAGAGCTCTTCAAAAATATATTACTGATGAATTTGTTGATATTAAAAATATTAATATAAGCAAAGGTTCAAATGGTTTTGAAATATCAGCAAATTTAATTGATGACCAAGACAGACAATGGAATTTTAATACTAAAGCAATTACAGCCGGTGGATATAACATTCAAGTTTGGCATTACCGTTATATTATTAATTTATCATCGCCTGAAGTACCCAGAAATGTTGTTAGGCAAAAAATAAATGAACAAGAAAAATTAGAAAAACAACAAAGGAAAGAACAACGGTTAAAAGAACATTTGGAAAAACAAAAAATTAAATTTGCTAAAAATATTGCGACATTATTTCAAGATATTAAAAGTACAATTTCTGATTGGAGTTCTTGGAGAAAAAATAATTTAAAACATTATATTGAACAAGGTCAGCGTTCACCTGAAGAATTAAATAAAGAACAGGAAAAAGTTGATAGACTTCAAACATTTTTAGATAAATATCCATTTAAACGGTCTGAAATAGTAGAAAAAGTACTTAATAATAGATTTAAATTATCAGATTTTGATGAAATTGCAGATTTATTTTTAAACGATACTATTGGATATAATAACTACTCTCATTTAAAAAATAAAGATCCAAATAAGAAATGAGTACAATTATGAAACACATAACAACTATTCAAACTGAATTTTCAAAAATAGCTTTAAAACCTCAAGGTAGATTTTTTCCTGTTGAAGACGTCATAGTTGGTGATGAGAAATTACCAGGATACAATGACTGCGGTCTTGATTGCAAACATCTAAGTCAAAATCAAGATAAATGCTATCTATTCCAAACAGACATTAAAGATTTAAAACGTGGCAAATTATGTCTTACATATACTGAAGGACAAAATTAATGAAACATTTAGCTACTATTCAATCTGAATTTTTAAAATTTGCAAATCAAGATATTGCTAGTAACGGTGAAGTATTATCTATTCATCCTAATTATCTAAAAGATCATAGTAATTGCCCAATTTGTGGTATCCATACTAATATGACATGTAGATGCCGTCTTGGCGAGAAGCATTGCAAGAACGGTCATACATGGCATACTTGTGGAGAACATAAAAAGGTTTTTTCTGGAGATTCACACAAAATAGGTTCATTGAGATCATGGTCAAAGTGTGTCTGTCCATTTTCGGAAGAAGAAAAAACAAAATTGGCCAATCTACGATAATTGACTGATTAATCTATTTATAATAAAGAATTATTGTACATTTAGATAATTTTTTATTATATTAATTAAAACGGAGAAAGTAATGCAAACCTCACAACTCTACATAAGCATATCATTGAAGCATACGATAAAGCATGCTGTGCTAGGGTTGTCCTTATCATCATGGCTGCTCGAAGGAAAAGAAGGCTATGATAAAACAGGACACAACGGGGTTTTTAAATAAGCGTACAGAAAAATACGAATTTTAAAAGCCCCGGAGGAAACTTACGGGGCTTTTTTTATTTTAGATACTTAACGAAAACTTAACAAAGGCGGGTCCTAATGGACAGTGACAAATCTGGCAAACGAGACAAATTAGGGTCCGTGATGTTAACTGGTAGCATAGTAGATTTTTAATCTATCTGTATCGGTCCGAATCCGGTCGGACCCATAAATTTTAAAAACAAGGGTTCGTAGCTTAATGGTTAAAGCTACCGCCTCTTAAGCGGAAGATTACTGGTTCAAATCCAGTCGAGCCCATATAAATAAGGAGGACATCATGTTCAAACAATATTCATACGATGAATTGAAATTGATGCCAAATGGGTTTTATTTACGAAGAGATGATCCTAATGAGGAAACGGATTTCTGGCAACCAAACGATGAAATTATTGAATTGAAAAATGGTGAAATAATTGACAGTTTGGATATCAAAACTGATATTAGTAGAATAAAAGTTGACTTAACACTAATAGAAAACATCCAAAAACTTCCTCCAAGAACTGGAGGTCTTCGAAAATATCTAAAAGACGGAAAAATAGTCGATGTTATTGACATAGAATCTGAGTTAAGAATTAAATGGGGCCAACAGAAAAAACAAACACAAAAAGTATTATGGCCCGAAAGAAAACTTGTAATAGCATAAAGTTATGGTGGCGGTAGCCCAGTCTGGTCTAAGGCGTCAGATCGTGACTCTGAAGATCGAGGGTTCAAATCCCTTCCGTCACCCCAAATTAAGTAAGTTGTTCTTTGAAATTATCGGCAATGTCGTATGGTGCAATAAGTCAGCACATTTTGTCTAAAGACATTGGTTAAAATCCAATTACGACATGAAGTTATTAAGAACATTCAATAAAGACAATTTTTGGGAATGTAGACCAATTGGTAGAGTCGCTAAATTCAAAATTTAGATGTTTGTAGGTTCGAATCCTATCATTCCCATTTAATTTTATGCGCGCGTTGCACAATTGGTAGATGCACTGGTCTTAGAAATCAGCAGGTATGAGTTCGAATCTCATCGCGCGCAATTTATTATATTTGGTAGACATGCGAATTTCTATTCTGTTTATAAATCTTCCTATTAAAAAGGAGGATTTTATGTTCAGTTGTGAAATTTGTGGAAGACAATTTGAAAAAGGATCACAAGTTGGTGGTCATGTTTATTATTGTAGATTAAAACAACAGGGCATAGATGTTAGACCCGGTGATAGATTTGATCATAGTAAACCGTGGTTAAAAGGGTTAACAAAAGAAACACATCCTTCAATTATGAAGATGGCTGAAACTATGAAAATAAGAATGAAGGATAGATGGAACTCGTACAATTCTAATACAGATAATCCATTATTAAATTGGCGACAAGATGATAAGAAAAATAAAGCAGCGAATTTAAAGCTTTCTGAAACATTAAAAAGATTATATAAAGAAGGTAAAAGACAGCCGCCAATATCAAATAAATTTAAAAGATGCTATTTTTATTATAATAATAAAAAGTTTTTTTTAAGAAGTTCATACGAGTTTATTTTTGCATTATTTTTAGCAAAGAAGAATATTAATTTTAATTATGAGAATATAACCGTTCAATATAATGATCGTACATATAGAAATGATTTTGAAATAAATGGAAAAATTTATGAAGTAAAAGGACAATTGACAGACGAGTGTAATAATCAATTACAAGCATTTAGATCAAATGGTTATATAATTAGATTAGTTACTAGAACAACAATAAAAGAAATTAAAAAATATTTAAATAGACGAGGATTTGATATAAAATCTTTATTGACTAAAATAAAGGAATTTAATAAAAATGGAAAAGTGTTTGAATATGAATATACTGTTGGCATTAAAAATATTATGAATCAGAAAGTAAAAAAACAAAATCAACGAATCAATCAAAGAAAATTAAAACGAGAAAATAAAAAATTAATAAAACAAATAAATATTGAAAGTAAAATTAATGCTATTTTACAATCTAAAATTAGTTTTTCTAAATTCGGTTGGGTTTCTAAAGTAGCAGAATTGATAGGAATAAAACATCAAAAAGTAAGTAAATGGATGAAAAAGTATATGTTGAATTTTTATAATGAGAATTGTTTTATAAGAGAATATAATTAAATTATGGAGGGTTAGAGCGTAATTGGTAGCGTGTCGCTCTTGAAAAGCGGATCCGAAAGGACCTGGGGGTTCAAGTCCCTCACCCTCCGCCATTATATGGAGCGTTAGTTTAATGGCTTAGAATTACGGTTTGTCAAACCGTGGAAACGGGTTCAATTCCCGTACGCTCCGCCATTTTTTCGGAGGAGTCGCTTAATGGCTAGAGCAATGGTTTCGAAAACCATCGTCTTAACAGACATGCAGGTTCAACTCCTGTCTCCTCCGCCATTTAATATAAAGTTTTAATGCTTTATCTGTCGGTCGGACATTCTTCCACACATCTGCACAGAAAAGCAAATAACTATCATTGGCATATTTTCCAATACCGTAAAGTTCTATTGGATATGTCCAACTTTTTTCGATAAAGTCTTTTGAGAAGTTTTTAATGGTGTTAACTCGTCTATTGACGAGGCCGAGAGGTTTTAATAGTCTTATTAATCGTCTTTTAGGAATTTTGATGGCATCTTGTGGTTTAGGACATAATTTGAAGAACTTGTAGATTACTTTATCAACTTGAGATCTTGTGGTGAGGTTTAGCATGATGCAGCCGATTAGTAGACGCCAAGGTCTTTTGTAAAGTCTTTCTTGTAGTAAATGATGAGGAGAATGTTTCATATAGTTAAATAGTCAATTAGATTATTGTAGAAGAGTTAAGAGTATTATGATTCAAGTTTATTTTCAGGAAGTTAGGAGTTGTTTTAAATGGACAAATTTGTTGAAACAATAATTGATAAAATATCAGAACCGTTGACAGTTGATGAATTTGTGCATGAATATTTTTCAGATTGTCCAGAAAATATCAAAACATGTTTGCGAATATGTTTTTACGAAAATAAGCAGTTAATGACTGATTTTGAAATTGCAGTCAGACAGAAATTTATGGATGTTTTAGCATATGGATCTACTATATAAATTTATCGCGGGTGGCGAGGCGTGGTGCCTCGATGTGGCTCATAACCACACGAATGAGAGTTCGATTCTCTTGCCCGCTAAATTTTGTAGGAGCGTAACAGTGTGGTCTCCAAAACCATATACTTGTAATTTGGTTGAAAATGAGAGTTCGAGTCTCTTCGCTCCTGATTATCACGGCCCATTCGTCAAGTGGTTAAGACACCTCACTTTCTATGAGGATTCAGCGGTCCGATTCCGCTATGGGCTACCAATATAAATTGATGATAAATTCGTGGGTGTAATTCAATTGGCTAGAATGCTGTCCTTCCAAGTCAGACGCTGCCGGTTCAAGTCCGACCACCCACACCAAAGACATTAAATAATTAACAAAGGAGGAACATATGTTGTAACACCTTTACAAGGAGCAATGTATGTCCAGATCGTATCGCGCGCCGTGGTTCACAGATGGTTATAAGAATGCTGGTAAAAGAAAATTTTGGAAGAAAAATTATTCGAAAGTTATTCGGAGAATTGAAGATGTCCCGAATGGGAATGCTTATCGAAAATTCAATGATCCTTATAACATTTGCGATTTTAAATTTCTCTATGATCCTCATCCACGATATTATTGGCGTAATGGTGAGCTGGTAAGTTATGAGCCAACACCGGTATGGAAAGTAATAAGAAAATGAATTAAGGGTCGGTGGGTGAATGGTGAAACCGCTTGACTGTAGATCAAGTGCCATATGTGCTAAACACTGGAGGTTCAAATCCTTCCCGGCCCATTTTATAGTTTTGAAGATTTAACTAAATATATTAGTAATTTTTGACCTATGGTTAATTACTTTTTTACATCACTATTTAATTGTTAATATTGTCCGTCTGCTTATTACATTTGAATAGCGGTTGTAATGTAATTGGAATTAATTCTTTGTTTATAATTTATTATATTCTAAAAGGAGAATATAATGAAATTATGTTGCGAGAATTGCGGTAATTTTTTTACGAATCCTGGAAGTTTTTTTTCACATAAGAAATATTGTAAGATATCTGAGAACGATAGACAGAAAATTAGAGATTTGTATAATTCTGGATTATTAATAAAAGATATAATTCAAATAGGTTATACACGAAATCAAATAAATAGATGTATAAAAGATTTGAAAAGAACTGCTAGTGATACATTAAAAATTGCACATACTAAAATATATAGGAAAAAAGCAATAAATAGTTTTAGTGATAAAAAAATTATTTGTAAAAAATGTAATAGATCATTTAATAGTGGTAATTATAAACGACATAAATGTTATGAAGATAATGATGTTATAAAAATTCGTAATCTATATGATTCTGGATTATCATCGCGTGAATTACATAATCAAGGTTTTGATACAGGTCTCATACATTTTGCATTAAAATGTTATAGACGATCTGTCGCAGATGCATCGAAATTAGCTCATAAAAAATATACTTTTAAGTGGTCAGATGAATCAAGAAAAAAGTGGTCTGAAAAATGTAAAATAATGCATGCTGAAAATAGAGCTAATTCTTGGTATAAACAAGACAATCAGTCATATGCTGAGAAAACTTTTTTTAAATTTTTAATTAATGAAGGATATAAACTTAATGATGATTTTTATACTGAATTTCCTTTTTCTGTTTATAGAGTAGATTTTTTCTTTCCTAAATTATCATTAGCTATTGAAATTGACGGTCAACAACATTATAGATATAAGCGACGTCAGGAAATTGATAAAAAGAAAGATGCATTGCTTAAATTAAATAATATTACGGTATTTAGAATTTGTTGGCGAGCAATTTGTTATAATTCAAAAGATAAGTTTCAAGAAATAAAATCTATTCTTAAATCATCTGAAAAAAGAGATGTTTTAATTTCACAATATACTGATAAACAGTTGGTAGCGCTTAATAATCTAGCAGAGATTACTAAAAGAAAAAATGAAAAAATAAGTAAAATTATAAAAATAAGAAATGAATTACGTCAAAATAGATTAAATGATCTTGAAAAAGTTGATATTAATAAACGTGGAACATTTGCTATACTTGCAAAATTATGGAATGTATCACAAACACAAGTAAAAAGATTTATTAAGTACAATACAAAGTATACTATAAAACGATTTTACAAAATAAAAACTATAATAACAAGTGATCTTGCAAAACAAATAATTGATGATTATAAAAATAATAATTCATTAAGTAAAATTTGTAGAAAATATAATGTGTTGAATAAAAAGGTTAAACAATTGTTTTTAGATAATAATATTAGTATAAAAAATAGTGGATATTTTATTAAAAAGAGATGGTGTGATAGAAATGTTTCATTCAGAATCAATGATATAATTAATGATTATCAAAATGGTTTTAAGATTGGAGTATTAATTAAAAAATATAAAATTACTAGACGTATGATTAAAAAAATTATTTCTAAACAACTTGTTACACAACTATGATTAGTTAATGACATTAGGGAAGGGATTAAAATGAGTACTTTTGCTGTGGAAGTAAAAAAAATATCTAAAATTTATCCGCATCCAAATGCTGATAAATTGGAACTTGGTCAAGTTGAAGGGATGACATATCAATTTGTTGTCCAAAAAGATTTATATAAAGTTGGAGATAGTGTAGTTTATTTTCCAATAGATTCTATACTGCCTCAGGAATTTATATTACAACAAAATATTCAGAATTTTTTATCAGGTAAAGATAAAAATAGAATTAAAACTTGTAAATTAAGAAATGAAATTTCTCAAGGATATGTCACATCTGCGTCTAGTGTTAAGGCTTATCTTAAGGTGGACGTTTTACCGGTAGATCTAACAGCTGCTTTGAGTGTGACAAAGTATGAAGCACCAGAAGTTATGACGAGCACTGGTAATTTGGTACAGCGACCGGAGATGGTTTATAATTATGATATTGAAGGCTGCGATAGACATCCTGATATCGTTGAGCAATTGATGAATGAGAGGGTGTTCATATCTGAGAAAATAGAAGGCACTAATGCTGCTGTCTTCATTGATGTAGATGATAAGATGAGCGTGTGCACGCACGGTCATGCTATCATAAATTTGCCTGATCATGAGGAGCATACTTTTTGGCAGGTCGCTCGTAATGATGGTTTGATAGACGCAGTGAGTAATTTGAAGGTCAATTATTTTCCGAATTGTGCGATTACGATTCGGGGTGAGATAATCGGGCCTAAAGTACAGGGTAATTATTATAATTTGAAAAAGCATACGATAAAGATTTTTGATATTGAAGTCAATAGTAAAGCTATTGATTTTGGAGAGATTGATGTTCTCTTGGATAAGATTGGTTTGAGAGAGAGATTTGTACCAATTATAGCGAGTAATGTGATCTTTAAAGATTGGTTAGATGGCCGATCAGTCCAAGTTGCTTCAAATGGAAAGAGTGTATTAATCGATAGGTTGAGAGAGGGCATAGTGATAAAGCCGATGATAGAGAAATATATTGTTGGTTTTGGCCGGTTATTTTTAAAGCAACGAGATCCAGTATACTTAGATAAGACAGGTAAATGAATATTTTAGATGAATACTTGTATGAACAAAGTATCATTTATAAAGCTACAAATATTTTAACAAATAAAGTGTATATTGGTCAAACATGGCGATCATTACAAGGTAGAATTAAAGCTCATCATCGAGTTTGTTTGAAAAGTTTAATAAAAAAGCCAAAAAATCAATCATATTTTCATAATGCTTTAATGAAATATGGTTTTGATAAATTTACTTGGGACATATTATGTAAATGCAATACACAATTAGAACTTGATAAAAAAGAAAAAGAATATATTAAAAAGTTTAATAGTACTAATAAAACTTTTGGATATAATTTAAAAGAAGGCGGAAGTAATGGAAAGTTTAATTTAGAAGCACGAAAAAATTTAAGTTTGGGTTTAATAAATTATTTTAAGTCAGATAAAGCCAGAAAAAAACAGGGTAAATCTCAGAATAAAAGGTTTAATAAAATTGAAGAAAGAATTAAGCATAGTAAGTGTCATGGTGGAAAAGCTTTTTATGCAAGAAATGTTAATGAATTAAAGAAATTTAAAACACAATACGAAGCATCTATTTATACTAAGGTTAGTCAAAGGTTTATTAGTTGTATTTTGCATGGAAAAGTTAAATCTAAAAATAATTGGATATTTTCTTTTAAGTATATAACTAAAAAAATGTATGATGATTTTGTTGAACAACTTAAGAGAAAAATATTTTTTGCTGTAAAAAATGGTCAAAAATTAGAATTTTCGAACAAAAAACAAGCAGCTAAGCAATTAAATACTTATCCATCAAATATTATAACAGTATTAAAAGGTACACGAAAATCCGCTAATGGTTGGTTTTTTTATTATAAATTTGAGAAATAAAAATGAGAATATTAATTTTAGATGATGATGATGATAGACAAAAGATTTTTCGACAAAAATTAATTGGGCATGAAGTTGTACAAACTTCAACAGTTAAAAGTACAATACAACATTTGATTGAGAGCACTTGGCAATATCTATTTCTTGATCACGACTTGGGCGGTCAGACATATGTTAAATCTGGGAAAGATACTGGTTATGAGGTAGCGCAATGGCTTGAGGCGCACCCAGGACGACAGCCTAAGAATATAATAATACATAGTTTTAATTCTGTTGGTGCTCAGAATATGGCAAGTTTGCTGCCGACAGCTACGATTTGTCCGGGTGCATGGAATAACATAATTATAGAAGTTTGAATTCCATACCATAAATTTATTCTTTTAATGACATATATTATCTTTAGGAAAGGAGGATAATTTTGTCTGGAAAGAATAATTATGGATGATGTATTTTTTTATTATTCAAAAGTAACCGAGTCTTGGGATAAGTTTTTACAATTTGTGAATGTAAAAGGTTATGTTAAGACTGCTTTTGATCATGTTGTTCCTGATGTTCTAGCTGATTTGTTTGCTGCGCTTGAAAGAGAAGAAGATACAAGAGTTGATTGTTTGATCACTAATGCAGTAGTTTATTCGGATTTTAGAAAGTTTGGTAGGGATGTTATTGAACCGGAGACTAAGAGAGAGAATTTGCTTAAAGGATTGATGGGAATGATATGGGGAGCAAATATTTTTGTTTGTAAAAATGTTCCGAGTAAGACTATAATTGCATTGACTGAGAAAGATTTAAATTCTGCAGTTGTTTTACAATTAGATAGTAATCCTGAATTTAAAGAAGTGATGGATTATTATAAGCAATTGAAGGATGTTTCTAAGCAGATTCAGTCATTGTTAGATAAGTCAGCATGTATTATTCAACATTGTTACGAAGATCGAAAAACATTAAATTAAAAATGACAAGGTTGTCCTCTTTTCTTGGAAAAACTTATGGACTATCAATTAAAGATTATAATACCATTTTCAGAAACTGATGATGTTGATGCTCGTCGTAAAGCTAAAGACGTAATCAGTAAATTAAATTTATCTGAAGATAGTGTTGTAAAAATGCAACGATTGCAGAAAAACAAAGAACCAATAGGAGTAGAAATTTAATGGGAGAAGCAATAATTAGTGAAAAAGATGGTGTGACCTCAATACAATGCACCAGAGGGGCAGCATCTGCAGCAGCAAAAAAGACTTCTATAGTTGAGGATAAACAAGGAAATAAATATTTTTGTCGAATGACAAAGATTCGTTTTAATCAGCAGCAAGATAATTATGGTGTTGAAGTTTTTGATGAAAAGGGTAGATCAGTTAAAAAGTTTTTAAAAGGATATCTTAAATTTGTTAAAGAGATTGACGATAATTAAGTTGAAATGGAAGACTTTTTTGTTGATTGTTAAATATCATCTTTTTATTGATAGACCGATAATTAAGTGTAAGTTATTTTTTGCATGGTATGATTTTTGGGTCGGACTTTTTTGGAGTGTTAAAGATAATTCATTGTATATATGTCCGTTACCATGTATTGTTGTTAAAATTCATTTGTTAACGACAATAGAGAAAAGAATAATTAAAGAACGAGAAGAAACAATGATGATGGAAGGTCCATATAAAACATATAGAAGTACTATTGTACAGTTTAATGTGCTGAATAGAAATGGCGATATTTATAAACCAGGATCAATAAAATAACAGGAGAGTACCGAGCCGCTCTTATAAGGCGGATAATCGTAACGGTATGTGGCAGATGAGGGTTCAAATCCCTCCTCTCCTATTTTTTAATGTGATGATAGGCCTTAAATGATTATTTTATACATTTGGTTAATAGTCGTTTTAATTCTATTTTTCTTGTATCATAATAAATTGATTTTACAAGCTCAGACTACGAAAGATAGTGTTGAAATCATTTTATTGTGGCCTGTTGTCTTTTTTGTTTTTATTTTGGTTTGTATTTGTTGTTTATTATTTCCGATAATTTTTCCAAAGGACACATAAATGTTACCTCCATTTGGATTACCTCAATTTAGAAGACCCGTTGAACCTAAATCATTTTATGACAAAATGTTTCCGTGGGGAATTAAATGGCAATTTGGTCAATGGAGATATCTTTTTATACAGTTTTTTATTATGAAATGGTTTAATATACGTAAGCTATATTTTAATTGTAAAAAATGTGAAGGACGTGGTTGGCTTTTACCTGAACCATTTCGACCTGGGAAGAAATGTACTTTTTGTGAAGGTACAGGTAGATCTACAAATGAAGGTTAAGCTCGAGTGGCGAAGCAGGTAGACGCAAAGGACTTAAAATCCTTCGGAAGCAATTCCATACCGGTTCGATTCCGGTCTCGAGCATTAAATTAAGGTTGATTATGGCAGCTTTTCTTGTAAATGAAGATGTTTCTTATTTAGATCATGTTTTGTTAGACAATGATCTGTTGAAAGTAGTTCCTGTTTCTGTATTATCCAAAATTCCTCAAACACATCTTGCATTATTTGGACATAAAAACGGATTTTATTGTTTTCCGACCATTGAATTAGTGGATTGGTTTAAACAGGAAATAGATCTTACGACTACGATAGAGATTGGTGCAGGTCATGGTGCATTAGCGAGGTGTCTTGGAGTTCCAGCTACAGATTCAAGGTACATGGAGACTCCAGAGATAAAAGCTTATTACACGATGATGCGTCAGCCGACAACTAAATATCCTGACGATGTTATTAAGCTTGATGGTATTGCAGCTATAAAAAAATATAGACCTAAGACCGTCATTGGATGTTGGATTACTCATAAATATAATGAAGCTGAACATGATAATGGTGGTAACATGTTTGGCATAGATGAAGAATGGGTTATAAAGAATGTTGATAGATATATAATGGTTGGTCATGAGACAGTGCACGCAAAGAAGAAGATTTTGAATTTGTCGCATAAAGAGTATAGATTTCCGTGGTTATTTAGTAGGTCTTTAGAGTCGACGAAGAATGTCATTTATGTCTGGAAGAAATATGAATGATGACGTAGTTAAAGTTCGAAATGATTATGATTTAGATGTCATTAAGATACGGAAAGCTATGTCAGATTATCTTGATGGTGATATTGATGGTTTATTGTCTGACACTGATGCAGCTATTTTTGGTGGCGCTGTCAGGGATAGTTTGGCTGATCTTAAGATACACGACGTAGACATAATGGCATTGCCACGGTCAGCAAGAAGAATATATGATAGATTGATTGCTTGTGGATTCGTTCAGCTTCCTGGGCCTGATTTTGATATTGCTGCAATGTATTTGGGATTACAAATTATAAATCAACCGTGGACTTTTAAACGAAACAATGCAATTGTTCAAATAATAAGACCGAGAAAAAAATTTAAAAATGATTCTGAAGCCGTATCTGCGTTAATAAGTATAATGTCTAATGTTGATCTCTCTTGTTGTGGTCTTGCCTATATAAATAATCCTCTATTTTCTGATAAATTGTTAGAATCACAAATTAATGCTATCGATCATTGTAAACAAAAAATATTTTATGTGTTACATGATAATGTAATGTATCAAAGAGACAGAATTCATAATCGAATAGCAAAATTGGAAGAACGTGGTTGGAAAAAAATGAATGAGGCTATGTCAACTCCTGCATCACCGACTGTGAGAGGTATAAATGGATATAGAGGTGCAGAAACAGCTAGAGGAACACCAAGCGTTGCTACTGGTGCAGGTATAGGATTGGCTTATAGAGATCAATCAATGTCAGAACAAAATGCTAATGATCCAGCAGATGATGTGCGAACGTGGCATTTTATTAATACTGCAGCATATCAATCTGTCGATGAGCTTGGTAGACTACTTTGGACAATGCCAGATCCTTTAACTTTGACTACACCATATATTACATTAAGGTCTAATATTACTTCATGAATAATTTTTGTTCTGAAGAAATTCGACTTCAAAAAATTCAAATAGCATTTACAAAAGTATTTTCTAGATATTTTTGTTTTGAAAAATTTGATATTACAGAGGTTTTTGCTAAAGAATTAGAATTACGTATACAAGGTTTTTTATGGGGAGAAAATGTAACAAAAAAAGTAATAAAATATCCTCGAGATTGGTGGCAAGCTTTTAAAAAACGATGGTGTCCAAAATTAATATTGAAAATATGGCCTATTATTTATACAATCCACGAGATTGATATTAATGCTTTATATACGAATTTTAAACCTTCATTACCTGATGAAAAATATATTTTAAGAATGAATATTTTTTCATTACAAAAAAAGGATGGATAGTATGAAAAAACCTAATATATTTTTAAAAATGTTATTTTTTGTATGTTCATTATTTCTTGCAGCTTTTGTTTTAATGATATTGTCTAGTGTGTTTGTTGCAAGCTTGAGGATGATGCTGTTTACTTTTAAATTAATGATTGTGCCAGTAATAGTTTTTACTTTTTTATATATAATATGGCATACAATGAAATATTTTAGGAAAAATTAATGAAAATAGTTTATATAATGATTGGGCTTCCAGGCTCAGGTAAGAGTACGTGGTCTCGTATGAAAGTTAAAGAAGAGCCAAATATAGTAATTGTTAATAGAGATTCATTTCGACAAATGATAAATGGATATTATTTGTACACTGAAAATTTAGAACCTCTTGTTCATGAAATGACGATTACATGTCTTGAAAAGGCTATTGTTAATGGATTTAATGTGATAATTGATGAAACTAATATTGATAAACAGCATCGTGCAGCTTGGTTATCGCATTGTAAAGCTTTTGATAAAAGAATATTTGTATATTGTAAAAAGCCAAATCCCTTAGGTTATAGAATGTTAGATTCTAGAAATATATCAAGAGAACAATGGCAAACTGTAATTGATAAGATGACTGCAAAGTTTGAAGAGCCAAGTCTTGATGAAGGGGTAGATGAAATAATTGAGCAACAATAGGAAAAACAATGGAAGTTGTATTTGAGGTTCAGGACAAAGTAATTAAGATTTGTGACAAAGAAATTAAAGTCATTAATACAGGAAAACAATCTTATATAATCAAAATAGATGATGGGACAATTAACTTACGTCCTGGAAAAACATTTGTTTTTGGTCAATGTGATAAAAAAGTTTTGCGAAATTTTCGTAAATATAAAGATTTAGTAATTTTATAATGCATTAATGGAGGATTATGACTAGAGAACAATTAAAACAAATTTTTAAGAGTACTGAATCCAGTTGGGAAGGTGATAATGCTTTTCAAGGACTTAAGATTTTGTCAAAATATACTGAAAGGCTTATTGAAGGTGCAGAACATGATGTCATTTTTTCAGTTGATGTAAATGATATTATTGATAAATTAACGGAGGATGATGCAAAAGCACTTGCAAAGTTAAATTGGTCGATTGAAAATGAATTTGGCGATTGTTTTTCATGTTTTGTATGAAAATGACATATTTGATGACAATGATACTATTGTTTTAGATTTGATGAGTGATGTTCATTGATTTACACTGGCATTGGATCGAGAGAAACGCCAAGTAATGTCATAACTTTAATTATTGACATTGCTAAAGCTTTTGCTTTGAATGGATGGACATTGCGAAGTGGTGCAGCAGAAGGAGCAGATTCTGCTTTTGAATATGGATGTGATGAAGTTAAAGGAAAAAAAGAAATTTATTTACCAAAAAAGTTATTTCAAAGACATCCATCAGAATTATATTTTGGCGGTCCGAATGTTGACAGTGATACTGCGATTGATTACGCAGAAAGTGTTTGGAGTATTAGAGATATTTGTGAATGGAATAGATTGAAAGAATTTACAAAAGCATTGATGTCTAGAAATTGTTTTCAAATTTTAGGAGCTAATTTAGATAAACCAACTGATTTAGTTATATGTTGGACGAAAGATGGTGAAGCTTCGGGAGGAACAGGTCAAGCTATTAAATTAGCTGAATTAATTACTAAATCTGATAAAAATAATTGGTCAATACCTGTGATCAATCTACAAAAAGAAGGACATAAAAAAATAATTTTTGATATTTTAAAAGACATTAAAAATATAAATGATATTTTAATGAAAAATAAAAAATTAATATTTTATTGATAAAATGGCCATCTATGACTTTTTACTTGATTATTACTCAAAAGGATAAATATGCATTATAATTTTATAAAGTTACTCGTGGTAGTCAAATCTATGCGTATTACGATTAGTACAGCAAGAGGAGCCACATAGTGTAACAGGGCTTATATATAAGAATTTAAAAAGCCCTGTTGCCACAAACAACGGGGCTTTTTTTTAGATTAGATTGTAAATATGTTGATGTAGCTCAGTCGGTAGCAGCATCTGAATCATAATCAGAAGGTCGGTGGTTCAACTCCACTCATCAACACCAAATTTTTATAGGAGGATAATATGAAGAATTGTAAATGCTATTTAATGTATGACACAAGATGTACAAAGTAAAATCTTTGAAAAGAAAGGAAAATAATTGACTATGACTTCAGTAGTTGTATTAAATAGAAACTATCAGTTTTGGGCGGAAGTAAATCTTGACAAAGTATTAAAATGGTGGGCAAAACAAAAAATAAAAGTTCTTGTTGCTGATGAACGTGAAGAGGTTGGCAGCACCACAATTCGTTTAAAAAGACCATTTGTTGTACAATTACTGGAGTTTGCCGGATATAAAATCAAGAAAGAAGAAATCGGCTTCAATAAAGAAGCTGTATTTCGTAGAGATAAAAATATTTGTCAATACTGGCATTTTGAGAATGATGGAAAAGCTTTTAAATATAAGTGTCAACCGGATGAACGAACTTTAGATCACATAATACCAAAAAGTAGAGGTGGAGCAGTTCATTCTTTTGAAAATGCTGTTTGTGCTTGTAGATGGCATAATGTTGTAATCAAAAGAGGTCGTACACCGGAAGAAGCTGGTTTGAAATTGATTTCAAAGCCTTATGTACCAAGATCAAATAAAGGTCAATATGTCACAATGAATTTTACTTATAACCCAAATAACCTCGCACATAGAATCTATGTCGAGAAAATCTTAGGAGGTGTTGTGGAAAATTAGTCATATAAAACCGTATGTTGAGCGCAGACTGTCAGTGAGGTGAACAGGTGAAAAACTTGTCTTGAGAAAATCGCGGCGATCACGAGTGTCAATGCGCAATTCGAAAATCACGGTCGATTGTTTTATATGACTAACTTTAAATGCTGGAGTCGCATAGTGGTCGAGTGCACCGGATTTGTAATCCGGAGTGGAAACACCGTCGGGAGTTCAAATCTCTCCTCCAGCTTTTGATTCAAAATGTTGTTCCGACTCTACGCGCCGATGATATTAGATTATCGGTGAGGAAACTCAGGCCACTATTGCTTAAGGAAGGAGACTTAATTGGTCGTTTACACTTCCGAGGGTGCAACCTCAAACAGTCCTAGCGGGTGAGCAACGCTATGACGGACGGGTCGAGGGCTTAGACAAATGTAGAGATAAAACAGAAGCCTGGTTATGGGAACAACATTATTATGAAAAATTGTTTAACATGTCATTATAAAATCGAACTTTTACGATTGAGAGCAGATAAAAAATATGCACGGGATCATGAAATAATTTACACAAAAGATGGTCCTCGCTATAGATATATAGTTGATGGATCACACAAAAACAAATCAAGGTCAAGGTGAATTAATGAATACAATTATTGAAAAAAAGTTCTCTTTAATGGGAGCTCGAGTGAAATTTTCAGAACCTGACAATCGTTGGAATAACAATCAGTCTTTTTCGATTGATATTCGGAAAGATTCGGAAGGTGAATTTTTTGACATTCGAGTTAAAAAAGAAATTGAAATGATGATCACTGATATTCAAAAAAAGGATCGTCATCTTTTACTTCTTGTTAAAGACCCGAATGGTCATCCGACTTTTTCTCAATTAAGTGATCCACGAAGAGTATCAATTTCAAGATTTCTTTGCGGACATGATGAACGAAACTGGTTTACTTGTGCAGTTCCTGAAAAAGCAGCAACTGTTTTTCAAGCAAAACAAAATTTGAAACCAAAAGAAGTTTTGGAAGTTGAACAACAAGAAGGACTTAAAGCAAATCGTATGCATAAACGGCATCGAAAATTAAATTCAGGACGAAAGATTCATCGTCAGGGTGAATTTATGTTCATTGCTGAACCGACTTTTCAAGTGCCTTCTGGATCTTTGACAGTAATTCATCGACATGAACCAATGAGCAGAGGTCGTGGAAATTCTCATTTTGCAGAAAATCTTTATCGATCAGGTGGTACTAAAGTTTATATTTCTCGATTCAATGAACAATCTCGGTCAATTGGATTGACTGAAGAAGAATTTAAAGCCCTTGATCCAAAAGATCAAAAAAATCCAAGGATTAGTTGGCAAGTTCGTCAAAGAAATGCAACTGTTTGGGTAAAAGGTAAAATAACACATAAAGAACATCGAACACTTGATTTAGGAAATATTTGGCATCGAGTTGTTCTCAATACTGAAAGTCAGGCAGCCGGTGCAAAATTTGTAGCTTTTGTTGATTAAGAAGATAGGACGGTATAAAATGAATTGTAAAAATTGTGAACATTATAAATATCATAAAAAATTTATTAAAGCAGCTCGAACATATAGGAAAGAACATCCGGGACTTTCGGCAAAATATAAGCTAGAACATCCTGGATATTTTAGTAGTGCTGCTCGTGCTGCACGAAAATTAAAAAAGCAGTGTTCAATTAATTAATGGGGCTGTAGCTCAATTGGGAGAGCGCCTGTTTTGCAAGCAGGAGGTCACCGGTTCGATCCCGGTCAGCTCCACCATATTAAAAGGAGAAAAATGAAGTTAGGATTAGATTTTCATGGCGTTATCGATAAAGGACCAGAATTATTTTCTGTAATGAGTGATCTTCTTGTTAAAAATGATCATGAAGTACATATAATAACTGGCGAGACAATCACAAATGAATTTAAATTAAAAATACAGAATTTCAATATTATATACACTCATTTATTTTCTATCATAGACTATCATAAATCTATAGGCACACTAATAAGATATGAAGACAATGGACCTTGGATTGATGAAGATTTATGGAATAAGACAAAAGCAGAATATTGCGAAAGAATGAAAATTGATTTACATATTGATGATTCTAAAGTATATGGAAAATATTTTACTGGTAAAACAAAATATCATTTATTTGAGTTAAAATGAAAAAAATAAAAGTAATGCCTGATTTTACAAGTTCTGGTATATGGAATGATAAAACTGGTGTTATGATTGATTATGAAGATCTTCCAATATCAAAACAATTAGCAAATGAGTTTGAAAACTGGATTACATTTTATGATGATTGTTTTGAAGAAGATTTTACAACTTTTAAGCCAGGTAAATCAAAAGAGATGAATGAAATTGGAATGAAATTAGCAAAAAAATTAAAAGAAGAATTACCAAATTATGAAATTTCTTTTTGGGAAGAAAATGAATCAGGAATAATTAAACATAAGAATTTAACGGGTGTATAGCCAAGCTTGGTTACGGCACCACTCTGATAAGGTGGTATGCGCTAGTTCAAATCTAGCTACACCCATTTTAATATGATAAAATGTCAAAAATGTAATAGATCTTTTACAAATAATGGTGCATTTACAAATCATAAATGTGTAACTAAAGATGACATCGATAAAGTAAAAGAATTGTATTATAAAAATGGTTTATCATTGCGAGAAATAAGACATTTAGGTCGTTTTCCAAGATTTATTACAAAACTTGCAATTAAAAATAGACGTAATTTAAGTGAAGCAATGATATTAGCTAGAAAGAAATATCCAGTTCAACATACAGAAGAATCTAAAAAACGATTGTCAAAAAGTACATCAAAGTGGTTAAAAACTAGAATAAATCATCCTTGGCGAAAGAAAAAAGAAACATATCCTGAGAAAATATTAAGACAATGGTTAGAATGTAATGTTGATGAAAAAATTATTCAAGAATATACACCAGATGATTTTGACAGAAATTATAGAATGGATTTTGCAATAATAAATTTAAAAATTGATATAGAAGTCAATGGCAATGCTCATTATTTTAATAATGAACTAAAATCTTATTATGTTGATCGTGAAAAATATATTATTGAAAGAGGTTGGAAGGTAATAAATATTCATGCTAGAGCTATTTGTAAAAATTTTGACACAGTTATTAATCAATTAAAACAATTTTTAGAAACAAAAAGCTTAAATGTTACAAATGAAATTAAATTACAAAAAGAAATTGTAATTAATGATGTTTCTAATAAAGCAAAAGAAATAATTCAATTAGTTGATGAAGGATTAGATAATAAAACAATTGCTAGTAAGCTTGCTATATCTGAAAGACAATTAAGTCGATTTTTTAAAATTAATAATATTAAAAAATTGTCACCGTGTGAATCACAACGTTTAAATAAGAAAAAACAAATTTTTGTTGAATTAGCTATGGTTATAGATATAAATGAATATGGTTTAATTTCTAGATTAGCAAATAAGTGGCAAACTAGTACAACTAGAATGTCACATTTAGTAAGAGAATTTAAAAATTTGAATAATCGGGACTGTATTTCAGTGGTACAGAATGCAACTCTTACAAAGTTGAGGTCGTAGGTTCGACTCCTACCAGTCCCATTTTAATCTTAAGGATTTGTATGAAAAGACGACATTTATTAAAAATAGCAGACAAATGTATAAAAATGTCTAATAATTTTGAGGATGCAGGACTTCATACTATCTCTGAAGATTTACTAAAAATATCAAGTAAAATTGCTATAGAAGCATGTAAAAAAGTCAATCAACCAATTAAACTTTTCGAGTACTATATAATTACTTAATGAACCAAAAAGTTTTATATTTTATGATGCCATAACGCCAATATTTTACGACTAGATAACATGAATCTCTAGTGGTGTTTTCCCAGACATATCCTGGGTCAATTATTCGGCCACTAAAAATATTTGGCAAGTTTAATGAATCAGTGATGTCATAAGGTAGGGTCAAAATTTTACAGATTTGCCAGTTATGACCATATAACAAATTACAACTATTGGTAAGAGCATCAAGTTGATATTCATAGTCAGATGTTAAAAGAAATGCTAAAAAAAGAATTGTTTTCATATTAACATCCTTTATAAATTACTAAAATATCAATTTAGGAGAAATTATGAATAATATGCCGTTAAGTCTTATTATAACACTTATTTTATCGCATTTTTTATCAGACTGGCTGTTACAATCAAGAAAAATGGCTACGTCAAAGTCGTCTAATCCTTTAATTTGCTTATTACATTCTGCAATCACAGGAACATTTCTTTTTATTGCATGCTGTATAGGCATATTGTTTAGTATTAAGATCTGCTTATGGGCAGCATTGATTTTATCGTTTTTTTATACTTTTACTCATTTTGTTCAGGACACTGTAGTTTGGAAATTGTATGGAAAGTTTCATGATCCGAAAAAAGAATTTCAATCTGATTATTGGTTTTATACAACAATAGCTATTGATCAATCAATTCATTTGATAATTATGTTTATATTAACAACTTTAGCAATTATGGATGTAAAATGAAAAATGTTTTTGTTAGTGGCCCTAAAAAGAAAATAGGTAAGATTCAACAACAAGTTATAGATAATGCAAAATTACTGGATGAAAAATGGTCTGAAATCATCAAGGATTCTGCAAATCATGGTAAATATATTATTTTTCATAAAGGTCAGATAAAAATTGTTGATGATTTTGAAATTGCAACAACTACTGGTCGAAAGGTTTTTGGTGAATCGACTGGATTTGTTGTTCGAAAAATAACAAATCAACTGATAACTGGAAGATATGCGTGACTCTAGCAGGATGGCTGCAATTTATTTTAGGTAGCCCGTTGTAAGGAGCAAAGACGTGGTTCCCAATAGGGTAAGGCCTTACGCTTAAAATAAATTTAGGGTTCGAGACCCGGAGTCGCGCACCAATAAATTAATTTGTAATCTATGAAAAATGAATTGAATATTGAAACATGTATTTAATAGTAGATTTTGAAGCAACTTGTTGGGATAGAAATACTAATGAAGGTCGAGTAAAAGCAAATCGAAATGAAAATGAAATAATTGAAATTGGTTATTCAATTGTTACTGATGATTATCGCATAATTTTATCACAAGGTTTATTTGTTAAACCACAATTGAATCCGATGTTATCAGATTTTTGTAGACGACTGACCGGTATTGAACAATTTACCATAGATATTGCAAAAGATTTTAGAACTGTAATGGATATTTGGCGAGAAAATGTTTATTTAATAACAGAGAAAAGTTTAAGTAATTTTATATTTTGTTCTTGGGGCTTCTATGATCATCGACAGTTAGCTAAAGATTGTAAAAGATATGATATTGAAGTACCATTTAAAATTAGTAGAAGTCTTAAACATGAATTTGCTGAGAGGCATAAAATAAAACCTATAGGAATGGATAAAGCTTTAACAATGTTAGATATTCCTCTTGAAGGTCGTCATCACAGAGGTGTTGATGACGCTTATAACATTGCAAAAATATTTGTTAAAGAGAAAATGTGAATTTGATAAGTCATATGGCGACATGATTAACGACCTTTGCTCTTGTCACAGGGACGGTCAAGCTGAGACCATATGATACCTTTGGCTTGACGTGTCGTGGTTAGTGCTTCGGCATCATTGTAGAGGATAGCGAATAGCCATGGTAAGTACCTATTCGATGAAACGGTGGCTGCGGCACGGCAGCCAGATTTAATGTTCTTTGAAATTATGGGGGTGTCAGGTTTCGACAGATTGGGTGAAGTGATAATTGCATGTAGAGGACTCATTGGTTGGCCTCTTAAATCATCCAATGAAACAACAACTGCCAACAAAATTGGTTCAGTTTTCGGTGCTCAGTTCGCATTGCAGTTCGCTGCAATGTGCGCAAAGGCACCAGCAATGGCTGCCTAAATAAAGGCGGTCGAAGTTTAAGCGGAGCCGTAGCAACTTGAACTGTTTATATACGGATAGGACAACCGAACGCGTAAAAGAGAAGGGGACCGAAGTGACACTTACGAAGTACTCATTGAACGCTTGTCTATTTACGGAGTGAGTATTCAAGATAGAATAGAATAAACATGTAGTAATTGTCATGGAAAACTTTCTGGACCGGGGTTCAATCAAAATGGTTGACTCAATTGGTAACAATTGATGAAGAAAATGGGTGAATTCAGGGAACCCTAAATCAGTAAAATGATATGGCAATCCTGAGCTAAGCCAACTGAAAGAGTGTTTTGTAGGTTGGAAAGTGCAGAGACTAAAAGGTGAGAAACTCAATCAATAATCCTTTATTAGCGCCCATCATCCAATTGGATGAAGAGATAGTCCACACTGGTGTGAAAACATCAGATAAAGTGTCCCCGCACCTCCAATTTTTTAATTTGAAGATTACTACTTAAATTAAAGAATTTTGTCACAGTTTTTGTTTGTTCTTCAAAGGACATGCTGTCCTTGATGATTAGAAATTCTTTATTAAGTTCTTTCATTATTTGTATTTTTTGTTCATCTCGACATTGAATACGCTGAAAGTTTTCTAAACTATGAATTTGTTTATAATGACAAGCGCCGTTATATTCAATGAAAAAATCGTCATATTGTTCTGAATAGATATCGAATTCATAAATTGAATTGTTATAAGTTAAATGTATACTTTTCCAATTATAGTAAGGATAAGTTTTTTGTAACCAATGTTTGAGACGTAATTCACCTTTTGATCGATATTTATGATGATTTCTCTTTGTTAGATTTTTAATATATTTCTTTTTCAGTATGATATCAGTTCTCAATCGATTTTTAAGTGTGACAGATGTTTTAGATGTTCGTTTTTCTTTTGCAATTTCTTTTAATCGTTTTGGCTCTAATAAAGATTTTAAATATTTAAGTGCTAGTTTTGGATGTTTAATGTCAAGTAATTTTAAATTTTTAGTAATTGTGGTAATACGATGTTGTTGCAATTGTAGTTCAAACCATTGAACATTAATTTTTAATTTTGTTAATTGCTGAATTGTTTTTTTATGATTAAGAATGACCGAATTTTTGTTTGTATTAATTCTAGCTTGACTCCATTGTTTTTTTCGATCTTCATTATCATAAAATCCAGTAAGTTTTCTTTTGAAGTTACCTTGTGAAGTACCCATATTTTTTTATTATATGTTATTTAAAACTTTGTTTTATTAGTTGATTAAAAGGATAACAATAGTTTTTTTGATTTTAAGAAATTAAGCCCGTGTAGCCGAGACTGCCTTCTAAGCAGTTAATCGTAATTGGAGCTGAAAATGTTCGTTCGAATCGAATCACGGGCGCCATATTTATTTTAGAATACAAAGATTAAAATGACATTATTAAATCCAGATCCATCTGCAACTGATCCTTTATATAATAAAATTCAAGGAGGTCAAGGAGGTTTTCCGCCTGATTTATGTGTGTTATTTAGTGATCGAGTAGAGAAATTGTATGAGATATCACATGATTTAGTTGACAAAACTTTTAAAACACAGTTGAAACATGATTTTGCTGCTCGCTATAGTGAACTTTATTTTGCTACAGTTTTTAGAAAGCGATTGTTATTCAATGTTTCTCATCCATCAGATAAAGGTCCGGATTTATTTGTTGAAAATTTAAATTGTTGGATAGAAGTAGTTACTATGTCAGATGGAAAAAAAGACAATCCAGATTCTATTCCAAAAACGAATTACAATGGTATCATGGATTACCCGCAAAACCAAATTATTCTAAGATATACGAATAGTTTTACTGAAAAAGCAAAAAAAATTCGGCATGATATTGAAAATGGTATAATCAAAAATGTGCAAAGTACTATAATTTGCATTAGTGGTGGATGGCTTGAGGGTTTAAATGGTATACCATTGTATATTGAAGGCGGTGTGCCGCAATGTGTAGCCGCTCTTTTAGCAGTTGGTAATGTAGTCATTCATATTGATAAAGTTAGTTCTAAAATTGTTAGACAAACATGTGAAAATCGTAATAAAATTTTTAAAAAATCATCAAATGAACCTGTTAAGACAGATTATTTTCTTGATTTACAATATTCTCATATAAGTGGAGTAATTTACTCATATGCAAATATTAGCTCAACTGATAAAATATTAGGAAATGATTTTATTTTTATTCATAATCCATTAGCAGACAGACCGATTCCTATGAATAGTATTAATTGTGGAATAGAATATTCAGCTGAAATAAATAAAGAAGATATTCAAATTACACACATAGAACATTAGAGCGCCCGTGTAGCCGAGTCTGTTTCCTAAACAGATAATCGTAAAGGAAGCTGAAAATGTTGGTTCGATTCCAATCACGGGCATATTTAAGAGATATACTTTAATGTTGGAACGACAAATTTCTCAATCTGTGAAAAAAGAGAAAGTACCTTTATGTGAAAATTGTTATATGAAAGGTTATTGTAATCGTGGTGAAGGGTCTGAAGAATGTAAAAAACATTATAATCATTCATAAGGGAAAATATGGTAATTTGTAATAAAAAAGATCATTGTAGTATGCGACACGAATGTGGTGGAGCAAAACCGCATGAAAGATGCAGTGAATGCGGAAAGTGTCCAAAAGCTGCAAGGTTAAAAGCAGAATGTGTTGAAGTGAAGGAAAATAAATGTTAACTATAGACTGGAATTTTAATAGGATTTGTAATTTTAATTGTGAATATTGTATTAACGATCCGAAAGATAAAAGTGCATTAGGGCCTAAATTTGATGAAGTAAAAAAAGCTATAAGTAGATTTAAAAATCAATGTTTATGGGCATTGTCTGGAGGAGAATTATTTTTAAATACTGATTTTGTTAAAATTTGTAAATTTTTGACTGAACAGCATTGTATTACGTTATATACTAATTTAACAATTTCTGTTGATGATTTTATTAAAAATGTATCAGTCGATCGAGTTAAATTTATTATGGCAGCATTACATATTAAAGAAAGAGATAGACTGCATTTTAAAAGAGAACAAATTGTTACGCAGATTAATAAATTAAAAGATGCAGGCTTTTATGTTATGTTAGTGCAAGTCTGTGATGATTATGCATTATTACAATATGATGAATTGTTTGAATGGTTTTTAAGTAAGAATATATATTTAATACCTCTCTTGATAAAAAATTCTTTATGGCATAAGTTTAATTATACTGATGAACAGTTATTAAAAATACAACATTATTTGGAATTGTGTAAAGAGCATGGATATAATAAATTTTCTTTAGAATATAATAGAACAACTTGTAGAAAAGGTCAAGTATGTGTGGCTGGCTATAAGTATATGATAGTACTTAATGATGGTACTGTTAGAGAATGTTGGGGTAGTCATCGTTATTTAGGAAATATATTTGTACAAAATTTAACTGTCGAGAGTCAATTAAGTAATAAAGCAATAATTTGTCCCTATGATATTTGTCCATGTTTTCCTAGTAATTTATATGAAATAGAGATATGATTTATATAACTGGTGACACACATATTCCGATAGATATTCGGAAATTAAATACTACAAATTTTCCTCAAGGTAAATCTCTTACTAAAAATGATTATGTGATAATTACCGGTGATTTTGGTTTGTTATGGTTTTACGAACCAGATAAAGAAGAAATTTATTGGAAAAAATGGTTAAATGAAAAACCATTTACCATACTTTTTATTGATGGTAATCATGAAAATCATGATAGATTAGCAGAGTTGCCAATTATTGAAAAATTTGGTGGTAAAGTTGGTGTAGTATCTGATAGTATTTTTTATTTAAAGCGTGGTGAGATATATACGATTGAGAGTAAAACATTTTTTTGTATGGGCGGTGCAAAAAGTGTTGATGATGCTAGTCGAATTGAAGGTGTAAGTATTTGGAGGAATGAGATACCTTCTTATAAAGAAATGGATTATGCAATAACTAATTTAGAAATACATGGAAATAAAGTAGATTATATAATAGCTCATACATTACCGCAAGGAATGATTGCAAAATTTATGATAGCTTCAGGTGTTGACATTATTGAGATGGATGATCATGATTATAGTAAATATTTAGATCCTACTGCAAAATTTTTAGATGAAGTTTGTAATAGAATTCAATTTAAAAAATATTTTTGTGGACATTTCCATGCTAATGTTGTTATAGATAATTTTACTATTTTATATGAAGATATCATAGAAATTTAGTTTGTGTATGATGCATCATAGAGCATTATTTTTAAGTTTCTTCGATATTTTATGTGATTAAATATCTATAGAATTATTTTTTTAATCATTTTAAAATAAAGGAGAAACGATGAAAAAGAAGAGTAAGGCAAGAATCAAAGAAATGATTCCGAAGGTAAAGACATTATTGGAGGACAGTCGTTATCTGCATGCTGCGGAAATTGCAGACAGTATTGGAATGTCTGTTAGTTCAGTGTCCAATCTCATTCGAAAAATGCGCGAACATAATATCGGAGTTATAACAACAAAAAATGGATATACATTATCAGAACATGCCACCAAAATTGATGACATTGGTTTTATGCGCAGATTACTCGGGCGCCGAGCCAGTGATTATATAGCTATGAAAGCTGCGGAACCGGATATAAAGAAACGGTGGAATGCCGTTGAAGATCGTCAAATGTTTCAGAAAGTCCTTGGGATTACATACACTCGTCAAAATGAAGTGTCTGCCGGAATGAAAGCTTTATTGGTATATTCCAAATAAGGAAAATATGAATCTTGATTCTTTAGTTGCCAATATTTGTCATGGTCATATTAATACACCAACTGCAATTGTGCTTTGTGTATTGATTGTGGCTTGCGCATGGGTTGTTGTGACTTTCATTAAAAGTATTTAACTATCATAGCAAAGATAAGTGACCAGTCAATTTATCAATCTTTTCAGATTCGTCGGGTCCAAGAGCAATACAAGTCTTAGTTAATATTCCCTTAAATTCGGTCAAACCTGCATCTTCAATCAAAGCTACTGGTATATTAGCTTCTTTTGCTTTTTCATAAATTTCAAGTAATTCGGCTTCAGAATTTACACTCACACAAATTTTGGTAAATAATCCCTCAATCCATTGAACCATAGTATCAGGTAAGAAATCTGTTATAAAAGTATTTTGATTATCGACTTTATGCCACCGATCAAAAAATATTTTCATTGAAGCGTGCGCACCTTGCACGATGCATTTACCTTTTCTCATATTCAAATCTTTACGAATTACAATGACTTGTTTGACTGACATACAATCTCCGTTCTTGCTCTATTGAATTCACATTTAAAATCCATACAATATTTTTGACATATATCATCTTTACTACAATCATGTTCATTCATCCAAACAATACGATCTTTCATCAAATCATTATTTACTTTACCAATTGCTGTACCTTTTTCTCTAAAATAAGTCAAACAAGGATAATGACTGTCACCAACTATAGTAACATCACTGCTTGCAATATAACATTTTTTGCAAGCATTTCCTCGCATTTGTTTACCATCTTTAAAGTTTTGTACACGATAATTTAAAATAGGATATTTAATATAATCTTTTTTGAACTTAGGTATTAATTGGTCTTTTGTTGATGTTGATAATTTTATATCATTAACACCGAGTGACAAAATAAAATCTACTATTGATTCTATTCTATCAATATTTAATGAATCAATTACAAGACCAATATTAACATATTTATATTTAACGAGTTGTTTTATAGTATCAACTATTTTTTCTGGACTATTATATCCTCTATTCTTCAAAATGTCCATGTCATAATCATCTAATGACACTGAAAACATATCTGCTTGACTTTTCAAATAATTATCAATACCAAAAGTACCATTTGTAGAAAGACCAAGTTTTTTGGTTTTACTTCTACATAAATTCATTATTTCAAAGAATTGATTGTGAACTGTAGGTTCACCGCCTGTTATTTGAATATGTCTGAATTGATTATTTTGAATAAAAGAGGTAAGTTTTGCAAGATCAATATCATTATTGAATCTATTGCAATATTTACATGAAAAATTGCAACGACCAGTAATAGCGACTTCCATGTACCAAGGATCTTGACTATTATAGTAAAGTCGTTCAGTAGTTATTTCAGAAAAGCCAGTGTTTTTCATAATGGTGTCCCAGGTAGGATTTGAACCTACGTTTAAACAAAGAACTAATTATCTGTCGCCTTTTAAAGAAGCAGAAAAAATTTCTTGATAAATTTTAAATTGATTATGAAATTCTTTGGTCTTTGTTATAATTTCCATGCCTACAGTTTCTTTAGAGTTAAATGCAAGTACATTTGAACCAAGTTGTTCTTTTTGATCATGAAGAATGTTTAAATCACTAGCAATGTTTGCAATCTTTTCCATAAAACTTGTTACTTCATCTGAAAAAAGAAATTTTGCTTTAGTTATTGTTCTCTGTCTAAATAAAATATTCTCATAAAAAAATTCATTAGATTTTTTTTCTTTCCAATTATAATTCACGACAGAACGCATATATTCAATAGTTTCATCAAAAATTTTATATTTTCTATCAAAAGAATCACTGTGTAATTTTTCTTTATGCGCTTTTAATATTTTTCTCTGAATTTTTAAAGCAAGAAGTCCTATAAAAATAGTGGCACATATTTGTATAAGAGTAGAACATATTTGTAAAAGAGTAGCACATTCCATCGTAGACCTCCTTAAGAGAATTATTTGTTGATTCGCATTCATTTTGCTTTATTATATTAATGGTGTGCCTAAGTGGATTCGAACCACTGACCTCCAGATTCGCAATCTGGTGCTGTATCCAACTCAGCTATAGGCACATTTTATAGTCTAAAGTTTTTAAATATTCTTTTTGAATTTGCGTTACTTTATAATGATTTTCTCGCCAATTATTTAAACATTTTGAACATTTTGGCCAATATAAATGTTCACCAAATTTTTTTATGTTTGGAATTGTTTGCGTTCCACTTGCTAAAGTATGTTTATTTTCCCAATAAAGACATTTTTTTTGCAATGAAAGTTTATTATTAAACGATGTCGGTTTAAATTTAATGATTTCTTCTAAATAACCTCCAATTGATTTATTAATTGGAATCATTTCCAAAACTTCTAATTTATCTATTTTATAAACTAAAGCTTCAAGATCTATGTCTCTACAATAAGGACGAATTTTAAAAACTGCATCATCTAATAAAGATAAAAAAGGAAAGTTTGGTGCTGAAATTATACCATAACGGTCAACATTTTTGTCGATTATTTCATAAAAAGAATATTTTGTTTTTCCTACAGTATAAGTTATATCTAAATCAAATCCATTTAAACATTTTTGTGCTTCTTTTTTCAAATCTAAAATATTATGGCCATTTCTTCCGCCCATTTTACGGATGTCATTATTATTATATAATAAGATAGATTTCAGATATTTTTCTATAGTTTGAGATGTTGAAAAAATTGCTTCATCTAATAAACCCAATTGTATTGAATTCCTTGTACCAATATAATTTTTATCAGCTGTGTCAACGAAGCAAATACTAATTTCATTATTTCGACTAAATGTAAAGCATAAGAATTTTGATTTACAAGTCTTACAATCTTTATAACAGTATTTACTATCTAGTAAAATACATTTTGTACAATTATGACAATTGTCTATACTTTCCATGGAATCTCCTAATTGGTGGGCCTGGTCAGATTTTAACTGACGACATCGTGTTTCGAAGACACGCACTCTATACAGCTGAGCTACAGGCCCGAATTTACTGGGGTGGTAGGAGTTGAACCTACGACATCATGTTTCAGAGACATGCATTCTACGACTGAATTACACCCCAAATTTGGTCGGAGTGAGCAGATTTGAACTGCTGAGAACATGCTCCCGAAGCATGTGGCCTAAACCAGTCTAGCCTACACTCCGATAATGGCAAGGGTGGATGGATTTGAACCACCGAATGACGGCTTCAAAAACCGTTGCCCTAGACCGCTAGGCGACACCCTCGTAAATTATTTTTTTCGTCTAAAAAATTCTTTTTTATAATGTTTATTTACAAACCGTCTTACAGATGTATGTGTTATATTTAATAAATCTGATGCTTTTTCAACCCAACCAAATTTTGTCATATCTATTGTAGAAAGTAATTGTAATTTATCCTGTATCTTTTTATTTTTTTGTGCATCAATTTTATTGTTAATTATTACTCTTTGTTGTAACTTTTTAATTTTTTTTTCTTTGTGCTTTTGTTTTTTAATTTCATAATATTTTACTAAATCATATTTATAATATTTGTTTTTAGCATCACCAATAAAATTTATTAATTCATTGATATTAAAATTATCGAGTTGATAATATGTTATTCTATATATACTCCAACCTTTTTGCTGTAAATATTTATCTCGTTTTTTATCAAATTGTTGTCGTTTTTCTGTAAAATGCCAATGTCCATCAAATTCTACATCTACTTTTTCATTAACAAAAGCAAAGTCTAAAAAATATGGATGTTCGCAATATTCATTTACGACATCATATTTTTTGTATATATCATTTTTAACAAATAAATCATGTAATTTTTGTTCGCCATAACTCATTTTACCATTTTGTCGTCGCTGAAATGCAGATGTTCCAGTATTTTGTTTTAAGTAAGCTACACGTTTTTGTCTTAATATTTCTTTTGTTTCTTCTGATAATTTAAAAGATTCAGGATATTTTTTATGTGCTAACTTGCCAGCTTCACTTGGAGACCTTTTACAACCTTTAAGTACAAATTTAACATATTGTTCATTAAAACCCTCTTTTATTATTTTTCGTAATGATAAACCATCATTATATAGATTTCTAATACTTTTAATATTTGGATTAGTTTCACTTAAACATACATGTTTATCAAAATTTGCTTTACTAATTGATCTATTACATTTGTTACAAGTAATCTTTGATTGTTGAAGTTGAACTATAGTTAGATTTCGTTCAGTTTTTAAGTTCATATCGTCTCCTTTTTAGATATGAACGTTATAAACTGATTATTAAACCATACGCCTCACTAAAATTAAGATTAAGATGGTCCAGGTGGTGCGAGTTGAACGCACGATATCTACATCCCAAATGTAGTGCCCTAACCACTAGGCGACACCTGGACAAATATTTATAATTCTTTAATTTCTATTCCTAATTTTTCTTTAAACCACTTTGCTACTAAGCGTCTGTGACAGAATTTTCCAGATTTTTCCCAACATAATAAAATTGCATTCTCTCCTAGTTCTTCATATACCTGTTTAGGATCTAATAGATCTAGGACCTCTTTCTGGTATTGTATTGTATAAAATTCTTCATTACCATCGTCTTTATATTTTTTAAGTAACCAATATTTTGGTGCTAACTTCTTATATTCTTTGCCTTCAAACCAGTCTGGACTTTTCAATGCTATTGATATGGCGTTTTTATCTTTTGCTGATTTTGCAAAATAAGATGTTTGCATTGTCTCACTTTCTTTTGGTCATAAAAAAAGGCCTCAACATTTTCATGTGAGACCTTTTTTATTTATTTATAATTCGACAGTCTCACATGAGCATATTACTCCGTGGTTGACGGGGTTGCTGCGGTTGTGTCTGTCGAAGTGTTAACATTTTTATAGTCCTTATTTATTATTAAAATAATCAAGCTTAAAATCAAAGATTGTCCAATTATAAAAGAATTATTCAGTTTCTTTTTTATAAAATTTAGTTTCACCTTTAATGTCAAGGTAAATTTTTCGTACTAATATTGTAATATGTTGAGGTTGATAAATTCTATTGTTTTTAAAATATTGTAATTCAGGATTGTGAGTAATAAAACCTTTTCCATTAAGATTAAGCCCGATTATACCACTTCCTAATACGCCAGTTCCTATTATATTATTATCTATTATTTTATTTACTTTATCAATTATTAATGTGCCGCTTGCAAAGTAAACATGATTACAAACTCCGAGATGTTGTTCAACTGCTATGAGTAGTTGTTCTATCTCATGCCAAAATTTTGATATGACAGTCAAATTCATAGAATGATCTTACAATAATTTATATCTATAAAATTTTCTAATCATGTTTGAAATCGAAGTATAATATTTATTTCCATTTTGAGAATTTTTTACCATCAACTTCGTGAATAAGTGCTAAAGGTATTCTCCAACCACCAACTACGACTTTTGAACCTCTGGCTTCTGTGACTTTTCCGCTAGCTGTGCCTTTTTCAGAATCATAGCCTGGAGGTGGTTGTTTTATCATATATGCACCTGGCATGTTTCTAAAATGTCGTTTACCAGGTGTGAATTTAGATTTCCAAGTGATGTTTTTGCCAATTAAATCTTTTGCCTTGACAAGATTTTGTTCGACTTTTTCTTTATTTTTTTCAACATTAGATGAACCAGATGTTGATTTAATTAAGCTAATAGGCACTCTCCAACCAGTGTCTGTTTTTGCCATAATACCGCCATGTCGGCCAGATTTTATACCAATGACAATGCCAGACATCTCTTGACCGTGATATTTTGATGATATCCAAGTAATTTTTTTACCAATTAGATGTGCATGTTTTTCTTTTTCTGTTTTTTGTTCTTGTTTATACTCGGAATGTCGTTGTTTGTGTTTGTTAACTTCATCAAATTCTTGTTGTAATTCTGGAGGTAGTTTTTTATTACCATGTTCTAGAAAATGTTTAAGTAATTTTTGTTCAATTTCTAGTGGTCGATTTCTTTCATATGCTGCTTCAAAAGCTGTACCATCTAAGTCTCCTTGTGCTCGTTGTTCTCTACGTGCAGCTGCTGCTTGTGTTCTATCCATTTTGAATTGTAATTTTTCAATTCTATCTTTTATAGAAGACTTTGATTGACCAGACAATTTTTCAGCAAAATCTGCATATGTCATGTTAAGAATTTTATTTTTTGTAGATTCGTCGTCTGATCCAGCAGCTTGTGAAGATTCTTGACTTGTAGAAGAACCATCGGGTTTAGCAGTCAATTTTCTTTTTGTTCTAGGATGTCTTTTTAAATAGCCTTTTTGTTCGTCATAAGTTAGATCTTTCCACTTACGAGCTTCTTTAACGAATTCAGATTGAATAGTTGCTAGATGGTTCATTAATTATTTCTCCTTTTTAGTAACATATTTATCAAAATAAAATTACTTTGATTTCATTTATATTAATAATGAGTTAATATTTATTCTATTTAAAAATGAAATGAAATTAAATAACAGTATCTTAAACATTTTTTAGGAGGACAGTATGAGTGCTATTAACACTACTTTAAAAGAAGCTGTTGTTGCAGGTGTTGCATCAAAAGTTGAAACTTTTAGATTTGATGACCCGAAGTTTGCTCAGATTGAGCCAACAACAACTGGAACAACACGTCGAGTAGATTCAAGTGTTACTACTATTGACGGTGTATCATCTCCGCTTACAAATCGTTCGAAAGAAGGATTTGGAACTGGTGGATATGATAAGAACTTTAACATTTATTAATGTTAGACGAGAAGTTACAGCCATTACGTGAACGAACTGATTATGCCGAAAATGGACATGATCAGTTAGAGAAGAGATTTGTTGATTTGCCGAGTGATGGTAAAGAACTAATCGAGGAACAATTTAAGAATCGTTTAAGGAGAGGTAGTATGAATGAAAATATTGATCGTGTTGCCAGTGAAGTATTGGCAAACGAAAAAGTAGCTGTATCTCCTCCAGGATGGGGAGGAACAACACGTGCAATGAAAAAGCACAAGAATATTACAAATCCTTGGGCATTGTGTTTTACTGGTGATACTAAAGTACCACTGTTGGATGGAAGAGTGTTATCAATAAAACAATTAGTTGATGAATTTGGTATAGATAAAGAAACATTTGTTTATTCTTTTGATGTTGATCAAAATAAAATTGTTGTAGGAAAAGCATTTAATTTTCATAAAACAATTAATAATGCTGAGCTTATTGAGATTATTCTTGATAATGGACAATCAATTAGATGTACTAAAAATCATAAGTTTATGTTAATTGATGGTTCTTATAAAGAAGCTCAGAATTTGCAATGTAATGAATCTTTGATGCCGATTTATTTTGATAGATATGAAGGAAGTTTTTGTGACGGTTATAAACGATGTTGGTCGAATGATGGAAAAAAACATTTTGTTCATAGACTTGTTGCTAAGATGAAGTTTGGTAAAGAATGGACAAGAGGTTTTATTAATCATCATGACGATTTTAATAAAGATAATAACCATCCAAATAATATCAAATTACTTACTGGTAGTGAACATTCAATACTTCATCGTAGAGCTGATTGTGCAAAATATCTAATTGAATATAATAAGTCTGAAGAAGGTCGAATAATGGCGTCTATTATTGGAAGACGTAATATGAAATTATTGTGGCAAAAGCATCGCGGTGAGCAAATTAAAAACTGTAAGGAAAATGGAATGTTAGGTGCTGAAGCTGGAAAAATTGCTTTAGGAAAATATAATGAATCTGAAGAAGCAATTGAAGCTATTAGAGAAAGAAATATTGATGGCACGATTACAAAATCAAAAATTTTGAGGATAGCAAAAAGAATAATGGATTATGGGTTGTCAATTAATGAAAATACATGGTTTGAGCATATGGGATACAAAAGTAATCCATCTTTTTCTACAGCAATTTTACACTTTGGTACAGTTGATCAAATTAAAATTAATGTAGATGAAAAATTTAAATTTGGTAATATGGTAAAAGCAAAATCAATGAAAGTAACAAAAAGAATTATTGAAGCTAATTTACCAATTAATGAAAATACATGGGATGAACATAGACATTCAATTAACAATCCTGATTTTTGTACTGCTATCAAAACTTTTGGTACTTTAGATAATCTTATTTTTGAAACAGAGAAAAAGTACCAATTAAAAATTAATCATAAAGTTGTTAGTGCAAAAGTACTTGATGTTAAAGAAGATGTCTATGATTTTACGGTTGATAAGTATCATAATTTTGCTTTAGATGCAGGTGTTTTTGTTCATAATAGTTGGTGGATGTCAAAAAAGAAACCTGGTGAAAAATGGGGTCCTGGTGGAAAATTAACGAAGAAGCCAGAACCTCATTATAAAGAAGACAAGAAGAAGAAAAAGAAATCATCAGTTAATGAAAGGATTGCTCAAGTAGTAGATGATATTTTTGATGAAGTTATTACAATGCCTGAGGTAACTTTTGCTGAATCAAACAAAAGTTATTCAACAGTTGACACTGTAAAGCAAGGTGATGGTTATATTACAATAAAGACTAATTATAAAGAAGAAAATGGTCAACCTGTACTTGAAGAGTATATTGTTGATAAAAATGGCAATGTAGAAACTTATGATAATACAGAAGCTTTTGTTGCAAGGTTAGCTAGCGAAGGATTATTTTAATAAATCGCGTTGTTTGTTAAAAAGGCTCACGGATAGTGGGCCTTTTATTTAAGAGGATGTAAATGATTCATTTTACACAAAGAACTAAATGTCATGTTGTTAAAGCCGTAAATAATGGTGTTGTAGGTGATAGTTTTGGTACGTTTGGTGTTAAAGGTGAGACTAATAGTACATTAAATTATCCATGGGGTGTTGCAAATAGTGGATATTGGTTTGTTTGTGATCATTCAAGAGTTGTAAAACTTTATCCCAATTTAACGTATCATTCAGAGCATAGTACTGCAAATACTATAGGTAAACCATATGCTATAATGTATGATGATATTACAAATGATTTGTATGTAGTTGGCATGGGTGCAGGAGAACCACCATCATCAACATCAATAACATCGTTAACTGTTGGATTGGGTAGTCAATCTCTAGTTATACAAACGAGTTTGTCATATTCAGTCGGACAAAATATTATTATTGAATATTTTAATAATCCATCAATTAACATGCAAGGAATGATTACTTCTTATAATCCGATAAATGGTCAATTAGTTGTTAATGTATTATCAATAAATGGTTCAGGAACATATTCTTCTTGGTCTGTTTATTTACCAGATCATAGTGGTCCTTTTATTAGAATTGAAAGACTTACAACAAATTTAGTTAGTGTAAAAGTTAGTGGAAATTTAAACAATATACAAACTGCGTGGTTTAGACCGACGGGAATTTGTAGAGGATTTGCTTCAAATAGTTTTATAGTAAGTGGAGCTGCTAGAGTTGTTTCAAGTCCTACTTATGCAACTAGTTCAACAACATCATCATCGACGCATTTAACTATTGGAACTGGCAGTCAATCACTTGTTATAGGAACAGGTTTAGCATTTTCTGCAGGGCAAAATATTATTATTAAGTACGATGTATCTAATAATATGCAAGGGACTATTACTTCATATAATCATATAAATGGTAATTTAGTAGTAAATGTTACATCAACAAATGGTTCAGGAACACATTTTCCTTGGACTGTTTATTTACCAAATGTGCGCCCTATTAATGGCGGTTATGCTGTTGGTAGTTTATTTCAAACAATTGAATCAACAAACTTTTCTGTTTTTACTACACAAACTGTAATTGGTGAATTACCAACGTGGCCAAATGAATTTATGAATACAGCTTTTAATGCGATTGTAAAACATCCAAATGGATATATTTTTGTTAATAATGGTCGAAAAATTTTGAGAGTTAATAGTAGTTTTGTAAATGAAGGTGATACGGATATTATTGCAAAAACTATTCGTTGTTTAAAAGTTAGTAATGTTGGTGACATTCACGATCCTAGATATCAGTCATTGTTAATATATAATGCTGATACACAAACAATTTCGAGATATAGTGCAAATCTTAATTTTATTGAGAATGTATTTCATGGTACTGGAGATACACTTCAGACAAGTGCATATGACGTAACAGATATTGTAGAAATTTCTTAGTTTATGGAGACAAAGTTATATGTCGAGAACAATTTATTTGACGCAAAGGTCAAAACGTCATATTTTGAAAAGTCTGGATGCTACTGTTGATCCTGCAGTGTATAATGGTATTGAATTTGGTGTATTTGGTATTCCAGGAAATTCCCTCACAAAATTGAATTGTCCCCAATGTATTTCAGATGTTAGTTTGTCGAATACTAATTTTTATATCTCTGATACTGGTAATAAAAGAGTACTTTTACTTGATAGTTTTTTTCCAGAAGGATTTTTTGTTGCATCATATTTAACAGAGAATTATGGTTATCCCTATGCAATAAGTTATGAATGGCGAGTTACTATGCTGCAAGATAATATATTTGTAATTGTAGTTGATTCTAAATTAAATCTTAGAATAATAAAATTATCAGCAAATAGTTTAACAGATCCTGTTGTGAGTGATGTTTTATATACTTTAAAGAATAATAATTGTAAGCCTACAGGTTTTTATTTTGTATCACCTACACCTGATTTTGAAACTGTATATATTCAATATTTTATTACTGGAATAGATGAATATATTTATATTACAAATTATTATTTTGCAACACAAACATTTTCACCTTTAGTTCGACAGGTAATCCATGGTGAGACTACTAAAGGAACAATTTATAGTACATTTACTGATACAAATTACAATAAAGTGATTAAACATTCCAATGATGATTATTATTTTAATAATGGGCAAAAATTAATTAGAGTTGATAGCACTTTTAATAAAATTGGCAACACGCAGAATATTTCCAGGTCATTATTAGGATTAACTGAAAATAGAATGACCGGTCAATTGTTGACATATGATGCAAATAAAAGAAAAATTATGCGATTTGATTCAGAGTTAACATATATAGATGATGTATATTCATATCCTAATGATGGGTTAATAGCAACTGATGCATATGATATTTCAGATTTTGTTGAATTTTTTCCGTAAAGGAGATGTATGGGTAATCAATATAATGAACCTAATTCAGTGCCAAAACATATAACATGGATAAATAATACTGAAGTAGATTTAATTGCAAATTTAGATCCATGTCAAGCTGGAATTGCAAATGATACTCATCATGTTGTTATGAAAGACAAAGATGGCAATCATTTTGTCACTGGATTTTCAGGATATTCAGGTCTTGGTTTTTCTGGATATTCTGGTGCTCAAGGTATATCTGGTTATTCAGGTTATTCAGGTTATTCAGGTTATTCAGGGCATATTGGTTCACAAGGAATACAAGGACCACCAGGTACGCAAGGAATTAGTGGTTATTCAGGTATTTCAGGAGCATTTGCTGGATCAGGATCATCCGGTTATTTGGCGAAATTTACTAGTGCAAGTTCTATAGCTTCATCGCCAGTAAAAACTGATGGAACTAATGTTGGTATTGGAAATGCACCATTAGTGTCAAAATTTGAAATTGAAGATAGTACTGCCGTTATAAGTTTTGTTCCTTATGTAGCGATAGACTCAAGTTTTTATAGTACAATGATAGTTAATGGTGTAGGATTTGCAACATATATAGGATCTGTTCTTGCAACATTTTTAGATCCTGGTATATTTTCTGTTATTTTTAATTATGTTAATGAATCAACTTTTAATTTTTTAAGTATTGGTGATAATAGCGGGGCTGGTGCTAGTACTGGAATTTATTGTTCTACAGATATTAATTTATGGCCAATAAGTCCAGCAAGAGTAATTATTAATTCGCCATATACTGCTATTTATGATACAGGTAATGATGCCGTAAATAGTATTTGGTATAGTGTAGCAAATAAAACTCTTTATGGTGGTGATCCTGTTGGTCATCCTGACCCGCCTACATCAGTTGGAGCGCATTTTAAGGCTGATAGAATATATTTGGCAGAGCAAGAAGATTTACCAATTATTTTTACAGAAGGTACTGGTAGTCGAAGTCTTGTTGGTTTTGGTTTTATTACAGCTTATTTACCAGGTGATGAACCATTAACAAATATGGTTTCTGGTTTTTTTCATTTTACTAATAATCAATATGGTAATGTAGTTATTACTTTTATTTATAATGCTGATCCGGTACATCTTTCAGCATCTAGTAGAACAAATCCTGGAACATTAAATGTATATATGCTAGATGCAAAACATAGTGATCCTGCTATTTATCATGATCCAGCAATTGATTCGGTTAAAGTAGGACTGTATAATAATTGGACTGATACAGCATATATCTCTTATTGGGTATGGTATGATCAATCAAATTTTCCAGCATAATCAATTTGGAATAAATGAACATGAAGATTGTACAGTTTTTCAATAGTGATAAAATTCCAGAATGTTACAAATTTTTCATGGATAAAATTAAAAATGATAAACCACAGAATGTTCAATATAAATTAATTACTAAGTTTCCACAAAATTTTGATTTGTCTAAATTTTCAGACATTCGATTTGCTAGTTCTTTATTTCGACTACAATATTTGAGGGATAATCCTGATTCTATATGGATGGATTCTGACATAATTATTACTAAATGGTTTGATTTTAATCCTGAGTTATCCTATTTATTTAAAGGTCCTTATGAATGTGTTATGTATATAAGTCATAATGATCGTGAATTAGTGTATGAAATTATAAATAATTTTTCTGTTTTTGATAAACGACACATGTCTAGTTTATTAGCTAAGTATAAGCATAGATTTCAAATAATACCTGAAGGATATTTTAAACATCTTGCTATTGGTTTAACATTAAATAATATTGCAGGATTATGGCAGCAAATTTCAAATCAAGATATTTGTTTTACTAGACAAGATAATAATAAAATTTTAGTTAAATTTGAAGGTCATGAATTTTTATCTAATTATCCAAAAATTAATTTTAATTTTAATAATGATGATGTTACTTTAGTTACTGTGTGCATGAATCGAGAAAGTTTCCTGTTACAGAGTTATAAATCATGGTTAAATTATGGTTTTACTAATATTATTGTCGTTGATTGGTCTAGTGATATAAATTTGCAAGAAATTGAAGAGCTCAATAAATTGGTAAAAATTATACGAGTAGATGGACAAAAAGAATTTCATGGATCTAAATCAAGAAATTTTGGAGCTAAATTTGTTACTACAAAGTATGTAATGTTTATAGATTCAGATGTAAAAATTGCAAGTAATTTAAATATTTTTGAAGTAAAAAATTGTTTTTTTAGAGGAGGGTTGCCTAATGATAGACATACGTTAGGTACATTTTTTGTTGAATTATCAAATTTTAAAAGGGTAAATGGGTTCAATGAGTCGATGAATGGATATGGATATGAAGATGAAGATATTTTTCATAAGTTTATTGATATTGGATTGTATGAACATTCATTTGCTTTCACTTCATTAATTCATATTGATCATGATGATAATTTAAGGATAAAATATAGAAATAGTGATAATGAAAATATTAAAGATTCTTTAAAGAAAAATATTGAGATATCAAATAAAAGTAGAAAAACTGTTTCTGTTTAAAAGCAAATGATATATAAAAGTAGTTTTTAATTTGGATAATAAGTGCGAAAACAGTGATCTTTATAATGAATTTATATGAGATGATATAAATGAGTTTTATATTGTATAATAAAAATACATAATGTTTAAAGAATAATTAAACAGAATAGAGGTTACAGTGCCTTATGAATTTGTAGCATTAAATCAAGGAGCCTTAGGATGGTCTGGGATGACCGCTGCGCCTAATGGTGACGTTTATGCTTGCATTGGTAATGGTGGAGATATTTATATACAAGCAGGAGGATCCGGTGACTTTATTGCTTTAAATCAACAACAATTAAATTGGACAAATATGGCTGCTAATCCGAATACCGGGGATATTTATGTAGTGTCCTATGGTGATGGTTTGTTTAAAAGGAGTGGAGGTATTGGTGATTTTATATATGTAGACTCAGATAGCGGTGCATTTGCAGTAACAGTCGCACCTAATGGTGATATATATTTAGCAATAAATGATTGGAAAATATTTAAACAAGTTGGAGTTGATTGGATAGAACAGACTCAGACTACGAGAGCTTGGAGAGGCATGGGTTCCGCCTTAAATGGTGATATTTATGCAGCTTCTTGGGAAGATGATATTTTTGTACAAGCTGGGGGTATTGGAGATTTTATTCCACTGGGTTTACCTTTTATACGAGATGGACATCCTTTATGGTATTATGGTATAGCATCTGATCTTTCTAATGGGGATGTCTATATAAGTGATTATGCAGGAGATGTTTATAAACGAACAGCGGGTATTGGAGATTTTGTTGCTTTGGGACAACCATTCCATAATTGGTTAGGTATGTGTGTTACGCCAACCGAAGTTCTTTATGCAAATTCTCAACAGGAGGACATTTTTGAATATGAAAGTACAATAAGAACTGATTTTTCAGGTACCCCGACATCATTGTATGCAGGTTCTACTGTACAATTTACTGATTTATCTACATGGCCAAGTCCAATAAGTTGGGATTGGGATTTTGGAGACGGATCATTGCATAGTTCTTTACAGACCCCTCCGCCGCATTTATATAATGTACCAAACCAGTATACTATATCACTTATAGTTACAGATGAATCTGGGCCGCATTCTAAGATAAAAATAAATTATATTTCTGTATTAGAACCTGCAGCTGATTTTAGTGGAGACCCTGTTTCAGGACCCATTCCGTTGACAGTTAATTTTACAGACCTTACCCAACCTTCAGATAGGATAACAGTATGGGATTGGGATTTTGGAGATGGATCATCTCATGGCAGTACTCAAAATCCATCTCATATTTATACAGCGATTAACACTTATACAGTAGTACTAAGAGCTACTATATCTGGATGGGGAATAGTTGAAAATACAAAAATTGCTTATATAGATGCACAAACGCCATTTTGTGAAGATCCTATAATTGATCCTAATGGAGGGAGTTTTACAAATCCAGTTTTGGTAAGATTATCATGTTCTACTCCTGGGGTTTCTATAAGATATACTCTTGATGGTACAGAACCTTCTCCTTCTTCTTTACTTTATGTAAATCCTTTCTATATAGCTTTAGATGGAGTAACACTTCGTGCAAAAGCATATAAGACTAATTATATACCAAGTAATATTGTTGAAACATTATTTAATTTTACATGTCTTTATGCAACAATAGATAATTCTTATACAGGATCGGGACATTTAGGAACATTTAATGATCAATTTACATATGATGAGTTAAAGGTATATTCTTCTTCTAATCAGATAGAAAATTATTTTAGTATTAAAGGAATAAGAACGTTAAATACGGATGTAGAAGAGATACTTGGAATTTATAGTAATCACTGGCAAAGTCAAATGCCAGATATAAATGGAAATTGGAGAATAGGGAATATAGGTGTCGGGGACTTACGTTTGGTGCCTGAAGATACTTTTGATAACACTGATTCAAGGATAAAAGATGCTATACTATATACAAGAGGAGATATACATAGAATGTATGAATGTAAGGATGTAGTATTGATAGCTACTAATATAGATGTTAGTGGAATAGTGGGAAAAGGATTAACTGTTTATGGACATCTTTATATTACAGAGGAATAAATGTCAGCACCTGATTTTAATTATAATCAAATATTAATTCATCTTCTTGCTTCTGGGGGAGATAGTAGATATGCTATTTGTGGAGGCAAGATATTTGCCATGAATCGAGGTGATTTTGGATATACAGGGCAAATATTGTATTATACTTCGGATCTTTTTAATTGGTTTGCATCTTCTCAAATGTCGGGTTCAATTGATGCCTTTCTTGATTTAACTACAGATGGAACAAAAATATATATATGTGGGACTTTTAATGCTGTACATACTTGGACTGAAGAGGAAGGATGGTTGGCTTGGAGAGGTATTCCATTCTATACAGGCGGGTATGAATCTATAACGTATTTTAACGGTCATATTTATACCGCTAATTTTTATGGTTTTTTTGATATGACTGATTCTGTTCAACTTTTTTCTTTTCCTTATGAAATACAAAGCATTAAAATTTTTAATACGCCTTCTAATATGTATGCTTGTGGAACTAGAATATCTAATCCAGATATAGGATATTTTGCGAAATGGAACTCATTAACCAGTGAGTTTGTGGAAACTGATTATGTGGGAAGAGGAGTAGGTGGATATACAACTACAGGAGAGATAGTATATTTTTATGCTCCCGATGGTTCAGGAAACACTATCTTATATATGTATAATGGAGTAACTTCTACTTTAGGGTCTATTCCAGGAAACATTAATAGCATATATTTAGATAATGATTATGGAATATTGTATGTAGGAGTAGGGACAGATTTGTATATATGGAACTTTGATTTGAGTATCTTTGTAAAGGTTGGCATTTCTGACGTCAATGCATCACCGTCAAATAAGTTTTTAGATGTTTTATTAGGAAGGTCATGGATGGTGATGGTGCAGAGTGATTTTTCTGCGTCTCCCAGAGTAGGATTTCACCCGCTTCATGTAGATTTTTTACATATTGTGTCTAATCCATTGGGTTTTTCTTTAGATTATTATTGGGATTTTGGTGATGGAGGTCATTCAGCAGACGAGAATCCTTCTCACGATTATTATAATTCAGGAAAATTTAATGTGATGTTAAGAGTGAGATATGTTGAACTTTTAAAGAATAGATATATAAATGTTTTAGCACCATCAGTGTTTGTAGATTGCTTACTTGGATCTGTTGTAGATGTTGACAATGGTAATTTTGTAAGATGTGCTATGGCTGACACTCCTCAAATAGGTGGATTAGTAGATGAATGTCAAGTAGGATGGACTCAACCTACCGTTCCGCAATGGGATGGTGATAAACAGGGATTTTATAATTCTATACTTTCTTTGGGTACTGAAAGTCCCCCACAACCCGGAATTGCACCTTATGTAGGATATGAAAAAGGTTTATGGGGATCAAATAGAATTGGTATTGGTGCAGTCTATTTTAACAAGCAATCAACTTTTATAGATTGTTTACTTGGATCAACTGCAAACGTCGATGATGGTATATTTAAAAATAGTGCAATGTCTGTAGCGCCTCTTGTAAGACCTACTTTAACTAACTGTCAAGTTGGATGGATTCAACCTCCTCCTCCTATATGGGATGGTAGTAGATCAAATTTTTCTAATTCTATATTAGCAGTGGGAACATTGACACCTACACAACCCGGAAATCCTCCTTATACAGAATATGAACAAGGCTTATGGAATTCTGTTCGTATAGGAATAGGTGCAGTAGATTTTACAGTTTTACCAACTATTAAAATGTATTTAACACAACGAACAAAACGTCATATTATAAAGAGTTTAGATTCTTCTATAATACCTGCAATATATGATGGACATGAATTTGGAGTATATCAAACGCCTGGAACGACAGATTCAATGTTAAATTATCCAAATGGTATTACAATTGATGGTGATAATAATATTTATGTATGTGACACAGTTAATAATAGAATTGTTAAATTAAATTCTACATTAAATTTTGTTAGTAAATATAGTACAATTTCTACAATTGGCAATCCAGTGGTAATTATGTATGATGACAATAATAATTCATTATATGTTGTCGGTGTTTTTTTTACATCTAATTATGCATATCAAATTAGAATAGAAAAGTTATCTACATCATTAAGTAGTTTAAAAGTTAGTGGAAATTTAAATAATCCTGGTGATGTAATACATTATCCAACCGGTATATGTTTGGGATTTGATGCTAATAGTATTTTAATATCTGGTGTAAATTTAGCATTGTATCAAACTGTAGAATCTGATAATAGTTTTTCATTATTTGTTAGAAAAAATATAATATGTGATGTTGGTGAATCTCAAGTTTTATATAAAGGTATTGTTTCTGATGAAGGATTTTTATATCTTAATGATGGTAAAAGTGTTATAAAAGTTAATTCATCATTTGAACGTATTGGTCGCACAAATTTTATAACAAAGACATTAATAGGATTAAAATTAAGTGAACTAGATGAAACACTCATGCTTTATGATGCTGATAAACAAAAAATAGTAAAATATGATACAAATTTAAATTTTGTTAATATTGTTTATTCAAATACTGATGGAACTATTGGTACTGATGCTTATGATGTTGAAGACATAGCAGAAACCAATACTTTATAAGGAATAAAATGACAACTTATTTTTTGAATGCTGGGTCTACAACGCAAACAGGTTTAATTCCTAATGAAGGATATCATTCTTTGACTGGTCTTATAGCAGGAATACCAGGACTTGCAAATGATGATACAATTGATGTAGTAGACAATGGTATTATTATGGAACCTGAATTAGGTAATTTTTTATTAGTTCCATTTTCATTAACTATACAATCATGGCCAAGTAATATAAATAAACCGACATGGCATATTCCATTACGAGATGATACTGAATTAGTATCTATTGCTTTTGATAGATCTGGATCACCAGGGTCTGTCTATTTATATCAACTTAAAATTACTGGTGCCGGTTATTATACTAATGTAATTGCTGCATATCATCAAACATCAATTTTTGTAGAACAATGTTATTTTGATCATGCATCTGTACTCGATCGATATTCACAAGGCTCTATTTCATTAAAAGTAATTAATAGTATTTTTACTAATACTGGACAATTTGATGCATTAACGAATTTTATAGAAACACGAGAAGGTTCAGGCGTCACGAATATTGTTATAGTTAGTAATACTCTATATACTGGTCAAACTGGTATAAATTTAATTAATATTCATCAAGGTAAAATATTAAATAATATATTTTCGAGCCAAAATGATACATGTATTAATTCTGATGGTAATGTTGGTGGTGGTGGATTGTCAATTGATTATAACATTACTTTTGCGCCACATGGAGGAACTGATTTTAGTAATGTCAGTGCATATATTGGTTCTCATAATTTGAGATTTTTAAATCCTTTACTTGAAAATCCAGCAGCAGCATTATTTAATCCAATTGATAATAGTCCATGTTTTTTTAATGCAATTGGTCATAATATTGATAATGATGTTCCTATTGATGATTTTAATGGTGATGTCCGTACATTAGGCATAACAACAATAGGCGCTCTTAATGGTGTTTATACACCAGTACCTCTTACTGGAAATAAATTATTTATTGTACAACAAACTAAAAAGCATGTAGTAAAACGATTTGATACGACAAATCCTGTACCTGCAATATATGATAATGCTTTTTTTGGAATATTTGGGACACCCGGTAGTGGATTAACAGGATTAAATTTTCCTCAAAATATTACTATGGATGTCGGTAATCAAATTTATGTTTGTGATTATGAGAATTCAAGAGTTATCAAATTGGATGAGTTTTTACGATTTTCAAATCAATACAATACGAGTAATACTATTGGTAAACCATGTGCTATATTTTATGATGAATTAAATGTCTTTCTTTATGTATTGGGAATAAATTTTGTAACAATTTCTGGTAGAGATTTATTTATGTATGTTGGTATACAAAAATTATCAACATCATTGACTGATCAAGGTTATTCTAATAATCTTTTTGGTCAATTAAGTAATTTTAATTTCAAACCATTTTGGTTTTGTAGAGGGCTCGATTTTAATGAGATTTTAATTTGTGGAATAAGAAATACTTTATACAGTGTATTAGAGAACGGATCACCATTTTCTCAAGCTGTTGAAAAACAACTTATCGTTGCACCATTTGATAAAGTGCCAAAAAGATATGTAGGAATGGTTATGATGAGTGATCAACAAGCTATATTTTTGAATACTGGTGAAAGATTAGCAAAAGCTGTTATTAAAGGTTCAGATTTGACAATTATTAATTATTCTGATTTTATTTCAAAGACATTATATGGATTATCAATTGGATTAGGTGATAGTTTATTAATATATAATGTAGAAACAATGTCAATTTTAAGATATGATTTGAATCTGAATTTTATTGAAACTGTATTTACAGATTCTGGAAGCACAATAACTACAGATTTAAAATATGTTTCTGGATTGTTAGAAAAAAATTTTAGTTAAGGATATATATGAGTGACTTCAAAACCTACGTTGTTCAATGTACAGATAAACATATTGTAAAAAGATTGGATTCAAATAATTCAATATCACATTATGACGGTACAAGTTATGGTGTGTATGGTGTGCCAGGCACATTACGATTTCCGTCATCAGTTGTTGCTGATTCAGACAATCAATTTATATTTTTATGCGATTATAATAATAATAGAATTGTTAAATTAGGCTCAAATTTATCTTATTTAGGACAATTTCCAGATATAACACAACAAAAAATGAATATTGTTACTGCAAATATAGATAATAATATTACTATAACAAATCATACAGATGACATTGTAACTGACGGTACGCCTCATATTTATCATACAGGTGATACAATAAAATTTAATTTAAAACATCCTGGCATTGACAGAATGCCAAGACCTTTAATAGTTAATACTACATATTATACTATTGCTGTTTCAACAAACTTAATTAAAGTTGCAACGACTTATCAAAATGCTTTGAGTAATATACCAATTGATATTACAATTGTTGGTAGTGGTACTTTATATAGTACATCAGCTGTATTAACACATAAACCATATTATTTGTACAACGATGACATAACGCATGATATATATATATTGGGATTAACGACTAGTGGAAATATTAAAATTGAACGAATATCTACAAATCTTGTAAGTAAAAAAGTAAGTTTACCTCTTATGGATAATGGCAATGAATTAATGCCAACAGGATTTGTTAGAGGATATAATGTAGATAGCTTTTTTATTTGTGGCAAATCTAAAAATATATTAAAAACAGTTGAAGGTACAGATTCTTTTTCGATGTTTGAAAATCAAGTAATAGCAGGTGTGCCTGATACTACATATTTAGGAATGGTTAAACTTGCAAATAATTATCTTTATTTGAATGATGGAATTAAAATTTTGAGAGTTAATTCGTCGTTTGAAAATACAGGTGATTCAAATTATATTGCTAAAACTATTACGGTATTAAAACCTGGACGAGTAGATGATACAATGTTAATATTTGATGCGGATAAATCTAGGATTTTACGATATGATCCATATTTGAATTTTATGTCTGAAATGTATAAAACAACAGGATCAACAATTGATTTAAATTCAGATAATGTTGTTGATTTGTTAGAAATAGATATCGAATAAAATTCAATGAAAAAAATGGTAAATTAATACTATCATGTTTGTGATTATAGAAGGTCTGCACGATACAGGTAAATCTACGCTAGCAAATAGTTTCAAGCACTTTGACCTCTTCGCAAGTAAACGATTATTTCCCGAATTTGCAAATGCCCGGATAGCAAATATATCAGATTTTGCATTAGGCAATAACTGTTCTATTGCATGGTTTGCTCAATTCATGTCAAGAGATTATAATATCTTATTTGATCGTTTGCATTTATCTGAATATGCTTATAGTCAAGCATTTAATCGTATTACTAAAGACAAAGCAATGAGAAGATTTGAAATGATTGATGATAAATTATCACGATATAAAGTTGCATTAATATATTTATATTGCGATTATAAATATTTATTGGCACGAAAAAAAGATAAAAACAATGTTTATAGTCAGGATGATTATGATGAATTAACATCACATTTTAATCGTATTTTTTTAAAAACAAAAATAAAATCTATTAGTATAGATTCAGGATCACATAGTATTAAAGATGTGATTGATATATCAAGAAAATTTTTAAATGATAAATTTAATTTTAAGGTGTTATTATGAAATTTTCTGTTGATGAGAAATTATTACCATTTGCATATAAAGTTAAATCATCTCCTGAACAGTGTTTGGTTACATTGCAAATTAATTTAACTGATTTTTGTGTTTGTAAATGTAAAGGTTGTGAGCATTGGAAATGGCCCGTAAAGACAAAACTTAATACTGATGTTTTAGAACAAAATGTTTTAAATGAATTGAAAAATTTTCCTACTTTACAAACTATAGTTTTTTCAGGAGGTGAACCGTTATTACATAAAGATATTGAAAAAATTATTGAAAAGTTAAAAGCTGATGGTTACTATATTGGTATAATAACTTCTGGATTAGGAAAACCAAATATTGATTGGACATCATTATCAAGAAATTGTAATTGGATCCGTTTTTCATCTGATGGTTTTACTAGAGAAAATTATGCAGAAACTCGTGGAGTTGATTTATTTGATGAATGGACAGAAAATTTAAGAATATTACTTGAAAAAAATAAAATGTCACATTGTGAAACTAGAATTAATATAACAATTCATGAGTACAACATAGACAATTTTTCTAAAAATCTAATATCGTTTTTAAGGATAAACAATTTTCAAGTACCTATTTTCTTATGGTTATCGAGAGAAATAATTTCACATTTACAAAAAAATAGAAATGATGAAAAGTCTAAAACAATAGAAACTAAAATACTTAAAATTTTCGAAGATTTAATGATTTATGGCGGAGAAATTGATAAAAGTAACGTTAGAAAACATTTTGTTTCAAATTATTATATAGATTATAAATCTTGTTTTGCTCCTCAATTATTTGGACTAATAGCTGCAGATGGTAATGTATTTCCTTGTTGTTATATGTATGAACCTGTTTTTTCAATGGACAAACAACAATTAGATTTTGTAATTGGCAATGTTAAAGAAAGTAAGTTAAGTAATATTTATAGTAGTAAAAAATATTATGATATTGTTAACAAATTTTTGAATTGTAGTAAATGCTTTGAGCAGTGTAAATATTGTGACAGATATGATCATATAAATGTGTTTCTTAATAGTAATATTCAAAAAAGGCCGATATTTTTATGAAAGATGATGATATTACAATTTGGGACTGTCCTAGATGTGATGGTAGATTAATTAAACGAAAAAATAGAGAAAATAAACGATTTTTAGGTTGTACGAATTATCCTAAATGTAAATATACACAACCGGTTGAAGATGAAAATGATGATACTCGACCGGATGGCTTAGCTGATGCTGCAAGTGTTTGGGAATGAAACATTCATTATTAAAGCAAAGAATAAATGATCTTGAAAAAGAAATCTTTAATTGTAATAAATGTGAGGAATTGTTTACTTTACGACAAAAAAGAATTCATAATTGTCCAGTTTTAGGATTTGATTTTAATCATTATCTTAATGCTAGAATATGTTCTATTGCTGAAGCACCGGGTGTATATAAGCCACATAAAGGTGAAGTTTACATTGAAAAATTAGAACAATTTCACGATATATATGACAATAGGATACAAAATATTGCAAGAGTTGGAAAATTATTGATGGAGATTTACGGTCGTGCAAATGTAGGATGGGAAGATATACAACATTTTAATGCAGTATGTTGTAGTCCTCCAGAATATCGACGACCAACAATAGATGAAATTGATAATTGTTTGTCGTATTTAGCAAAAAGAATTGCATTAATGCAAAATATAAAATTAATAGTTACATTTGGTAAAGCAGCAAAAGTTGCAATAAAAAGATTGAAACTTAATAAACCTATTGTTAGTGCATTTCATACGAGTTATATTTTTACATATATGCCAATGAATGAACGAGAAGGATATATAAACCAAATTGCTTCTGAAATTAAAACTGTGTTAAATGCATAATCAAAATATAATACAATTAAATAATGCTATTGGCATTATTGTTAATGATGGTGAATTTAAAAAAGTAGAAAAACAGTTTAAAAGTATATTTAGTTTTAGAAGATTTATAACGGTTAGAGATATTAGAGGTCATAAAATAACAATAAGGAAAAAAGATATCATTCTTTTGGAACAATGCAAATGAAGTCAATTAAAAAAGGATCAAGAATTCCTGTTGCTGCATTATTTGATCAAACTAATTTAATGCTTAAGATGAAATTTGCTGTTAAACATATGAATTATGTTACCGACAATGGTATAGTTCGTAATGGTTGGTTGTTATCAAATGTAAAAGCTGTTGATGAAGCTATAAAATTATTTAAGACACAAAGTGCTCCTATTTATATAATTGGTAAATATGCTAATGCTGTAATTTCTTGGGATGCTAAAAAATCATTTTTAGTAGGTAGTTTATGGAAATATGGTAAGGAGGTTGAGAACTTTCATTTAGGTAGTTTTGAAAATGTAAGGGAAAGATTAATAGACTGGTATAAAAAATCAGTAACAAAGGATAAGAAAAAATGATATATGAATATGAATGCAATAATTGTGGTAATATACAAGAAGAAATGCATGGTGTAAATGAAACTCCAGAAATAAAGTGTAATAAATGTAAAGACAGTACACACAGATTAATTACAGGTGGATCGGGATTTATTTTAAAAGGTGATGGATTTTCATCCTCAAGTTCTCGCTTTAAAAAATCAATGACTGAAAAAAATTTAAAAGCTGGAAAAAAAGCTGCAAATCATAATAAATCGGTATCATCAGTCAATGATCTTCAATAAAATCTTTGTTATAAATCTATGATTTCTATGACTAAAATTGTGATTATATATATATGGAGACTATATGAATAATGATGTCGTAGACAAAAAATATGATGCAAGATCTATCCAACAAATGGATGATAGAACTCATTGCAGATTAAGACCTGCAATGTATATTGGTGACACAGGATCTTTTGGATTACATCATTTAGTATATGAAGTCGTAGATAATTGTATTGATGAAATTACAAATGGTTATGGTGATGAAATAACTTGTGTCATTCATAAAGATGGTTTTGTAACTGTAAAAGATAATGGTCGAGGAATACCTGTTGATATCCATCCGGATACGAATAAACCTGCTGTAGAAATGGTAATGACGACATTTCGTTCAGGTGGAAAATTTGATAATGATTCATATAAGACATCATCAGGTTTACATGGTGTGGGTGTATCAGCAGTTAATTTTTTATCGGAAGATTTGTTTTTAACAGTTTGTAGAGATGGATTTTCATGGTCACAATCATATAAAAAGGGGGTAATTACAGGTCCTCTTATTAAAGGCCAAAGTTCTAAGTTAACTGGAACTGAAATTAAGTTTAAACCTGATCATAGTATTTTTCAAACTATTGAATTTCAATACAAAATTCTTTATAATCGATTACAACAATTGGCGTATTTGAATAAAGGCGTTAAAATAATTCTTTTAGATGAAAAAACTAATGAAAAAGTTGAATTTTTCTCTGATGGTGGAATAACTGCATTTATTGAAAATTTAAATAATGACAAAGAAGTAATTAGTCCAATTATTTATTTGGATGAGCAAATTGAAAAAATAAGAATTGAAATAGCATTTCAATATAATAAAACATATTCAGAAGAAGTTTTATCATTTGCAAATAATGTAAATACTCGAGATGGTGGATCACATTTATCTGGATTTAAATCTGCATTATTAGATGCTATTCTTATTTACTCAGAAAAGAAAAAATTATATAAAGGATTAGATATTAGACCAACACCAAGAGATATTCTTGAAGGTCTAACAGCTATCATCTCCATAAAATTACCTAATCCTGAATTTGAAGGTCAAACAAAATCTACATTAGGTAATCCAGAAATCAAAAAAATAGTCTACGATCAAGTTTTAAAAGCAATAAATGATTATTTTGCAGAATTTAATGATACAGCAATGGCAATTGCTGGTAAAATTGCTCAGGCATGTATTGCAGCTGAAGAGGCTAGAAAAGCAAGGGATACTGTTCGACGAAAAAATATTTTGTCATCATTTTCATTACCTGGAAAATTGACTGATTGTTCATGCAAAAATCCTGAAAAATGTGAATTATTGATTGTTGAAGGAGAAAGTGCTGCCGGGTCTGCAAAACAAGGTAGAGATCGGGATTTTCAAGCAGTATTATCATTAAAAGGTAAAGTATTAAATGTTGAAAAGAATGTATTAACGAAAATATTGGATAATAAAGAAATTCAATCATTAATTGCTTCTATTGGATATAACATTGAAACAAATGATCTATCAAAATTACGATATTCAAAAGTTATTATTATGACGGATGCCGATGTTGATGGCGCTCATATTCGATCATTATTATTAACATTATTTTATCGATATATGAAACCATTGATAACAGAAGGTCATATTTATTTAGCACAGCCTCCATTATATAAAATAAGAGTAGGTAAACATGATCAATATGTAAATGATGATGAAGAATTGACAGCATGGAAGAAAAATGCTAAGAATGCAGAAAGCGCAATTATTACACGGTTTAAAGGTTTAGGTGAAATGAATCCTGAACAATTAGCTGTGACAACAATGGATCCTAAAACGCGAAGACTCGCAAGAGTTATTATTACTGATGACATAGAAACTGATAATATTTTCAAAATATTAATGAGTGATGACGTTGGTCCTCGAAAAGAATATATTACAACAAATGCTTTAACAATTGATGAATCTGAAATTGATGCTTAATATGTTAGAACGAAAATTTAATGAGATATTAGATCAAAAAAATGAAGCAGAAGAAGTAATTAGGAAATTAAAAAATTTTGGAAACGGTGCACATGCTCATAGTGCAAATAAATGTGCTTATTATATTGAAAAAACTATAAATGCTAATGAGAAAGCAAGAATATATAATTTTGCTTATGGAATATTTCAAGATGAATTGATAGAACTTGCTAATGATGCAATGATGACAAATGATTTTAAAAAGCTTCGTGAACATATGAAAAGATGGTGGTAAGAATGTCTGATGAATTAGATGATATTGATGAAGGCGACGAAGTTGACGTTAATATTGGCATAGAAATTGGTCAATTTGACGTTAAAGCGCACGAAATTTTACCAAAGATGTATTTGGCTTATGCTTTAAGTGTTATTAAGGAAAGAGCATTACCAGATATTTGTGATGGGTTAAAACCTGTTGCTCGTAGAATTTTATATACAATGCATGAAATGGGTTTAACCAATAATAAAGTTACAAAAAAATCTGCAAATGTTGTTGGCACTGTAATGGCCAAATATCATCCTCACGGTGAAAGTTATGGAGCTGCTGTTAGATTAGTACAACCTTTTACTACAAGATATCCGTTAATTTTTGGTCAAGGAAATTTTGGATCGTTAGAAGATCCTCCAGCTGCTCATCGATATACAGAAATGAAATTGGCAAAAATCTCGGATGATGTAATATTGGCAGATCTTGATAAAGATACTGTGGATTTTATGCCAAATTATGATGGTACGTTACAGGAACCCAAAGTATTGCCAACGAAAGTGCCGCTATTTTTGATAAATGGATCACTTGGAATTGCAGTCGGTATGGCTACATCTACTCCACCACATAATTTAACTGAAGTAGTTGATGCTTTAATTGCTTATATTGCTAATGAAGATATTACTGTTCAGGAATTGATGCAGTATATTAAAGGTCCAGATTTTCCATCTGGTGCTTATATGTTTAAAACAAATCTTGCTCAAATTTATGAAACTGGTCGAGGTTCTGTTACTTTAAGAGCAAAAGCAGAAATTGATGAAAAAGGCAAAAAACATAGGATTATCATTACGGAATTACCATATCAATTAGATAGAGAAAATTTAATTACTCGTATTGCGGAGTTATATCAGAGTAAGGAAGAAAAGTTAGAAGGTATTGATGGTATAGCTGATCTGCGAGATGAATCTGATAAAACAGGAACTAGGATTGTAATTGAATTACGAAAAGGTGTTCAAGCTTCAATGGTTTTGAATACTTTATATCGACGCACAGAATTGCAATGTAAGCATGCTATTTATATGAGAGCATTAGTAAATAACATGCCAAGGATGGTTGGATTGAAGGAAATATTTAAACATTTTTTAATTCATAGAAAAGATATTGTTATTAGACGCGCCGAATTTGAATTAAGAAAGAACAAAGAACGATGTCATATTTTAGAAGGATTTTTAATTGTCTTTGATAATTTGGATCAAATATTGATAGATGTTAAAACATCTTCTTCGACTGAGGAAACATATACAAAATTAAGAAAATATGGATTGGATGATATTCAAATCAAAGCAATTCTAGATTTGAGGATTCAGAAATTAGCTCAATTTGAACGCGATACAATTGTTAATGACCATATAGAAATTGCCAAAATTATCAAAAAGTTGACCGAATTTTTAGAATCTGAAGATTTGATAATTAAGCAAATAAAAGATGAATTGATTGATATTAAAACACGGTTTGGAGATGAAAGAAAGACGAAGATTTTAGATATTGATGAGAATGAAAAAAATATTGATGATATTGAGGAAATACAAGAGGAAGATGTTGTTATCACAGTTACTCATAATGGATTAGTTAAACGAACACCAGTAACTGAATATAAATTGCAAAATGTTAAAGGAAGAGGATTAATTGGTGTTGATATTAAGGATGAAGATTATGTAGAAAGTATTTTTCAACTATCAACTAGAAGTTATACATTGGTTTTTACAAATAAAGGCTTATGTTATAAGATGAATGCTTATGACATACCCTCTTTGGGAAGAACTGCAGCCGGTAGTTCAATATTAAATATTTTAAAATTAAATGAAAATGAAAAAGTTGTTAGGGTTATTCCAATATCAGATTTAACAGGTAAGCATTTTATTATTGTTACCAAAAATGGTCAGGTTAAGAAATTAAAAGCTGAGAAATTACAAAGACCTCGATCTACGGGTACAATGATAATTGGTTTGGAAAATGATGATTCATTAGTAGATGTAAAACTATTGGATCATGATGTTGACTTATTATTAGTTACAAGAGGAGGAATGTCAATTCGATTTCCAAGTAGTTCTGTTAGAGCTGCAGGAAAACATAGTATTGGTATTAGAGGAATTAAATTATCAGATAATGATTGTATTGTTTCTTCAAATTTGATAAAAATTGAATCAAGTTGTTTAATAGTTGTTACTGAGCGTGGATATTCTAAAAAGACTGTATTAACAAAATTTAGAACACAGAATCGAGGTGGTTGTGGTATAATTTGCATGAATGTTAATATTGTTACAGGAAAGATTATATCTGCAAATGTTATTGAAAATGAAGATGAACAATTTATTGTCATTACACAAAAGGGGATATTAATAAGATTAAGAATAAATCAAATTCATAAACTTGGTCGAAATACACAAGGTTGTAAAATTCAAAAACTAAAGGATGATTCAATTGCTGCTGTAGCATATATCGGTGTAGTTACTGATGAAAAAATGCTTGAGGGTATTCAAGAATCAGATGTTGATGATGCTGTTATTGAATCAAAAGATGAAGATTAGAAAGGATAATTTATGGATAGAAATACTATTAAAGACAAATTAAAACAAATTATTGCTGACGAACTTTGTATCGACATAGTAGATGATGCCACTGCCTTTAACATTGATTCTTTAGATTGTGTAAATCTTATAATTGCTACGGAAGAAGCTTTTAGTCTTGAAATTCCCGATGAAGATATTGCTAATTTTCACAAACTTGATGATTTAGTTGATTATCTTGCAAGTAAAGTTAAATGAATGAAAATTCAGATGATATTAGTTTTGAATTAGAACAAGAATGGATAATGTTTTGTAAAAATGAGTATGAAACATGGAAAAAATTGAATCCACCATCTCCAATTTTTTTGAATAATCCAAGTTGGCAGTTTGAACGTGAATATGAACGAAGTAAAAAATGGAAGGACCATATTCGCAAACTTGGTGATAATTGGTGGAAGTTTTGTGGTTATCAAATGGAATGGCCTGATGATTCAAAATTGCCGCTAAAAGTGATAAAGGTACAAACATGAAATTATTTATTGTGGAATCTCCAGGTAAAGTAAGAGTGATTCAATCGTTTTTGGGGCCTGAATATAGGGTAAAAGCCAGTGTGGGTCACTGTTATCAAATTGAACCAAAAGTTACTGCAATAGATATTGAAAATAATTATACACCAAATTATATTGCAATACCTAAGAAAAAGCAAGTCATTAATGAAATAAGAGCATTAGCAAAAGAATGCGATGAAGTTATAATAGCAACTGATGACGACAGAGAAGGTACTGCTATTGGAATGCATATTGCAAAATTTGTTGTAGGAAAAAAATGTCCTATTAAACGCGCAAGATTTCAGGAAATAACTAAATCAGCAATATTACGAGCGATTCAAAATCCTACGACACTTGATGAACATTTATATAATGCTCAACAGGCAAGATCCGTATTAGATTTTTTAGTAGGATTCAAAGTATCACCGATTTTATGGAAATATGTTTGTAAAGGAACATCTGCTGGTAGAGTTCAATCAATTGGGTTAAAATTGATTGTTGAAAGACAAGATGAAATTGATGCTTTTAAACCAGAAGAATATTGGGATATAACAGGTAAATTTTCAACGCCAAGAAATAATATATTTTCTGCAAATTATAAAAGCGATGAAAAATTAGTTAATAAGCAGCAGACGGATGCTGCTTTAGAATTGATTAGAGATGTCAAAAAGTGGTCGATTAAATCTACAACAAAAACGAAGAAAAAACGATCACCATCACCATTGTTTAATACAGCTTCTTTACAGCAATTTTGTTCATCATCTTTTGGTTGGGATGGTGATAGAACAATGAAAAATGCTCAAAGGTTATATGAAGGTTTTCAAATTGTTGGTCATGATTCTACAGGATTAATTACTTATCATAGAACAGATTCTGTAAATATTAGTTCTGAAGCTTTAAGTGCAGTCAGACAATTTATTTTAGATAAAGAGGGACAAAAATATTTATCTGAAAGTCCACGAATATTTAAATCAAAAAATATATCTGCACAGGAAGCTCATGAAGGTATTCGACCTGCACATTTAGAATTTACTTTAAGTCAAGTTAGGCAAAGTATACCTGATGATGAATATAAATTGTATGAAGCGATTTATTATAGATTTGTTTCCTGTCAAATGTCTGATGCAGAATTTGACGTAACAAAAGTTGAAGTTGAATCAGATAATGAAAAACATATATTTGTTGCTAATGGTCAAACATTAGTATTTGATGGTTTTTTAAAATATTGGCCGTATAGTGATTCAAAAGATGAATTATTACCTCAAGTTCAAGAAGATGAAATTGTAAAATTAACAGTTGTTGATAGCAAGCAACATTTTACAAAACCTCCAGCTGCATATAATACTGCATCATTAGTTAAAACATTAGAAGAACAAGGAATTGGTAGACCGTCGACCTATGCAACGATCGTATCAACATTATTGGCGAGATTTTATATTGAAAAGAATGGTAAAGCTTTTGTGCCTACAGAATTAGGAAAAAAAGTTGCAAGGTATTTATTACAATCATTTCCAGAATTGATGAACTTGAATTATACTGCAAGAGTAGAGGACAGATTAGATGCAATAGTTTCTGGTGATGTTATATGGTATAAAGTAGTTGATGATTTCTTTATTGAATTAAAGAAAAGATTGAATAATGTTAGAAAAGATGATACTAAAAAATATGAGGAAACAGATATAATATGTCCAACTTGTGGTAAAAATAAATTAGTTAAGCGATTTAGTAAATATGGTTATTTTTATGGTTGCGCAGGTTATACAAATAAAGATAAACCGTGTAAAGCGATCTTTAAAATTGGTACAAATAATCAACCTTTAATAGTAGAGAAAAAGCCGGCAGAATATCTTACAGGTGTTGTTTGTGATAAATGTGGATCACCGATTATTATTAGAACAGGCAAAAAATCTGGTAAGCAATTTGGTGGATGTTCGAAATTTCCGCGTTGTAAACGAATGTTTTCTCTTGATGGTACTCCTATAGAATTTAAGTTCCACAAAAAATCCAAAAAAGATTAGTTTCCTACCCCTTAATTTTCCTTCTTATCGGTTTATAATTTTATAAATCTTGTGTGTTGTCTATTTGAAAAATTGAAGTGTTAGAATACTGTATTTTGAAATTTATAAAATTAATTTCAATGGGAGAGATTAATATGAATATTAGGACTGGATTAAGATGTCCAGACTGCAATGAGATAAAGGATTCAATGTTAAGAATACCGATTGAAATTGTTGATAAAAAGACACATGAAATTATTGAAATAGCATATGGTGAAGTTGTTTGTACAGATTGTTTTGGTAAAAGATATAAGGATAGGACAAAAATTCGAGTTTACATATAGAATGAGGATAACATGATTGATACGACTAAAGCAACTGGTGTATGGGATTCAATTGCAAAAATATTTATATATGCGTCAGATCAAAAAGTAATAGTGACAATTATTTTTGTTGTATTGTGTGTGACATTATTTATAATAATTACAAAACCAAATTTAAAAATTGGAAATTCATTTTTATCATTTGACAATTTAAGACGTAGTGGAAAAGATGTACCTCATAAAAATTGTCCACATAATATTGACTTTAGTTATATAGTTGCAAAAACATCTGAAATTGTTACAAAAAATTGTCGAATTGATTATATTGAAATTATTAATATACAAATGACATATGTTGAACAAAAACTCAAGAATGTCAAATCAATATTATTGGCAGATTATGCTAATTTACTTAGTAAAAAGTTACATGAAAGTATAAGTATAAGTGCTCATGAAGATTACATTAGTTATAATAGATTTGTTGAATCGATGTTACGTGAAGATATTAAAGACTGTATAAAGACATCTTTTTTAAGTGATGAATTTTCTAATTTATCAAATTCTGAATTTGAAGTTTTTGTTGATGAGAAAGTCGAGTATTTATTTCAATTAGGTTGCGAATTTATTGATATGTGGTATATTGGTGATAGACTAATTTCTCGAGAGGAATTGAAAGATTCTATTAAATTGTTAAAAGATAAATTCACCAGTATAGCTTTTGAGGTATATAAAAGAGCTATTGATGTATCTGCTGATAAGATTAAAGAAAAAATACAGTTAAGATTGGAATTAGATACATTTTTTGAGAAAGTTGTCGGAATAAAGCAGACTTAAATTTAAAAATGAAGGAGATTTATATGCCGATTTATGAATTTGTTTGTAAAACTTGTGGTCAAAAATTTGAAGAGTTAAAAACATTAAATAACTTTGATGCTCGGTGTCCCGTTTGCGGTAATGAATCTGAAAAGATTATGTCATCAACTAGTTTTGTAGTAAAGAATAGTACTAACACATCTATTGACAAGATTGTGGGTGAAGACGCTAATAAAAGATGGCAAGCGATTTATGATAATAAAAATAAAAGACAGAAAAAACAATATGGTAATATATCACAAGATGAAGTAAAAAAGAAAGAGTCTGAAAGAATATCTGTAATTTTACAAAAACAAAATAGTGCTAATACTGTTATAAATAAAGCTAAAAGTGACGCAGGCATAACAAAAAGGGATGAGCTTAATCATTTATTGAAGGAATAAAGGAGTTTAAATATGTTTAAGGTTTTGATATTAGAAAGGTTATTAAATAGTAAAATAGCAAATGTTGTAAAATGCTCTCGCGATTGGGATGAATTAACTTTAGATGAGCAAAGAGTATATTTGAAAAAACATCCTGGTTCTAGAAGAACTTTAACAGCAAAACCTAGTGACAAATTTAGGGAATTAAAAGATGGTGATGATGAAGATTTTAAGAATTTTAAAATGACATTACCGCAAGTACAAAATTCACTTAAGACTTTTCAAACAACGGGATCTCAAGCAGAGTTTGAAAAATTGCAGGATAATTTTATGCCAATGATAGGTGCTGCAATTAAACGTGTTATTGGTTCGAGGTATCCATCTCGTGAAGATTTAGAAGATATAAAACAAATGGCTCAATTGATATTTGTTGATACATTGGGAAGAGCTGATCCTAATAATCCAGGGTTATTTAATTATTTAAAAATAACATTAAATAATCATTTAAAAAGTGAAGTTCGTAAAGTATTTAGACGGACAGTAACAATGGAGCCTACTGATAGAAAAAAACTTAGAATAATTCAAAAATATATACATAATCATCCAGATGATCGATATCCAAATCTTGAACAGATGGCAAGAGATATTAATGCAGATCCTAACTTAAAGATTACTGTGACACCAGGTGAAATTTCAAATCTGCTTACTAGTGAAGCTATCTCATTAGAATCTGAAGTTAGTGATGCCGATGAAAAATCTAGAACATTGCATGAAGTAATAGGTCCAGAACAGATATCTACAGATATACCACCTGAAGATTTACCCGCTGAAAGTCCATTTTATGATACACCTGAACAACAAGTTATTAAAGCTAGAACATCAGATGAAGTTTTAAAAGCAATTAGTGAATTAGGTGATCCATTAAGAGAACAATTGATTAAAATGACATATGGTTTAACTGTTGAAGGTAAACCAATGAGTATAGGTGAAATTTCAAATGAATTTGAAAGTAAAGGTCAAAGAATACCACGATCAACAATTAGACGAGAGCTTGAACGTGCTGAAGTTCAATTGCAAAAAAATCCAAGATTAAAAAAATTAAGAACAGCAGTTAATATTTTATTACTTAAGAAAGCCATGGATAAGAATTTAAGATTTGTTTATGTGCCAGAAACTATTGTTAAAATTGGATCAGCATATATTGTTGATGAAAAATATAAGGTTAGTAAATTTGCTAGTCAATTAGTTTGTGATTGTGGTGAAAAAAATTGTTATCATAAAGAAGCAATTCGGAATTTAAACTAATATGCCAAAAGTTTCACAAAAATTAGTTGAAGTTGAAGAAAATCAACAAGTATCTTCATTTGAAGATATCTTTAATGAGTACTGTGATAATTTAGTAGATGAAGATGTTGAGGTTGATATTCTAACATTTATTGAATCGCCATTTTATTTAAATATTAAAACTTTACAACCGGCACAACGATTTATTTTAAAAGTTTTTTATCATTTACCATTTAATGATACAAAACGAGATATTTTAATAAGATCATTTCCTTACGATGAAGAAGGTAAATTATTTACTGAAAAAGAATATGCGCAGTATCTGATAAATCAAAAGAGAATTAATATAGAATCTACATCAATTGATGAAATTTTTGCATCATCAGAACTATTATTAGCTTGTGGCAGACGAGGTGGAAAAACTTTTATTGCTTCTATTATATCAACTTATGAGTCATACAAATTAATTATAAAAGATAATCCACAGGCTTATTATAAAATGGCTGAAGATGAAAAAATTAAAATTGTTAATGTTGCTTCATCAGGTGATCAAGCATTAGAACTTTCTACACAAATTCAAAATAGAATATTTAATTGTGAGTGGTTTTTACCGTATATTGCTAGTTTCAATAATGAAGAAATAAATTTAAAAACAAAACATGATATTAAAAAAATGAAAGAAGAGGAAAAGAGATACGGTAAGCCATTAAAAAAACGAGCATCAATTAAAATTGAATCATTATTATGTTCTGCTAGAGGTTCAAGAGGTGGATCAGTTATTGTTGCTTTATTTGATGAGTTAGCACATTTTGTTGATAATGAAGGCAATAGAGGTGGTAAAAAAGTTTATGAAAGTTTGACACCATCGGGAGCAACTTTTGGTAAAGATAGTAAGATTATTGACATTTCAAGCCCAAATACAAAAAGTGGTGTATTTTATGATATTTATACTAAGTCATTTGAAGATCAAGATACTCGAATGTTGCAGATGCCGACATGGGAAATGAATGTATCAATTACTTTTGAATGGTTACAAAATCGGTATAAAAAGAATCCTGATTCATATTGGACTGAATTTGGAGCACAATTTTCAACGACAGTATCAGGGTTTTTTAAATTTCCTGAAAAAATACGAGAGTGTGTTAGTGTTATTAGATATGATGAACAATATGACGATGAAGGTCAATTAAAGAAAATTCCAGTTTATAGACCTGAGACAGACAGACAGACAGGTAGATATAAACATTATATTGCACTGGACCCAGCAACAAATAATAATGGTTATGCATTAGCAATGGTTCACTGTGAGAAAGATTCTTTGGGTAGATTAATTGCAATAGTTGATAAGTGGAAACGATGGCATGTAGATGATCCTGAATTTTCAGAGTTTGATTTTATTGATATTGAATTCATTGATAATTATGTATTAGATTTAACTAGAAATTTTAGAGTTGCTAAAATAGTATATGACCAATTTGAATCTGCTGCGTCAATTCAAAAATTTGTAAAGGCTGGAATTGATGCTACAAAAACGCATTTTTCAAGACAATATAATATGAAAATTTATAAAAATTTACGGTCTATAATATATGATAGGAAGATATCACTCTTATATAATAAAGATGGAATTGACGAACTAATTTATTTACAAGAGAAAAAAGTTGGAAAAAAAGAATTTGTTGTTGAAGCGCCTAAGTCTGGCGATGTAGTAACTGATGACTTAGCTGACGTTTTAGCTAATGTTGTTGCTATAGCAATGGATGATGAATCTGATGCATCTGCAGCAAAAATTATTTCTACATCTGTTGTTTCAAGATCTGCTGAAATTGGCATGGCTAATGTCAATCTTGGACGTAAAGGTAGATCAGATTTTGATAAATTGATTTATGCTAGGCAACTTGGCATAATGAGAACGAGACAAAGAATAATATGAATATTGATGAAGAAGTAAAAAATTATCAAGCTTGTAGACGAAAATCCAGTGATATAGCTGATAATATAAAGCAATCTGCTGTTGAATTTTATAGGGATCTTGAATCTAACATGACATTTGTTGATTCAATACCCAATAAGTTGTTACATAGGAAAAACAAAATTAAAAATGAAGTTGCAAATATTGTGCAATCTATTGATAGTTTGCAAAAAGAATTAGAATACTTAGATGTAGATTGTAGCTTGCAAATTTATCAATTAATTTCAATAAAAAAGATGAGAGAGGAGAAACAAAATGTTAGGGAACCAAATGCCACCGTGGCTGGAAGATTTGATAACAAAAGAAAGCTCAGCAATCTCAAAGCGCGCACAAGATGAAAAAATAAAAGAGCTTGAGAAAAAAATTGAGGATGCAAAAACTCCTGAAGAATTAGATGCTATAGAAAAAGAATTACAGACATTGGAAGGATCTTCAGGTGGAGAAGAAGATTCTGCTAGTCCAAAAAAGGATGAAAAAAATGATGCAAAACCTGAAAAAAAGGATGAGGCAAAGTCGCCTGTAGCTGATAAAAAAGGTAAATCTAAAGATGAAGATAAAGGTGAAGATGCTGAAGAAGACACTGAAAATGCTGATATGAGTGGTATAATGAAAAAGCTAAAAGATATTGAAAAGAATGTAGATGATAAAAAAACTGGTTTACAAGAAAAATTGGTAAATCAACTTGAACAATTGAATGACCAAATGGGTCTTAACAAGATAGTAGATTTGAACACGACTGTTGATACTGGCGGGGCAGTATAATTTATGAAATACTATAGTTCAGGAAGGTGTTCATAATGACAAAAATACCAAAAATAAAATTTGTTAAATCTGCAGCTATTAAGAATAGTGCAATTAAAGAGCCTCAGCCATCATTGCAGTCAGAAATATATAGAGGACCTGTTAGAAAACACAATAATAAGGCAATAAAAATTGTAAATCATTTTGCTAAAACTGCCGCTGCAGATATAAGACAATCAATACCTACATTCTATCATCCTGATTTTGAACCATCATCATTGATGCTTCCAAAGGATAGGATTGAAATCAATAGCTGGTGCAACTATTTTTATAAATATGATGCATTAGTGTCAACTGCTGTTGATATGCATTCAGAACTACCATTATCTAAAATTAGATTAGATCTTCCAACATCAGTTAATAAAAAGAAAGCTAATAGAGTATTAGAACATTATGTTGATATGATTGGCAATACTGGGATTGACTTATTTAACAAATTATTAATGTTTGGTGTTGAGTATTATAAAGTAGGTAATGTATTTCCATGGGCACAAATGAATCCTTCAGGTTCAAAATGGGATAGATTAACATGTTTAAATCCTGATTATATTCATCTTGAAAAATTGGGATTGACAAATTCAATGACTGTTAGTTTGGTACCTGATGATAAATTAAGACATATTGTACATGCTGGAGAAAGTGATGAAAAAACAGGTGCTTTATATAGAACATTATCAGAAGATGTCATTGAAAAAGTAAATGTTGGTAAAGAAATACCATTGTCAACAGATCCTAGTGAAGGATCTCATGTTTCACATTTGGCAAGAAAATTAGCAGATTATATTGATTGGGGAACATCAATTATTGAGAGAAATTTCAAAACATTAGTTTATAAGGATAGATTAAGACAGTCACAAGATGCCATTGCTACAAGACATTTGACGCCAAAGCATTTAATTTGGGCAGATTATGCTAGTAGAGCAGATGTAAATGAAATTAGAGAACAAGTTGAAGATGCAATGTTGAATCCAGACTCTGCAATTATTACTAATTATGAGTTACATTGGGAACTTGTTGGAACTAGTAGTGGACTAATGCAATTAGCGACAGAACGAGAATGGGTGACTGAAGATTTATTAGTTGGTTTAATGATTAATAAAAATGTTTTACTTGGTGAAGGTAGATTTGCAGGTGGACAAACTGTACTTGAAGTTTTGAATCAAAGGTATGCAATATTTAGAGAAGTATTAGAATCATTTATTGAACGAAATTTATTTATACCAATAGCTAGAAATAATGATTTTATTGAATATGCTCCTGGAACTTCTAAAAATGATCCTAAAGAAGTTTTATTATATCCCAAGGTTAGATGGAACAAATTAAATCTAACAGATGATACTCAACATAAACAAATGCTTGCACAAGCAGTAACTGAAGGCAAAGTTGATGTTGGAACGTGGTTAGAACATATGGGATTAAATCAAGAATCAATTGCTGAAAGATTAAAAGCAAATGAAGATACAGTTTTAGATCCAACGTATAATGAATTAAGACGGTCAATAATGATGGAAGTTGGTCGATCTTTAGGGCCTGGTGTTGCAAAAGTTTATGCAGACGCTTATGGTATTGAACTTGAAGATCAAGGTGGTGGTGGTTTTGGAATGTTTGGGTCTAGTAAAGTTCCTATTACTAAATTTGCAAAGAATTTTGATATTGATTATGGTGATGATGGATCATTAATAATAAAACCAAAAATTGAAATCGTTGAATATGAAGTACCAAAACAGGCAAAAACACCAGATCAACAGTTACCTGAACAAATAAAAACTGCTGAAAGTAGAGAACAACGTCGCCATAATCGACAGTTAAATCATTCAAATAAAAAAGTTGAGGAATCTAAAGAAAAATATGAAGTAAAAGATACTGGAAAGAAATTAAAACCACCGCGGAAAGATTTGCAGAATAAAAAAGTACCAAAAATGTTTATTGCAGATAATATGTTAGATAGACAATTTGATGATAGTAGATTAAAACAAGCAATTAGTGAAGAAAAAGAGGATGAGATAAAGGTTGATTTAAAACCGGTATCGGAAATTTCTGTTGGTTATGATAATATGCCGTTTCAATCACCTCAAAAAGTAAAAGAATTGGTTGATAATCAGAAAAAAGTATCAACAGAATTATCTGATAGATCAAAACAATTAATGAAAATTGGTATTGATGAACATTCCAGAAAATTAATGAGTGCAGCTGAAAATGAAATTACTACAGCTTATTATGGATTAACTAACAAAGTTGCGAATTCTTTATTAAATGAAAATATAGAAAAAAGAGTGAAACAAATTTATGCTTCAGTGTATCACTGTTTAGTTTGTCCTACCGATTCAATTTTTAGTGCAACACAAAGTGTTAAAGGAACATTTAGTGATGATATTGCTAAAAAAGCACAGACATTAATTCAGAAAATTGAATTAATGTCGACAGCAAATAGAAAAGTTGCACAAAAATTAGATCCAAAAAATGTTGTAAGCAAGTCTATTGAAGTATTTCAGAGAAATGAATCTAATATTAGAAAAGCATTTAGAGATACAATAGATGCCATTATAACAGATATTAGGTCATTGACAATATGAAAAAAGAATCTGTAACAATTTCTTATTTACTATCAAATACTCCTGTTGAAATAATTAATCGTGCGACTGAGCATGAGCCAATACTTGTGCGTCACAGTGGAAATCGTTGGGTTTATAAAGTCAATGGAAAAGTTGTTAGAATAACTATAATTAATATGCCACAACAATTAACTAAACCATCCATGTTAAGAAAAATAAAAAATAGACATGTTTTGGCTAGTTGTTCATGCAGGTTTTGGAAATGGAATGGTCCTGATTTTAATGCTGTTGATCAAGGATATAGTGAAAGAACATTTTCTGATTTGAGCCGACCAGTCGTACGTGATCCTACAGGCAAATATCTAATATGCAAACATGTATATACTTCCTTAAAAGATTTAATTGAAAATTTTACAGTTGATTGATTTTACTTTTATTAATTGATAATCTAAAATTGATTAATAGGAGACAAGATGTTTATTAAACACGGTGCCATTTTTTCAATAGTGTCGAATAATTTCATTAAGTCTGCATCAGAGTGGACCGATGTAAAAAATAAAGTGTCGACAGCTGAAGGTATTGTTATACATAAAAATTTAGAACCGACTGATGATCAAAGAGTAGTATGTCAAATTGATCCTGATAATTATATATATATACATACTACAATCATGGCTTCTGTTAATCTTGAGCCAAATTCAGATTATTACATTACAAAAGATACTGAAAAATATATTAATACAAATGGTGATGCGTGGACTAAAGATGAATTATTAAATGATTATCAGACATTTATAACTAATGGTACAGTATATGTTGAACATGATCAAAACCCTGAACGCGCAAAAGGAAAAGTTTTAGACGCTGTACCGCGTGATATGGGAGATACTGTATTAATTGATCTACTATTTTGCGTTGACAAAAGACATGAAGATTTAGTACATAATATTGAAACAGGTTTGGCAAATGCAGTTTCAATGGGATGTACGACAAAATATACTGTATGTTCTATATGTGGTAATGTAGCACACGATGAAAAAGAATATTGCATACATATTAAAAATAAGAATCAGGTATATAAGTGTGCTGATGGTAAATATAGAAAAGCATGCGAATTATGTTATAAAAATACATTTTATGATTGTTCAATTGTTGCAAATCCTGCTTTTGCAGGTGCTGTTTTTAGAAAATTAGTAGCATCAGATAAGGTTTCAATGCAATTATTGTCTAATATTTTATGTAGGAGTATAAATTCTATGGATTTTCAAAATGAAGTTGCAAAAATTGCTGCTATGCATCCATCGGAAAAAGAACAAAATGTTGATTACATACCGGAAGATGTTCATGCAGATATTCCTTATACTGATCCTCATAATGTATTAGAGAAATTTGATGAACAACAAGAAGAATCTGTAATTGATGCTGGAAAAGGGAAAAAGAAAACTGCAAAATGCGAAGATTATGGATCATTAGTAATATTAAATAGTAGATATGATATTCCATCAAGTGATAGGAAAGCTTCTGATTTATTTAATTTTTTATCAGAAAAAACTGTAGGTAGATTAATTGCAAAAGTTGCTGATACTTGTGCTATTTATTTTCCAAGAGTTGGCATGATTAAAAATATTCCAGTCGAAAATATATCTAAGTTTTCAATTCAGGATTATAAAGATCAATTGAAAAAATGTGCAAAAAAATATACTGATGATGATATATCTATTGAACGTCAAGGCACTATTGTTGATACAGATGATAAATTCCAAGTGTTAAAAAAGGATGATGATGGTATTGAAGTTAGATGGATTGAAGGAAGTAAATTAGGAACAAAAGAAAAATTGCCAAAATCTATGTTTACTGAAGGTAAAATTAAGTGGGCTAGTGTAAATAAATTAGTTGCTTTTTCTGGAAAGTGGAATGGACGATATTATCAATTTAAATCAGCTAATTGGAATGAAAAGCAAGCACAACTTTTAGATAAATATGAAAATCATATTGATAATGTGCAACATGATATTATGTGTATTAAGCCCAAACAAGCAAGCAGAAAATATGATAAATCTTTTTGTATAAATACGAAACTTAACAATACTTTATTTAAATTTCAAGCATCTATAAAAGATGACAATATAAATATTGACGTTGATGCTACAATGTGGTAGTCACTACTTATTTGATCAAATCTTATATTTTTTCACATCTTATTTTACTTAAAAATTAATAAAATTAAATCGTAACTCGATTAATGTCGGTTATTGTGATTCAACCAGAGTTTCAATTGTTTTAATTTTACTTCTGATTACATAAATCATTGATGCTTTGATTTACAACAAAGATTGGAAATTTAACAGCAAGGGTTAACATTAATCCAAGGAGGATTAAATGAGTAATGAATTATGGACCGCAAGGGTGCATACCTCTGGCGATCGAATTCAGCTATTAAAGAATGGTAGCGTGACAAAAATTATTCGTGCAGGGGCAGATACTTTTCAGACAAAGACAGCAAAAGAATTTGCTGCTGGTTTAGTTACAAAGTTGAATGCAAAATGCGCTAAGCAGATGACAAATCCAGGTGCAGAACCTGATGTAGATACAAAGGGCGAAGAACAAAGTGTAGCTTTAAAAGCTGTTAATACTGATGCTAAAGGTAAATCAGTAAAAGAAGCTTCTATCGCTGATGAGAATATTTATTTAAAGAAAAAGATTGCTAAGCTTGAAAAAGAAGCAATGGTTGAAAAGAAAGCTCGCAGAGCACTTGCAATTGTAAAAACATTAGTTGGTCAGAATAAGATTGCAAATGATGCTGAAACGATTAAAAAGGAAGCAATGAAAATTACGGCAATGTCGACAGAAGAAGTTGCATTACTTGAAAAGAAAGTTGCCGGCATTAAACTTTATGCTTCTGAAGATGATGCTGCTACTGCTGGCCGAAGATTTGCTAGAAAATCAAGATTACATCGTCAAGCCGCTGAAGATGCTGAAGTATCTGGTGATGAAGATACTGCTGATGAAGAAGATTCAAAAGCTGCAAGATGTGAATCACTTGCGAAAGAAGCCTTTAATGTCGCTAATGAATATGCTCAGTACAAAGCTGAAGCTGATAAAGGAACATCTACTGATGTTGCTGCTCAAATTAAAGATCAACCAAAAGGTGTAGATGCTCAAGGAAAGAAAATTGCAAGTGATGAAAGTCCTGATGATGTTGGTGATGGTGACAATGAATTAATTGATGATGTTGATGAAGAAGATGAATTTGATGATGATGATTTTTCTGATGAAGATATGGAAATTGAAGCTGCAGCAGCTATTTATAAGAAAATTGCAGCAGATCATAAGAAAAAAGCTGAAGAACTTGAAACTGCAGGAAACAAAGAAGCTGCCGTAACTGAAAATGAAATTGCCGGTGAAGCAGAACAGATGGCAAACAGCGTAATAGCTACTAAGACTGCTGATGATGAAGAAGATGATGAAGATGACGACGATGAAAAATATGCAGCAGCTGCTTCCATTTATAAAAAGATTGCAGCTGAACACAGAAAGAAAGCTGACGATCTTGAAGCTGAAGGCAAAACTGATGAAGCTGATGTAGAAGATGAAATAGCTGATGAAGCTGAACAACTTGCATCAACAGTTGAAGCTTCAATGGCGAAAACAAGTGATGATGATGACGATGCAAAAAAATGTGGTGATGATGGTAAAAAATGCGATGATGATGCAAAACCGATAGAGTCAATGGAAAGTTTCAAGACAGCTGAACCTGCTGTTGCAAGTGTAGATACTGGCAAAGTAGAAGACGCTGCTAAACCAGAAATGACAGCAGAAATTAAAGCCGCTACAGATGCTGATGATTCAGATGCTAAGAAAACTGACGATGTTATAGATGCTCCGAAAGATGATGATCCTTTGGCCTCTTTATTGGATGAAGATACAAAAGAAGCAAGTGAAGAACCTGCAGGTGATGCAGACGATGCAATGCCATCCGATGAGGAAATTAATGCTGCAGTTGCTGGTGACATTGATGAAGATGAAGCAGACGACGTTGGTGAAATTGAACCGGATGACACTGACAAAGAAGCTGGAAAAAAAGATACTAAGAAAATTGCCAATGAAGGTCATACAAAAGTTGCTTCTGATAGAATCGAACATAATGATATGGCTGGCGATTCACAGGTTCAAGAACTCGAAAGTCTATGGCGTAAGACTGAATAATTTTTTATTAAGACAAACTATAGGAGGATGAAATGTTAATTATTAAATACCCTGGAAATAGAAACACGCTGTACAATCTTGCAGCTACTGGTTTCACTCGTCCGAATACAGCAGCTCAAGCTACGCGACCACTTGGTCGTATTAGTGTTAATGCTCCTGCCGGAGCAATGGCAGGAATGGCTGCAATGATGGTTGATAGCTACACTGTAAATATTTCTGCTGATAATACAGCATCAGGTGACATTCCGCAAGTCATTGGTTTTTTCCTTAATGACGCTGCTGGTCAGGCTTTTGAAAATACACCTGCAGTTGCATCTGGAAAAGTTACTGTTATGACAGGTCCTGGATCATATGAGACTGATATTTATGAAACAGTGACAGAAGCCGGTGGAGCACTTGGTGTTGCATGGGTAAACTCTATTGGTTTACCTCTGTATGTTTCAAATTTCGGTTTGTTAACTACAGAAAATACTGGTTCAATGATCGTTGGTTATGTAACAAAAGCTCCGTCAGCAACTAACCCATTCTTAGGATTCAATACTATTATATAATAGCTTAATTGCTATATGGGATTAATTACTGACTTTTAACATTAGAATAGAATTTTTAAAGGAGACACTAAATGAAACTCAATCCTGCACAAAAAGAAGCTGTTATTAATAAGCTCCTTTCAACAGCAGAAGGTAAAATGAAACTTGCTGCTTCGATGCAAAACCCTCTGCGTGAAAGACTTGACTACGAAGGCGTTTTTCGTAGAGCAATCGTAGTTGATCCTCTTCCTCAAGGCGCACTTCCTTATTACGATAAGGACATCAATGTTCCGGCTATCGTAATCTCTGAAGAAGGTCAAACACCAGAAACGATCGTTAAAGGAAAACGTATTCTTATACCGTTGTTCGAACTTGGTTCAAATCCCAAGATTCCATTCACACAGGTAAAGGAAAGACGTTATAATCTGATTGACCGTGCTCAGGACAAAGCAAAACAGGAAATTCAGGCTGCTGAAGATGAACTTGGATTTGCTGCCTTTGATGTTGCTCTAACGCAGATCGATCCGACAACTGGCGTTGCTTTCAATGCTGTAACGAACGCTGCTGGTTCTCTCGATCGTGACTCTCTCGCTGATGCTATGGCAGAAGTTGAAAAACATGACTTGCGAGTTGCTCGCATGTTCATGAATGCTCGTGACTATAGTGACATCAGAAAATGGGGTCGTGATCAACTCGATCCAGTCACTCAGAAAAGCTTGCTGGCTACTGGTCTTATGGCAATGCTTTGGGGTGCTGAAATCATTGTATCACGTATCGTACCTATTGGAACAGTTTATGTATGCACAGAGGAAAAATTCTTAGGAATTATGCCTCAACGTATCGACATCACTGTTCTTCCAGCTGATGATCCTGACAGCCGCCTGATCGGCTGGAGTATCTTCGAACAAATTGGGATTGGTATTTGGAACCCAAGAGGTGTATCTCAGATTTTGGTTACAAGATAACATTTCTGAGAGATTGTTAAAGAGAGCGGTTATTAACCGCTCTCTTTTTTTTCAATAAATTAAATAAATTAAAATTCTTCAGAGAGAGATGTATGATTTCAATTATAATCCCCACCTGCAATTTTAATAATCTAATATCATGTTATGATAGTATAGTTAAATACACCGATTTGGATAATGTTGAACTAATTGTTGTTGCAAATGGTTGTGACAATGTCAGAAGCGATTTGCAAAATACTAAAATTATACAATTTGAACAACCAATAGGTTATACTAAAGCTGTAAATATAGGTTTAAAAAATTCTTTGGGTGATTTTATTATTTTGTTGAATGATGATATTATATTACTTGAACAACCTAAAAATAGATGGATAGAAATATTAAAAAATCCATTTATTGAATGTGCAAACATAGGGATAACTGGTCCTATAAAATTCATCTGGGACTGTGGAGGAATAAATCGAACATCAATTGCTTTTTGGTGTTGTATGTTTCAACGATCATTAGTAAATGAAATAGGATTTTTAGATGAAAATTTTAATCCAGGAATGGGTGAAGATGGTGATTTTTCACTTAGAGCAGAATTAATTGGTTATCGATTAGTTCAAGTTCCTAATGATGGATCAAAACAATTTGGTGAAGGAGTGACAGATTACAGTTTTCCGATATATCATGAAGGTAATGGAACGTTTAATAAAGTAGATATGAAAAATGAAATTATTCAAAGAAACAACAAAATTTTAGAAGATAAATATGCAAGTAGATTAGAAAAAATTTATAATATTGCTTTGAATCATGAATGTGATATTAACAAATTATTTCCGACATTGAGAAAATATGCTTGTAGATGCGAATGTATAACAGAATTTGGTGTTCGTGGTGTATTTTCTACATATGCATTTCTTGTAGCTAAGCCTATTAAAATGACGTCATATGACATTTATACATGTGAAAATATTCATGAAGCTATTGATGTTGCTAAAGAAAATGGTATTGATTTCAAATTTATTGAGCATGACGTTTTGACAACTGAGATAGAAGAAACTGATTTATTATTTATAGACACATTACACACTTATAAACAATTATCACAAGAATTAACACTTCATGCAAATAAAGTTAGAAAATATATTTTATTGCATGATACGACAAAATATGGTCAAGAAGATGAAGTGCAAACTAATTTAGATAGAAAAGGACTACAACTTGCTGTACAGGATTTTTTGCAAACAAATGATAATTGGGAAATGGATTTTGAAATAATTGGTTCAAATGGTTTAATAGTATTGCGCAGACGACCAAAATTTAGTATTATCATTCCGACATGTGCTTCAAATGATGTTATTTCTGATTGTTTAAATAGAGTGTTTCAATTTACAAATCTTATTGATAAAGAAGTTATTGTATCTGCAAATGGTTGTGATAATGCTGCTATTACACATTTAGAATCTTTAAAAAGAAGGATAACATTAATAGATCATCATAAAAAAGTTGGGGTTCCAATTGCTGTTAATTCGGCTGCAATTGCTTCTAGAGGATCTTATTTGATATTACTTGATGATGATTCTCTTTTATTGCCTCAAGAGGTTGATTCATGGATTAGCAAATTATATGAACCATTTTTAAATGATAAATTAACAGGTGCTACAGGAATTTTTATTGCAGATTACCCATTTTTAGGGCTAGCATTACATAGTGGTTGCGCAATGTATCCTAAATACATTTGGGATCAAATAAATGGATTTGACTGCAATTTTGGAATAGGATATTTAAGTGATACTGATTTTAGTTTAAGAATATCAAAAGCCGGTTATTCAATTGTTCCTATTGGTTTAAAGAATGATTTTCCATTATATCATCCAAGTAGTCCGACAACAATTGACAAAAAACAAAAAAATGTCTCAACTATGAGATATAATAGAAACATTCTTTATAGTAAACATCAGAAAAAGCCAAAATATTCAATTGTCATTCCGACATACAATCATTTAGAAGATTGTTTGAAACCATGTCTTGATAGTATTAAAAAATTTACTAAACTTGACGATGTTGAAATAATTGTTGTGGCAAATGGTTGTAAAGATAATACTGCAGATTATATTGATAGTTTGGGTCATCCTTTTAAGCTTATTTGGTATGATGACGGACTTGGATTTACTAAAGCTACAAACATTGGAATAAAAGCTGCAGTAGGTGATTATATCATTCTTTTAAATAATGATACTATTCTTTTAGATAAGGGATTGCTGCATAATGCCTGGATAGATATTTTAGTTCATCCATTTTTGAATGATGAAACTGTGGGAATCACTGGACCATTACAATTGTATGATAATTATGCCGGATATGATGTAATGATATTTTTCTGCGTTATGATACGAAGTAAAGTTTTTGATAAGATTGGATTACTTGATGAATCATATAGTCCTGGAGGAGGAGAAGATATAGATTTTTGCGTTAAAGCACAAATTGCAGGATATAAACAGGTCGTAGTTCCGGATAATGATTTAATTTTTACTTTTACAAATGAAGGTCGATTTCCAATATATCATATTGGTGAAGGAACTTTTTCTGTCAAAGAATTTCCTGAATATAGTACGCATGTAATTAAAGTTAATGGTATGAAAAACATGCTTCGTTACAATAAACACATAAAATTGAATTTAGGATCTGGTGGTGTGGAATTTCCTGGATATATTAGTGTTGATAAGTATGATATGCGAGCATTGATTATTGCTGATGTTTATGAATTAGATTTACCAGAAAATTCTGTTGAAGAGATTTTGGCATCGCATTTACTAGAACATATAAATCCATACAAGGTGGTCGAGGTTCTTAACAATTGGAAACGAATATTAAAACCAGGTGGAAAACTTGTAATTGAAGTACCAAATATTGAAGAATTATGTAAGATGTTTGTAACTGCAGATAAAAAAACAAGATATGGTATATTGAATTGTTTCTTTTGTCCAGTTAATACTACAGATAAGGGCGGTCAAGGTGATATTACTTCACCCCATTTATGGGGGTGGTATCCGGAAATGTTATGGGATCATTTAACGTGGGCGGGATTTACTGATATACAAATTATGCCAGAGCAAATCCCTCATCCTTTAATAAATTTTAGAGCGGAAGCAAAAAAATCAGTTTAAATTTTCTTCACAATTTATAATTAACTTATTTTAGTAAATAAATTTTATATTTAATTTTTCTTTTATATTGTAGTAAGTAGTGAGATATAGATTATGAAAAGAAGACAAGCGCATACATTAACAAATCGTGAGATAAATGATATAAATAATAATGGGTTAGTTGATAAGTATCATGATTTTGATAATAGTGATTTTGATAATATATTTCAGCCCATAGATAAGACAGATTACGAGATTCATGCATCCGATAATAGTCAAATAAATAATTGTAAGGAGGAAAAAATGAAAGGTTCAAGGAAAGCTAGTTATATTGATGAATTGTCGTCGGGATATGATGCAACTGTCCAGAATGATTATGATGCAGGTAAGGGTCAAACTGGTCAGATTGGTAAAGGTCATGAAGAGGAAGTTGCTCCTAAGAATAATTGGCAAAGTGATAAAAGAGATGCTATTGGTCGAGCTGCTGCTACTGCAAGCAGTTTGAGACGTACTGCCGCCAATTTGACAAAATCAGCTGTTAATTTGAATAAGATGGCTGATGACATGGAAAAAGAGGATGAAGATTATAGTGAAGAAATTGGTGCGCCTGAAGGTGATGTTAGTGATGATGATCTTGGACTTGATAGTGATCTTGAAGAAGAAGAATTGGCTGATGATGATGAAGGTTTGATTCAGCAAGCAACAGCAGAATTATTGAAAAAAGAAGCAACTCATCCTTCCGAGCATAATGAGAAGAAAGATGATCCAGATGCTAATATGGATTCTCAGACTGGAGATAAAGAATGGATAGATATTGGTCCTGGAACATTCAAAGATAAAAGAGATGAAGTTGGCAAAGCGGATAAATAAATTAAACAAATTCAAAAAATTTATATGAATGGAGGATTAAAATGAAGTATTTAGTTCAAGAAAAATTCAGATTAACTGACAAAAACATTTATTTAGATAAAGATGATGTTTTTGACCCAAAAGATGAAAATTATGAATTATCTTCAAGATCTATGGCTGCTGCACTTAGGGCGCGATGGATTATAAAGATTTCGGATGCAGAAGCAGCTTCAATTTTGAAACGTAATTTAATAAAAAATCAGCAGCAGGATGAGACTGAGCCATTAAAGCCTGCGATTGGTAAAGTAAAAGTTAATGGGCCAAAAGCTGAAAAAAGAAGAATTGATGAAGGTGTACTTGGTGCAAAGGAATTCGAACCTGATCAATTAGCAGATGAAGTTACACCTGGCGTTGATGAATTAGTTGCTGCAAGAGATGATAGAAGACCAGTTGAGGCAAAGCATACAGCAGCTGATATTAAGAAAGAAATTAAGATGAAAATTAGAAATAAGATGAAAATTGGTAAAAAATCTTAAACAGGAGACGGGCAAGTGGCAATAAATAATAAGATTCAAGTAGTTTATAGGTTGTCTGATCGGATAACCTTGATGTGGCCCGTTAGACCAAATGCAAGTAATTTGACGACACCTGAATCTTATAATGTATATTGGGATTCTTCATCTTCCGGTGGATTTAGTAAATTATTAGGTAGTGTACAGAATGGTCCTAATATTCAGCCAGAAGCATTTGGAATTCGTTCTTATTACAAAAAAGTAGTATTGAATGTTGTTCCAAGTTTGATACCCGGATGGAATAATGATATTACAAATTACATTAAAATGAAAGCGGTCATTTCAGGTGCCGAACAAGCATTTGAGGGCCCGATAGTTATTGCACCGTATACGGCTAATGGCTTAATGAGATTGCAATATCCAGAATTACGGACAACTGCTGTAGTAGGTTGGAACGATGCAGAAAAACGATTCATACCTACAGCAGTTGATACGAGTGGTAAATTGGTAACAACAACTTAATTTAAAACATAGGAGGAGATTGTATGAAGATTACAAGTCTTTTGTCAAGTGGAGTATTGGAGTTCAATGATCTTGGAAGTTACATCAAAGGTGTGTCACCAATTCTTCGTGATATTAAATTGAATGCTGGTGCTTCGAAGTATCTTCTGGACACAACAGAAGTTCTTTTGAGCTATCAGGCTGGTGACATTCATCGTTTTCTTGCTGCAAATAAGATTAGCATTAATGATACTGCAACGCTAAGCAATGGTGGTTCAATTGTGATAACTCATAATTTGGGTGTTATTCCTCGAGTGCAAGTTATCAATAATACAACTCCTACAGCGCCTGCAGTAGTTCTTAGTGGAATTACAATTGTTCATAATGCTGCATTGACAACAACAACAGTAACTAGTAGTTTAGGATCATCGCAGGCATTGATTATTTGCATTGGTTAATTTTAAGATCGTAAAAAAGGGAGTTCGATCGAGCTCCCTTTTTAGATTAATAAAATTAAGGAGATTAATATGTTTGGATTTAGAGAATGGATTGAAAAAATAGTAAAAGAAATTTTAGCAAAACAGATTGAATTGGGTCAATTTGATAATAGAATTGACAGTAAAATTTCAAAAATTGAAAATGATGTAATTCGTTCAGCTATTAACACTATTACTGATCACGGATTGTCACTCTCAAATCACATTGATAATTCATGTAGTGACATTAATCAGAAAATTGTTGTAATTGAAACATTAGTTGATGAAGAACGGTCAAATAATTTACGGCAATTTGAATCAATAAATGAATTGCTTAATGAAATAGTAAATAAGATTACAAAAATAAATGATACTGTTGTTTCTTTAAAAAACCATACTCATGAATCTAATAATGATAATAGTGAAATTAAGAAAACTAGAGCTGATGTAGCTACATTAATAAAAAAGATAAAAGACGACATTGCTGATAATAAAGTGGAATTAGAAGCTTTTATAGATACTGTTAGTGAGAAGCTTGCAGAAATTCAGAAAAAAATAAAAAAAATGTAAATAGGATGAAATATGAATGAACAAAAATTATCGACATCTGATTTATATTTTGCCGCCTATTTGAAAGCAAAATCCTGCCAGATAGTTGACATTGAAAGAGAAGGATCGAAAACAACATTTGTTTTTGATATCAGTGATTCTAAATTATCAGCTCAAGAATTAAAACATGGATATTTCAATAATGACCATTCAGAAAAATGTTCTGTAATAGCTATTGCTTTCGCTGATGCTATTAGGGCTTTAAAAACATTATGTCATCTTGATAATGATGAAAATAAAATTATTACACCTGATTTATATTTTGCTTCATATTTAAAAACAAAAAAATGTAGTATTGAATCTGTTAGTCATAAAAATTCAAAAACTATTTTTGTATTTGATCCAACGTCGTCTAATTTATCAATTTTAGAATTAAAATTAGGATATTTCAATAATATTTCTGATAAGAAATGTATTGTAAATGCGTCTGATTATACGGATGCCACCAGGTCATTGAAAACGATGTGTCATATCACGTCTGATTCTGATTGACAGTAGATATGGCTAGGGTTGTTAATAAAGATTATTATTCAATACTTGGATTATCTAAGGATGCGACTGATAGTCAAATAAAATCTGCATATTTTAAACTCGCAAAAGATTTCCATCCTGATAAAAATCATAGTAGCGAAGCTGCATCAAAATTCACTGAAGTAACTGCAGCATATGATGTTCTTAAAGATCCCATCAAAAGACAACAATATGATTTACAACAGCAATTTGATTTTTCAAATTTTTCATTTTCAACAATTCGTCGAGGATCAACAGGCAAAGATATAGCAATTAATTTAGACTTAACGTTTGAGGAAGTGTTAAAAGGTTGTAAGAAAACAATAAAATATAAAAAATATGAAAAATGTGTTTGTTGTTCTGGCAGTGGCACGACAAATTTTGAAAAACAAATATGTCCCAATTGTAAAGGTCAAGGAAAGCTATTTAATACTAAAACAATGGGATATTTTACTATAAATAACGTTATTATATGTTCAAAATGTAATGGGTCAGGGCATGCTCTAAAGCTAGATTGTAATAATTGTTCTGGGACCGGTAGAGTATTAAAAGATTCGATTGCTACATTAGATATAGATGTGGGAGTAAATGAGAATATTATAATATTAAAATATTATGGTCATTGTGGTGAGAATAACGGTCTTTGTGGAAATTTAGTAGTACAATTGAAAATTAAATCTCATGAATATTTTGCTAGACGAGGGCAAGATATTATTTATACTGCACATTTGTCATTATCACAAGCTGTATTAGGTTGTAAAATTAATATTAAGATGTTATGTGAAAATGATAATGAAATAATGGTAAGTCCAAATATTATAAATGTTAGACAATTAATTATTAAAAATAAAGGTTTACCGGACAGAATAACTAAAGTTAGAGGACATGAGATTATTGAGTTTATTGTTGATATTCCAATACAATTAACAGATAAGCAAAAGATATTATTTGAAAATTTGAGAATGGAGGGATTATGAATGAAATTGAATATTCATTACATTTACATGAAAGAAAAAAAGATGCCAAAAATCTTATGAATCAAAGTAATAAAATGATGAATAATGATAAAGTGAAGACTAATATGGAAGTAGTTGGCGCTATTAAAATAAAAGAAAAAAAGAATGAGAAATTACAATAAAACAATTTTAGTAATTGGTGGAATGGGTTTTGTCGGGTCTCATTTTGTTGAATTATTAAATGCTAAATATAATAATGATAGAATCATTGTTATTGATAAGGAAGAAACAAAAAATTTAGATAAAGTAAGAGATACAGTTGTATTTGAAAAGATAGATATTAATAAATCAGAGCATTTATTTAAACTATATGACATTGATATTGTTATTAATTTCATTCCACAACAAATTAAATGTAATGTAAAAAGATTTATTCAAGTTTTATCATGGAATGATGATCCTGTGCAGTCTGATATAGTTATTAGACTTGCTCGATGTTATGGTCCTCGACAACAACTTCAAAAATTTATTCCAAAATCTATTATTAATGCAGTTAGTAGAGAATTAGTGATGATTAAAAACGATGGTTCAAGTATGTATGATTGGATATACATTAGTGACTGTTGTTCCGCGATAGAATGCATTTTAAATCATGGAAAAAGCGGCATTACATATGTAGCAAAGACTAATATTAAAATAAGTGAATATAATATTATTAGAAAAATATTAATGATGCTTGAATTGCCATTGTCTTTTGTTGAAAATATTGAAAATGTTATAGAAATGCAAAATGATTTTGCAGATGATAATAAAAATGTAATAGTACCAAATTGGCAAGCAAAAATTAAAATAGATGATGGATTGAGGAATTGCATAAGTACTTATAATAAAATAGAGAATGTTCGTAATGTATGACGATTTTATTTTGTTTTGATTTTTTAATAATAGATAACATATTGTATTATCAATTTAAGTGAGGGTATTATGGCATCAATTTATAAAAGAAATGACGTTGTAGACTTTGAATTTACATTTATGGATGACACAGGCCAACTAATTGATGTGTTTAATGCAGCTTATACTGTTACATATTTTAATGGTAGTACAGAAGTATTAGTTGTACCATTAACAAGCTTAACACATTTGGATACAGGGCTTTATGCAATGCAATGGCTAATACCATCAACAGCATTAATTAATCAAAAATATTATGTTCATGCAAGAGGGGAAAACCCAGATACACATTATGACATGACATCAGAAAGAGAATTTCAAGTATTATCTGATGGTTATTTTGCTGGAGGATTAGTTGTTAAGTTTACGAAAGAATAAATATGATTTATTTAGGAAAAATACTATCAAAAAATGATTTACATATTTATATTTTCAATGGTGAACAGTTGACTGATCCTTATTATATTTCTTACACAATTTTTGATTATACAACAGGATCTAAAGAAATTATTAGACAGACTATAAATAGTATTCCAATGAAGTTTGATATTGGATCATATTTTGTGCCATTGAGAATTGACCCTCTAATATTTAGAGTTGGTCGACATATTATACAATGGAATATTAAACAATATTATGATTCAGCGATTAATACTTATTTACAAGATTTTTATGTTTCAAGACAGGCTTTTTATGCTGGTGAATTTTGCAGATCAACATATCCAGATACGACATTGACAGAACCAATTAATAATCCGGTATTAGTTAAATTTACAGAATTACCGGCTGTTGTTTGAAAGGGATAAATATGATAGAACATGATATGATTACAAAAAATTTAATTGCTGATGCAGTTTGTGGTGAATTAAATGCTGGATCAATAATTTTTTTAACAGATGCAAATTTAACAGTTGCAACTATACTTTTAGATGTAGTAGCATTTGCGCTGTCAGTCAGTGGTCAAGCTATTGCAAATAGTTTTCCAAAAAGTGCAACTGTTACAACTACCGGAACAGTAACTAAATTTCAAATACTTGATAATTTGTCAGTGGTTAAAATATCTGGAACTGTTACTATTGAAGGCAGTGGCGGAGATATTGAACTTGTTGGTGTTAATTATTCTACTGGTGATACTTTAACTTTAAATTCTTTATATTATAGGGTACCTCACTAATATGATTTATAATGGTTCTGAAATAATTTGCACCAGTAATGGAACTGGTCAAGCTATTTTAAACTTTTTTGGATCACAAATAAAAGGTTTTCAAAGTAGTGCTCCAAATGTTGTGAAGTACATGTCTATTTTTACATATTTTAATAATATTTTATTTGATCCTTATATGGTTCGTTATAGTATTACATGTCCAAAAAATAAACCTGTAAAATATCAAACAAATCAAATAGCATCAAGATATGCAACTGGACAATATTATGCTAATTATATATGGACACCAATAACTTATCCGGGGCAATATACTATTGTTTGGGAAATAACAGACACACAATTTGGACAAACAATCTCAAAAGCTAATACATTTAGTGTTTATAGAACAAGAAGTGAAAATTGTATAGGTTCAGATATTGCTTCGACAGGAGGATCAAACACAGTTGATGGTGCAGCAAAACAATCAGGAGCATGTAATACTTTATATTATGGCGTAGGACAAATAAGTACAGGCATTAATTTTCAAGTGTTATCTGGTTGTGGCTGCGCTTAGGAGAATATATGAATGCAATAAGACGAGGTGATACGACATCAAAAGATAATCTGAACGTTTTTGTGTATGATAGAAATGGTAATCTAAAAGATCCTTATTCTATCACTTTTGATTTGTATGACTCAACTTCTGGAACAGATGTTTTAATTGGTGGCAATAATAGAATTCCTATTAAATTTGCTGTTGGAAGTTATTTTGCTCCATGGGTTATTCCTGATACTGAAAATATTGGTATGCACAAAATAGTTTGGAATGTAAAAGAAATACCAACATCAATATCACTTGCAAATAAAGAAGAATTTGAAATTGTTTCAAAGCTAACTATATTAGATGAAGAATATCCTGAGTCTATTAAACGACTAATTCATAAATTAAGAGTAAAATTAAGAGATGTAAATCCTGATGCAGATTATCATTTTTCACCACCATCATCTGAACAAGAAATAGCTGGTTTTACGCAAACTCGTGGATATAAATGGAGAGATGATAGTTTAGCTAATCATCTTGAAGATGCATCAAATTATGTTAATCTATTTCCTCCGGCAACCGATTATAATTTGTTAACATATCCATCGGCTTGGGAACCATTAATGCTTCTTGAGGCTCAAGTATATGCATTATATGATTTAGCCATTTTATGGGCAGGGGAAGAATTTAATTATTCACTTGCAGGTATAAGTCTTGATGTTAGAAGATCCGACAAATATTCAGGTTTTGCTAACAGTCTACAAGGAACTATTGATAAACAATTAGAAATGGCAAAAAAGAGAATTCTATGTACTGTTGGATTAAGACAAGATCGATACACATATTCAAGAGGAGCAGCTCTTGGACCTTGGACGACCGGACAAAACATTAAACGTTGGACGGGCACACGATTCAATAGAATTTTGATAGGCTAATATGACAATACCTGTATTTTTAAAATGGGTTATTGGTATGATTTGTTATATTATAATAGTTTCATTTATTATCGAATTTCTTTGTCCTAAAATACATTTTGAAGATCCTTTGGGAGAATGAATTAAAATGAATCATTTGTCAACAATTCAAAAAGAATTTATAAAATTTGCTCAGGATATGAATGGTGAAGTTCATAAAGAACAGGAGAAAAGACTAGAATTACGAGAATTGCCAAAAGATTGTTTAAGTATTGAACCTAAAATCATAAAACAGGGCAAACTTAGAGATGTTAAAAATTGCGACAAATCTATTGCTTATGCTAGAATTAGAATGACAAAAGAATCAGGAAAAGACCCGCAATATAGTCTTGGTGTAAAACATTTACCATTACAACAAGAATCTGAAACAAATATATCAAAAGAAATGTTTGATTGCTTTTATCCAGATAATTTAGATGGTCCTCAAGAAAAGTTACGATATTGTTTGCCAAGTGGTTGGGATGTTGATGTAATAATTAAGTCAGACAAAGATAAAGGCAAAATTTTTGCAGAATATGAACATAGAAAAAATGAAAAAGTATTAACACCTACAGATTGGGTTGTTAAAAATTAGGCGACTTCTTTAATATTCCGCTATAATTATCTCCTCTAAAATTAATAAAAAGTTAATAAAACAATAATAGTTCAGGATGCCAACATAGTAGTATTTATTGTTGCGCAAGTTCAAAAGTTATACAAACCGTCAAAATCAATAACATAGGTAGGAGGACATATGAAGCTGAAAGTAGTCTTATTTACAGCATTTATTTTTGTTGCAGCTTTTGTCGTGTTGGCAGTCGATTCAACTAAAGTAACTGTTGATTCTTTAGTTAAAAACACTAGTGATGTGATTAATGCGATTAAAGGATTAAAAGCCGGTGATGTAACGTGGTTAATTGTATCAGCAGTTGTAATTAAATTATTAATCTCGCTGACAAATTTCGGTCCAATTGCTGCTTTTTTTAATACACCAAAAATGAAAGCAGCAAAACCATATATTGCAATGATTCTTGGTATTCTTAGTGGTATTATAAATAATTTACTAACTGGTATGAATTTAACTGCTAGTTTAATTGCTGGTTTTGTTGCAGGTTTAGGTGCTGTTGGAATTCATGAATCTGTTGATTTTGTCAAATTATTAACTATAAAAAATGTAAAAAATTAAACCTTAAACATATTGATTTTGACGGTTATTCAGATGATACAAGATTTAAAAGATTTTTGGAATGTAGATTTATTTAAAACATTATCAATTTGTTCATGTGTTTATTGCATTAAAAATAAGATATCAGATAAAGTTTATATAGGATCAACAAAAAATTTACGGCATAGAATGAATTTGCATATAAGAATGCTTAATAAAAATAAACATCATTCTATTATTTTACAAAGAGCATTTAATAAATATTCTATAGAGTCTTTTAAAGTTGAAATATTGGAGGAAGTAAATGATGTAAGTCAATTAATAAGTAGAGAACAACATTATTTAGATTTATTACAACCGATTTATAATGTTTCAAAAATAGCAGGATCGACATTAGGTGTTAAGAAAAGCAAAGAAACTAAAGAAAAATTACGATTAGCAATATTAGGTAAAAAACATCCACAATGGAGAAATGAATTAAAAAGTAGAGTACAATTAGGATCGAAACATAAAAAATATTCAGATGAATCAAAAAAGCATTGTTCAGATGCACAGAAAAATTTATATGAAAATGGTTATATTAGTAATTTGAAAAAATGGCATGATGTTAATAAATTAACGTGTGATAAATATTCAAAGTCTATAATACAATTAACGAAAAAAAATGAGTTTATAAAAATTTGGGATAATGCAATGAAAATTAAAGAATCATTAAATATACTTGCAATTAACATTATTAATTGTTGTAGAAATAAGAGTAAAAGTGCTTATGGATACAAATGGAAATTTGTTTAAAGACACACACAGAATTATTATTTCAATTGATTTTGACGGCACGATTGTTCAATTGAATGAAGACGTTCATAGTAAGAATTTTGTTTTACTTCCATATGCAAAAGAAGTTATAAACTGGATTTACGATAATTTTCACACTATTTTATGGACATGTCGAAGTGGTCAGGTACTACAAAATGCACTAGATTTCTTAAATGCAAATGATATCAAAATTCATACAATTAATGAAAATGCGCCTTTTTTGTCATTTAATACTAGTAGAAAAATTTATTATGATCATTTGTTTGATGATAAAGTTTGTAATATTGATTGGCTAGCAATTCAAAAAAAATTGTATGACAAATATATTTTGTCATCACTGGAAGACAGACTAATTCAGGCTTTTAATGATATTTTTGCAATTAAGGATTAAATATGATAACTTTCCAAAGTAGATCACCAGATTCAGGTGCAACAGGCGTTCCAGAAACATCGCCTGTATATTTTGAAATTCGCACTGACACAACAATTCTTATAACAACTTTGAATGTCAAAATAAATTCTATAGATGCTATTATTGACGGTGTATTTCAGTCGCCTATTTATTCAGGAACAATTACACCTGTAGTTCATGGATATAATGTTTATATAGCACATACAAATTTATTTCCTGTAGCATCAACTATTACTATAGATTCTAATGTCAAAGATGGTCTTAATGTTATATACACTGATAATTATTCATTTGCAATTGTAACGACTGATACTGTAAAACCTCATGTAATTGCAATTCCTCACGGAGGAACGTTCGTTTCTACACAAGAAATAACGTTAACTTCTGACAAACAAAATACAAGTATTTATTATACATTAGATGGATCTGTACCAACTATAGCTTCAATTCTATATGTTTCACCAATTATTATTAATACAAATACAGTATTAAAGTTTTTTGGTATTGATCAACATGGTAACAGTGATTTAATTCACGTTGAAGTTTATAGTTTTGCTCAACATTTTCCTCGTAGAAGAGAAATTATTGTCAATCATAGTGGATATTCTGGATATTCTGGGTATAGTGGATATTCTGGAATAATGGGTGATAGATACACAACAACATCATCATCGACTCTAACAATTGGTACAGGATCTCAAACATTAACAATTGGCACACAATTAGCGTATTCAATTGGTCAAGAAATTTTAATAGTTTATGATGCAAGTAATAGTATGAAAGGCAATGTTGTTGTTTACAATCCTGTAAATGGTTATTTCGTAGTTAATGTAACGTCAATTATTGGTTCTGGAACATATAGTAATTGGAATGTGTCATTAAGTGCTGCTCCTGGACCTACAGGAATAAGTGGTTATTCTGGAAGATCAGGATTAAGTGGACAATCAGGTTATAGTGGATTGTCAGGATATTCGGGAATTTCAGGATATTCTGGAGTAAGTGGATATAGTGGTCGTTCAGGTTATTCAGGTTTAAGTGGATATTCAGGGGCATCAGGAAGTGGAATAAGTGGATGGTCAGGTAGGCCAGGTTTAAGTGGATATTCTGGGGCTTCTGGAAATTCAGGATATTCAGGTATTGATGGTATTGACGGAGAATCAGGATATTCAGGTATAAGTGGATATTCGGGACGATCAGGACTGAGTGGACAATCAGGATATAGTGGATTGTCTGGACAATCTGGAATATCGGGAAGTAGTGGATATTCTGGTGCAATAGGAAATAGTGGTTATTCCGGTGGTTCAGGGTATAGTGGTAGAAGTGGATATTCAGGTTATTCAGGAATATCAGGTAGTGGAACATCAGGATATTCTGGAATATCTGGAAGTAGCGGATATTCAGGTCAATCAGGATATAGTGGTAGAAGCGGATATAGTGGTAGAAGCGGTTATTCTGGATATTCAGGGACTTCAGGATATTCGGGGTATAGTGGAACATCAGGTTATTCTGGTGCTATTGGTAATTCAGGTTATTCAGGACAATCCGGTTATAGTGGACGGAGTGGATATTCAGGGTATTCTGGAGTATCAGGTTATTCTGGACAATCAGGGTATTCTGGAGTTTCAGGATATAGTGGTGGTAGCGGTAATTCAGGAAGTTCTGGCTATAGTGGTCGATCAGGATTATCAGGATTTTCGGGATATAGCGGTATTTCAGGCTATTCAGGCATTTCAGGATATAGTGGTTATTCTGGGGATTTTGGAATTAGTGGTTATAGTGGAATGAGTGGATGGTCAGGAAAGTCAGGTTATAGTGGAAGTGGCACATCAGGTTATTCAGGAATTTCTGGTTATTCTGGTGTTTCGGGATATAGTGGTGTAAGTGGATATTCAGGTCAATCAGGATTTTCAGGTTATTCTGGAAGTTCAGGAATTTCTGGTTATAGTGGATTATCAGGAACTTCAGGACGCAGTGGTTATTCTGGTGTTTCAGGATATAGTGGTTCTGGTGTTTCAGGATATTCTGGAACATCAGGATATTCTGGTTTTGGTATAAGTGGATATTCTGGAATGTCAGGGTATTCTGGACAATCCGGCAATAGTGGTTATTCTGGCATAAGTGGATATTCAGGTATTAGTGGTTATTCTGGACTGAGTGGTTCTTCAGGGTATAGTGGAGTTTCAGGATTTAGTGGTGATAATCCTGGATCATCAGGTTATTCAGGACAATCAGGATATTCTGGTATGTCAGGAACGTCAGGATATAGTGGAGTTTCAGGATATTCAGGAATAGGAATTTCAGGATATTCTGGACAGGCTGCTTCAGGATATAGTGGACTGTCAGGATCATCAGGTTATTCAGGTAGAAGTGGATATTCTGGACAGAGTGGATATTCAGGAGGATCAGGATATAGTGGACTATCAGGTTTTTCAGGTGATAATCCTGGATCATCAGGATATTCAGGAAATTCGGGATATTCTGGTCAAATGGGTAGTCAAGGTCAATCTGGGTATTCAGGACAGGCTGCTTCAGGATACAGTGGAAATTCAGGATTTAGTGGATATTCAGGACAATCGGGTTATTCTGGTCGGTCAGGTTATTCTGGAATAAGTGGTTTGTCAGGGTCATCTGGTCTTTCAGGTTATTCAGGATTGTCAGGTTATTCAGGAAAATCGGATAAATATAATACATCATCATCAGATACAATGACGATTAATTTGGGAATTCAGACCTTTACAGTTGATTTGGGATTGTCATTAATTTCAGGACAATATATTGTTATTAGTTATGATGCTAATAATAATATGTTTGGTCAAATAACAAATTATAATAATGGTTCTGGATTGTTAACAGTTAATGTTGATACAATTCAGGGATCAGGTACATATTCAAATTGGTTAGTATCAATAGAAGGTCAAAAAGGGTATTCAGGTTATAGTGGTCGATCAGGATATTCTGGTTTTTCAGGTTCGGGTGTTAGTGGATATTCTGGTCAAATAGGTATTAGTGGGTATTCTGGCATCGGTACATCAGGATACAGTGGAATATCAGGTTATAGTGGCGTTTCAGGATATAGTGGAATATCGGGTTATAGTGGTCGATCAGGATATAGTGGAATGTCGGGATATTCTGGTGTAGGTACTTCAGGGTATTCTGGTGTAGGTACTTCAGGGTATTCAGGAACAATTGGCGAAAGTGGATATTCAGGTAGCATTGGATCGTCAGGATATAGTGGAATAAGTGGATATTCAGGAATGTCTGGTTATTCTGGAATGTCAGGATATTCTGGTGTAGGTACATCAGGTTATTCGGGAGAAATAGGCGTTAGTGGATATTCAGGTATTGGAACATCCGGTTATAGTGGAATTAGTGGATATTCAGGATTGTCAGGTTATAGTGGTATAAGTGGGTATTCTGGAGTAGGAACATCAGGGTATTCTGGAGTAGGAACATCCGGTTATAGTGGAATTTCCGGATATTCTGGTGATAGTGGAATTTCAGGGTATAGTGGAATTTCAGGATTTAGTGGTGATAATCCTGGATCATCAGGATATTCAGGACAAAGTGGATATAGTGGAGTTTCAGGATTTAGTGGTGATAATCCCGGATCATCAGGTTATTCAGGACAAAGTGGATATAGTGGAGTTTCAGGATATTCAGGAGAAGTTGGTGTAAGCGGTTATTCAGGAGAAGTTGGTGTAAGTGGTTATTCTGGAACAATTGGCGCAAGTGGATATTCTGGAATTGGAATTTCAGGCTATTCAGGTCAAAGCGGATATTCAGGGTCATCCGGATATAGTGGAATAAGTTCTAATTTTTATGGAACATCTACTACTTCAATGACAATAAGTCTTCTTACTCAGAGTTTTGTATTAGATGGAGCAAATTCTTTATCATTTACTGTCGGACAACGAGTTAGTATTTCTTATTCAGCAAATTTAAATAATTATATGCAAGGTAGTATTACTGTATATAGTCATCCAAATATGACAGTTAGTGTTAGTAATATTAGTGGATCTGGATCTTTTGCATCGTGGATAATATTCTTACAAGGACAACAAGGTGTATCAGGAAGTCAAGGACAATCCGGAATTTCAGGATATTCTGGTGTAGGTACTTCAGGATATTCTGGAATAGGAACATCGGGTTATTCTGGAGCGTCTGGATATTCAGGTGAATCAGGCTATTCAGGAATTGGTAGTTCTGGAATGTCAGGCTATTCAGGAATATCTGGATATTCTGGACAATCAGGATATTCAGGTGAATTAGGAGTATCTGGATATTCAGGTCGAAGCGGATATTCAGGTCGAAGCGGATATTCAGGTTTGTCAGGTCATTCGGGATACAGTGGTCTTAGTGGATATAGTGGAGTTTCAGGATTTAGTGGTGATAATCCTGGATCATCAGGATATTCAGGACAAAGTGGATATAGTGGAGTTTCAGGATTTAGTGGTGATAATCCCGGATCATCAGGGTATAGTGGAATTTCAGGATTTAGTGGTGATAATCCTGGATCTTCAGGCTATTCAGGACAAAGTGGTTATTCTGGAATTTCAGGACTTAGTGGATATAGTGGAATAAGTTCTAATTTTTATGGAACATCTACTACTTCAATGACAATAAGTTTTCTTACTCAGAGTTTTGTATTAGATGGAGCAAATTCTTTATCATTTACTGTTGGTCAGAGAGTTAGCATTTCTTATTCAGTAAATTTAAATAATTATATGCAAGGTAGTATTACTGCATATAGTCATCCAAATATGACAGTTAGTGTTAGTAATATTAGTGGATCTGGATCTTTTGCATCGTGGATAATATTCTTACAAGGACAACAAGGTGTATCAGGAAGTCAAGGACAATCCGGTTATTCAGGTATTAGTGGATATTCAGGTTTGGGATATAGCGGTTATTCAGGTATTAGTGGATATTCAGGTTTGGGATATAGTGGTTATTCAGGATTGGGTGTTAGTGGATATTCAGGTATTAGTGGTTATTCAGGATTGGGTGTTAGTGGATATTCAGGATTTAGTGGCGATAATCCTGGGTCATCTGGTTATTCAGGTATAAGTGGATATTCTGGAGCATCAGGGTATTCTGGATCGAGTGGATATTCAGGTGATTCTGGATCATCAGGATATTCAGGAGAATTAGGACAAAGTGGATATTCAGGAAATTCAGGATATAGTGGTATTTCAGGATATTCAGGACAGAGTGGATATTCAGGTATTAGTGGTTATTCTGGTTTAGGTACTTCAGGTTATTCAGGACTTGAAGGTGATAGATATACTACTTCTTCAACTACTACATTAACTATTGGAACGGGAGTTCAAAATTTAACTGTTGAAGCAGGATTAGCTTTATCAATAGGTCAGACTATTATTATAGCTTATGATAGTTCAAATAAGATGGAGGGATCAATTTCATCTTATGATTTTGGGACAGGATCATTAGTTGTAAATATAACTCTTACTACAGGATCAGGAACTTATTCAACTTGGGAAGTTGCTTTAAGTGGAGCTCCAGGACCTTCAGGACCTCAAGGAATTAGTGGATATTCTGGGCATAGTGGTTATTCAGGTATAAGTGGATATTCTGGACAAAGTGGTTATAGTGGTGTAGGAACATCAGGTTATTCAGGACAATCTGGTTATTCAGGTGAAGGTGCATCTGGTTATTCAGGAATATCAGGGTATTCTGGTCAAGGATCATCAGGATATTCGGGTCAAAGTGGTTATTCGGGCATATCTGGTTATAGTGGACAATCAGGTTATTCGGGTATAGGTACATCAGGATATTCGGGATTGTCAGGTTATAGTGGCATAAG